TTATAAACGACCGCGCTTATAGACAATTTCCGAGGTCGAAGTTCCGTCTTCCTTGGTCGTATATTCCACGACCTGATACCAGTCCTGATCACGGAGTTCTTCGATGATCTTATCCTTGGCTTCATCGAGTGAATTGACTTGGCCCTTGAAGTCTTTCCAGCCCCCAGCGGGGTAATAAGAAAGACCGGCGAAGATGAAATAGGTCTTCATTGTTAAATCCCCCTGTTGAAAAAGAATGTGAGAGAGCGAAGGTATTCTTCATCGGTAACTTCGATGAATTTTCCATCGATTATTTCCTTGATCGGTAGTGTATTTGTCTAAGATTAGATCGCGGAATTTACTTTTCGGGCAATAGCCGCCAGATCAATATTTCCAGTGATTGACATAGTAACGCGCGAACCTTCTTGCGTAATGCTATGGCTGGTAATACGCTCATACGAGGTTTCTTCCTTCACGCAAGCCACGATGGCATCCACGATTTTTTGAACCTTTTCGTCGTCCCAGACAGTACAAGTGCCTTCGCACTTATAACGTTCCTTGAACACATCAGCCGGGACGATCCGCTTTACGGGATACAGCGTCGGATGGTTGAAGGGTTGGATAGTCACGTATCGCTTCGGATGCGAGTCGGCGGGTTCGCCCTCGATCTCGATTGTGGTTTCAACTTCCACCAGCGCCCAGCGGCGATGCGGGAAATCGGGATCAGCATATACCGGGTAGGTCTTCATGGTGATGATCCTTTAGTCCAGACGCGAGCCAGCGTAGCTCGTGATGCCGTACTTTTCGAGCACCGCAGAGAAAGCTTGTGCGCCCGCTTCCTTTATGTCGATGTTTTGAGCGGAATGTTCACTCGGATTCCAGATCGACCAGCCCTTCGACCAATGCTTGTCGCCATAAATGCGAGCATTCGCCGGGTCTTCCTTGATTTGTTTTTTCAACCAGTTGACGAATGGAGACCGACCGTCTGGGATTTGAACCCACGCGACACCACAGGAATATCGGTCACCACCGATCTTTTCACACATGGCATCAGCCGCTTCCTTAGCGGCGAGTTTGGCTTCGGTGAAAATGGTTGCGAAATCAGTCATATGTGGTCCCTTTCGTATAACGATATGGAACCACAATACCATTTATTGATAGTATGTCAAGTTATGATCTACCCGAAAGTACAAAATAATGTCCGACGCATTTTTTCAAATATCTATCGAAAGCGCTATTCAACGCTTCTAATTCCGATAACGCTTTAGCATAGTTCTGCTGATGCTTATGATATGATTTGAACGAAGCGTTGAAAGCGTAGAAAATATCGTTAAACTCTTTATCGATGTCATCTTTCTTTTTTTCCCACGCGGCGATCTTATCCTCAGCCTTTTTTATATTAGCCGGGGTAGCTTCATAATACATTTCGACACGATACTTTGTTTTGTCATTATAACGCTCTGGATTTCCGGTTGATGCGATCAACTCACCATCATCAATGGTATAAACATTATATGAATTATTTCTTCTTGGTGCGGGCGGTTGATTACCTATAAACTTAGCCTTGAGTTTATCGCGCACTGTCTCTACGTAATAACGGTCACTATTTTCTATATCTATCTTGGGTAAAATGGCCAGATACATCTTTAAAAGACGATCATAAATTTTGCTGTCGGTATAATCATCCCAAGCAAGTTCATCGTCAAGATGCCCCCAATCTTTGAGATATACTTTCTTACCGTGAATCGGATATACGGGTTCTTGTAAGTTAAGAGTGATTTTTCCCTGAACAATAAATTGCGTCATGAGTTCAATAGCGAACTCACCCTCGCGCGCTTTTGAAATTTTATCATGTTTTGCGCTTTTAAATTTATATACTTCCGTTGATCGAAAGTTTCTATTAATAAATCGAGCAAAATTAAGGGCTTGATTTATCATTTCTATGCGGGCGTAATCTAACGAAGAGGACGCATCACGCCCACCACTAGCCATCAAACCGTGTACGAGACGGTGAACCAAAATCCAAGGGGTGAGGCCGACCTTTTCATCACCCTCGTTATCAAACATCATGAAACCAATGAAACCGTTAGCTGGTGGAAGCTTGATACTTAGCATTGTTTCCAGATTGTGAAGTTGTTGGCCATCGACACGACCGTCATACAGACTACGGATCGATTTCATAGAATTTACAACGTCTCTTTCACCAGTTGTAGTTTTATAGGGATAGAAATCACCATTAGGTGCGTTATACAAATACACATTGAAGTTATAAGGTGTCCTTGAAAAATGTGAGTTCAGCTTGTGAAGCCATTTTTGATTATGGAATACTTTAACATCGGACGCACTATAAGACCCGGCGTTGTATGTATCGCCGTGAACACCGAAGTCAGCCAATGGAGCTTCATTTAATACTTCAAAATAACGCATACTATATTTATTCCGGTAAACCCTTAATTCCAAGCTTTACGAGCATGTTAGCCGTCTTGTTTCCATCAACGATAGAATACTTGTAGGGTGAAGATTTCATCCTTTCCAAAAAAGCTTGTGTTTCTTTCTTTCGCTCTATAGACCAGTTGCTATCTCGATCATTGATAGGGTCCATCACTTCTTTCCCGAAGGCCACGATGATGTGTGTGTCCGTAGGAACTATGAAATCACCAGATACCATCCATTCAGCTTCCATATCATATCGACTGGCTTGGTTGATAATGGCCTTCTGGATGACCGGAAAGCTCTTGGCTTTGTTTTGTGGTGCGAAGAATTTTTTGGACTCGCGGGTATGCCAGCTACCTTTCGACGCGGCTTGAAATAGCAGGTCTCGATAGGCATCCAAGGAGGATAGATTCATGGTCCCGTTCTGTTGCATTCTCGACAATATGGAGAGCGCATTATTACCGAGGGTATTTGGATCATCACCGGTAAAATCATGGAAACGAAAAATGTCACGAACAATTCCGTAAACAATATTGGAACCGCCGCTGGTTTCAAAATTGTTGGTGTCGTATATGCGAGCCAGTAGTTTTGATTTGTCTTTCAGAAGCTCATTGACATTATCATACTGGACGCGCTTTACGTTATTCGCCTTCAATACAGAAGTGGCGTTCATAACAAAGAAAATGTCTCGTCCGGCGTTGGGGCCGAACTCTTTCCAAATTTTTCTGGAAGAACTTATACCACGAATGCTACCGATGGTATGATTGGTAAATAAGTCATCCAAGTTCAGCCATTGGGAACGGGCGGCGAGGTAAAATTTATTACCCCGCACCCCAACATCCAATAACGATTTTTCGTTCAATATCTCATGATAACGCATGAGTATATTTATTTTTGAAGCGTGGTGCGCCACTGATTGAACAGCAACCCGAACTTGGACTGGTTGATCATGATTTTGGTATTCCATTTTTCAACCACACCATCGGTGGTTTCGATCTTGAGGGTGGAGAACGACCACACATCGAACACACTGGTGAACGTTGCCGTTTTAGCGTTCGGGCATTTCGTGATCATCTTATGAACATACGAGTCATAGTGATTTTCGGTAGCCTTGACACACGCAGCCACGTAGGTTTCGCGGGCGGCTTCATTCCACTCATAGGTACGACCTTCGTATTCACCAGTGCTATAGTCCCACTTGCCTTGATTGGCGATCTTCAAGCAACGAAGATAGCGAGCGCGGTCTTCATCGGCTTTCTTAGCCATATCATAGTTCGCATCCCATACGTTCTTATATTTGATCTTAGGAACGATCTTGAAAGGATCGAAGTCATTTTCTTCCAGCGTGGCCTTGATCCGGTCGATAACTTCGTTAGCAACGACACGGGTACGTTCGACAGCAGCCTCTTTCAGAGGCGCAGTAGCTTCCGAAATGATTTTAAAAGCATATTCCTTGGTGCCGACCGGGTAGACTTTAGCCGCAGCGTTTTTCTTGACATCTTGTGCCAATTCATCCTTGGACTTCTTCTTGACGACTTCCTTGGCTTTAACAGCGTTACGTAGATCGATCAGCTTCTTAGTGAAGTCGAGATCAGCATACTTGGCGAATCGTGGAAGATGGCGATCACGAATTTCATGGATATAGGACGGAACGTCCCAATAGAGATCGCTGATCGCACGATATTCCGAAGAATCACGATCCTTACCATTGGCTTCCAGATCGCGCATATCTTTCAGAAGGCCGTTAGTCAAATCCTTCTGTACCGTATCATCATAGATACGAGAAAGCGAATCGAGATCATCCTTTTGAGCGGCTTTAGTATCATAGTGATCTAAGCCAACATTATGTTCGACTCTGGGGAGATAACGCTTAACACGCTCATTATTGCTATAGTCAACCATAATTTTCTATCTCCATATTTTATTCCAATGTGTATATTTATAATCTCACATTTTCTCAGATTGTCAAGTGATCCTAGATAAGATCATTATAATCTATTACCATGAATAGTCTTTATCCCCCCTGTAAGATAGACACATTGACCAGAAGAATATAAGTCCAGTATTTTAAAAATCCTAGAGCAAATATAGTCCGCGAACCAAACGTCTACCTTACAGGGGGATTGAGAGTACCACTCGGTATAACAATTATAAGACTTAGTATTGGCTAGATACCGACTCAAGCGGATTCCCTAAACTTGAGTATCATCTTATCAATCCATGAATACGTTACCAAATAGTCGCCATCAAAGGCATAGCAACAATTCAAAACCAGTGAGGATAGCTTTCGCCAGTGTCTTTTTGTAGTGTTGTTGAACTAATATTCAGTCTCGCAGAAATCGGTTAGGCCCTATTGGGCCAGCATCATAGTCGGCGTTGCTATTTCGTCTCGCCGGGTCTATGATTGATCGTTACGCAATTACTCAGCGCCGATCATCTTTTATGATCCTATTCCGCTCAATTGAGCGCGGTGGAACCAAGCCCCTTTGGGTTGATCTCCGTTCGACTTGACCGGTCTCATATCACGGGTCATGTTCCCCGTACACGATTTGCTCCGATGGTTGAGAGCTATACACATCTGGTCAATTTTAACCGTCCTGCCAAGGACGTTAAGTGTAGTGTATTTAGAATCGAGAGTCATAGTCAATTTAAATGATTCAAAAGATTCAACTTTTTTATATACAATTGATTCTATTAAGATTCAAAATAAAAGGCGGTTATTGAAACCGCCCTTTACTTACTTTTACTTTGCCAATCTCTAATGATTCGCCAGTTTCTTTTCTCAGACTTGGCCCATCGTCTTCTTTTTGCCTTTTTCTCTTGATAATTGAAAGGGCGGCAAAATTTAGTTAGGAACTCAGTACGTTTTTCTTCCGATGGAAATTCGAAGCTCGGTGGTCCTACGAGCGGCGTAGGGATATATCGAAAGTTGGTTTGGGCTTGAAACCATTCATAGACTTCGGGTTGATAAACCGGAGGATCGGCCCATTCGTAACCCGTAGCGCATAGATCGGGGCAGTTGGCTATCTGTAGAATGCCGAACTCACAGAAATATCGGCCTTCGTACTCGTATAGATTAGGTGTATTGGGGTATTCGATGTAATCATCTTCATCGTCACCATTCAACCCGGTCCCTTTCATGACAGCCCGTTTCACAGGAGTTCAGCGTCCGTCTTAAGGCGGCTGATTAACCGGGAAATGCTACAACGGTGTTCCAGAGTAATGGAGTCGAGGAATGCGATCTTGTTTTCATCGCATCCTTTGAGAACCCAATGAGGCTTATCATCGATCAGGATGGTAGCGCCTATCTCGGCAGCTTTCAGTCCCTTGAAGATAACGAAGTAATTGGAGTTGTCTTTGATTTGTTCGACCGTCCAACCCCATTGCTCGGAATAATATTCTAATTGATCGGATTTGTTTTCCACGGCGTCATTACACCAATAGAACCCATCATGGGGAAGATGGTGGAGACCGGCGAACTGATCTTTGTTCAAGCCGTAAGCCTCGATCTCAAGAAGAACTTTTTGCGCCCAAGAACCATGACGGAACGTAACGATGTGATGTTCTGTTTCGGGGTGCTCGGTGACGTAACGACAAAATAGCTCGGAATGTGGCCCATTGATTAGGGTTTCGTCCGCATCCCAAGCTATTTTATTGTGTCGATCCAAAATGGATTTTACGCGGTTGTACTCGGACAATGTATAATTCCCTTGAGTTATTCATCGGGATATTAATTCATCGCCCTTTACAAAGTCAAATTGTTTTGACGTAATAGTGCGCGCCAATACGGATGGCCTTCCGATTTCTGGCCCAAGCTGGCGGCGTCTTTAGCGCAGCGGAATAAAAGCTTGTAGCCCCGTATGTGATGTCCTCGTGCTTGCCTTCGACAACTTCACGAGAGATTACTAGAATGCGGTCCCAGATTTTCCGTTCGCGTGGCATAATCCCCGATATAGCCCGCTTAGTCCAGACATATTGTCCGCGTTCCCAGATAATTTGGCAGTAGGTCTTCTTTTGCTTATTGACGCGATTTCGCGTTGAAAGACCAACAGCTAAAATATCGTTATAAGTGCTTCCTCTTGCTTCGTGATACATGTTCAATGCTAAACATGTAATATCGTTTTGTGTTCCTTTGTCTAAGAGTTGAATTGCTTCGTTTGTGCTAATCGATGTAAGTGTTGTATCGAGTGTTGCGGCTTTTGCCGAAGTAGTAGCTAATAACGCGGCTACTAAGACGGCTGCGATGTTGTTATAACGCATTATTTCTCCAAAAAAGTGTTACTAATTACTGTCAAAATTAATCAAAAAATGCGATCAAAATTAACAGTCTTCTTGCTCGAAATTTGGCGAACAATAGAGGTATTTAGGCAGTAAGGCAACCCTTTTCGTCAAGAAAATATAAAAGTCTTTTATAATCAATTGCTTATAGTGTGGTAAAAAATGATTTTTAAATTGAAAATATAGTTAATATTTTGATAAGATGGCCGAATGGAAGACGGTAGGACACGCCCTTACTGAACCGTCTCCGAAATAGAATAAGGGTATATATTTTTGATGTGGAAAATATGTCAAAGAACAGAACTAATGGTGTTCATTTGAACAACCTGAGAGAATGGCTCTCGAAGAATACTACGGACAAAATTCGCCCTTCTCTTGTAGTTAACAGCGGTTATAATCTTGCTGTTTTGGTCGTTGATTTCGGGGCTGGTCTGGAATCAGTCAAACTCGAAACTGATCAGTTTTCGGAGTTCACAAAACTCATGAAGGCTGCTACCAAGGAAGTTACAGGACGCGATGTGTCTGTTCGCATGAGTGTTGATAACGGCATTCATTGGACCAGCATTTAAGTAAGAGGGGGTTCGCCCCCTCTTATCTTGACAAAAAAAATATTTGGACTATAGTATTCTTATAGAAATATAGGAGACTGTAATTATGTCGAAGATATTAAAAGTGAACCTTAGCCCTGAATCGCTTGCTCTGGCGGAAGTTCGATCTTTTATAAAAGAAACGCAAGAGTATGGCGATCACGCCCGTAGTGTGATGATCGAGCAATTATCTTCCAATCCAAAATACACTGGTGAATATCAGTCCGAGATTTTGGCCGAAAGTAAGCGCAATGTCATGGCCGCTCAGTACATCGAGAATTGGTTGACCCAAGGGCTTACTTTGGGGGAAATTAAAGATCGTATCTTCAAGTGCTTTGTTGATCATTCTCTAGGGCGATTCGATCTATCTGACCGTCTTGACGTTTATGCTCGCTTGGTAGAACGTCTCAAGCTTTAGTAGCGATTACCTTCACGATCACGCATTGCTAAGAATATCGAGCTATCCTTTTTACGGGTTTGCTCGTATTCTTGTAATGTACCTTTGGGATTAGCCGGGTTTCTAAATCCAAGGTCATAAAATATTTTCAGCGAAGCGAAGCTGGATACTTGCGCACCAATATCGTCATGATTTCGCATGGCTTGCTGTAGAAGGGCTTTCCCGATTCCCTTCCCACGTTGATCTTCATCGACCACGAAATCTACCACCGACTGTTTTCTAGGGGAAAATTGTGTTTTGGTATTGATGTCGATATGACCATGATCAGTTTCATATCGAATACCTTCACCGCCCCAAGGATATAAACCTTCTCGGATGTCTACTTGGCTTTCGGTTAATATTTCGAAGTAACGCATACGATATTTATCTCTATTGACATCGAGTCAACTAACCTATAAAACGAAATCATGATTGAAGACGAATTTACATTTTTTGATCCAAATTTCATTCGTGCGAATCCAACTCTCATGTTCGATACCCTGTGGACTGAACTGAGGTGGGAGCGTCGTCCAGATGCACCGCGTCGGGAATATTGGACAAACATCTTCGACCGGGATTACACCTACGGTCGGGGTGAAGGAATCCGTACCTATGCGTCTCAGCCTACCCACCCGCTAATCGAGTCTATTAAGAGGCGTTTGACGACGCTTCTGGGGTTCGAGTATGAAGCTTGTTTCCTGAACGGTTATGCGACGGGTAAAGATGCTCTTGGGTGGCACTCGGATGATGATCCGAATATCAATCACGAGCGCCCAATCGCTGTGGTGACCCTTGGTGGTCAGCGCCAGATCGATTACATGCGCAAAGACAAGACCGAAAAGAAAAGCATTATGCTTACCAATGGTTCGCTCTTTCTCATGAAGGCTGGGATGCAGGATACACACTTCCACCGCATCCCTCGTGCCGGTCACGTGGTCACCGTACCGCGTATCAGCCTCACCTATCGTGCTTTGAGGTAATATGCTTCGTAAGGTAATCAGCATAAAAGAAAGTCCCGAAGCGATCATGGATTTGCTCGTGACTTTCTTCATGCGTTTTGGCGACACTTCATTTGGGTGGTCAAGTAGCGAGTTCAAAAGAGGTGAAATTGTCCGTCTGATGGACAATCAACAAATCGAATTGTATGACGGTGATTTTCAGATGTTCAATCGTATCTTTATGCCAAAGGTTACAAAGCTAGGACATGATGAACAAGAAGGAGGAACATATGACTACGATGACGACGGGTATTATAAGCCTAAAACTATTCGGAAAATAGACGATATTCCTGTTGAATGGCAAAATGTGGCTCTCAAAGAATCGCACCTTCGGACGTACAATGGATATTATATCAGTGAAGTGAGCACGGCGTTTTCGATTTTGACGGACGACCGGAACGATTTTCACACGCATTTCTTTCAAGAAGGATCGCTCATGATCGTTCTTGACTCGACAATGCATCGAGAATGTGCCGGGAAGTTCACTAAGACCTTCCCGACTATAACTGTTGGAATTGTAAATTCTTGCGGCTTTGTTCAAAAGGCAAAGGTGGCTGTGGCCGCTATTTCATCGGCATCAGTGCCTTTTATCGCATTGGCCGCTGATCAACGAATTTAGACTTTGATCGAGTCAAGCTCAGAAATATAGATCGCTTTGAGCTTGTCTGGGTCCGCCAGAATATCCACGTATTCGAGGATTTTATTGACGAGTTCTTCAATGGTCTCGTCAACTTCCTTTTGGAAATCTTCGGTCCAGCGATACATCGGGAGGCTCACGATCTTTTCGATTTGAGCTTCATCGTATTCGATTGTGTTAGCGGTGGCGATTTTCTTCACTTCCGCCATCATGGACTTCTTGTCCTTAAACTCGCGCAGACGCTCGTTGAAGTTTACTTCAAAGAGACACTTCAAGATCAGCCAGTAATTGAGATCATATTCCGCGATGTCTTTGAGGCGGTTATAGCGGATCGTGTACCAACCCAGACGCCAAGCCGCATACTCTTTGATAAGGCTTTGTGGATCGTCGTAGGTTTTGATGGAGTTTCCACCCCAGCCGACGACCACGATGCGTTCTGTGATCTTCTCGTTGAGCTTGAAGAATTTGACAGCATCGGCTTCGGTCCAATCTTTGATTGCTCCGCGCTTGAATTTCACCACGATGTCGATCTTGTCCGCCGATTGATCGGTGAAAGTAGCGATCTTTTCTTCGTCCTCCATCTTGATCAATTTGGCTTTGAAATTATCGAACTTCTCGTTTGGAGGAAGCTCCGTGATACGCAGGGTCGAAGAGTCGATTAGTTCGACTTTCCCGGTCAATTCCCACTGATTTCCAGCGATGTTTCTAACGTCGATGTCATAGCCTTGGTAGTAAGGCTTGATCTCACCAATGTCCTTACCCTGTAGAGCCGCCTTAGTGGCCTTTATCAGGTCTTTGGAGGCGTGGGGAAGGATTTCGGTAGACCATCCAATAGCAACCCCGGAAACGCCATTCAGAAGGCATACGGGTATCAGCGGGAGGAAATGTTGAGGTTGGTGATTTGACCCGTCATAGTTTGGCACCATCGGCACCAAGTCGAGATCGTTGTAGAAGAATTGCTGTGCTGCCTTCGAGCGTTGGATGTCGGTGTAACGAGGCGCACCGATACCTTCGACCGGAGATAAGCGCGAGCCGAATTGCCCTTCGCCTTGGATCAGCGGGATGTTGTTTTTGAATGGCGCGGCCATCAGGCTGATGGTGTTATTCGCCGAAGTATCGCCGTGAACATACAGACGCTCGTACAGCATCAGTCCGCCCAGAGCGATAGTCTTCATTTGTTCGGCGCGCTTGGCCAACAACCACATAGCCACACGTTGACCGGCTTTCATACCATCTTCGATGGCGGGGATTGCGCGGTTAGCACAGACATAGATAGAGTATTCGCGGCTACTATCAAGAATTAATTGTGAACTACTCATTATTGAAACCCGTCTTTTACTAACAAATATGTGGTTACGTCTTCTAATGAAGCGAAATCCATAAGATAACCTTCGCCTTCAACTGCCATTTCCCAAGTAGGAAACACGCCTAAACTAGAAAGTTTATCTACCAAACCGCTATAGTCACGAATGATTACGGGGTTCATCATGTAATAACTACCGGTTCTGCTAGAGACCGTGAAATCACCACAATGAATATCGCCGATGTATGCCATTTTACATACCAATCCATTCTTTACGGTCGTCGGCCAAGGCGGGATTGAAGATCAAGTTGAGGGTTTCAACCAGCTTACCATCGTCTTGGATAGGAATAACCTTTGGACTTTGGAGAATGATCTTCCAGTCTTCTTTAGTGAGACGGGCCAGACCCTTAGCGCGAGTTATCTTCCAGTCTTTATAATCTTCTGGCTTGAACTCGTGGTAATTATCGTTGTACCAATACTTACGTTGCTTACCTTTTACGGCAATCAACAACGGTGTATCAAACAGGTAGAAGAAAGGTTCCTTGTTCGGATCGAACAATTCCGGCCAGCAGGTATAAAAGAAGTTAATTAGCAGGGCCGAGATATTCTTACCGTCTTCGTCGGCGTCGGTGGTGATGTATACCTTGCCATAACGCAGCATTAAACGGTTCGGGCGAACCATAGGAATGAGACCCAAGGAGTTCATGATCTTGGCCAGAGCTTCATTTTCCATGATCGTCTTGGGGGACTGGCCATGAACATTTAGCACTTTACCACGCAGAGGAAGCCCGCCATGAATTTTCGGGTCTCTGGCGTCACTCATACCGGAGATAGCGCTGTTTCCTTCGGCGAGGAACAGGATACATTTTTGACGGTCAGTGCCACATGCGTCCATGAGGTTTTCAACCTTGGTTCGCAGGTTCTTTTTCGCCAGCTTGGATAGATCAGCGGCGTCTTTCTTTTCGGTTCGTTCGGCACAGCGAGCATAAATGCTGTCGATCCAAGCTGGGTATTTCTTGATTATGTTTTTGAAGAAATCCGGGTTGTCGAGTTCGTCACGAACGATTTTAGAGACGGATTCGAGGATCATGCGCGATTTGTTTTGGCTATCGAACGAAGGTTCTGCCATTTCGGTTACGTTATAGATCAACATACCATCAGCCACATCCGAACGATTGGGGACGAGCTTTCTTTTCTTGCTCTCGCGCTCCAACGCGGTCAATAAGCCTTTATAGAAGCCGGTCTTGAATGAATCTATATGCGTCCCACCATTGAAGGTTGGAATGGCATTGACAAGGCTGTGTTGATATTCGTTACCATCGGTAGCGAAGTTTGGAACAAGGAAATATTGTCCGTTGAACACGTTTTCGCGGTTGATGTCCACTTGGATCACGTCAGCCGGGAATAGTGATTTTATAGCATTCGTCTTGGGGAGCTTGATAAGTTCGTTGTTGTAATAGACCTTGAGTTTACCGTTATAGATAAGGGCAATCTCGTACACACGCGCTTTGATGAATGACTCAGGGAGAGCCATGTTTTTGAAGACGAGCGGGGACAGTTGGAACTCAACGGTCGTACCAGTATCCTTGCGCTTATCCGGCATGATCGAGGGTTTCTCGATTACTAGATCGGTCGCCTTGCCTTTTTTATCATGGAAGTGCTGAGAGAAGTGTTGGTTCTCGCGGTAGATGTCCAGTTGAAATGACGACGAACAGAAGTTCACAATAGACGCCCCGACGCCATTCAGGCCACGAGAAGCACCACGGTCACCAAAGTTACGCCCTGCCTTTGTTTCAGACAGGGCCATAGTAGCGAGGTGAACCTTGTGAACTGGATCAAGAGCTATGGGGATACCCCGGCCATTGTCGGACACCTTGAATGTCATTGTCGCTGGATCGTAGTTCACCTTGACGGTGTTGCCATGACCATGCGTGATAATTTCGTCCAAGGCGTTGTCCAGCACTTCACGGAACGCGGTAAATACGGCGGGAACCCATGTTGTTTCCTTGAGGATGGGTTTGCCATCGAGGTAATCAATGACGGTCTGAGAATGTGGGTCACGCGATCCGAGATACATTTCTGTTCTCAGGCGAGCGTGTTGGAAGTCATTAAGCTTTTTAATATCAGACATATTTACCTCTTTTGATATAGGTATAGTTAACAAAGTTTTTCGTTGTCAATTTTAATTTCGCATAAATACGTTATAAAGTTGGAGATTGACCCATGCCAAGTATATATCATGTAAACATCGCACAAATTACTGGAACGGCAAATTCCGCTGGATTTGTAGATAATACAAAAATTGAGAATTACACTACTGAACCACAAGCAAAATCGGATGCTCTGAATAAAGAGCGCGCGAATATTCGTTTCATTAAGATTGTTGATGGTCTTCAAGTGATGGGTAACATGGATTTAGTTAATGTTGTTGCTACTGGCGCGAACGCGACTACCGCACCTACCGCTTTCGAGTTTGATTTGAGTGTTGACAAGGGTGATTCCATTTTGTTCACCAAAGATGAAACTACCGGCGCTGAAATTACGGGAGCCGCCGCCATTAAGCGCGTTATCGCTCGTGCTTTGGCACTTGAACACACTAAGATCAGCGAAATCCGCACAAACACAAAGCAATTTTTCATAGTAGAGCCATTGACTATCGGTTCTTTGGGTAACGTAGCTACTATAGAAACCAGCATCACGGTAACAAAGACGTTCTAATGAAGCTTCTTAATATTTTGTGCTTGATTGCGGGTATAGCAATTAGCTTTGTTGCGGCCTATTTCTCTATTGTGGGATTGGCTGCGATTTTTGCTGCGACATTCATACCCGTCATTATCATGGGATCGGTGCTTGAATTTGGTAAAATTGTGGCGGCGACTTGGCTACACCATAACTGGAAGAACTCATTCATTGGTAAATGGCACAAGATTTATATGTGCTTGGCTATTGCGGTCCTGATGCTTATCACATCGCTGGGGATTTATGGGTTCTTGTCGAAGGGACATCTTGAGCAAAAGCTGCCAGTCGCCGGGATTGAACTACAAATCCAACAAAAAGAAATGGAAATCGCACAGATACAAAGTCGAATAGATGCGGACAATACACGTCTAAAACAATTAGATTCCGCTGTTGACAACATGATCTCCAAAGATAGATCGACACAAGCCCTGCGCTACCGAAACACTCAAAAGGCTGAACGCGCCGAGATTGTGAAGAACCAAAAAGGTGCTGTGGACCAGATCAACCAATTAAATGCTGATTTGCTACCGTTGAAGCAACAGGTATCCGAGACTGAGGCAAAGCTTGGTCCGGTTAAGTATGTGGCTGAATTGTTCGGTATAAAAGACACAGAAGGTGCGGTTCGCATAATTATTGTTCTGATTATGATCGCATTTGACCCTTTAGCATTAATGTTGATCATTTCATCAACCAAGAGTAATAATAAACCTGTGGATAACTCTGTAGTAGAAAAAGAATTGATTACGGAACCAATTGAAGAAAATGATAATAAAATTGACTTAGAACCTCAAATATCAGACAATACTTCCCAGATTGACATTAAACCGGAAGACTACAAGTCTTGGTTATGACAAAAAAATAACATTATGCTTGTCGTTGATAAGCCTAAATATTTTTAGTTCATATTTGGAAAGTAATTCATGAGTAACGAGGAAATCTTCTGTTCGTTTTGCTTTAAAAGCAGCAAAGACGTTAAAAAGATAATTGCCGGTCCAACGGTATTCATCTGTGACGAATGTATTAACACTTGTTACGACTTGTTGGCTAATGGCGCGCCAGCCACTACCGAAATGGTGACAGTCGATGAGCTTGATGCTGATGACAAAATACCGACACCTCGTCAAATCAAAGATCATCTGGACAAGTATGTCATTGGTCAGGATCGCGCTAAGAAAGACATCGCTGTTGCGGTGTACAATCATTACAAGCGCCTCCAAAATCCAATCATAAATGGTGTTGAGCTTGAAAAGGCTAATATCCTGATGGTTGGTCCAACGGGCAGCGGGAAGACTTTGATCGCCCAGAGCATTTCTAAGATGCTTGATGTTCCGTTGGCTATTGTCGATTCCACGGCTCTTACCGAAGCCGGGTATGTGGGTGAAGATGTTGAATCTATCATCACCCGCCTGATGCAATCAGCACAATATGATATATCGAAGGCCGAACGCGGCATCATCTTCATTGATGAAATCGATAAGAAGCGCGGTAAGTCCACGGGTGGAAGCTCGCGTGACGTATCGGGAGAAGGTGTACAACAGGCCCTTTTGAAGCTTCTGGAAGGCACCGATGTTATGGTGTCTCCGAACGGTAAAAAGAGCGAATTGCTCAAAGTGAACACTCGCAATATCCTGTTCATTGTGGGTGGTGCATTCGTCGGTCTGGATAAGATCGTTGAACAGACTATGGATAAGGGAAGCTCAATCGGCTTCACTTCCAAAGTCAAAGATGTTGATCGTGACAAAACAAAAGACATTATTGACAACTTAGAACCAGAACATTTTGTTAAATATGGAATGATCCCTGAGTTCATTGGTCGTCTGCCAGTTTTCACCGTTTTGGAAGAACTGTCGGAAGATCAATTGGTGCGCGTCCTGACAGAACCCGTCAACGCAATCACCAAACAGTATGAAGCTAATTTCATGCTGGACGATGTGGAACTTGAGTTCACAACGGAGGCTCTTTTGGAAATCGCCAAAACAGCCAAGAAAAGAAAGACTGGTGCTCGTGGCCTGAGAAGTGTCGTGGAAAAAAGCCTGACAGCTACTCAGTTCGAGTTGCCGGAATTGAAGAGTAGAGGTATCGACAAAGTTATTGTCGGTGCTAACGCAGTCGGTGGAAAAGAACCACCTACATTGTGGAGTAATGAAGATCACAAGGATGGAGAGTGATTAATGTCCCATTATAAGGGCGAATTTGAAAGCAAGAGAGGGCTTTGTGTTATCGTTCGTGACAATAACATCGAAAGCGCGATCAAGGTTCTCGGACGTAAAGTAAAGCGCGATGGCGTCCTTACCGAAGTCATGAAGAACCAATATTACGAACAGCCGAGCGTCAAGCGTCGTCGTGAAAAGAACGAAGCGATTGCGCGCCAGATCAAGGCCAATCGTAAGAAGGACCAAGGCTAATATGGAAGCTGGTCCGGCATTAGACGCTAAACTGGCGAGCATCTTTCTGGGTGCATTCGTAGTTATTGAAGGCGACGAATACTATATGGTTGCGCTTAACAAGTCGCGCCAGAGAGTGAAGCTGCCTCAATATAGCACTAATACGGAAGATGCTTATCGTTTAGTCAAAGGATTACAGGCGAAAGGTTGGTTCTTGCGGGTCGTAAATGAACCACAGACCAACTCTTTCCATGTATCATTTTATAAAACAACCGCGACTGAATTTGTAACCGCCAAGACACTACCGCTGGCGATATGTATGGCCGCATTAACAACAGGTGATAAGTTGTATTAGGTATCCCCCAACACATTGACAGGAAATAAATTCAGTTCTATTAAACTTCTAATAGAGGAATTTTCCACTCAATGACATATAGTTTAACTACTCTGAAAAGAGAAATGGCGAAGTACCCACGCCTCGAAGCCGAGGAAGAATACAAGCTGGGTATCTTGTGTAGAGATCACAAGAACGAAAGAGCCGCCACAAAAATAATCAATTCACATCTATATCTTGTCTATAAGACTTCGTGGCTTTACCGTAACTATGGTATCGCACTTGAAGACATTATTGGTGAAGGTTTCGTCGGACTGGTCAAGGCCATTCGCTCATTCAATCCAGATATGGGCGCACGATTTGCCACCTATGCTCGTATGTGGATTAAAGCTTCGATCCGCGATCTGATCATGAGAAGTTGGTCAATGGTTCGAGTAAACGACACGGCAGATCGCAAGAAGATGTTTTTCCGCTTGAGGTCGATCCGTGCCGGGAAGTATGCGCTGGCGAATGGTCGTGCTTTAAACGATCAGGAGATCGCCGAAATTGCCATCGATAACGAGGTGTCTGAAAGCTGTGTTCGTGAGATCGACACCAGATTATCTATGGATTTTTCGCTGAATACTCCGGTCGCCGGGATGGATAGCGGTGGAGAATATATTGACTTACTCGATGATAACCGCGATAGTCATGAACTCGTTCTGGTCGATACCGATCTTCGCAACGTGCGCATGAGAGCTATACAATCCAGTATGGCGATCTTGTCTGATCGTGAACGCATGATCATAAGCAACCGGTATCTCCAAGACAACACGATGACCACTTTAGAACTCTCCGATCTGTTTTGTATTTCTCGTCAGCGAATAGATTTTATCGAAAAGGCTGCGATGAAAAAACTTAAGGACTATATATCGGAGAACCATTCCGAATTGATAGAAGGATAGGATGGACCTTTATTTTGACGGCGGCTGTAAGCCCAATCCCGGTGAAATGGAACTGGCCGTGATCTCTGATTGCGGTACAGTGAAAATCTATGAGCGTATCGGATATGGCACGAACAATGTAGCCGAATGGATGGGCTTTCTCGCCGCAGTTCAACACGCTCTGTCGGTTGAGGGGAAACATCGCATCATCGGCGATTCGAAGCTGGTGGTGAGCCAAGCCAACGGTGTATGGCAGGTTAAGAAGCCGGAACTCATGGAATACAAGGCGATTTACGACGAAATGGTTAAGGGCCAAGCTGGTCGATTGACTATTACCCATGTGCTTCGTGATCGGAATAAGGCGGGGATTTTCCTAGATAGAAAGGAATAACAAAATGTTGATTATTAAGGAAGCATCCGAAAACACTAATTTTCAGAATGAAATGGAAGTTTTACATATGATTAAAAAACTTCGATTTGAAAAGAATTTATTTACGTTGCTACATGATTCTTATGGGGAATGGGACGAAGCTACATTTGATGATTATAAAATAGTAATAGAACATGAAAGCACCGGCTTCAAACCATCAGAAGCGGAGTTGAAAGCTTTGGATACTTTGCGAGACGCCATGTATTCTAATGGAATGCCACTGGAAATTGGTATATTAACGGATAGACTTGATTTTACGGTGTTTTATCGGGATGAGTGGTTGTTTCATATAGTATCGGTTGGTGATATAGTTATGTCGTCTTCATATTTTGAGAATGATGAGTACGCATTATCTGAATTTGTAATTAAAGCTTCACTGATATAAATACCAATATGTCAAATTGGTATCGTAACATTGTGAATCTGATGGAAGCCGAGAACATTCATGTTGCTGTTCGCGGTATATGGATCAACGAGGATGGTGAGCAAACCCCGGATGTTGATCTGACCGTAACCGTTCATGGTCGTTATGTTTGGAGTGAAAATCTTCTCTTGGATTATCACGTGGATGATGCTGGTAAGGCGTATCTGGGAATTGATTACGGTCGATTGTATCTCGACAAAGCCTCTGTTCAGGCTTTGTCCAAGGCAAATCTCAAACCGACAAAGAAATAAAGGCTCCGGTTGGAGCCTATACATAGTTGTGGTATGCGTACCGCCCGAAACTCACCCGAATTTCAAGATCGGTATAATTGCGCAAAATGGTTGCGTCAGCATTTCCGTGGCGCATTCTAACAATTGTGCTAAAACGTTCCTTGGACATAGGTTCGCTATAGCTCTCGATTTGGTAGGATGTATATCCACCATGATCTTTGAATGGCGCGGCGAACTCTGTGATCAGGACGGCATCTAACTGTTGTTCAGCGGCGTCTTGATTACTATAGGATGAAGCGTATTCGTGGTTTGTATTAAATGTGCTCATGTGGCGGTCATGCGCCCGAAGCATGACTTGTGAGGCATAATTGTTTATAGCCTCCGCCAGACGATCATACCTGTCCGGCGCAACCGTCTTCTCGGTATTGTCGCTGGCTATGGCTGGTAGCGTAGCGCTGGCAGCGGCAGAAACCACCGCAGCACCGAGCAAAGATCGACGGGAAACAGTCATTGGAGACTCCTGAGTTTAAGCCACCATTTCGACGGCTTGCTGAACCTGTGTACGCACGACAGCCGACAGTGTATAGATTTCGATGCGGGTGATCAAGGCGTTTTCCGACATACGGCGCTTCGCGTCTTCTTGCGCAGCGGTAAAATCGGTGAACGGTGCTTCCGAGCTTTGCTTCGTTTCTTTTGCGCCAGCCGAAGCCTTGAAGAACACGTCGAATTTGAAGGTTTTGGACATAAAAAGGTCTCCCAATAGAATTAACTAATAGGAGACTATATTTTGTATATTTTGTTTGTCAATGAGAAAGTATGGTTAATCCTTTAAAAGGTCTTTGATGATCTTTCTTGAACCCTTAGCACGGTCATAAGCTACTTGATAACGGTCTTCCAGAACCATTCTCTTACGATCATCGCTAGTTTTCATGTTGATCTTATAAAGCGCTGCATCATTGATGTATTTCGAATAATCACTCTCTTGGATCAAGATAGTCTTGATACGATGATCATTGATCATCGCGCCTTCATATAAGAACTTGGCGATACCGTAAGCAGCGTCATACAAAGATAAGTCTTCGGCGATTTTTTTACCGGTCGATGTATCCACTACGTCATAATGATTATCCGAACTGATTATCGAGTAATGTCCGATCATCACGCCATTCTCAATGGTATGGGTGTCGATGGCTTCTTTTAGAACGCGGTTGGTCTTCGCTTTGTCGATTACAACATCGTTCGCTGAATACATGCGTTCAAGGATTTCTTTCATCGATTGTTTATCGGAAGTAGCGGCACGAATAGCATCACCCGCCGAAGGATCGATGGTTTTGTAGTTCTCCATGACAATATCATCTGGCTCATCCGAAACGCCAGCGTTCATCAAAGCAATAAGCTTGCTCATTTGATTGATTTCGTCTCTGCTAGGTGGTCCTAAGCTCATAGCCTCCAAACTCCTTTATTGTCGTTAATCTCGAAGTATATACCGTTGTCATCTTTGTGTCTATTTAATATTCCACGAGTAACCATGTTACGAGCTACTTCTTCAAGCCTCTCGTCTTTAATTGAACTCTTGTATACTTTCGATTTATTCGAGAACATACCCATTATGTCATCTTCTTCTGATGACAGCATAAGGTTCATTCCACCGGCAATTTCAAAATAGCGCATACGAATATTTATTAAAAATACTAAATATACTTGATGCTTAATTGGATTGATTCATGAACTCTAAAATTAAGAAGTTAAACAAATCTCTGAATGAACAGTTCGGAATAGAGATCAATTTCGACGCATCCCGCGATCATTTGGTGGATGTGATGACCCATTATGGGGAAAAGAAGAAGTCTCTTGCGATGGAAGGTCGCCTCGATGCTGAGTATTCAAAGTCAGTTTTGATTTCGGAATCGATTAAATTATATTTGAAAGAAATCGCCCCAAAGCGTACAAGGAGAAGTAAATGACCACGAAAAATATTTCATTCTTGATTGAGAATGAATTGAACAAAGCTTCGGTAGTATTGGCGGTTAAGGCCATCACCGATAAACTTCAAAGTCTCGCTGAAAACATGGCGAAGATTGAAGCTAATGACATTATGCCTATTCTGGACAACATGCAAACAGCATTTGGAACTGAAATGGCTGATCAATTCAATCAATCGGCTACAGAAAAGCTTCGTGCTGTCATCAACTCCTTAAAAGAAGCTAAAGAAGAATTGACCACACACATCGGTAAGATGGAAGGTACAGTGAACGGCGAAGAAACCAACGACATGGCTATGGACGATGGTACAGGCGATGACGACTTCTCCGGTGATGACGCTCCTGATTTGGGTGATGATGAAGAGACCGTTGATGCGGTCGATGATTTCGCGGATGACAACGCAGACGACGCCGAAGCCGGTCCAGACACCATGAACGGAGACTCAATGGACTTCAACATGGGCCGCGCCCGCAAGGAAAGCTTCGAGCGTAATGTAAAGGCTCTGCGCGAGTCTTCGAACCCGGATGCTTTGATTTTCAGCACATTTGTTAAGCTCTATCCATCGGTAAAGAATGGCACACAGACAGCAAAGCTTGTCTCCGAAGCTTTTGGTATCGAAATGTCGGACGTAGTTGAGATCGTCAAGGAAGGTCGTTCGTGGTCGAAGAATCCTGACGCTGCGAATTACAAGTCCAAGGACGCGCAAAAGAAGGCTAAGGATGAACAAGCCCACCGCCGCAAGAAGGGCGAAGAAGAGGATTTGGATGAAGGTCGCTCTTGGAACCGTAACCCAGACTCACCTAACTTCAAGGGTGGTAAGAAAGCTACTACTCAAAACAAGTTCGCTCAGGATCGTAACAAGAAGAAAGCCGATCAGGAAGAACTCGAAGAAGGAAAAATCCCATCCGCTCTGTTGAAGAATGGTAAGGAAGCTTCTATGGCCAAGAGTATCAAAGCTGCGCCAAAACCAGTCAAGGAAGGCCGTTCGTGGTCAAATAACCCGGACTCCGAAGACTTCAAAGGTGGAAAGAAAGCGGCTGGACAGGCCCAAGCCTCACAAGAGCGCCGTAAAAAAAAGTCTGATCAGGACGAATTAGAAGAAGGCCGTTCATGGTCGAAGAACCCAGATTCGCCTAACTTCAAGGGTGGTAGTAAGGCTAAGTCTCAGGATCAATTTGCTCAAAATCGCAAGAAGAAGCAAAATGACCAAGAAGAACTGGATGAAGCCTTCGGTAAGCGTGGTGTAGCTGCGCCAGTAGCTCATCAGACGCCAAATGGTGTTGTTCCGTTGAAGCAAATTTATAAGTCGTATATCGACAAGGCTACAAAGGAAGAGGCTGAAAATGCCGCGAAATTGGATTACAAGAAGTTCGTCAACAAGACCGTTGAGGCACTTTACGTATTTGGAACAATTGGGTTGGGCGAAACCAAGCAATTCAATTCGAAGGTGAACAATCCTTTCCTCGTAAAGGTGATGCAAAACACCGATCTCGTATTGACTTGGGAAGGTAATATGCTGGTCCCTCGTTATCGTGTTACTATCGTTGACGGGAAGGGTATCATCCCAGAAAACGTTAAAAATGGTGTGATCCACGCTCCACAATACCGCGTTCAAAAATCGGCTGAAAACGCCGACGACACCCCATTCTCATAAGGATTAGGCGGACACAAATGAGACTTTCGGAATTATTCGATGAAGACCCGGACGGCGTGAACGACGACGCAGACATTAGAAACTATCTAATGGATGTGTTGTTGCCGCTATATGATGGTGGAGTTCCATTTGTGTCCGTTCAGTCCGTTCAGGATCAGTTGGAAAATTTGGACACTGGTATTAATCTGGACGATGACTATGTGATGAACCTCTTGAATCCAGATAAATTTAAGATTATCAAGAAAATTGAAGATGACAAAATCTACTTCAACCAACAGTTCGACCCGGATACAGTCGTATCCGACACTGAAAAAGAAAAGGGTCAGAAGAGATTTGACAAACTTGCGGCTGACCAAGCGGCTAAAGAAGTCAAAAAGTAAGATAGATTGACATATACGTATATTTGTGTAATATATCTCTATAGGAGGTATCTATGTCTAATCTTAAACCGAAAGATTATGATGCGTTATACTGGCTGAAACACAACTTTGGTGGTTCGGTTCTAATTTCGCGTCTGGATGACAAAGACTCCACCGATAACCTTGGTTCGGATTCATTCGGTTTGAATCGCTTTAAGCGTCTCAATAAGGCGGGGTATGTGATCATAACAGAAGAAGACCCTGTTGAACTGGACAATGGTGAAATGTTCACATTTACGCCATCTGTCGAAATCACCGACGCTGGTTTGGAAGCCGTTAGCCGCCATCGTTAAGAGCGGTATGATGAATAAACACATTCATTGCTTCTGCGACCCCGGCTTTAGTCGGGGTTATTTCGTATTCTGATATACTCACCTCTACCCAATCGAAAGTTCGCTCACAGTATTTTATGTGCTCTTTCGCTTGCTTTTTTGTCGCGGTGAAGTGCGCATAGATTGCGCCGTCGATGTGTCCTATTACCAAATACACGATCATATCTAGTCCTCCATACTTATACTATGGCCAACATTTTGGCTGTTTGCGCGGAATCATAAAAAATAATTTTGCTATTTCTTCCGACAGTATAGTATGGTTAACATCCAAGTGAGGATGATATGAGTTTTGCGTTACATTTTCAATCGATATTAGAAGGTAAGCAAGATACCTCTTTGATAAGAGAATATCTCATTGCTGACAGTTATAATCCGAGAAGAGGTCGTCGGCCCATCGTTGCGAAGACTCGTTCGGATGTGGAAGTTGTTGTTACGGCGTTCTCGAAAATATATGAGATCGATGACGACTTCAAGATGTGTATCGATAGTCAATTTCCCAACGAAGACTTAGACGCCAAGTCGAAGATTTTCTTTTTGTACTCTAAGGAAGCTCGAACATGTAGCTTCGGGAACACAAGAGTTTTTGATCCGGGGCAGTATGTCGCTCGGTGTCAACGAGGATGCCCTTGCGTGAACCAACGCATATCCGCAGCGCATGAAGCTAGGATCGCCGTTCAGGAAGCAAAAAATGCTCAGAGAAATTGGATTTGTGAAAATAAAGTTGATGAATTGAGTCTCGCCGACATCGTTTCCAGCAAAGAAACATTCACTGCTTATTGTCGAAATAAGCCAATCGAAAAAATCATGGCCGATTTGAAGATCAGCAAACCTCTGCTGAATTACTATATCGCAAAGTACGAGTTAACATAATGGCGTTTAATTATCAAAAATTGGTTCGGGACGAAACTACTTACGAGAAGAGACATTATGTCTGTCCCGAAAGCAATCTATTGATCCCCTCTGTTACCACTATTCTGGATGCTACCGCCGACAAAACATTCTTGATTGAATGGCGTAAGCGTATTGGAAATGCGGCTGCTGACCAACAAGTCAAGTACGCTTCGAATTTGGGAACTCTGGTCCATGAGCATATGGAGTGTCATATCCTTGGCACAGAGCGCCCATCGCGGTCGGGGAAGCCCATCTTTCAGCTTGCGGCTATCATGGCAGACAAGATGATTAAAGAGGCTCTACCGGGCGTTACGACGCTCTACGGTAGCGAAGTGGGGCTTTATTATCCAGCCCTGTATGCCGGGACCACCGATCTGGTGGGAGAACATCATGGTGAGCAAGCCATTATGGACTTCAAGAACTCGAAGAAGATCAAAAAGAAAGAACAAATCACTGACTATTTTTGTCAGTGTGCTGCATATGCTCACGCACATAATTATCTCTACGGCACTGAGATACGAAAGATCGTTATTATGATGATCGACCGTGATACCAACTACGAAGAGTTTATAGTGAAGGGGGCGGAGTTCGATCATTTTTCCGACATTTGGTTCCAGAGATTAGAGCAATACCACGAAAATAAGAAATAAATAGAATGCGAGGATTTATGAATGACGAGTATTGCTGCTAAGTTTCGTTTAACTAGAGGTAAGGAAATTGACTTACCGGGTAAACCAATAAGCGAGTCTCCACTGGCTTTCAGCCAAAGTGTAGATTTAGGGCAACTCGTTATGACCACAGACACCGGACGAGTTTTCATCGGTCATGTGCCGGGTGTTGGTGACGTAAATTACAACAGAACACGCTTCCCCTATCAGAATATCGAGATACTGACAGAAGCTTCCCCAAGAACGAAAGAGTTATTTTCTGACTTTATGAAAAGTCAAACAGAAAATGACTTTTTTGTCCCAACAACAATTCCGGTCGCCAATGCTGAAATTACTTTCCCTGATTACAGTGGTAATGAAGTTCCTAGCAGATTTTATGCTACTAATTTCAGCGCGGTGGTTGAATATCATTGTTTTATTTTAGCTGATAATTCGCCAATTCAGAATGGCAAATTGTACATCCGCGCATCGGGTGGTTCGGCTGAAATATTCCATGAAGGCGTTGGGTCCGCTGTAGATTTTACTATCGGCTATAATGGCACTTACTATTATTTGATGTGCGACAATGGTGCTGAAAACGGCGATGTGAAATTCTTTATGAGGAAGACTGTTCTCTCTGGATTGACTGATGGGGAATTGGTGTGAATCCTTTTATACTCCCAATAGACGAACTGACTAAAGCTTGGAAGACCCTGCGCAATAGTGTGGCCGAACGTGACGATGCTTTACAAGCGGTCGTTGATTTTTGGTCGATGGCCCCGCTTGCTAAAATGGCATACGATCCCGAAGCATTGGATACTTGGCCGACGCCTTGGGAAATGATCAACAACAATGACTGGTGTATCAATTCCATAGCCGCTGGCATGGAATTTACGCTTCGTTTGGGCGGCTATGAGGCGAGCGATCTGTCATTAAAACTAATCCGAGACTATGATATTTCTGATCAAATGATCGTGCTTGAAGTCGATAAAAAGTATTGGCTGAACTATAAATATAGAACTGTTTCGGCGATACCATCAACTCACCATGATGTACTGTCGGTATGGAAGTTTGATGGTAGGAGATATAAAGAATGTTAAATTTGAAATCACCACTCGTCCTTCCTCAAGTAAGTAATTCCGTAATTGGGCCTGATTATGCTGAGGGTCGTCTGGCTTTTACCGATGCGAACGAAGTTATCATTGGTAGTAAAAACGGTTTCAATCGTGAAAGCTTTCCATATAGCCACACAGAAATTCTTACTGAGATTGGGACAAAGACCCAACGTGTTTTTAGCCTCCATAATCGCCGCCAGACGAAGACGGAGTTCTTCATTACCCCTCGATATGAAAGTCTGGGAAACACACCGCAAGTCGTGAAGGTCATATCTAAGGAAGGTGGATATGGTTATGATTTGAATATAAAAAAGAACACATCAGTAACGCTATTGATCTCTACTTGGCGTTCTGAAACAAATGTACCAATTGAACCGCCATACGAATTGAGAATACTCTATGGTGATACAATTACATATCAGAGAAATGGTATTGGTATAGTAGAACAACAATTTGTTGTTGGGGACGAGTTTGTCCAAGACGGGGAATATTATCGCCCGCTTCTGCTGATCAATGACTTGGGTGATGTTATTCACGCTTTTATTAAAAAAACCACCATCTGAATTATTTAAAAATTGTAAAAGGCAAAACCGATAACCTATAATCGGTATTGAAAGGATCGTCACATGTTCGTAAAGAAAAGAAATGGTCAACTTGAAGAGGTTGACCTGAATAAGATTGTTAATTCTCTGACAAGAGTGTCGAGTGACCTGAAAGATTTGGACATCTTTAAGGTAGCTACTAAGACCGTTGGTAGTTTGGTTGACGGTGTTGCTTCCCGCGAAATCGATTTGATTTCTATAAAGAACTCTTCCAATTTGGCCATTACTGATCCGCAATACGGTACACTGGCCGCTCGTATTCTCTCGAACTATATTGCTAAAGAATTGGCTGTTCAGGACATTCATTCGTTCTCGCAGAGCATTCAAACTGGTTATGAGTTGGGTCTGATTAACGAAGCAACGTATAAATTGGTTTCGGCCAACAAGCGTAAGCTGAACTCGGCGATTAAGCCTGAGCGCGATAACCTGTTGGAATATCATGGTATTCAAACGCTATATGATCGCTATTGTTTGAAGCACACCTCGGCGAAGGTAAGCGAGAACTCGAAACAACGTGTTGTCATTGAGACGCCTCAATATTTCTTCATGCGCGTAGCTGCTGGTCTTGCCGAAACAGCTTCCGAAGTTATCGAAATGTATAATCTGCTGTCCAGCTTGGAGTACATGACATCATCGCCGACGCTTTTCAATTCGGGAACTCAACGTAGCCAGATGTCGTCGTGCTATTTGTTGGATTCGGCTCTGGATGATCTGAAAGACATTTCGAAGCGCCAGTCGGACTTTAATCAATTGTCGAAGTATGCTGGTGGTATCGGTTATTCGGCTTCGCGCATCCGCTCGTCTGGTAGCTTCATCAAAGGCACAAACGGTAATTCCAACGGCCTGATTCCTTGGCTTCATGCCAATAACGGATATGTTGCTGCTGTCAACCAAGGTGGCAAGCGCAAGGGTGCGGCTTGTGTTTATATCGAAACACACCACGCTGACATCATGGAGTTCTTGGAACTGCGCGATAATGCCGGTGAAAAGGAAAAGCGCGCCTACAACCTGAACCTCGCGGTCTGGGTATCCGATTTGTTCATGAAGCGTATGGTCGCCAACGAGCAATGGTCGCTGTTTGACCCGGCTGTCGCGCCAGAATTGAATGACCTGTACGGTGAAGCTTATGAGGCTCGCTATCTTGAGCTTGAGCGCGAAGGCAAGTACGCTGAACAAATTCCGGCACACAAGCTGTATGCGCGTATGATTCGTACCTTGAGCGAAACCGGCAACGGATGGATTTGCTTCAAGGATACCGCTAATAAGCGCGGCAATCAGGTTCACCCGGAAACGGAAGTCATTCAGATCGAATTGACGAATGGTTCGTTCCTGCGCCATCTTCCAACTGACCAAATCGAGACAATCTCCGGTACAAAATATGCTGCTGAGATCACTACCGCCGATTCTATCGGGGTCGCCGGTCATAGTGAAGTCTATGGTGTGAAGCTGGTTGAAAAGAAGTTGTCCTCCGGTATCATTCACCTGTCGAATTTGTGTACGGAAATTCTCGAAATTACCAACTCTGGTAAGAAGATCGAATTGACCCGTGAACAATTCAATGCGATGTCCCCGGAAAAGATTCTTCACGACAATATCAACATTCTTGGTTATGATCACTCAACGGATCGTTATACCGCGTTGGAAGGCCATGAAGTCGCTGTTTGTAACCTTGGTTCGATCAATGTTGGTCGTAATTATGTCAAGAACAACAAGCTCGACAAAGAAAAGCTGAGAAAGAACGTAGACATTGCGGTCAAGTATCTTGATCGTGTTATCGACCGTAACTTCTATCCGATCCCAGAGTCGGAAGCATCTAACAAGCGCTGGCGTCCAGTTGGTTTGGGTCTGATGGGTCTGGCTGATATTTTCTATCAGCTACGTCTTCCTTACGAGAGCGATGAAGCGGTTGCTCTGTCTGCTACGATCCAAGAGGAAATTTATTACCAAGCCTTGAAGACCTCATGTGAACTGGCTAAGAAACATGGTGCTCACCGAGACTTCTTCCTGACCCGTGCTGCCAAGGGTGATCTCCAATTCGATCTGGTAGGTGTAGAACCATCTGACAAGGCCCGTTGGGACGCTCTCAAGGCGGATATTAAAACGTATGGCCTTCGCAACTCCCTGCTGATTGCTATCGCTCCTACGGCCTCCATTGCGCACATTTCTGGTGCTGAGGAATGTACAGAGCCTACGAAGTCAAACCTGTTGAAGCGTGAAACTCTGTCGGGTGAGTTCATTTCTATCAACAAGCACTTGGTTGCCGACTTGAAGGCAATCGGTCGATGGAATGACGAAACGATCCAAACGTTGATACAAGACGAGGGTTCGATCATGAACCTTAAGAACCTGCCTACGGATTTCTATTCGCTCTACAAGACCGTCTGGGAAATTTCACAGAAGGCCATCATTCGTCACGCGGCGGCTCGTGGTGCCTTTATTTGTCAAGCGCAGTCCACGAACATCTTTTTGGACTTGAACAAGTATGATCAGAACAAGAGAATTGGTGTCTTGTCGGCCCTGTACAAAATGGCGTGGGAATCTGGTCTGAAAACGACTTATTATCTGCGCTCTCGCTCGGCCAGCCGTATCCAAAAGGTCACCGTCAATAACTATGACGCTGCCCCAACGGTTGCCCCAGAAAACCCGGAAATATGCGAGTCATGTACCTAAGATGATCTGGCATCCAGAGTCTATAGAAAAATCCCCATCTGTTCTTCTTGAGCGCTGGTTGCTTATTGAAGCAACCAGTGATGGGGTCTCTAGTAAGCACTTTGTCGGTCACAACGTTTATGAAGGCGTTGCGAGAGTGTCTTCTTCTATTGAAACCTTTGATAAGGACAAGTTAACAGGTACGACTTATACCGGGAGAGCTTACACCCTTGTGCCGGATTCGGAGGGCTGCGATACTAACGCTATGTATGTTTTGGACAAGTGGTTGAATATAAATGGTATCGAATCGTACCAAATACTCGATCTCGATCAAGTTTAATTCCGAAAGGGGCGAAGTAAAATTCGTCCCTTTTTCTTTTTGAATAAATATATGTATCGATTTTTTGGAGAATATTGTGATCTCTTTTGCTGCTTTATCTACGGAGGTTTTTAACGTACTTCGTCAATACGGGTACGAATGCCGAATGTTTGATAATGACGGAAATACTGTATACGAGCCACAAGATTGCCGTCGCTTCATTACTAAACCAAATCATCTGCTAGTCTCGGTCGTAGATGAAGGGAATGATAGCTGTATTCGTATGTATTATGATAACAGCATTATTGATATTAATAGTATTGAAGACTTGTTCTCGGCATTTCGTTCTTTGGCCTCTAAATTTAATGTTACATTTGCGGCCCGCGCCTCCAATAAAAAAATCACGCCAAAAGAATTTTCTACATATAGTTCAGTTACAGAGTCGGAGACTATTATGCTTTATCATACATCTAAAACTTCTTACTTGACCCTCGACAATGCTAAGATGATAGCCAAGAAGTCGGTGAATGAAGGATATAATTCTATTCAAATTGAAGACGCGAGTAGCAATCGCTTCCAATTTCCGGTCAATGATCTCGAAGCCGCAATCGATATGACCAACCACGTGAATGGTGGTGGATCGTTTGCTGACGCGGTTGGACAACAAATCCTGCGCATGGCGTCTCACTATTCTGAACTTAAATCAGCAAAAATATGTGAAAGCTATGCTGAATACAAATCGGCTGGTCATTTTGAACGTCTGACCGAAGCCAGAGTGGCTATGGGTGTGGATGACGAAGCTTGCCCGACTTGTAAGGGTACTGGTGGTAATGAAGAACCATGCGATAGCTGCGGTGGAACTGGTATCGAAACCACGAACGTTTTGGGTAAAAAGGTATCTAAACTGGCTTGGGAAAAGCTGGTTAAGACCGGAGAAGTGGCTTTCACTGGAACACCAACTGTTCCTAGCGACAAACCAATAAATCCAAATGTGATTTACTATTTCGATCTGGTCGTTCCATACATTGAAAACCTGAGCTTAAGCAATCTGTGCTCTTACATTTCTGACCGCTATGCCGAACTTCCTGCTGACAAGAAGACTGCTGTTCGCTCGCTTATGGTCAAGATCATCAAGGCATCGGGCCTGAAAATTTCCGAAGGTTTCATGACCTCTAGCTCGGCTATTCGTGAGTTCTTGGAATGGACTAATAGTTTCTCGACTGCCCGCCTCATGGAAGCCGATGGCCTCCGCCGTGAAGATGTTCTGCTTCCGCACAGCCAGATTGATGACTTTAAGAACGAAGTAATGATTAAGGATGACACCGAAGGTTTGAATGAAACGATCTCGGTAATCGACGCTGGATACATGAAGCACAAACATGATACCGATGGTCTTGAAAATTACTTGAGAACCGTTGAATTGATCCCAGCAAACGGTCATTTGTTTGATAGCCGTGACTTCGAAAATTTGATGAGTGATGATGAAGCCCGTGCTGAGTGGGATGGGCCGATCTATGGTTATTATATCAATCTTGACGAGCGTGGTGATTTCTATGCCGATGTTCGTGATGAAAATGATCAGACCGTCTTCGAGCTTAAGAGCGAAGATGAAGAACCAGAATACGATGAAGAAGAACCAGAATACGATGAAGAAGACGGTGAGCTTGAGGAAGCGGTTGAACTGTCCTATTCGGGTTATATGGGATCGGCTAAGGGTGGAGTAACCGGATCGGTTCACAAGACCGCTATGGAGGCCGCTAAGGCATTCTTTGAGAAGTATCCCACCATTAAAAAGATTAATGTCGTCCCTGTAACAGAGCTTCCGAATGGTATGGTGTCGATGTACTATCGCGCCCCTTCATACAAGGATGTGACGCCGAAGAACATGGCTGAAATGCTGGCTGATGGTGTATGAGTATAGTAGCTTGGTAGTATTGAAGCGCGATGGCTCTGGTGGACCGTTGAAACGTCTCAGAGATTGATTAATAAAAGCGGCCTTCGGGTCGCTTTTTTATTACCTTGTGTAAAGTAAATAACATGGTTTTTATTTACATTAAATACCGATTTAAATTGAAAAGAAAAAGTACATTATGGTATGGTTAATTCATGAGGTTAACGAAGAATTAGCATAAATACTATGCGGGTTCAGAAAGAACCTCATACCAAGCAAAACCTAACAAGCAAAGTAAAAAGGCAAAATAAAATGACACAGATTGATGACAAAAAAGCACGTTTGCAAGCGTTGATGGCTAAGTCCAAGAACGAAGGCAACAACAGCCGCACCACCACTTCTTCGGGCGACAACGCCTCTTTCCAATTCTGGGACATGAAGTCGGGCGAGCAAACAGTAATCCGCCTCCTGCCTGATGGCGATCCAGACAGCCCACGCTTCTGGGTTTACCGCGAAACAATCACCCTCGAATTTGATGGTATTGTCGGCGGTCAATATCCAACCAACAAGAAGGTAACTATCACCGTTCCATGTATGAAGATGTATGGCCCGAAGGAAGTTTGCCCGATTACCGAGGCGATCCGTCCGTGGTGGACTGACCGCAAGCAAGATGCGCTCAAGTATTATCGTAAGCGCACACTGGTTGCTCAGGGCTTTGTCGTTTCGACATCCCTCAACGAAAAAGACCCCCCAGAAAACCCAATTCGTCGCTTTGTTTTCGGCCCGCAATTGGCCAAGATTATCGAAGCTGACGTTGATGACATCGATTACAGCCATCTGCCGGTAGACTACGTTCATGGCCGTGATTTCAAGATCATTGTGACCAAGAACGGTGAGCACAACAACTACACTTCGTCCAAGTTCTCTCCGAAGGAGCGTACCCTGAGCGAAGAAGAGTTGGCCGCTATCGATACCTATGGTCTGTTCGATCTCGCACAAGTCGCTCTGCCGAAGAAGCCTTCGGAAGCCGATCTGGAAGTCATCATGCAACTGTTCCACGACTCCGTTGCTGGTCTTCCGTTCGATGCTGACAAGTATGCTAACAGCCCATACAAGCCGTATGTGCGTCGTGACGGCCAAGCCCCGGCCTCGGCTCCTGCTGCGGCTCCTGTAGCTAGAACATCGATCCCGGCTACCAAGGCTGTAGCGGCCACGACCCCGGATGCGGAAGCAGATGAAGTCGTTGTTGACGTGGCACCAGCCGCCGAAGCTCCTAAGCAAACAGCCGCCCCATCAGGTGACGCACAAGCCATCCTTGCGCGTATCCGTAACAAAACCGCCGCTGCGGGTAACTAATCTCAATACAGGGAGAGAGTGGTGGTGCGAACCATCGTGCCACCCTTCTTATATCAATGGTAAAACCTTACGATTTTTCTAAATTTAGGAAATCGATCAGTAAATCATTGAATATTGAAACTGGTTTCTTTGATCCAACACATTGGGTTGACACTGGAAACTACGCTGTCAATATGATGATTTCTGGCGATTTCAAACGTGGTATTCCTCTTGGGAAAGTCACGGTTCTGGCTGGTGAATCTGGTTCAGGTAAGTCGTTCATCGCCGTTGGTAAGGTGATTGAAGACTGCCAGAAGCAAGGTATTCTTGCCATCCTTCTGGACTCCGAAAATGGCGTCGATAAGGGTTGGGCTGAACGCTTCAACATCGACATCGACAAGATGCTTCGTATTCCGGTATCGACTGTGGACGAGTGCGCCAAGATTGTTACTGAATATATTGCGGATTACGATCTTCAATATGCGAACGTCGATAAGGCAGATCGTCAGCCGGTCATGTTCATTATCGATTCGTTGGGTATGCTTTCGACACCTACCGAATTGGATCAGTTCGCCGATGGTAACATGAAGGGCGATATGGGCCGTAAGGCCAAGCAATTGAAGGCATTTGTTACACAGTGCTTGAAATTGTTCGGATCGCGCAACATCGGTCTGGTAGCCACAAACCACACCTACAAATCTCAGGATCAATTTAATCCTGATGATGTGGTTTCCGGTGGTTCAGGCTTCATTTTCGCAAGTTCGATTATCCTTACGATGAACAAGCTCAAGCTGAAAGAAGACGAAGACGGTCAGAAGATCAAGGAAGTACGCGGTATTCGCTCTAAGATCAAATGTGTCAAGTCGCGCTTCTCCAAGCCATTCGAGGAAGTAGAAGTTCAAATCCCTTACAACGGTGGTATGAACCCCTATTCCGGTCTGTTCGATTTCTTCTTGGGAAAGAATGTCATCCAAAAGGACGGCACTCGTTACAAGTTCACTATCAATGGTGAAGAACTTAAAATGTTCAGAAAGCAAATTGAACCTTCACACTACGATGCTTTGATGGATTCGTTTAGCGAACCATCAGGTGATATTGGGTTTGGTGACGAACTCGAAGACTTGGCGGACGAGAGTGGTGATGAATAGCGAAAGTGAACTGATCCTAAATATTTGGGACAGAGTGAAACCCTTCATACCAGCCCGTCAACAACACGAGGTTGCGATGTCTATCCTTCGAGAATTTGAAGAATATGGCTTTGAAAGCAAAGATATTCAAATGATCGCTGATGAAGACAGTGTGTTATCGAGGGCATATGACGAGCTTTACGGCTCTCCATATGAAGATGAAGAAGAAGACGATCCCTACGGAGACGACTACTAAATGAGCAAGTGGTATTCAATATTGGCTAGAAGTCCTCTGGACTTTGACAACTTTGGAAAGGCTGTGGATTATTTCGAAGCCCAATACGAAGATGCTAAGAAAGACCTGATCATTGACGAAAAGCGCCTTAATACGGTGCTCAAGGAGATACCGGGTCTATTTGAATATCGCTATGCTCAGCTTCAAGAGCTTGAGGCCATTCTTAAGCTCTATGAACGAGAAGAATTGAAAGAGAAGACCGCTCGTAAGAAATTCTATCTGGAAAATTATAATCGTTCTTTGACTGATCGTCAGGCTGATCAATATGCTGAGGTTGATCAGACAGTGTTAGACCTAGCACAATTGGTTGAACACATAGCTCTTATCAGAAACAAGTTCTTTGGTATCTTTAAAGGATTAGAGCAAATGGGTTTTCGTATTGGTGACATCACACGTCTCCGTGTCGCCGGAATTGAGGACGCCATAATTTGATAACATAATGCTCGGTTTTTATATAAATAAAACTATGAGCAACGTGTATCACAATCTCAGTGGAACAACAGAAGATAAGTTCGCTATAGGCAAGCGAGGACCGACATTCGTGCGCGGTACTGGCTTGCCAACTGCCTTTATTGATGTACCAGATAGCAGCATTTATCTTAGAGAAGATACGGGAACATCGTATCAGAAGACGGCTAGTGGTTGGCTTCAATTAGTCACCGTTGACATGATACCGGTGAGTTCATATAGAACAACTATTGGAATTTCTGATTTAGACGAGGAAAAATCCGTAGTAATTTCTCACAATTTGTCAGAAAAATACGTTATAGTGCAGTTATATTGGGATGATAACCTTATCAGTCCCGATAATATAAGACTTATTGATAATAACTCTTTCAGGCTTTACTTATCTACTTATGCTACAGAAGGTATGATTATTAAAGTGTGCGTTAAAGTGTAACTGACTACAAACTAAATATACTAAAGCAACCTACACGCTGGGGTATATTTTCAATGTTTTCAGGTAATAGTGTTATAAAAGGCGCACTCATTCATGACAGTGTAATTTCTACACAAATCGCCAGTGGGAATACGGATCAACGTCCTGCCACGGCAAACGCCGGTTCGATCCGATATAATCTATCTTTAGGTAAATTTGAAGGTTTCTCAGACCCAACTCTTTCTGGAAATTCGACTTGGGTTTCCATGACAGAAAATGTGGTAACAACGATTGGTTCTGGTCTAAACACCGCTTACTCAAATGGTGTTGTTTCTTTGAGTCTTGCGAACGGCCTCCAAAACCTCAGCATCTTGTCTAGCAACGGTCTCGTTTCGAAGACCGGCAACGTCTATTCGACCATAAATGCTGGTACTGGTATTACCATCAACAGCACAACCGTTGCTACTAACTTGGTCGGCGGAACTGGTATCACCGTGAATGGTGCTACAATCTCCGGTAACTATGCGGCTGGAAATGGTATCACAATCGTCGGTAACACGATCTCTCTCACCGCCCCTGTATCCGTGACTCTGGGTGGTACAGGAGCCAGCAACGCACAGACAGCCCGCTCTAACCTGAGTGCAGCCGGGGTTTACAAGACAACATTTACGGCTACGGTTGCGGGTCTTTTAACAGTAACTCATGGTCTCAATCAACAGTATGTGTTGGTTCAAATTATCGATAATAATAATCGTGCGATTTTGCCCGATGAAATCACGTATTCCAATACTACAACCACTATTGTTGATTTGAGTTCCTTCACCATTTCTGGAACTTGGCAGGTAGTAGTTGTAGGGTAATTGCGAAATCCTCTTACATTTGGTTACGAAACGTATAATACCGTTTTTTTAAAACACTCACGGTCGATAAATATAGTCTATGAAACACGGTATACTTTCATCTGGTAACATTAAGCAAGAATCTACTGGTTTTTTTCGACTGGCCAAGGGTTCAACCGATCAGCGTCCGTCTTCGCCGACTGAGGGTATGATCCGCTTCAACACTGATTTGGGTTATATTGAAGAATATAAAAATCAAGAATGGACCCAGCTTGGTGAAAGTAACTTAGCTGGTAGACCGGCGAGCGGAACAAACTCAAATGCTTTGACGCATCCGGGTTTTGTTAATGGCTTATTTTATGGCTCCCCTCAAGTAGACGCGAGCCAATTATCAAATAACTATTTCGTAAATGGGACGTTGTATGCCATGCCGTTTTTTATTCATGACGGTGGAGCATTTAATCGCATCGGTTTTAATGTAACGCATCAGTGGCAAAATCCCAATATTCGAATAGCTATTTACAGTAATGTCAATGGCGCACCATCCGCATTAATGTATGATCTCGGTCAAATACCTATTAATTCCAGTGGCAATAAAGAAATTGTTTTTTATAATTCGGCTAATTGCTATGGAAAATGGATTTGGGTAACACTCCTATTGAGTTCACCAATGAACCTGATGTGTTATGGTTGGCAATCGAGCGGAAATCCATATTTGGGAAGAACCTCGACTTCTTCGTATACAAACATCGGTGTGACTTCTACAAGCACACCGGCCTCTTCGTTCCCAGCGACTTTTACAAACCCAACCTATGTTTCGAACATCTTTCCTTATATTTGGATTAGGAATACATAATGTTGAATAAATTAGAAGTATACGATAATGGCGTTCTGATCTCGGTTGAGGATAACCGAACAGTTGGGGCTACAATCTTAAAACTGAACAATGATATTAATACTCACCGAGAGACTAGGCTTGCTGCGGGTATGTGGTATCTTGGATATTTTTGGGCTACCGATGCCCGCGCGAGAACAAACCTTACCGGTATGGTTGCTGCTGTCACGGCTGGTATTCCTTTGCCACCGAACTATACATGGCGCGATAATAATAATAATAACGTTCCTATGAATGCTCAAGGTTTGATCACATTTTCTGGATATTTACTGTTATATGTTAATCAGGTCTATACATATTCGTGGGCGTTAAAAGCACAAATTGACGCTTGTGAAACCTTAGAAGACTTGGATGCTATAGACATCTATAGTGGTTGGCCGGATGGAAATATGGACGGGACTATGCCGTCATAATATTTTTGGCCGTGGGGTGTTGACGAATTGAAACACCTGATATATTGTCTCCCCAACAACATCAATTAAGGAGATTTATATGTCGAGCGTCAAGCGCGTCCGTTTCTATTTCGCGGACGAACAATATCTTGCCACTTCCGATGGTCGCGTCTTCAAGAAGGACGGCACCGAACTATCCTATCAGAAGGATGGCGATAAGCTCCGTATCAGTCTCAAGAACGTCGCCCTCCATTCCAAGGTCGGCCTCCATCGTCTGATAGCCATCTGCTTCCTCGGCGCGACGAAGAATGATGAAGTCGTTCATAAGGATGGTAACGGTCATAACAACGCGGTCGAAAACCTCGAACTCAAGCGTCTGGATCGTGAAGTCTCCAAGTTCGGCGATTCCATCAATGTCATCGACACTCGCATCGAAACGGTCGCAGCCGAAATCGCGCCGCGCGTTATTGAAGATGAAGCGTCGGTTGAACCCGCTGTCGAAACCATCAAGCCGAAGATCAAAGCGGCGAAGGCGGTCAAGTCGGTCGTGGATCAGGTCGTGGCCACGGTCGAACAAGTCATGGTCAGCAACGGCTATGGTAAGTTTATGGTGTCGGTCATCGATTTCGAGAACGTTCCATACTACAAGAAGCACGGTTTCAAGATCGTAAAGTAATGATGAAGCGCCGCATGGAAACGTGCGGCGCTTTTTCTTTGTTCAAAAAAATTCATCGGAAAATAACTTTTTTTGTTGACCGATGATAAATAGAAATGATAGGGTGAAATCCACACGGGGTTTCGCCCCAAAATCACAGGAATTTTTCGTTATGTTCGCTCTGCGCCTTAAACTGTTAAGAAAGTGGCTCCGCCGCCCGAAAGGGGGTACGGTTTAATCGCGCATGTCTGCGTTTCATCGGATGAAATAGGCAGACAACATAACGGTTAAGATCGAACCCCCAAGAGCAATACGCTTTTGGGGGTTTTTCTATGTTCTTTTACATTGTGAATCAAAGTATTACGGGACTGTAGCTCAGCGGAATAAGAGCGCCGGTCTACGAAACCGAAGGTCGCAGGTTCGAATCCTGCCAGTCCCGCTCGTAATATGCGCTCGTGGTGAAATTGGTAGCCACGCCAGCCCATTAGAGGGTTGGATACCGCTATACTGGTCGGATGACGATCAAACGAGTATAGAGGTTGGAGGTTCGAATCCTCCCGAACGCACTTGCGTATGTCCGTGTGGTGTAATTGGTAGCCACGGCAGCTTGAGAGGCTGTTGCCTGTAATGGGCGTGAAGGTTCGAATCCTTTCATGGACACTTGAAGTAACTTGGCGTGGTGGAATGGGTATACACACGCACGTAATGGTTTGCGAAAAGCCGTTGCGGTCAAAGTCGGAGCCGAAAGGTTGTGGGTTCGAACCCCACCGTCTTGTTGCTTTATGCTGCCATAGCTCAACTGGATGAGCATCTGATTACGAATCAGAAGGTTGTAGGTTCGAGTCCTACTGGCAGTGCGCGGGTGTGGCGAAACTGGTAGACGCACTAGGTTTAGGTTCTAGCGAGCAATCGTGGAGGTTCGAGTCCTCTCACCCGTACAAGACTTTGCTCGAAAGAGCATACGTGCTGATGATGAAATTTGGTAGACTTCCCGGTTTCAGAAACCGGGGCCTGTAATGGGCGTGGGGGTTCGAGTCCCCCTCGGCACACACTACTATGCGGATGAAGCTCAATTGGACGAGCATCTGTCTTCTAAACAGAGGGTTATGGGTTCGAGTCCCTTGATCCGCGCAGTATTTGTTTGATACGGACGTGTAGCTACAATGGTTAGAGCGTCGGTCTCTTAAACCGAATGTTGTGGGTTCGAGTCCCACCACGTCCTCCAAACAAATACTACTATGGATGTATCACCTCAGCGGCGAGAGGGACGGGCTTTTAATCCGTTGTCAAAAGACCATCGGGGGTTCGAGTCCCTCTACATCCTCATAACCTTTAATATGGATGTGGATAACGATCTATATTAAAGGTTTTCTATGCGCTGGTGGCGGAACTTTGGTAGACGCACCCGTTTCAAAAACGGACACCGTAATGGTATGAGGGTTCGAATCCCTCTCGGCGCACGGGGATATAGCTCAGTGGACAGAGCAATGCGCTTCGAACGCATGTGTCGGAGGTTCGAATCCTTCTATCCTCGCCAACAAAGATGTTGCCAAAATCATCTTTGATGTTTACAAGAAAAGTACCTAAGCGCCCTTGGGGAAATTGGTAGACCCGGCAGACTTAAAATCTGCTTCTAACGAGTGTCGGTTCGAGTCCGACAGGGCGCACGAACACGTAGCTCAGTAGGTAGAGCAACTGACTTTTAATCAGTAGGTCGTGGGTTCGACCCCCACCGTGTTCACCAAGCTGGAGCCATGCCCTAGTGGGTTACTAATCATGTGACGACCTTGTGTACCAGCATGATTGTGGTGAACCCGATCTCCCTACATTTTTGATACGGACGTGTCACCTCAGCGGCGAGAGGGACAGGCTCTTAACCTGTTGTCGTAACATAGACCACCGTGGGTTCGAGTCCCACCACGTCCTCCAAAAATAAAATTGACTTTGATAATGTAAATAAATTATTAATGTCGGGTAAGGAGTAATAGTATGCGTACCGCTGTTTTGAATCAAAATCATATCGTCGCCTTGACGAATAACTTAAGGCCGATTGAAGCTGTGAAGATCGCAGATAAAGAACGTGGCTTGAGAAGCGACCGTAGTTTTACGGTTGTAGAACAGCATTCACCAGCCGTCGAATATCATGTGTATGAAATCGACAAGGCGGACTTCGATTATTTGAATGACTTCGACCGTTTCTCGGACCCTCGTTATGTAGGGTTTGTAAAAACGAGTTGTAAGCTCATTTCTTCCTTTGCGGTCAAGTGATTGATCGCCTATAGGGGTGTAGCTCCAACGGTTAGAGCGGCAGTCTCCAAAACTGCGCGATGGGAGTTCGAATCTCTCCACCCCTGCCAAAATACTTTGATCACAAGGACTGGAATATGACCAACGAAACCGACAGCTTTCACACAAGACAGTGGTTGTATTTGGTGATTGGGGGAGAGTTGGTCTCCGTCGATTCTCTCCAATTCAAAGATGTTTCTAAAATCGACTTGGTAGGTATCTATCCATCTTCCGAGGAAGCGAAAGCTGTTTGGAAGGCCAGAGCGCAAGCCACAGTCGATAATGCCCTGATGCGTTACTTCGTGGTCGATCTCAACAACATTCCTCCATTCGATGATTGGGATGGTTGGTTGTCTGACGCATTATATCGTCATGGCTGATCTTGATGCTTCCATTAAAAAGTAGTATGCTGCGCTTCTCTATTAGAAAAGGAGATAGTATGAAGTATTTGATCAAGGCGACAAACACGATCCGTGAGCTTATTGCTCTGTATGTATTGATCGTGTTTCTGGCGGCTCTGGGCTACTCGTGGGCCGAAGGAAAGACTTTCTGGGATAGTCTTTGGTGGTGCGTCGTGACTGCCTCTACGGTCGGCTACGGCGACATGTATCCCACAACTTTGGCTGGGCGGCTTATTGCGACTGGCTTGATGCACGTCATTCTTCTTTTCATTATGCCTTTGTTGATCGGTCGCATCATCAGTACGATGGTCGAGAATCGCAACGAGTTCACGCACGAAGAACAAGAAGAAATTCTGAAATACATTCGGTCTCAAAAGAAATGATTTACACACCGCAGGAACAACGACATTTACTCAGGTCTCTTGAAAATGCTTTTAAGCAAATAGAGAGCTTGGGTAAATGGACGCAATGTCGTGAGGGCTATGGACATAAGTATAAACGTATTGAAATAGACAAAATTGATTCGGTTTTTATTTGGGAGATTTTTATTGATGACATCACGTATAAGCTTAGAAATAATGGTATTCAAGAATATAAGTATGAATTTACGTTCAATGATAATCGTTTGATGTACACTAATTTCCCGCACACGGACAAGCCCTCGGTGGAATGTATAGATAATCTTTTAATGGACGTGTTGCTATACATATAAAAAAGGCCCTCGGATGGTATGTCCGAGGGCCTAATCATTGAGAGCGTCAGGGTGTAATATTCGTTTCAGCGTCATCGAATCCGCGCTTACTTCCTTCGCGGCATCCTCAGCTTCACTCTATCCCTTTCGGGCCTGAACTTATAGATACGCAACTCTCGCCGTTGGTCTGTTGTTCTGTCTCTGTGGGACTCGAACCCACATTTCCAAGGTCTCCCTCGAAAACACCACCTGATTCGGACAACGGGGATTCGAACCCCCGCCTTTCTGTCCCCACTCGGACAGAACGTGCCTCCATACACCCTTTAAACAACAATTCGTTTGCTCATTTGAGCGAATTGGTATCCCATAGTGGAATCGAACCACATACATCTTAGGCCACTCAGATCACCCATAGACTTAACCGCGAGCCTGTATGAGAACGTGTTACTTACCTAGAATGTTCACACGACCCAATAGCGGAGGGACAAGTATAAGATAGCATAGCCTGATATTTTGTCAAGTCATGTTGTTGAATAAATATCTGTATGCCAGATATTATCAATGCCCGTCTTCCCGGTGGTACTCCACCAGTTATGTTCAACAATACAAACGACACGATAATACCTAATGCCGTGGTCGATAAAATCCCTGTTGTTATGGGGCCAGAAGGCCCGCGTGGGGTGGGTGTTGCCAACGTATACGTTGAGTACGTAAACGGTGAGAATCATCTTCTGATGCTCATGACCGATAACTCAGTCATTGATGCCGGGATCGTTCCTACTGGCGAGGCTGGTCCGCAAGGCGTCGGCGTTTCCAACGCGCAAATTCTGAACCAAAATCTGATTTTCACTTTGACTGATAACACGGTCATCGACGTGGGTGATGTTGTGGGTGAAAACGGTGTAGGCGTACAAGGCGCATACGTAGCTCAGAGCGGCGATCTCTTCATTAATATGTCCAACGGCCTCACGATCAATGCTGGCTACGTAAAGGGCTTAGATGGGGCTTCTGGGACCAATGGTGTTGGTGTACAGTCTGCTACAGTTACGAACGGTCAACTTTATCTGACGCTTACGTCTGGAACCGTGATCAATGCCGGTGCCGTGGTGGGTCCAAGTGGGACCAGTGTTACAGCAGCAGTGGTCAATGGCTCAGGACGCCTTATTCTGACTCTCTCAACGGGAGCGACGATTGATGCTGGTTCGGTGATCGGCCCACAGGGGCCACAGGGTAACCAAGGCGCGACCGGACCAGCAGGTCCATATGGTAATGGTATTGTTTCGGCCAACGCGATTACCGGCTGGCTTAATATTCTATATTCCAATGGATCGATTGGGAACGCTGGGTATGTTAGAGGTGAGCAAGGACCACAAGGTCCGCAAGGTATACAAGGTATACAAGGCCCTATAGGTAATACTGGTGCTCAGGGTATTCAAGGTGTTCAAGGTATTCAAGGTGTTCAGGGCATTCAAGGTATTCAAGGTCCGATGGGGCCAACTTATGAAAATGTTGCGGTGGTTGCTAGTGCGTCTGGAACTGTTACGCTCGATCTAGGTGCTAACTATTTTTATAATATTACCTTAACCGGGGCTACAAGTTTTGCCTTCACGAATGCGGTTTCGACATCCAGAACATATACTGCGATTGTTGCGGTGCGGCAGGGGGGCGGAGCATTTTCGGTAACATGGCCAGCATCGGCCAGAACCCCCCAGAATGTTACGTATACACAATCCACGTCGAATGGTGCGGTAGATGTTTACACTGTATTTACATATGACGGCGGTTTAACGTATCTTCTAACCCAGATCGGGAAGAACTTCTCATAATGCTGTATCATTATTTGGTTGAAGGAAAAAGTACATCGCCCGCTCAGACCTCAAGTACGAGGTTTGATCACACCCCGTATTTTGTAAGCTTTAATGGTAAAGTACACCCAAGTACAGCACCAATGGTAAATGGCCTGTATTCATACGGAAAAGATACAACCACTGCTTCGAGCGGCTATTATGTGTCTGGTATAAGATATGCTATTATGTTGAATACCGGGACCGATTTGTATGTGAAAGATACCGCAAATTCATCAGGTTTTTATAGTAGTGGTCCTTTTACTTTTACGAGAGCGCTTCATAAACCCTCGGTTTTTGGTGGTTATCCACAGACAACTGTAAGTGGTTCTGATGTGTTAACAACATTTCCATTTGCCTCTACATCGACATCACGCTCTATTTACCATGCTACCTCGGCTGCGAGTACGACTACCGCAAATGGTTGGCATAAAACAAATGATTGGGCGGCTACGGCGAGTGTTCTTAGTGGAACGGTATATGTAACGGTTTTGACCCCGGCTTCTAATTTTACTATTACTGTGCCTACCGGTATTCCGGGTTATAGCTCATTTGGTGCGGTGTGTGAAGTAGAATGGATTAATGACGACACTTTTGTGATGTGGAATATGAATGGAAGCTATTTATATTTCTTCAAGTTCAATACGTCTACCGGCATCACGTATGAACAAACATACACAAGCCCATATACCTTTGTATCTGGTAACCTTGCGTCTCGCGCGATGTTATCCCCGGCCAACAATGAATTGTTGCTACATCATGGTTCAAGCAGCGTAACGCATCCTCAATTTTCCTATTTTTCTTATAACCCCTCTACGTCCGTTGTAACCGATGAGACGAGTTCGTTACAGGGCAATATAAACAATTATACCAGAAGCATAATAAGTAATGGGAACAGCCATATACATAAAATATCAAATCGAACTAACAAATATTTGATCATAACAAATATGAAAAATTCAAGTTCTCCTAGTGCGCCACACGAGATTTATTATTATGACTCGGCACTTCGTTCCATAAGCATGTTAAGTGATGTCACATTACCAATTGATGCTACCGAATTTGTGAGGTTTTACATAGACAATCTGGATATTATTGTAACTATGAATAACGTTTCGGGAAACTCGAACTTGTATTTAAAATATTATAGAAACATATTAGCAAATTATTAAAAAAAGCCCGCTTGAAGCGGGCTTTTTTATAGTGGTGGGAGAACCGGCGCTTGATCGAGTGTCCCAGCGTGTTCGGCCTCTCTGTAAGGCCCACACATGTCACCAAGGTTATATCCCGGTCCAGTCTTTACAGCCGGGACATTCCACCAGACGGCACCGTCATCGGAGAATACCAGCGCCCTTGTCTTTTCGGCGTTTTCATATCGACCGGGCTTCACGAGATACCAGTCGAACATTAGGCCGTCCGCAGATTGAGTTCGTCGCGGATGACCTGAGCCAGATCGCCTATGTCGGCCCGCAGGGCATCGCGGAGGTCTTGGATTGATTGGCTGTTCAGCCAGTTGCGCATTTCGTTGGTGATGAACATATTTAAATCTCCTTGAAAAAGGTGAGTATCGATATTTTGTGATACCAACATACACCAATACTCACCTTTGTCAAGCTATACGTCGAACTTTTTCACGAGACCTTTCAATTCGACCAGTAATCGATCATCTTTATTCTGGGAGATCATGTTGTCCAGAGACCCATAAACCTCTTCCAGACAGCTTACCAGAATGCTGTGAAGCTGTTTCATGTTAGGGCCATGTGGAAGCACGTTCGAGGTCAATTGGATGCCGTCGAGTTCGGCTTCCTTGCGCTCGAAGTATTCAAAGATTTGCTCAGGTGTCCACTCGCCACGACGAATAGACTTAAGCTGTTCCCGATTGATTTGGAGATCAAGCGTCCCTGTTGTCAGGATTTGCTCAAGCTCGTTCATCAAACGAACCACGTGATACATAGCCTTGCGATCCACACCTTCCTTGATGGTGTTGATTTGGCGTTCGTTCAGGCCGTCGAAATCACGCTTCATCGAAGCTGATAGAACAAGCTCCCCACTATCCACCTTTTCTTTGAAGGCATCGAACTCCAAACCTTCTTCACCCATCTTGATACGGATGGAGCCAAGCTTGCTCTCCGGGGACAGAGACTTGTAACGCCCGATTTGCGCGTAAGCATAGCCTTTGTATTTGTGGAAAGCCCCCTTGTGAAGGAAGGCGTGTTTGTTCTCGCGGACGATCTCACCGACTTTGGATTGGAACATCACGCAGTTGTCCGGCACGAAAAGGCTATCAATCATGTTGGGGTTGTTTTCCCTACACAGATCGAAATATCGCACGATGGAATAGACCGAGAAGTCGTATTCCTTCTGGTTCTGTCTGATGTGATGCTCGGACCACTGATCGAACTTTTCCGGGTGGTTACCAAAGCCGGGGATATAGCCGGTCAGGTGTGGAAATACGATCTCCTTGGGAGGCACAGCAAAGCCATACACATCCATATCGGACGTGTCCGTATTGACGCCGTAAGCCATCGATCCCATGATGACCAGATACGCGAGGTTATCCGGCAACCATTTCGGCGGACTGATTAGTCCGTGCTCTTGAAGTTTATGAACGATGGTCATTCTTGTACCCACTTTCCGTCTTTCATTTCCCAGCCACTATTACTGAGCGGCCCGCAAGTATCACGTCGGAAACAGGCCCCGGCCTCGTTCGAAGCGCAAGCGTGGTGACAAGCGCCGCCATCCGCACAATGGAGACGGTTGGGATTATATTGGTTCAAATAATCCGTCGAAGTCATGTAGAAGGGGTCGTTCGGATCATACATCCGATCAGTCTTCGGCGGATAGCGATTTTGGAACTCTTCGGGAGACAGCGAATGAGCCTCGCGCACGATCCCCAGCGCAACTTGTGTCTTGTCCATTATGCTGCCCTTCCATAAACCGGGAGGCTTTGTTCAATGACTTGCCAGCCATTATCGCCGAAGTGAAGGAGGAATTTACACAGATACTTCGTGGTTACGTTGTCGTACTGTCTCTTTGCCTCGCTGTAATCGCGGGTAGACACCATAACGCTGCCCCCACTCAGATCAGTATACGAAAAACGATATTCCATGATTTATACCCCCAAAATAAAATGAGGGTTTCAATCTAGCAATATATTTTCTTGCTGTCAAGTTATCCAATTATGAATGGGAAGCCTCTATTGGCGTCGATTAGGTTGGTAAGCTCAGCATCTAATTTTTCGATCTCGGCCACCGCTTCTTGCTTAAGTTCAGCGCCGTTCAGAGTAATTCCGCCTTGTGGGCCAGCAAAGGTAGCAAACTTGCCGCGACCTTGACCCAAGATCATTTTAGCCTGAGACATTGCGTAGCTTCTGATCCAACCCTTAGCGGCGAAATCGTCAATGATCACATCTTCTGGTTTAATCAGCATGACTTCCAGTGCGACTTGCTCACCGATCATTGGTCTGCGAGCCATTTGAATGCGCTTGGTTTGAGCGTTCCAAGTGAAGTCAACGTCACGACCAAACAGACGCGCAGACAGTTCAGAATATTGAGCCGACATATCATATGTTGACAGGAAGCCCGCAGTACCACCGGGAGCACCCATACCGGATGGGCTGTTCATGTAATACATTTGGTTTACGAAGGCCAATGAGAATGGTTCTTCTGTACCAAATTGACCATAGCCGGTTCTGAGAACGGACTTTACAACCTGAACTTCGGCTGGAAGCTGATAGACCTGTTGATCGGTCATGGTCATAAAAATATAACCATCTTCCATTGAATTACCGCTGCGTTGGCGATAGCGATCCAATGTAATGTCGATAGCCAAATCCAGTTCGAGGTCTTCCAATTCAACATCTACGAGGGTTCCACCCAACATGATGTTGATTTCTCTTTTTAGGCGGTCTCTTGGTCTGATGCTCATTCAAGTATTTATTACCGAAGAACGAACATCGCACTCCAAGTTAACGCACATAATGCTGTTGGGATACTATATCTTAAGCGAACGGTTGCGCTGGATAAAATAGCAGCCACACATAAAAATGCCAACCCGACCACTACCAAAAACTTGCTGGTATAACCCATTACGTTTGCTGCGCCAGCGCTGATTGTTATCAATGAACCCAACCCAATTGCGATAATTTCTCCCCTGAGAATGTCTTTATAGAAATCATCTGTGATTGGGATGAAGCTCCCTGCCGCCACGGCAGCAAGAATTATTAAGAAGGACGAACCCATTATTGGCCAGAAAAGATCGAAGCCTTTATAATGAGATAAGATCATCCCACCTATGGAAAGAAGTAACAGGTTAGTGATGCAAAAGGTTTTTTCATATCTAACTGTTACGCCATCCGGCTGGGTTAAGCCGACCGCCATTGCTGGGACATTGATAAGAAACACAAACGCCACAAATAGGGAATAAAACAAAATATCCGCTTTGGATAATGTGGACACATATGTAACCAGAGCGAGAAAAGTCACATACTTAATGGTTTTAGCGATTTGTTCCATTACACCATCTACTTTCTAATAAAATCAACCGTAGCATATACGTGGCGGCGTTCGCAATTTTAAAATAAATAAAGTATGGACCCACAAGCAGAAGCATATGAAGTTCTATCCAAACATGGTATTGACCCTGAACAGGTAGAAACGAATAAAGAATTGGCCAACATCATTCGCAATCTTCCAAAGGAAGATGCGTTAGAAGTTGTTAATGCTTTCAAGTTCTTGCGCGGTAGAGAAGTATGGAAGACTGATTCAAAAAATTCCGCAATTCTCAAGAATAATTATACCGACATCAATTTCTTCAAGAAGCGTATTTGGGAACTGTCTGGTCACGATAATCACGAATTGACTATTTGGATTTACGGCAAGGGCGTCATTAAGAAAATTGTCGTTATGACAAATTTCAAAATGCTTCCAGAGATAATCAAAGCTGCCAAGATTTATTATCCACCGGTCGAAGCAGTTATATTCTCAGGTAAAGCCAAAATCATGTTCTTGGCTTATGCTAATGGTCACACCCTGAGTAAACCAATCCGTATGAATGATACTCCGTTCGTTAATGATCCCGGTCAACATTTCATTTCCCAGCTTCAAAATATTCTCCACCAGCTTGTGAAAAAAGAAAAGCCTGTCGCTTTTAAAGCGTGGTTCAATACTAAATCGGGCGAGACTAAGCAAGTGAAGCAATTCGCGGCTTCGTTAAAAGATAATCCAGAAGCATTCGGCATTCAGCCATCGTCGGATATGACTTTGGTAAACATGCGGGTGAAAGCTGAAAACAATGGTTGGGTGGCTATTGGTGTTGGTAAGGATGACAAAGGAAACAATATGGCATTCGTTCAATCCATGAATAATGATCAATTGAAAGCCTCGGTCGAGAAGCTTTACGATCTTACGTATCATATTCAGTCTTGGGATTATCTTCAACTCAAGTCGAACTTTATGGATAAGACTTTGGATCGTAACGAAATAACAGAGTTCTTCAAGAAAATCGGAATTGATTTAGACGGAAATACTGGCGTCCAGTGGGTTTAAAATAATTGACACTGTTCCTATGTATGTTATGCTGAATTTATAGCAGTAAAGGAACAAGATATGTCTCAACAAAATATTGCCGACGAAGAAGTTGCCGCCTACATTGAATGCTATCGTGCTGTTCATGGTCGTGAACCCAAATTCGTTCCTACCCGTGAGCAATTGGATGGTTTTTACGACATGCTGGAACATTTGTTGGACGAAGCTGGGGTCGTTCTTCGAGGCGCAGCATAAGTTTTATATTGACTGAGAATCATCACTCTTTTATGGTGAATTAAATAGCCGTAGAAGAATATCATGATCAATATAAAGACCATCCGCGAGAATCCAGAAGCCGTTGCCAGCGGGTTGAATAAGAGAGGGCTTGACGGGTCTCGGATAGTTTCGGACATTCTCAAAAAGGATACAGATCATCGTAAATCGTTGACTGATCTTGAGGCTTTGTACGCCAAGCGCAAGGATGCCGCGCGGAATAAAGACCATGAAACCGGGGTGGCGGTGAAGGCCGAAATAACTACTGCCGAAGGCTTGGTCGATTATCTGGCCGGGGAACTTGAAGACTATTTGTTCGACATCCCAAATGTCCCAGCCAATGACGTTCCGGTTGGAAAAGACGAGCACGACAATCAATTGGTTCGTGTCAATGATATTCCGCTCCGTTCCATAAAAGACCCGAAAGACCATGTTGAGATCGGGAGCAAATACGGCCTCGATATATCAGCGGGGGTAGCGATGTCTGGCACACGCTTCTCATTCATGCGCGGCCCCGTGGCACGTCTCGAACGAGTTATCGGGCAGTATATGCTTGAATGTCAGGTTAAAAATGGATTCGAGGAATGCTCCACTCCGTTGCTGGTGAAAGACACGGCCTTGTATGGAACTGGTCAGCTTCCTAAATTCATCGATGACCTGTACTCGGTGAACACTGATGAACATTTTCTGATCCCGACCGCCGAAGTGACTTTGACAAATTATGTCGCTGATAAGATTTTGGCTGAGGGTGAATTACCCCTTCGTCTAACTGCGCTGACCCCATGTTTCCGATCCGAAGCCGGAAGCGCTGGTAAGGACACGCATGGCATCTTACGCCAGCATCAATTTAACAAAGTTGAAATGGTGTCGATCACTACGCCTGAGAAGTCGGCACAAGAGCACGAGTTCATGTTATCTTGTGCTGAAAACATCCTCACTTCATTGGGTATAAAATATCGCATCATGTTATTATGCGCGGGTGACATGGGCTTCGGAGCACAAAAGACTTACGACATCGAAGTTTGGGTGCCATCACAGAAAACTTATCGTGAGATTAGCTCGGTATCCAATTGTGGCGATTTCCAAGCCAATCGCATGAAGACTCGCTTCACCAATGCTCAAGGCAAAAAAGAACCAGTCCACACCTTAAATGGGTCTGGACTGGCGGTTGGTAGAACTTTGTTGGCTGTTCTGGAAAACTATCAGGACGAAGGTGGTAAAGTGTTCATCCCGTCTATTCTTCAATCAGCATATGGGAAAGTGTGGCTGTAATTACTTGATGGCGCAAGCGATAGCCGCCATCACTTCACAGCATTCCTTCGGCTTGTTCGACCAGCCCATATGGTAGTCGATGAAGAATTGGTTGATCATCGCCAAGACCTCTTCCTTGGTCTTGCCGTCATTGAACCACTTAACGACTTCCTCGCCGTAGAGAATGTAGTCATTGGCTTTCTTGATTTCGTAGACTAAGATTTCCGGCATGTGACCAGTTTTTTCCGACATAGCCGCGATCATTTGGCGATTAGCAGCTTCAAGAATTAGAACGAATTGATCAATCTTGTGTTGAATGATTTTCAGGGCATTCGCTTCGCGGTCAGTCATATGTAAATCTCCTAATAATATAATGTTGTCTTACTAACAACATATCATATCTTCTTAGTATGTCAATAGAAAGGGCCGCTTTTTCAAGCGACCCTCCAAGATTAGCTCAATGGCTTGTATGTTCGGATGTTCAACTCTTTGAGTTGTTTATCCGTGACTTCCGATGGTGCGTTCATCATCAAATCTTGTCCTTGCTGATTCAGCGGGAAAGCGATGATGTCTCGGATGGAGGATTTATTAGCCAGCATCATGACCATGCGGTCAACACCGGGAGCCAGACCACCGTGGGGAGGCGCGCCATAGCGGAATGCGTTCAACATACCGCCGAAGCGTTCTTCCACTTCCTCGGCCTTGTAACCAGCGATTTCAAAAGCCTTGAGCATGATGTCGGGTCGGTGGTTACGAATAGCCCCGGAGGACAGTTCGATGCCGTTACACACGATGTCGTACTGATAGGCCAGAATATCCAGCGGGTTCTTGGTTTCCAGAGCTTCCATTTCGCCTTGTGGCATAGAGAACGGATTGTGGGCGAAATCGATTTTGCCTTCGTTCGATAGTTCGAACATTGGGAAATCCACCACCCAGCAGAAATGGAAATGATCATCCTTGATCAGACCGAGTTCTTCGGCGATCTTGGTGCGGGCGAATCCGCAGAACTTGAGGAAATCCTTTTTGATCCCGGCCACGAAGAATATGGCATCACCGTTACCCAATTCATAGGCGGCTTCCAATTGTCCCAGCTTATCGGCATGGAGATTCTTGGCGATTGGGCCTTGTGCGCCTTCTTCGTTCCAATAGATATATCCCATACCTTTTTGGCCTTCTTCGATGGCCCAAGAGTTCATCTTGTCGCAGAATTTGCGATTGATGTTTCCATTGCCCTTGACCGGAATAGCCCAGATCGAGCTTTTGCCGTCGCTGGCCATTTTCTCAAACAGACCGAAGCCGCCGTTCACGAAATAAAGCGAAGCATCGCTCATGACGATTGGGTTACGAAGATCGGGCTTATCGTTGCCGTATTTTTCCATCGAGTCCTTGTAGGTGATTCGCTGGAATGGGTACGAACTTACGGTCTTCCCGTTCGAGAACTCAGTAAAGGTCGAATGAAGGATACGTTCAGCCTGAGAGAAAACGTCTTCCTGATTGACGAAAGACATTTCAATATCGAGTTGATAGAACTCACCCGGCGACCGGTCAGCACGGGCGGCTTCGTCGCGGAAGCAAGGTGCGATCTGGAAATAGCGGTCAAAGCCAGACACCATCAAAAGTTGCTTGAATTGTTGTGGTGCTTGAGGCAGGGCATAAAATTTGCCGGGATGAAGGCGTGATGGAATGAGGAAGTCGCGCGCGCCTTCTGGGGAAGATGCGGTCAGAATAGGCGTCTGAAACTCAGTAAAGCCTTCGCCCTCCATGAACCTACGCAGGTAGCTAATGATCTTGGAGCGCAGCAGGATGTTTGAGTGGAGTTCGTCACGGCGAAGATCGAGATAGCGATGCTTCAAACGTTGGTCTTCTGGATACTGAACATCACCGAACACTGGCACTGGAAGTTCCGAGGCTTCCGACAGAACTGTAATTTCCGAAGCGATGACTTCGATCTGCCCGGTTGCGAGGTTCGGGTTTTGTGTATTTTCCGTTCTCGTTACGACCTTACCGATTACGCGAATTACGCTTTCTTGGCGAAGGTGCTCCACCACCGAGAAACAGGCAGCGGTCTTTTGCATTACGATCTGGGTCAGTCCGTAATTGTCACGTAAGTCGATGAACAGCAAGCCGCCATGATCTCGCTTGCGGTGAATCCAGCCACACAGGCTCACCGTGTCGCCAGTATAGGCCACGGTCAATTCACCACAGGTTTGCGTTCGCATGTTTGTCTTGGTCATTCTTCGTCTTCTTCTTCGTCTTTGGGGTCTTCAAATGGTGGGATTGTGTGGAGCGTGTTGATTGGTCCTTGGAAAAGGACTTTGCCGTCCAAACCCCCGCTTTGTGCGGTCAATGTATCATTGTCGAGATCGACCGTATAGGTGTATTCGCAAAAAAGTCCATCTTCTCCAAAATCGTATGAATTTTGAAGCGGTAATCCGTTTTCGCTGTTGAGAATTTCAGTGATGACTTCGGCGCTACAATTGCGATGAAGATGCGGATAAGCTTTTTCAATTTTTTTACTGTCATCCAAGCTAATCCAACCGTCATTACTTTTGACACCAAGATCAGCCATCATCTTGTTGTGTTCATCATCTGTGATCCACCAACATTTTGCTACTAACTCTTTTAGCAAATTCAAATCAGCAAACGACAAAATACGTTGTATTGTTCTACCAGCCCCGCTCATATAACCGTCGAATTGACCATACTGAGCGACTTTTACTTCATTGTTCAAGCGAACAACCACCAAATGACGAGTACCCATTACGCGGATAATCCTTTACACAAAATTAACCATATTTTTCTATCATCATTGGATGTGGATAAGCAAATATAAAATGTTGACTTGAAAGATTTTTATGATAGTATATGCGTTGATTTAGTTACATGGAGCGAATATGTCATTTTACACAAACATCAGAACCACCGTCCTCGACAATGGCCTAACGGTCATCACCGCTCAAAGGCAAACTCACTCTTCGCTTGTTGCGGTCGCCGTCAACGCTGGTTCCAGTGATGAAAATGACGTAAAGCAAGGCACCGCTCACTTCCTCGAACACATGATGTTTAACGGTACTTCCAACCGGGAAGATTCGTTCGCTATTTCATCCGAAATCGAATCGCTCGGCTCGTCCTTCAATGCGTACACCTCGGCCCGCCACACGGTTTATTTCGTGGAAGGTCTCGGTAAGTTTGTGGATAATTCGCTCGACCTTCTCACCGACATGGTGACCAACATCGCTTTCAACAAAATCGAGAAGGAACGCGATGTCATCCTCCAAGAGTTCGCCATGACCCAAACCAATGGCGGCAAGATGGTCTACAACGGCCTGAAAGCGGCGGCATATCCCGGCAGCGCTCTGGGCCGCGAAACGCTCGGCACGGAAGAAACCATCACAAATATCAACGTCGAAGACGATCTGGCGGTCTATCACAAGGCCAACTATTTCACCCAGAACATGATCGTGTTCTGTGGTGGTAATGTCGATCATGACGAGTTCGTGAAAAAGGTGAAAGCCAGCCACGTCATGAAGCTGCCTCAAGGCCAAAAGGTTCCGACTGAAAAGGCGGAATACGTGGGTGGCACAGTCGTTATTCCGTCTCCCCCGAAGGGTTCGGTTAAGGGTCGCATCGCCTTTCCGGTAAAGCGTGACGAGCGCGTTCTGTCCTATCTTCTCACCGATGTTCTGTCTGGTGGCATGTCGTCGCCTCTGTTCGTTGAAGTACGCGAGAAGTTGGGTCTGTGCTACCATGTCAGCGCCCACTATTCCAACGATACGGAACTCTTTGTCATCGCGTTCGAAACGACGAAAAAGAACCTCAAGAAATGCTTTATCGCCATCGGTAAAACGCTGCGCACCATCGCCGAAAACGGTATCACCGATGCCGACTGGACGCTGGCGAAGAATAAGGCCCTTGTGGAAATTTCCAAGGTCGATGAAGAATACGGCGAACTGATGCAATTCGTTCTGGCCGACATGTTCGATGAAGGCCGAAGCTACGATAACGTGGGCGGAATCCTCGAAGAAGCTGAACGCACGTCCCGCGAACAGGTTCAGGCGTTCCACAATGATCTGATCAATCGCAAGCCGTCGATCAGCCTGTATGGCGACATGAACAAGAAGATCATCGACAATTATGATCTTCCGGGTGAATGGTTAGTCGGGAAAGAATAACCAGATAAGGATCACGCCGGGGATCGCAAACGCGGCAAATAGTCCGAATAAAGTAAGAGTCACTTTCCACGGGAATTGGCTCTTTTCTTTTGCCTGACACATGAGAGTGGCTATGTGCTGGATCGTCTCGTGCTGGGCCAACAGGGACAGATAATGGAAGCTCGCGTAGTCCTTGGACAGGAGAACCCATTCGTCTTTTTTATATTGATAAAGTTCACCATCGGTTTGATCGACGTATAGACTACCATTTGTAGCTTCGACCTCTGGCTCTCCGTATCCACGAATGATTTCAGGACCGTTCTTGCCGATCTTAAAAGAGTCTTTTGTCGTGCCAGACAAATTTTGATAAACCTTTGGCACGAGCGCCAGTCTCCGAACAATGCTATATTTAGATAACACGTTCGGGGGTTTTCTTCAATATAAATACAAATATGGCTCGTATAACTCTCTGGAATAGTGGTAAAAAAGGAAACGATTTCAAGTTCTCCGATAGGGTGATCTCGGAATTTTTCACGGTGTCTGGTACTGCGGTATATGTTCACCTATATGAAGGTGTGTACGACCAAACGTCTAACTCAACCGTCACGAATATTACCAGTATTCAAGACCCGTTATACTTGGAAAACCGCGATAGAAAATATTCGGATACCGTGTATGAGACACGCGGTATCTATCAAATCAACGACGAGACGGATTTCAGTTTGTCTCAGTTCGGGATGATGTTTGAGTCCGATACGCTGTTTATTGAGTTCCATCTAAATGATCTGATCGCCCGTCTTGGTCGTCGTATCATCGCCGGGGACGTTATAGAGCTTCCACACCGCCGCGATAACACCTCACCGACCGCGAAGCCAGCCAACAAGTTTTATGTCGTGAAGGAAGCCGACAAGGCCGCTGATGGTTATTCGTCTACTTGGTATCCTCACATATGGCGTATCCAAGTGAAGCCCATGACGGCCTCTCAGGAATACCAAGATATTTTGGATAAACAGGCCACCGATCCATTTGGGTTGGATACATCCGACACTCTGGGAGACATTCTATCCACCGCGACTAAGGAGTTCGAGATCAACGAACAAGTCGTTGAGAACGCCAAGGCGAATTTCATTCGTAGAAACTTCGAAACCCAGCAGTTCTACTACATCCCCGGTTCTGAGGATGGTTTACAGAACCCTTGGATTTTTGCGGGTGATGGCATTCCGCCTAATGGTGCTCAACTGATTGGTTCTGGTCATGCGTTCCCAGACGTGGCTCAGGAAGGCGATTTCTTCCTGCGTACCGACTACATGCCATCAACCCTGTTCCAGCGCGTTAGCAGCGCTTGGAAGATCAAGGAAGTGGCGTACCGCGAATACGAGTGGGAAGCTGCGCACCGCATCCTGAAAGACTACCTGTCGAACGACAAGATGACTACGTTCCGTGATGGATATGAAATCAAACAGCGTCAGAATTTGTCACAGGTATTGAAGCCGAAGGCCGACTTCTAATTCAGAAGACCCATACAAACCATGTCGGTGGCTCGATAGCAGTCCTTGATGTGAACCACGTAAGTCTTACCGTCGCCACCTTCCCACAGAAGATATTCGGGGACGAAGTTAGTATCGCCGAAGAACAAGTCATCGCGGTCGAACTCGTTCTTAGCGATATACGCATCAGGCGTGACAATGATCGGGTCTTCGCTGTAGGCCGGGGGAACTTCACCGAGTTCGATGGCCATGCCGCGAGACATCTGAGCCGCCGTTTGGATTTCTGGATCATAGAAGTTATGAATGATCGCGTTCGGCCCCAGAAAGAAATATTGGTTCATGACGATCACTTGGTAGCTCCTTCTACGAAACGGGGGCGAAAGTTGTATCGTCCGAGGACTTCCGCTTCCTTAGCGGACAGACGATATGCGGGGCCGGTTTCCATATAGTAAACCAGCCCGCCACTCTTGGTCGTATCGCCACGCTTGACCAGATTACCCGACACATTATCACGCATGAAATCGGTGGCTTTGGTGTAACCCATCATTGAAAATTCCTCCATTTTCTAAACTCTTCGGCTGGTGTGATGACTATTTCTTCGGCTTTGATACCGAGAGCCAGTTCGTAGACGCCGATCCGATCACGAATAAGCTTTTCGAACATGGTGGATACATAGTAGTGGGGCGCACCCCGTTCCATGAACTCGTCAACGACAACATCGTTGATCAGAATGGCGAAACGCCGCGCGAGGAAATCGCCACCATGCGTGACCATTTGGTAGTTAGGAAGCTGTTCCAGAACGATCTTCATTAGCCGCCCCTTCCGCGATGTTCGGCGTCGTCTTCGTTGACACAGCGCCAAACCCCATCACGCCAATCCTCGGCTTCCTGAGAGCCTTTGGGATATGGGTTGGCTTGAAAGTTTGGCCCATGATGACCACAGTAGTCGTAGCCCTCTTTGTATGCGTCCGATTTCATGCGATCCTCTTTCCTTTGTGTTTCTCGAAACGTTCGCCGTTAGAGCCAACCCACTGGCTACGCTTTTCTTCGCCGACCGCCGATTGAGGATTGGTATAGGAACGAACTCGTTCCAGAAGGCGAATGGTGTGGCGATCATCGCGGTTCACGTCTTCATCGAACATCGACATGGCGATATTGATGGCATCCCGGTGATGACGCTCTGAATGACGATCCAGCTTGTTGACAAAATACAGGATACGCACACTGCGAATTTCCGTCACATCGTCGCCTTGGCTGTTCGTGGTGGTCACCTTCATATCTTTGGTATCCATCATGTCCAGCTTGAGATCGAAAACGTCATTCTTGAAATTGATGTTGTAGATCAGGCGCATGTCAACCGAACTATCGACGGTGACTTTGAAACCAGAAGCCTTGCCGGTGCGCGACGTGACGATCAGCGAATAATCATAGACCTCGGCCTTGATCATGACTTGAAGAAGGTGAGCCGGGGTCAGATTAGTACCAGCCGCTTGGAAGATTTGACATTCCTTTTCCATGCGAGATATACAAAATTCGATATTTGATACTCGGCGTTCATCAGTCATATGTAAGCTCCTAGATTATATTTTATGAACCTATAGTATCACAGAATATGTTGATGTCAAGTAAACATAAAAAAGACCCTCGGAATACCGAGAGTCTTTGAGTTTTAACATGAAGTCTAGGAAAGACTTTCTTGTCAATTAGGCGGTGATCTTCGCCGTGTTGACATTCAGCGAGCGCCATTGAGCGACACCAGCGTCGGTGACTTCAACGACCGAGATTTGGCCCGAAGCCGAAGGAGTTGTGTTCAGGGTGCCAGCGGCTTGAGCGGCTTCGATCAGAGCCTTGGCTTCCGAAACGTTGGTGCTCAGGGTGGCCTTCATGGCGCGCAGCGAGCCGTCAGCCTTGGTGAAGGAAACCGACACGAGGCCGTTGTTCAGTTCTTGTACGATGTTCGACATTTGCTTGTTAATCCTTGGATTAGCTTGTTACAGGCTTGATGACTGTCATCAAGTTAACTCTAATGTATCAAGTGTTTTTGGGAGATTCAATTTAATTCGTATTTTTTAACGATATTTTTTAACCGTATTTTTACATTAAAAAGGCGGAGATTTCTCCCCGCCTTTACAAATTCACTTTGTTGAGTGAATTAAGCAGCGCCGCCCTTACCGATAAACTTGTCGATCAGCTTGCGGCCTTCTTCGGTCTGAGCGAAGCCTTCGACCATAGCACCGAGCTTTGTGCCGCCCGTGGACGAGAACAGTTCACCGACCGAGTTCAGACCCTTAGAAGCAGTGTCGTTGTTGGCGATGATCTTGATCTCAGCCTTTTGGAGGGCAGCGGCCTGAGCCACACCAACCACCTGAGAGGCTTCTACCTCACGCAGATCGATAAGGTACTTTTGGTAGCCTTGGTTTTCACCAATTTCCTGCGCCAGCAGGATTTGAGCTTGAACCGGAGCGGTTTCCATCGCTTGCTTCGCAGCAGCTTCGGCCTCACCCTTTGCCTTGATACCTTCGGCGGTGAGCTTAGCTTCTTGGAGATTACCTTCGGAGATCAGAACTGTGGTCTTCTTTTGAGCCTCAGCTTTAATAACGTCAGTATCGCGTTGCTGTTCAGCCAGAACGACTTGAGCCTTTTTGGTGATTTCAGCATTACGCTGGGTTTCAACCGAAAGAACTTCCATTTCGCGCTCTTTGGTGATAGCGGCTTCTTGCTGTATGTCTTGGCGAGACTTTTCTTTGGCGATACCCGTAGCGCGCTCTTGCTGCGCAGTACGTTCACCAACTTGTTGTTGGGCTTCTTGCTCACGAATGAGAACGGCTTGACCGGCAGCGATTTCAGCTTCCTTAGCGGCTTGCTGGTTCTTGGCGACTTCGACGCGGGATTCCATTTCGATGAACGAGGTCTTCTTCGCCATGATGTTAGCGATTACCTTAGAGCCGTCCGAGTCACGGATGTCCATCAGTTCGAGGTTCTTAACCGGCTCAACGCCCCAATTGGCGAGTTCGGCTTTTACTTCGTCAGTGAATTGTTGACCGAAAGTCGAGCGATCACCCATAACAGTGTTGATGTCATAGGACGACAGAATTTTACGAACAGCGCCTTGTACGACCGATTGGAGTTGGGTCTTCAAGTCGGTGAAGCTGGAAACGCGCGCTGCGGCGGTATTGGTGTCAGCGATACGCATGAACGCGGTAATGTCGAGTTCGAACGGAACGCGGTCTTTGTCATATGCTTTATAGCTGTTCAGAGACAGATCAAAGTTGCTGACTGGAAGCTCGATGGTTGTAACACCCCAAACCGGGATGAATGATGGGACGCGGTAATAGACGTTACCGTGTTCAGCGCCGACGCCGTAGCTGGTTGTCTTTTTGCGAGACTGAACGATGTGGACCTTGTTCGTATCAACGACAACGCGCCATGCGAACGACAACAGGATCGCGGTGATGACCAAGAAGGCAACAACCGCTACCGGGATTACAATCCATAAAAATGGAGGCATACTCTACTCTCTTACTGATTACTGGCAGACACAATCCACACAATGTAGATTTGTGGTTAACGTAGCATTAACGTTAACTGAGGGCAAGGGATTTATTTTGTTGAAATTCTTGATTAAGTAAGAAAATGTGGCATACTTGAAAAATGATTATAACCAAAACATTCGATGATGCTGAAAAGTGCCACACGCTGTATAGGACCGTGTGGGAGCAAATGGTGCTCGGTAAAATCGCAACCACATTACCCAAAGATAATATATTTTATCTTTGGGTAATTCACAGGGATATAAATTTTCTATTCTCGATAGCCGATAATATGGTCAACCCTGATAGAGATATTTATCACGCTATAACTGAATTTGAGACTGATAAATTCGTTATTCGGTTTGATCCAACATTCAAATATCATCCACCATACGGTAGAGATATTGTCACCAGCTATAAAATGTATGTTACTGGTGAAGAGACCGAAATTGATGATTTTCTGATCACACTATTATTATCATTATGAAAAAAGGGCCTTTCGGCCCCTTTTTTTATTCTCGATAGACGATTGGGATACGTCGATCCCGCCCGTGTAATTTGGAAGTGATCTTGATGCCGGGACATGCTTGGCGGCGCTTGTATTCCGAGCGCAGAAGAAGCTTGTAGTGGCGCTGTGCTTCCGCAGGATCAAAACCAGCATCGATCACGTCTTGAACCGAACCGGCCTTGTCCACCAAAATATTGAGGATTGGATCGGTGATGTTGCGGTAGTCGAACGGATCGCCTTTGGAATTTTCAGCCAAGCCAGCGTCCGGCTTTTTGTCGATGATCTCTTGCGGAACAACTTCACCCTTGGGACCAAGGAAGCCGTATTCAGCCGGATCAGCTTGATTTCGCCACAAACATAGCGCCCATACCAGCGTCTTCGGGCAATCCTTGATCGGGTTGTAACCACCCGACATGTCACCATAAATCGTACAGAAACCGAGGCTCACTTCCGACTTATTACCGGTGGACAGAACCATGTGGCCTTCTTGGTTAGAGATAGCCATCAGGATATTACCACGAGCACGAGCTTGGATGTTTTCGTCCGCCACGCCGGTCAGTTCACCCGAATAGTTGCTCAACTCCGGGTCCGTGGTGAAGATCGTGCCAGTATTTTTACGAGCGCCATTCATCATGGACATGCTGTTTGGATTGTATTCAGACGGCTTGTAGGCATCGCGTAGGGCTTGGACAATCGGTTCAATGCTGATCGACCGATAGTTAGCGCCCAAACGAATAGCGCCTTCCAAGGCATCGTCTTTCGAGGCTTGGTCCGAGAACTTCGACGGAAGAGACACGAGATTGGCATTTTTCGGTCCTTGCGCATCCACAAGGATAGCGGCCACCAGACCCGAATCTACACCACCTGAATAGCCGAGAACGCCGGACACGAAACCTTGCTTTCCGAAGAAATCTCTCGTGCCGGTGACAAGACATTTGTAGACATCGGCAATGCTGGAAGGCTCGACATCGTAAACGCCCGGTTGGAACGAGTCCAGCGAGACATCGAAATAGTGAACACCTTCTTCGAAGGTAGGCACAGCCCGGTAGCCATTCTTGTCGATGACAAACGAATTACCATCAAATACGATCTCGTCTTGACCACCAACCATGTTGGTATAGACGAAGGGGACGCCGAACGCATCACCGACTTCGAACAGTTCGTGGATACGATCTACGATTACATTCTTGCGGATGACATTCTTGCCGATTTCGAACGGCGAACCATTGATGCTGATCATCAGGTTGGGGAAATGCTCACCAATACATCCGCTCAACGAACCGGAATGCCACGCATCTTCGCAGATCAGAATGCCGATCTTGAGATCGCGGAACTGCCATGTTGGTTGAGGCTTGGTTGCTGGGGCAAAAGTACGGACTTCATCGAACACGCCATAATTCGGGAGGCGTTGTTTATCAAAGATCGAATAGTCTTGGTGAACCGGATCGACCGCGAATGCGGAGTTTGTGGTTTTACCATTGGTGTTTAGGTTGGGGCATCCGAAAATGACACCGGCCTTTTCCTTGGAAAGATACACGGCATCAATGAATGATTTTCGCGCTTCGATACATCTGTCGATGAAATCCGCCTTCAACGCGAGGTCTTCGATGGGATACCCACTGATGGAGCATTCGGGGAAGACTACCAGATCGGCGGTCTTTGCCGCTTCAATGTATAGTTGAAGCATACGCTCCGCATTGCCGAATACGTCGCCGACAACGGGATTGAATTGCACTGAGGCAACTTTGATCATAGTGGACATCCTTATTAGGCCGTTTCAGCCTGAGCCGAAATCTCGCCCTCTTGAAGCCATTTCTCAGACCGCGCGTCCCACTTGTATAGGACCGTGGCAAATTCGCAGTAGGTATAGTTACCCTGATAATAGATAAATTTGGGTTCACCGAACTTCTGACGAATGTTGTTCAACGCCGTCTTTTGCGACATTGTGAGCTTGGTAGGCTTCTTTCTGGACATGTTTCCCTAATGTGGAAAATTAAGACTGTGCTCAGTATCCATCTATGAAATCAAAAAGTCAAGCCTTTTTGAGAAATAAATATAACTATGAATGAATTGAATCGTGGCATATTTTCTATCACAGACTTCACCGTCGCAAGAAAAGCCTTTGTTAAAATAGCTAATAACATATTTGCGAAAGAAGCTTTCGTTATCGAAAGGTCTTCGTACATTGATAGCTTGGTAGCCACGACTCCCTATTCGGAATATCTCGTGTGGAGACGCGCCGAAGGTAAAAAATATATTGAACAACTTCCACCAGAAACGACTTATGATCACAAGGTCTACAGTTATCAGGAGCGCAATGATCTGTTGCTCGATCCAAATTTTGTTTCTTCCATAATCGCGGGAAACAAATATAAAATTCTTGTGGACGGCGTTAGCAATGTCGATGATCCTCAGTGGAGTGTGTGGGAAGCATCGACCGAAAACATCCCAGAAGATGCCAATGACGAAGACGTTGTTCAGACGCCTACACAATCCGAAATCTTCAATACTTGGGGGAGATTTAACGGAAATCAATATTTCATTAATGCTGGTGTGATTCCACCGGGAAACGAAGCGCTTTCTTGGGATTTCGTCAATAACCGTTTCGAAACCACTGTGAACAGCGCCAACATGATTGGTTTCGTTTCACCGAATGCTTTGTCGAACTACAAGCATACCGTTACCGTAGGTAGCACCAACGGGGATGATGACGTTATTGGTCTTGTGGTAGCTTTTGCCGAAGTCAATGGCGTCCCTCATAGCTTGATCGCAAATCGTGCGGTCAAAGGGAGCAATGTATCTGAGGCATGGAGCCTTGTGTATTACGCCGGGACAACCAAGACCATTCTCGTGAATGGCCATAATACTATTTTGCCAGAAGGCGGTGGATGGAACGCTCTGGGCGAAATACAAATCGAAGTGGTCCGTGCCAGTAATCGTGTCACGATTCGAACGTCGCAAAAAAATGGCTCTCTGGACGATAATACTGCGCTTGAATACGAGATTCCATCGAACTCACCGTTCTATGGTCCTTCTCGCTTCGGATATTGTGCGTATAGCCAAGCCGCCTCCTATTTTGCTAACGTAACCTTGACTGGATATGGAAGCTCCTTCTTGGTCAATAATCCGGGTCTGGTATTCTCTCCGGTGAAGACCTACGACATTGTGGTCGATACGCTGGAAGAACGCGATGCTATCCCGAACCCAACTCAAGGCTACAAGGTTCTAGTGAACGCAAACAGCGAAACTCACAATTTCTGGACAGTATGGGAATACAATTCTACAGCATACGAACTGATCAATTATCAGAATTACAGAACTGTTGATTTCTTCAATTATGTAGATTGGTACGCTGAGGGTTACTCATATTTGAATCCCCCTGCTGTTACTTATAATACGATTAGAGACCGCGACGTTTCTTTCGTAAATAACAAAGACAAATTCGTCAAGGTATTGGATGACGATAACGGCAAATGGCTATGGTGTGAACACATCGACGGCGCGTGGATCGTTGTGGCGAGACAATCCGGTACAATCGAGCTTTCTGAAAAATTCTACGACGAAGACCTGATCAAGTTTGAAGGTGACGTTGATCAATTCAACCAACGTGATGGTTCGATTGAATTGAAGTATTTGATTGATACGCTGAGAAGTGAAATTTTGACTATCGAAGAACAAAACACAATGTTCTACGATATGCTTCACTATATTCATTCGAGCCAAGATCAGGTCACTTGGGCTTTCAAGACCTCGTTCCTAAATTTGATTGGATATAACGAACCACTTAAGGCTGTACCAGTTCAGCCTATCGACAACACACAAAACCTCATTGATTACATCACCGAAGTGAAGCCATATCGTGTTAAGGTTCGTGAGTTCTCGCGTATCGTTTCGCCAGACATCGACAACGCTGCGGTGTCGGTTATGGATTTCGATTTCCCAGCATATTTTGACGAGTCCACGAACTCATATCGCATGTTGGATATGAAGAATGCTCGTGATCTCACAATCATTCAGACAACCGAACCTTGGAAAACTTGGTACGCTAATTACAATAAAACTGGCCGCGATCTTGCGGAATATACTCCCGCATCTTGGAACCCAACGCGCTTTATCAAAATTGGTTTGAATTTTGATAGAATTGACCACCTTCCTGTCGTTTTTCAGGAGAGCTTCATTTACAATCAATCCATTCCTCTCAACTATGACGTAACAAATAAGATCGTTGAAGTGCTCGCTGACAACGAAGTCGTTAAGAACTACACAATAACGAGCAATACAATTCTGTTTAATGGTTCTTATGACGCGAACACGGTCATTACGGTTTACGTCAAAGAAAATATCGCGGCGAATGCTGCGGCGGATCGTGTTGTTCGTTTCTACGGCGGGTTTGAGGAAACAAACATCGAAAAGCTGACTGGCATCAAGGATGATCGCATTGATGGTGGATCATTCACGGATGAAAAGGATTTTACAATTCTCGATCAGGATGGCGACGATACTATCAACGAACAAGATGGCTTTCAGATGGAGCGCAATAACCCAGAAGAGTTGGTTGCTCCTTCGGTGAGCGATACCTTGAGTATTGACGTATTCATGTCTGGCGGCGCTTCTATGCCAGTACAAGGCTATCACGACATCTTAAGCAACGGAACGGTTCACCTCGTATCTTATACTGAAAATGCGGATGTCGTTGTTCCATTTGCTGATGGTAAGCGTATTTCACCAAGCCTGTATTCAGTCGATCACGGGAACAAAACGGTCGTTATTTCAAATACACCAGCCGACACAATCACGCTGAGAACTTTCAGCGAATTGACCGCTGGGGCGAATGTTCAGATCGAAGTGTTTAATTACCATGCGAACTCGACATATGTGATTGGAAACAATAGTCAAGCACCGGAGACATTGTTCGTGGATGTCAACGGTCTGCGCCTGAACCCGGATGAATATACGGTAACGGGATCATCGGTTGTGATGACCGCCGTGTTGTCGGCGGGGGATGAAATTCAAATCACCTATCTGACTGATCCAAATGCCGCTGGTATGGCGACTTCTCTGGTGAATGACGAAAACTCTGTTGTTCTGTCACTAAATGGGCCGACATACACTTGGATTAGTGTGGACGGTGTTTATCAGGATGCCGCTAACCCGCTGGATATTCCTTACCCGGAAGAACAAGACGAAGCTTATTTGTTCGTGGCCAATGCCGTTGCGAACAGCGCTGATATAAGTTCGGTTTGGAGCCATACACCAATTCATTTGTCTTTAGATGGATCGACCGCCGTGTTTATTCGTTTTAGAAATGATGATACAACATTCTCTTTCCAGAACGTGAATACCGGCACAATCACATATGAGTCCGTGGCCAACGTAACCATTCATGCGGATAGTCCAGCATCATCGGTCCCGCATGATTTCTATCAATCCATCACGTTTGCGGTTGGTATCCCAGATACAAATTATTTTGTGGTGGGTGGTAGCTGTGTGCCTACTGGATATGGTTCGTATAGCCCGTGGTTTATTTTGTATGAAGTCGATACTGTCAACCAAGTCCCTGTGAGGGTCGGTGGTATCGTTTATCGTATCAATGATCTGACTGGTATTGGACCATCCATAAACTGTATACATCTTGATCAAGATACCGGTTCATTCTTTGTGTCTGCTACCACTGGATATAGCGTTTCGCGTTTACAACTATTCAAGCTTCCGCCAATAGCACAATGGAATGATCAAGTATATGTTCCGAGCGCAACTGATGATACCGTTATTGCCAATACAACACAGTGGTTAAATGATAGCTATACGCTGGTTATGGCGGGACGAGACGATGGTAAAGGCGTTATCTTACCGAACTACGCAAATGGTACTATGGAAATGCGTTACTATTACTACATATCCAAGAACCGCGTTCAGTTCGCGCACGAGGAATATGTGTCTGCCGACATCGCCAATGGCGGCACTTCGGTAACGTGGTCAAATATCTGCCCGCACGTCAAGAATAACATGTTTGCTTACCCTAATGGTTGGATGGGGTATGTGCCGTTCTCTACTCCGGGGGCGGAGTGTACCGTCGATACTCAATTCGATACGATCTTTGGTTCATATATGGCCAACACCGATCTTTGTTTTGATGGGACCGTAATCGATACTTCGGATAATAACTTCACAGTAAACGTAGGTTACACTGAGTTGTTTACGACGAAAAAGCTAGACGCGGATACTTATCGTTTGGTCATGCGTAAAGAAATGGGTGGAGTTCATAACAGTAACATTGGTTTTGCTATTCAAGCTGATGTCGTTACGTATGACACTCAGGCCGCTGAATTTACTTACATGTCTAACGTAGCTGGACCAACTCTGGATACAGTTTCTTGGTTTGCTGGTACTTCATCTGATCGTTATACCTATGGTAAGCATGGGCCAACTGTGTTTATGGACCAAGCCGGGGATATTTTTGAAGCATTTGGGGTGAACGAATACAACAAACTTCACCGCGTAGTGATCCGTATTGGGGACTATATACCACCATCGACCGACGAATATATTCCGAACATTGTAGTCACCGTGTTTGACGCACCGCTGATCACCCCAGAAAGCTATAAATTGTCTTTGACGAGACCAGCATATGATCTCTTCAATCCAAAGGAAACTGGTGACTATGATGCCGGTGGAGTGGAAGAATATTCGTTCGATACTGGCGTCGTCGGTGCCGTAGAAAATGATATACCAATTCTTGTTGCGAGAGAAGATTCATTCCGTCTTATTGACATGACATCTTCTGTGGCAACATTAAGTCAACCATTATATCTGAATAATTCCACGATCTATCTGTCGGTAACTGGCGATCTTATTCCCCCACGTGTCATTGACGTTCAAGCTTTGGATGGCAGCATAACACAGCAGGATCGTTGTGGCGTTATTTGGATCAATGGTGAGCGGATTGAGTTCGATAATATCACTGTAAATGGTGGCGTTACCGAATTGTCTGGTCTTCGTCGCGGGACACATAATACCTCGGTCGGCAATGAGCGTATATTCAAGGTGAGTGCTGCTGGGAATGGATCGAACAAATCTTTCACTATGATGGGTGTAAATAGTATGGATGGGCTGTCTGTGGCGGTCTATGAGCCTCTGGTATATGCTAATGGAACACTGATCACCAGCGATGGATACACGGGGTTCCCTGTCCTTTCTGCGAAGACTTTCACTGTTGATTATACGGTGACTACGACTTCGAGCGGCTTGACTGTCAATTTCAAGAAAGCCCCGAACTTCGGAACAACCGTTTATCTGATCAAAAAGTTTGAGCAATCTTATTATGACACCGGCACACCGGTCTACGATGGATTAATATTCATCTCGGATCAAAATCGTGTTTAAAAAGTAAATAAATATCAAATGAGCGATACACCAAACGAAATGTCTAAGCCAAAAATCTATGATCAGTTTGTGATCAGAGATAAAGATACTTCCGAAGTTTTGGTACAAAATTTATTCGTAAGAACAGAGATAGAGGACGATGGGGACGAACCAGAATAGATTTTATGTCTATGCTATTTGTGATCCTCGAATAGACTTTTATCATAATTTATTACGCCACCAACCATTGTATATAGGCAAAGGTTGCGATGATAGATGCTATTCGCATGTAAGAGAAGCAAAGGGAGAGATCGCTGTAAAGCGATTAAATTCACTCAAGCATAACGCATTGAAACAAATGCTGGATGACGGGGTAGAACCGGAAATCGTTTTTATTAATGAGCTAATGTTGAGCGATGATGCTTACGCTTTAGAAATAGCATTGATAAAAGAGTTTGGTCGCTTTGGTATAGATGCTGGTGGTATATTAACAAATAGAGTAATCACGCAGAAATCATTGGGTGGTGGCAAAAAAGGGATGAAGCATTCCAAACCAAGATCGATGATTTATAAGAGAACTGGATGGATACCAAGCCCCGAAACTCGTGAGTTGTGGTCGAGACAACGAAAAGATAAAAAGCACTCGAAAAACACAATAAATAAGATGAGAGAAGCACAATCCGGGGCAAATAATGCTAACGCATTGAATTGGATTGTTACTAAACCCGATGGTAATACGGTCAAGGTAACAGCCTTACGATCTTGGTGTGTAGAAAATGATTTAAAATTCTATGATGTTTACAATTCCAAAAATGGTTTTGTCACTATCAAAATAGGTAAAGGACGCGGCGGCGGGCGTAAACGAAATGAATGATAAGCTTGGAACGAAATTCGTTGGACATGTCAAAATTGTTGACGCGAATACTAAAGAAGTTTTGGTGGATAAGTTCAACAGTATCCATTTCGAAAATATGAGCGAAGCCCTTGCTTTGGCTCTGGCGAACCGTCCAACCGGGAACATTCATGAAATGGTTTTCGGAAACGGTGGGTCGGTAGTTTCTGGTATTGGCACGGTCACATATTTTCCACCGAACGTAACCGGTAAGACGGCGCAAATCTATAACCAAACTTATCGTAAGGTTGTGAATGATTTGTCTCCGCTGAACACCGATCCAACAAACAACTACATGCGCGTGAAACATGCTCAGAACACCATCTATTCAGATGTTGTGATTGTTTGTACGCTCAATGCTACCGAGCCAGCCGATCAGATGGCTACCGATTTGTCGAGCACAACCGAAGGTACATACGTATTTGATGAAATTGGTCTCAAGGCTTATGAAACAATCGCCGGGGCTGGTAAGCTCTTGACACACTGTATCTTCCACCCGGTCCAGAAATCCTTGAACAGAACTCTGGAAATCACATACACTATCAGAATTTACATGTCGTAATTGGGAGTAGAATGGCTTATAATTTATTCTCAAATAATGGAAACGTAACCGTCAATGCTGAGACGGTAAACACCAGCGCGGCCCCAATTGCTCTGGTCGGTAAAAATGCGATCAATTGGGGTGATGACTATGCTCAAAACTTCTTGAGCTTGGTTGAAAACTTTGCTGGCCCAACCGCCCCAGCTAACCCTAGAAAGGGTATCCTTTGGTGGGATACATCGGTTGGTGTTCTCAAAGTATATAATAGTTCAAACGCATGGTCCTCAGTATCACAGCAAGCCGCATCCGCTGACAAGCTGACAACGGCCCGCACAATTGCTATTTCTGGCGCTGTTTCCGGTTCTGGATCGTTTGATGGATCGGCTAACGTTTCTATCGCGGTATCTCTCCCAACGACCCTTGGTGGCGCTTCTGGTTCTCAAAACAACGCGCCCGGTTTTTATTCATCCCCAGCTTTTACGGTCAATGAAAAGGGTATCATCACCGGGATCACGAACAACGGCGGTGACGGCGGTGGACCGGCTCAGTATGTATCCTCATTCAATAACCGTGGTGGGAACGTCAATCTGACCAGTCAAGACGTGACTGATGCTTTGGGTTATACGCCTACACAAAACGCATTGACCTCGATCAATAGCACTCAGGTAACTGACGCTCTAGGATACATCCCAGCCAATGATTCTTTGGTAGTTCACAAGGCCGGGGACACAATGTCCGGCACACTGAACATGAATGGTAATCGTATCACCGGTCTACCAGAAGCAAATGGCGGGGATCAACCAGTACGTAAGAACGAGTATGACTATTTGTCTTCGGTTGTGAACCAAAAGACTATTCGTTCTTTCAATGGCGGTGCTTCGACATCTTATGCTGTTACCGTTTCCCCTAACGCGCCATCGGGAGGTAATGAGGGCGATGTTTGGTTCCGTTACTAAAAGCGTTGTATAGTGAAATTGATATTTGGGGCGATGCTTATGGTGTCGCCCCTTTTGTCTGAATGACTGTCAAAAATAACGCCGGACCCATTTACAGATTCATTCATACGATCTCGGACGCGCTTTTTGTATTCCATAAACGCCACGACGCCATCGTCTTTCTTGGCCAAGCTGGGTATTTTTTCAGAGAAAATGGTATCGATCCAGATACCACCCTCGAACGGACAGAAGAACAAATCGCCGTATTTTATTTCCAAAGAAGTGCGACCATTACCAACTGGAACAAAGGTGGTGTCTCCCAAATAGGTATAGCAGTGGCCTAAAACATCGGGAACGGTGCTCCAAGAAACAAATGCTTCGATCATATCATATGTTGTAAATGATGCTGGGGCATCCACCATATTGGTCTTTATTTTTTTCAGGCCATCTTTGATATATTTCATATACGACAAAGCATCAATGTCCTGTAAGGTCATTGATGCCAGACTATCAACGATTGTCGCTAATGTTTTATCTTGGCGAGCTTTGTTCAGTACGACATTCTCCGGGGATTTTCCCATGAGAACATTTTTTGGAATTAAAGTCATACTTTATTTAGACTGTGGACAAATATCTCGATTTAAAGTCTGAGAGTTTTTGTCCGGCTGTCTTCGGTGGGGGATTCATGATCAGCATGAAAGCATCGAAAATTGTTTGGAGATTATCTTCGCGCTTCGCCGTTTCGGTATCACCGGCTGAAAACAGCATGTCGGTGCCGTTGAAAACAATGCGTCCTATGACAGCATCATTTCGCTTTACTTTGAATGTGACGATTCCGTAACCGTCGATCTTCGCTACAGGGAATGGGATGTCGGTTGGCCATTTCTTCGCAACGGCTAAAGCCGTGGTCACGGCATCCCAGCGGGCTTTATCCGCCTTGTTGCCCCGAAATCCCTTGACACGCTGGATTAGGTCATTACGGGTCAAGACAAGTCCCCATAGATCGATCCAGCGATAAGAGCGCGAGCGTTCATGTTCAGATACACCCCCATGACATTCAGGCGGGCCATGAACGGCATTTCAGACAAAGAATTTGCGGTAACGCCCAACTCTTTGAATTTTTCACGATCCGCGTCATAGACCTTTTCAATTTGCTTGATCAGGTCCGGGTTTCTGCGAAGATAAAATTCGAACGCATTCTTAGCCGCGATCTCGCCCAAAGCGTCATGAATGTCTCGGTCGAAATCGTTGATAATGTCGTCTGGCGACTTTTCGGTCAAGCTCGCCAGAGTAGTCTCCACGGTAGACCCGGTGGTCCCGTATCGAACTTCTACGTAATCGTCTTCAATGAAGTCGATGATCACATAACATTTCTTGGGTTTAAACCAAACCTTGTCGCCGACTTTCATGCTCTGCCTTTCTTTGTTTGACTACCGCAAGCGCTTCATCTTGGGTTTCATAAACTTCGCGCAGGATGCCAGTATGTTCAAGGCTAAAGCCTTCGAAGCTGTACTTGCTCCCCATTACACTGAATTTTTTGTAGCGACCGTTCGGCCCCACCCCCGAATTTGGGATTTCGTTGATCTTATAGGCATCACCTAACCTGATAGCATACATGCCATCCTTGAGGATTTTATCACCACCAGCCGCAACCGTATTGTTCGACATATTCATTCTCCTACATATAATATAAGCATATCATACAATAAAAGCGGGATATGTCAAGTATTAGAAGTGATAGTTCTTAGATGGGCGGCGGCACTTGACTTGGCCATCCGAGTTCGATTTTTCTTTCAGGCAAAACGCCAGAGCTTTGTTCGGCTGTTTCATAACCAAACCCTCGTAAGCGTCATCATCCAGATTATCAAACAGACTGGAAAATCCGGTCGTGTGGTTCTTCACCAGCCATGTATTGTCGTCAATTACAGTATGGCTTACGGACCCGGTATCTTCGGTCGGGAACAGGGATTGAAGAAGGTCTTGGCGTTCCGTCATGGTGTAACCCAGCAGAAAGTCGCCATCCGCCACAAGAATATCGTGGATATAGTTGATATTCTTGTAGTTACCCTTCGAATGAAGAAGTTCCGCCACGAAGACGTAATACCCATCACCCGGAAGATTTTGAAACGCATTCAGGTTGATACTCGATGGTTGCCACGCGGAATGAGTTTCACCATGCCTGTTCCATGCTTTCATGGAACCTCGGTGAGGGGCTATACCCATCACCGAACATGTACCATTTAGCTTGACTTGAGCAACCCACCCGTCCTTTTCGTACGATCCCAAAAGAGCTTTGGGGATAGCGATGTCGGGACGAGGTGGGTAGAGGAATTGCCAATCGGAATAGTCCATTATACCGCAGCGACAGCAGTGGCGACAGCCTTGGCTTCGCGGACCAGACCACCGAACTCGCTGATGTTCTTTTCCAGATCATCTTCTTCGATAGTCGTCTTGACGGCGAGGCTCGAAACGACCGGCAGCAGAGCGCGGATCAGACGTTCGCGGTCACCGGGCTTTTTTCCACCCTTAAGGGCGAAGACTTGGTTGATGGCGTCCTTGTCCACGACATAGGACTCGACGGCATCTTGCTTCTGGAACAGGTCGGACGGAATTTCACCAGCTTCCGCAGCCGCTTCGAGAAGGGCGCTGACCTTGGACAGAATTTCCATGTTGGTGCCGTAGGCCGGATTGATAATGAAGGTTTCGACTTGCGATGTGACCTTCACGGTCGAAATCTTGTGCGCATCCAGCAGAGCGCGTTCTTCGTCGGTCAGATAGGAAGCCGTCGAACGAATCTTGAGTTGGCACGAGCCGTTGGCCAGACCTTCGATACCCTTGAAGTTTTCCGGTTGCTTAGACAGTTCCATGCCGACGCGGACGAAATAGTCGGTCATGCTGTCCTTAACCTTGCTCTCGACCTTGGCTTTCAGACCGGCGAAGCTTTTGATCAGAGCATCGAGGCGAGCCAGTTGAAGCATACCCGGCAGGGCCACTTCGACAGCCTTGGGCTTCGAAGACGGCTTGGCAACCTTGGCGGCTTTAACATCGTTGTTAAACAGCATATTTTGTGATCCTTCTAGTGAATGACGATATGTTGACAGCATATCAAATATATCCAGTCTGTCAAGCTATCTGGCGATAAATATTCTATCTAAAACACATTTTATGGAGATATTGAAATGGACGTTAAAGCAATTCAAGCCAAATTGAACTTGGCTGGTGCTGGAATCATCGTTGATGGTGATTTGGGACCAAAGACTTTTACAGCATTAATAAATTATATGGTCGGTAAGAATCTCGGATCGACCAGTGTTCTTTTGGGTCGTTCTATGGCCGTTGAACTTAAGAAATATGAGATCAATACACAATTACGTATTTTCCATTTCTTAGCTCAAGCCGCGCACGAAACGTCAGGCTTCCGTTATTTCAGCGAATTGGGGTCGGGTAAGGATGCCAATAAGGATGGTTTTGACGACTATCTTCAAAAGTACGATTTTCGCAAAGACCTCGGTAACAATGCTGTAGGCATGGGTCCAAAGTATCGCGGACGCGGTATCTTCCAATTGACTGGCTATTTCAATTACGTCAAGTTCGGTAAACGCATCGGTATCGATCTGGCCAAGAACCCAGAGATAGCCGCGCAGCCAGATATTTCCGTGACGCTGGCTTGTCTGTACTGGTCGGATCGCAAGATCAACGCCGCCGCTGACAATAACAACATTGAAGCTGTTACCAAGCTGATCAATGGCGGTAAAAATGGTCTCGATGACCGAAAGGCTTACTTCGCTAAACTGTCTAAGTTAGCTGCGTAACTGCCAGATAGATTGCCAAACCAATGAGGCTCCACCCCAATATGGAGCCTCCAATGGTGACGCACAATCCCATTGCCTTATCTTTATTGAACTGAAATTCCATGACTTTTTCCTCACTGTCTATTATTTATTGACAGATTTGTAAAATCTTAAGATTTTTTTACGATTTCGTCAATTTAATTTATTTCCGTAATTTAAAAAATATTTTGACATACATTTTACCAATCATGTATATTCCGCTTCCTTTCAGAATACATGAGGTAAAAACAAAATGAAAGTGCTTATCGCAGCAACAATCGCCGCTCTCGGTTTAGTATCGGCGGCAACGGCTTCGGCTGGTGACACCAATTACGCAGTAACCGTCGCCTCGGATTATGTGGATCGTGGTGTCAGCCAAACCGATCAACATGAAGCTGTTCAAGCCCGTGTCGAACACACCTTCGACAACACTGTATATGTCGGCGCTTTTGCGTCCAACGTGGATTTCAATAACAGCACGGATGCTGAAATCAATCTGTATGCGGGTGTCCGCCCTTCCTACAAGGAATACACATTCGATTTCGCCGTGATTTACACCGGCTATCCTGATCAGCCGAAGGGTTCCGATTACGCTTATGGCGAAATCAAGGCTGGCGTTTCGCGTCCGGTTGGTAAGGCCAATGTCGGCGCAGCCGTTTATTACTCGCCACAGTTCTTCGGTGAGACTGGCAAGGCTTTCTACTATGAGGTCAATGCTTCGTACCCGTTGACAAATCGTCTGACTGTTTCGGGCGCGCTCGGAGAACAATCGTTCCAGCAGTCGTCCTACAACACTGGCAACATCGGTGTCTCGTACAAGCTGAATGACCGCCTGTCGGTTGACGTTCGTTACCATGACACCAACACCCAAATCGAACCGGACCATACCGTCCTGTCGCTGACTGCTTCGTTCTAATTACTTAATAAGTTTGAAGAATGTCATAGGGGAGGGATTAAGTTCCTTCCCCTTTTGTTTTTCCAGAACAGCGCGATATTTCACGATGTCATGATCTTCTATCGATTGGGTAGAAGGGAATATAAACAAAGTGGAAATAAAAGTCTGAATGCTCAGATCACCTTTGTTGTTAAGATATTTTAATGAACCAAAATGAGGTAACCACATCGGAAGCTTCGATACGATGTCTTCGTGGTTTACCCAACGATAATACGGGGTAGTAATTCCCTTGATATAGGCATGATTGCCTATCTTAGGTTGGCCGAAAGTCACGATACCATCAACATTAGGTCCGACTCGACGCTCGGCTTTCACGGCCATGATCGCAGCTATTGCGCCTCCCAGAGAATGTCCTGTTACCCAAACCTTCTTTTCACAATTATTAGCATCCAGCAGCGTTACAAAGCTGTTGATCATCTTGTCTGCCAGCTTCAAGAAACCGTGGTGAACTTTACCGGCTAAAGCTCCATCCTTCACTAGATCGAGGTCGAAGTTGGTTTTACGATTCTGAGCATTATCACTCCCACGGAACGACAAGATCAGATCGGTTTCCGTTTCGAACAGATATGCCAACCCACCATCATTCTCGATAGCGACTACTGACAGGAAATTTAATTTTTTGGCCCAATCCTGAACCTCGTTATGAGAGAAGTACGCCAAGCAACTCAGTTCACAGAACAACATGGTCTGAGTATATAAATCCATTTCGTCAACACGCTTATCAACGTAACTGACGAAGGAGTCGATTTTCTTGGATACTGGACGTAAATCTAAATTCAAGAAGGCCATAAAAATATTTAGAAGCCGGATAGCCCCTAAATAGCCGTGCTTAATTGTCCTTATTTTTTGCCTATCAGGATAATAATGCCATCATAAAAATCACCTCTTCTACTAACGGTGCGTCGTCCTCGTAAAGCTCGACGGGCATATACAAAGAGAGAGGTGGTTTAGAACCCATTAAGCGATTTTCCACGCGCTCAAAATGAACGTAAGCGGTGAACAGCTTTTTTGTATAACGATATATTCCGTATATAGGATCGATTTGTATTTCAGAAAGTAATACATGATACCTCGCAGTATCCACACCATTGGTGAGTTCATCTACAGAAAAAACGAAATCTTGATCATTAAATTCTAAGAATCTCTTTTTAATATTACTTTGGCAAAGTCGCGCAATACACCCCCAAGGAAGATTCTTTACATACTCTGGATTGCTATCGAATGGTTGGCTAGACATATAGCATAGCCGCCATTATATGCTTCTCAGCGTCCTCTTGATTATAAATTTTATACACCGCTTTATTATCCCACCCATTTCTGTACCATGCCCTTATAATGGATTTGGAAACTTCGCTATACCAAACACCAACCTTCATATAGAAGTGTTGGTGTCGAATAGTCATAAATGTTTCTGAAACACCAGTCTGTCCCTCTATGACCGGATGATATGCATGACCCGTAATATCGAATATGATGAAATCTTCCTCACCGTCGATCCGATAGTGTAGCCGGACGTACCCCAAATCTGTGGTTAAAGGATTGCCATCTGTTATCCTGTATAACATGGTGGCGAAATTACGAGCGTCGATCATTAGAATACAGCCATTATCAAATACGCCAGAATATTTTCTACATCAGTGCTATTCGCACGAAGGCGAGGAAACCCGTACTTGTGAGAAAGCTTATTGATCCGGTGAACGGTAATCCCATTTAGTTGGGTGTAGCTTCCGTCAAATTCTACTAGGATCACGAAGCGCGCTTTATTTGACAGATTGATGTCCATAGTGACAAAACCAGTAAACGGTTCGTCAAAGCCGCGATTCTCAATGCTAAAGCTATGAAGATTGAGCGTGATTTGTTCACTCTTACTGGTATAGTAGAATGGAATTACGACCGGGAGGGATTTACCCATTTCCGCCCAAGCCCGCTTAAACATAGGCTCGAAAATCTTTGCGTCGATCATAAATTCATCCTCATGGAAGAAGATAGATTATGTTAATATTGACATCGTGTCAAGTTACATAAGACGCATGGTTATTTCAAAAATCACGTCTTCCATGTCTTCTTCGGTGCGGTCGTTTAGAAAGAACGTGGGGGATTTTTCGTATCGATATACTTTTTTGTCGCCATCAAGTCCGGGGACCATAAACAAAGTATAACAAAAATACCCGTGAGCAATTATCGTAAATTCCTCACTACTGCGAGTCATATTACCCCATTCGTTTTTAATAGACACAAGCGTTTCTGTATTTTCTAGTTGAATATGAAAATCAAAGGTCTCTTGTTTATTATCCAGCATATTGTGAATTACTGGTAGAAATGGTTTTATATTATCGGTAATACTCATGTTTCAATACTATACGAATGATTACTTTGAGGCAATAAAAAAGCCCCCTTGCGGAGGCTTTTTCAGAGGGCGGTAGTTCCACGACCCGGATTAGTGACGCTCAACCCGCGTGTTATAAATCTCATAGAGCGCGCGGGAATGCTCATATTGATCTTTAGACATCCAGCGGATGTTGAAATGGAGCTTCTTTCTGATCTTAGACCAACGAAGATAGATCAGATGGCGGCGCGAGAACATCAGCTTAAAGCCAATCGAACTCGGATCGTTAGGCGGATAGAAATTGAAACCAACCTTGGTTGGCTCGCCTTCTTTCGTGTAATGGAAGAGTTTCATCTTGATGTCCTTTGTAGAGAGCGGGTGACAGGGATCGAACCTGCGACGAACAGCTTGGAAGGCTGACACTCTACCGCTGAGTTACACCCGCATATCTAAGGACATCTTAATACATTATTTATAATTTCGCAACCGCAAAATTATTTTTATATAAAGAAAACCATCCGAAGGATGGGTAGCCGATGAGAGGGTCGAACTCCCGACATTCTCGGTGTAAACGAGACGCTCTACCACTGAGCTAATCGGCCATATAGTGCGTATTTATTACTCCGCTACAACGCGGTAAACAACGCACGAATTTTAATGGCTCCTCGGACAGGACTCGAACCTGTGACATCCTGATTAACAGTCAGGCGCTCTACCAACTGAGCTACCGAGGAACATGACCTTACGGTCTATTTGGTGACTATAATTCTATTTAGTATCAAAGTCAACCATAATATAACAATAAGGACTGAAACCTGTGGAAAAGTTATTCCGACTTTTCCCACTCGTCTTTAATCCTAGCCGTCTCGGTAAAGAGCGCGGCCATGTATTCAGACACTCGTAACGCGGGGGTATACCATTCGGCTCTATTCATCACAAGGCGAATGTTGAAATTCCCCATAACACAGTCGTTGAAGCTTTCCAAATCCGGCTTCAAAGCAATCACGCCGGTCAATTCCCTGATCAGGTATTCGGCGCGTTCATATTCTGGTTTGGCGTCAGCATTCTTGAACGCTTCGGCGATGATCTTTCGGAAATCTGTATCTGTTGTCATGTAGTAAATATATCAAATATGGTCTCGATAAATCAATTTTAAAATTGCCATTTATTAACTATCTTTGATATGCTCGTGATATGAGCACATTATCATTCAGATTAACCGTCGCCGATTTTATGAGCCTTCCTCCTGAGTTGAGGCAAGGGTACATAGATGAACTCCGTCACGCCTTGACCAAGAACGATCTTAAAATGTTCGAGTTCTGGCATGAGAAGGCGTATCGCATAGAACAAGCGTCGGAAGCCCCATTGGTGCTCCGTGACTGACCTTGAACAAATCATAGCTCAAGCTCGTGCGGTCTGGGAAAATGCGGACAAAGATGACGAACATAAGAACTTCGACATCGATTCTTGGGCTAAAGAATGGGCGTACACCGAGAAACGCGCCCTTGGGTATCTTCGCCCCATCGACGCAATGAAGACGCATCCAGAGGCCGTTATGCGTCTTCTGGCGTCCATTACCAGTGGTGCTTATCAATGACCTCATACGTCGCGTACAAATTAAACATCAATATGGCAAATCTCAGGCTACAATATTCCAGCGCCAAGATTATGCCTATTGATCAGCTAGAAGATTTGTTTGATGAGCCTATGACTGCCCCGGTAAATATGTTTGCTGGACACAAAGACCCGGTTCAAGCCATGTCGAGAATGTTCAGGTTTGACGTGGAAAATGGCATCTTGTTACGACAGGATTATCTATATGATTCGACCGCAATTCTCAAAATCCGCTCAGAGTTGAAACGCGAAATCGACCAAGGTAATAAGATTCATCCTTATATGCTTTTCCGAACAGTCAATCGGAAAAGCATATCAACCAGTTTTGATGAAGCCGTCACCGTCTTTATTAAGCCAGAATTTATAGAGCCGCCGCAGTACGAGATCATTTATCACTTGCATTATGGTCGCTCTCCCGCGTCTCAATGAGGCATTGGTCGAACCATTTATCTATAGCCAACGAAGTGTTCCGGTCCATTATCGCTATAACATCGGCTAAGAGATCGTAATCGGGACCATACTGGCCTACTTGATACTCGTAGCGCAGCCAGCTTAATATTGATCTTGATGCCGGGATGCCGTTGTTATAGCCATGTTGGCAATGGTAAGTAAACATCTTCCAATTTTCGTTCGAAAGCGCTTCTATAACTCGACATAACATACTTGCGTATTTTGTTGTGGTAGCCTTCAAACAACAATGAAGACAATACCCAAAATTAATCAGCTTTCTGGATACCGATGGGGCTGGGATGATACTGGCGTGATTTTTAATCATGTGTAAATCAAAAACAGAGTGCCAAGTGTCATCTTCCACCATAGCTCTATATAAATCGATCTCGCCGCTTTCTACTGCGTTAAGATCGAAAGTTACGGTCTTGTAATAGTCGAGACAACGAGAAATTTTAATGCTGCCATCCGGTAAAGATTGTATGGCTTGGCACAGGTCATCGAACCCCGTCTTTTTGGAGCTTTCAATTTCACCGATGATCTGAAAGCATTTCTTTAAGGCGAGGTTCTTTGGATAATATTTCCAAGCCTCACCTAAGCCTTCAAGAATCACATCGCGTAACGGACGGAGTTTCATATTTCACAGCAGTCAAAATATTCATAAGACCCTGAACCCATTGCGCGTTCTCAAGATCGGTGGTTTCTTTGGTCGTGTTGTTGCCGGTATAGCACAAAGCTATAGCCGCGACAATCATAGCTATTTTCATATTCTTTCCTCCATCATCAGCAACATAAGTTCTTCTTCGGCCTCTTCGAGCGAAGACCCTTTTTTGGGACGAACCTTGTAATAAACATTGGTTTCGGGAGCTAATACTTTGCCCGCGCCCGTAAACCAAGTGTGTCCTATAATTCCAACATAGCTATGAATAAATTCAATAACAACCATTGGTTTGCGATCATTGGATATATGACTATCTTCTTTACCGGCACATTTGGTCAGAGAGTATTGAAGAAAAAGTCTGTTGGTATTAAGAAAACGATGGATTGTCTTAGTAAATACCCGATCTTCTTTTTCTCTGACATTGTGCTCGTGGTCAACCGTGCCATCAATTGCCGCCAACAACCGGGGGATAATAGGTGGGGTTGGTACTGGTTTCGGCCCAGCGCCCAGATCGTTATTTCGATATAAGTCTTTAAAAAGAGTGCTATATTTCAGGGTGATTGGATCATTGTCACCAATCGACCGATCAAACACAAGAATGTCGAGATTTTGAAGCCAGCTTGTCGAAGGGACCACGACATCGATGTCTTCCCCGGTCACTCGTAAAATATCACCCATTGTGAAGGGTTTAAATGGTTTGGTGGCAGGTTGATCCAACATGCGATTAATCATGAAGAAGACCGTAGCCTTCGCACAACGCGCAATCTCCCCGCCCAAAAACGTGTCGAGATAGTGATTAAGATCAGAGAACGTTCTGATCTTAAAATCTCTCTTATCCTGCGCACTATTGGTTATGGGGTTGATTCGCTTCATGCTGTCACGTCGATATTCTTGGCCAAGAACGGTCCATGCTTTTTATGGAAAGGATCGGCCTTCACCGCCTTATTTACGGCGCGCTGCGCAGCAGCCGTTGCGCCATTCCAATTGGGATTATGGAATGTAACCTGAAAGGTTAGACCTTGATCGTTTTCAGCCGTCACACAAAATTTCATTTGTCTTCCTCTTCATCACAAAGTTCTTGAGCAAACCACAACAACTCTTCGGCGGTCATGGTCATCATCAGTTCCAGATCGCCTTTGATCTGATTGATTTGTCCTCTAGCACCAACGAGGAAGTATCCTTCGATAATGACCGGAAGAATGGGTGGTTCCCCTTTGGTTTGAGTTTGGTACAGCGACAATTTGTTCTTGAACGTATACTGAACTTCACCCGTCTTTTTGGTGACGGTTGAGCCATCTTTGATTTCTTCTGCCCGCATTACTACTTTGTACAATGGCTGATTCATATCAGTGCTTTCTTGGCTATCGCGGCTATTCTTTTGAGATCATGATCGGCGTCATATTCATCGCGGCTCCAATACAACCATTCGACTTCAAGACCACCGTTGATGACATATGCGCAAACATAATCGCAGAAATCATTATCGGTCTCAATTAAAGTTTTGGCCAGACCGGCACTAAGATGTTGTCCGAAGGCGCGGACGACTTCTACAGCGCGTTCTCGACAGCCCGCAGCCATCCGCCACAGGCTCTTTGCAGCCGCATCGTCGTCCCCCATAAGGTGTGCGACCCGGCGAGCTAATTTTTCATATTCGGCATCAGTCATCGGAAACACGGCACCAGCCAGAGGGTTTTCACATTACATTCTTCGGTTGGTTTTAAGGCGGTCAGTTCGCCGTCCCAGAAATCATTTTGTTGAGCCAGTTCCAAATCGTAAACAAAACGGATGACACGACCCGTATGATGCGATACCACTTCGACTTCGCTTGGCCAAGCTTCGCCACGATCCATGTAGAAAGTCAGGGCTTTCTTACTCAAATCGTATTCCATTTCAGCCATGTCGAGGGTCATCATGTAAACTAATCTCCAATATTTTCTAATTCTAGTCTAGCATGGTAATTAATATTGTCAAGCCATAGTGTTGCCAACAGTCATTGGTTATGTTAGGAATTTATCTATGAAGATATTCAACAGCAAAACTCGATCCAAAGAAACTTTCGTTCCTCGAAATCCTAACCGGATTACGATGTACGTCTGTGGTCCTACGGTATATAATCACGCACATATCGGCAATGCCCGCCCAGCGGTCGTATTCGATTTGCTGTTTCGTGTTCTCCGCCACAAGTATGGAAATAACCATGTCATCTATGCTCGGAACATCACCGACATCGATGATAAAATCATCCAGAAAGCCTCTCAGGAGGGCGTGGACTACAAGGTTATTGCTGAACGCTACACGGACATATATCGTCAAGACATGGCCTCCGTGGGCGTCCTACGGCCTCCCATTGAACCTCTGGCGACCAACCATATCCCGGCCATGATCGACATGATTGTGCGTCTGATCAAGAACGGCCATGCGTATGTGTCGGAAGGTCACGTTTTGTTTGACGTGGATTCATACCCGGATCATGGTGTTTTCTCCAATGGTTCGGATGACGAAGCCGAAAGCCGGATCGGTGAGGTGTCGTATAAGCGCGACCAAAAAGACTTCGTACTATGGAAACCGTCGAAGCCCGGTGAACCGGCTTGGGAAAGTCCGTGGGGTGCTGGACGCCCCGGTTGGCACATTGAGTGCTCGGCCATGATTGAAGCCAATCTGGGTCTTCCTATCGACATTCATGGCGGGGGTATAGACTTGGCCTTTCCGCACCATGAGAATGAAATCTCTCAGGGGTTATGTGCTCAAGGTCATTGCGGCCATAATCACGAGTATTCCCGCTACTGGATGCATAACGAGTTCCTGACCAATAACGGCAAGATGTCCAAGTCGGTAGGGAATGTCGTGTTGGTCCACGATCTCGTAAAGGAATGGGATGGGGAAATCGTGCGCTTGGCGTTGCTCTCAGCGCATTATAGAACCGTCTTGAATTGGACCCCAGAACTTCTTCAAACCACGAAGAACCGGCTGGATGGCTACTATGCCTTCCTGCGCCAGACGGCAAAGCTCACCACGCACGAAGTTCCGGTGCCACAATCATTCCTCGATCATCTTCATGATGATCTGAATACGCCTTTGGCTCTGGCTGAATTATCCAGTTTGATGAAGCCGGAAACCAAGTCCGAGTTCGTTGCGGCTGCGCAATTGCTTGGTGTCCTCAATCATCGATACGAGGATTGGTTCAAGAATGTGTCTAAGGACGAGCGTGAAATCATCGAAGGTCTGATCTACGACCGCAATCTGGCAAGAGCCGGTAAAGATTGGGTCATGGCGGACATCATTCGGAATGCTTTGGCCGAACGCGGCGTCACCCTATTGGATACAAAAGAAGGAACCGACTGGTTCGTGTGAATCAGTCGGTGTCCAACAAAGAGAACCAAGCTCTCTTTTTCTTTTTTGGAGGTGTTTCCGTAACCGGATGCTCATTCGGTGCTGGGTCGATCTTGGTCTTCGGCAAATTTCTAAGATGTGCCTGATTGTTTAGCGAAGCCGCTGACAATAGCCAAGTGAATATCATCATTTGAGTGATCCTTGTGAATAACGATTATGGTGCTCACAAGGAGACTCGAACTCCTACTGCCTCCGTACCAAGGAGATAGTCTACCAATTGAACTTATGTGAGCGTATTGTCTTCTTTCTTGATGTGAAGAAGATACAGGGTGACGATGTAAACTGGCCAGAACAGGGCGAACGAACCGATAGCAAACACCGGGAAGAAAATAGCCCCGATCAGCATATAGATGCCACCGATGACCAGAATCATTGCGGTCAGATCGCGGAAATTTTTTGTCCTGAACATGAACAAAACTGAACCGATACCACCAACAATGATGGCGATGATCACGTGAAGAAACGTGAGAAGTAGGGCGATGAAGTGGTACATGAATTAACCTTCCTTAAACTCTTCGAAGAACGCATTCAGATCATACACGTAAGTAGAAGCCCTTACAAGAACTTCGGCTGGGAATTTCGCTTTGCCGATTTGAAGATCGGGTTGAGCTTTAGCCCAATTTTCCCGTTCTTCTTTTCTTTTGGCTCGTTCTTCCGGCGTAGTCGCTCGGTATTCGCGCCAAGTAAACGGCTTGGGGGCCGATGCTAGGTAGCCTTCGATCAACTTATCGACAGCTTCTTTTGACTCGTATTCCAGAGTTACGATGCGAGTAGCGATTGCGGCTTCTGCGTGTTCAGCTTGAAGAATAATCAATTTCATATTACTTCACATCCTGCGAAATCATTTTCATCGAAGACTACTTCTTCGAGAGCGTATGGCGGACCAGCAAGCCACGTTAGGTCGTTGATCGTACCCGTAAGTTTGATGGCAATAATTGTGCGAGTTCCGATGTCGGTGACTTTCCAATCACTACCACCGCATCGAAACTCCATGTTGAGTTCAAAGTCGGAATGTTTCATTTCAACAATCCCAGCTTTCGGCGTTTTTCATCAACCGCCACCCGAAGACGATGCGCCTGATCTTGTAGGCTTTCGGTATCGATGATCTCTACGCCGTTTTTTGCTTCCAGCGCATCGGCACGTTCGATTAGCATGTGAGCGAACAGACGCGCACGGGCCGGTGAGAAATGAGCATAAGACCAACCCATCTGGGGATCACCCTCATGCGAAATTTCTATTGATACGCAATCCGCGTATCGATCATCGACCGCCGATTTAGCCGCGATGCGGAAACTGTTATCCGTCGATAACACAACGTCGCGCGTATAGGCCGGATTGGTATTTGCTTGCTTACAGAGTTTTTCCCAAGCAAGTTTGGCTTCCAGTTTTTCATTCATCTGACTTAACCACAACGAAATCGGGCTTGACGCCGCCCTGAGTTTGGAAATGTGCGTGATCGTCACTCATAGTTGAACTTTCGATCAGAAACTCCCCTAGAGCTTTCAGCCGTTCGGGAGTACCACGGATACACACTTCGTTTAGAGGAACAAATGAATAAACTTCGTCACCATCCCCCAATTGACGATAGAAGGAGGCGGCAGCTTCGATCCCCGGATCGGTTTCTTCGAACGCTTCCATATCTTCAAACTGGTCAATACCCAGCTTGTGATTGGCGCTGATCAAAGCACCGCAAAGATAACGAACGACCGCATCCGCCGTCATCGCCCCGTGAATGTCTTCTCGACCAGCGGCGTTGACATGATAACCATCCGCATCATGAAAGATGGTCGTCATGCCGGTTGCGGTTTTGAACTCGCCGACGATCATTATTCTGCGCCCCGCGCGTATGGGTTATACCCCGGCGTATTGTAGTCCTTGATCTTGGTTTCGACGGTTTCAATCGCCTTGTCCAGATCGGAACTGTAGTACGACTTTTGAGCGGTCAGGTCCGCCTTGGTGTCGTTCAGCAGCTTGAGGATGCGCTTAGCGAGTTTGTTGAACTCACCCTTCTTGCGCTTGCGATCATCGATAGTCATGGCTTCCAGACGCTTGATACGAGCGTCAATGCGCCAGTGAACCTTGGGCTTGCCACCGAACATAGGACGAGCCGCGCTGACCAGCGCCCGCACCGCCGACTTAAGGTACATCCCCAGATCGGAATTGCGGTAGCCTTGATCTTCGGCTTCCTTGAGCTTGTTCCTTTCAGCCTCAATCTTGCGCTTGATCTTCGGCTTCGAGCGTTCGGCCACTTCTTCGTATGTATACCAGACGATGAAGTAGTTATAGCCGCTCATTTTACAGCCTTCGGCCAGAGCCACCACCTTGATGTTCTTGAAGACCCCGAAATATTCGGTCAGGAAGGGTTCGAGTTGGCTAGGACTTGCGCGCATCCAACCATTCGGCACATGCTTGCGCATCAGAAAGTCATAACGAAGACGATCCCATTCACTCAGACGATCACTATAATCGCCAGTGACGCCCTTTTGCTTGATGTCGCCGTGACGACCGAAAAGGAAATATTCGGAGAAGTAATAGGGATCGGACTGTTTCGTTCGGCGACCACCGTGAATAGGATCAACCCATTTAGAATTGTTGATATTTTCTTTTTGGCTGCGATGCCGACGAACGATGCCATAGCTATCCATTTCCGAATAGCCATAATCGTCATAGTCGTCGTAGTCGGAAACGGAGCCGATTTGCGGACCACGCATGGGTTGATGTACCATATTTTATTCTCCTGATATTAGAGTTATTCAGGAGAGTAACAGGTTTTATTTTGTTGTCAAGCTGTCAACTAATAAATGTGGAGCCAGCCGGGATCGAACCGGCGACCTCAAGTATGCCATACTTGCGCTCTACCAATTGAGCTATGGCCCCATAAAGGGTGTGGACTGGACGGGACTCGAACCCGCTCTTGTCTTCCGGTGACATCGACCCAATCTTAATGGTGGATCGAGCGGGATTCGAACCCAGCTAAACTCCAAGCAGCCCATATCAGGTGAAACAAGCACCTTCGTTTCTTCTGTTCAGCCAACGTTCATCGGCCTGTTCTTTGGTCCAATTCAATTCACCGTAATCCCAATCACGACCGGAATACTTGACCGTAAAATACATTCTGGGAAGACCGGGACGAATTGGTGGATCAAGCGTAGCAACGCTTTCTACTACGCGGTAAATACGATGAAAGCGTGTTGCATTCCGGCGATACCAACCCAAATATCTTCGCCCGCGCACCGGTTGGGGACTTTTGGAGTAGTAGTATCCGTAATATACTTTTAGTTTTTTTCTTGGATAGAACGGAACCATCTTTTCACTCTTTCGAAGAAAGTTTCTCCCCATTTGATGACTAGAACATCATCGCTGCCATGTTCATCCGTATAGGAATGGACATGACATCTATATCCTTCGGCTTTGAGGTATACTTCAATGACTTCCAAATCGAGTGTGCTGATAGGAACACGGTGATCGTGGACATTGATATAGCAGGATGTGTCGCCATTATTCATGGCGTTTTTGATGCATTCATGAATATGTTGTTTAGCTTCGGGAGGAACCTGATTAGGAACTTTTGGCTTTGTGCCAAGTAATGCTTCTGCCCGGTTCATTACGCAACTCCGAAAACTTAAGCGACCGCTTTTTCTTTTTGAGAGGAAGCGGCCCAAACCCCGGAACTCTGTGACGGACGCATATCCCCTATGGGGCGATCTATCACAAAATTCGAGTGGAGCCAGTCGGAGTCGAACCGACGACATCCTGCTTGCAAAGCAGGTGCTCTACCAACTGAGCTATGGCCCCATAACGGTAATAAGTAGGCGTACCGTAAATGCCTGTCCATTTAGACTCGCCGAGTGGGTCTTGTCAACCACAATCCTGCCAGTGCCAGATCACACAGGGAGTATTCTATTTAGTTTTCAGGCTGTTTGCTCTATCAAATAAGCCAGCACAAAGAATTACTGAAACAAGTCTAGTTTGCCGTTCATTAATTGTACACCAACACCGGATTTGGGTAGCGACCCCAGCCCTAAATGTTAGTCACCCGAAATGTTTAGAGTAGAACACGAGCGGATTGGATTAATCACTACCAACCGATGCTTCCCCGAAGGTATAGCGGACGTTGCCATCCTCTAGGGCTGCGCCCATCACCTGTTCGCGCACAGGGCGCTCGTCCGTATTCAACTTTAAACACCAGAGAGTAGAGGACTTACGGGTACACCCAGCCTCATTCTCGGTGAAACTCGTAGCCGACTTACTGGTTCGTCACCACGCGGCTATGGCCTTTCGGCCCAAACTTTGAGCAACTTCGGAGTTGTGACCTTCCCGACCAAGGGCGTCCGCAACTCCTGTCCACTCACTGAGAGATTTACGGATTGGTTAGGCCCGTAGTTCCCTCTTTCTCGGTTGTTGGCGTCAATTTGGTAGAAACATCTACCGATCTTTGCTCTTACCTCTCGGAACGATCATGCGAGCGGCCAACTTGTTATTTGCTCTTTCAAGCGAATTATATGAGGGAAAGACCGGCGCGCATTTCCTCGCAATTGGCTCTCTCCCTCTGCCACACGTATATTTCACCGTGGGGTAACGTTCTGTGATGACCTCCAATGAGGCTAGGGACTGACTGTCAATCCCCTTCGCTTTCGCAACGAAGCACAGAATTTGGTTGTTCGGATCGGACTTTCACCGATACTTGAGGCTGGACTAGCCCCCGGTCTTTTATCTCATGATGACCAGCGCACGATCACCCAAGATTTGATCCTACCGAACAATCTCTTTGCTCTTTCGAGCGAATTTAAAAGGGAAGGCACCTGTCTGGAACATGCCAGCAGCCGTGTTGATCCTTCCCCCAACGGTAGGCCCGAAGACTTACCCAATTAAACTAAATTGGATGGAACGCTCTTGTCAATCTTGAGCTACCACACCGAAAAGCACGGACGGGGTTAAGTCCAAAGGCTGAGTCAAATGACTCTGGGGACTCGTTACCGCAACCTCTCCATCCAATTTAGTTCAATATGATGATGAACCGTCGAACTAAGCAAATCGGGGACCAGCTTAATTCTCTTTAACTGGTAAATTCGAGCTTTACCAAAGCTCAAGTCACCGGTTCATCACCATGTCTAAGGTTATATATCAACAGTTTTGATCTGTCAAGCAACTCTTTTATAAAAAGTTGGATTTGTTTTCAATTGCGCCAACATAGTTACCGCAACCTTATTGCCAAACAAAATGGCTTGCTCGAACCAATACTTCGCCTTCTCGTCATCCTTACGAACTCCGTGGCCGGTCATATAGTTCAGACCGAGATTGTACGCAGCGACATCGTGTTTCAGCTTGGCAGCTTCTTCGAAATACTGATTAGCAATTTCCAGATTTTTGAAGTTCTCTTCGAACTGATAAATCGCACCGAGATTATAAATGGCCTCAGCGTGATCCTGTTCTCTGGCTTTTTCAAACCAGAAGATTGCTTCGGAAAAGTCCGGCGTCAGCGGCGTACCGTAACCATATAGCATACCAATGCTATACTGAGACGGAGCGTCACCTTTTTTCGCGTCACTAATTAGTTTTTCGAGTTTCATTTTTGTCTTTCCAAAGTGCTTCAAAGAATTGTTTCAGGTCTCGTATATATTGAACACGAGGATGATTGGGGCATACTGTACTTGTGTAATTAAGCATCAAATCAAACACCGTGACGAATATCTCCGGGTGATCCAAAAAATCAGCATCGGGAGCGCGCTCGACTACATTCAGAAGAAAATCACCCAAAGTAGTGATTTCTAAGTCTGTAGGCATGTATTCGTTTTCTAACGTTACAGCCTTATACAAAATGTTTTGAACTTCGGTCGATAGTTTTAACATGATACTCTCTTATACTGATGAACGATCATCGCACAAAGAAGATTTTCAAGTCAATTTATTTTGTTGGGAAATGAAAAACCCCACCACCTTCCGGTGGCAGGGCCTTTCGCATTACGGAATGGTTACCGTGGACATGTCGGGATTGAGGGATTCGAACTCTCGACCTTCCGCACCCAAAACGGACGCGCTACCAGACTGCGCTAAACCCCGATAAGCCTAGAATACAACATTCAAGGCCATGCTGTAAATATTTATTTACTTTTATCCACAGCATCTTGTTTTTCAGCCGGTTGGGCTACTGGCTGAGTAATTGTTACCCCACGAACCTGAGCGGGCGTGAGGAAATTACAGTGACGTAAGAAATCTGGCTTAGACATTGCTTTGCTCCGATAGTTTTGTTTTGTGGTTTTTCTGATATAACCACACCCATCAAAGCATTTACAATTTAAATTTACTTAGTCACCAAAATAAAATTGGTGGTCGATGTAGGGTTCGAACCTACGGCCTCTCCCATGTCAAGGGAGCGCTCTACCACTGAGCTAATCGACCATACCGTAATCACTGGTCAACAACGCTAACCGAAACACTATATCTTCAAGTTCATCTTGCGACAAACTGTTACTCGTGACAAGTTGCTTACTTTCGTTTTGCTCTACGTCGCCGACGATAGAAACTTCAAAAGTATCGGTGTATATACACTTAAGCCAGCCATATGCCATTTCTGCGTCTGTTTCTTCTGGGTTGGTTTTAAACCGAAAAGAATATCCATCAACTTCCATAACCAATTCTTCGGTTATGAACTTGTCGTAATCGACTTCTTCGAGACGCATAAAAAAAGAAAATTTGTTGGCATACTCGTGAAAGCCATCCAAGCCATAATCTATAGCCATCGCCTCAAGCCCAGACAGGCTAGATGTTTCGATTAAAGACATACGGCCAACTTCATCAGATACTCGTCTGATGTATCCCCGGAAACAATTACCTCCATGATCGAATGATCTGGGTTACGAATGAAGGCGAAATGCGCATCGGGTGTCGCCACATCTGTGACATACCATTTGCCGATACCAAGTTTATCAGTAGGAATATATACTCTATTAACGCATAACTGACCGATCCCATCAATATCCAACACCGGAGTCGAAATGTACCCCATGAACTTCTTTTCCAAGGGTTGTATTTCATCGGAGGTCATAAGTCGCATAACATACCTTGTTGAGGGACTAGGATTCGAACCTAGAACTTCTGAGTCAGAGTCAGATGTGTTACCGTTACACCATCCCTCAATAATGAGGGACAGAGCGTCCCTCACGAATCACACGTCAGTTGCCTTACGGTGGTTCTTGTAGTTCTGGGACTGTTCTTGAATATACTTTGATTCCACAGCGGGGTCAAATACTTCCTTAACAATCCATCCACGGCTCCACTCGCCGCCATTTTTCAGGTCTACCGTTCGCCCTTCATGAGCGAACTCAGAAGGAATCCAACGAGTATCGCGTTCGTTGTTGCGATGGAGTTTTACTTGTTTGTGGGTTTGTACTTGCATTTCGTTGTCCTCCTTTCTTTTCAATAGACACTTAATGAAGTCCGTGCTCAGAGAGGGAATCGAACCCCCGGCATTCTCATTACGAAAGAGACGGTCTACCACTGACCTACCTGAGCATACTGCGACATTATGTCGCTAAATATTATTGACATTTGTGTAAAAAACAGTGATCATCGTAGAAAACACTGAGGAAACTAAAATGAAATCTTCTTACGACCGAGCTTTTAAGCTTATCTTCGGCATCCTCATTTGGAGTGCCATCGGATCACTGATCGTTCTGTTCATTTATTTGAACAAGATGTCGATCACGTTCTAAGGTCTGTGTGACAGGATTTGAACCTGCGGCCTTTCGCGTCCGAGGCGAACACTCTACCAAACTGAGCTACACACAGATGATTGACGAATGAAAATGTCGTGATATATTATCGCAACATTTTCATGGAGATTATCTTGAGCGATCCTCAAAATAATGAGAAGACATACACTAGCGTCGATTTTGAGGTGATGATCGACAATGGTTATCCACATCTTCAAGAAATCAACATGGGGCGCGGGGATCGTGCCAATGGCTTTCCGACGCTTGAAAGTACCAAGGCATTCATTGAGCGGCAGCGCACATATAATAAAACGCCCGTACAGTATGTTGTCGTAGAAACCCGAACAGTCCATACCGTAATCAAACATCGTATCGAGGAATAGTATGCCCTTGCTAATGTGGGATAAACCCAAAAAAGTCAAAACCAAGCAAGAATGGGCCGACGACTATGGCTTCGATGGTGGTCCTACGGGCGGCTATCAATCCAACATGAGCGACGATGATAAAGTGGCTTGGAAAGCCAAAATCACCGGGATTAAGCTAGGCTTTCCTCAAGTCGAAATCCGAAAGACTTTCTCTCGTGGAAGTCAGGTGGTAATCATCGTCAATCTGGGTTCAGGTTACAATTACAAATATTATCGCGGGACTAATCCCGATCTTGCTCAATTCGCCACCGTCGATGAATACATTCTTCATCAGGCAAAAGAATCTATGGCTCGGTATCCGGGTAATTATAAAACATTACAGGATGCCATTAAATTCCAATCGAACTATTATGACGAAGAACGGTTCGACCAAATGAAGAACCCCACAAAGGGCATCAACGTCCACTTAGCTACCAATGGTCCGATCCAAATGACCTTTGAAGAAATGGGTCAAATGCAACTGGCTGTCGAGGAAGCCAAGGCCGCGTTGGCAGAACTGGTGACGAAATGACCTTAGTTTGGAAACCAAAGACCAAGAAGACACCGGACGATTGGAGCGCTCCCGGCTTACCCACTATTAGTTGGGCTGGCGTCTCTAAGATCGAAGGTTGGTCAGGATCGTATAGGGTCTGTACTATCGAGCGCACATACCACGGTGATCGCTGCGTCAACATGAGCGTTCATGGACCACATGTCAAAATGACTGCGTGGTTTGGTGGGAAGAACCCGGACCATAGCTTGAAGTGTCTTTCCGAAAAGGGTGTCACGGAACAAGACGCCATGAACTACGCCCAAGATCAATGGAACGCATGGTGTCTCAAAGCCGGATTGACATCCGTATGATCGAGTTTTTCGCAGACAATCGGTGGCAACCTTTATTGGGACATGGTTGTTCCACATTAGAAGAAGCCCGCGAATATGTTAGCATGAGCAATAGCTTACGATTGGCTGGCGACACATCAGTTCCCGATCCGATTAAACCCAAAGAAAAAACTTTGGATGAAATTTATGCGGCTCACGACGACGCCGGTAAAGCTCGGATGATCGAGAATATCAAAGTCATTTTAGAGGCACTGAACAAACCATGAAACTCTCCGAAAAGCTCATGGCGTATGCTCGCCAACCAAAGCTCAAAGCATCGCTCAACAAGTCGATCACCGTTACTCAATACGGTCAAAATCGCAGGGTGAAAAAAGGTACGGTGAGCGATATGCTTGTCGATCTGGGAAATGGTGAATACCATTTCGAAGTCTCCGGTAAGGATTTAGCTTTCACTGTGAAGGCTGACGAGATTACAATTCTGTAGGGCGATCTCAACGGGAATCGAACCCGTCCCTCCGCCGTGACAGGGCGGTGTTCTAACCGATGAACTATGAGACCTTGGCGGTGAAGACGGGATTCGAACCCGCGACCGTCGCGCTGACAACGCGCCTCTCTACCAGACTGAGATACATCACCATAATCGAAGGTTTCACCGCGCGAACGCCCACCTACAATGCCTTGTCTGAGTGGTGAGATTTGAACTCACGATCTTCGGTTTCCAAAACCGACAGGGACGGCCAGACTCCCCCACACTCAGGTGTAAACGTGTGGATTCGAACCACAATCTCTCCCAACATAGGGGGAGCGTATTCACCCTATACGGGTTCACTTATACGACATTCACATATGAAGGTTCCCCATGCCATCTGGTCCACCTACAATCCCTCCGCTCCCGTGGCTGGACTCGAACCAGCAACCGTCCGCTTAACAGGCGGGTGCTCTACCATTGAGCTACACGGAAATATTGGCTGAGGGTGCAGGTCTCGAACCTGCCATCTTCTGATTCAAAGTCAGCTATGTTACCTACTACACCAACCCTCAGTACAAGCGGCAGGATTCGAACCTGCGACAAACGGCGTATGAGACCGTCGCTCTACCGGACTGAGCTACGCTTGTATAATCGTTATTCACAATGTCAAAGACTACATCCCCGGAGGGAAGTATTGGGAGCGGATACCGGACTTGAACCGGTGATCTCTGGCTTATGAGGCCAGCGGGGACTCCAAGCTCCCCCAATCCGCAAGTGTAACCGAGTGGATTTGAACCACTGACACTCTGGGTTTCAACCAGATGCTCTACCAGACTGAGCTACGGCTACATTAATAAAGTCTCCCGAAGGAGGTAGTCGATGCTGGATTCGAACCAGCGACCTATGCCTTATCAAGACAGTGCTCTACCAACTGAGCTAATCGACCGTAGTAGATACTGGATTTGAACCAGTGACCTAACGCTTATCAAGCGTGTGCTCTACCAGACTGAGCTAATCTACTGTGCCACGAAGACGTATCGAACGTCTCTCTACTGCTTTTCAGACAGCCGCTAATCCTTCTCAGCTATCGTGGCATATGTCCTAAATTTGTATACAAACTTCGGACAAAGTGTTTAGACAAAAGAAAACCCCCGAAACTTTGCGCTTCGGGGGTCGATCCTTATCTGTTTTGATTGGTGTGAACTGTTTTAAATTCCAGTATCATCACCTGTCAGATGGATTGACCCCACGCTAAATGGCTGCTGCGTGGCGGGCATGGCAATAGCCATATCAAAGTCGGTATCGACTTGATTGGCAATATTGATCATGGTGGCGACGGCGGCAAACATTTGAAAGGGTCTTTCCTTCTTGAATTTCGTGATGGTGGGCGAGATCGCAACATGCGGTTTCGTCCGTTACAATTCTATTTATCAAAATCCACGAATCTTTGTCAAATTATTTTTTCATTTTTCTGAAAAAAAGTTTACTAAGTAAATTTTCCCATATATTATAAGGCTTCGCAGACATTTTGTTTACTCCTTTCTCGAATGTCTGTGATGCGGAACGCACCGCGTTAACAACTCTTGAGGTGTTCAAGTGAAACTCACCGTTCCCATTAATTTGGGGTTGGAAAAAGAAAGAGCATCGGTCCTCGTTCCGGTGCTCTTTTTTTTATGTTAAGAAACTGTAAAAATAAATTGCGCAATCTTCAATGAGTGGTGTATGCTTTTTATATCGGTGATGGGTTTAGTCATGCCGGTCTCCTAAAACGTGGAACGCCCCACGATAAAACTCCCTAAAAGAGTGGGTTATCTCTTGTGTTAAAGCAAAGACCCACCTGAGTAATCGGGTGGGTCTTTTTATCAGGAGACGATATGAAAAATGAAGGCCGGAAGTTCCCCACCCGATTATGTAACGGTGAGATCGATTATCGGGGACATATACCATCGACATGGCGGAGGAAGATTACGCTCGCTTGAGCGATGATCCAACCGTGATTTCGGTCAGTATGGCCAAGCGCTTACCAGCACCGAAGACGCTATAGCTTATTCGGCGATCTCTAGTTCCCGTTGATCAATGCGCTTGGCGTGTTGGGTGAAGCGCTGACGTACCCAATCCATTTGATTTTGCTCGCCGCGCTTCGGGTGCGTCGTTACAGGTAGCTTATAGGTCGTGTCTTTATATTCAAACACGATCTTTGGGTGATTGCCACGCTTCTCATACCGGACACCGCCGCCCAACCGTTCGGCGATCTCCCCCGCATACTCGTATACAAGGCGTATGCTTTTGATGTTCATCAGAAGTCATCCTCACCCGGAGACAGATAGAAGCCATCCGATTCGCCATGTCGGTTGAACTGTTCGATGGAGACTTCACCAGTCATATGATCCGTTGTGGACACCACGGACTTACCATTGCGAAGCCAGCGGCGGGCCTTCTGGTTGCCGTCTTCGTCCGTCCAGCGATTAGACTTCTCTGGGCTGTTAACGCCATTCATAAAATGTGCGTATTGACCAGTACGCTTCTCCTGAACTACGGCTTTACAGGACTTGGAGCAAAATTTACCCCAGCCGCGCTTGCGGTCTGCTATGCGCGCCATGAACGGTTGTTTACACCGCTCACACTTAACCTGAACTTTGAGGCCCCGGCTCATGCGGATACCTCGTTTTTACGGACAAGCTGCCCCGCACGGAAGAACACGTAGCCTAGCATCTTGCGGGACTCAGTATCCCATTGTTTCGCATTGATACCATCGTATCCACGCCAGAAGTCGGCGGCGAACGAATTACCGTTACACCGTGAACCGTCCGGGTAGAACAGCATACGGCCTTTGGTCTCATATGCCTTCACGACACCATCAAAGTTGCGGCGGGAATAATCGATCTTAAACGGGTTCCGTATCATAAATCCTCCACAATGATGTCTTCGAGATCGTCCGGGTTTACAACGATTTCTTCCTCGTTGCGACCACCCAGATAGGCATATATCTTATCTTTGGCGATAGTAACCGATGCGATCACCGGTTCGACCGCCGAAAAGCGCTTGGCAAACCACTTAGCGCGTTCCTTACTGACAGTCCACGACATACCTTCCAGAGTACCAGTTACGTTGTCAAGACCACGATAGATAGTGATGGTGGCTGGAAGCGAATCGAAGATAACACGGTCTTCATCCGACATTATCAATGCCGGATTCGAGAGCTTCCACACGCTTTTCCATTCTTCCACATACGCATGGATGTTCTCGCTATCCATCCAGACGGACGACAAGAGCGTGTTGAAGGTTTCCTCTTCGTCCACAGCACGGGCCGCTATGGCTTCCATAAAGGCTTCAAAGCGATAAGGGCGCTCGTTGAGGTATACAAACCGCGAGGCATTACCCTGAGCCAAAGCCTCTTCGGCGGCGAGCTTCTTGGCGACATAGCGGGCATTGGTCAGAGCATTCATTTGCTCATGATAAATCGGCTCAATGATATAGCGATTGTGGATCATTCGGCCTAGAGCGCCATCGGTAAGACACTCCGCCAATTCCGGGTGGAGGTCTTCTTTTCGGGACATGAGTTCAGCCAGATCAGGGATAAGCATAAAACCTCCATTGTTACAATCAATTTACCAGTAGAAATTCATTTGTCAATAGTATTTGAGAAAAGATTATGATACTATAAAGATACCATGAAGGACCGTATTTCAATGATCAGTTTAGTATTGAGTTCAATGTTGCTGGTAAGTAGTGCGCCGGTAGCAACACCTATAATTACACCCCCATCGATTTATGTTAATCCGCAAGTATCGGATGTAAGCCATATGGAGGCTTCGACAAAATGTATCGCTATTCCTGTAGGCTCACAACCATATAAAGATGATCAGATAAAGCTAACTTTGTTTGTGCGTTGTAACAAAGCCTATCGTATCGTTCTTCTTCACCAGATGTCTGGGTTGGTGTACAAAGATATTGAAGCTGCGGACACGGGTTTCGGCCCTCACCTGACACCCTTGTTTATAAACAAGGCAGATGATGGCCGTTTTATTCTTCACATGGCAACAGACTGATTATTTCAAAACTTCAAAAGTTTCGAGATCGATGGCCATGAGAAAGTCCGCTCCCATAATGAGCTTGAGCATCATGACATCATCCAGTGTTCGAACTGAGAGATAGCGCCAGCGCGTCTTCTTGGACGATATGACATAATCGATCTCAGCTTCGGTCTTGATAAATTTGTTTTCAGATTTATCAATCGGATTGCGATGAATAACGAATGGGTATTCCCTGACATCGTGTGTCAAAGACATTCGGAACAAATGCTGTGCGATGTTGCCATCGATATTTTTCAGCTTTTGTCTAACTTCGATCAGATAAAGAACTTGCGGATCATCAAACATGACCTCTTGGCTCACAGGCACCGTAACGCAAGTTTCCAGCGTACAATTATGACCATCATTTATGGCCAGTCGCCGCGCGACAGCCAATGCGTCATTGTGGACCTTGAAAATTTGGCCATGATTGTTTGGGCCGAAGTTATTATTGTCAAAGTAATGACCTTCGGCATTCACGATCTTGTAAAATTCTTTGGCTGGCATGTTCCGGCCTTGTTTCTTGGGCGACTCTGGTGGATCGGGAAGTTCTGAATAGGTAGCCATATCAATTACCTATTCAGAAAATCTTTATCCATCAGCAATGCCATATCCCCGACGAAGGGGAAACATTCGTCCTTCCGCCCGAAGATGTATGCGCAGGTATCCACGGAAATTGGATGAAATGCGCGCCCATCTTGAACGAAATACTCCGGGTCGTTGACAATCCCAGCGTGAACGTTAGCTGCCTGAGCCTTCTCAACCCGCGCATACATTTCTGCGGCGGACGGGCAATTCAGAACGATTTGTGTACCGAAGCCACCACGGGTTGAAGCTTTCCACGCGGCGATCTTTTGATCCAGAGCCGGATTCACGGGACCAGTCGAAGTGATGCCGGACAGAACACGCAGAGCATCGATTTCCGGGTCATTCGATGGTGAGTTGCTGGCGTCGAACTCGAACTGAGTAGTCGCGTGGCCGACTTGGGCGGCGGATCGACCGCTACTCATAGAGGCCATGTCGGTGCGAACAAGCACATAAAGAACCAGCAATTCCGGGGTCTTTATATCTTTAGTTTGAAATGACAGCTTGCGGCGCATGACTACTCCTAACGTGATTTATTTCACGACAGATAGCACGGCCTGTTCTAATCTGTCAATAGAAGAAGAGTTCTCGATTACGTGATGATAATGTTGGCCAATCCAAGCCCATTCACTTTCATGAATGCCGTGTTTTTCCATAATGGAAAAGTTTTGTTCGGTATTCGCAAGCAAAGCATCGTTATACCAAATAGGTTCATCACCACGTTTGATACGAATGATCGTACCCCCAAGCTCACGAACTAATCCGATTTCATTTGGAAAACGACAATCTGTTATAGCAATATCGGTTCCCACCAAATCAATTCGGCGCTCCATATTCATCAGCCACACATTAGTGTGAAAATGTTTACGAAAAAGATCAGTTCCAACGTATTGAAGTGCGAAGCGCGGTGTGAAGTGTGGCATATCCAGCTTCTTAGCCCACCAAGTGTCCACAGTTTCGCGCCAAACGCGACTTTCTGCGGTATCACCTTCGACCATTTTACGATCCCAGCAAAAGATCGTAGCCACCGTATCCTTTAGTGAATCGGCATAAGCAAAGTTGGTATATCCATATCGAGTGAGTATGTTTGCTGCGGAGTTCTTACCACAACCTTTAAATCCGACGAACGCTACTATATTTCTCATATTTCGTACACATTTTCCGAAAATCTTACTTTGAATGCTGTAGCATCGTGATCGCTCGTGAAGACAACTCGGTCGGAAGCCCGGTCGTGTCTAAAGCGCTGAGTAGGCGGCATTTGTTGGAAATAAGTATCAATTTCGGCGTGGACTGATTGGCTTTTCACTCGAAAAGAATGAAAACCTTTATAGGTCACAAATCGATTGTACTCATTTATGTCTGCGAACAAAAGATTGTAAGTCATTCCGTATACGGGTTGCATATACACATCACATGGCACGGTATCAAAGTATTTCCGAACATCGGTGGGTTCTAAAAACTTGTCGTACAGGTTAAAGTTTTGTAAAATCGCAACAACATAGCCAAGGTTCATAAGTCCTTCTTGAATATCATCCATGAACCGAGTGGTATTGCTGATCTTGGATAAGTCGAGAGATACGTTAATACCGCTCGAACTATATCCGTTATTTGTACTGATCAGATTACAATCTGTGATGTGAAGAACATCTTTTGGAACCATGTGTATCATTGGGTACTCAACAACTTAAAAATTACTGCGTCTTCATCATAATGAAATTTAAATCGAATTTCAATTTTATTAACATGGTGTGAAAGAATTTCCACATCCCACGGCTTATCTTTGATTAGCTCTACTTTGTCAGTAAAAAAATCTACAACCCGCTGACTAGAGCTTCTATCAATCATAATGGGGACAGTATACGAACATTCTATTTTACGAAATTTATAGAACCGCCCACTATCCAGATGGCATTCGTTAATCGTGAGATCGATCAATGGCACCCTAAAGTGCTTACTTTGAGCAAAGAGTGTTGTGCTATATACAATTAATTCATCGGTCATCAGCCAGCAGCTTTTCGCACATGAAGTTCAATTGAACCACAATGGAGGTAGCGTAAGCTATTGCGTGAGCTTTTTTGAAATAAAATTTCTCTTCTTTCTTCCAAATATTCTCACGAATTTCTTCAATGGAGGCATCCAGAAGGTACGCTTTACCCGGTCGCGTTAGCGATATTACTATCGCCAGTTCCTCAATATTTTGTGGTTGTATTTTGTTTATTATGGCTTGAGCCTTACCCAAATGGGCCAGCTTAGACGACACCGCCTCATTCCACAACAGTTCCCACATGGGTTCTTGTGTCATGAGATCGATTAAGTGAGCTTCGTCTCGGATACCGTCATACAATGAATTGTTCAAAAAATCGATCTTGAAGAACCCGTGTTCTTCGGCTTGATCGGCATCCAGAATGGGTAGCTTGTTGATCGGGTCAATGATAGGCTGCTGAAAATAAACACCAGAATTGTGCGGAGCCGGACCATCGCTCTTTTGAAGCATAGCCGGTATATGCGGCAATTTGACGAGAATAGCCGCACGATCCGCAAAATCTATATCGATGTCTGTATTGACCTTAGCCATTATCTACAACGACCTTCAAGCCTTTCTTCGGCTTCCTACTCAGTTCAAGAAGCATGTTTGCGGACATGGTGAAATTGAACAGAACTTCACCATCGTTTAGACGGTCGATCTTAATGAACTCCACCAAAGCATCAGTAACATCCTGCGTTGATCTCACGAGGCCGCATAGGAGGAACTTGAGGTTCTTGACCACTTCATCGTCTTCGTCGCGGAATCGGGGATCGTCCAGTTTGGTCAAGACTTTCATTGTCTCGATTATGAGAAAGCGATAATGTACCGGGGACAGATCACACCAGCGAACACGATCCTTAAAGAAATCATGCGTGATTGCTTTAAGTAACGGGTCTTCCTTTTCCCAGAAATCGTCCAGATAATCATCATCTGGGAATACAATGAAGTCCAAACGGCGGTCGGTCTCCATATCATTTACTCTGACATACGCCATGTATCAGTCCCTCTTATCGACTTTTCTTTTAAGTTCGTTTTTTATGGTATGTAATTGATTGGAGAGTGATAGCATTTTGCGGTTCAGCTTACTTATTTGTTCCCTAAGAAGCTGATTTTCCTTCAAGCACTGCGCAATCAACGCACGGTCGCGCAAACCATCGGTAGACAATCTAGCGGGAATATCGTCTGGGGTATCCATATTGTGCGGCTGGGAATACATTCCCGCCGGTACTTGTTCTTCACTCATATTTCTAACTGTCTAAGTAGATACTTAGCAGTATCCTTTCTTTTCTGGTCGAAGTCAATTTTTTTGTTCCAATATTGGACATCGATGATCTGCGTCATGCGAGTTGCTTCTTCATTGGACAGTCGAGACATGAGTTTGTTTTTATTATCGGACATCAGCAAAATCCACGGGCTGATACGTCCAGTTTCCAACCAGAGTACCACCAACGGGATGGACACTTTGGCCATAAAATCACGAGGCTCAATTCCGCTTTGAACACAGTGCTTCAATACGACAATTGCCGATCTCTCGATGGCATTTTCGTAGGTCTCATTGCGGATCAGGAACCGCAAGTATTCGCTGTACTTTTCTTGAGTACACCAATCGGTATTTCGAACTTGCTTTTTCACCAACCACTCCAAATAGTGAAACCATTTTTGCGGTGGTTGGACTTCGATAATGAACTTGGCGAAATCTATAAAAGCCGAATACGAAGGACTCTTTATGAAAAGAATTTCCGTAGTGTCGCGGTACATAGTCATTCTATACCACTTGGCATAGATGTCGAATGCTGTCCGTTCAACTCGTTCGTCTCGATTTATGTAGCGAAGCTTTTTTTCACAAGCGTGTTTTTCAAACGATGCTTGTGATTTATATTCTTTACCGCAAAACTCGCACTCAAATATGTCGTTCTTCACGATCTTGGGGCGCGGGGTTTTTTTGGGCTTAGGTGTATCGCATTTGAGCGGTGCGCCGCATACATGATTCTGGTAGCGAGCCTTTGACTTGAACTCACCACCACAACTATGGCACTTAAAGATACTTAAGGTGGGCTTTGAAGGCATTGAGTAAGTCTTTTTCTTCTTTTTCTTCTACAGCACAAGATACTAAAAAGTATTTGAACGAGTCAATATTAAACTTACTCAGGACTATGTTCGCTTCCATGTCATTGTATTCAGGATAAATCGACTGTATGAAAGAAATGAGCTTATTGGAAGACTTGTCTGCCTTGGCGTTAGCAATCCATTCGTGGCGTTGTTTTCGCCCCATTCCTGCGGATGCCATCAGGCGGAATTGTAAATCGGGGTGATCGGCGATGTCCCAGAAGTCCTTATTGACTTTCTCGTTCACCGCTACGATCTGATTCCCCGCCGATTTACCATCGGTGATGGCGGAAGCCCATCGCATAACCACCACGGGGGCGAAAGCTTTCCGTTCATCATCGGATTTACTTTGAAGGAAATCAAAGTTGCGGCTATCAACCGCCGCTAGGGTCTCAAATATGTCGAGCTTAAACTTTGACATTCTTCTTTACAGGACGCTTTGACGGTGTGGAAGGAACCGATTCACTTTCTTTCTTAACCGTAGTTGCGGCGGTTTTCAATGTATTTTTTGGTGCGGTGGCCTTTTTTACCGGCTTTGGCTGGATAAGACCTTCTGGAACAGAAGACGCGACGGTAACTGTAGTTGACGCTTCCAGCTTCGAGACACGTTCTTCCAGATCATCAACATAACCAAGCAATTCATGAAAAATTTCCTTGGCGAGGTAGCCCGATTGCTTGACGTTTCCGATACCTATAAAACGATCATGGTCTTGGACCATTGCTAAAATCTTGTTTTTTCTTGACATGTTACATTCTTCCTATGATAAAATTCTCGAAATATCCAAGCTGTCGTGAAGCTTGTTTGTTTCCTTGACGAAATACGCACAAGGCGGATCGGGTTCGTCTGACAGAGGCACTACGAGAATATGCCCTTTTTTCAGCTTAGGTACGCACCAGTTCACATCTGGGTAGATATTATTGATACTGATGTCGTAAAATTGCGGCATATAAGCCGAAGGATTAAGAACGAATGCGTCGAACTGGCGATCATTCAAATGCTTGATTTCCATGACCTCAAGCAAACCAAGGTTTTTATCCGCGATGATTACTGACCAATCCAACGGCATTTGAATACGATACTTCCCAATCATTAATTCCGCCGATGGTCTAGGAAACTGTTCCATGAAGATCAACGGAATTTGAAAGAAATCAACATCAGTATTGGGATTAGAATAATCGAGTACACAATAATAAATGTGATCGACTGTATCTGGTATCTCATTTAGATGGAAAGATTTATTGTTTTCTAAAAGTATTCTCATGTATAGTATTTCCTTTATTATAATATAGTATCATATTGATGGAGTCTCAACAATTTATTTCTATTGACATATGTAAAAAATATGAGATAATCAAATAATTACGTTATACATGGAGGCCATATGTTCATTTGTAAATCAGCGGATCGATATTTTCATATCGATTTTGATAATATGACCTTTCATATGGGTTATCTGATTGCTCCGGTGACGAAGAATTATACCTTCACCAGCGCAAAGGAAATGAGCGCTACCCTTCGTGACGAAATGGGATTGTCGCTTGCTCAAGAAGCTTTACACAAAGCGAATATCCCCCATACCAGCGCTTTGTGGAGCCTGAATCACAACAACACCATTCCTTCCGAAATGGTGTTGAATGGCCTCAACGATCTCGAAATAATCGAATCTACTTAAGGAACTCGTGAACGTCCAATCCGTACTTGATTGAATCGATTTTGTGGATACCAATCAGGAACAGGACATAACTGGCACAAGATGACCCGCGACCGACACCCCAAACGATTTTGTGTTTGCGGAACTCGTCAACCAAATAAATCATCAATTGGAGAAGTGGCATTAGCTCACGTTCTTCAAATAGAGCCATTTCGTAATTTACGCGATCCAGTTCAGCCGGGGTCTGACACAACCCCAAAACATATTCTCTAGCATCAACCGTTTTATAGCCAGAGGGTATGTTCCAGATTTGTGATTGCTGAACATGATCTTCCGGGGTGGGTGGCGTATATTCCCTCACTTCGATCTTGAAATCTGGCTTGAAGCGCTTCTCACACCATTCATTGTAGGCACGTACATCATCGGTGATGCGATCTACAAAGATTTTGTCGGAGGGACAGGCGGTCGTAAGTGCCTTGGAAATATCCTCAGCGCTTACGATAATGCTTCCATCCCGATTTACAAGTCGGTTCACTTTTTGCCGCCGTCAATAATTTTTGCTACGAACCCGACGCCGCCTGTTGGTGGGGTTGGTTTTGGTCTATTTGGGGTGATTGGGTGCTTCTCTCGTAAGAACTCGAAATCGAAAGCCCAAGCTGGACGAACCGTATGATCTTGGTTATCGGACGGCAAAGCATCGAATGAGCTTCCGTCATCACGTTCCCACCACGGCTTATCAAAATACCTACGAGGGGCGTCACCGAACCAATCCTCTCCACTAGGCAGAAGAGAGCATGGCTCCTTATCAGCACCGTTGAAGATGATGGACGAAATACCCATGCGGTTGGGGCGTGTCAATTCCAGAGAACCAAAAGTGATATGATCACCACCCAAAGCTTGAAGTTTTGCCAAGACTACCGCCAAGAACATATCATCATCCGGGTCATCCGGGGTAATGATCATCATGTTATCGGGGGCTTGATTTTCACTAAGGAAAATGGATCGAGCGGTTTTGTTGGAGACCGAAAACATGACTGAATTATCAAGAACATGGTCGATCCAGTATTGGATTTTCTCTAGGCAGAAAACGATTTCGTCTTCATTTTCGCTGTGATAATCAAATAGCGCTCTGGCTTCGATGATGAAGGGAAACACCGCGTTATCGATGTAGCGTGTGGCTTGCGCATTGAAATGAAAGCGCTGCGTGATCATCGGTGTATCGTCGTCTTCGTCCATTAAAATTCTCCCGAAGTTGGTTTAGATGTTTTTTGGAACGGGTTCTGAGTGATCTTTTCTTTTTTCTTTTCAGTGTCCGTTTTCGGCGGCTTCGGCTTATAATTCTTCTCGTTGAGGTCTGGATCAGAATCTACCACGGTTGGTATCTTCTTATACATGTCCTCGGCAATCTTCGTGCTCATTCTGGATTGTAATTCAAAACGAAGACTGTTCAAAACGACTTGTAGTTGCTCGGTAGAACCACTATTAGTGCGCTGTGCGATATTGAATTTTTTGGAAAGCTCCATCATACGTTTACTGAGTTCTTCTGTACTCAGATGCGAAAAGTCCATTAGCATGTGAAATTCTAGTCCTCTGGCCTATGAAAAATCAATTTATTTTTTCATAAGATATTTACCATTTTTTTATTGTGTCTCGAAATAAATCCTGTTAACTATAACTTACGGCATCCAGTAGCGTTCCCCAGAGGATTTAATGACCCATTATACGAAAGAAGGTAACTGCGTATTCATCGCCAGTTCCAGCGCCACGACTGATTTTCTCGAACCGAAGACCTACGTGGTTAAGCTTTCGCAAACACGAGGCTTTTTCCTCGAAACAGTCGATGATTTCGAAATGCCGAAGAAGATTTACGGTGACATCGACACTCGCGCGAACCGCATCCTCGGAACCTTCCATGATCGTCCAGCGCAAACCGGCGCTCTGCTGATCGGTGAAAAGGGTTCGGGTAAAACCCTGTTGGCCAAGCGCATCGCCTTGCTGGCTCAGGAAACGGGCCTTCCGGTTATCCTGATCAACTCCCCGTTCTACGGCGATCCTTTCAATACCTTCATGTCGAGCATCGATACCCCGGCTGTGGTCATCTTTGACGAGTTCGAGAAGGTGTATGACAAGGACGAACATCAGCCACACCTCCTGACCCTTCTGGATGGCGTGTTCAACAGTAAAAAACTGTTCCTGCTGACTTGTAATGACGAGTACCGCCTGAACTCGCATATCACGAACCGTCCTAGTCGCGTATTTTATCGCTTCGAATACAAGGGTCTGGAAGAAGACTTCATCACGGAATATTGTAAGGACTGCCTGAAAGACCAGTCTAAGACCGCGCAAATTCTGAACTTGAAGTTCACGATGGGCGAAAAGCTCAACTTCGACATCTTGAAGTCGCTGGTTGAAGAAATGAATCGCTATTCGGAAACCGTGACACAGGCTATTTCTGTCCTGAACGTCACCCCGGCTAACGAAACCAGCATGTTCACTATTCGCACGACACTGAATGGTGAGCCGGTGTTGAGACAGAACCAAAAGGAACTGTGGATCAATCCGTTCGGGACAGATGAAAACCGCGTGGACATTTACTTCCTCGGTAAAAAGCTGGGTGAGCGTTCACACATGACCACTATCTACGACCCTATCTCGGCTGCTAAGGCTGGTATTTCGGTTGAAGAAGACTTCCTCGAATACGAAGCGTATGGAGAGGACGACGACGAAGATGGTGACGAAGATGCGGTCCAAACCAATGACGCGCCTCAGCGCAAAGTCATTCGTGTTTGGTGTCACCCCATCCTGTTCAGTGGTGAACATCTGGTTGGTATCAACCGCAAGATTGGCACGTTCACTTATCAGATCAAGTTCGAAGACCAAGTGGTTGAAGTCGAACTGATGCGCGTGGCATCCCGCCATCGCAACACATGGGATAGCCTTCTTTGACATATCATCTGTTCTTAGATGACATGCGTGAGCCATCGGAAGTCACTTGGGTGAAGCTTCCGGTGGCTTCATACGTTATTGTCCGTAACTTTGACGAGTTCAAAGATTACATCATAAATAACGGCCTCCCCGCACATGTGTCTTTCGATCACGATTTGGCTGATCTACATTATGGCGGGGTGTTCAACGTAGAAAAAACAGGCTATGATTGTGCCAAATGGTTGGTAGATCATTGTATAGACAATGACCTCAAGCTCCCAGCCTACACGGTACACAGCATGAACGAGATTGGTAAGGAGAACATTCACACCTATCTCGCCAACGCAAAACGCCGAATGAACTTATAGGAGAAAGATATGGCACTCGCTAACATTGTTATCAGCATCCAAGGCAACGAGCATGAAGGTAAAACTTCGTTAATCCCGGTCATCGTCAATGCTCTGGAAGAAAAGGGCATCACGGTCAAGGTAGCCCGTACCGATCCCCAGCTTGAAGATAAATTTGACAATATCGAAAAATGCGTCGAACGCCTGACAGGCGATAATGCGCCATCGATTTTGATTCAAGAGATCAATACCGGACACAAAAGAGACTAAAGTTAAACCGCCGTTAATCGGCGGTTTTTTCATAAATACCTTATATTAGAGGTATTGATATGTCGAATTGGTATAAGAAATTACAAGAAGCATTGGCGCTGATTGAATCGGATCACGATCTCCCATTGAAGAACGTTTCTGTTTTAGAATCGACTTTCTTACTTGGCTCTGAAAATGGTCAAGAATTTGCCGTAGACATCAATACGGCCTATCTTTATTACATTGAAGATGATCACGTAAAGGCCCCTGTCCAAACCAACGTCCCTTCGGCATATGACGAGTTTCGCAAGACAAATGTTTTGCCGCGCTTCGCTCATAGCTGCGTGAATGCCAAGATAGAGAACTTCAAATTCACAGTTACCCAAACCCTGTTCCAGCGTCCTGATCATGACGAAGGATAGTCGCCAAGTCTATTACGTTCATGAGCTTCCAGAGGACGTTCTACAGACCCTCTTGAACGCTACTTACGACCATCTTGACCCAGAGCTAGATGCGCTGTTGGAAGATGCTCCGGTCGATCTGGAAGCCTTGTACAACGAGCATAAAGACTCAGGAACATACGAGAGCCTGTTTGAGGGTAAATCGAAATACGAGCGCGGTTAATAACCGCTCTCTAAGTTTCGCAAATTTTCAACAGTTAAATGGTATTCAGACGGAATTAACATAAGCTTGTATTTCATAAGTAAGTCTGTATACCGACCTTCGTTACAAAAAGAATTGTGGTGATACTTCTTTATTTCACGATAATCCACATTATTATCAAAAAGAAAATTAGCGGCTGTGTAATAATCTGATTCGTCCGTAGAATCGAATCCGTCATATTTCAATACTTCATCCAGATTATGTTTCAAATAAGACCTACGTATGCGAACAAACATTTCCAAAACGTTAGAGACAAATTTCATCGTATCTTTCGGTTTCAAAATTGGGTGATAAGTTAAAAACACTTCTTGTGGATACACATTTTCTAATCCTAGTTCAAGGATGGATTGTGCTTTTGTATAAGTATCTTGATGCTTATAATCGGCAGCTTTAAGTAATTCGAGTTGGTTGTAAATAATAGTTCTCTCTGGAAGAGACAATTCAACTTCATTGAAATCATTTATTTCTTCTTCATCATATTCGTATCCGTAAATCACTTTACATTACTCCGTGCTAATCCTCCATATTTTAGTTAAGTATGAAATAATTGTCAAGATTTTTCAATTCATCAGTTCTCAAAAGAACATCATGAACCATCGATTCAGCCAGAGGCAATGACATCGAGAACCACTCTCCTTTGAGACGGTAATGGCCGCAAGTTCTGTGAATGATGTTTTCCAGCTTCTTGGCGCGGTCGTCGGGAACCTCGCGGACCTTACACAAGATCAGCTTCTTGGGATGCCCGGTTTGAAGCTGCTTAAGGCGCTTTTCGGGTGTCTTGCTAATCCCAATTTTAACACTGGTGCCGTCGCTGATGATGTATATGAACATATAGTATTTATGTTCATTAAAACCGGTTTTAATGATTTTATTCGATCAAATTCAAATAAAATTTCATCAATTGACTGTCATAGCTAGACAATCGTTCTTCTGTCAAAGTAGTCATTCTACTTTTTTCTAGTAAAAGATTTTTCTCTATAAGTTCCGAGAACAAGGCATCTGTCAAACGCCCCATTATAAGCTTTACACCGGGCATGTATTTCAAATTACCACGAGTAGTGACAATAATATTTTCTTTTATCGTCATCAAATCCGGCGCTGCGATTTGATCCATTTCTCGAAGAATGCTGTATTCTTCGGATTTCTCATATCGATTTAAGCGATCATAATATTTCAATGATCGACCAGCTTTGTCCGCCGCATAGATCAACAGAGATAACATAAACGGCGAAGATCGTAGGGTAAAATCGAAATCAAGATCAATCATTCGCTGTACGGTCTCGGCTTCTTGTGCTGATAAGTCTGGACAAGAAACCACGTCTTCTTTTGCTTTCTCAATTATTTCGTCGGGAAGCACTATTTCTTTTAGCTGGCTCAATCGAACCAATTGGCGACAATTCGCGGACGTATACGGGAGTTTGAAGTTGCGGTTCATATCGCTTCCCCGATCATCATATTTTTAATAAAGCATTCGAGAAGAGGTTCACCCACCAAATGAAGATGAATAGCGTCATCTTGAACATCTACCGTTACGATATTTCTATCGCAGCTTTCAAGATACAGGGCGGTTATTTCGTCAACAGTCGCCCCGAACTCTTCGGCATAAGTAATCAGAATATCTATGACATCCAGATTATCGATGGTAATCTGCCAGAACCGATGTTTCTTGATATATTCGGCCCCAAGTTCAGTCAGTATTTCTTGCTTCTCGGAATACCGTCTGTTGCTGTTAGTTACGATTACTAAGTTATCGCCCAGAAATCGAATTTCATCCTCTAGGAGACGGTTGCTTTCGCGGACGGGAGTGCGCAATCTATGAGACGAGTGGTCGATCTTATTGCGGTCGAACAGTTTCTTAAGACAATCGAACTGTCTTGTTGTCCATTCGGCCTGATTGCTGAGACTTTCGATGAACCGATGATCAAAAGAGCCTTCTTCGAACTTACCGCTATAAGCAAGTTCAACCACCGTATCTTCATAATATTTCACGGCATTGGCTGTGAAACCATGTCCGATAGGTTTGGCTACTAGGGCTGCGAAATTGACCATACTCTTTACTCCATTTTTAAAACTACCAAATCACCTTTCTTGATGTCAATTTTAGAATTTGACAAATTGATAAATGTGGCGCTATATCGAGAGAACTAACTGACAGGGATATACAGCAATGGAACGTCTGATCATTGTAGTAGATGGTGGTATTTTCACCGTTGAACGAGAAAGCAAGAAATCATTTCTCAACGATCTTGACGCCGAATATGAACGGGTCTTTGCTGAACTCAATGCGTTCGTGCCAATGCCAAACGCACAAATAGGGGAAATACACCGCTCTTTTGCGTATAAAAAAATCCTCTCATTCGATGAGTATCATCGCCTAAAAAATGGCATTCCGACACAAAATTTTTTATTCGTTTATACGTTAGACGAATTTTTAACCAGATACGATTTTGATGCTGAGGAATCAATCGAGATCGACCGAGAAGACCCATGCTGGGTTTACCCGAACGTGTCGCATTTTATTCCAAACTATTTACAACAAAAAGCTTGACACAGATAAATAGTTTCTGATAGAACAATTATCTACCAACGCGCATGTGCGCTTTTTAAGGAACTGTTGTTATGTTTGCCATCCGAGAGGAACGAGAGGAACGCTAACCTCACCTTCGTTTATAGACGAGGGTTTGAGGCTTTATGCTCCCTTCGTCTAATGGCAGGACAACAGACTTTCAATCTGACAACGCGGGTTCGATTCCCGTAGGGAGTACCAAAAGAACGAGAGATCGGGCTTTTGATTTTCTATGCTCCCATCTTCTAGTGGTCAGGATGCTGGACTTTCAATCCGGCGACACGGGTTCGAATCCCGTTGGGAGTACCAACAATTTAACACTTTGTTGACTATGCTCCCGTGGTCTAATGGTCATGACGCCCGCCTTTCAAGCGGAGAGTGCCAGTTCAATTCTGGTCGGGAGTACCACCACCAATGCGTTCCAAGTCCGCCAGAGATAAAGCTTTAGAACGCCCATATACTGACTTGTCCGCGACTTCTTTAGCCCATTCTTCGTCTATCAGAAACGGCGGAAGAATAGCGGTCAATGATCGACCTCGCGCGAAGCATTCGTTTTTGAAACAAGTCGGGGCTGACCATTTTCCATCCTTGAGAATATATCTCCCCACACACATGTTATCGAGGCGCTTTGTGATGAAAGCAATTCTCGCCTTTCCCTTCATGATATAGTAGTAAAACTTGTTTTCCTGTATCTCAGGAAGTTGAGGGGCTATTTCCACCAAAATAGGAAACACAATTTCTTCATCTACCGGCAAGACGCGCTCGACATAGATTTCTCGTTGTGTTTTACTCATGGTAAGGAAATAGCCGTGCCTACGCATTGTATTTCACTTTCGTGATCTTGAATGGGTATTCAGCTTCCTTGTAATACTTCTTACGCTCGGTAAGATGCTTCTTGGAGAACTTGAGCGTAGAGCACACATCGTAGATGTCAGCTTTGCTTTTACCATCAGCACGGCGAAGAACACGGCCTACCGACTGAATAGTACGCTCAAACGACTTGCCGCATTCTACCAGAATGAGATTGTGAATCTTCGGGATATTCACACCCGTAGACATAACCCCGAATGTTGCCACAAGGGTTTTGTTGTCCGATTGGTTAGTGTCCTTGAACTCTTCTTTGCGCGCTTTAGTTTTCATCCCACCAGAGACGAATACCGCATTATCGATCATGGCCGTCAAGGACTTGCCAGTTTCAATGCGATTGACAAGAACCAACGTGTTGCCTTCTAGGCTATTGGCGAGTTCACCAATCCAGCGCAACCTATCTTCGTCTGATGTCAGGAATTTATATTCCTTGTCATAGGCCGCGAACGACACATGATCATCCTCAGTTTGAAGAATGTTGATCTCACATTTTGACAGGAACCCGGCGTCTTGAAGTTCTTTAGCCCGAACTTCGCCAACGACACCACCGATGGTAATTTGTAAGGACACTCGCTCGAAGTCTTGCTTTGGAATAGTGCCGGTCATTCCCCAGCGGATTGGCACATTGGCCATAGGACCACACATTACATCACGAAGCTCGTTGGCTTTCAGGCCGTGGCATTCGTCCACTTGAACTGCGATCACGCCATCTAGGAAATCGTGGATCGTACATTCCACTTCATCGCGGCGAGTTTTCTTTGTGAGCACAGAAAGTGATTGCCATGTACAAATCGTGTGGGTCTTATTCCATTCTTTGCGGTCACCGAAAAACACACCAGCATCAAGACCGATGTTCTTAAAATCTTCTTCGGTCTGTTCAACAAGTGTCTTAGACGGGACGATCACAATTGATCGACCATAAGGCTCCACAATCTTTGACAATGTGGCGGAGAGGATCGTCTTACCAAACCCCGTAGAGAGACACTGGATGCCATGAGGGTTGGCAAGGTATCGATTGACGGCCTCTACCTGATCTTCACGCAGCATGATCGGTTCGCCCGCGAAACGGTGACCTTCCGGCCAAAGAGTATCCGAAAGGAAATCCGTTCCAATTGGCTTGAAATCGAAATTGTAATTGACCCGTCGATCATCGAGCTTGAGATCGTAGCCCTCTTCAACTACGATAGGTAAGACTTGCTCAAGAAGATTGAGATATGTTCCACCACCAACAGTAGCGAAGTTAACATATCCATCCCAGCGTCCTAACTTGAATAGGGGGGTGTGGCGCGCATAGGGCATGAAATACTTACATGCGTCACTAATCTTGCGACGAGTGGAAGGATCGAGGCCGTCAAATTTGACGTTCACTTCGTCCAAAATCTTGAGAGTTGCTTCTTTGCTCATGGTGCTTGTTTTTTGGGTGCCAATTATCTAGTCGAAATCGATCCTACCAAATATTAACTATATTTTTCAATTTAAATCGGTAATTAAAAATTTCATCGAAATCTAGGGGACTATTTTCATATAAATAATAGTACACAATATTGAGGTATTAATTACTATGGCTAAGTCTCTCAAAGGTAGACAAGTAAACATGGCCGCTTTGATCGCCGCCAATCCCAATGCCATTGCTCTGGGTAATGGTAAAATGAACGCTCGTGGCGACCTGATTGGTGCGCGTGGTGAAGTTCTGACTGCCGAAGCTCAGAAGTACAACAAGCATAACCCGAAGGCCGTAAAGGTCAGACAAGTTTCCATAAAGGACATGGGTGATGATTTCTTTGAATCGCCAGCAGAAGCTATCAAGAAGCTTGCTGCCGCTCCTGTTGAAAAGCAAACACCAAAGACTGCCGAAAAGAAAGGCCGTAAACTCGTAGACGAAGAATAAGGAAATACGCGAATGTGGGATAAAATTATAAACGCTTTACGCAAGCTTCAACTGATCACATTCGCTATCCTTTTAGGCGCGGGTATGGTGGTTACCGCCCTTGCGTCTTGGATCATCGCCAGCATCGCTTACCTTCCGTGGCCAGAAACCGCCGCCGAAGGTCGAGTGAATGCTTTGGCTGTTGGCCTCTGGATTGTTCTGGGACTTATTGGTGTTATTGTCGTGACACTGGCTTTTGGGAAGATCGAAAAGATTTCTCTGAGCAATGGCGTATTGTCGGGCGAAGTCGAGTTTGACAACGACCAAGATGATGAGCAAAAGAGCGAGCCAGAAGCTCCAAAGGAGTAATAAATGGCAATCACTAAGATCGATTATTTTTATGATCGTCAGCAAGTCCGCTACCTAGAACAAATTGTTCGTGCTTTCTCAGGTTACCAATACATGACCGGGCGTCGTGGTGATTTGGAGCCTGAGCTTAAATCTGTGCCTTGCCGCATGGCTATTACGAACGAAGTTGTAGCAAACATTATCCGAAACCAAAGCGAATCGGCTCTGAACGTGTGTCCGATGATCACTGTTTTCCAAACCGGCTTGCGCTTTAGCCGTGAAGACTTACAGAACCCAACACACGAGAGCACCGTTCAAGTGACCGAACGCCATTTCGATGAACAGACCGGACAATACACCGGGGATCGCGGGCGTTCGTATTCCGTTCGTCGCCTGATGCCATTACCGTTTGAAATGACTATTCAGGTCGATCTTTGGACGAGCAATTGGGATCAAAAACAACAGATACTCGAACAAATTGGTTTAGCAATCTATCCCGATTTCCAAATTCAAAATAGCGAGAACCCATTGGATTGGGGTGCTATTACGCTCTGTACCCCAGACCCGGACCTTACTCTGTCTTCGCGCAGTATTCCTATCGGTTCATCTGACGAAATCGACATCGCGTCGATTACGCTCAAGATTAAATTCTGGCTATCTCCACCGGCCTTGGTCACGGAACAAAAGCTGATCGAGCGCGTCATTACCAACATGACCGACAGTGCTCCTATTCCGGGGGTTATAATGGATGGGGGCGACATGCTGTCAACCGATATGGGTTATGTCGTTGAAACACTTGGTAACCACTCTGTCATGATTAGCGGTAATCGCATGAAGCTATTGGGGCCGAAAGCAAGTGAAGTTGATGAAAATGGTGATCCATATTCGTGGCGCAAATTGATCAGCACTTTTGGGGTATTGCGACCAGCAGCAAGCCAAATATTACTTACCGCGAAGGTTGATGACAGAACTGGTATTTTGGGAACAATCGAATATACGAACGATCCTAGTGTTCTGTACTGGTCAATTGACCCAATGACTCTTCCGTCGAATACATTGCCGCCCATTGATGCGGTAATCAACCCGATGGAAACCTACCCAAACCAGAAGCTTCCACCGGAAGTAAATGGCCAACGCTATCTGCTTCTCAACGACATCGGCGGCGTATCTCAAGCATGGGGTGCTCTGACCGCTAAAGAAAATGACATAATTCAATATGTCAACAATCATTGGGAAGTCGTATTCTCCGCAGCCACAAGCCCTGACGAAGAGTTTGTTGTGAATAACCACAATAACAAACAGCTTAAGTGGGTAGATGGAGAATGGATATTACCCCTCGAAGGTGTGTTTTCGAACGCTCTTTGGAGACTTATACTATAAAAAAGGCGGGGAAGTTCCCCGCCTTTTTTAGTCAAAATCTTGTGTTTCGGCTTCGTCTTTTAATTCATCATCTGACATGTGACGAAGACGTTCCGCATCTTCTCCGGTATAGCGTAGAGAGGTAGTATTATCTGAAAGTCGAACGATAATACCCGTTCCCGACAAGCGGTCATAATCGTAACGATATTCGGGTTGGTGGGTTTGAGTTTCAAATTTACCATTCGCATAATTCTTAGCATATTCAAGAGCCTCTTCTTTATCATTCGTATGATAATCGGCTTCCGTGAGGTGGCTACCATTCTCATAATGCTTTACGCGATACTCATTCCAATCCATATCTTTATAGACCTTGGCCATGAGTTGCTTACCGTTAGTTTCACCGGAGAATGCTTTTACAAGCTTGAGGCGAGGCTTTTCGAATTGCTCATCGCCTTCTGGGAGCTTTACGAAATTGGCTGGAAGCTTCTTAACCATATTGGCTGGTGTTGGTTGGCCTTTCGCCTGTCCGACACCATTTGGCTTTGCATTTTGATCACGGCTCAAGCGGTCGGCTGGACCTTTGTAGGTTTTACCTTGAGCGTTTGTAATATGAGCTTGACCATTCTCGATTTTATCCAGCTTGCCAGTAAAACCCGCGCCACCCTTGACGCCGAAACCTAGATGAACATCATCACCCGGAACAAACTCTTCGGTATCTTGAACGGGCGGTGCTTGCTCATCCACAACCTCTTCATGAACCGATGAATGATAATGAGTGATGGGTGGAGAATGATCGTTACCACTAAAATATTCTTCGGCTTCTTCCCAAGTCTCTTTATCGGTATCTTGGCGCTCAAATGGAACCAATTCAGAAACACGATCTTTCGGGATGGAATGATAATCCATAAACTTCGTATAGCCGTGACCTTCGTGATCTTCTGCTTTCAGGTCCATTTCCAGAGAATCGATGTGTTCTCTCTGTTCTTCGGTATCCACCGAGTAGTTTGGAACAACGCGATAACCCAGCGTGATATAATAGCTAGAGGCGGTGAGGGATGCGACGTGAGTAGCTTCACCATCACAGATCAACATAAGTTCAAAAACACTCTTGAGGTTTTCTTTTTTCATGAACTTCTCGTTCATGTGTTGAGTAATATCCTGAGCATAAACGTAGAAATTTACGTCGCCTGTTTCTTCTTGGTCGTCTGCTGCTTCTGTGAGCTTCTTGAAATTTTTATACCAATCGTTATTCGACATAAGTGTATCTCCAAATATTACTATATTTATCCATTGACAGCAAATAATCTTATGATACATTGGGACTATATTCAATCACTATGGAGACATAAAATATGCCCCGTCTGGCCTTTGATCTCGAAACCATCAATACCGAAATCGCCCGCTGCGATACGCTGGCCAAACAAAACAGCGAGCTTCTGGCCAAGAGCCTGACTGACAACCGTGGTCTGACAGCCTATCTGGTGCGCGACTTCACCGAATATTCGACGCGCGCCAATGTTCTGGCGAGCCTCAAGGTTCTCTTCGAAAAGTATGACGGCGACAAGAAGCTGGTCGCTCAACAAGTTCTGCGTGAACTGACCTTCCCGCTGGCTTCCATCGGCGATTACAATATCAACGAACTCAAGGCTTGGGCCTCGATTTCGATGGACTTCAACATGGCAGACTTTTAAGGAGAGATAATGAAAAACGAAAGCACTGTTGCTCGTGATGCCGCCAACGGCGAATATACCAGCAAACATCACGGCGAAGAACGGGTTGCGGACAATACTCGCCTACAAGAAAAACTACGCGCCGATCTAGCGTTTGAAAACGCTCTTATCCTATACTCGCGTGGTGAGAGCGCGATCTGGCAAATGGTCATGGAAAAGTTTCCGAACGGCATCCCCTGTGGGGTGGCCGTTTATTATAACCAACTCTCTGATCTGGCTCGTAATTTCGAAGACGGCAAAAGTTGGGCGATGTGACCGAAGAACGCCGGGACATAGAATTTCTTTTGGTCCAACTCGCCACCATCGAGCACGAGCAAAACTCGGACAAGATTAGGGAGTTGCGGAAGAAATACAAAATCGATGTGTTCGACGCCAAGACGCGCCAGCGCAACAAATAAGAAAAGCCCTCGCTATGCGGGGGCTTTGTCTTTTGTCCATCCCAAAATGGCTCTGATGGCGTTCTTACCGTTGTCTCGTAGCTTTCGAGTACCGATACCCGCCCAAACACCGTGAGGCGTAGGAGGTTGGTCTACGGCTACCCAGATAGCTCCGCCCCACATGAACCAACAATCTTGGTCTTGGTCGAACACATAGACTTCACAAACGTCGCCATTGTTCTTATCAATGAACATTTGAACGGCCCAAGCTGTTCCGCCCTGTACCTGATTATCTACGATCTCAGCAATAGCGTAGACCCTATCCGACTCACATATTTGATAATAATTACGGCGAAGTAAATTTTTAACGAACTCGCTTTTTGGCGGATAGTAACGCTTCAAAGACAAGCTGGCTCGCTTACAATGCTCGTTAGCTACATCCAATTGCTCGTCCGTAAGCTTCACGACCTCCTGTGGGGGAGCATCTGTTCGATGGCCAGCAAACCCCCAATGGATCACCGTATGGCCCATACAGCCAGCTATAGCGCCCCATTGGAGGTCTGCGCCGATAGCGCCACCTGACATACAAATATTATCATTGGTCAGAAGCATTAGTCTTCCAGTGGTGGAGTGTCCGACACGAGCATAATATGATCGCCAAGATAGTCAACCTGCCAAACATTTACGGCTTCATCCTGACCTTCAAATTCGAAGGTCATCTTGAATGACCAGCGGCCATGTTCAATCAAAATCCATTGACCGACTTCGATGTCTTGAACACCTTCGCCGATAGCCCAGACTTTAGCCCAGCGGGGGCGGATGCCACGATCTGTACCGTTATCATCGATGACAATGAGACCACTCTTGGTCTTTTTTTCGCCACGGTCCATATCGGTGACGAACAAACGGTTAGGCAATGGTTTGAAAGACTTGAGTTGAACCGTTTGTCTATTTGGTGTGAAGGAAGGAATTGACATATTTTACCTCAATAGTGTATTGTGATTATAGTTAATGAGAAATGAAAACACAATTTAAAAGAGGTAGCTATGCGGTGGAATGATTTGAGCAAAGAAGAACAAATAGACTACATCAATAAGTCAAGAGTTAGTTATGAGCACACCAAAAGGCAAGTGATTCCAGCCAAATGGAAATTTATGATCGACCCATCATTCGACAATCCACTAACTATAAAAGCCGAACATAATGAAATAACTCGCGCAATGTATGAATTGTCGCCCGAAGTAAAAGATGTACTTGCGGCTCATGCTCACGCGCTGATTATTGATCGAGGTGATTGGGGTGATGGCGTAGAACACTTCCATATAACTTTCACAAAGGAAGCTGGGGCAAAAGCTCTCATTGCTCTTTGCCAGAAATATGGAATCGGCGACTTTACTTGATTGGTGGTTTAGGAGGCTGTTTGAAAGCGGGATTGTTTATTCGATATGCGGTCCCACAGTTGGGGCAATAGAACTCCATGTTCTTGAACAGCATGTGTGAAGTAGTAATTTCCATTTTATTTCCACAGTCACAGCTAAAAGTCATTGACGATGAAGTCATAAGCTTATCTTTTTCAAGCTTGGTCACTTCAAAGGGTTTTTTACCTGATTTTGGGAACTTGATGATGTCCATTTTGTTTTCATTTTACTGTTCGTCTAAAATATTTAGACACTTTTAGGCTATTAGTTTAGGGTGGTTTTTTCCGAATTACAACTTGACATATACTGAATTTATCTCTTAAATATCGGAATAATAAGAGAAAAATAACAAGGTTTTCCCAATGGGCTTCTCATTTATCACAGCTAGGTTGATCTACAACTTGTGGGAAACCACTGGCAACGAACAAGTTAATTTTTATGGGCTGGATGGAAAATCCAATCGAAGAACGGTAATCATTCGATCTAATGACGAGGTTCAACTACGATTGAATTTTATATCTGGTTTGCGTATGGAACTAACCATTATCCATAAAAAGCTATTCAATTTATTTCTATCTTTCGATTTCCATGTAGAGGAATTGTTCGATTACACTTGCGACGAATATTATTTGAACTACGAGGGTGGTGCTATTCATATTCTTCAATGCGAGTTCGACCGAAAGAAAACAACCTTAAAGATTTACAAAAAAACCAAACCAGAAGATGTTGAGAATTATCTTACAGCTTTCGCGGTAAAATACGCATAGGTTGTCTTGACAACAACATAAACTCCTGTATGATGTTCATATTGAATATTGGATAGGAGAATAAAATATGGCTTTCACCGCTAATCTCTTCATCAGCATCGGTGCCACGAACGCTCTGTTCACCCTGCGCCAGACCTATGTTCACGAGTATCATCTGCGCAACGGAACAGTTTGCCGCGAAGTCCGCTCGTTCCACCTCCAAAATCTGTCCAACGATCTCGATCTAGCTATCGAAAAGGCTATCGTCATTTCGCTGACCACGGACATTCCGCTGCGCGCCGACGAAAAAAGCCTGATCGAACGCGAACTGCGCGACATCACCCGCGCCAACAAGGAAGAACGCGAGCGTCGTGCCAAGGAAGCCGAAGAACGCGAAATTCGCTGGAAGGCCGAACGCGCCGCCCGCGAAGTGTCCCTGCGTCACGATCTTCTTCAAGGTCTGGTCTCTTTCGGTAAGTATAAAGGCTATCGCATCGAAAATCTCCCGCTGGGCTATATCCAATGGGTATCGGAATGCGACACGTTTGAAGTCGATTCGCTTATGGAAGTCCTGCGCACGGAAATCAACACGCGATACACGCATCTTCTTCTACCGAAGCCCGATCCCCTCAAAACTGTGGGTGAAGTCGGCGAGCGCCTGTCTATCGAGGCTACCATCATCCGTATCAGCGGCTATCATCGCCAAGCGTACATGCGCTTCGGGGTGACCGAGTGGGTATCCATCACCACTCTGGTAGATGCTAACGGCGTCTGCTATGTGATCAAGAGCGTATCGTTCTCGCCGGACAGAAATGATCTGGGTAAGGTGATCAAGCTGAAAGGCACGGTCAAGGAACACGACGAATACAATGGCCAATGTCAAACGGTTCTCGAACGACCGGCACTGGTCAAAGAAAAGGTCGCCGCATAATAAAAGCCGCCCTTCTGGGGCGGCTTTCTTACTTTCTGAGGATGGCTCTTATCTTTTGAACATGCTTGGAGCATATACCAAAGCAATTTGTTTTCGTGACATGATCTTCCCACCCGCGTTCCCATTCCGGCTGTACCCAAATGCTATTGCCAAACAACTGTTGGCCGGGATAGGTCCACAAAATACTTTTGGATGTCAGGGTCAAGGCATCCGTGTTGTGGTAGAAGATATGTTTTGTGGGGTCGAGAGCGAGCTTACTAGCAGCCTCCATATTTTTACAATGTATCCAGAGACCATCTTGTGAAAGGAAATCATAAGTGGTTTCATATTGCGGAGCATCATGCCCCAGCCACCAAGTGCCATCTTCGTACCAAACATCGATCTCAGCATGGTATCCTTCATACAAAGCCGTGACGATCTGTTCGGGGGTATTCTCTAGGTTTTCATTCGGTCCTTCGAATAATCCACGGTGAGCAATGAGTATCATGACCGGTCCAACTTATAACTGGTCGTGGTATTCACGTTTGCTTTCATGTAAATCGATTCAACGATTTCTAGTTCATCACGCATCCACGCTCTTTTATCATCCGCAGACGACAAATCAGTGTCGGGAAATTGAGCATACTTGTGTGCTTCTTCTGGCATGGCCGCGATATTTTCTTTGTCAGCGTCTGTAAGTTCAACCATGATCGCATGATCTTTTGGGCTGAACCAAGTGTTTCCAATTTTTATTCTCATATTATATTTCCTATATATTAATTCCATTGAACGACCAACTGATCGCCTTGTATTCGAAGGGCGTAAGCCCTCATATTTGTAGGATTAAGGTCTTGGCGCGTGTGATATTTTTCAAAAGCGGCAAGTTTAAAGCCTTCGGGGCTGGGTTCGATCAGATTGGTATAAACTTGCTTATGATCATCGAATACATTCTGCGCCCAAGTCAGATACTTCTTGCTAAACAATTGGATCATATCTGGCATTTTATGATGTACATTGTTCAAATAGAACAAAGAAGGATCACAAGTATTCAGGTCTGGAAAGTTCTTAATGATAGCATCATAGCGAGCCAAAATATACCAATCATAGCTATCATCAACTAATCGAGAAACGTTCTGAACACTTTTAAGCTGACTGAGAACATTTGAAATATTTTGGTTCCACGGAACACCGACATGGTTCCAGTGTTTAGCCGGATCATTGATGAATGCCAGTATTTCAGGATCAATCGTGAATGTCTGTGGCTTATCGATCAGCATACGAACGGGTTTATATTCCTTACGTATGACCTCAATAGCGTTGTCTGGAACCATTTTCGTCGTGCTGGTCATGTTGGTCCAAGTGGAAGCAGTGTAGCTCCCAGACGGCTCAAACCAGCAGTGGGAATACACGTCAACATCATGACCATTATTGATGATCGTCTCCTGAATGTTCTTGACCAATTCAAGAACATTACAGAAGCGAGGTTGGCCATAAAATAGAACGGCGACTTTCATGGGTTAAATTTTACCCTTGTAGTTTTCCAAGAAGGTGTTGAGGTCTTCCGGCGTTCCGATCCCCCACATACCATCGGTCTTCTTGACACGAATCTTCTTACCGTCTTCGATAGCCTGATTAAATACCGGGCAAACATAGAACTCATTGTTGACACGGATATTCTTTTCTATCATTTGTTCGGCATATTTTACAAAATCCGAACCTTGTTTCCACCAATAGAAGCCGACCGTAGCATCGTTGGAGATTACTTTCTTCTCAGCAACTTCCGAAACAAAACCATCTTCGCCTACCTTGGCATAAGACCATTTCGGGTGATTGGCATCGAACGTAACGATACCACCGTCGATCCCATCCGCGTTGAAGGCATACAGGACTTCATTGCTGTTCCATTCCACAAATTGATCCGAGTTGGCAAAAAACAGCGGGGCATCGTTGTCGATATATTCCTTGGCCAGCAGGGCAGTACAGGCAGCGCCTTCGGTCAAGCCATCGGTCTGAATAATCTTACAGCCGGGGGCAATGTTATTCAGCACATGTTCCAGATCATATTTTTCATAGTGCGCTTTCTGGACCACGAAAATATAATTAGCTTGTATGTTAAGATTCTCAACGACCACTTGTATCATCGGCTTACCACGGACCTCGATCAGAGGCTTAGGGAAGGTATAGCCCGCATCGGCGAAGCGCGATCCAGCGCCCGCCATCGGGATAAGAACGTTGAGCTTTTTATCAATCCACGCAATGCGTTCCATAGATTTGTTTTCCACTTCTTGAATAAGATTTGTTATGTCAGAGACGGTCCAAGTCTCTGAATTTTCGATAGGTAACAGATTAGCACCCGAATCCAGCGCGCCTTGTCGGCCAATGTGTGAGTCTTCACAGATGATGGTGTTGCGGGGCAAGGCGTTCAATTTGGTCATAGCTTGCCAATACATTTCCGGGTAAGGCTTCGTCCGGGTCACGTCTTCGTTGCTTACGAACACGTCTACATATTCCATGATACCAATAGCCATCAAAGCCAGCTTTACAGTCTCGCGGATGCTGTTGGAGGCCACGGCGATCTTCCAGCCGCGTTTCTTAATCTCCTGACACGCTTGTACGGCCTTGGGAGACAGTGGGAAGCGCTTGATCAGGTCAAAGGTGGCCGCTTGCTTGTCTTCCCATACTTGCTGGTGTAAGCCCGCTGGGAGGCCCTTACGCTCGGTGAGCATACGAAGCTTCTTCGTGGTGTTGAGGCCATCGTACAGGCTCAGGTGTTCGTCGCGGGTGATGATATATTCTTGGCCAACCTTGGCTAAGGCCGCGTTGAGCGATTCATAATGGAGTTCTCGGCTATCAAGCAAAACACCGTCAAGATCAAATATTACAAGCTTATTCATTATCGATTGCTCTCAAAAACATGCGGGAATTTAATGTTACAAATGGAAAACAGAACGGTATCTTTGGCCACCATTCCATTTTCAAGCACCAGTTCCAAAGCAATAAGCATTTCATCTGATAATGAACGCCACATGGTTACCGGGGCTGTGAATAATTTGGTGGACGGTGTTGAATACGCATTGACGATAGAGTCATAAATGAACGCATCCGGGTCCGCGATTTCTTCGAGCGGAAAAGCTGAAATATGCTCAGGATACAATGGTGGGATAACCAGTTCAGTTGATGGTGTCACCATGAAGCCGAAATCTACCCAAGTGGCATGTTCGGTGGTTACTAACCCACGTTCAATGGCATCCGCCACGAATGAGGACTTGAGGGTAGTAACGAGCACGTATTCGGGATATTGATACTGAGGGAGACCTGTAACATCAGCCATTAAATGCTTAGTGAAATCAGGATGTTGTTGGGTTTCTTCAATAGCTTTTAATATATCGGCGTACTTTGGATCGGGAAATTCAACGATTACAACTTTCGTCAAATTCGAGAATCCGTTATCGGCTCTGATCTTCTCAAGTCTACCCGCGTAATTGCGGGTAGTGTAAATTATCAAATTGGTATCTAGCTTTGCTAGATTAGAAAATCGGTCGATATATTCTTCCGCGCTTCTTGAGTGTTGGTTCCAATTTACTCTACCAATATCAAACCATGCGGTTACTAAAGTATTACTCATATTTTATCCTCAAAGATTCTTAAGTATAACTTAGAGGAATACAGTAAATCAATTTTTTTCTGAATTATTACTTGACAATCTGTAGATATAATATAGAGTAACGAATATTATTTGGTTGGAGGGTCACATGAAGATTTTTGTTGTTGAGAATGCTACCGCTGAGGAACTAGATCACATTCGCCAAGAAACGGCGAAAATCGATCCTGACATTCAAGTTATAAACGAAGAAAGACGTGAGGGGATCGTAATCCGTGACGAACTATTTAAGCGCGACTTTGAAGGGCCGATCTTTAAATATAAAAAGTACGATGACGGCGAAGCGCGCAAGCCCCTACTTCTCGAACGCCGGGTTCACCCGAAAAAACGACATCCTCTTCGCAGCGTATCCCGATCCAAACGATAACAAAAAAGCCCCGAAAGGGGCTTTTTCTATGCTTCGATGGCTTCTATGGCTTCGGCTGGAACATCATTGGCTACGAGCACGTACTTACCCTCGATATTAGTAGCGCCGATATATTCACGAGAACCAACAGCCCCTTCGACTCGGATCAGAGCCTTTGGACCACCAATCCAACAAAACGCCGCCTTACCGTCCGCCGTGGTGAACCAATCGACATCACCGATAGCGTCCCTCCCGCGCTTGATCGTTTTCAGAAGCGCAACGGCTTCTGCCGAAATACCCAGATGGATACTGGTGTCCATGATAACCTGACCGAAACGACCGGGGTTATTGATACTGGACGCTACGGCACCGGGAACGTCACCATCTACCAGAAGTTCACAGACAAGGTGACCCTTGTGAGCGGTAATCGTAGCATACGGTGGTTGAGACATATTATTCTTTTCCTTTTCCAGAGTATTTTATTTCGTATCCCCCGGCTCCTTCGTTAATGACTCGGTATACGATGTCATAAATTTCATTCCCAATTTCTTTGGGAATGCTATCGGTGGGGGAACGCAGGATCAAACGCAACAGAATATTGCGCTGACCCGGTTGGATACCCAGACGCTCCCGCGCCTGATCGGGTATTTCATCATAAGAGAAATCCTTACGAAGCTCGATTTCTTCCAACCAATCGGCGCGCTCGCCAAGAGCCTCACGGACACGACCGCCGATATTTTCCATATCGACTTCTTGAACGCACAGAGACATATCGCGGTTGATGGCCGGTTGCTTACTGACTCCCTTGTACGGCTTAAGGTTCGCCATCTGAACGGCCACGCGAGGGTCCGTGCTGCGCAACAGGCGAATGTCATCAATGCCCTTGAGAAGCATACACAGACGATCCAGACCGATACCCATAGCAAGGCCGGTCCAACGGTCATGTCTGCTGTTCATATAGGTATCGTCCAGAAGCCAAGGGTGCGCTTCACCACATTCTAATACTTCCACCCACCGCCCTGTCTTTTCCGTACCAAACCACACTTCAACTTCGAGACCATTGATAGTGTATGGGTGATAGGTCTCATTACAACGATATTTACAGCCGGGAAGCAATGTGTTCAAAACCACACCGATCATATCCACCAGATCATTCCGATTCAAGCGGCGCGACCGATTCAGAACCCATAGGTCCAATTGGTGTGGTTCACCCACATGGGTGCGGTCGATAACATCCCGGCGATAGACCAGCCCGTGTGCCGCAAGGAACAAGGATGTGTCGAGGCCCGTGTATGATCTGGCGTACTTTCTCAGGAACGGCGGAATAGCCGATGTCATTTGGGTACGGAAAATGTGGTGAGCATCGACATAATGCGTATAACGAGGGTCACGCGCGATGGCGTTCTCGTCATAATACAAATTGTCGAAGTTATCTGAGACTTCAACGATTGGGTCTGGATTAATCACAGCCGGTTCAAGGCCGGACCATTCAGAAATTGCCTGAATAACCCGGTCCTTGATGATATTGATGGCGTGGACACCATTCTCGCTGTCGGATAAATCCACTTTGGCGAGATAGGCATCCACCTGTTCTTGCGAAATATACATTACTTTTCACGCTTATCGAATACGAACACGTCAGGGCGGTCATCCCCAGCCAGAGCCGACTTAACGGACGACTGGAAAGTCTTGTGGTGCTTCAACACCAAAGACTCAGGACGCCAGCCACGATCCCGCAGCTTATCATCCAGAGGACGATCAATCAGAATGTAGTTCACGAGAACGCCCTTGGGGACATGCTTGAAAACTTCCAGACGATCCTTGGCCTTGATGTTGGTCGCATCGAGAACCGTGAAAATACCATTCGCCAGACGGGCAGCGACGAACGCATAGACCGTAGACCAAGTACGCTTCAAATTTTCCGGGGTATGCGCCGTATCAAAATCACCGAACAACCAGAGACGAATGCCGTCCGAAGACACCACATCGGTTTCCTTGTAGTTCTTGGCGATATACGTAGACTTACCCGCGCCCGAAGGCCCGACCAGAACGTGAAGCAGAGTTTGACCAGCATACGGGCTGATCTTCTCGGCGTCAGCGTCGCACTGTAAAGCGATCAGACCGTTGTTGCGGTACATTTCGATAACATTAACCTTGTCATCGAATGCGACCTTCGGATCATAGCCGTCTTGAACCATCTGTAACAGCAGTTCTTCCTTGACAATGCTGTCGCGGCGGAAGTCACCAGCCGCGCGCATATACAGCTTGTCGTATGGGAAGCCCAAAGCAACCATCCAGTCGATAGTCTCTTGCTGATAGTCATCGGGGCGCGCGGTCGAAACCAAAATGTTTCCGCCAGCCTTTTTCAATTCATGGGCCATCGTAAACATATCAACGATAGGCGAGTCGTGAATCATGGCCTTGAAGAACCCCGGCCAGTCACGATTACCATTCTCGATGAAGTGTAAGCGGTGCTTAACGTCCGCAATAGTACCATCGATGTCGAAGATATAGTCCATAAAATGTCCCTTTATATTAGTTTCCCCACACTTATAGTATAGGATCAAAGTATTGTCAAGCTTTGTACCACGACCTGAATGCGTTACGAGCCTTTTCCAGAAGGACCGGAGACGCCTTATCCATCCTCGGATCGAAGATAATCTTGGCCTTTTCACGACACCACACGGTCGCAAAGTCCGGGTCATATTCCAAGATACTCTCTTGGTTATGAAGAAAGTCCACCAGCTTGATGTTCAGAACATTGACTGGTTGTTCCAGAGTATGTTCTTTGTCCATTTCCTTACGGAATTTGCGGTTGCCGTCTTCTGGCTTGCTTACGTCAGTCAAGCCATCAACGTTTTGTCCAACCACCGGACCAAACTTCTCATAGATTTCTTCGATCTTCACGGGAGTATCTTCAACCACGTCATGTAAATACGCGGATGCGACATCTTCCGGTGTTGCTTCTGGAACCAGATTGATCAGCATTTGACCCACCGCAAAGGGATGACCTTCATACGGCGTCTGGGTATACTTACGCAGTTGATTAATCGAACGGTGCGCGGTCGCAGCGAACTCAAATGCGTCTTTCTGTAATTTTACAGATGCGGGATTTTCACTATCTATCATTTTCATAGGCGCAGTATAATATTTTGTTTTTATGCTGTCAACATACATTGACATTTATTGGATTTATAGTAGAGTTGAGTAATACAAAATATAGGAGACTTCGAATGCGCGATATGAACCAGCAGTACGATATTCTCAACGATTACGTTGAACTGATCGCTGGCGGAAAGACTATGAATACGAAGTCTCTGATCGTTACCGGTGCTCCCGGCTGCGGTAAATCCCACCACGTTTTCAAGAAGATCGAGGAACTTGGTCTTAAGGAAGGTATCGACTTCTGTTCGGCCACTGGTAACATCACCGTCGCGTCTCTGTATCGCAAGCTCGTGGAAAATCTCGACGGCCTTCTGGTATTCGATGATTGTGATGCTGTGATCGATGATGCCAACGGTATCAACATCCTCAAAGGCGCTCTCAATACCGGCGAAGTCAAACAAGTCTCTTATGACACCGCCCGGTCGTTCAACACAGCGGTCATGACCCCGGACGAGCGCAAGATTTGGGTCGAATCCATGTCCCGTATTCTTCGCAACGTTCCCACACTCGAAGATATTGAACGTTTCCTGCCTTATACGTCTTATAAGACGCCGAAGGACTATTGCGAAGTTGACGATTTCAGCGACGACAGCCATATCGATCCTATCAAAAAAATGGCGGTCTATTCCTACGTCTGCGCCCATCTTCCTAACAAGATCGATTATTCGGGAAGGATCATCTTCATTTCAAATCGCCGTCTGTCTCAATGGGACAGCGCCGTTGTTTCGCGCGCCTATACTATCGATCTTTGGTTCACGAACCAAGAAATGTTAGGCTATATCGATCAGATCAAGGATCACATCAAGTCCAATCTCACGGATCAGCAAAAGCATGAAGTGATCGAAGTTATCCGCGAGTTGGAACGCAATGGTATTCTCACCAAGCCGGTGACTATCCGTCTGGTTCAGAACTCGTTTGATCTTCGCAATTCGCCGAACTGGCTGCGACTGATCGCCCTTAACGTTCGTGATCCTCAGTTTTATTCGAGAGTGTAGGCGGGATTGACTGTCCCATTGCCGAATATGCATCATGAAATAACGGGCGGGTTCTATCCCGCTCGGCTTTCACGCTGATCAAACCCTTCATAGCCATGACACCTTGAACGTATCCGATCCATCGACTAATCTTATCGGTGGGATAATCGTTTATGTTCTCTTCAAGGGTTTCCAACATCCATCGCAGATGGGATACATTTGTGTCTTTGTTGGGATCGGTATCCACAACAGCCGTGGTGATTTCCCACAAACCATCGATAGTAGCGGCCAAAGCCGTCCTCAAAGGCGCGTCACTCAAATTCACCACCATCCATGATGATTTCGGCCCCCAGAAGCTTCTCTGTGGCCTGTAGCTTACGAGAGAGTTCGGCTAAGTCGGCAAGGACCGCATTAATGTCCGTAACGAGATCGATGGCTTCCTTAGTCGAAAGCCTGATCTCATTGGAGCCAATAAGATTGGCTTTTTTCACCTTGGCTGAAAAGTCTTTAATTGCGGCCATATCCAGCCCCCAGATATTGAGCGTGGAAATCCGATTCCTTAGACAAGAGCGGGAGTTCATGCTTCTTACAGAAACGGGTGAAATTGATTCCAACCATAGAAACCGTTGGCTTATTGACCGCTTGGATGATCGCGTGATCCATGATCTCTTTGATGTTATCAGGTTGCTTAGTCAAATCGATAAGCATTTCGTTAAACGCGAACTCTTCCTTGACTGTAACCGTCTTGGTTTCACCACCATATTCGGCCTTTTCCCAAGTCGAGAGCATGAAGTTATTCCATGCGTATCCTTGGGCTTCACGATCCTCCCAAGCTTCGTGAATACCCACGCGCTTCGAGGAACCATTATATCGAACACCGGGGTAGGCTGAGAATATGCCATCACTGGCATCACCACGAATGATCTTCAAGAATAGGGCTTTCTTCCACCATTCTTTTTCGGGAGCGAACTCAAATGGGGTGGGTTCATAATTGGGGTCAGCTTTCACCTTGGCTTTTTCGTCCTTTTCATGCTTTTTACGCACGTCCTCAACGGTGCCTTTTACTTTCAGCTTACCGTCTGATGGCGAAATCAGGAAATACATTTCCTGTTGCTTTTCATTGAACACACCCTTGCTGGTTATATGGTAATTTTCCATCCCGTTATAGAGAGAAACATTATCGGATACCAATTGAAGGAAATCGTTATCGCCGGACAATATGATATGATTATCTTCCGGGTGAAGTTGGGTCCAGCGCGCCATGAAATCATCGCCTTCGACGCCTTGGGCTTGAAGGACTGTACAACGAGATTGGGTTCTCATAAACTCAATGAACTCATTCATTGTGTCGTAGAAAATCTGTTCTTCTTCTTTGTCGTTGGCATCCAGATTAATGCGCTTCAACTTACTCTTGATCTTGTATTCTGGGAAAAGGTCATAACGCCAGCTACGACCTTCCGCACACAGAACCACGTGATCGGCATTGAAGTCACGATATAGTTTCTTGATGCTTCTGAAAATAATATTCAGGGTCATTCCGGCTTTGGTGAACGTGTCGCCTCGCACCGCATGTCTGGCCCGATGAAACAGGTTAGCAACGTCAACTATAGCGTAGGTAGTCATTACTCGTCTTCTTTTCCGTCTAAAACGCTTTGGACCTGACTGTTACACACATCGGTGTACCACTGGTCGATAATTTCTTCTTCGGTCTTTCCGTTGTATCCGTGGCGTCTCAAAAGATCGATCCAATGAGAGTTCCAAGCAAACGACATATAGAAACCGTTGATCATTTGCTCCGGGTCGAAACCGTGATCGATGATGTCAACCCAAGGCTCTTGTTCAATTTCAGCTTTGTCTCGGCGATACTCAAAGTCTTGAATTTTACCGTGCTTCTTCTTCACTTCGAGAATAGCAAGGTTTTTACTATCGAGGTCCAAGTCTTGTTGCTCGATCAATTCAAGATCGTAATCGTAGCTCGAAAGCTTTCCATACTTCTTGTCTAGTGCCAGAACTTTCTCTTCTGGCGGTTGACCGTCAAACTCAATATCGAGTAGTTTACGGTCGAGAGTTTCGCCCTCTTTGAAATTGTAATAGGCTTCGGCTTGCTTATAAGCCTTACCTTTCAATCCCCATGCGGCTGGGAGCCATTTAAATGGTATTTTAAACATTATATTTTATACTCTCTTTGCTCTGATTAGATATTCGTAGACCCCATGTTCGGATTTCGTGGAAATGGACATGACGCCACCACGAGCTACTTTAATGGTGGGGGTCTTGCCGACCTGACCGATAACAGCTTGGAACATAGCCATGCTCCAAACCAAGCCAGAACGGAGTTCGGAATCCACACCTTCGACCAAAACCATTTGTGTGCTTTGGGTGGCGCTGGATTGTGTGCCAATCGTCGCATAGAGGTCGCCATCTTTTATATGGAGGCCAAAGTCTTTATCGAACTCTTTGTACAGCGAAACCAATTTTTCAAACTCAGCCAGCTTACCGGCATCCAGAGTTACCGTGACATCCCAATCGGGCTTCACGATCTTTGGCGTTTTCATCAGCTTCGTGTTTCTCAGACGAAAATCCGAGAAGTTTTTAGTCTTTGGATTCCTGAACTCCAAAGACTCGATAGTTGTTGAACCATCTATTTCGCGCTTCTTGGCAGTGATAACAGCGTCATCAGTCTTGTAGTTGGGGAAATTCAACAGACCATCCAAGAGTTTCAGGTTGGTGATCGCAAAATCACCAGCAAACTCAGGAACATCATTGGTCAATGTACCAACAACGAAAAGGTGTTGGGATGTGTCCCAACCAATAATGGTGATCTCACGATCTCCACTTACTGTGAATTTCAAAGCATCAAAGAGTCTTGCTGTCTTTGAGAGCACATCTAACAACTGGTTACGCATACTTTTTATTTACCTCACGAAAGAAAAACTAGCAGATAACTGCGGGTTTTTCAATTTTATTCAAACACGAACAGGTCTTCGGCCATGAAATTCTTAGTTTTATTGATGTCCCACTCAAGAACACCAATCAGGTTATCGAGTTTCTTATCGATAATGGTTTCTTCCATCGCCTCATGATCAAATGGAAGCTCCTTGAACCAGTCTGGTAAATGCGGTTCGTCAATCGGATAAGCGATACGCTCCATACCCAAAGCATTCTTTTTCAGCGCACACATGATAACTTTGGTGCCATCCGTACAACGCATGGCAAAACGATCATCATAAACATCACACATGCGATTCCAATTGATCCCAGCGCGGACGTGGCCGGGAATTGTTTTAGATGTGTCGCCCGTTTCAAAGCGTTTCAGGAAGTCCGAGAAAGATTTGATTGCCTTGGGCGTTCCTTTTTCCCAACCGTCCTTATCCACGAACTCTTCGCGGAATCGCTTGGTGCGCTCGTACAGATCGTCAATCGGTGTATCGGTCAAGACGCCCATTAGGATGTCCTTGAGGAAGTCTTGCATATAGCTCGGCGTGTCGGCGCGCTTTAGATCAAGACCCATCGCTTTCAGCTTACCCGGCTTGCCGTCAAGGTCGTAGCGATCCCCTTCTTTGTCGTACATAAGGGCCGCATACTTCTTCTTACGAATGAACAACGTCTTCGATGCCACCAGTTCGCGGCCACCCTTAATAACTCCACCACGCTCCATAGAGGTGTTGAAAGCCTTGTTCATGAAACCCGGAAAGCTCTCGTTGACCATATCCGAGATCATGTCGTAGATGTCGATGACGTTATCTCGGTTCCATTCCAACGGAAGATATTGATCACGGAAATGATAGGCAGAGAAATATGACGAGTCGGTATCTGAATAGAAGATCGCATCACCCTTGTAGTCGTATACACCGGTAATGATTTCATTGATCTTGGAGTTCATATGCTTGACAATAGAACGTCCAGTCAGAGTAACAGATTTACCCAAACGAGCGTCATAGAAACGCAGACCTTCATTCAACAGAGCGCCGTACAGGGAGTTGAGCAAAATCTTACGTGCTTGTTGGCGCTGGTTCCAGAAACCTTCGAGGAATTTGTATTCCTTGCGCTGATCTTCACCTAAATCCGGGTCTTTAAGAAGGTCCGTATACTTACGCTCATTCTTTTGCATCTCTTTACGCTGGGAATACCAGCGAGCCAAAAGGGCAGGGATGATCCCATCCTTGTCCGTTTTGAACAAGGTTCCGTTAGCAGTGATACAAACATGGTTGGCTGGATTAAAGATGAACTCATACCACTCTTTACCAGTCTTCGTGATATGACGACCATCCAGAGCTTCCAACGTGATCGGATGCTCGGTATCTTCATCCATGATCAGCCCGTATTCTTTACAGAAGAACACGCCTTCCCATGCGTCGGCTTTCTTGTTCTTAGGTAGAACAGCAAGACGCTCATTGATAAAAGCGTCCGTATAAGTCGGAATAAACTGTCCAGCCAGAGTCTCAGGACTCATATTCAAAGCGCGAATACAAGACGGATACAGGGAATTAATGTCGATACATCCGATGTCGGTTTGAATACCAACTTTCGGGACCGCGACATAAGCGCCAACGACCGGCTTCTTGCCATCGTCTTCACCGTCATCATCATCTTCATCGTCGTAGAAGCCATCCGTATCATCGGACAGGTCTTCGATTTCTTCCTCTTCAACGCGGCGATTTGGTGCTACGAGACCCATTTCGTGAATCTCGTTTAAAATAGCCTGTTCGACCAGCGCCACCGAACCCATAGTCGTGCGGAGAACGACACCATTGTCGTGAGCGACTTGGTTGGCCAAGTCCAAGAATTTCTTCTTCTTATCGATCTTTACAAGAAGGCCAACGTCAGTTCTGTTATATTCGATGAACAGACGAAAATCTTTTTTGTAAAGATCATCCAGAGTACCGGTGTATTTGGTCTTGTTCGCGCCAACTTCATGTTCGGATACGAAATCCAGCTTATAGCTGTGAAGCTGTTGGGGGTTATGTTTCTTATAAAGTTCCAGATAATCTAAGTGCGGGCGACCGGGGAAATCAAAGGTTTGATATTCCTTGTTGAACTTCATAACAATGCGTTCGCGCGGAAGCTTATCCCATAGACACAGGGCCGCGAGAGCTTCCTTACCTAGAAGGCGCTCTATGCGGTTTACTGTGTATGGAATATCGTAAGTCTCAGAGTTCCAGCCGGTGAATACGTCAACATCATCGATCATTTCCAAAAAGCGTTTCAAGAGATCGACTTCGTTGATGTATAGCTCGGTATCTTCAAAATCAGCACAGATTTTGAACGCCTCTTCGGTATCGACCGTGGGCGGCTTGAGCACGAGCGTGTGCATCTTTTCGGTATGGCTGAAATAGACCGTAATAGCGGTAACGGCATTGAACGGGTCTTTCGGGTCGGCGAACCCGCGTTCCTTGTGAAAGTCGGTCTCAATATCGAAAAACGCAACGTTCAGGACAGGAGAGTCCACGCCCTTGTAGTGTTTACCCAAAGAACGGAACACCGGGTTCACGTCCGATTCGAAAATCTGGGTGCCTTTGTCTTGTAGACGTTTCAGTTCATTATTGAACTTGAACATATCGTTGGTGACAAACTTTTTAAGTGGATCACCAAAGATGGATCGAGAAGAACCGGACGGATGGTAATAATAAAGAGTATGTTCTGGTCTGTATTCAACAAACTCACGCACCCCATTTACTCTCTCTGCTACGAGAATAGTATCGGTTTTTCTATCAAAAAGTGCGTCAACATACATATTTAAATTCCACCTGTCCGGTTATGGGGTTATATTTAGTTGGCTTGTTCGGAGTCGTAACCGCGACCAATAGCTTCCAGAGCCGTGCGAACACGATCCATCTTTTGTTCCTTGTCACGCAGGGAACCCTTGTAAGCGGTCTTGGCGATTTCCATCACTTCCGACTTTTCCCAGCCGAAATCTTCGGCCAGCTTTTGAGCTAACTCGGTTTGAGCTTCCTTGCGGTCGTCAATTTCGAGGAACATTGCCAGAGAAGCGTCCACGTACTCATTCAGGCGACGGGTATCTTCGGGGGTCAGGATTTCCTTAACCTCGTTGATCTTTTCTTTCTTCTTGCGAGCCATTTTCTTTTCATCCTTCTTTTAAGAATTATGGTTAATCCACATTAACGGAGTCGAACAAAGAAAATCAATTTAAATGTATTTTCTCAGTTGACTATTTTTCGATGTCGGGTAGGATACGAATACAAGATTGCTTGTGATCTTGCTTTTTTGCTTACGACTTCGACTGAAAAGGGGCCTTTCGGCCCCTTCTTTTTTATATTAAGCCAGCGTGGCCAGATGTTCTACCGCTTCATCGTACAGCGGGAGCTTCCATTCAGTAACGAACTCTTTCAATTCACGAACCGAAAGATCGTTCTTCTCGGCGAAAACTTTATCGCTACCGGCTTCCACCAACCAGCGCGAGAACACAGTCTTGGCGGATTCAGTCGAAGCAATAATTCGCTCGAAGATTTCCTTTTCCATTCTGGAAAGAGACACACCCAGACGAACATAATCATCAAATGCTTTGACCGAGGCTGGGAACAAAGGAAGAACCAGATCATAGATAGCATTCGCCAAAATACGAATTTCTTCCTGCGCATGTTTATCCCAACGCAGTTTGATCAAATGGAACAGATTGCGAAGATTTTGACACCAATAGAGTTCGGTGTAATTACTGACCGGGAGAACCGTGCGGGCCAATTCGCGGGCGATGCCATTGAAATCGGGATCAAACATCGGGTCATTCGGGTCATATGGATCAAACACCACGTCGCGCTTATCGGTGTCTTCCGTTGGTCCCAAGAGAGCCTTGTAGATGTCATAGCTCATTTCATTCGCTGTCTGAATGAACCACTTCGCCCCAGCCACATTTGTTTCAGAAAGTTCCCCGGCGCGGCCTTGGTTATTGGTTTGGCTCTGGGGCTTTACCATATGATCTTCCGGCACATAAAACTCGTCAGTCATGACAGAATAACGACCGGAATATTCATTCAGTGAGGCTGTGCGGTGACGAACCAATTGACGCATTACGAAGATCGGTATCTTGATATGAAGCTTCACTTGACACATTTCAAAAGGAGACGTGTGTTGGTGACGCATCAAATAACGGATCAGGGCCGTGTCAGCGGATACGGATTTAGTACCATCACCATATGAGGTTCGGGCGGCTTGGACAACGGCTCCGTCGCTACCCATATGATCAACCAGACGGACAAACCCGTGGTCGAGAATAAGTCTGGCGTTTGGATCGCCAATCATTTCACTTGCTTTTGTCATTGTACGCTTACTCTTTACGCTACTTACGAGCCTTACTATATAACTCTAGGCGGGTCTCTTTCAATTTTTTATTGTAGTCTTCCTCAGAAATTACGAGGGACAAACAAATAAACAATTCATCGAATTGGGCTTGGAGAGCTTCGCTATCTTTTACAATATCTTTCAAACACATATAATTTATAATGGCGTGATAATCATCACCAATCGTTCTTAGTAACATGAGATTTTCACTAAGTTTACGCTCTAATGTAGTGTTTATGTTTATATCGTTTTCCGCAGCTTTCTTTCGCCACTCAGCCACTTCATTCTTGAGCGAAATTATTGCTCTTTGAAGCACATCTACATCGGTTGAAAGATGAGGGTTCGCATCAAGTGCGTCACTACTCAGGTAAGGTTGGTCTTGATGCGTCATCGTCATCGTCAGCTTCCATTTCTATATGAGTGATATAGTTGTTTACAAAATCACGCATCAGCAACGGAACATCGACGGTAAGAGCAATCCGATCAATACGAGACATGAAGCGCTTATCTTTAAGCTTCATAGTGTCGTCACCACTAAGAATAATATTTTTCCCCGTATAGTCAGTAAGGTCAGCGCTAATTACATATTTCTGATCTATGATCAACGGGTACATGGTCGCCAATATGTGATTGAGAAAATTTTTATCTTCCATTTGAATCCCTATACCATGTTGCAATACTACTGGTGTATTTCAACCAGTAGTACCATATTTATCCGGCAACTTTAGACTTTGTATTCTTCTTAGCGGCAGGAGCTTTGGCCTTTGGAGCCGCACGTTTCGTCGCCGTGGTTGTCGTAGACACCTCGCTTTCAGAAATCGGCTGGGAAATAGGGGCTGGTGCTGGGCGCAGTTCCGGCCAAAGAGCATAAGCCTTTTCGCGGTAGGCGCGGGCATCGGCTTCGAGCAATTGAGCTTGTGCAATAAAGTCGTTAGCTTGCTGCCTAGCGCTTTCAGACTTACCAACCTGATCATTCAACATGAACTGGTTGATCTTGGTAGAGTTCTCGGTGCGGGTCAAGTTACCCATTTCTTCGAGGATCGCACGAAGAGGGATCGGCATGTTGGCGCGCGGCAACATCATGACATTATCAACGCTCACACGTTGAAGCAGAGCCGATTCATGGAGACCTTGAAGAACACTCTTGGTGGAGTTCGGCATCTGACGACCCATAAGAGTCTGAGCGAAACTGGTAACCTTTTGACCATCACGCAGCAGAAGATCGGTGATGAAGTCTTGGAATACCGGGGGAAGGCTATCGATACCAACAACGAGTGCATATTCTGGATCGTTAGGGAGTTGCATGTAGACGACAGCTACTCGTGTGCCAGTGTTGACCAATTGGGCCAAGTGTCTTGTTGGGGGCGTTGCTGTTGCTGACATGTTAAGCGGTCTCCGACGATGCTTGCGGAGCGGCTTCTTCTTCCGACTTTTGCGATTCTACAAATTCGGCGAAAGCATTGAGGCGTTCGCGGACGCCGTTCACTTGCTTAATGACGTTCCAGCCTTTGAAAGCACCTTGATCGCAAGCAAAATCAATGATCTTGATAGCGTTTTGAATATCGGTGACTTCCAAAGACGGAACGTTGTCTTGAGTATTGTCTGTCATTTAATTAATTCTCCGTAGGAATTAATTAAGTATAGTTAACAGACGCTCAAAAATCAAGTATTAAATCTTTTTGGAAAGATTTTTTTCTTGCGATTACTTTAATTTTACTTTCGTCCCAATCCAAGTAATCTACCCAAGACTGATGTGGAACAACAATCGGGTATTGTTTACGGAGTTCGACCAGCTTGTAATAAGACGGACGATATGGCTTGTTCAACGGCATGATACTGCCATTGTTCCCACGCTTGTTGTTACATGGCGAACAAGAGGTAGCGACGTTTTCCCAAACCGACGCACCACCCTTGGATTGAGGATGTACGTGGTCGATTGTCAAAAGATGCTCTGGGAACTTCTTATGGCAATACTGACACTGATAGTGGTCACGAAGGAAGATATTTTCCTTCTTGTAACCGACAGACTTTTTCACGTCGATATAATACTTGGTCATGACGACCGAAGGGACGCGCATGGTCATCGACGGGCTGCGAACAACCCAATCGTCGTATTCTTCAACTACTTTTACGCTACCAATCCAGATAGACTTGATAGCATCTTGCCACGTCATGACGGACAGTGGCGTAACGCTCACCGGCTGGCCATCCGTGTTAAGAACTAATGTATCACCCATCATAATACTGCTATTCTAACAGAGGGATCAAATATTATCAAGGTCTTCTGGTAGATTATTCTTTAATTTTTTGACGTGTTCGGTGGCTTGTACTACGGAATTATTCAAATTCATAATAGTATTCTCCAAGTTTAAAATTTCAAGCTTAAGCATTTCATTAATACCGCGAACAGTATTAATCTTTGTTTGGAGATCATCAATCTCTTTTTGCTTTGCTCGAAGTCTTTTTTCGTAATCTTTGGTGATACGAAGTATTGGGCTATCAATGATATTATCAGCCATTGATAGCATTCTTTCTTGGCCGACCGCGCTTACGCGGTGCGGTGATGATTGAAGACTGGACGTTACTGTTGAAACTTGAATTAACGAACCGGGATACATCCATACCGTCTATGGATAGTACGTTTTCGGCAATGATTTTATGTGTCTTGGAATCAGGGTCTAAGCAATGAATGTATGCGATCTCGTTAATAATCTTAATAGTTTGTACCCGGAAGCGTCCGGTCGAAGTCGCTACAGGAAGTCCAGACAAATCAGCCACACTATAGGTAGCTTCAATTTCGGTATTCAAACGAATGTCGCCAGATGAAACCAGTTGGCGAACGATTTTTGTATTAAGCTTTGTCATTTACGCGACTTCCTCTATAAGGATTACTTCTGTTACTTGTTTCACTCGCATTCCTGCTACTTCAAGGAACACGTGCATATCGTCATCTAGGGAAATTTTAGCGAATAAGTTTCGAGAACTCACTACAAGTTCCGGGTACTTTTCATTGAGTAGATTTCGTTGAAGCTCGGTTACTTCGCGGCGAAGCTCCCAGCAATACTTATATTCCCGTAGAAAATATGTCTGTCGATATACGACTTTATTCAAATGATCTTTATTGGGAGATTTGAGAGCGGTCATATGCTTTTCCGAGATCGGCACATTTATGACCTTAAACTTGTGTAACGTGCGGCGTGGAGAATATTCAGCAATGAAAGCATTCATATCCTCAACATTCTTGAAATATTTGCTTCTATTTTGGTGATATATTTCTTTATCACCTTGCGGCGTCAAATAGGTGTGACGACTTACGTATTCTATACGATATGGAAACTTGCCGTAGAACAACCGACTCGTAGGCTCAATTTTGAAATCCTTGTAGAACTTCTTTGTAATCACAACTCCATACTTGGCGGGGGTCTGTTCGGCTTGTGAGACTGAGGACATACGCATACTCTATAATTATGGTTAACGTAACCGTATCATAAAGATGAAGCCCGCCGCAATAAGAAAATTGTTAAGAAACGTTATATTTTTTCACCCTTCTTAAATCCTCGAAATCCTTTCAAACGAGGATGACGCAAAGAGTAATAATTACCTTTTTCAACAAAGTCCGACTCCATCGCAATTATTTCTGCGACAAGTCCAAGCACTAAATTAGGATCGGCTTTCCATAAAGCACGTTCTTCCTCGGAAATACCGCTGCTGACTTGCGCTTTATAAAACACACCTTCGTCTTCGCCCTCACACACGAGTGATCCAACTACATCGCTGAATTTTTTATTTTCGTCGCCATCGAGAAGACCTACAACTTTCAGACTCACCTCAATAAATGGCTTGAGCTTGAGCCAATTTGTGTTCTTTTTACAAATATATGGCGCGAATGGGTCTTTGATCATAACGCCTTCAAAACCATTTTCCAGCACGGTCTTGTTGTACTCTTTCAGAGCCAGTCGGCCTTCTTCGGTGTCCAGATTGATCATCATCTTCGGCGTGAGGGACACGACGCCCCCGCTGGACGTGAATTGTTCATGGAGTGCCATAAGCATCTGGTGACGTTCGATTTGTGTAATGGGCGACTGTCCCTTGGCGAAATGATCATAAGGGATGATGTCAAACACACAGTATCGAGAAGTGGACGTATCTACATTCTTTTTTCGATTCAGTTGTTCCATGACACCTTTGAACGTGTCAGCCATAAGTTCGCCATCCAATACGATCTTCTGGTCAAAGGCGGGCGCGAAATGATTTAATAGCGCGCGTTCGATATGTGGGTAATTTACGATGTCATTACCGGTGCGCGTATAGAGCTTTGCCGTCATATTCACCGGATCGATTACCGCCAAGCAGCGAGCACCATCCATCTTAGTGTCGATCATTTTCTGACCGACCATTTTCTTTGGATGCTTATTTACGTCATACCCCGATTGACATTCGAAGGTGGGAACAAGGAAACGATCACCCCCGGATATGGAAAGTTTCGTCAGCACCTTGTTGATCGAACTCACATCGATTCCACAGCGCATATCCTTCAACAAGATGCGGCGGAAGAAATTGTTCCAGAGATTCGCGTCACAAGCCATAGCCGCGTTGTTGATCGCTGTCTTTGCTGCGTTTCCTGTAAGTTTGCGCGCGGCTAATTGGTCACAAAGAGCAATGAACTGATCAAATGTCAGAGTTCCTTCGATCTCTTCGGTATCTTCTATCAGAGGGACTTTTTTGACGCCGAACGTGATCATACTGTCATAAGCATATTGGAGGCCAATGAAGAACTGGTAGTTCTTCGACATGAAGGCATCCATGAGGATTTGATCTTTGTCACTACGTTTTGTGGTAGCTTCGAGGGCGGCTATGATGTTCAAAATCTCGTTCATGGATTAACCATAACATATGAACGAATTTACTTTCAATTTAAATATCAGAGCCTCAACAGAGCTTTAATACCTTCAAGTTCGTGTTTACTGATCACATAATAGCCGTTGTCGGCCAGCATCTTTATGATCTGTTCTGGTTCATCACGATCAACGGTCTTATGCTCGTCTGATAATTCATGCCACGGCTTAAGAAGAGGCGAAGTCTTGTTCTTCAAGCTCATAGCTGGGCCATATCGCCAGCCATCTTCTATACGCTCTCTTACCCACTTCTCGTGGCGATGTTTAGCCATCTGGGTACAGATATGCTCGTAATTGTCTTCGTCCATCGTCAGAGATTGAATTGGATCGGACGATGATTCAATGGAATAATCCCCGTTGTAATCGAAGTTTTCGATGATCTCTTCGACTTCCTCTTCGGAGAGATTGCGGGTTAATGCGATTACGTATTCAAACTTATCACCAATACGCTTGACCGCAAGGCAAACATCCTTATACCCCGTTGGAGTTTTCTTCTGTACCGTCGATATACATCCTTCCGGTGCATACATCTTTACACAGGAATACCAGTCTTTCATGACTTCCAGTGGCAGTTCAACAAGGCTGATAAGCTTTAATTCCATTATCCTATTGATCCATTTTCCTTTTAATACTATGTATATATTTATGAAAAAGACGGCTTACGCCGCCTTTTTCCCTTTTGCTTCGCGCGCCTTTGCCATTCGTTCGATAAGAACTTTGCGTTGCTCATCTGTAATCTGACGAGTTTTCTTTTCCGAGAAACGAACCTTATGTTTTTTGAAACTTTCTTTGAGAGATTCGAACGCTTCTACACCCAATGCAAAACGAACAAGGTCCAGATAGATCGCCGCATATTGCCAACCATGACCGGCGACTTTCTGGCCGTATTTTCGCTGAGTAAGCGTGTGAGACAATTCGTGAAGTACCAGATATTCCGTGCGAGACCATACCGGCATCCAAATTCCAGAATAGTCACCCCCAGCACTGAGACGACCTCGCCCGTCTCGCACAATAATATTTCTCGTCAAGAAACGCTTATATCGACGCTGGATGGTGGCTTTCTCACTGACCTTTTTTACATAACGCTCTATCTGCGGTACAGTTTCGAGACGTTTAGAATATTTCCCTAATACCCCTTCGGCTTTATAAAGCTTAGAGCGCTGAGAATCGCGTTCTCTTTTCATATTATTACTTCCCAAATTAGAAAGAATGGTATTCACCACTACAGACACCATTATATCACATATAAGAATGCTGTCAACCCACTGAAATTAAAGAATTTTACTTTAGATCAATAAAAAAGGACTGTGCCGAAGCACAGTCCTTAGTGTTTTTAGTCTTGTATATTACTGATTACTCAGCGATGTACTCAACGATAACCTTAGCAGCACCAGTACCCGACAGAGTAGAGTTGGTGATTGTTGCTTGGATTGTCGAAGACGACAGGTATTGTTTAACTGTTTCGATGATGTAAACACCAGCGGCAGCTTCATCGATGTCCGAAGCAGTTGCGAGTTCGTTAGCTGTACCAGCGTCCGAACCAACTGTGATAGTTGTACCCGAACCGAAAGCACCAGTTACCAGAACCTTGATACGAACGACTGTTCCGAGAACAACGCCGATGTCAACTGTGCCGTCAACTTCTGTGAGCGAAGCAACTACAGTGCGCAGGGAACCAACTTGAGAAGCGGCGACCGCTGTATCCAGTTGACCCTTGTTTACTGCGTCTGTGGTAGCAACAGCGTTAGCAACGCCTGTGATCTTAGCGTTCGAAACATTGACCGAACCTGTTCCCGAAGGAGCAAATACGAGGTCTGTGTTTGTTGCGCCAGTAGCAGCGAAAGTAACAGCAGTGTTGCCGTTGGTTACAGTTACCTTTGTAGCAGCGCCGTTTGTACCGACGAACTCAGCAACCGATGTTCCATCTTCCGAACCGATCTTTACGGCAGCGCCCAAGAGATTCAGATCAGCACCAACACCACCAGCAACGGTCATGTCGTAGCCATCGTCGGCTTGGATGAAACCAACGCCTGTTTCGCCGATGATTACGTGACCAGCGCCTTGCGCAACCAGTCGCAGATCAACGTCTGTGGCAGTGTTAGAAACAGCCGAGATAGCGATTTCACCAGCAGTTCTTGTGTCAAGAACGAACTTGGAGTCTGTCGCCGCACCGGCCAGAACTTCACCAACGAGGGTCTTAGTACCGTCAACGTTTCCGTTGAACTGTGTGCCTGTGTTAGCAGCCTTAACCGATGTGAAAGTATCGAGCGAAATGATTTCGTCTTGTTGGAGGTTTTCGAGAGCTTGCGCAACGTTAGCAACAGCAACGTCCAGAGCCAGAGTGGCATTGGCGAGCGATGTTGTGTTGTTGATATAAGTTGTACCTGTTGGCACAACATATGAACCGTCTGTTGCCAGACCAGCACCCGCTTGTGTTGCGTCAACTTCATCTTGAAGGTCCGAAACAGTTCCGGTCAGAGCCGTTACGTTCGAATTGATCAGAACGTCAGCAGCTTCCAGAGCGTTGATGTCGGCTTCGGCTGTATCAACACGACCTTCCAGTGTGGCGAGGTCTGTTTCAACAGTGTCAACGCGGCCTTCCAGAGTAGCCAGATCAGCATTGGTATTAGCCAGATCAGCGGCCAGAGCGGCAACGTTGGCATTGATTGCTGTATCAGCGGCTTCCAGAGCGGCAACATTCGAGAACAGGATTACCGAATTAGCTTCCAGAGCGTCAACACGACCAGCAATGCCGGTTGTGTTGGCTTCAACTGCTGTCAGACGACCATCCAGAGCGGCAACGTTTGCGTCTGTGTTGGCCAGAGCCAGTTCCAGAGCGTTGATGTCGGCTTCGGCAGTGTCTACACGACCATCCAGAGCGGCAACGTTTGCGTCTGTGTTGGCCAGATTGGAAACAACGACCGCTACGTTAGCGTTGGTGTTAGCCAGATCAGCTTCAACAGCGTCGATGGCGTTGTTGATCAGAGTATCAGCAGCAGCGCGGGTGTTAGCTTCGTCGGAAATAGCTTGTGTCAGAATACCATCGGCGGCGACACGAGCGTTAGCTTCGTCAGAAACTTCTTGTTGACGAGCGGCAGTATAATCACCATCGATAGAAACGGTAAAGCCTACGTCTGTTGTACCAGAAACTTCAATCTGACCAGCAGTTCCGAGAACAACCGAATCAGTGTTGTCGATCTTATCGATACCACCAGCAATGTTCCAAACCAGACCGTCGCCTACGTTGAAGAAGATTGTGACAGCGCCGGATGTAACTTCACCAGCAACGGCAATCTTATAGTAGTCACCAGCTTCACGACCGAGATCAAACTGTGTGTCTGTATCAGCGTCGATACCGCCTTCTGCGTCGATTGTGCCTTTGTAGTCAAAAGCGTTACCCAGACCAGCAACCTTACCATCGACGTAGTTCTTTGTAGCAGCGTCCTGAGCGGATACTGGTTCAGCCACGTTCGAGATCAGGTGGTTACCCATGTTCAGAGCGCCAGTGAAGGCAACCGAACCGTCCTTAAGAACAGCGTTAGCAGCCAGAGCGGCTACGTTAGCGTTGGTGTTCGACAGGGAACCCGACAGTGTAGCAACGTTTGCATCTGTATTGGCCAGAGCCAGTTCCAGAGCATCATCCGCAGCGGTACGGTCGAGGATTTCTTGTGCCAGACCAGCTTCCAGATCAGCAACGTCGCTTTGGAGAGCCGATACGTTAGCAGCAACAGCCGAAACGTTCGAATTGATAGCCAGATCAGCGGCTTCACGAGCGGAGGTCTCAGCAGCCAGATCGATTTCCAGAGCGGAAACATCACCTTGAAGTGTTGTGACGTTAGCTTCCAGAGCGTCAACACGGTCGGCGATGCCGGAAGTGTTGGCTTCGACGGCTGTCATGCGTGTTTCGAGAGCGTCGATGTCGCCTTCGGCTGTGACTACACGACCTTCCAGAGCGGAAACGTTTGCGTTGGTGTTTGACAGGCCCGAAGCAACAGCGGCTACGTTAGCAGCAACAGCCGAAACGTTCGAATTGATAGCCAGATCAGCGGCTTCACGAGCGGAGGTCTCAGCAGCCAGATCAGATTCCAATGTAGCAAGGTCTGTTTCAACTGTGTCAACGCGGCCTTCCAGAGCGGCGACATCGCCTTCTAGGGCAGTTACGTTACCGGACAGAGCGGTAGTGTTTGCGTCTGCCGAATCGAGACGTGTATAAACAGCGTCAACGTTCGACTTGAGAGCGGCGTCCAAAAGCGAATCAGCGTCACGGAGGCTGGTTGCGTTTTCCAGATAATTGGACGAAACCGGGGCCGAATATGTGCCGTCTGTGTTCAGACCAGCGCCAAGTTCAATAGCATCGATTTCGGCTTGAAGACCATCATTGAGGCTTGTGACGTTCGCAATTGCGTTCGACAGTTGGCTTACGGTTACAGCATCCTCAGCGGCATTACCTTCGGCAACTTGCAATCTTACGAATGCGTTACCTTGAGCGTTCTTTGCCGCAAATGTCCCGTTGATTTGTGTAAGGCGCGCGCCGCCTTTACCAAACTGAACATCGTTGCTGACACCTGTAAGTCCAAAATTTTTAAAATTAGACATACGTATCTCCTATAGGGTGTTTGAAACTAAAGTGTTGGTTAACTATTAACCAAAATTCAGGCACCAGTATTTATGGAGAAAGTCGTTTTTATTAACTACAGACTTAGAAAAAATCGTATTCTTATGAGTAAGAAATCGATATTTTTGCGCGACCAGTAGTCGCACCATTTAAGTTCAAGTAATAGTTGATATTGGTGTCACCACCAGTTGTATAATGATATGATGGCGTGTATGAATATTCAGAAATAACGGTCAGATCATTGAGAGATACATCCATTAATCTCACGTTGTTTATGTCGTCTCCTACCGATACGGTTGCTGGTGCGTCAAAAGCTTCTATTACTTTGACCGTGACCATATTGATACCGCTTCCGTTTGAAACCACGGCGATCAGACCCTCTAAATCACTCTCAGCGTCGATCTCGATTTCGAGAGATTGCGCATCTGTTGCGGCGGAATCCTTATCTGCGAATTTCACCCACTCTGACGCAAGAGTATAGATATAGTAGCCCCACTCCGAGTTACCTTTATCTGTTACGAAACATATGTCACCAAAAACCGCATTCAAAGAATCGCGGGCCGGAATGTTCGTCACAACATAGCTAGATGAAGTGCGAAGACCTTGCTCGATAACAATACCAGCAGCTTTGATACCGTTTTCAGAACTATACAATCCGAAATCATCTACTGCTGTACCAATTTCGTCATACACGTTGATAGCGCGAGCATCGACCGCATCCAAGCGAATCATCCCGCTACTTGTATTCGCTGGGGTAGAAAGCGGAAGACCAGATGCCGAAGCTGTACCAGCAAAATGGTAGCCACTAGAATCGGGAGTGATGTTTACAATATCAATTGGACCACCATCAGTATTACTGATTTTCAATTTATTCATTTCCGTGGAAGCCACAATAAACGGAATATTAGCGGCATTGATGTCGGTCGCCAAATCTTCTTCCAGCGCATAAGTATCCCCGTATGACGCTTCGCCAACAGTTGTGGTAGTAAATGTAACATTTACACCATTGATAGATGCGACCGGATAATTCCCACCCGTGATGTAAAAAGCTGGTTCACCATATCCCAACTGCGAAGGATCAGAGGAAATAACTGTAGGGGATGCGAGAAGAGAAGCCACACATCCATGTAAATTCGTATTAGCATTGACATACGAAACAAAATCGGATGCCGAACCATCACCAACCGAAGTCGAAATACCATTTAGTTTAACGATACCACCGGCATCAGTTGAGGAACCACTTCCAATCACGAAAGAATTAGTGTTATTTCTAAGCTTAATCATGACCGGAAGGTTACCCATAAGGGACATTCCACCAGCGTCCGAAGCATTAGCATAAATGACTTGGCCCACATCACCAATTAACGAATCGAAATCTTCATTGATCTGTTGAAACGGATCGACCAAAAAAACACTCGATCCGTTGGAGGTGTAAGTCACCTCTCCGATAATATGCGGATAATCGGGGCTGGTTTTTTGAAAAGACGACCCGGCTGGATCAGCAGAAATAAGATCACCAATTTTGAAATCATGATTGATTTTGTACAGTTCAAAATAATAATTTTTCGCGGTGAACGAAAAACGAGACATCAAATTTGGATAGAAACTACTCGAAGTAGTAGTAGGAACCGGATCAATCAAAGGAAGATTATCTTCATTTAATTGAAATATAACAATCGGAGTATCTTCGCCGAAGATACCATTTCCTGTTCCGCCAGAGAATCGCAATGTATTATAACGCAGATAATCTTCTACCACACAATCAATTGTGGTCTCAGTCTTAGATGTTATGGAGGTTATTTTAAGCGCAATACCGGTTGACTGTTCAGCAATCCACATATTTGTGTTTATATCCAAACCATCATAAAAATATGGCTTGCGAGTTTGAGACGATGAATGTCTCTGAGAAGAAACCGACAAAGTAACATTCCACGTATAGAAGCGAGGTTGCGAACCCCCGCTCCAATACTCATCACCGTCATTAAAATTCCAAAGGTCTTTACCAACGGAAGTAAGCAATTTCCCCGAAAGGACTTTGGATGGAATGTTTACTTTGTTCTTGTTCATTAGTATATTTATGCCTTAGAAACGGAACACAATTCCACAGAACGGACGATTACCGATACCCGGCGCGGAGTCCGTTCCTGTGTCAGTTTTCGACAATTGTAATCTGAGCGTTGTGTTTCCACCACCAAAAGCACCAAACAACAGCGGAGCCGTGCTTGTACCCGCAACGTTGGCAAACGACCTTGTAGCAATTTCGGTGGCCAGAGACTTGACTACCCAATTGTTATTGGCAAATGACGATTGACCGTAGATCGTGATGCTTGATGGAGGGTGTGTATACTGACTACCAAATACAAAACCGACAACCGAGGAAGAGTTACCAACATCAATAATCGCAGTTACGCCAGAAGTATTAGCATAAACAGCATCGGCCAAATTCAATGTGCCGCTGTTACCGCCAGAATACTTGAGAACAACATATTCTGTTCTGTTAGGAACACTCAGGTTCGCAATACCGCTTCCACCGTCTGTCAACGATGCGGCGGCTCCTTGAATACCAGCACTGATCAAATTGATAGTTGTGGTCGAAGCAACGACCGTGTTTCCGTTATAGCTGGTAGCAATTGTACCACCGTTGCCACCCCCGGAACCAACTACGTGACCAGCATTAGCAATTGTTCCATTAGAATAGGTGATAATCAGGTCACCGGAGCCATTCACAACAGCATTAGTGATAGATATACCATTAGCCCCAGCAACGCCATTAGCACCTGCCACACCGTTAGCCCCAGCGGCACCATTAGCTCCGTTCACGCCGTTGGCACCCATGACGTACCCAGCATTGGCGGTAGCACCGTTTGAGAGAGTAAAGGTCAGATAACCAGATAGAACATTCGCAGATACAATACCTACTCCGTCTACACCATTAGCTCCGTTCACTCCGTTTGCGCCATTTACGCCGTTAGCACCCGCCGCGCCATTAGCGCCAGCAGCACCAACTACGTGACCAGCATTGGCGGTAGCACCGTTGGAATAGGTGATGATCAGGTCACCAGAGCCATTTACAACCGCGTTGCTAATCGAAACCGCGTTTCCACCGCTGCCTGAACCAACTACGTGTCCAGCATTGGCCGTAGTCCCATTCGAATAAGTGATGATAAGATCGCCAGAGCCGTTAACGACTGCGTTGCTGATAGAGATACCGTCGATACCATCTGTACCGTTTACACCATTAGCGCCAGCTACCCCGTTAGCACCCGCAACGCCATTCGCCCCGGCTGGACCTTGAAGACCTTGTGGGCCAACAACATACCCCACGTTTGAAATGACGCCGTTAGAATATGTCAGATTCAGATAGCCCGATGAAATATTCGCAGAAACCACCGAGATACCATTCGCTCCTGCTGCGCCAGTCGATCCGTTTGCGCCAGTAGCACCATTCGCCCCGGCTGGACCTTGAACATAACCAACATTTGATGTGAGTCCGTTCGAATATGTCAGGAACAAGCTACCCAATGTCAGCGTAGCATTCACGATAGAGATACCATTTGCGCCATTAACACCAGCAGCCCCGTTGGCACCAGCAGCCCCTACCACATGTCCGGCATTGGCTGTAGCGCCATTAGAATAGGTGATGATCAGGTCACCGTTACCGTTGACCAAAGTGCTATTAATCGAAGTTCCATTCGTACCTGCGATACCCGGAAGCCCTTGAAGACCGGTGTTGCCGATTGGTCCTTGGAGGCCGGTGTTACCAATTGGTCCCTGTGGACCTTGAGCACCATTGGCACCAACTACGTGGCCCGCATTGATTGTTGTGAGATCGGTCAGGGTAATGATCAGGTCGCCGTTACCATCGACTACAGCCGATTGAATACCCGCACCATTGCTACTACCACCGTTGCTCATATTCAAGTTGCCGGTGTGATATACTATGTTGCTTCCAACAAAGAGAACACCATTAGCATCAACGGTTACGCGCTCATAAGTAACACCATTGTCCTCATGACCGAGAACAAGTCTCTTGCCGTGTTGAGTAAGAACATAAGCGTCATCTGTACCACCGATAGTAACAACACCATTCGAGTCAATACTCAGATCAGTGGTGAGAACATCGTTTTGATCTCGGTGACCAATGGAAACCTTACCATTTGATACGTTCTTTGGACCATAAATGACGAGATTGCCATTTTCCAGACCCATACCAAATTCATAATTTCCGACATTGGCTTGGCGGAACTTGACAGTATCGAAACTAGAATCGTCAAATGCCAGAGCACCATTCATAGTGTCGCCAGTACGATATACGTAATTTCCGCCACCGCCCGAACCTACGCCTTTGTTACCAATGTATTGGTGAGCATTGATATAGATACCGTGTGTAGAAATGGATACGTTACCGGAACCAATAGTCGCCGCCTTCGAACCCGGAATAGTAGTTAAGAAAATTAATACACCAGCATCATAATCGAAGTAATATTCTTCATTTGTAGTATCTGGGAAGATACGAGCCGCTGGACCGACATTAGGATCACCTATGTAGACTTGAACCAAATAACCGTCACCAAATACTGTTGGCGGGATGAAGTCTGTCAAACGAGTATCGATGTTTCCGAACGTGGAGGCAGCAATCCATGTTTGGTTTGAAGGCGATGTTGTATCCGGGGACATACGGATGCGATTAGCGCCAATATACGGCTTGCTATAAGCAGTCTCCGATGTGCTTGGAACTTCTGGGAGTGATTGCGCATCTGACCAGATATTATTCGAGAAAACGGTCAATGGGGAAGAAAGACGTTCGTTGGTCGCATATTTCAATGCTGAGTTAGCGGTCTTCGCGGCTCCATAACCAATCTTCTTCCAGAGATAGTCTAATTTTTCAGAATCGTTTATTGGCATTTATATTCCCTTAGTTTGTGAAGCTCAAAGCTGTTATTTTTTGACCGGCTGTCAGTTTAAAACGGACCAGAATAATATTACCGATAGAATTTGTTGACGATTGTGGGCCGAAGGTCACATTGTAGGAACCCGACGCGCCGCTCATCACTGAACCGACTGCGATACCAGCCGACGAGTCAGAAATGTTGCCCGGTACACCAGCACCGTTGTATGGGAGGAAAGCATTCCACCAACCATTTGCGGAGTTTGGTGAAATAGAGCCACTATCCGAAACACCCGGCAGTTTCACCCAGCATCCCGAATATGTGCCAATTACGTTGATCTTGAACTGCGATACTACGGCTCTGTTGAACGCAAATGTGGCATACTGTGTTCCGTTTCTTCCCGAAGACAAGTTCGGTCCAACGGGTAAGAAACCAACTGAATAATCGGTTTGGTCATGAGCCAGAATACCACCAACAACAGCAGCTTCGTAATTAACCAGAGTCGCGTTCGAGGCCCATGTACCATGAGAGGCCGCTGGGGTATCGGAGTTGCTGAGGATCGAAACACGAACCGCCGAATTGGCGTTTGGATTATTACCGAGACCTGTAACCGGCACAGCCATTTCATCAATACGAGTTGACGAAGCTGATCCACGCTTAACCAAAATCTTTGTGTTAGCTAAGTTCGTAGCACTCGATTGACCGTTAACATTTTTAACGATGCCTTGGACCAAACCAACATCATGGACAGAACCATCCACGTTCACCAAAATCGAAGTAATTGGTGTAGCGGCGGTTGTATCTTTTGCGATAGGTGTATTGATACCTAAATTCGAATATGTAAATGATTGAGCATTTATAATACTATTTGTACCCGAAACCGACAGGGGATCAGAGCCACCATAGTAAGTATTACCAGCAAGGTTAGTAATCGAACCTTGAACGATCAGTTGCCCGCCAGTTCCGTAATGTGGAACACCCGAAGAATAAGCAAACGTACCAGCCGATGCTTGAGCCAAACCGGTCGAAACCAGATTTGGAGTAGAAGTCATTGTATCCGTAACGAAATAAACGTTATTGGTGTTACCAGCAGCAGAGTGAACAATTTTCATTTTGTTAACACCAGCAGATACCGAACGGTTCACTACCGCAACATCCATCGATTTCCAGAAACCAGCCACGTTCGCTGGGAAATTCTTAAGATCACTTACGACCAGACCTGTAACCGAATGAGCGTTGCCGTCCAGAGTAATGATCGAGGCCGGGGAATCGTTCAACATCAGGCTCAATGTACCGTTGGATACCGGGCCAATGTCGTTGAAATTATTCGAACTAACAACCAGACCAGACACGCGGTTGACTGCGTTACCGGCAGCAGGAGCACCGGAGTCTGTGTTGTTTGGAACCGCAGCAGCCAAAAGAGGTTGATTACCGTTCAGGTTAGCAATAGTCAGCGCGGCGTTAGGGAATGCGGTAGGTGCTGGTGGAACAAGAAGACCCAGAAGCTTATTAATATCGTTTATGGCCGATGTGGTGTCCATATTCTCGGTAAGATTGACCGCGCCGCCAGCAAAATTTGTGTTTCCGAGGGGAAGCATAAGACCATTTGCGATAGATGATCCATTTCCAATCGTATTTGACGTTGTGGAGATCGTAATAACCGAATCGGTCGAAGTCAGGAAAATACCGGTCCCTGCTACGAGAGACTTGAACTCCATGATAGTATTAGATTCATCGCCATTGACGCCAGCAAAAATACCATGACCATAGCCGATGTTATCCCCGCTCAGGAAATACGTTTGTGTGTCCCCTTCTTCCGTTGGGGTTGCTACATTCGACGTTGACAGTGTATCTTCGTCGGCATAGTATATTTCACCTTTCCCCGTGGTCTTCACACGACTCTTATTTACGCTCGGCATCATGAACCTCCAAAATCATACATATTTATACAAATATTCGTCTTTGGACCTAAACTTCGAGTTGCTGAAAAAAATCAGCAAATACTTCCCGTTCTTAAGTATAGAACATGGTCCTTGGGTTGCCGGGGGCTTTGTTCGAAAATTAATTGGAAAGGAATATGTCGAGCTTACTAACGGTGACATAGATATATTTTGTCGAAACAAAGAGACATTTGATTTTGTCATGAAGTATATTTACGACCATAAAGGGCAAGCCGACTATAAGACTTCAAATGGCACAATGTTTAAAATTCAAATCGACGGACAAAACATTCCGGTAAATGTTGTTCACAAAGAATTTGAATCTATCGTAGCCCTGCTACAAGACTTCGATTTATCAGTGTGTCAATTTGCTATGGATAACGATGGAATATATTACATCGATCCTGAGTCGTTGAGTGATCTCTGGAACAAAGTATTGCGGCCAACCCGCCCGACACAAATGTTTCGTGTTGCCAAATATTTACGTTATGGGTTTGTCCCTACGACTTTAAATCAACTAGGCTCACACGATGACATCATGATCACGGCCAAGTTGGATGACAAGCGCGTATATTATTCTCGAAGCGATGAAGGATATTTACAGGCACACGTTCATGGAAAAACTATGAGCTTATCCGAACTTCTTTATTTCATTTCAGATATGAAGCGAGAGGACCGATATTCGGGAGATCGAGGCGAAACTATTACTCAACACAACCAGTCTATTCTACAAGGTATTAATTTTTCTGACGAGCAAATAGAACGCATCAAGGTAGAGGTAAACGAGTTTCTGGGACAAGAGTTTATTAAACTATAGCGCCCAACACGCTTCCGTATACCAAGAAATTGGCATAACTACCACCTTCTATGGCATTGCCGGGTGAGCCGGGGAAATATGTCGCCGATGCGCCACTTGGCATAGCCCCTTGTTGGCCCAGATCGCCGCCGCGACCACCAGTTCCAGCAATGGTTCCGCCTTGACCACCCGAAGTCGTTGACCCTTGTTGGCCGGTCGCAGACCCGCCACCACCCGAATATGTACCGCCAGCGCCGCCGACCGATCCTGCGCCTCCGCCTCCGGGATAGTACCTTTGAAAAGCTTTACCAAAAAGTTCTCTATAGCCTCCGCCACCGCCGCCTCCGCCACCGATGGTTCCATTATTAATGATCGACACTGGATACGATAAACGCATAGCTGGCCCGCCATTTTGGCCCGGTGTAGCAGTAATAGCAGACTGCGCATTACCACTTTGTGTGGCACTTGAGCCTTTACCACCAGCGCCTACAATATAGCAACCGGAATTAATTGTCAGAGAAATGACTGATTCGGCAGGAATATTGTCGGTATTAAATGCCACAGATGATGTAGAGGACGCCCCCAGAACTCCCGTAACTGTCAGAATGGCTTCGAGTGGGGTATTACCATCCCAACCGTTTGCCAGCGCAGCATTACGCAAATTGAAATCATATTGAGTCCCAATGTTGTAGATAAACTGGTAGTTCTTCTTGAAGACTTGTCTCCACACACCGCCAGATTTTGTCCACACTTCCTTACAGTCAACCCAATTACCACCGGATTTGACAAAGATTTGCTTGGCCTTTCGCCAAGACCCATTGGAAAAACCATACGTTTCAATAGCCATATGATTATTTAGCTGTTGACAAAACGATTTTTCTAAGCGACAATATATAACAATATGAAAACAGATGAAAAAGAATTTTACGAGACCGTCTCGCAAATACTCCAAACCGAAACCTTCTATAGAAAGTTTCCGTACCCATACAAGACCAGATGGAACAATAGACAAGCTGGCAATGGTCGATTCCCCGGAAGAGGTATGGTTAGATTGTTTTCCGACAATTTAATACACGTATCTCTCTACAATCCACCAGTAAATCGTAGGTTTAATACCAAGGAAGAAGCATTTTCTTTCTTACGTAACTTGACATCCTAACAACATATGCTATAGTGGTTTCATATTATATAGGAGACCACTCATATGAAAATGACCGAAACCCTGCGCATCGCTCTATTGGACATCGCCAAGCAAACGGCCATTTCGGGTGGTTATCCCCACAACTGGAAAGTTGCTTCTCGTAAGAAGCTGGTAGAAATGGGTTTGGTCGAAGAAATCGTCCGCGTTCAGGGTGTGTGGACCCCGGCTAACTCACGCGCCTATCGCCCAACCGCTGCTGGTCAATACGTTGTTGATCGCAATAAGAATTATCCATTCGGTGAAGGTCATTACTTTCTGACCCGCGAAGACAAAACGGTCTTCGAGTTCCGCATCAACACCATCAAACGCGCCTCACACGTTGTCGAACTTCAAAGTGTAGACGGCGAAATTGCAGACAACTACTCCGACCCCTACTATACAATCAAGGAAGCCGAAGAGGCCATGACGCGCGCTGTTCCGCGATACGCCTTTTGTCGCAATCTTGGTTGGTGCGTAGGTTAAACAAAAAAAGGGGAGCAATGCTCCCCTTTCTTATGCCTCAATTTGTTCGATAATCTTGACTACCGGTACTTCGTTTAATTCGATACGAAGATGATCCCCAGCCTTTGCCTTCAACAAAAGACGCGCCAGAGGCTTCTTGATGTAATCGGTGATCGCGCGCTTCATAGGACGAGCACCATATGCGCGGTCGTAACCCTTGACAGCCAAGAACGATACCACTTCATCAGCAACCGTAATCGTCACACCCTTTGAAACCTTGGCTTGAGAGATCATTTCACCAACGAATTTGTTAGCAATGCTGACCATGTTGCGTTCATCCAAAGCGGAGAACCGAATGATCGCATCCAGACGATTACGGAACTCAGGAGAGAACATAGCCTTGATGGCCTTATCTTGTTCCCCGGAGTTATCCGTATTGGTGCTGTTCCCGAAGCCGATTGAGCTTTTCTCACTGATGGCCGATCCGGCATTTGTCGTCATAATGATAATGACATTTTGGAAATCAACTTTCTTACCGGAAGACGATTCCAACGAAGCGTTGTCCATGACTTGAAGGAAAATGTTCTGTACATCAGCATGAGCCTTTTCGATTTCATCAATCAAAAGGACGCAATGTGGCGTGGTGTCGATGGCGTTGATCAGTTTACCCGATCCATTCCCGCCTTCACCATACCCGACATAACCGGGGCCAGCACCGATCAACTTAGAGACCGAGTGCTTTTCCATATATTCCGACATGTCCATACGCACTAGTTCGATACCAAGGGTTCGAGCCAGTTGCTTTGCTACTTCGGTCTTACCGACACCGGTTGGTCCAGCAAACAGATAGGCAGCAGCGGGTTTATTGGGTTCACGCAATCCCGATCTGGAAATGATGATAGAATCGGTCAATTCGGTGATCGCAGCATCTTGGCCGAAAATTTCGCCCAAAAGATCACCTTCAAGATTTTCGAGCTTTTGATTTTCCGATTCCGATACCGTCGCCGGGGGAATACGGGCTGTCTTGGAAACTTCGGCCTCGATGTCATCGACATTCAGATTACGAAGGTTACCAGAGAGCTTAATATGAGCCGCAGCGTCATCAATCAGATCGAATGCCTTGTCGGGCAGGAAACCCTTCACATAACGATGTGAGAGGTCCACAGCGGCATCCAGAGCTTCGTCATCGAAGTACAGACCGTGGAAGGTCTCGTAATAGCTCTTGGAGCCTTTCAAAATCGCCTTAGCGTCTTCGACCGTAGGTTCGTTGACATCCAGCTTCTTGAAGCGGCGCGCGAGTGCCTTGTCCTTTTCCACAAACTTACGATATTCCTCATATGTCGTAGAACCGATACAACGCAAATCACCACGGGCAAGGGCGGGCTTCAACAGGTTAGCCGCGTTGACGTTGTTGTCGCCCGATGCCCCGGCGCTAAGGATCATGTGAATTTCGTCAATGAAGAGGATCGCATTCGGATCGAGCTTGAGTTCTTCCAGAACCAGCTTGACACGTTCTTCAAATTCACCACGGAAACGAGTACCAGCCAACAGAGAGGCAATATCCAAAGCATAGATCGTGGCATCACGAAGGGATTCTGGCACGTTGCCATTGACGATATTCAGAGCCAGACCTTCCACGATAGCTGTCTTACCGACGCCAGCTTCACCGATCAGCATGGCGTTATTCTTCTTATAACGCGCCATGATTTGCGTGATGGAATAGACTTCGCTTTCTCGACCGATCAGAGGATCGATTTTGAGTTCTTTGGCTTTTTCGTTGAGGTTGACCGCATACTTTTCCAGTTCGCTTGGGGTATCTTCTTTCTTACCCTTGGTCGCGGGAGCGCCAGTCTTTTCGTCATGATCGAAGAACTTCACGGCATAATAGCGCTTCACGTAGGTCTCGACCTGAGCCTTCTCCACGCCGAACTTGCTGAGAAGGTAATAAACGAAACTGTCGTTGTCGGTGAACATCGCGGAAAACAGATAGAAGTTGTCGTCCAACTGTCCATTCGTAATCGTGGAAATGAGGATTTCGAATCGCTGTAATCTATCAACAGCGCGAGTAACTTTCAAGTGGCCATCCGATTGAAGGGCCGGGATAATGTTCTGGACCGAAGCCTCTTTGAGGTATTCTTCCAGTTCATCTTGGATTTGTTGTGGTTCTATATCAAACGAAGAAATCATCTTTTGGATTTCTTCTTTGTTCAACAACGCGGCGAACACATGCTCAGGCGTGATATACTCGTGGCCGAACTCGATTGCTTTGGATTTTGCGTCATTAAAAATAGAAATGGACATAAATGGTTCCTTGATAAAGATCACTGGAACCTATATTAGGGTTTATGTTTTCTTAACGCAATTATTAATTATATTTTTTTGTTATCTCGCCGATAATGTAGTTTCCGACGCGCATGAGTTTGTCGCATTGTTTCGCGTCACCGATAGCGATGATGTCCCGCAAAGTCAGACGGACGAAATATGTATCGGTATAGATCAGGTTGGCGATGTCGCTTCCCTCTTCATGCGACCGCCCTTGGCGTACATTAAAAGAGGCTTGAGAAATAAGCCCACCCAGCGTCGAATTGGCTTTGACACAGGAAGCTACTCCATTACCACGAACCGCAGCGGCGCGACCCATCTTACCCATCATGATCTCACGAACAACCTGTTCGCAAAGTTCTGACTGGCAACGCTGGTCAACAGCAGACGAAATATCTTCGGTCGTAAGTACAGGATTACTAACCGCCGCGTATGAAGCTTGCGGAGCCATGATGATTGCGGCGGCGATGATCAGATTTTTCATATTTTATAGCTCCGTCTAATATAGAATATATTCTAACATACCACGAATACTTAATCTGTCAAGGCGTCAATAAAGATATTGACGAATACTCAGAACCGGCGTAGCGTCATATAAACGACATATAAAAAGAGGAAACCCAATGGAAATCAAATATCGCATCAAGCGTCGTAAATCGATGTTTTACGTTCAGCAACACATGTTCTGGTTCTTCTGGGCCGATATGATCATGTGTAATTATGAGATCATGCGGTTCAAGACCTATATCGAGGCTCAGAACTATATAGATAAGCTTATGGCTTTCGATCATTTGTCCGATGATGACGCATGGTGTAACTGGACCAGCATCAAATAAAGAAAAAGCCGCGTTACGCGGCTTTTTTATTCCTCTTCTTTTATCTCAGACAGATCGATACCCAATTCTTTGAAAAAATCATCGGCATCAATCAAAATGGCTGTTCCATCTTCAATAGATTTTGAAGCGCGAGCCAAATTCAAAGCTGTTTCATATAAAGGATGAATCGATGCTATTTTATCAATTTCCGCGTTGTCCACCCCAGCTTCTAGTAATTCCTTAAACTGACCTATTGATTTGGCCAGCATTTTATTTTCTTCTTCGGTCATTTTACTTCTTCGTTGTGTTATCTTCGACGTAAGTTTGTTCGTAGAACTTCACCCCGGCGTTGCGTTGTTTCATATATGCCAATATATCCGCAATATTGGAGTTTAGAGCCTTGAAACCATCTTCTTCGAGGACGAAGATCAGGACATCCCGGTTTTCTTTCTTGGCCTCAGCTAGATATGCTTCCAGAGACGCCCGATCATAAACCTTCCACGTCACTTCGCGCATGGTAATCGTATCAGGTGATGGTGCTTTTACCTTGGGCTTATCATCGACCACGATGATTTCCTTTGGCGGAGTCGATGTACAGGCGGTCAGAGTGAGAGCCGCCAATCCTAAAAGAACTCGTCTCATTGATTTGCTTCCTTCTGAACGTCCTTGAACAAATCGTTATTGGTCTTGTTGGCCCAATCTTCTACCACCTTCGGGCCTTGCGTCTTAGCAACACCTTTGGCGTCATAAGAATTGATGGTCTTTTGAGCCTTTTGGTTCTCAACACGCACTTCATCGAAGCGCTGGTTAGTCTCGTCCAGACGACGATTGATCTCCGTCATCTGTTGTTCCATACGAGCTTGAGCTTCCTTCATGGTGTTCAGATTGGCTTCGGTTCGTCCGGCCTTCTCCGATACTTCCTTGATAGCTTCGATTTGTTGCTTACTCATAGCCTTGGCTAGATTGTAGGCTCCGACCGTCACTCCAACCAGAACGGCAATTAACCCGCCCACCAGAAGAAGCATCTTCCAGTGTTGGGTTACGTAGGCCCACGCATCCTTGGCGAAACCTAAAACACTTAATAGTCCAAACATCTGTGTCCCTCCTTAAATCGCGGACAACTCCACCAGCATTGCCGCCAGATTGATTTCTGGATCGGCAACGCTTGAGTGGTAGACCAACGCCTTACGAATAATCAGGAGGGCTTGATCCTGTTCCTGTGGGGTTTCCCACAAATCGAGGTTCGAATAGAACCATCGGAAAATATCGACGTATTCTTCCAACGAAGCATTGGCGATCACGATCTCACGACCCGCGCGATAATTACCCGTCTTGAACAAAGCAAAGGCTTCCAGAAGATAGTCTTGGGCGGTTCCCTTGGAAGCCAGATCGCTATATGGCTTAAGAGAGCCATTCAATGTCTCTTGTTCCAGCGTCCCGATACATTTGCGAAGGTCTGGATAGGACGCATCCACGTACTTCATCAGGTTCTCAATTTCGAAGTCAACACTTTCGAGCGCGAGGACTTCGCCGCACCGAACAATGAAATCATCTTTGTTCAGAGACGAAAACCGAACTGTTTGAAGACGAGAGTGAAGCGGCTCAATAATCTTGTTCTCATAGTTACATGTGAGAATGAAGCGAACTGAATCTAATTCCATTTCCGAACGCAGAAACTTTTGCGAAAGTTGCGATAGACTATCAGCTTCATCCAGAATGACGTACTTGATGCCCGTCTCGGAGAACGCATAGGTTTCAGTGAATTGATTGATACGATCTTGGAGTTCATCGATCCTGCGCTCATTCGACGCCTTGATATACAAGATGTCGGCGCTTGGAACGTCCAGTTGATCAAGGAGCATCTTAGCGAGCGATGTTTTGCCGCAGCCGGGTTTACCACACAGCAGCAAGTTTGGAGTATAACCCTTCTTTACCCATTCTTCGGCCTTTTGGCGCTGGGCTGGATCACTCCAAACATACTCATCGAAACTCTTGGGTCGATACTTCTCAACCCACAACTGGTTATCAAACACGCTACTCTCCAAATTTGATTAAAAGCTATATTAACCATACGGAGAAAGCAATTTAAAAATTATTTTTTGGCTGAGATTTGAAGAACAACTTCCGGCTCACCATCCCACCAGCCAAATCTATTTAGAAGGCAGATATTCAAACGCTTGGGGGTAAGTGTTTCGGTAACGCTATATCTCGTGACTTCGACCGCGCAGCCGAAAATCTTTGCCGCTTTTTTAGCGGCATCGAATGCGTCTTTCTTGCTATATATGTATCGATCAACCTTGGAAGGGTCTTCCTTACATAGCACTCTGTAGATAATCATCTTCCACCTTGGTCATAGACGCAACCATTTTCGTATATTTTCGCACAGAAATCAATAATTTTCTACATGATTTCTCGAAGTATCGTTTATGAGTATTGTAAAGATCGAATATAGTATTAGCAATTATAAATACTGGTCCAAGATTCCTCTGAGTAAAATAAAAAATAATTTGACTCTTTGTTTTTGAATCACTTACCATGACGTTAACACGGAGTTTTGCTTCCGTGGCCATATATGACCAGATGATTACTTCGCCTTTCATCGGGCGAAAACGCAAGAGGGGACGAATGACCCTAAGCTTGAGGTAAGGTCAGCCGTAAGGAGATCGGACTAATAATCCGGTTAACCCTTTGAACTTCGGTTCATGAAAACGGATAAAACCAAAAGAGGTTATGCGGTGAAGTTATTCCGCCTCTGGCCAATACGTAGGACATGAGTAACACATGTATGCGTATGCTAAGATGAAAGGAAAAAACCCTTTTATCTTTAACCGATGTCTGCTTCTACAAGGGACCAGCCATATAGTAATATAGATACATAGTCACTGATTCTCAAACTCACTGTATTGTTCCTTATGGCCCGAAACATCGAGTTCGGACAAACCAAGTAGAATGTCAAGGGATGGGCGTAGTGAAGACTTGGGGAAATGGCATCCTCCTGAGTCGCGGTGCGGCAAACACCATTAGCGCGCGAATGTTACCCCTGTGGTGTGACCATAGTGTTTCCATCCTCTGTCCCTCAGAAGGGACTCGGAATCTATTTTGATTCTGAGATTTCGGACTTCCGAAATATTATTCTGAGGGACAGGGGGATAAAGACCACATAGGTGTAACTGAATTAGATGATTCATTAATTGATCAATTTTATCATCATCCTAGTATAGTCACCCATTTCTCCTTTAAGATAGTAGCCATACACGGGCATATGGTTATTCTTAATTATATGATCACTGATGTATTCTGGTGCTTTGTTCTTGTCCTTAATGCCGTATACATTTCCAATTAAATCAGCAAGCAACTGATAGAACTCCTGTTCATCCATTTCCTTGAACTCGAATAGCCCCATAATCGATGTGAGACCTAGTAAGATCAGAACGGATACAAATTTTTGTTCGTTATACGATCCAGAATCCCATACAGACATGAATGATAATTTAGTGGCCTTGTGTTCATCGGAATAATCTTTAATACCGCCCTTCATGAGCCATGTTAACGCATTTAGATATTGCTTGGCAGTTTCTTCATGAAGGATGATCATATCGAGGGCTTTCTTATCCTGATATTTTTCATACATCTGTTGATATACCTTCACGGCCTCAGCCGGGTCTTTCATCATTTCATAAGTCGTCGCTAACCCTAAAAGACCACGTGCGTCATTTTCGGATGCTTGGATAAACCAGTGTTTAGCAAAATGATATTCCTCATTATTAAGGTGATATTCACCCAAAGCGATCTGTGCTTTGACGTTTCCTGCTATTGCTTTTTCTTTTACTTCTTCAAAAGTAGCCATATTTTATATTCTCCTGAGAAAAATATTTAGTGATTATGCCTTTACAGAATACCGATTTGTGATATTGTCAGTCTATCGACATATTATATCAGGAGACACATCATATGAAAATGCGCGATCTCGTCACCATCGAAACTGTCTACAAAGTCATCGAAGGCAACTATATCTACCGCGTGAATGTCTCCGCCAACGGCGCTTTCATCAAGCGCACGAAAAAGCTGGGTGGTACGTGGACGCATTCGATCCTGACCGAAATCTGGAACACCGACCAAGGTAAATTCGTGCCGGTCATCCAGAACCCCAACATCACCTACGTTCAATTCCGCGATCTCGAAGCGATCATCAACGGCAAAGTGCCGACCGATGCTTAAGGGAGACGCTGTAAAAATTCTCTCCCAGCCACCCGAATGGGAATATAGCACTGATCCGACCGGGGCTACCGGAATCGTGAAACAAGTGAATGGTGGGATGGCCACGATTACCGTCCTGAAATATGACGTAAATCGCCACGTTCCGTATACTTCTGCGGCGGATCAAGAATATTATCGTGGTCTTGATGAATATTACCTCAAAGACGAAGCGCTCGGTCGTTATAAAGATGACATGGACATCGTGGTTCCGGTCGAGCTTCTGGAAACATACGAATACCCCATCAAGCCGAACACGAAGGTTCGTGTAATTGGTGAGCATGAACGCTGGCCGACGCATGTGTGCGCTTATCCTAAAGTGGGTATCGAGGGCATGATCGTCGCCCGGTCATCATCTATGGCCCCCGCTTGGGGACAAGTCGTCGTGAAATTTAGACCCAAGGTTCTGGGTTATGGTGCTGGTTCACCACTTTACTATTTTCTCGATGTAGATAAACTGGAAGTTATTAACCCGTAACAGGATAAATCCATGCCTAAGACCGGCAAAGACCTTTTCGATCACATGAAGAAAATCGCGGACACTTACGAATCGTCGTTCGTGACAGCGATTTGGGACAATAAGGGACCGTCCTTCGGTCATCCTTGGCCCAACATCGAGGTTCAGATCGAATACAATATCGATTCCTATGGTATTCGGTATCCAGAAAAGCTTCTGCCCGATACAGCGTCCAAGATCACGCTACCCGCAAACCGCGCTATTTGGAAAATCATCAGCGCATCCGACGCGGTAATTGTTTTGGATGACGCGCTGGCCAAGTTCGGTCTACCAACCGCGTTTCGTGAAGAGTAGTTCGATGCCTAAATCTAAGTTGGTCTGGGATCAATCGGTCAAGATCATCAAAAAACCGTCCAATTGGTTTTATGAAACATGTGAAGACCCGACTGGCCTCATTGGTCGTATCGGGTTTTATCATTACACTAACGAGCAAGGACAAAAAGCGAGCGATACAAAAACTCTCGTGGTGAAATTGTCGAAATACGAGCTTGGTCATCGTTATATGTCAATCCGCGCTGGCCGCGATTATTCGTCTTTATCTACCGATGACCTCGCCGAAAGAATCGCATCCAACAAAGAAGTGGATGAAATTTTGCGCGAACTTAGAGAAGATCAGTTCAAGCGCGATTTCGAGCAATTTATTATTCCCCGCGATCATCTGGAAGGTTACGTTCAGCCACTTCCTCATGGTACTAAGGTCCGCATCATCGGCGATCACCCGAACTGGCCCCGGCACACCAGCGCTTACCCGGAGATTGGGATCAAATGCGTGGTGGCTCACAGACGCGCGCACGAAGTCATGACTCCCCCTTGGGGCGCGGTCACTGTCAAAATCAAAGCGAAAGATTTGGGTTACATGGGTGATGAACCCATATATTACCACCTGTTACCGGAGTGCCTTGAGGTTATTTCAAAGTAAGGCGCTGTTTCTTGATTTGCGTAGCCATATCCCCAAGATGGAATGGGAGAACTTTAAGCGTTCTGTTCAGATGCTTACAGACCACACCTTTCAGATTGGGGTTTCTCATGTGTGGGAAACGAGCTTCCGGTACAATAGCCGAATCAAGCTGGGATAAGATGTATTGCGATCCCCAAAACTTGTAGGCGGGACATTGACAGTGAAGTTTCAGGTTACCACCCCATAATAGAAGACGAGCGGCTTCTTGTGGCGTAATCGATAAGTCCTTGACTTGTTCATCCCATTCTGTGAATTGAATGAATGTATTCCAGCCATTTAGATGGTTCGGAACAAAATATTTCATGGTATCTTTTTTGGTCGCAACGTATCGAACATACTTGATTAAAGGTGCGTAATCGCGGTGAGGGAGATTGTTTGGGTTGATCTCCTTCATGAAATCTTTGTAATACATTTCATCCAGACGGTAAGGAGTATTATCGTCGTCTAAATACCCTTCGGTCAGGCACTTAAAAGTGTGCTGATGATTTTCGTTGCAACATTTCATACATTTATTTATACAGACGACCAAGGAGAATAAACTATGCGTACTCAATATGAAGACCTGATCCCGGTAGAAACACCACACCTATCTCCTGATGAAATTCGGGAGGTCGTGGATCGTTTTGTCGAACAATACAAAGTATTAGGTGTTACTATGTGGTTCAATCCACCAGCCATTGTGATCTTTAATAAATCACTGGTCGCCAGCAATTTTCCCGAAACATTTGAAGACCTACCCGTGGTTTTCAATACAGACGAAATCATCGCACACTGATAAATATCTATACCAGTTTATGAGGTGGTAATTATGATGAATATCCTGTACTTGCTCGTTGGCCTGTTTCTTGGTTGGTTCTTCTTGCCTACACCGGCTTGGGCTAAAGCCCTTCTCGCAAAGCTCTTGGCTAAGTTTCCGTTCTTGGCTCCTTTCGTGAAGAAAGACTAATAAAAAACCCGCCGAGTTGGCGGGTTTTTCTTTATTTACACTCCTTGTGGATGTTTCGATAACTGATTGTCCACTTGGCGTCTTGATAACCGTCCAAGTTAAAACGATGGCCGGTCAAGCGCTGGACTTCTTTTCGAGTGCTCAGATAGGATGAAATAGGCCCGGTCTTGTCGTTCTGATACATGATATATGTCTCGGTCGTCTTAGCTTTATGATCGACCAATATTTTATAGAAGCCATCTGGGATCAGAACCCGCCCCTTGAGGCGAGCATTATTCGGGCGATAGATGACCCCGGTGATAATTGTTAGATTACCCACCGCGTATGATTTTTCACGAGCATGAGTTTCCAGTTCCTTCCAGATGCCACGATTGAGGGTTGGCTTTTGGGGAACAATGTTGGTCATGATGAAGCTCTCTTCTTCAATGACTGGATCGTAAATCATGTCATTGTTCGGAGCCATGTGACCGCGATCATATCCTGTCCCGGTGTAGTCTGCTGGGAGAGCACCATCACTGACACTCTCGTCTCGCTGGAACCGATCAGTACGTTTCCCACAAGCTGACAGCTTTGCTCGGTCATTATTGTATATCACCATTTCTGGAATACGGTTGCGAGCGTCATAGATCGCCACGTACCCAGCACGACAAATCATTTGCCCCGGAATGACGCTGACATGTTTGATTAGTGGCGCACAGACAGCATTAGGCAACGGCTTCTTTTGAGCCGCATAGGAAGGTGTAGAGAAGGAGGCCAGCACAAGGCTGAGGATCAGTAATCTTTTCATGTATATTGTTATACATACAACTTTACTAAAAGTCAAATAAATACAAGCATGGACAACGAATGGTATAGAGAAATTCAAAACAAGATGGTGTTGAATGAGGCTTCGGTTCAAGACATCAACCCAAGTAATAATTATCTGCGTCTTGATTTTGGTGGTATTGCTGGACGAAATTCTAGTCAGCAATTGAAAGAGTTTGTCGATTTATCTAAAAAATATGGATATAAGTTAACAATGTCTCAGCCACCGGTTGATGATAACTCCGATATTGACACGTTTGCGACGACCATTGTTATCGCTTCTCATAATAATAAAGAGGTTGGGAGATTCGTCTACAACGCCCGCAAAAATTAATTTAAAAAATAAATTGACACGTTTTTGCGAAAGATGCTAAATAGAAAAAGATGGCGAGGGAAAAAGTCGTCGTTATAGGGTGCGCCCTATCACACCCCCGCTGGTAACAAAGGAACTGCTACAATGACTTTCATGTCGTATTCACATAGCTGCTCTTATTCGCACTCTAGCAAGGGTGGGTTTTGACGCGACTATATGATTAACTGAAAATCATAGAAGCTTCTAAACCCGCTCCGATTAGGCGGGTTTTTTAATGCCCGCCAGTCTTGGCGGGTTTTTTGTTTTTGGAGAATGGAATGTTACGAGGTACGAGAATTTTGGAAGGGGACGAAGCTAAGTCCTACGTCCGTGTAATCGAGGCTCTTAGGGGGTCTCTTCATTGAAGCTGGATTTGAGGAAGTGATTCTTCCAGCCTTGTGGGAACAACAAACGTTCATCGACAAGGCGGGGTCTGAGATCATCAATCAAATGTGGGCTTTCGAGGATAAGGCAAACCGTCCGGTATGTTTGATCCCCGAAGTCACCGGCTTAGTCCAAGAACTTTGGCGGGATAACTGGTCAAAGACAAGTAAGTCCAAGAGGATTTTCTACGTCTCCCGGTGCTATCGCTACGAACGACCTCAAGCTGGTCGTTATCGAGAGTTCACCCAATTTGGTGTGGAAATCCTCGGTGAAGTTGACAATTCGACAGAAGAGGCCAAGAGGCTTTTGAAGTTGTGTTTAGACAAGCTTGGCGTCGAATACTCATTCACGGACTCGGTTAAGCGCGGTTTGACCTATTATGTTGAAGAAGGTTTCGAAGCAGAGTGTTCCAAACTTGGAGCACAAAAACAGATTGCCGGTGGTGGCCGATACTCAGAAGGTATTGGTTGGGCGATTGGAGTTGATCGACTGATGTTAGCTCTGTAGCGATCTTTATGGTGGCCATAGTGTTAGCGGTTAGCACGAGAGACTGTGAATCTCCAAGCGCGGGTTCGAATCCCGTTGGTCACCCCAAATGTCTCATTAATGAAGCAAGAAGCCTCTTCTTGTATCGTGTATGAGACATGTTCTTTTACATTGTGAATCTTATAACTATGCTTGGTTAGCTCAACGGTAAGAGCGTCGGATTGTGGCTCCGAAGATAATGGTTCGATTCCATTACCGAGTACGTATGGTTGGGTGAGTTGGTCGATACCGACAGACTGTAAATCTGTTCCGAAAGGCGCGCTGGTTCGAATCCAGCACCATACACCAAATGAAGTGCTTACTTTAACCTAGTAGGGGTATGCCTCCAAACGGGGTGAGCACATAGTAAGCTGAGGCTACGGAAACTCCTCTCCGGTAGCCTAATGACCAGCGGTAAAAGCCCGAAGGCGAGGGGTCGATTAATCCTTTATGTGTCGTTGGCAGAGCGGTTGATTGCGTGGGGTTGTAACCCCCATCCGAAAGGCACGGTGGTTCGAATCCATCACGACACACCATCACTGAATGAAAGGGTAAAGTGATGGCTGACATTAAAACAAGAGTAAAAGGCGAAGTAAACTTCGTTCACTATCAGGACGGCAACTTGATCTATCGCTGCGAAGATGGGTTTGAGTTTCCGGTTCCGATCTCCGATTGCGGGACTGCCCGCTTCTTGACCAAGGATAAAGGATTGTTCTTTATGCGTTGGATCAGGAAGCATATGTCTTTGATCGAAGAACAGACGGTTTAATTGATGGACGGTGACTGAGTGGCTTAAGGTGTCCCGATTGACGCGGGAGGGTCTTGTAGAAGGTTCCGTGGGTTCGAATCCCACCCGTCCCCCAATTAAAATTAAGGGCTATCAGACCTGTAAAGGATAGGTCGTCGTTGTAACTCAACGATAGCGATGGTTCGATTCCATCATAGTCCACGGATGGTTGGCAGAGTCCGGCTGATTGCACCAGTTTCGAAAACTGGCGTTCCGAAAGGAACCGGGGGTTCAAATCCCTCACCATCCGCCACAAAATAAATTGACCAGTCTTTACCATCGTGTTAGACGTAAAAAGAGTAATAATCGTGTTGAAGGTCTACGTGTTATGGCTGAATTTGAAGTAGAATACGTCTTTCGTTCGAAATCTAAAATTAACGCCGAAACATCAAAAGAAGCATTATACGAAGCGGAAGAGGCGGTCACTGACTTAGGTGGACAGGCTGACACCGTAGTTATAATAGTGAATGGCCAACCGACTGAGGAAAAAGCGGTTGATTCTATAGTAAGAAAAGTCAGAAGACGACATTTCTAATATTTAAGGAAGCGTGGGGGAGAGGTTTATCCCAGAAGTCTTGAAAACTTCCGAACCGTAAGGTTCCGTGGGTTCGAATCCCACCGCTTCCGCTCCGTAAAAATTCTGGCGATATAAATGGACAAGTTCTGTAAATTCTGCGGCACCGAGCATACCGCGACTGAGTACCCCAAGGCTTGTTCAAGCTGCGGCAACATCACATTCATCAACCCAATCGGGGTTGCTGTACTTCTCTTACCGGTATCGTTCCCATTAGGCTCTGTGGGCCTTCTGGTAGCCCAACGAGGCATTCAACCTTGTAAGGACGGCTGGGCGCTCGTAGGTGGCTTCCAAGAGCTTTCTGACGCTTCTATCGAACATGCTGCGGTACGTGAGCTTGTGGAAGAAACTGGACTGGTTATTGACCCGGTTGATGTTCGTCTGATAAGTTCATACAACAACGGTCGTAATATGATGGCCTTTTGCGAAGCTAAGACGCCTATTCCGATGGCACAAGTTTTGAAAGACTTCGTTCCAACCAATGAAGTGCCAGCAATCCGAGCCATTTTGGAACCGGAAGAACTTTGCTTCGGGTCTCATACCGATGTGGTTAAAAGCTGGTTCGAAAGGCAAAAATGATATATGCTGTTGTTGAAACTTATAATGATCGGAATAGCCGTTTATGGTTTGTCGATATGGATAAGTTTGATGATAGCAACGAATGCGAAGCCATATTGAAGACGGCGATCCTAGCTGGGGTAAACGATCACTATACCCCAGAAGCATTTACTGATCGACTTGTTGGTCAGATGGGATCGGACTTTCTTTTTCGCACGACTGTTCATACCTTTCCGGTAAAGGTTGATGAACAGTCTCATATATGGCAAAAGTAAGGACAGTTGGCAGAGCGGTCTATCGCGCTCGCTTGGAAAGCGAGTGAGGGCAGTAATGTCCTCCGGGGGTTCGAATCCCCCATTGTCCGCCCGGTATAATCCGGTTATGTTCCTGTGGCAGAAAGGCTATGCGGCGGATTGCAACCCCGTCTTATGTAGGTTCGAATCCTATCGGGAACTCCATGACTAATGAGCAAATATTCAAAGCTTGGTGTATGTTAATTCAAGTCTACGTAAGTGGAATTGAGCGAGGTACACTTACGTTCGAACTTATGCTTGATGAAGTAACGTCCCTTCGTATCGGTTGTCCAGCAGTATATGAGGAAATTAGTATGGCTGAGAGCTTAACCGATGATGAAAAAATACTGCTTATATTAAAAATTGAAAAATCTGACTTAACATGATACGATACGTCCATGAGTGAGTACACAGATCAATTGACTGCCGAACAGCTTATCCAATATATCGCAAGTGATTATGTGGAACTGAGTAGTGATAAGGCGTATAATCAACGGGACTGGCATATGAAAATATGTCGGGACTGGTTGAAAAAGAACTACAAGTATGAGACAACAGAACAGAAGTCGTTGAATAACGACTTTTAAATGGAAGCGTGGCTGAGTGGTCGATAGCACAGCTTTGCTAAAGCTGCGAGGGTGAAAGTCCTCCGTGGGTTCGAATCCCACCGCTTCCGCCAGAGGGGTTTACTATGAGTATCAATCAACTGGATAAAGATGGTGATGAGTTATTCGAGTTGAACCCCGGTGATATTGATTTGGCCCGCGCCATGATCAAATTGTACAATGATTTACTACCCGTCTCTCCATACGGTAATGTAATTCGAGATCGTGATTCCAGACGCCGGGTCTTAAAGACGCCAAATGGTGATTTGGTGATGAATTACATCAAACCATATAATCACAAATATACCGGGCGATTGGATATTAGTTCTCCGGGTAAATTCAAATTCTCAATCCATTTACACATGGAGTGGGCGAACCTCGGAAAAGACGCCCTATACATTATTCTTACGGATCATCGTGAACTCGTTAGAAGAATTTGTATGATCACAACTACCAAGAGCTATGAAGGTCTTGACGATTTTCTAGTTACTGCTAGAATGTTGGTATGATTATTACCAAGGCCATTGCTGGTATTCTATTGGAAACGAATGTGTATCCAAATGGGTATCTATTGTCAGTAGACGATAAAGAATATCGTATTATGGCCCGATACCATAAGACTTCCAAGAAACCTATATACGAGCACATTCACAGTCTTACCCGGTTTACTTTTACTGTCCACGAGTTCTTTGTGATCAGCATCACCTATGGGCCTCATAAGGGCGGAGAATGGCAAAGTTACGGTAAGCTGTACCGAACCAGCGAAGATTGGGATAATTGGGACATCGTTAGTTATAAGATTCGTAATTGGAAATCCGAAGAAGAGTTGGAGGATTTTTTCTTTCATCTGATTCTTGATGGTGGTCAAAGAAATTAGACTTTTTAGTTGCGTTTGATATTTGTCTATGATAAATATAATCAACTGACAACGATAACGTAGTCTTGGCTCTGGCGGCTTAATTGTCGCTAACCGGAGTTTTGGGGATGCACTTGGCAACAGAAGCATTCCCCGCTACGCGGGTATGATGTAGTGGTAGCCTGTCAGCTTGCCATGCTGATCGTGCGAGTTCGATTCTCGCTACCCGCTCCAATTTCCAAGAAATCCGATGATCGTCACCACCAAACAGGAACAGCAAGCTGTCGCATCAGCCGCCCGTAAAGTAGGCGGCTATGCTGAACTGGTTCGGTTATCTCAAGAGCTTGAGCAAGCCGGTGGAAAAGGAAAAGTGGTCCGCGATCCGAATGGAAAGTGGCGCATCCAGACTTAATCTTTTACAGTATCGCCGCATCATCCAGTAAGAATGAACGGCTACGCTCGTGTTCGGCTTTCAGATTAGTAGCTTCCCTGACCCACTGATCGATAGTGAATGAAGTCAGGCGATATACGTAGACTGAGGTGGTGTTACAGGTATCAACATCATCGCCGAAGAAATAGAAATAACCCTTACCCTTGATGAGTTCGGCGTTGATCCCAGCATCAGCAAGAGCTTTGTTGATATTGTTTATCGTGATTCGCATATTTTGTCTCCCTCAGTTCAAGATCATCATATAATATGTTTGATATTTGTCAAGTTACGTTAAAGACAAAAGAAATACTATGAAATCCTCTTCCAAGTCTTCTTTACTTTTTTCCATATATGTCCTTAAAATTACGTGCGAAACCGAATGTTTTGGTTGTGTCATGACGACTTCAATTCCCAAATCTCTCCATAATATTTTACCGATGTCTGACGTGGGGCCGTAAAAGACTATAGAATAATCACCTAAGCTGTAAGGAACTAATAATCTAGCATGACATCGATTTGAGCACGAAGTTTCGGTATACTTATTCCATATGGTATCGTACATCCGGTCCAATGCCCCGGCAACTTCCTCGTTATCTTTCATATCATTGACTATGGTGAGCATACGATTTCCTATCATATATTTTTCACAGATGGAATACCTTTTGCACCGCAATAATCAAAGGAACAGAAGGTGATTTAAAATGATACAACAGCTTATGAAATATGTGAGGGGCGAAAAATCAGCACCCAAGATTCCGCCCAAAAGTTCGACCAAGCAATTTCACTTCACTTGTGAATATAAAGGACGAAAGTACGTAGATAGTTCCGAATTATCTATTTCGACCTATCGTAAAGATTTTGGTCGTATTCGGACTGCGGACGAAATCGCCGAATCTTGTATAAAACATGCCTGTAAAAACCTCGGTTGTTCTAAATCCGAGTTGGAGAATGTTCAACTAAAGTTATACGAAATTACGCAGTGATGTGTTGACAATACTTAGTTTGATGCTATAAGAGAATATACGTAATGAGAAAGGATATAAAATATGTCAAGTTTTGCGGTCGAAGTGACCAAGATTCTCTCTGTCGATCATCACCCGGATGCGGATCGTCTGTCGATCATCCAAATCAAGGGCTTTCTGTGTATTTCTGGTAAGCTGGAAGATGGCTCTCACCGCTATCAGGCGGGCGATCTCGTAGCCTACATTCCCGAAGCCGCCGTTCTTCCCGAAGATGTTCTGCGCTTCATGGACTTCTGGGACCATGAAAAGAATGTCGGCTTCCTCGCCGGTAAGAAGGGTGATCGTGTCAAGGCCAAGCGTCTGCGTGGCATCTTCTCGCAAGGCGTCCTGTATCCCATTTCGAAATACGATATGGGATGCGGCGAAGTTTCGGACGTGATCGAAAGCCCGAACGGCGAACATATTCTGACCGTTCTGGAAGGCGACAACGTGGCCGAGTTCCTTGGTATCACCAAGTACGAACCACCCGTCCCTACGAACTTTGCGGGCGATGTTTGTAATATTTCGGGCAATACCCACAAGTACGATTTCGAAAGCGTTCAGAATTACCCGGATACTTTCGATTCGTCGGATGAAGTCGTGGCGACTGAAAAGCTTCACGGTACTCACGTTCAGATCGGTTATGTCCCCGGCCTGAATAACGACGAACTGTTCTTCGACGGCAATCTGTATGTCGGCTCGAAGGGTATGGCGGCACAAGGGCTGGTCTTCAAGGATAACGAAGCCAACGCGCTCAAGAACGTCTATGTTCGGATGCTCAAGCCGCTGGTCGAAAACGGCTTCGGTGAACTGATCAAGGCTATCTCGGACGAGTACGGTCAGCCGGTGCGTGTCTTCGGTGAAATCTTCGGCGAAGGTATCCAAGACCTGACCTACGGCTTCAAGAAGCCCACGCTCTACATCTTCGACATCCAAATCGGGTACGAGTTCGTATCTTATGAGGTTTTCGAAGCTCTGGCGGCGAAGCTGGGTATTCCGGTCGCCCCGGTCCTGTATCGTGGCCAATACGATCTGGCGGCACTGGAAGCCGTGCGCGACGGCAAGGATACGCTGTCAGGCATCCACGTTCGGGAAGGCATCGTTATCAAGACGGTGACCGAAGGCCGGTCGCTCCTGCGTGGCCGGAAAATCGGGAAGTGGGTCTCCCCAGACTACATCCTGCGTAAAAACGCCACCGAGTTCAACTAAGGGATATGGCCGTGGATTAATTTCCACGGCCTTCAATATAATGAAGCATTATCTACTCGCCATCGACATTTCTACATCACGTCGCCATGAAAACTTTGAGGACATGAACCTCAAAGCGATTGAAGCTGTGATTTCCGAAATGGAAACCAAGAAGAATTTCGCCCTTCATGTTCTCGGATATGATCTGGGGGTTTTCAATCACGAAGTTTTTCTCCCCAAGGGTCTTGATCGTCTCAGGGACTATAAGATCACTTTTGGTGGGGTCGAAGGTTCTTATTTGGAATCGGTCACCACCTACATGGCTGGTATCGGAGTGAAACTTCACCGAATGTTCCTTTTGACCGACGAAAATCAAGACGGTGTGCGTATGCCATGTCGTACTACGGTCATCCTCGAACGTGACCAAAAGGAACTGGTTTACCGTTGATCTAAGAAAATGTGGATAAAAGTCGATTTTAATTGACGCTACATTTTCTTTTTGATAAATATAATCACGCAAACGCATTAACGTGCTTCCTTCTAAAACCAACCCTTGCATGATAAAGCTGTTAGATTAGTTTGCTACTTACACGCCGGTTTAGCTCAGTTGGTAGAGCACTTGTTTTGTAAACAAGATGTCGCGGGTTCGATTCCTGCAACCGGCACAGTCTGGGGGACGCATTGGTGCGCTTCCTTCTAAAAATTTCAATTGGATGATGACAAAGCTGTCAGACTTGTCCCCCAGACTTAATTCCCCCGAAAGATACGATCATGGAACGCAAGAAACCCAAAAAGCCTCACGTCAAAGGTAAGGGTGAGCGCGAGATTCAGATCGGCTCCGAGATTTGGTTCTGGAAGGTCGGGAAGACCGTGGTGAGCATCCTGTCTCCCAACGGTAAGCGAACAAACGTCAACAAGTGTAGCGATGTGTTCGACTACAAAGAACCCGGCCCCGAAGACGATCTTGACTATCTGAGCGGTCCTTCAATCACGCCAACGGCGGTGTACAATTACATCGTTCACAATCGTTCTACGATCTCCTGATGGACATCATTATCAAATTCTTCCAAAGTGTTGAGTTACCGGAAAACATTCGTAAGTCGGTATACGAATACGCACATTTGAATATGAATTTGTATTTCCGCATCTATAAGCATGATCCCTTGCTGTTGAAAAATCGCAATGAGGATTTCAATTATACGTCTCAAGCCTACACAATCTTGGACTATGATCCTGAGCATAACGTGATAGGTGATATTTTTTCATACGATTATTGCGTAGATACGCGCGATGATACCGGGGAATTGCTCGCCACCTCATGTGTTGAAGTATATAGTGACGTGACTGAACAAGAGGTTGCTGATCATTTCGTTGCGGCAATACTCTGCGGTCGATTCCCGAAAGAATATAATTCACAATGACCGGGCGCATTGTTGAACTTAAGAGTACGTCTCACCTGTCTGTGAAATTTTTGGGCTTTTATCCAGATGGTATAGTGTGGATTCCGCCTCAACTTGTGGAGTTGAAGCTACCATCGAATAAAAGCTGGATGTCTCCATTGACATTACCGGCTGCATCGCTTTCGTATTACGATCAACTTTTGTCTGATTTTTATAAAATGGATGAAGAAGATCAAGTGAAGCTTGCTCTTTGTAATCCGTATAAATTCTCTGCGGTAAAATCCGCGCGAGCGTACCGCGATAATTTGTACAAAAAAGTGTCGGAGGAACGTGGAAAAATATTTGCTCGCAAAAAGAATGCGATTGAACGTCCTCACGATTCTCTGATCCGCGAAAACAATAAAGCAATTCTTAATAGAAAATAATTGTAATTAGACTTGCGAACATGATATTTTTAGGAAAAGAGGATTAGTATCATGGCTCGCGTTATTCAACAAGAAATCACTATCATCCTGTCCAAGCTGATCAAGGAAGGCTCCGACGAAGAAATCAATATTCCGGCAGATCAAGTAGCGGCGGTCGGCGCAGTTGCGGAAGAACTCTTCCCAGACTATGTTGTTGAAGTAGATGTCCTAGACAACCGATAACGGTTGTTTGTGCTGAGACAACCATTATTGGATGTCTGAAAGCTTCTTTAACGTGCTCATGCTGGCTCCATCCTTCAACAAGGATTGGAGACCAAAGTGTAATGGTGATGGGAACTCTCCCAAAGCACACCATTTGAAGCCCGAATTTTCCCAATTCAAGTCTGGCTCGTATTCGTCTTCGATAATCACGACAAAATTGAAATATTGGAAATCGCTCTTTTTGAAAATATAAAGAGGGATGATTTTTGATATTGGGGAATGAAACTCGGTTTCTTCTTTGAGTTCACGAACAACGGCTGTACGCGGGTCTTCGTTGGAGTCGATAGCCCCGCCCCAAGTGCCCCAAGTATTCCCCTCCATCACGTATTCCGATCTGTAAGCCAGCAGGAACCTCTTCGTGGATTTAGCAAACACGATACACCCTGCGCCTTGACGGCCCCAGAAGCCCGTCTCAGCGGCAGCGGCGGTATGTGCGCTATCATCCTCAAAGAAATCGTGTAGCTTCATCGTTATGCCTCGTGAATGAAGTCTATGGCCTGACGCTGGATTGAATCTACGAAGTCTTTAGAAGGGAACTTGAGAATTACCTTTCCTTCGCTATCACGGATCGACATGACTTTTACGCCCTTGTCTGAGAAGCGCGCCGTTCCAGAGCCGTTCATATCGTCGTATATCCAGAGGAAATTGAACGTATTATATTTGGCGTGAATTTCGGCATGGAAATCATCATCATCATCGTCTTCTGTATCATCATCCTTCTCAACTAGCGCCGCATACGACTCTTCGAGGCTGGCTTTCTTTTTCAAGAAGTCACTCAGATCGTCCAGAAGATTTTCAGCATCCTCTTCTGAGACATCCATAGCCGCTGCGATCTTGGCGTAACCGATCTTCTTGAGGTCCAAGCCCCCGGATATTTCACGATCTGATATACCCGAATCATTCAAATACTTACGCAGCTTGTCGATGTTTTTGTCTTCAAATAAATTACCGAACCTAATCATTTCGTTTCCTTCTTATCCAATGTATTCAGGAGAGAAAAATCGATTTTCTTTTTGGTTTCAGCAGCAATTTCGTCCTTGCGCTTCTTTTCAAGTTCTTCGACGTATTGAAGCAGCTTATTGACGCGATCATTACCTGCCAATGGAACATCCGTATCGGTTTCTTTTTCTGGTTCTTCACCAGCGGCCTTGGTTGCTTCATCCTCCAATGGATCATCTTTCGAACGAATGACAATGTATTTCTCAGGTACGCCGAGACCCACTTCCAATTCACGACGCAGCATCCAAGGAGATACTGGCATGTGGGTTTCGAAATCTACAATATAAACCTCAGCATACTCGACACCAATGAAGTCGAGCGGGTTCTTTTGCATGATGGTTTTCTTTGGACGAGAAACGGATGTCGGATTATATTTTCTCAAGATACGCTCAACGCTATCCATAGCGGCGTCATCAAGGCAAACAATAGTCTTCAAACGGAACTTATGAACTTTCTGTGCCTTCAAATAATAATCTTTGAAATTCATATCAATAACCTCAATGGGAGTTTCTTATATTTATCCTGTTGCCGTGAAAAATAGTCGGTGTTATAAGGAGATATGAATCCAGTCGATCCGCTCATGACATTAGATAAAGCCATCGTCCATCAAGCCCACAATGATGATGGATCGGTGGTTTATGTTCAGTATCAATATAGCCATTTCAAAATAGGCTATATTGCCAATTTGATGATTTCGGCTAATGGATATATGGTTTCGACCGAAGATCGGTTATATGAGGCCGTGACATGGGCGGCTCTTGAACCCGCTGAGTTGTTTATTCGGGCTATTGCTGAGGATCGGAAGATTCTTTCAGCGTCTTCATAAAATCTTCGAAGACCATAGCGCATTTGGGGCAAGTCGAACCTTCGTCTTTTGCGTCAATTTCTGCCTCAGCATTATCGTATTTTTCACAGAAGCAATCTTCGCTAGATGTCGTTGTTGTCATTACGGTCGCTCTTTCTATCTTGAATTGCTTGTTTGACGATTTCGTTGCGGTCGAAGAAACCAACGCCATTATTAACTTTAGTTTCGATGACTTCGCCGTCCATGCTTTGCATAGCAAATTTCTTCTCGTCAAGGACCAATCGGCGTCTTTTCAGTTCAAGGTCCATTTCCTTGTGTTGAGCATCGCGTTTTGCTTTCTTCGCACTGATGGCGGTATTGTAAAGCATGTTGGCTTTTTCAAAGATAGTTGCCTTGGAGCGTTCTTCGGCAGAATAGCCAAAATCCATGAGATCAGCCGCGTGTTGAACCGTCTCTTCATAAATCTTGTCCATAGCTTCCGCGTGATCGTCTGGGAATACCAAAACTTCATCCATGATAGCCGGGGCCGAGTTCGTGGCCGGAATATCGATAGACATATCCTCTTCGACCTCATTTTCATTCATGGAGTCGATGTCTGGTAAGTCGAAAAGTTCTTCGATCTTTTTACTCATTTTCTCGATGTCCTTCCAAATAAATCTTTCTCTGTTGCTACTCTAAAGCGTATACCATTTTTGGAACAGAACACTCTTGCCGCTGTCCATTTAACAAGATTGAGTTGTTGGATAGCTTTTGTCTTCTGTGATACTCGCTTCCCGTATTCCGGGGTTTCTTTCTCAGGCTTTACTTCTACCAGTTCTGCGTGATGTTTGCCATTTTTATCAACATATACTATGAAGAAGTCTGGTATATAAACGGTCCATCTGTTAGTAAATGGATTTTTATATGGGATTTGAATGCTTTCACTGGCCCATTGCGTCACGGCTGGGTGATTATCCAATACGCGCATAAGAGCGAACTCCCATGAGCTACGATATATGACGGGAAGCTTCCCTACATACTTCTCAGGATTCTTGAGGACGTATTCACCCTGTCTGTAATTTCGAGCCATCGAATGATTACTCCTTACAGTTTCTTACCAATGCGCGAACGAAGGTTCTTGGAGGCGTTTATGACCGCATAGACGCTGGACTGTAGGGATAGGGCTGCGCGCCCTGTAGAGGTCTGTTTGACGCCATTCACGACCGCTTGCGTCGGTGTGGCCCCACGGGCGATCTGGCGCACTACAGCGCCCGTCAATGGATCGACCTTGTTCAATGCCCCGGCACCAATCATACCACTGACAATGGTGTTCTTGAGATAGTTGGTTCCAGCCGAGTTCTTAGCCGTTCCACCAATCTTGGCCCCGGCTGTTTGAATTAGGGCATCACTCATGGTTTTAGCGCCGCCAGACAATGCGGCTTTTAATGTCTCACTACCGCTTAGGAGATACGTACCGTCGCTTTGACGATTGGTGGTCGAAGAGGCCGAGCCAAAATCGTACTGGCCGTAATTGATTTTGGCTGGACTAGACTGGATGCCACTCAACGTCACACTGGTGTTAGACATCGCCCGCGAGATCACATCAGCGTAGAAATCGCCAGTCTTGTCCCAAGTCTCTGTTGTCTGTAAGGCTGACGAGAAATCAGGTCTACTCAAGCTTTCGGTTTCAATCGTATCCCCGTTGAATTGATCTCTAAAAACCTGAGACACAAATTCGTTTTCGGAAATAAGCATAGGTTTTCCGCTGTTCTGACGAAGAATAGCCTCGTAAGTTACGGTGATGTTGACTGTGGAAATGGTGGTTTGTTCATAGTCAAGTTCGTCCGGGTTGAACGTCTTGATCTTAGGATTTATCAAATCGAACTGTGTATAATATCCACCAAAAACTTGGTATATTTCAATTGCGTCGAAGAAATTTTGAGAGTTCAAATCGAGCGCAGTTTGATCCTTTATAGGAACACTAGAATTAAACTTGCGAGGAACATAACCGTAACCCGCCCCGTTATCATAAGTAACAGGGAGGGTTTGGTCGTAATCAAATTGTCTCTCGTCTTGTTGGTTGTAATCACCATAGTAATAACGAGAGTATTCATCCCACATCTTGAAAACAATGTTGTCAACAACATCATACAAAACCATATTCATCGGCTCATATTCGATACCGGTGATGATCTGTCTCTTTTTGTTGTACTGATTGAGTTCTTCGATCTTTGGATTTTCAGAAGGTCTATCAATAGATTTTAGAATGAAGCTAAAGTTATCCTGCCAGCCACCACCCACGGTGGCCTGTCCATTGTCCGTTCGTCTGAAACGAGCGTAAAACAGGCTTTTCTTTCTTGGGATGTTGTTTCCATCCATCCCATAGATAGTAGAAGCCTGTCTTGGTGAACGAATAACGTCACTCATTAGGTATTATTACCCGATCATCGATCCTACGCCGAGTTCTGGATTGACCGGCATCAGATTGTCTTGCTGTGTGGCGTTGTCGAAACGAATTGTCATTTGGATCGTTACTGGATCAGCAGCGTCATAACTGAACTGATCATAGTTGACGGCAGACAAGAAGCATCCTTCAATGTACCACTGTTCGATAACAGCATCATCACCGCCATTCAGTGTCTCGATATACATTTGGAACTTGTAGTTCGAGCCAGCAGCAGCAGATGTTTGCTGGAAGAAGTTCATTTGCTTTTGAAGCTGGTGACCAACAAGAGCCGAAACCGAGTTCGTAATGTCATCACGTACAGTCAGTTCCAGTGTTTGCCACTGAGCTTTACCGGCATAATAAGTAGTTGAGTTGTAAGAATGAACTTCAACAGGGTTGAAATCAACTTGTGGACGACCAACGCTCATGACTTGTTGTGTCAATTCCAGACCACCGTTCAGTGGGCCGAAGCCGATAACACGGACGCGGAATTTATGTTTTGTCTTTGGCTGGATGATACCACCACGACCAGCACCGCCGCCGAGTGGAACACCAAAGGTATTAATAGTGGAAACCATTTAGATAGACCCTCAAAAAAAGTTCTTATTAATATTTAGGCAATATCGAAATAGTCGGTTTTTATGGATCAAAAGAACAGAAAAAAGGCGCTCCGTAGAGCGCCTTTTCTTTTATTATCCAACTGTTACGCTGGTGGTGAGGTCTGTTGTTCCGTTTACAATTCGAACCGGGATGTAGATAAATTCGATAGCATCAATTGGCTTGATAGCTACGTCGATCCACAGTTCGTTTGCGTCACGGCGTTCCGAGGTGTTGTTTGTTTCGTCACAGACAACTACGTAGTCTTCGAGGCCACGCAGACCAACCAGACCGTTCAGGAAGCTGGCGACAGCATTACCGGCAGAAGCGCGGGTTTGAGCGTCGTTTTGCTCGAACAGGAAGGACTTTGTGAGCTTGTCGAGGTTGTACTTTACATAGTTGGCCAGACGAGCCGTATTAACTCGGTTCAACTCAGTTGCGTTATCCAGTGTCTTTTGACCGTATACAGTCAAACCACGACCCGGAATATAAGCGATTGGGTTGATGTTCTTGAGATACAGCGTATCTCTTTGACCTTGGTTCAGGATAACCGGTGTGTACTCGCCTTCTGCGTTCAGGTAACCAACCGAAGAAGCGTTGTTTACGAGTCCGCGACGGGAACCAGCAGGAGCATACCAAGGATAAGCGATCTGATCGTTATACGCGATAACGTTCAGAGCGATAGACGATGGTGGGACCATGACTTCGTTGCCGTACAGATCGGTTGAGAGACCCCAAGGATAGTAGATACCAACATAGCTGGAAGCGGAAACCAGACCATCTTCGCCGTTCGAAGCGGCATTATTGGCGTTACCGGCCCAATTATTGATAGATGTTCCCGATGGGTCGAGACGCGCAGGAGTATCACCAACGATGAAAGAGATTTCCTTTTGGTCAGTATTCAGGTTGACCATTTCATCGATCAGTTCAGCGTAACCCGGAGCGGCGATCAGATTGTAATAAACCAGTTCCGAACGGATGTCGTCATTGGCAGCAACAGCAGCAGACATGGCACGAACGATCATAGCGCGTTGAGCCTTGCGACCCATGTAAGGAGCGCCATTTGTCTTATTACCCGATGTTGAAACCCAACGAGCTACTGTAGGCAGAGCCGAGAATGCTGGCGAGTTACCCACAGTGTAGGTTGTCATTGTATAGTCAGTATCGTTGTAACCACCATCTGCGAAGTAGTTGTCCTGATATTGCTTCACGTTGTATGTAGAGAAACGTGTGTTGAACAACAGAACGCCATCTGGGTAGGTTCTTGGGTCTGGCGCGTCTGGATCAACGCAGTTCGACTTCAACAGGTCGGCAATTGCGACCGAGTTGTAGTTATACGAACCAGTGTTACCAGAATAGTTCGCACCTGATGTGGCACGAGCATCGGCGAATACGATACCGAATGGCGAGCTATTGTCGGTGTTGTCAACCAAAGTCCACTTTCTCGAAGTTTCGTTATAACGATACAGCTTTGGATAGTTTTCCAGATCGGAAGTATCGATCCACAGATCGTAGTCAACCAGTGCTGTACCATCCGACTGTTGTGTTGGTTGGGTAGCTGTCAGGAATACGCCTTCCGGGTTTGTCGCCGGATATTTGCGCTGATAACCAATCCACTGCGAACCCGTTCCATACATGATGTCAACCTTGAAGTCGGCATTGTACCAAAGTGTTCCGGTTTCTGGGTTGGTTGTTGGGGCAATCGAGCCAGCTTCATATGTGAGGTTTTCCCATGTGAAGCCATTGAAGCGGCGGAGTTGCTGAGTGCCGTTACCAGCGTCATAACCAACATATAGAGTGCCGGAAACAGGCTGTAGAGCGTTTGTAGCGGCCAAGTCCTTCGATGGGCTACCATCAGCCAGCAGAGAGTTGAATGGGTAGAATGGAGCGCTTACAACGGTCCAACCAGTGCTGGAAGCGTAATACTTCACCGTCCACTTAGCACCATTGTTTGATGGCGAACCCTTAACCCAAACCGAACCGGCTGTGGTGGTGGTTGGGTATTGAGCGTTATTGGTCATTGAGAACTGAACGCCGGTTACGGTGCCAGCAGTGAGACCCAGAGTAGCCAAGCCTGTGCCGTCACCGTTAGCCAGCGTGATGTCACCGCCTGTGCTGTTTGTGATAACCAGAGCACCAGCACCGGAGATAGTTGCGGTGATGTTGGCGATAGCAGCGGCGTTAATACCGGCAACAACCTTTGCCAAAGTACCGTCGAACGACGAGTCAAGTGTCAGGAAGTCAACAGTCGAACCATTGATTACAAGTGTATCAGTTGTCAGCAAATTCGCTGGCGATGCGCTACCAACAACGGTTGTAGGGCGAGCGCCCTTCCAATCAGCCGATCCAACATGATACCATGTGCCGCCGATCTTTTCATAAAGCAGATTATCGGATTGGATGATCACGATGGCGAAATCACCATCTTCACCATAGTTCGCGGCTGGAACAAATGAGCCGTTTACGTCAACGGTGTTGTTTTCGTCCAGAACGGTTACTGGTTGTACTTTCCAAGCGGACCCGGCGAGAGCATCACCGTTCGATTGGAATACACCAAATGACGTGGCCGATGTATCGAACCAGTATGTACCGACGATTGGGTCACCAGTAGGCTCAGAAGACGATGGTTCCAATTGGTCCAGATCGATGTCAGCGCGTAGGATATAGCATCTATTGGATACGCCCAAGAACTCGTAAGCCGTATGAAGGCCATACTCGTTCAATTCACTACCGTGAACAGGAGTGCCGTTCAGAACTTTAAATGTTGGAACGCCGAAATTTTGAATCAATTCTCTTTGTGACGTGGCGAGGAACAACGCACCAGCCTTTGATGGGGCTGTATAGGCGGCTACCGTGCCAGAGATCGTCTTGTTGGAAGCTGTTGCTAAGATGACCAGTGGTACAGTTCCTTCCTGACCCGAACTTGTAATCGGATCGGCTGAAATCGTTACACTAACGCCCGGTGAACTTAATGTCGCCATGAAAGTATATCTCCTGATAAATGCTTTCTTTTATTTATTTTAAACCACAAAAAAATTGACTTTTCAGGGGTTAACACCTACTATTAACTTTCTATGTAGGAGTAGATATTTATGCTTATCACAAGTAATAAAATAAAAGAATTTGATGTCGTATTATTTAGACTTGTTGACGGTACAGACATTATTGCTAAGTTTGGATCGCAAACTGATACTGTACTCACGGTTACTCGCCCATTGATCGTCCATCTGGTCAATGACCCGTCTGGTAAGGGCGGCGGTATGGCTATTCAGTTCATCCCGTTGTCAGTAATTCACGATACAGAGGAATTTTCCTTCAACCTCTCGACTATCACCATTCTTCCAACACTCAAGGTCAATGACAATTTGAAGAAGTCGTATAGCAATGCGGTCTCTCCAATTGAAATTCCTAACAAAGGTCTGATCGTATAATGTTCAAAGTCGCTCGTGTTGGTAACTTCACCGAAAGTGGTGGGAAGATCATAACGGGTTCGGCCACGCTGTTTACGGACATGGGTGGTGGGGGAGTCAACGTGAATGTGTATAAGGGAAATATATTCGCTTATACCGCTGAGGAAGCTTCTGAGACCCATAATGATGACATCGATTATGACAGCATGTCCCCGGAGGACAAAGCTATCTTGGATAAGGCTATTCGAGAAGGAACAGCCGATGGAGTATTAGCCAGTGAAAACGGTAACAATAATAACACATCACCAATTAGCGTTGATTGTGATGGTTTAACTGGCGAAGTGACTGGTAATCTTCAATTGTCTCCGCATTTCAAGCTAAAAGATTTCACGACCAATGTTCGTATGAATGGTTATCAGCTTAAGGAACAGGCCGGTTTTACTGTTCCCCAACTGGTATGTAATTTGAGAGCGCTGTCCGTAAATTGCGCCGAAAAACTTTTGGAAAAATACGGTCGAGTAAACGTTAATAGCGGGTTCCGTCACGGTTCTGGTAAGAGTCAACACGAACGCGGTCAAGCGGCTGATTTCCAGTGGGATGGTCTCACCCAAGATGAAATCTGGGCGCGAGCTTTATGGGTTCGGGATAACGTGAACTATGACCAATTCATTTTGGAATATAGTGATAACCGTCCAAATTGCTGGTTCCATCTGAGCTTCAACCGAAAAGGTAATCGAAAGAAGGTCAACACCTACCATAAGTCGTTTCAAGCGTCTTATGGAACAAAATATCCACCCGGATTGAAGAAGATGCGATAATGACTGAAAAATTTATTAAAAATCCAGCAGATGTTGAAACTCTTTCGAAGACATTTGTGGCCGTTCGGGACGGTCGAGCATTTGCTCCAACATCAGTCGCCCCCGGTGTGGCGGCTATTCAAGCAGTTGTCAACGAGATAGCCAACACTAACAGTAATGTGGCTGTCAGTAATGTAACTTTAACCAACGTTACTATTGGTGGTCCTAGTATTAACTATAATAACACCAATCATGTGTTCAGTATTGGTATTGGTTTGTCCGGCAGTGTAACTTCCACGTTTAATATGGAAGTAGACGATACTCGTACCTTTTCTATCACCGATGCTAATACTGTAAATACTTTTGAATATGGTCTCATTCCCCTCGCTGGGGTTACATTGTATTGTAAAAATAACAGTGTAACGACCGCTAATGCTATATACGCGAGCTTTGCCAACGTAACTCTCAGTAACCTTGCTCTTATATTAGGTAATGCGAGTGGTAATGTTGATACTAATCAAGAGTTCCATTTTGACATGGCTAACAACGAAAGCAATGCTATGTTTTATAGAAACGCAGAAGCTTATCATACTTGGTTAGATGTGGCGAGTGATCTAGGAAGAACTTGGGCTGGGGACGCTGTATTTCGGTATAATGATTTCTTTGGATCGTTCACGCTGACTAATGCGGTCGTGGATGTCATGACCGAGAGATTGGAACGTATTCAAACGGGAGAAATTTATCCCGGTGATCCGATTTGGGAAACTGTAATTTACGAAGAAATAAAAGATGTTGCTGGTATGATCGCAACTCTTGCTGGCCAAAATGAAGCTTCCAATTTCGATATGTTGATTTCGGAATTAAAAGATACCACTGACGCGGCTACCTTGCTAAACTTTATGAATACGGGTCATGGCTTGTACTCGATCAGGACGGCAGCAACCGGAGACGTGAAGGAATTGGCGGTTGAACGCTATCAAGCTACCTTGGATAAGCTTGGGTCGGACTTGCCGGACGAGGACGGAAACACGCCTATTTCAGATGATGACACTCCGTTCTACGAGATCATCAACGACCGGACACCATGATCAAATAAAAAAGCCGCCCTTCGAGGCGGCTTTCTTTTTAGGTGAACTCGAACAGTTCGTAAGTTCCCTTGTTATAATCGGCGAAGTGCTGCGCTCCACATTGATCATGCGTCGTGATCTGGGTAGCGAACAGAGTGGTTATCGGTTCGTAGTGCTTCCCGCAGGACAGACAACGAAGTTGCCACCGGCCTGTTCGACCATCATCCGAACAGCCGAGATACCGTGGAGTTCCTTTGAGAGGGAGAACGAGAGTCTGACACATAGCTAAACCTCGTTATTGAACTTGACTTTACCGACACGTTGCGGCGGGCCGAGCGAGCCATCGTCTTTCATCTGGTGAAAGACCGCAACGATGATGCTGAGGTCCATACCTTGTTCGATGATGTCCAGAACACCCTTACAAGGGTACTTGATATAGTCGTTGTCGCTGGAAGTCAGATTGACCACCTGACCGAAACCGATGGTTCCTTTCCCGCGAATTTGATGTATCTTGAGGCTTTTGAAGAAATTTTGTCTTTCTTGGCTGATCATATTTTATACCTCCGATATTGACCTAAGTATATCGTATCACGAAATACTCAAATGTCAAGTCAAACGCAAAAAGGCCCGCCGAAGCGAGCCTAATTGATCAAACAGATTTCTAGGTTACATGGCCACACAGAAGGCACCGAAGTGAAGTTCTGTATCTAACAATATAACCGTCTGTACGCCTTTCCCTTGTGGGGCCGGACTCTGTAGATAGAACGAGAGATTCTGTTGCTAGGCTCTCTCAAGCCCCGAATGGATTAGGCGGCGAGCGCCATGTCCTTCATGTCAACGTTGTCGTTGGCAAGTATGAATTTGAACTGATTGGTCGGTCGTTTCTTACCGTCACCTATTCCTGTCCGTCAGCCGATAATCGAAACCAAAACGCCCCCATAATAGAACACATTCGGGCAGGATTCGAACCTGCTAAGGATGATCAATCCTATATTCCGTACTAGGGGCTACCTAGCAACTAATGTATTCAATGGTGGAGGCGGGGAGAGTCGAACTCCCGTCTTACCAAGCCTATTACACAGTCGTCAAACAGTGATGATGTATTTATAAGCTACCTCTATACCCAATGTCAATAGCTTAATATTTTTTTCTGATCCTTTTTAAATTATCTTGGCGTTCTTTCACCAGAGCGAACAGAGTATTGGCTGTTTTCACCATAGATGGAAGATCGTCCACAGTTTCTATCTGATGATCGAGGCGGCTGAGGGTGGCTGCGTATATCCAAGCCTCTTGGGAAGTCATCATGGGTACGACATCGTTGGCTTCGAGCCGATGGCGCTCAACAGCGACAACCGCTTTAATACGAGCCTTATTGATGTCACTTTCAGATCGTTTGTCCACAAAGGCATCACTGAGGCTAGAAACAGCCACGTCTAATTCACCACCCGTGGTTTCGTAGTCGCGCAGTTCCGATAATTCTAGGCGAACATTACTAGAGTTCGGAATACTGTTGACTACCCAAACCACCCACATGAAGAACAGTGTAATAGCTATACCTAGACCAACCAATAACACCCGTTCAACTACAGTTTTTTGCGCTGGCGCATATTCGTTACGAACCTCTTCAACCATTTTCTAAACCTCAAATTGAATATTCATAGTCAATCTATAGGATAAAAAATATTCGTCAAGTTAAAACCGATCAAAATCATTTTTTACAGTAACTACGGCCTTAATTATCAAGGGCATCGACTAAATACATATCGGTAACATCCCGATTCTTTTTAGGAGAAAATTGATGGAAAGCAAACAATTTGGACTCAGTGGTATTGGAGCCAATGTTCAGTTTGGTAAGGCTGGTCCCCGCCTTAAAACAAACTCAACTACGCTCGAAGCCCGCAGCGCCGATGAGTCAACATTAGTCAATTTCCGCGCGGCTCCCGCCGTTGCGAATACTGACGTTGTTGTCTTGTCTCAGCTTAATGCCGCGCTGGCTAACGCCGTATCTGATGGATATGACGTTCTTATGGGTGATGCTTCGAAGGGCGACGGTTCCTACGCTGGCGCGGTTCCTTTAACAAGCAACACTTCTCTTTCTAACGCTGTTGATCAGCTTAATACTATTTTGGGTCTGTTGGCACCATCTGCGCCACCAGCTTTCCCTAACGCTAACGCCCTGACAGTAACAAACACCGCCGGTAACACACCGTTCTTGGCTTCGGGTGTTGCTGACAATTCGGGTACTTCTACTATTACGGCTGGGTCGGCTGTAACTCGTATTACGGCGTCGGGTGTATCGTCTAACCTTTTCGCCAATATGGGTCCAGCGTCTTCGGGTACAATCTCCCTGTTGATGAACGGCACTTCGTTGGGATCGAAGACCCTGACCGGTTCGGGTGATACTGGCAACTATTCTGGTTTGGTTCTCTCTAACCAAAACGATTTCCCTGTATCAACACCGGGTTTTTGGAAATCGATCAGCACACAAGTTACGCTCGCAGCGGCTTCTTTGGGTGTTAACAAGTTTCAGATCACCCACTCCGGTGCTGGTAACACCGGTGAAGTTTATTTCGTAAGAGACCAACTGACAGCAGTTCCTTCGATCACATTGGCGTCGGTCAATCAGTCGTCGGCCACTCTGGCGTATTCCTCGAATATCCCGCACTACACAACTGGTTCGGTTCTGACCGCAAACGCTTCTATCTCGAATTTGGCTGGCCAAACCTATTACGGTGGGTCTGATCCATTCGTAATTTCGGGTACAAACTCCATCATTTCTTCGGACACTCTGACCTATTCTGGTCTGGGTCTTTCAACACCATTCGCTGCCAACACGACCGCCGCCACAGCATTTTCCGCAGTAAACGTAAATATCGACGGTTCGAATGTTCACAACGTAGGTCGTCTCCAAGGTGTTGCTAAGAACGTAAACGGTTCTTCGACAACAACCGATCTGTCGTCCAACAACATTCTCGTGAAGATTGGTTCGGCTGGTGTGCGTATTGATGAACTGTCGGTAACTGTTACCGGTCTGGGTTCTTCTCCTAACTCGAACAACGCTATTCGCGTCAACACAGGTTCGGGTGACACGCCGTCCGCAGCTTATACAGCTTGGTCGAACACAGCAGCGCTTCCAACTTATGAAGCTACTGTTGTTGGCGGTGTCTTGAAGCATGACCAAACAAACTATTCGACTGGTTATCTACCAGTCGGTCCAAACTATTCGACTGGTCGTTCGGGTGCTCAATACGTAACATTTGCTTTCGCAAGAACCGCTCTGTCGCAGTTCAAAATCAACGTAACAGGTTCGTATAACGGTTGCTGGATTAAGCTTCCGGGTGTTTCCGACAACGGAACAATCTCACCAAACGCCGCTGGCGGTTGGTGGAATGCTTTCCAATCTTACGATGGCGCTGGTGTTCCGGGTGAAACTGGTGACACGAACGCAGGTTGTGCTTCCGGTACGGTCATGGCAGGCGCGTCGGGAACTTATACAGTTACCTTCGGTACGCAGTCATCCACAAACGCTACAAGCAACATGATCTTGGTTCGTTTCAGACTTACCGCTGGTCAGCAAATCACCGCTTTGAGCTTCACAAACTAAGGAAAGGAGAAAGTAAAAAATGGCTATTTCAGACGCAGAAAAACTTGACCTCCTTTGGAAGAAAATCGGTTATGGTACATCCAAGACTGCTTCCGCCGCCAACAAGGCTGGTTCGAACGAAACAGTAGCTTCCGCTATGCCAGTTCTCGCCGACAGCTTTTGGGCGGAATCTTCGGCAGTTTCAGCAACCCCTCCGGTTTCTGATACAACGACGGTGAAACTCTATACCGGAGCTAACAGAATCCGTTGTACTCAAGACCCAACGGCTCCTTCAAACCAAACATGGTTCGCTACAACAACCTTTGGAAACTTAGCTACACACCAAGGTAAGTTTATTCCAACTACTTTTGGTTCGGGCTATCTGGCCAAGGTTTACATCGGCGACCCTAATGGCGGTCCAGCGGTTCGTATCTTCCCTGATACAACAAACGAAGAATACTATGTTGACTATATGGCTGGCGTTGTAACCTTCTTCAACACCATCCCATCGGGAAAGACCGCTACTATTGGAACGGGGACAGTTTCGGTTTCGACACACGGTATCTATATTGAAATTTATCAGTATATTGGTGCTACAGGTGCAACAGCTACTAAGTCTTATGTAGTTGCTGATATTGCGGCTCGTGACGCTATAGATGCGGGTGAAGGCGACACTGTTCACGTTAAAGACGCGAGCGCGATCACTACCGATGCTGGTGCTGGTGAATGGGCTAACTACATCTATACAGACGGTGGTTGGACACTAACCTCTACGCAAGACTCGGCAAGAAGCGACTCGCTGACGACCAAGCTGGTTATCACATCGAGCGATACTGGCTCTATCTCTTTGGGTAAAGTTGGCAACGGCGCTCGTGTTGTTGAGGTGTCGGTTGAAGTAACAGACGCATTCGACGGGGATTTCGAAATCTCTGTAGGTGATGCTGGTGACAATGACCGTCTGATGGGTTCTAATCAAAACGATCTCCAAACCGAAGATGCCTTTGTTTCAACACCAATCTATCAGTTCCCGGCTAACACGGAAACAGAAGTTTTCGTATACATTACCGGAACAGCTACCCAAGGTTCGGCTAACGTGATCATCACTTACGCCTAATCTCCTTCACAAGCGTATCAAACTGGACCCGTCGAGTAATCGGCGGGTCTTTTTTGTGATTTAAATTGTAATGCGCAAATACTTTTTGCTAAGGTGGGAGCTTAGTGGAGTAAAGCGTATAATGTCCAGTAATAAAAACTACCTTCTTGAAGCAATACATCAAAATGAAATGCTCATGAATTTTAAATTAATTCCGGCTTCTAAAGAAGAAAACGGTTGTGATGGTGATGCTGGACACACATTTGAAACTTTGATTGGTGTCCCCGAAAACAATAATAAATTTGCCGATTTCAAAGGGTATGAGCTTAAAGTAAAAGTTAGTCTCTCGACGTTAATAACTTGTCTTACTTCAACACCACCGGGATCAACTAGATACATATATGAAAATTTTTCTTACGAAGACAAGAAAAATCGAAAAGTGTTCTTTAAAGATTCTTCTATGAATTTGCCGTTTTCATTCATCAAAACAGATAGCAAACTAATCTTGAAAGATGGAGAGACGTTTTTCGGTGAATGGAATTACTCAGATTTGTCGATTAAACTTATAAACAAACTCACTAATTTGGTTGTAATTGAGGCGATTCGAAAGAAAATAGATGGAAAGAAATATTTTATTTTTACCAAAATTACACTATATACAGACTTCAACGTTGATCAATTCTGGGAAGAAATATTGAATACTGTTAGGGTGGATTTCCGAATTGGATACAGCATGTCGAAGGGTTGCATTCATGATCGAGGAACCGCTTTCAGGGTTAAGATGGAAAACTTAATGAAATTCTATCAGACCAAAGAAATTTTGCTAGAAGCACCCCCGCACATTACACAAAAGACAAAGAAAAAAGCCCGCTAAATGAGCGGGCTTTGAGGTAGAATATAATATGAAGAAGGTATTCTATATAAAAGAAGAATAGGCGACCGAAGCCGCCTATTCGATAGTCTTTCCTAACGCTTACAGGAAGGTCAGGTTGGCAGTGTTGATACCTACGAGACCGAGGTAGTCAGCAGCGTTACCCAGCGAGGAAGCAACGTTGGTGAGTTCCAGATAACCGTAACGTGTCATGAACGAAACGGCTGGTTCGAAGGTTGTTGGATCGATCACAACACCCGAAGATGTCAGTGGGATATAAGGGCAGTAGAACGCGGCGGCGTCTGTTTCGTTACCCTTGTAACCAACCAGAACTGGTGTGTTATCTTGGGCGTATTGGTCAACGTAAACGCGCAGCGAGTTGTTCAGCGTACCAACGAACTTGGTGTTTGTTGGAGCTTCGAACTGACCTTCTGTGGTGCGGGCGAAAGCCGAAGCTGTAGCCGATTGCAGGATGGTCAGAGCGGTTGGCGAAACAACAACCCAATTACCAGCGCCGCGACGTGTGCGGGAAGCGATCAGGTTAGCTTGACGGTTGATCAAGATCGACAGAGCGGCGTGAACGTCACCAACGAAGTTTGGTGTACCCGAAACAGCAGCTTGGTCGAAGATCGCTGTTGGAGCACCCGGCAGAGCGCGGAGCGACATCAGGATTTCTTGGTCGATTTCGGCTGTGATTTCTTGAGCCAGAGCGGCCATGATTTCAGCCTCGATGTCGATACCTTGCTGCGACATTGCGTCTTGAGCAGCTTCAAAGGTCCAACGAGCACCCAGCTTACGGGACTTAGCCGTAACGGTTTCACGCAGGACTTGGATCGACAGCTTGTGTCCGCCTGTACCTTCGAGAGTAGCTGTATCAGCACCCTTTGGAGTAGCGACGTTTTCGTTACCAGAGTAGTAACGAGCGATGTTGTAAGGCGACAGTGCTTCATCACCAGCAGTTACGCCACCCGATGCTGGAACAGTTTCAGCATAACGAACGCGCAGAGTGTGGATTTGAGCAACCGGAGCAACCATTGGCTGAACGCCGATGATTTCATTCGCAATTACGGTCGGCATAACGCGACGGATAACTGGCAGAATGACCTTGTTCAGGGTAGCGATGTTAGCAGCGGAAGTAGCACCAGCGGTAGCAGATTCCATCACTTTCATGTGCTGACGTGTGTTTTCCAGAACAGTTTCCAAGACTTGTTGCTTTGTTGTGTTCTTAGAACCGTCAGCGTTGCGGCGAAGGTCTTCACCTTCCAACAGAGCGGCTTTAGTTGCGCTCCAACGAGATTCAAACAGTTTGTTCATTTTTTACGACTCCAAATTATTTTCTGATTCCCGCCAGCTTTACGATTTCGGCGATCTCAGAATTTTGTTCTGTGGTTTCAACAGCATCATTCGATGCGGTCTCTGTAAGCTTGCTACGACCGTCACCTGTTACAGTTGTTGAAGTGGCTGGCTTGGTTTTAACTTCCGTCTTCTTGCTTTCGGTCAGAATAGGGAGGTAATTGTGGAATGCTTCTTCAAGCTTTTCGGTCTTTACTGTTTCCAGCAGACCCTTCATTGTGCTCTTGGTAGAACCCGACAAAGTATTCAGGAGCTTGTTCAGCGTGTTATCGCGTACCGACTTTGCTTCAACGATTTTCGCTTTGCGATTGGCGGCTTCGATAGTGTTTGTGGCTTCGGTCAGTTGAGACTTCGTAGCAACGAGTTCTGCCTGAACCGATTCCAGCATGGCGGTAAGCTTCTTGGTTTCGGAACCTTCGGCAAAGTAGCTGGACATGTATTCGGCCACGAATGACTCGAAAATCTTACGCCCAAACGAGTTCTGACGATAGTTCTCTACTTCCTCATGAAGTTGCTTCATTTCCGACTTCAAACCTTCGGTGATAACTGTATCAACCTTGGCAGCAGCTTCTTTGATGAAAGCAGCACGAGCGGCTTTGAAACGTTCTTCGTTTTCTTGGATCAGCTTCGCACGTGTTTGAATGAGAGCCTGATGGTCTTCATGCAACTCGCGCAATTCTCTAGTAACTTGCTCTACAACGAACGCATCGATTTGCGCGAGCTTGCCACTGAAATCCGATTTTTCTTGCTCCATGAGTGCTTTAGACTCGGACAAGATTTTAGTCTTTGAGGCGTTGAGCGAAGCCTTAGCTTCTTTCAGAGAAGTGATTTCCGCATCTACTTTAGTAGCAACTACTTCGGCAGCTTTGGAAAGACCTTCCTTTAGTTTACGCTGGTATTCGGCTTTGCTTTCAGAGATAGCAGCTTCGAGTTTTGTTCTCGCTTCTGCCAGCTTGTTGATTTCTTCGGCTTTTTCTTGTTCGGAAACTTTGAGCGCATCGGTGATGATGTTGTCCATTGCTTCCAAGAGTTGAGACTTGTCATTTTCATATTGTTCAGACAAATCGGCACGAACGGAATCTTCAATCTCTAAACGCGCATTCTTAACCTTCTCTTCGAATGCTTCTTGAAGCTGAACAACCAATTCATCTGGCAGTCCAGTTTGCTCAAGAATTTTAGAAATGTCTTTATCCATAGGATTTTTCTCCTTGGTCGATTTTGAATATTCAATGATCATATTGAACAATAATATTTATAGGGCTGATTCAAAAAACCCCGATTTAATGGTGTTTTTTTAACTTTTTTATTCAAGTTTTATTTCAGGTAAGAAAAAAGGCGAGAATTACTCTCGCCTTAGTCTATAAATTCACATTTTCCACCCAATACTCGAACGTTTTTCTTTAAACGTTCTTGTTGCCATAACCCGATATACTTCTTGTATTCATTCGGGTTATTCATAGTTATATATCCGTAAGCAGACCATTTGGACGGATCGCTGTAATGACGGTACACAATTCTAATCTTATTTTGTTGCCTCATTACTTGAAACTTGACGTAGATTTGTCCTTGTTCTTCGCCAGTATCTTCTTTCTTCGGAGTAATTGTATTCGGGGTTTTGTCGCCCGTATATGTTTTTTTAAACAAGCTGCCCCAATCTTCGGTGACGCTATGTTCCTCAAAAAGCTTCTTCATTTTTTTGGCAAAATCGGAGTATATCATATTTGTATTTATTCTAATTATGTGATATGTGTTGGCTAAATTCATTCATATTCGGGGAAATTTTTTATGAAAACGTTCACTAAAAACCTCGCGCTAGTCGTGGGTGTCGTACTGATAGTCGTCGCTCTGCTTGGTTTTGGTTGGTTCTCTTTTCATTCTTGGTCCGGTGGTTTTGTAAAGGACGCGCTAGTCAAACAAGGCTTCGTCAATATCCAAGTCACTCGTCCTTGGATTCAAAACCCATTCGAATGTGCTCTGGATAAAAAAGGTGCGCGGGCGGTATTCGATTGGACAGCCACGAAGGGTGGCCAAAAGTTTAAAGGGGTTGGGTGCTCCGGTGGCTGGATGCCGACCGCCATCAAGCTGAAATGAAACTAGCCCTGATCTTCGCCGTATATGCTTTAATGTTGATACCCTCTGTGTTTTTTTATAACATGGCGCGGAAGATCAAACGCCTAAACTCGGTGAAATATAAACAGTGCCAGCAAAAAGCTGGAACCATTGAAAATATTGTGCTAACCCGATCAAAAACCCCGGACCTTGATTAATGACTCGTAGCCTTCTTGAAGACCCGGAAATTTGGCTCAAGGTTTATCAGCGCGCTGTACTTTTGACGCCGGAAGAAACTACCGGGTATAGGGCCGACCGGTTCATATACCCGGCTAATAAACCTAAATCTGATGCGTATTATTCCGTTAAAAAGAAGCTGGTTGCTAACGATAATCGGATCGCAATAGAACTGCGTGGGATGTATGATGAAACGAAAATATCTTTCGTAGCTAAAAGAATCTTCCATGTAGATTTAGTGTTTGTTGGTAGAAAACATTGGGAAGATAATATAGCCAATCTCGCTTTTATTCGAACCGATAACATGCGTAAAACTTGGGATGAAGAACGAGTAGAAGCATACCTTTTCAGATTGTTGCTACTGGCATAAAAAAAGGCCCACCGAAGTGGGCCTAATCTTATTTCAAAGATTCAATGAACTTTTTCAGTTCTTCCGTGAGATACTTCTGCGCTTTTGGATCATGAGAAACGGCGGTTGCCAAATCTTCAATGACCGCTCCACGCTTCATATTTCGCGCTTCGTAAATAGCTTTCGGATAAGCACCTTGAGCCGATGGTTTCGCTACGATGTCAACTGTGATGATTTCAAAATCTGAAACATAACCATTGCTATCGACGTTGCCCGAACCACGGCTGGAAACTCCTAGCTTAACGCCTGAGTCCAAGAGTGTCTTAGCGATATTACCCATAGGGGTAGGCAGAATTTCAAGCTTTCCGTACCCAATACTATCATCGAACCACATCTTACGAATAACGTGTGTCACTCGGTCGAGGTTTACGGTCAATTCTTCTGGGTGATCAAGTTCACCAAGGATGGAATCGCCTTTGTCGATGGATTCTTGGATGCTGTGGACAGCATTACGGATTTCATTGACTGGATAGACTCTTCTATTCAGGTTACGGACACCGCCCTGAATGAAAGTACCAGTCATGTAAAGCTTCTTCTTAGCATTTTCGCCCTCACCTTCGGTGAGATAATCGAGACGCATATTAGCGTCATCGAACGAAAGATTTTCTCTCAGCAACAATGACATGACTGGTTTTTCCTATTACTTCTGCTTCTTGACTTCTGGGGCCTTTTCTTTTGCGAAATCGGTCTTCTTCTTGGTGTCAACCTTTGTAGGTGCGCCACCTTGACGAGCCTTTACGTCCTTCTGAGGCAGTGTGGACTTTGTGTTGGTGGATGTCTTCTTACCACCTTGCTCAGTACCTTCGGCCTTAGCTTGACCCTTCGACAAGTCGTAACCAACCTTACCCGGCGATTTTACGTTTACAGCTACCTTCTTGCCGTCTGTTGTGCGGCCTTCGGTGTTGTCAACCATTACCTTCTTGAGTTCGTCAACGATGGATTCGGCGAGGTCATCAAAGTCTTCGTCCAAGACGCTTTCTTTCATTTCTTCGTCGTCAGCCATATCGTCCTTGATTTCCAAGGAATCTTCTTCTTCACCAGCGTCATCCAGACCAGCTTCGTCGGCATCGAACTCGGTGTCGTCGGCGACTTCTTCTTCTTCACCGGCTTCTTCCTCGCCGTCATCCAGCGAAGCGATCAGCTTGGCGATCTGCGCATCAAGATCGTCTTCACGGTCTTCGATGGCGTCCAGACGATCAGCGATGTCGTCCAGTGTTGTTTCTCCGGTGTCAGCATCCATATCGGCGTCAAGATCGCCATCAACTTCTTCTTCACCACCCAGACCAGCAGCATCATCGCCACCGAAATCATCGGCATCATCAACTTCTTCTTCACCACCCAGATCAGCAGCTACGTCATCAGCAGCACCATCTAGTGTGTCTTCATCATCTTCCGACAGGCTGGCCAGATCGATTTCCGAGTACATGTCGTCGGACATGTCGTTTTCTTCCAAAGCGAAGTCATCGCCTTGTCTAAACGACTCGTGGATTTGACGAGAGCGAGCAACAATGAATTTGTGCAAGAGTTGCGCGGCTCTTTCGTCGTCGTTTTCAATAATAGCTGCGAGAGCTTCTTCAAGAATCGAACGCATCAAAAAATCTCCTTTGATAATTTAGGGTAAAGCGTATCGATATTATTTAGCATTTAGAATGGTTTTTATGATTTAAACTGTTATTTTTCTGAAAAAATGACCGAATACTATATAAAAATCCGTAAAAATGCGATTTATACATCAATACTGTGGAATTTGAGAACCTGTGGATAACTTCAAAAAAAGTTCAAAAATAATTCTTTTTATGTTGACTACAGAATCCAACTTATATATATTCACATTTGTCGCTTGGGACGATAAAGCTAGGCAACTAGCTGAAAGGGATGAAGCTTACATAGTCCCGCTGTAGCAATACAGTATAACCAAGCAAGCCCGAAATAGTCGAGAGACGTTTCTATTGCCAAACGATAGGAACTAACGCGATGAATGGGTTTGGTCACCGAAAGGTGGTAGTGTTGCTTCCTCTGTGAAAGCATGGAGTAGCATAAAGGGGTCCGCAAGCCCTGCCAAACACGCAAACCATTCCCGCGTGATATTTAACGGGTATCTAATTAGTTCGAGGTTTAGCGGCCAAGGGCGGTTAGGATTGATGTGGGGTTTCGGTCCTGTATCAAGATTGAGTATCACTTAGCGGTGAGAAAGGTACTAGGCGTGTTGTATTTTGTGGTGAAAGCCATGAAGCAACAGAGGTGGCACGTCTTCGTAAGTTGCGAATAGCTCAGTTTGGTAGAGCAATGGTTTTCCATACCATATGTCGCAGGTTCAATTCCTGCTTCGAATTAAAAACGCAAAGTCTACCTCTCTGCGTGACTACAAAATGTCTAACACCTGACCGCAAGGAATCGGGTCACTGATGGGCCGCAAAGCTCGGATGTGTTGGTAAAGGAAGAGTCGTAGGACGGGTCATGCTGTCCAAATGGAACCTTAGCGGGTTTCGGCGATTTGGGAAGTGCCGAGTAAGTCACGTGGGTAAGCGCCGCAGCAAGCGCTCTATAAGTTGCGACATTAGCCGATACGATATACCGCAAGGGTATCGTGGATAAGCTGGGAAAGTTCGCCGCAAGCGGATCATAATCCATGCGAAAGACGGTTACGAAGCCTCTAGTCTCAGGGTTTCATAAAAAAAGACCGATGCGAAAGCACCGGTCTTTTTTATTGTTTGATGATACCCTCGAAAAACTCTTTGAGCGGTTCGAACTCGATCTGCCCCAGAAGGTAAAAGGCCCAGCATTCAGCAAACCATTCTTCCGGTGAAGTCGCCGAATACGCGGTTGGAAACCAACCGTCATTGATATACCTCAAACCAAATCCATCATCGGTTCTTGGTCGATCATCTGCCTTTGGGGCTTCGTACTCTATTTGTTTTCCATTCAGCAAATAATTTCTAGCAACCCATACCATGTTTTTCAGTTCAAAATGACCGGTGACCCAAGGTTTACCTCTTGGTGATTTCTCCTTCGATGCGAACTTCATTTCATTCGTGGTAATGGATATGATCTCATACGGGTTAAAATTACCAGTTCTCCCCACCCCGACAAAAGTAAGTTCATCGCCAACCGAAAATTGATCCCAAATGGATTGATAAAGAGCACTGTGATCTTTTTCTTTCGGCTCTGGTTTTTTGTAACTCTTAATTAAGCTCATGTATTTGAAAACTACCTCACGTTTCTTTTCCATAGACATGAACTCATAATAATACTTGTGTCCGATCTCATGGACCATAGTGTGTAGCGCTGATTTCGAAGCACGGGCCGAAGTATTGATGGCAATTATCTTGGAATCCAAATAATATAACCCGGACCACTTTTCTTGAATAGGCTTTACGAACATCTTGATATTTGTCAAATATGACATACCATGAAGTGCGAAAACTTTATCGGTCGCATTTACGAGATCGATGATTTCTTTCTGCTTCTTGCCACGCATGTTATCTGGGAATACAATTTGGGTATTTCCCACCGTAACGAAATTCAGATCGGTGTCATCTTCGTTCTCAAGGCTAACTCCGGTAATCAATTTTATATGATATGGATCGAAATTCTTTTGCTTGAGGATCAAATACTTCGCAAGTTCTTTTGGAGACGAGAATTTGATTACTTCGGCCACGTCGCCGATAGTATCTGAATACTTTGAAATAGTGTCAAGATATTCTTTTACGTCTGTCATGTTATGTAAATAAGTTGGATAACGAGCAAATCTAATAAAATTGTTATAAAATTCCGTCAGACGGTCGTTATCCCAACCAGCAAACACGTTCGGTTCAGTTGAGTTCCAGCTTAATTGCTTTCTATTAAATTGATCATATAAACTATTCAGTTTTTTAGGACCGATTTTTACCAACACCAAATCACTAGAATCTTCAATCTTCGCGTTGTCTCGTGCGATCATTACAACCGGATAGTTGTTCCCCGATTTAGCATATGCTAATGAACCCTTCAACGAAGAGTAAAAACTTACGGCTTCATTAAGAATTGTCATTAGAACGGTGCTCCACCACCGCCATCATCGCCTCCACCAGCGCTTCCATACATAGCAGAGATCAAGTCCTGACGCTTAAGAGCTTCGAACTTCTTGACGGCCTTTAGTTTTTTCAGCTTATTCAAATCACGCAGGGTCAATTTAGGCTTGCGTGTGTCATCGAAGTGACGCTTATTGATTTCGTCATTCTCTGGATCGTAATAAGCTGTTTCCAAATCTTCTTTTTCAAATTCAAAAAGCTTCATAATTAATTACCTGTCGGCGCGGCTCCACCACCGCCCGCTCCTGTATTTAAGCTATTTTGAATATCGCCAATGTCCGATGTTATATCGTCACCGCCAACATCTTCTTCGTCACCGAGGTCTTCTTCTGGTTCAGGCATATCGTCCATACCACCCATGTCAACACGTGATCCGATAGAAGACAGACCGGTATCATCTTCGGTTTCCGCCGAGGTTGTTCCGATGGCATTCTTAACGGCTTCTGGATTTTCCTCACGCCACATCTTTTCGTTCTCAAGAATTTCTTCATCGGTCCAACCCAGATATTTCTTGAGCTTAAAGCGTTCCGAAATCTTCTTGTTATCGGCGACCGCCGAATAATTCTGGATACGAGCCGAATCCAGATCGAGTTCTTTGTACGCTGTGAAGTTTTGTGGTGGGTGGAATTGAAGCTCGAATATCGTTTCATCGATATTGAAGCCCGACTTCTTTAAATATTTCTTGAAATCAGCATCAAAAGCTGGGACCAAGAGAGCTTGAAGTCTCATACAGAACTTATTGAAACGATATTCGTGAATGAGCGCAGTGCCTACCTTACCGTCATTGAATACGGTTTGAATAGAATCATCGCCGAATGAAATATATCCCGGTGGGATCGACAAACCACGAACCAGCTTCTTTACGAAATAGGACAAGTCGCCAATTTCACCGAGATTGTCACCACCCGGAAGGGTCTCAACCTTAGAGCCGCGACCTTCTTGGCCTTGCGCGAAAAAATAATCGTCGTTGATTGACAGTGGATCATATACTGCGTCGATCATTGATTGGCCAAGGTTATTCTTGGACGGAATTTTTCTTTGGTGAATTTGAGCCTTGACCTTTTCCAAATAAGCTTCGGCCTGAGCCAAGTTCATAGAACCAGTATCAATGTAGAAGATACGACGCTCAGGCGCGCGCTGAATACGATACAAAACGATGGAGTCTTCCATCAATTGCTTTTGGCGGAAGGTCTTGAAGATCGGATCGAGAATAGACTTACCGAACGGCCAGTTCACATCCATCCCTACAGATAGCGATAAGTGAACAATATCATCAGCATTGATGATGGATTTTTGTGTCGTGTTACGAATGATGTTTCTATGATCGAAATTATCACCGGCCAGCGAGAAACTTGAGCTAGTATAAGAATTTTCATTCGGACGATTGCTGTTTACCGGGATACCATATTTTGTCCGATAATTGTTATCCCCGGACGCTTCGATGGCATACTTATCAGCTAGATTAATATCCAGACCTTTACACACATATTCGAGTGGCTTCTTGGTTTCATCCATTTTCACCATTTCAACCGCGTAATGCTCAAGCCAAATCCATTCGCCCGTTTCCTTGTCGGAAATGAAGAACTGATCGCCATTGAGAAGTGTTTGGCGGAAAATATACCAAAGTTTCGACGTGAACTGGTTCATGTTGATCCAGCGCTTAATCGCATTGTTGAGGATTTTCATTTCGGTTTCATTCACGTCATCGATATAATTGATGTGGAATGGGTTGTTATGTTGATCGATAGATTGTGTACAGAAATCCGCAATCAAGTCCAGAATAGCCGAAATGTCCGAGTCTTTGTCCATATCCGAATACTGATAGTATCTTTGAATACGGCTTGGGTGCCCCGAATAAGCTTCACTTAAGCGACTATCTCTTTTGCCAACAGAGACACCACCCGCGCTACTATAAGCATCGAAGTCATTTGAGTATACAGGTTTTGTGGTTTTGAAATATTTTTTCCAACTCATGTGTGTAATGTATTCCCTGCTTTTGCTATATATTTAGCATTATAAGCGGGCTTTACTGCGCCGGACGGAGTTTTTTCAATTCCTGAATTTGTTCTCGACCAATAATACCTTCGGTTCTGATAAGTTGTTCTAGCAAATCACCAACACGACGCATTTCATCTGTCAACGCTCGTAGATCGCCATTATTAGCCGATTGTAGAGGGGCCGCAGCTTCTTTCTTGACTGGTTCAGTGACTTTCGTTTCTGTCAACTTTGAAGCCGCCGCCCCAGCAGCACCCGCAGCAGCAACACCACCAGCGGTCCCCATAGCAGCCTTTTTAGCACGGTCACTATCGAACTTCGCACCAACCATACCACCAATAGCCATTCCACCCGGTATCATAGCGCCCGCGCCCATACCCAGCATAGCGCCAACACCCGGCATCTTCATTTTTGAGGCAATGTCGAAGCCCTTACCAGCAATAGCCTCCCCGGCCATACCGCCCAGCCAACCACCCACGGCCCCTCCCAAGAGGGTTCCAACGACCGGGATAGGGATGAGTGTTCCAATAGCTGCCCCGATAGCCGTACCCGCCGCCGTACCAGCTACGCTACCACCAAGCTTCGTGAGACCTTTCTTAGCTTGCTCAGGGCTGATCTTTCCAGCCTTCATCTGGTTATAGATGTCCATAGCGCTACCAGCGGCCATTGCTGTAGAAATGGCCGTACCGATGAATGGAAGCTTTTTTGAAAGAGACTTCGCAATACCACTATCGTTGATTACGGGCATGATTTTTCCTATCAAACCGGTTGCCTTAGCGGCGGTCGGAGCGAGATCGTCTATTCCCATACCAACAGATTGAGCAATTTTGGCGAAACGTGGATCGTTGGCCAAATGTGGAGCGCTTTTCAGTAGTTCTCTGATTTGTCCGACTTTACCAGCCGCAGCGGCGGCTTTAGCACCACCTCCACCCATGTTGAACAAACGCTTGGCTCTATTGGCCAACCCTCGCCCACGTCGCCCACCACGGCCTCTGCGCCCACGTCTACCCCCGGTGATTTCGTCCATAGCATCACCAACCATGTCCGCGCCGTTGATGGTGATTTCGCCACCCATAATAGTGACATCTTTTTTCTCGAAGCCGAAGAATTTCTGGACGCCGTTTACGGCCATATCTATGAGCTTCTTACCGCCCCAGAGCGCAGCAAAGGTTGAAATGGTCGTCAAGATAGCTCCCAAACCATTATCACCTGTGATCGCGGTAAGCGTATTATTCACCGCTGAAATGGCATTAATAAACCCACCAGCAATGGCCCCAATTCCCTTGGCCATGACCATGATGCCATTGATTGCCCCAAGAACCACATTCACGGTTGCTTCGAGTTTCCCCGGAGTTCCGATAAAGCTCTTGATCAGTTCGCCGATACTTTTCCCGAATTTTCCAACCATCGGCGCGATTTCTTGGAAGCTCTCGATAAATTTAGCTGAATCGAACTTACCCATGTTGTCGATCCACGGCGCAAGGACGCCTTCGATAAATGATCCGAAAATGGTGTTCTTGATGGACTCAAAGGCTGTGAAGAAACCGGTCATGATGTCGGCTTGCTTCTTTTCCTTCAATTGCTTGGCACGATCCGCCGCCGTGTACTTTTGCATTTGCTCAGACATGGCGAGCACTTGCTTGGCCGCATCATTACCCGCAGCCGCTTGTAATTGAAGAGATTGGAGATAGGCCGGATTATCAAGCAAGTCCTTCAACTGATTGGTGACATCCATAGCCACATCATGAGCATCCGCCCCAGCTTCAATACGACGCGCAGCCTCATTCATGATCTCGACGCCGGGACCAACACCCGCATTGACCATCATCTTACCATACTCGGTCAATTGAGCCTGACCGAAATGGCTGAATGTGTCCGCCAACCCTTTGGAGAGAAGTTGACCAGCTACACCTTGTTGAGCCGCCAGATCGGCCACAGCGCTTCTAATGGCAGTGTTATACTCGCCCATCCCCTTAGCCGCGTTCAGGCGCATAGCGGCATTTACGGTGCTGTCACGCAGGGCGGCATTGGTAGCTTCCATAATCTCTTTACGAGACTTGTTTGTGATCCCAGCCATAGCCGAAACCGAAGCAGCAAACTCATTGATATTTTGAGCCTGACGTTGAGCGTTCACGCGCTCCAAACCGCCAGACAGACGCATCGTTTCCAGATAATCCCCTTGGAACGAAATCAACTGGTCAAGAGACATACCGTACATACCGGACTTTTCAGCCAGTCCACGGAATTGCTTTTGAATGTCGGAGAAGCCTTTTACGCCAATGCGACCAATGACCTTATTATTTTCTACCAAATGCTTGGAGAATTGTTGAAGAGGAAGACCAGCCGAAGCAGCGGCGGTTTGCATAACCGCCATACTTCCGCCGAAGTTCATACCTACATCGGAAAGCTCGCGGAACGATTGTGTGGCTTCCTTACCCCAATTGACCAATTCACCCAAGACGAGGCCGAAGCCACCGGCTTTAACCAACATAGAAGACAGCCCTTCGAGACCGAAGTTTACGTCTTTCATGCTGTTGTACATTTTGCGGGTCGCAGAAACTTGCTTCTCGCTAGTGTCTTTCAGGTCTCTTTGAATATGCTTAAGGGCAGAACTCTTCGACTTGAACTCAACCTCTGTGTTGCCAAGCTTTGTCGTAAGCTTGTTCATAGCACCCGTGTGCCTGTTCAAGCCCGTAATTAAGTCACCTAATTGTTGATCAGATATTTCCGCCATGTATGTATTTAGGCGGCATTAAACTCGGTGTTTTATCAAATTGTTTTGGTATAATTTCCGAGTATCTTTTTGGTGACTGTTCGGTATTTGCCTCGCCGAACCGGCTTCATTTCTGTGATGATTTCCTTGAAATCCAAGAAGGTCAGCTTTCGATCTACCAATCGAATAAGAGCTAATTCATCTTCTGTCGCAGGGGTGACCCAAGTGTTTGGTTTACCCACGAACTGTTTAGCTTTACGCGATACCGAGAAACATAAAAACCGTTCGTTTGGTTTTATGTCGCACTCTTTCAGAAACCGCATAAAGTTACCATCATAGGTGATCGCTGTTTCCACCCATCGCTCAAGGACCAAATTGAGAACGATTTGTGGTTCGTATGGAATTTTTCTGTCGCCGCAATAGATGTCCAAATCAGGATATTGGTGTTCGAAATTAGTGACGATTATGGTATCGAACGTGGGGGTTTTAAAATCGAAGCTACGCCCGGTCGTATATGGGCTTAGATACTTCATCGTATAATACCGGTTCATGATCTCTTGGGCTTCTTCCAGCCGGACGATCTCGAACTTGGTTTTATTAAAGACTGGCTTTGAGCGAAACGAGTAGTATACACCGCAGATTTTTTTGTACACATAGCGCGTGGTAAAATATGCCTCGTGCTTGCGTGTGCGAACTCTGATAGAATACATTCAACGAAAATAGATCAAGCTATAGAAATAGTCAATAAAAAAGCGGGGTAGTTAACCCCGCTTTTCATGACAGACTTAAGCCGCCTTTTTGCCACGCTTGGTAGCAGGAGCGGCCTTGGCCGTAGTCTTAGCAGAGGTAGTCTTGGCTTGAACCGGGGAAGCTGCCTTCGTGGTCCGCTTGGTAGTCGCAGAAGCCGCTACCTTGCGTCCACTGTTCTTGCCGAGACGTTCGTGTGTGGTGCGCCCCAGACCGCTTGCCTTAGCCAGTGCCGAACGAGCCAATGAGTAGCTGGGGGCGACCATCGGATAGTCTGCCTTGAGGCCGAACATTTCACGGTATTGCTGGGGTGTCAGATTATACTTGGTCTTGAGGTGCTTCTTGAGGGACTTGAAGCGACCGCCATCCAGCAGACAGATGATGTAGTCTTGTTTGACCGACTTATTGACCGGAACGACCGGAGTGCGGGGTTCATCTGTGACGGCTGTTGCTGATACCGCAGAGTCGGCCTCATTGATCGACACGCCGGTCAGCCGGATATTGTTGTACGTGTTGATGATGTGAGAAAGTGTATTCGGAAGTTCCGAAACAGCAACTTTGTTATTTCCCACAAAGGAGGAAATCATATCCGAGATATTTTTCAAATCGGATTCGTGGAACGCGGGGGCCTGAGCTTGAGACTGGTTCATTTGGAGTAACCTTAATCTGGTATAGTGGACGAAGATGTTGAGTTGAGTTCGAAAGACATAACCAATGTCATGGGGCGGTTTGTCCTTGAACACAACATAACATATTTTGATAAGAAAGACAGGTTATAAAATAGTAAATGTCATAAAAAAATTGTAAGCAAATCATACAATTAGAATGAAGCGTTTATTTAAAATAAAATTGAATATTTGAAAAGAATACTTTATAGTTAATAAACTATAGGAGCACATTATGTCGCAAAATTATCTTAGAAATCGTCCATTTTTGACAATCACCCTAATCCAAACACCCCGCAGTGGTGCCAAAACTGAGGTTAAAGGTTGGTCGAAACAAGACACGAATTGGGAAGTTCTTGAAAATCCGGTCGTGGTTGATCGCATCAATGACAAGCAACTGCTTAATAGCAACATTATCATTGATCTTTTGAACAAGAAGATTGTGAAGAATGGCTTCTCGACCAATTCCGATACCGATGTTCTGGAACATTACTTCAAGAAGTATGCCACACAGATTGAAGAAACGCTCCAAGAATGGAACAGATTGAACCCGCAAGTAGAAACGAAGGCCGAAGATACCATCGTTACTTATACGGCGGTGTAAATCATGTACGGAAAACTCACTGTAATCTGTGGCCCTATGTTCGCCGGAAAGACTACCGAGCTTCTAAAGCGCATTTTATGGGCGAGAAACGGCGAATCAAAAGCGGTTTTGGTCCTCAAGACCGCCTTCGACAATCGCTACTCCGAGTCAAAAATCACAAGCCACGATGGTCTTTCCGTTGACTCGATGTCAATTTCATCATTCTCCGAAGTGGAAAATCTAGTTCCAGATGCGGAAATGGTGTGTTTGGATGAAATTCAATTTTTCTCCAATATGGAAATCAGCGTTATCGACTTTATAGCGAGTCTACTAAAGGCCGGGAAAGAAGTCGTAGTCACGGGTTTGGATGCTAATTGGAAGGGTGAAGCCTTCGAACTGACGGCAACACTTATGGCAATGGCTGATGAAGTCGTAAAATTGAAAGCTATTTGTTCAGTATGCGGCCAACCTGCGCACAAAACGTTTAAGAAATACAAGGACGATAAAGAGATCGAGCTTGGTCATTCTGACATTTACGAACCCAGATGTAATAAACACTGGTCAGCTTGACGACTATCAATACTATGTTATAGTCTCCGTATATGAAAATGTACGGAGATTTTTTATGCGCCTTATCATGAGAGTTCACAAATCGGACTACGATTTTGGATACACTAACGTGTTTCCGATTGAGTATGCCGACAAGGCGCAATTTCTGGCCGATCTCGAAATAGCGTTTCATTATTGGAATGATCGCCGCTCCGAACTTCAAGCGCAGATAAATGATCGTGCTAAGGTGTTTGCCTCTATCAATCGCCCCGATAAACAACGCGATTATCATAAGGCTGAAATCAAACCATTGATGGAACAGATGGACGATCTGAATAAGACCGAAAAGCTGACCATCGGCGTCAACAAAATTTCGATCTCGGACATATATCAGTATGATTATGGGTTCTTGACCCCGGATGTCTTTACGGTCGATGAATTTTTTGAGAAAGTCGGTCTATAGTAACCCTTCGTTAACCACTATAGGGTAGAAAGTAAATCTAGTAGCGTATCCCTAATTTTTTTCAGTAATAATGGAGAGATTACGATGTATGCTAAAGGTGATGTCGTCAACAACGGTTACGCGACCTACAAAGTCATAAAAGACTTAGGTGTATCAGCCTCTCTTCATCGGCTGGATATTGGTAAACGCATTTGCCGTGATCCGGTAACTCTTCAAAAATCTCAGCTTCATTATGGCGATCTTCGTAAAGCTGCATTAGAAATTGATTTTGTCTAAAATAAAAATTGACAGGTAAAGTCGATCCTAATATAAATAGATTCGGGATAGACCCGCAGTTCACATATCATATTGGAGGTCAATATGAACTACGATTATGATCTTGCCGTGTTCATCGGCAGGTTCCAGCCTTTCCATAAAGGCCATTTGTCGGTAGTGCGCAAAGCACTTCAACATGCTCGCCATGTTCTCATTCTGGTTGGATCGGCCAACCGCTCACGAAATTCCTACAATCCATTCTTTGAAAATGAACGCGCTGCGATGATCCGCAAGTCGCTGGCTCATTTCGAAGACCCGCGCGTATCCATCGAATATATCGAAGATCAGCCGACCCTTACCGACTGGACTAAGAATGTCAATGCCGCTGTGCGCAATCTGAAACTGGACGATGATCGCCAGTTCAGCGCCGAGCGTGTGACCTTGATCGGCCACTCGAAGGACAATACCAGTTTCTATCTGAAACTGTTCCCGCAATGGGAAAGCATCAATGCGGAATGCTGGACCTCTCCACTCAACAACATTGGTCTGAGCGCCACGCCCTTGCGCGACAAGTATCTGGAAACGGGCTTTATCGATGCGGAGCATATCGGTGATGGCGCGGCGCAGTACATGGCGGACTTTTTGTCCACGGCTGCGTACAAGGAACAACACGAAGAGTTCGTGTTCATGAAGAACTATCTGGCACAATGGGATTCGTCTCCGTATCCGCCAAACTTCGTGACTGTGGATAACATCGTCATTCAGTCCGGCCATATCCTTCTGGTTCAACGTAAATCGTTTCCCGGCAAAAATTTGTGGGCGCTTCCGGGTGGCCACTTGAACCGCAATGAAACGTTCATTGACGGTTCTATGCGTGAACTGATCGAAGAAACCAAGATCGACGTGCCGACCGCTGTTCTTCGTGGCGCGATCAAGGGCGTGTCTCTGGAAGACAATCCTTATCGCTCTACCCGTCTGCGCACCATCACACAAGCGACGATCTATCACCTCGTTCCTACGGCTCCCAAGCCCGAACGCGGCGAAAGTAACGCTTCGTTCAACAAGCGTCTTATTAAGGCGTTCGGTCTCCCGAAAATCAAGGCGGCTGACGACGCCAAAAAAGCAAAGTGGGTTCCTCTGGATGAAGTCGATCCCCGCATCATGTTCGAGGATCATTATCTGATGATCCAAAAAAACAAGCATCTGGCGAGGGACTAAGGCCATGATTATCACGACACTCGCAGACAATGATTTGTACAAGTTCACCATGCTCCAATATCACTGGAAGCATCTTCGTGGCACGGTTTCGACTTGGGCGGTTACTAATCGTTCCAAAGGAATCAAGCTGGCTGATCTGGTCGATATAGAGCATTTGAGCCTCGAAATCAATTCACTCTACGATCTCCGGTTCACACCGGCTGAAATCGCCTACATTGGTTCGCAGGGCAACTTCGACAAGGACTTTCTGAAATGGCTCAAGACCTTCAACTTTGATAAGGTCAGCTTCGCCATTGTCCCGTCGAAGACCGAAGAAGGCCAGTACGAAATTACGTTCACCGGTCCTATCGAACAGACGACCCTTTGGGAAATCTACGTTCTTGCTATCATCAATGAAATGGCCTCGGTCGATCCCGATCCATCGAAGGAAGATGATGATCAAGAAGTCGCGGCGTTCATTCTTCATCAGAAGCTTCAACGCCTTCAAGAAAACAAGGTGGTCTTTGCTGATATGGGCACCCGCCGCCGCCATTCGTTCGCTTGGCAAGACCGCGCGATCCGCATGGCGGTGGATTACGGCGTCATCGTCGGCACATCGAACGTTTATTTTGCCATGAAATATAACCTGAAAGCCGTTGGCACCAACGCCCATGAGCTTCCGATGGCGCAAGCCGCATTAGCCGAAACGGACGAAGACCTCAAACATTCGCCTTACAAGGTTACTGAACTCTGGGGCGAAATGTACCCGGATCGCCGTACCATTCTTCCCGATACTTACGGAACCAGCCAGTTCCTCAAGGATGCGCCAGAATATCTTCTGGATTGGCCATCAATTCGTCCAGACTCCAAGGACGCCTATGTGGCTGGCGAAGAATTAATTAAGTGGTGGTTGGAAAATGACCGCAATCCGCAGGAAAAGACTGTCATTTTCGCCGATGGGCTGGACGTGGACGTTTCGGACAACAACGACACCTACGTTTTGAACGGAACGGATATGGTTGAACTTCGTGACTATTTCGCGGAACGTGTCAACCTCGGTTTCGGCTGGGGAACCAACTTCACCAACGACTTCCGTGCCGCTGGCAAGAAGGCCATGAGTATCGTTTGTAAACTCAAGACGGTCAATGGCCGCAGCGCGGTGAAGCTGTCGGACAACTATTTAAAGGCCATCGGTCAGCCTTCGGAAATTGACCGCTATCGCCGTGTCTTCGGAACCGAAGGCCAAACAAACATTCCTGTGAAAGTATGAGGGGAAAGACAATGGGTAAGAAATTCGTCGTAGTCATCGACGCACAAAATGACTTCATCGCGCAAACCGGCGCACTGGCCGTGGCTGGTGCTGATTCGCTGATCGCGCCTCTGGCCAACTATATTAAGGCCCTGCGTCCAGAGACAACGCAAGGCGTCCTCTGGACTTTCGACACACATGATCCCGAAGAATATGCCGACTCGGAAGAAGCCAAACAATTCGGCATTCACTGCGTCAAGCCGACTTGGGGCTGGCAACTGGTCATCGACAATCCGACTGCGCTGAATACCGATCTTCCGATGTATCGTCTGGAAAAAGATGTCTTCGGTATGTGGTGGAAGCAATTCATGGTGTCGGATTTCAATGAAGACCCGACCGACCCAGACCTTACGCTGGCGAATAATGGTATTGAACTGGCAGAAACCATGTTCGACCGTCTGAAACAAAGCGGTGTTACCGACATCGAAATCGTCGGCGTGGCGGCTGACTTCTGCGTCCATTGGGCGGTCGAAGGCTTCGTCAAGCGCGGCTTTAACGTCACCATCAAGCGCGATCTGGTCAAGGGTATCGTCCGCGACATCGATCAGGTTCTCGCCGAGGAATATGCTGGCGTACCAAACGTCAAGATAATTTAAAAAAAGCCGCCCTTCGGGGCGGCTTTTTTAATACTGAATAGACGGAAACCTGTCGAACTTATCCGGGTCCGTCACAATCGCAAATGTACAACGATCTGTCTTGGCGACATACTGGAATTTGGTGAGCTTGGTTCCCCGACCAACGTAGTCGAAGAACGTATCACAATCATATTCGCCTTGAACTTCGGTGATATACATACGGTCTACCACATAGTCTGCGAATAAGCTCTCCCACAACACAGCGCCACCAATGAAGACCGCTTCTGGATGACCGTTCATTTTGGTTACGGCTAGAGCATCGGCAATCGACTTCACAAAGATTGTGATAGCGGTCAGCCACTCTTCTTGTGGTGTTTCTTTGCGAGAGGTGACGATAACATTCAACCGTCCCTTAAGAGGCTGAAATGCGAGGCTTTCCCAAGTCTTCCAACCCATGATGACGATTTTGTCTTTCGTCATGGTCCTGAACCATTTCATGTCCTCTGGAATATGCCACGGCAACTTACCGTCCTTACCGATACCCAATTTCAGATCGGTGGCTAAAATAATGCTGATCAATGGCTCGCGCATGAATCCTCCTCAACGTATGATTAATAAATAACACACTTCCATTTTAAATCAATAAAAATATTGATTTAGTATAGTTAATTAACTATACTATAGATTCTTGCCGAGGAATTGTAATGATTAAGAAACCAGTAGAATTTGTTCGAAACAAAGACCTTCTACGTGAGATTAATTTAAGTAAAGCTTCATATTGTTCTTATCTTGATGAAAAGTATATTCAATATGATTATATCGTTGATGATGTCAATAAGTTTAATGACGAATTGATTGAACAAATTATCGCCGAAAGTCTTACCAAGAAGAAACAAGAGAAGAAATTGACACCTGAGAACATCGTCTTGCGTGTCATGACTGCCGAGCATATTCCGCTCAAAGACGCGACCGACAAACAAAAGAAGAACTCGACCCCTTGGAAGAAGACTCCTTTCCCACCTTTCAAGCATTACATTATGACACCCGAAGGCCCCAAAGAAGTTCTGAGATCACATTGGGTGGGTGGCTTCGATAATGGCCACTTCTGTATCACGCACGGGACGATCAATCGTCGTCTGGCCCGTATGATGCTAATCATGGTCACTCGTTATGCTGAGAAGTCGAACTGGCGAGGCTACACCTACGCCGAGGAAATGAAAGGGCAAGCGTTAGTTCAGATGTCTCAGGTTGGTCTTCAATTTGACGAAAGCAAATCATCTAACCCGTTCAGTTATCTGACCACTTGTATGAAGATGTGCTTCACTCGTATCCTGAACATTGAGAAACAACACCAGCACTTGCGTGACGATTTGCTCATGATGTATGGTAGCAGCCCGTCTCATACTCGCCAGATCGAACACGAAATGGAAATGAAGAAACAACAAGAAGCCGCCGCAGCAGCCAAGGCCGCAGCAGTCGGAACAAACGATTAAAAAAGCCTCCCGGTTGGGAGGCTTTTTCTTTTTTAGATGACCGGTGTGCTCAAGAGCGCCCAGAAGTTTCGGTGAAATAAGAACTCGAAGATCGGCGGGTACAGCAGGAGCGTGGTGACGAAGGGTCCACCGAACATCACACACGCAGTAATGACGCCCTTGATAGCGAGACCCTTCATGCTTTTGGACAGGATTGTCCAGATACCGCCGACGAAGCCGCCGACAAAAAAGAAGATGAATTGGAGAACAGCGTACATGACGACCAGTAGAATGATTGCCATGAGAATTGCGAGAATAGACATTTAGGACTCCTTACGATGATTGTAAAAGGTTTCTTCCACAAAGCGCTTTTGGCGGCGTGTGGGGTTTTCGACGTACTTGAGTGCGTCTTCTGGCGACTTGGTAGATCGAGTAATTTTCGCCCAGATTTTTTCAAACTCCCCTTCGGAAGTCATGAATATATGTTCCGCGACGGCTAGATGATGGCCGTGTTGAACATATATGATGTCACCATCTGGACCAACCCAAGCACAACGACCGTCGCCACCGATGCTGTTCTCGAAAGCCCACAGCATACTACGCCGCTGATCTTCTGTTTCCAGAAAGGTAGCGCGATAGAACATGAGAGCTTTCATTTCGTCACGCACCGCGTAACCGTACTTTCCCTCATGATAGTCTTGGATGAATTTAATGCCGATGTCACTCATAGTACGGGGCTACCCCAAAAGCCGAAGAGACGACCGAGCCAGACTATGAACAGGCCAGCAGCGGTTCCCATGAAAATATACACAGCGCCGAGGAATACCCAAATGAGTACCAGCGCAGAGAGCAAAACGATAGTCCAAAGAAATAAGCCCATATTTTGTACTCCTGTATATTTGATATACTTACAGTTTAACATAAAACATGGGCTTGTCAAGCTATCAGAAATAAAAGACCTTCCCGACACAAGATTCGATGAAAGCATGAGCACATTGCTCAAAATGAAGAATATGATCCGATGGCCTAAGATAATGTTGTCTCAGAGGTCCAACAAAACCGTCCTCGTGCGGACGTAGTTTATTGTTGATCATATACTTAGTCATGACTTCGATATGGAAATCATTAACTTTAGTTCCCGGTATAGCAGTTTTAATACCATAGTTTTCGTATGTAACCGGAAGATGATTGGTGAGGTTGCTATAGGCAGTATGCCATGCTTTGTATTCAGCCGTCCCCATCTTCCAACCAGCGCCATCCTTTATGGCCATAGCAAAATCCATAGCATGAGCCATCCTATGAACTAAAATCCACGGAGTAAAAGCTTCGCCATTTATTTTATTAGCGGATGTTCCAAGTTCTCGATTACCACCAAGAATAATGGTGATTGTGTCGTCCTTATTTCGTTTGAGATCATCTTCGGACAAAATATTGGATTCTGGTTGGTGTGTATGACCACCCAGAATGACTTTTGTTAGAATTTTGAAATGATCTTCTGGTGTTTGATTACGGATGATCAAATCAAACTTAAAGGGAAGGCGCGAAAGATAGCGTTCTACTTTCGCTTGCCATTTCGGATTACGAATAGCTCGAAGGTCAGCATCGCAAAACGAACCAGCGACATTCATATCACCTTCAAAAACCATAGAGTTCAGCATATTTGTATCTCCGAATATTTTATATATTGATAGATAGACAATATATCAAAAACTTTGTTTGTCAAGCGATTCGGCTTACCTTTTTTATTGTTTGATTTGACTCATTTAAATTGTAACAGCATTGTTAACCATGATATACCTTTTATAGGAAAGAAGGTAATACGATGCTCTTTAAGAAAGCCATTTCTTTTACTGATATTCACTTTGGTAGAACGGGTAATTCGCCCCAAGCTAATCTTGATAACTTAGAGTTTATCGATTGGGCTATTGAACAGGGGAAAACGTGGGGCGCTGAAACCATGATCTTCTGTGGTGATTACTTTGATAATCGCCACTCTGTTGCCGTTTCGACGCTCCACTACGGCCTTCGTGGTATGGAAAAGCTCAACGAAGCCTTCAATGTAATCTGGCTTCCCGGCAACCACGATCTGTTCTATCGTGATAAGCGCGACCTGTCGTCGGTCGAGTTCGCCAAGCTTCTTCCCAACATCAAGGTAATTACCGAACCCACAGTCATGGACGATGTTCTTTTGTTGCCTTGGCTGGTCGGGGACGAACACAAGAAGCTTCCGAATATCAAGACACGCTATGCATTTGGTCATTTGGAAATGGGTGGCTTTATGATGAACGCGAAAGTCGTCATGCCTGAGACTGGTCACTCGGTTACTCATAGTTCGTTTGTGAACCAAGAATATGTATTCTCTGGACACTTCCACATCCGCCAGCAAAAGAAGAACGTGGTCTATATTGGTAATACTTTTCCATTCAACTATTCGGATGCTTGGGATCAGGACCGTGGGATTATGATGTTGGAATGGGGTAAAGACCCCATCTTTAAGGCTTGGGATGAACAACCGTTGTTCCGAACCATGCGTCTTAGCGACATGATCAATAAGCCTAATGAAATGCTCAAGCAAAAGATGTCGGCACGGGTCGCCATAGACTTTGACATTACATATGAAGAGTCTCAGGTCATCAAGGAAGAGTTCATCAAAAACTATGGGCTTCGTAAGCTGGAATTGGTTCCGCAAGCGGTATCGGTTGAAGCCGCTGAGTTTGAAGAAAACGTCGATTATCAGTCGATTGATCAGATCGTAATTGAAGGTCTGAATAGTATCACTAGCAAAGACATTCAAAGCCAGAAGCTTATTGCTATCTACAACACTCTGAAAAATATGTAAGACCCATGCTTAATATTCTCAACATTTCCATGAAAAACTTCTTGTCTGTCGGTAACGTCACCACGGCGATTACCTTGGACAAAAAAGGTCTTACGCTTGTTCTGGGAGAAAACAAGGACACTTCCAATGGTTCGGGTATCTCGCGCAACGGCGTGGGTAAGTCGGTTATCATTCAGGCAATTTCTTATGCTCTGTACGGCTCGCCGATCTCGAACATCAAGAAAGACAACCTGATCAACAATATCAATACGAAAAACATGATTGTCACTCTTGAGTTTGAAAAGGGTGATGTCGTGTACCGTATTGAGCGAGGCCGCAAGCCGAATGTTCTGCGTTTCTTTATCAACGATCAGAAACAAGACTACGATACCGAAGAAGACAACGCTTTAGGTGAAAACCGTCATACTCAAGAAGAGATTGAGCGCGCCGTTGGTATGAGTTATAATCTCTTCCGTCATCTGATTGCGTTGAATACTCATACCACGCCATTTCTTCAAATGAAGGCCGCTGAACAACGTGAAGTGATTGAAGAACTGATCGCCATTTCTCAAATTTCAACCCGCGCCGCGTCATTGAAAACAGAAATCACGGCTACAAAGGACGACATCAAAAATATACAGGCTGTCATTCGCGCCAAGACAGAATCGAATGCTCATATTAGCACATCTATCAAGGCTCTCGAAATAAGCCGCGATCAATGGGACCGCACACATGCCTCCCGCCTGACACAACTTGAACAGGATATTGCTGCCTTCTCGGAAATCGATTTTGATGGCGAACTTAAGAAATACGACGATTATCAGGCATGGGTTTCTGCCGCCGCGACTATTGAACAGGAAAAGGTCAACCTGCAAAAGTCGATCCAAGTCACCCAGCGTGAAATTGCTCTCCTGAACTCTCAGATCAAAACCGTGACCTCTGGGGGTTCCGATCCGCAGATCACCCGTCTTGAGAATGAAATTGCTCGTAAGAAGCGTGACATCGCCGCTACCGAAACGGCAATGGAAAACAAAGCTGTTGAGTTCGCCAAGGTTGCTGCCGACATCGAAAATGCGGATGATCAGGTATGCGTTTGTTGCGGCCAGAACCTTGAAGGTACGGATCACTTAGCATCCGTTATCGAGAATATGTCCGCAAGTCTGGTCGCTTTAGAAAAAGACCTTGTTTCGCTAGAAGGTAAGAAAACTGCTTTTGAAAACGAAATCGTCAACATCCAAGCGGAAATCAAGCAAATCACGGAAGAAGCTGCCACGAAGGCTTCTGAGCAAGAAGCTAATCGAGTTATGGTCGAGCAATCGCTGATCGAAAAAATAACCGAACTTGCTGATCTGAATGCGGGTATTCAAATCTTGAATGATCGACTTGCTGGTCTGGGTGATAAGCCACAACTCATTTTCTCGTCCAAGGATGAAATCTACCAGACTAAACAGACTGTAGATAATCTAGTTAAGGATTACGAGACCGAAAGCGCGAAAGACAATCCGAATACCTACCAGATCGAGACCTTGACCGCTACGCTTCAAGAGATCGATTATGAGGGCTTGAATGATGCGGAATTGCTCTTGAAGCATCAAGAGTTCCTGTTGAAGTTATTAACCAACAAGGACAGCTTTATCCGTAAGAAGATCATCGATCAGAACATTCACCACCTCAACTATCGTATGTCTCACTACTTGGAAAAGCTGGGCCTTCCACACCAAGTGCGTTTCATGTCCGATCTCACTGTCGAGATTTCTCAAGTAGGTCGTGATTACGACTTTGAGCAATTGTCCAGAGGTGAAATGAATCGTGTAATCATGGCTACATCTTGGGCGTTCCGCGATGTTTGGGAAGCTATGAATGAAAAAGTCAACTTGATGTTTGTGGACGAAATCTTGGATCAAGGTACGGATACAAGTGGTGTCGAAGCGGCGCTGGCTATTTTGAAAACAATGTCAAGAGAAGGCGGTAAATCTATTTTCTTGATCAGCCACAAAGACGACTTGACAGCGCGTATCAACAATGTCCTAATGGTCCGCAAAGAGAACGACTTTACCACTTACGAAGAAGGTCTATCATAAGAAAGGACATAACATGACTGCCCCGAATAAATCTCATGGTCGAACTCAAGACGCATGGGATAAGCATTGTCGAAACAAACGTCGCTATTCTGACGAGTTTACGGCAAGAATTTCGGCGCAGCATGTTATCAATACTCAAGAGAACGCACCTCGCGTAATGGGTGTTTATCAGTGCGAAAATTGCCGTGGATGGCATATGACCAAGGCAAAGACCAGATTACCTTGGGTTACCTCGGATGACCTATTCTACATAAAAACGGAAAAACTCAATGGTAAGACAGTACACCAAGAAACCCGTCCAGATCGACGCTTTACAGTTCAGACTTGATAATGTCCAAGAAGTTTTGGACTTTATCGGCGAGTCTGCCGTGTTAGAGGGTGATCTTAATCCAACGGATCACTCCCAAACAATTATCATCATCGAAACTTTGGAAGGCTCGATGACTGCCATTCCGTCAGATTACATCATCAAAGGCGTGAAGGGTGAGTTTTATCCTTGTAAGGAAGGCATCTTCCTCGCAACTTATGATCCGGTGTAAAATGGGGTGGTATATCAATCTCGTAAAAAACGACCTCATTATCAATGATGGGGTCAAAGCTGGCATCAACGCTCTTGAGCATTGGGTCGATCCCCGTTTCAGCAAACCCATCAACGGTATAGGCATTTCTTACGAAGGTGACAAGCTCGTCTTCCTGAGACGCCATAAGGAATGGATGGATTATGTCTGGAATAAGGAGGTTCTGAAAATCCTTTTGGACAACAAGGTCAACGGCGAAATCTGGTTCAGCAGCAGCGACGGCGACAACGCCGGGACCGGCTGGGGCTATCGTTTCGTTGACGGTGTTATGTCTGAACTTACCCGCTACGATGGCGAATATATCCTCGCCGCTGATGTCCCCAAAACTCCACCTAAAAAGCGCAGAGGCAAGAAAGTTACCGATCTGGCCGAGGCGAAGCGTGGTGACTATGTGGCTATGGGCTTCATTGCGTTCGGTCTGACAAGCTACGAGAAAGTCGTAGTGGGTGATGTTTTGCCCGATGGTGTACTCGTGGTCGAAGGCTATGAGTTCATGGCTCCCAACTATCGCCATAGCGGAGAAGGTGCCACTCGCGTCCTGAAAGTCCTATCGGACCCTTCGGTTGAACTATGAAAAAATCCTATATGGAAATCGACGGTGTGAAAATTATGGTTATGGAGGAAGTCAAGTCCTCCAAACCATACACCGCGAGCACTTACGATTTTGCGTATGACAACGTTCTTATACGGAACGGTGAAAATTTCACTCTCTTCAAATCGAACCCGGCGTTCGATGAAATGTTAAAAACGAACTTCCCATCATCTTCTATCAAGGGACTGGTTGTGACCTTCGATGACGATGACCTGATGATGTTCATGCTTCGGATCGAGCAATCGGTCAATTTAAATAAAGCATGATGTCCATTAGCCAGTCTTCGGCGGCTTTCTCCGATCTGGCCGACATGTAAATGGCGTAACATTTCACTTTATCCAGCCCCGCCCACTTGACGCCGAAGACAATTTCCAAGTCTTCGGTTTCGACATGGCTGATATACATCATCATGATTTCTTTACAGAGTGATGTTTTGAGTTTGCTCGGATACCCAAAAAGCTCCATTTCAAAATTCTGTTGGGGAATCCACTCGATCTTCTTCAAGAGCGCATCATAGATGGCTTCGGCGTTCCGCGCATGGGTATAGTGATAGCTGATCATACTTCTAGCCTAATTGATTTCTATTTCGCCTTCAAGTCTCAAATGTGCTATTATCTTTGAAAAGAAAATGAGGTGAGTCATGAAATCTATAGAATTAGGCATTAAACAGCAAGGTCTCGGTAAGAGACTGTCCAATCTTTACAACTATCCCTTCGTTATGGATGACATGCCATGTACGTCGATGGAAACGTTTATTCAGTGCTTGAAGTTCAAGACGTTGGAGGAACAATTCGAGATCGCCACGATGGAGAAGTCGTTCGAAGCCTTCAAGGTCGGACAAGAGCGCGGAAACGTCTGGAAAGAGGATCAAACGGTCTATTGGTTGGAAGACCCCATCAAGCGAAACTCCAAGCAGTACAAAGACCTAATGGAGCGCGCCTACAACGAATGCTATGAACAAAACCCGGCCTTCCGCGAAGCTTTGTTGGAGTCGGAGTTCAGCTTATTTACACACTATATCGGCAAACATGATCAACAAGATACTTTGTTGACCGTTTCCGAATACTTGTATAATATGTATCGCTTACGAGCGAGAGCTTTTCAGGAAGCGCTTAAGGAGGAATAATGCAAGCATCTATCCGCAAAGTCATCCAACATATGTTGGAAACCGTCAAGAAGTATGATCATACTTACCTGATGGTGTCGGGCGGCGTGGACTCGATGTTCCTCTTCGATTTGATGGTAAGAAATGGATTTTCATTTGAAGTAATTCATTTTCAACACCATATCCGAGATACGGATGACGTTGAAGCTCAGGGTATTAAAACGCTCTGTGAACAACACGGAATCACATTTCACCACGGACATGGGCGTAATATCTCCAAAACAAATACTGAGGCCCAAGCGCATGATCAGCGCTGGAAGTATGTCGAGAGTGTGATTAGCGGGAGTTCCAATCTGGTTATCACCGCTCATAATCTTAATGACAACGTGGAACAGGTATTCATGTCTCTCATGCGTGGAAAACCACATGATTCGCTGAACATGAAAACCTTTTCTTATCATCGCAACATGGTGCGCTATAAGCCTCTTCTGTCATTCGAGAAAGAAGAGATTTACCGCATGTCTTATACGCGCGATCTCTGGTGGGTTGAAGACGAAAGCAATACCGACGAAAAATATACCCGAAATATGGTGCGTGGAATGATTTCGCAATTAAATACTAGAGTAAATCTGGTGAAGGCCATGAAGCCTTCGTTGTCGGGAGTTGAATGTTAGTTGCCATAATGGACCGAAAATACGAGATCAATTTACAAAGGTTTCTCCTTCTGTATCTCGATATTCTGGGTCTGGTGTACGACAGCTATCCCGATAATATTCATACAAAAGCTTTGACTTCTATTACCAGCGGATATAAGTCTATACCCACGGGTGATGTCGATTTTTATCAAAAAGGATCGTTTTTCGTCTGGCATAACAATTTAGAATCTGAACCAAACTTACTCAGATACTATTCGTTCTCTTGTATGAAACATATTATAGATGCTTGGAATTTTTTAGCAGAGCAACAGGCGGGTGTTTATTCTAACCCCACAATGAGTGAGGATGATCGAGTAAGAACTATCATTTATAAAGTAACAAATATTATTTTATTACAATCACCAAATATGACAATACCGCAAGCCAACGCATTTCAATTCAATATGTTGGATTTCTATTTCACAAAGGTTGACGCCTGAGCGGCTACCCTCTATATTAAAAGGGAAAGGGATATGTCATGCAAGGCACTAAGCGTTTCTACGACTCATACAAAATGTTCCATATGGACGGGACATTGATGTGTAGTACCACCAAGGATAAAGCTTTGTGGTATATCAATCGTGGTCTTGCTGAATGGATGGATGACGATCAACAGTCCTATCGCTTACTGTTTGTTCCGAACGGTAAGGGGAAGCATGATGACGACTATTACCTCCAAAATTTCCAAAATCAATGTGTGTGTTGTGGGAGTAAAGACCTTCTGACTCGGCATCATGTTGTCCCTTCGGCTTTCCGTCGATACTTTCCGGTCGAGAACAAGGCGCATTCGTTCCACGATGTTCTATTTGTCTGTGGCGAATGTCATGAGACTTACGAGCGTGTGGGAGATCGCTATCGAGAAGAACTGTGTGAACGCTATCTCGGTCGTCCATTTAATGAGCTTCAAAACGAAGCCAACCAAAGTCGATCTGCGATTAAAGCGCATTTGACTTTGGAGCGTTATGGTCATCTAATTCCCCCGGAGCGTAGAGAGCGCCTTCAACAATTTGCGAGCTACAAAGATACGATGGAGATCAAGTATTTCGATTGGGCCAAGCGTGTGGTTGAAAAGCTTGACACCCCAGAAAAGCTCCACGAGTTCGTCATTCTTTGGCGCAAGCATTTCCTAGAAGTTATGTCACCTAAGTTCATGCCAGAAAATTGGTCAGTCGAGCGCAAATTAGATATTGCGGATGTCCGATAAAATCTGATACAAATCCTAAGACAAAGTTAATCCGAGTTATAGGATTTGTATCATGCTCTATTACCACGGCAATCTTCTTGCTCCCGAAAACATCAGAGGCGGTTTGATCGCGCACGGGTGTAATGCTCTAGGTGTGATGGGTTCGGGGATCGCTAAGGCGATCAAGGATCAATTTCCCGCATGTTTTTCGGAATATTCCCGCTGGCACCAAAAGAACGGCTTGAAACTTGGCGAGGTGGTGTACTACCATCACAATGATGGCAACCCTGAAAATGAAGTCCTAATTGCCAACTGTATTACCCAACAAAATACGGGCACGAATCGTCGTCAGGTCAATTACGTTGCTGTTGCTAAAGCTATGAGCGATGTCTGCCAGTTTGCCAATGCTGCCGAATTGGTAGTTCGCATCCCATTAATCGGCGCGGGTCTGGGTGGCGGCGATTGGAAAGTCATTTCCGAGATCATCAAGGATTGTGAAGTCGGGTGTAAGACCCAAGTAGAGGTATTCGTACTCGAACAAAAGCTCTATGATAAGTTGATTGCTGGTGAGGCTATTTAATGTATATGGAGAACCCCTTCGCTATCATGATTAAATGGTTGGGTCTATTCTTCGGTAATATGCCCTTGGTCCTTATTCTCGTGTTTATAGCATTCAATATTTTCTTCTACTTGTTTTACGTAGATCAAAAGAAATGTCTTAAAAAAACTCCTATTGGAGATTCTATTTTATGCTCTCTGGTAACCACTCTCGGTGCGTTCTTGTTCGGAATGCTCGCCCCAGCGGTCCTTGCGATTGGAATTATTGTTGGGATATTTACTATCCCAATCTACACCACAGTGCGAATTGTGAATAAACGTTCTCTTAATCTCGTGAAACCGAAATAAGCACGGAAGCAACGCTGATGTCGGATCGAACGGCATCTTCTACCGGAGCCGGGGAATCAATAATCTCCTTGGCACTGGAAGCCAGCATCCACATATGCTTTTGATGGGCCTTGATGCGTTGAATGAAGAGATCGGCTGTGCCTTCGTCACCGTTGTTTTGAGCAATGCGTATAGCTTCTCTTAAACGATCAATGATCAAGCTATGGCCATTTCGCAAATCGATGATCATATCCTTGGCGCTCATGTCTGGACGACCGTTCGTGATAACGGTAGGCATCATGTCTTTCATCGCGGTAGCTGGCTTGGCACCTAGTTGGCGAATTTGTTCAGCAATCTCGTCAATTGATTCCCACATTTCGGTATATTGTTTACCGAAAAGATCGTGAAGAGAGTGGAAGAACATACCTTCCACATTCCAGTGATAAGTATGCGTCTTGAAATATAGCGCAAATGTATCGCTCAGAACTTGATTAAGTTCATCGATAACTGGTTGATGGAATGCTCCGCACATTTCAAATAAACGCATATCTTACACCTTAAATATTGTTTTTGTTGGTTTTTTACCGTAAAGCTCTTGATCTAACTTGTCGTTTTCGTCGTGGAGATCATTCCAATCCGAGTGAGTATCCATAAAGGTTGACTTATCCGACATTGCCTCAAAGTCATCGGAATATTTCTTTAACATATTCTTGACTTCTTCGTGGCGCTTGAACTTGGGCGCATAATTAGGATCAACGACAGTATGAGTTGGCAAGACACCAAACAGCTTTGAACCATCATCGGTCATTGAACCCTTTTGTATTTCAGTATTGGGGAACATCTTTTGTAGATGCTTCACCAGTTGTGTAGCTATTCCCTTGCGACGGTAATCCTCGTGGACCTTGATCATGCTGAGGTGAACTTCGTCCTGATAAACGACATAGCGTATATAGCCAACAACTTTACCCAGAATGATGGCACGTAATTCATAATCATGTTGATCGTGATGAAAATCAATGTGAACATTTTCAAAAGTCACTTCTTCCCCAGAGCCTTCGATCAGATAGCTTTCGTTGGTTCCGTCATTGATTTCGATTACCAGCGCGGGAATGGTCTTGTAACGCAGATAATCACGAATGGCTCTAAAACGGTGATGCCCGTCCAAAATAGAATAATCTTGGTTCACGATAATGGCCGTAAATTTCCCATTCTCTTTAATCTTCTCGGCCAACCATTCGACTTTTTTGACTCCACCAGTAGTATAACTATGGTCTTCTGTCATATTAATATCGTTGATCGAGAGCATCTTCACACCCTTCACTTTATAGCCGTCGAATGGGTTCAGAATGCCTACAGACTGTAATGGCGCGAGGCTTGGTGTGGTGACATCAATTTCGGCCCAAGGGTCTCTAGCAACTTTCTTTGGAGCTTTGCCGATACGGAAATTCTTACCAGCCTTGTAGATTGGCACAAGTAGACTAATTGCCTTATTCAGTTCAGTACCGTGGAAACTACTTGGCATGGCTTGAACCCAAGGTGATTTATCGTCCTTTTCCAAGGAGTTAAAATAGAACTCGCGCGCGGCGTCTTCACTCTTGAAATCACGTAGGGAATAATACTTGCTGAGGTGTTCTAAATTTTTAACAATGAATGCCTTGGCCTTTTGTTCGACGCTGGTATCTTCTTGAACATCTTCCTTCATGATCACGCGCTCGTACTTGGCGTGGATATAGAACTCCAAGGCTTTTTTTGAGAGAGCCATGAGTTCGCGGTTATTCAAGTGGATTTGCCATTCTTCGATCAGGGTGAGGTTATTTACCTCTTCGATGATGTCAAAGAAGTTGGCGATAAGCTTGTCATCGATCTTGAACTCGACAAATACAGCGTAGTAACCGTCCTTATCCTGCGATGGCGAAATATCGGTCGTGAGGAAGTTTACGTGAGACTTTTGGAGAAATTTGTTGAAGTCGGTCGCGGCGTCCTTACCATGAATATAAAAAGCGATAGTCAGGGCGGTGTCGCCGAAGTTGCTTTCATATTCATCGAAGGAGATCATAGGAAGAACTTGGTCTTCCAGATCACCACGTCTTAGGCCCTCACTGAGGTTTTTCTTGGTCATCTGGGGCCTCTCCTTCTGCGTCGGCGTTCATATCATCGTCGCCTTCTTGGTCTCCATAATATTCGTCTTCACTCTCGATGTCAGAGTCCTTAGCGTCAGAAACGTCCTCCGCATCAATTTCTTCATCGTAGAAGTCAAGTTCTTCGTCGGCAATTTGTACGCAAAGCATACGAGGTATACTGATCTTTACAGCAAGAAATACCTTTTCTTCATCGTCTTCATCTTCAACGATCTCCGGTTCTTCCTTACCCTTAGAATATCTCATCTTATCAAAGGATACACGAATACCATGTTTCATAAGACGATAAGCAGCTTTATCGTCTGGTTGCTTGTCCCATGCGTATTTTAACGTGAAATCGAGCCAGTATCTCTTGATGTTCGGACCATCAATGATCTCGCCATTATACCAGTTCTCAAAAACGTACAAATCCAACGAGTCGAGAACGTCTTCCATCTGTAGAAGAACATCCAAAAGGTGTTGGGATTCCTGTATCTTTTCTAAATCGATCATACACATATTTATTCAAACACAAAAAGTTTGAAAATAAGTGTTGACACGGAGTCATCCATCTATCATAGTAGGCTTCTCCCAGAGGGTAAGCGCCTTTCTGGTTGAGCAAGTCCCGGCTACATGGTCCACCCCCCCCCCAAAGCCATGTAGTCGGGACAAGTCATTTTAGGGGCGAGTAATGAATCCTGATTACCTCAATTTCGAAGTAGAGATCGACCACAAAGATCGCACCGAACCTACGACACTGAGGGCCAAGCTGAATGCGGGCCATTTCTTCCCCCGCATGGCAAATCCGATTGCCCCTATCCCGTCGCCACTGCTGGCAAAGAGCCTCGCCAATTTCACGGACGAAGAACTCGAAAACGCCAAGACGGAATTGTTAAATTATCGCGCCGAAGTGGCGACTTACGAAGCATCCAAGAATGCCATTCAATCCCGCTATGACGCGGATTGGGCTGAAATTCGTGAATTGCTTCGTAAGGAGAATGGTACTGGTGATCTGGCTAATGAAGAAATGATCTTTCAGACAGCCGCCCGTATCGCCCATGCGCTTAAGCCAACGAACGAAATTCTTGAAAATATTCGTTCTATCGAACTGGTTTACAGAGAAATAGCGGCTTTGAAGTAAATGTGGATCGCACTAGGGGTTGTTGCTGTCTTATTGACTATCTGGTTCACGGCCAGCATTGATCGTGAAGAAGAACGTTCGAGCGTCTGGTTTGAGGCCGAAGAAGCCAAATATAATAGACACAAATCCTTATCTGACGAGGACTCGTACATAAGTTTTGGTCAGTGGATCGATGCGAAGAAAATCTCTTTCGATTTCACCACATTTGAAACTTTTCTGCGCCGGATCGAAGACCATATCAAAGATTACCCAGATTTCGCAATTAAACATACATATGACCGCGAAGGAAATGCGGTGATAGAAACACGCCCTAGCTTTAAGGGACCGTCTTTTCGTACTCATTATGTGGACGAAGAATATAAGCAAAGACAACGCGAGAATGAATGGGATAGGCATTTCCGCGATTCCGGTTATAGTCATTATCAAACATCAAATCGTTCTAAAATCCCGATCAAAGTTCTATATGTTGAGACCGAAAACGGAAGCATCGGGCGCTGGGGCAAATCACCCCCGCATGGTATTATTGTCAACACACCCTTGATTGTTTGTGGTGACATGACCAAACTAGAAGAAGACCTAATGAAGGTAATGTTACACGTATGAACCCCACGACTTTCGGAAATTCTCAAGCCGCGATCAATCTGGCCGACATGCTGGTAAAAGCGCCCGATGATGTACGGGTGCGAAAAATCGCCAGCTTCGTGAACCACTACAGTAACATGATCGTCGGTATATCTAAGATCGAAGACGATTTGGTGCGGAAATGGGCGTACCATTCTCTCATAAAAGAGATTGTCTCTTTCGACTTCTTTACTGAGAACGAAACCATATATTTCACTCACGCCAAAAACATTCTACGTGGGCGCATCCGAACGAATATGGAGCGGGATAAGAACCCCGCTCCGGGTGTCGCTTAGGACCAAAGCTCGTCAAACTTCCCCTTCATTAGAGACCGGCAGGACGTGGCTTTATTGGTTTCATGATCGACCACCGAATCATCTTGGAAACGATATGTGCGGCGCTTGTCCCCGCGCATTCCCGATCCGATCTGACTGGAACGATCCGTATTCTTCTTGACACCAAACTGACCCGCATAATGGCTCTGTAGCTTCGCCCTGATGGCGTCCAGAGCCTCACGCTTGTTGCTTTCTCGACAACGCCCGTGGGCGCTCTGTTTGATGCCTGTGGCGACGTGTGTAAGCTCTAGGCAGTTCTGGTGCTTGTTACGGTGTTGACCACCAGCCCCGGTGCCTGAGAACCAACGGTATTCGAACTGTTCGTCGGCAGTATCCTGCGTCTGGTCAGCATCGATCACCGCGACCGTTACGGTACTGGTATGTACCCGGCCACGTTTTTCCGTTGGTGGAACACGTTGGATACGGTGTCCACCAGCTTCATTCTTTAATTGTTTGAGATTTTCACCATTGACCTCTATGGTGATTTCGAAGAAACCTGTGTCGCTCGGTCTCTCTTTTACGACACGGTGCTTTCAACCCTTCGAGTTGAAGAGTTTGGCATAAGCATTGGCCAGATCAGCTACGAAAAGCTGACTATCGCTCCCACCTTCGGCGGAGCGAATCTCGATATTATACTTCATCGTGATACTCCATAAAAACGGCCTTAAGGGCCGTACAGTATTTATACCACAAGACCCTCTGTTAAATCAAGCGTTTTGGAATTAAGCAAGGGTTAAAGTATACCCATCATAGCCATAACCATGATGTCTTGAACTTCGTTGACATTACAGTCCTTGTAGAATTTTATCCAAGATTTCTTGAAATTTTTCTCAATGGGCGTCGGGCCATAAAACTCAATTGACGGATGATCAACACCGGGCAACACGCGCCTTGTATTCCAAGATACATAGCAACGCATCATCCCGTAAATATGGAGATCGAGACGATAATAGAAAGAATACATCCCTATGCTGTCTCGCATCTGGTGACGCGCTTTTATCAGGCGGATCGTTCTACCATTCCAGTGTTTTAGGTATCCCTCTGTCGGAGTAACGTTCCAAAATCTTACCCAGAACGCCGTATCGGCTTCCACATCGCCTATCTTCATTTGGACAACTCTTCGATTACGACCGCTCGAACAGCGTTAGGATCGGTCTTGGTCTTAAGCTGTTTCATGACTTGGCCCATGAACCATCCCACCAGCTTTTGATCCTCTCTGGCCTTGTCCGCTTGCGCCGGGTTATCAGCGATGATCTTGCGGGCGATCTCAGCAATCTCCCCGGACCCAGCTTCATCAAAGATCGGTGCGCATACCTCGGCGAGAAGCCCGAAGACCTGTGTTCGCGCTTCCCATAGCGGATCGGGATTGACGACAAGCCCCAACGGCCCCATTTCGATATTGGGAATCTCCGGGGAGAACGTATCTCCCAGATCGAGGAATTTTGGATAGAAGTCTTTACGAGCACTTGTTGGAAGAAGCCCAAGAGACAAGACTTCCACGAGTGTGTATAGAAGAGGAAATTTGACAAGATCGGTGAACAGTTTCAGGTCATTGTTGACCTTATAGCGTTCGGCACACGGCCCAATGATAAAGTTGAGCAATTCATCACCAATCTCGGCACGAACGCTTTTATCGGGTATGCTGAAAAAATTAAAGATCAGATCGCGCCCAGATACATGCTTACCATCATTGAATTTTGATTGGTTGAAGTTCTCGGCAAACTCCATCATCATTCGCATTTTGGAAGGATTGAGATCATAGCCTATGTGCTTGAAAATGCGAGCATCTGGCTCAAGCATCCAATGCGATGGGCTAACCTCGGTATCTGACATTCTGAACTCCTATAGTGGGAAGACTATAGAAAGCTTAGTCTACGAAATCAACCAATATTTTGTTTAATCAGTTCCCAGCCATCACCACGAAGAGTTGGCGCGTCCGTGCGAGTATAAGTAGCAACGTGTTCGTTATTCTCATTGCGGAATATAGTCACAACATGAACAGAGTCATCCGAACGAAGGGCTTCTTTGAGAAGATCGTTGATAGCATCGCCATAAAATTGAGATAGCTGATTGCCGTTGCTATCTTCCGTATAGCATACGTATTTCTTATCCTCGTGCGTCAAGGATTCACTTTCGGTTAAGCCGCTCAGTTTGTTTAGGATGTCTCTCATGGGAATATTTAGGCGTACCTGTGGAAACGAATGAAGCTATTTATATACAATGCGTGAGGGTTGCGCAAGTTTGTATCGATAAGTTTCCTTCTGTAGGAAGTTTCGAAGCTCCATTCGCAACCACTCCTATTGTGTTGGAAATAGTCATGGTAGAGCATGGGTATCGCTCGTTTCAGACACGCTTCAAAAATACCCGCTCGCATAGAATATACGTCTTTTAAAGAGATAGCGAACATAGATGCTATTTCTTTGTCCGTTTTTTGAAGATTTCTGATCGCGTCGAAATAATAAGCAATCATGCGATCATAGGCCCCACCCACTCTCAAATGAAGCATCATTGGAATAGTTTTTGAATCATTATCTATATTTTCAATAGCGTCAACTAATACAGGAATATCCATAAGATCGGTAAGTTTTATCAATATATTGGGATAGCTCTCAGGCAATATACCATTCAGATCAAACATATTTAATTCTCCATTAACCTATTATACAAAACATCATTAAGTAAATCAAGATGACTTTACATTTTTGAAATCTATGCTATGAAAGAAAGATCGAAATAATATAGGAGCATTTTCTATGAGCATTCTAGTGCGCGAAAATATCATAGGTCTCACAAAGCAATGGTTCAAAGACCGCGATCTGAACACGGCCATCGTCGGCTTTTCAGGCGGTATCGACAGCGCCGTCACAGCGGCTATCCTGTCCGAAGCTGGCATCCGCGTCATTCTCGTCTGCGCCAATGCTCCAAACCAAACCTATTCCAGCAAGGCCGGGAACAATACGCGCGAGTTCTGCGAAATCTTCCGCAACGCCACGCCCAAGACGGTCAATTTCCAGTTCCCCTTCGGCACGGTTCTTTCCGATGGTCGTCTGAACTGTGACATGACCGAAGGTGCGATGAACGAAGCCGCCCTTCCGATCATCCGTAACGCCATCTTCTATGGTGTCGCTGCCGAATATCGTTGCTACGGCCTTAAACCGGTCGTGGTCGGTACGGCCAATTTCGATGAAGCCGCCTACCTCGGTTTCTGGGGCAAAGCGTCGGACGCCGCTCAAGACCTCTATCTGATCAGCCATCTTCACAAGTCCGAAGTTTATCAAATGGCACGGGAACTCGGTGTGCCACAATCGATCATAGAAGCCGTTCCATCTGGTGACCTCCTGTTTTCCGGGGAAGTGAACGATTATACCATGATCGGTGCCAATTATGATCAGATCGAACTTATCGCTCGGTTGGCATATGAGCCGACGATCCCCGAAATTATGAAAATCGGTGAAACTATCGGCAAGCTGGGCGACCCGCAACTGTTCATGGACAACATCTTTCGTAACCGTTTCAAATACGAGCTTCCGTTCGGTGGATTCCATCTGAACAAAAAACTCGAAGATTTCCGCCAACGTTACTACGATAGCATCATCATGGGGTGCCGTGTATATGTTACAAGTCAGCAAAAATTATAATCTCCAAGAGGCTTGGGTATTTTTTGTTCAAGACCTATGGCGCTTGAGTAAGGAAAACCTTGTCGAGGTCAAACAAAATGTATGGGATGTCAATTATCACGGACATCCCATACTTGTATACCAGTTCCAGCGCGCGGATAGCCTTTCGCTACACATCATCATAAACGGGAAACAGTTCGCCTATATAGTAATTGGGTGGGATGTCTCTGGTTTCAATCCACAATATACAGTGTTGGGTGGAAATTCTGTTTTTCTACGAATGGATAAATTAACATACATTTATAATACGGAGGCAGATGACGAATCCGCTTGGGATTTTCTTTCTTACCTATTGTTGACTTACAAATGATTTTATGTTTGAAATGAGATTTGACAACCGAACGCAATTCGGTTAACAATTTCTTAACAAGCTGGGGTTACAAATGGGTTCGTTCCTTACACAATGCGCGGTCACACACCAATCGATCCAAGAGCAACAGCCTTGTGTAATCATCCCCATTTTTCAAAACAACGATTATAGCTTAACGACCGTCATTATCGGCAAGGATGAAGTGAAGGTTCGCGCGCCTTTCGACTCTACGTGCTATTACAACGCATTCTGGAACGAGTTCGGGTTACCCCTCCGTGGTAAGTATAACGACTATGGCACGTTCGTCCTGACCGAAGACGCTCACAATATGACAGCCATGATGTATTTTTTGGCGGGATTGGACTATTACGCGCTTAAAGTAGTTGCGGGCAACAATCCCGTTCATCAGAAAGCGGTTGATGTTCAGGCATTGATTAAAGATCGGGGTTTTGTGCCTTCATCCGAAATTGCGCCCACATGGGATGTTCTTCACTCCATATGGGAAGAGTTAGAAGAACACTTCCACGACAATCGTATGTTCATCAATCACCACAATCAACCAGCCTTGCTCACGCGCTTTGTAGTAAGCGAGACAGCATATGACGCTCTGGCCGACATCTACGAGAATACCCCGGATTGGAATGGTAAGAATCCCCGGCTGAAAGAGCTTTATTGGTCCGAATATGTAAAGGCATTCGAAAAACTCGAAGCTGAAATTGCTGAGATCGCCAACGACCCGGAATTGTCTGCGACTGAGATAACGCAAGAGATTGCCGAATTGAAGGCGGAACGCCGTTTCTTTGATAATAGCGACAAGCTGAAATTTTTCTTCGGTGATTACGGCAGTTTTCATAATCCAGTCTTCTCGCGCCGCCAATTGGGCGAACTCCTTCTCTCGCTCTCTCGTATCCAAGGTCTCCAAGAGTCTCAGGTATCATTTTATTATTATCTGAAATACGCCAATTTTATCAGTGGTTTAGAGACAATCGGTATTCGACTTTCACCGATGGTCTACACAGGTCAAGATTACGGCAATGACTGCGGCCATATGTATGGCGAATTGGTCAAGCGCGTTGTTGTTGAATCGAGGAAGTCACAGAAAGAACGTCACGCCGAATGGGGTGATGGAGACGAAGAGTACGACGAAAACAAGTTATCATTTCCCGTTTAAGTATGCCGAAGGCTATGGCAGCGAGCAACCAGATTGGGTTTAAAATTGAGCGTTAGTGATTTTATTGGTTTTGGCCACGGTGGAGGCGGAGGTGGAATAAAATCTTCTCCGCCGGGACCGCCAATCATATCATCGGGTGGGATGACGCTTGACTATAAGACTGCCATTTTCGCTGATCAGACAATACACTTAATTACCAACAACACGCTTCCAATTACATGTGTGTTAGAAATTAACGGCGTAACAATTCGAGAATCTGATCGAATTGTTATGTGGCGATGCGGTGATAACTTATATCGTATTTGGTATGGAAATCGTCTATCGGTTTATCACCAAACGAAGACTGACAAGATCATTGCTGATATATCTGAGCGCTTCCCAATATTTCAGCATATCATTGGTGACATAAATCCACTTCGGATTTCTTTCAGCCATGATGACGAATTACTTTTTCAACTTTATTTCGACTGAGATAGCTTGACAATATCTTTGTTTGGGATATATTGGCACCATATCAACAAAATATGGAGCATATATCTATGTCCGAATTTTCTCTAAAAGAAGAACTTCTGATGAAGATCGACCAGCGCATTCAATATGCGCGAGCCACTGAAAAGCAAATGGGCGGCGTGATCAATCTGACCTTCACCGATGATATGCTTCATATCTCACAATCGGCGGTGGATAGCTATAACACCTGTGTCGCTCTGCGCGATCTTCTGGAACGTCTTCGCCGTGCCGTGGTCGGCGGTGAACAAACTGTGGCCGATTTCGTCAATCGGACTATCAGCGGTGTTCTTACCAATCTTTGCTTGGGTCAAACGATTTCAGCACACGAACGCGCTGTCGGACAGATGGCTCAACTGTTTCCCGAATTTTTCGGCAACAGCGAAGAAGGCGTGACTTCGCGCGCTCAATTCTGGTCGAAGCTGGACGCCTAACCATGTGGAACCTCAAGAAATACACTGGTCCGCTGGCCGCAAAGCCGACATGGAATTGCGTCAACTTCTATGACGCAAACAACAAGTCTGTTGAAGTGACAGATCACGTCATCAAGACAAAATACATCGACTACAAGGCCCTGTGCTGTGACGATGTTCTGTCGCCGGAACAGTGCCAAGCTCTGATCTCCGACTTCGAAGCCCAACCGTCCAAGTACCCGGTCGGCGTTGATGGCTACGGCGATCCTTCGGCCAATATCGGCTCATGGCGCGCAATGGCATGGGCGGATGGGTTCGACGCCTATATGTCCACCATTCTCGATGGCTGTCTCGCGGACTATCGCTATCTGACGCTGGAACGCGATGGCTCTATGTCGGCTTCGTGGGGACGCTCAGATGAACCGCTCGATTTCATGCTGCCATTCTCCCCGGAACAGAAGTATGAACTTCTTGGCTCAACGCCGTGGATGCGCTTCATGAAATATTCGTCGGGTGGCAAGCACGTTCCGCACTATGACGCGCCATTTATCAACGAATCGGAAAAATATATCACCCTCTATTCGTGGGTTCTGTATCTGAACGATCTCGATGGCGAAGGCGGTCATTTCCAATTCGTCAAGGACGGACAAGAGCATCTGGCCCCGGCTGACTGGAAGCGTGATGATTGGACGCGCCAAGCGACCGCCGACGAAATCATTCACAGCATCCAGCCGAAGGCCGGTCGTCTCCTGATCTTCCCGCACTGGCTCTGCCATCAGGTCCAAGAGTTCGTCGGCAATGGCCATCGCTACATCATTCGGGGAGACGTGGCTTATGGCTTCTAGCCTAATCATAGTCATCGCCGCACTGGCCTCTGTGGCGATCTCGTGGCTGTACACAACTCGTTGCTATGGCATCGCCATTGACGTGTCGGGAAGCCAATTCAATTTCGAGTTCGACCCGGCGTTCAAAACGTTGCGAAAAGGCTGCTTCGGTCTGAATAACATCTATCACGTTGTTTACTTCGATAACGACATAATCAAGGAAATCGTGACAACAAAATTTTCCGACATTCGCGCACCTACAAAGTTCTGCGGTGGGTCTGACATCGAGAAAGCTCTAACGCGCTTTACCGTACTCAAGACAAAGAAAATTTTCGTTTTAAGCGACGGCTTCTTTGACTCTAATACCGAAGTGAAGTATACACTGATTTCATGAATAATCAGGAAGTCGAAATACTATATTACTACGATGGGCCGCAATTGGTAGCATTCGATACCAAGCGTGGGACCAAGATCGTGGCGATAGCTTTCAACGCCGAAGATGAATACGATTTCTTCGGCGCTGAAATGACCAAGGGGCAATACGACCGCTATATAAACGGTGACGGTTTCCTCCGTGATCTTTTCGAACTTCCTGATATGAAAAAGTGGTACTACGTCAATATTGACACCCATCCTCGGAAGATGAAGCGTGTGAATAAAATCACCGCTGAAATAAAGAGGAAATGTTTTCCATCAGCGGGTTTCCGTCACACACCATAGGGAAGGGTAACATGATCAACGATCCTTGGTACAAAACACTCTACAAGCGCTATGGGATGGAATACTGCGACCGCGCCGGATACTTCGAAGAAACGAAGCCGTGGGATGATTCGGTACGCTACGCTGATCACAACGTTCTTCCCTCCGACGATTACTATTGGGTCTTCCAGTTCTCAGGGGCATTCCATCCCTTCCACGAAGGTCACCTGAGCGTCATTATGGGTGCGTTGGATGCGCAAGCTGAAATCGAAAACGCTGTCGTTGATGGGCGCTTTGAATCGTTTGTGGCTGGTGGTACAGTCGCCATAGTCATTCACGTCGATCACAGCGAATACCGTAATTCTAAGGGTGAGTATCCCGAAGAGAAGGTTGTTGACGCCCTGCGCCTTATCAAAGAGGCTAAGTGGCGCGGGCATTCTCTCAACGTATTTCCGGTATTTGAAGACGCTATGCCGAACGGTTGTTCGCGCAATTTTACTCGTCTTTACGCTGAACTTCGGAAAAATCGCCCCTCATATAAAACTATTTTTGTGTCTGGTGGCGACCGAGCTAACTATGCTCTCGCTTTTCGTGATTCTGGCGCATGTACCATCGTCGGTCGTGAGAACTCGGAAATGTATAAGCTGTATAGCTATCTTCCTTGGTGCTCGCGGCATATTAATTTCGTGGGTGGCGACAACCCTATGTCTTCGACCGCGATCCGCAAAGCGCATAATGGCTAAGTGGACTATACCGCTAAATAGCGTCGAAGTTCTTGACGGTTCTCCCCTGAAAGATGCGGAGCTTTGGCTTCGATTTTTCAATCGATTTAGCGATTTTATCGATATGCGCGGGAAGGTTACTTACTGTAGATCACTCTTAGGCACTCGCTATAGTGTGACAACTATCTCGGAAATTGCCGGGGAACTACACATAGAACAATGTATCCGCGCCAAGGTCAGAATGTTTTATGAAGGTCACCGGATCGTGGCCATCGCTCATGTACATCAACTTGGGCGGTTCGTAATAAAATTCCGAATGAGCAAGACGCCGGGGCCGAAGGTAACATTTCATTTGCGAGTCGTCAGTGACGAGAACCGTATAGTTCCAAGACAAGTAGATTATAATGGTCTCGAAATTGAATCGATGTATTCAAAATTATGTGTCGATAAGACCGAAGAGTCTTTGATAGATCATGTGTTTATGCTATCTTTGCTCTCATGAGCGTTTTTAAGAATGATGACATCTGGCGGCATCTATTGGAGCGGAATACGTTCCATGCCGCTCGAAATTCGACCTTCACCGCATATTCGGCGCGGCGTGTGGTTCATGGTCACCCACGACCTTTCCGCATGTCAGTGACCTACTTTCACCATAAACGCCATTATCAGTTCTGGTTCTATGCCCCGGATAAGTTTCTGTTTGGGTATAAGGCAAACATCATACCGAAACCTTCATCATCAATCGAACCCAACTATCGATATGATGGAACCAAAGTCGAAGAAATGCTGACCTTGAAATGTTCGATACAAAACTTTTCTTCGAACCAACAAACCGATATATTGGCAAGTATCCATAGCAACAATTTGTATGATTTTGAAGTCAAGCGTTTTGATGGAGTATTGGAAGAGGACTATGAAGAAGACCTCTTCACTTACTTCCTAACCATGTAGCATCATCTGCTTGCGTTCTTCGGTCATACGAAGATAGACCTCGTTCACCGCGTCGAACTTGCGCTGTTCGTTTTGAAGATCAGCCAGCGCCCCGGCATCGAATACGTTTTCGAGGAAACGCTTTTGCTTTCTGCTGAGTTCGGCGGAAGCCTTGTTATAAACGTTCAGGTAATCCGTAAACTCTTTGTTGCTGTCTTTCCAAGACTTCATGACACACTCCTATTTTCGAGTGACCATAGCATATTATTTTCTGCGCGGGAAAGACTTAAATCCACCGAATTTAGGATGATCAATAAAATACTGATAGTCATATGTTTCGGGATATTTGTTCATGAAATACGGCTCGACATAAATTGCTTTTAAGTAGCGAGACAATGGAGCCAGCTTTTTGTTAGCTGGGGTCTTAAAAGCCTTGAGGTCTAAACGCGGTTCATACTCCGGGTAATCATCGAACTCAGGGTCTTTCGGAAACATGTAATTATTTGGTCCCTTTTCAAGGATCAGAAACTCTTCGCGCTCACCCTTTCTAAAGTGAGCTACGTCGCTTTGCGTATCATTGACTGAATATTTCTGTGCTCGACCTCGCATCCAGTTGAATGGTATGATCTTATAATTGTAAGACAATGCGCGCTGATCGAGTTCAAAAATAATGTCTCCCCAATGCGCTGCGTAGCTAAGATCGCGGGTCAACGAGATACCCTTCATCCAGTATGATTCGCGGTACTTAGGGTCATCTTCGGGGACGAGTTCAACCCCGTTAGGCCACCAGCGCTGAGTAGTTGTCCCCAACATTTCGTTAGCCTCAAGAGCCATGCGAGCATGTTCCGGCTTCTTATAGCCATGATACAAAGATGCTTCTCGGCTTTCTCTAAGTATTTCGTGATAACGCATAGGTGTATTTATTGACAACCAGAAAACATGTGGTAAGGTGAAACTATATCATTTATATCGGGAGTATAAAATATGAAAGCATATGCTATCAAAAAGAAGTCGGGCGGTATCTTTCTCTACACCGTGGCTGGCTCTGCGCGTGTCGCCAAGATTCGTTTTATCGAAAACTTCTCTCGTCTGACCGCCCAAAATCTGTCCAAGGAAACGGATGCCGAAATCGACGGTATCTTCAACGAAATCGATCATGGTCAGTCGGTCGTCAAAGTAAATATTGACATCGAAGAGGCGTAATCCTAATAATAGGATTATGTCTGTAAAAATAATCGATGCCGTATATGTCCGTATAAAAGACGATCATGATTTGGTCGTCGCCTTTTTGGATTGGACGCTTACTAACCAAGTTTTCCCGATCAGGGGAACGGGTGGATATAGTGGGCGCGGTGGTTACGGTTATCTACACGAAACCAAACACAAACCAGCTATAGACAAATTCTTCAAAGACTATAAGAAAAATAAGAAGAAGCCGAAGACTTGACAATCTAGTCTTCTGTGATATTGTGAGATATACAATATAGGAGACCACCACATGCTTATTGCCACATATACCGGTAGCACAATGGGAGCTATGACTCACGGTCGTGCGTATGAAGTCCATAGCCGTGGTTTCGAGGACATGTTCGGCAATAAGCTCGACCGCGAAACCGTCCGTATCACCGATGACGAAGGCGCGATCCGCGACTTCTATATTTCGGCGTTCACGCTTAAAGAAACCGACACAATGCCGGAACAAGAACCTCTTCCCGGTAATCTGTTCGAGAATCACATCAAGGATATGCTGCTGGCGTATCCGACACTGTATCCGAATCGTCTGTCTGCCATGATCGGCATGTTTATGGACACTTGGGGTTATGACGCAAACGGCGTGATGGTCCGCGAAGACCCGTACAAGCCCCTGACACGCGAAGAGTTTATCGAGAAGGCGTTCGACCAACGTGAAGCGCTGGAATTTGCGCTGCGTTACGACAACATTGATCTTTATACTGACCGCGCCACCTATAACGGTAGCACCAAGGAACTCGCGTCCGCACTGTTGAGCCGCATCTGGCAAACATTCGAGAACTGGACGCTGTTCAAGATGCCGTCTAACGTTCACCCCGACTTCATGGATGGAACAGTAGAGTTTATGCGGGTGTTGCGCTCGCATCTGTATCAGTACAAGTCGGCATATGGCGAACGCGGCCAGCGCCTCTTCGATATGGTCGAAGGGTTTCTTGCGGAGCACGACAACATGTCCAAGCTCATTGCGGAAATGCTGAAAGAAAAAGCCGCGAGGAATTTGAAGGTCTAATGTACAAAATATTTGATAACGTCGCACCGTTCGCCACGCTGGCCGAACCTATCTTTTTAGGTAGTGGGGCAAGACGAATCAAATTTGATTTTGAAGGTGGTTCCTACGGGATTGACATCAAGCGTGAGCACTTGGGTTTCGGTCCCAAAGGCAAAGTATATCTGACGATCAAGTTTAACGTTTGGCCACACTTTCAAGTTGAATACATGTTCGAGGGTACGATTACCCCAGAACAACAAAAGGAAATTCATCTGTATGATGGCCTTCCGCGATATGACAACGTGGCAAATTATGTATTCGATACTACGAAGGCTGTAGATTCACATGCTTATCTCTTTGACCGCTGGGATTATGATCGTAGATGGCCAGAAGATAATCGGTTCATTTCCGAGAAACGTATCGGAGATATTTTGATGACGGCTTTGTTATTAAAATAACTTGCCAAATTGATCAACCGGTGTTATAAATATCTGATATATAGCGCATGGAGGTCATGACGCATGAAAACCGAAATCCTCTTGAGGGCTTTCACCGCAGAAGGTGTTGCTCTCCAAGAAAAGCTCAAGCAAGCTATTGAGCAACACACGAATATGAACGTGGTCCTGATCGATCACACCAACATCAGTCTCAAGGACTTTGATGTTCAACTTGGTGAAGTATTGATCTCTATTGACCGCCACATAGCGAGCAAGCTCCAAATCCCTTACTTCCAACTATCGCGGGTGTTCCGCTCTGATGGTTCGGTAAGCCGACGCCATAAGTGTGGCAACATCAATTATCGTGGCTCAAACGTTCGCATCCTCGATACGGATATTGTCTTTGGTGAGACGATCAAGACCGCTTGTGAAATCTTCAAGACTGAAAAGTATAGCGCCCCTTTGCGCCTTGATACACACCAAGACCTGATCGACGTTGAAGACCTGATCACGAACAATTCACTTCTCGAAATCGAAACCTATGTCAACAGACATGGTGAAACGAAGGTGGCTACACCTCGCTATCATCCGAAGCGTTGTAGCTACATGCTCAATAAAACGTTCTTCGCTCGCCGGACCTCCCTGCCCGAAGAACTCTACGAAGTTTTCCAAAGGATCATCGGTGAGTAAAGTCGTAATCATGGGTGGCGGAACGTTCAATGACGTTCGCGCCCACCTTTCTTTGTGTACACGCGCGTTCGGTGGAACAGCGCGCTATATGTACGACTACATGAGCTATTTTCGGGAACACTGTAACCCGGAACTGGTTCTCACCAAGATGGCGGATCATCATTCAGGATTGATCACTAATCTGGATGTGGAAATCTACGTCAACACTCTCCTGACCGATCCCGGCGTATCGGCCCTGATTTTCAACGTGGCTCTCTGTGACTTTACGGGCGAGATCGATGAAGTCCCCAGCGGGAAGACCGCGCCCCGCCTACAATCCCGCGATGGTCCACACACTATGGTCCTGACACCATCGAAGAAGATCATCAGCAACATCAAGCTTCGTCGGCCCGACATCTTTGTGATCGGCTTCAAGACGACCTCCAATGACGACGCTACCACACAAATAGCCAAGGCTCGCCGCCAAATCAGTGAGTCCGGGGCCGATATAGTTGTCGCCAATGATATAGGGACCAGACAAAATATTCTGGTCAGAGATTACTATGCTCCAATGAGCCATGAGAATACCTTCGCTGGCACCCGCGAAGAGGTCTTGAACAAAGCCTGTGACGAGTTGATAGACCATGTTAAAGTTTGAAAAAAATAAGCCTGTCAACATCGATCTTGACGCTATCTATGTTGTGGAGACCGGTGAGAAGTTGTCCGAAAAGATTATCCCTCAACCGCGCAACCTGATCATTTGTGCGAAAAATTACCGCGAGTGTGTGATCGAATTTATAGGCAAGCCATTCACCGTCCTGTATTTCGGCGACAGCTTATCCGCAATGTTCTGCGAAGAATGGCGGATCGAGACCCAAGGTGCGGGGATGTTCTACGAAGCGATCTCGAACCGCGACTGGCAAACCGGGAATATCATTCATGGTGGCGGCGCTCGCTGGTATTTCTCTGGGGACGTTGAAAAATTCCAAGACGATCTCTGTCTCATGGTTTGCTTTGGAGTTCAGCCAGAGCGCCCCGAATATTGTTAGTTGCGCGCTGGTCAGTTAAGCTCAATCTTATAATAATCGCCGTGAGGGCCGGATTGAGCTTGTAATTGTACCCCAATCTTTTTAGCGATCTTGCCATATAAAGCGTTCTTCTTTACATCGCTCGTGCCGAAGATCAAGGCGTTGGGCGAATAAGTATCCACGAACTTTTTGGTTACATCTACGATAGAACTCAAAACTTTCATGGCCGAAACTTCGCCAGAATTGGTTGTTCCTAAGTTGAAGTTCTTATCATAAAAGCTGACGTGGTATTCGTTGCTATCATTTGGAGAGAACGTGACAAAAAATGGATGACCCTCAATGTCGATCTTGGTAACATATCCACCATTCTTACCCTCTGTATTTTACATCAAGCGACGTATCGAACGTCTCGGCGATCTCGACAGATTCGCCCACAGCACTGTTAATCGCAAATTCATAATCGTCAACGGTAACCTTTGGATTATAGTTTCTTGCGTCTTCTGGTTCTTCATCATTGACGCGATGTGCGTTGATATATTCTGCGTTCCAGAATGAATACGCTGTGTGACGCAAACCACCACCGCCACGAGCCAGAGCACCCCCAGCGCGGATACCACCATCATATTTGAAACCGACATATCCAATAGTCATGAGACCCGCGATCAAATGATCCTGAAATTCTTTGATCTTTAAAATTTCCCCGGCGTGTTGACCATTGAAGATGAAGTCAAATGATGGGTTCTGATTATCACCACCACGCACATCATCATCACTCCAAGCATATTCGGAACCATGCGATTTATAGTATTTTATGAACTGATCGAAGTTCAGATGTTTAGTGACCAAGCTATCTTTGTGCGCAACACTTCTAAAATCTAAAGCATCTTCGATTGATCCACCTTTGCTTCTACGGAAGGCATCGAATGTGTCTCGAACGACCTTCAAAGCTTTGTCTGGGAGGGGTGCTTCGCCATCCAATACACGCGCCATATAATCGGTCGGAATGTGGAACTCAGATACGCTCCCCTTAACAGACTTGTCGATCATGACGACTGCCCCGGTTGTATCAGTGTGGAACTTGACATTCTTTCGACGCTGATTCCAAAGTGTGACGGCCTTAGCTAACGTCTCGGCAACAACGTGCTTCACTGCCAGCTTAAGCATAGCAATGGCTTGAACCCGCTCAGGACCAGATCGCGGAAATTCCGGCTCATATTTTTTGTTTGTCGCCATGTAGACCTTTTCTTTAAGGTTAAGTTCTTCCATCATGACTTTGAACAAGTATTTGTTAAGTAGACTTTTCTTACTCTTAGAAGGGTAATCACCCTCGAAGAATACATTAATGCCTTTCTTTGCGTAATCCTTTGCGACTACTTTGCTATCAGTCAAATAGATACCTTTTCCGAACAGAGCCTTAATATCGGTTTGTTCAATATCAAACACATCGATACGCTTATTGTCGCCTCTATACAGTACAACAGTTTGTTCGGAATGTTTTAACTCAAGTAAACGCATGAATTTATTTATTGCTTTTTGCTTCATGGTTAATGTATCATCTTTCCATGAACCAGAAGAAATTAGACGAGCTTCTATCACAGGAATATGAGGAACCCACGGGTAATCCTCCCACCCCGTTACCGCATCGGACTACGGGTGACCCGTATATTCCACCTCCTTCCAACTGCCCGGTCTGTAATCTCGACTGGACCGTCCCGATGGGTTATGTTTGCTATAACTCGAAGTGTCCATGTCACCACATAGTAACATAACGTTCGATACCAATGATGGGTTGGTCATCTATCAGTCCATAGTTTATGGGTACTTCGATCCCAATCATCAAATGACGACCGATCCAGAGTCTTTGATTAAGCTGGCATGGGTATTACTAAATCTGATCGGAACATATTCCATTGTGAATCTGGAAGATAGTATCCAGTTTAACAACCTGACTGTCATGGATTTTGAGAACATAACCGCAGATGAACTCATGATACATCTTGGTAAGGTACTTTTATTCAGACAAAAATGCATGCCGGATGATAATCAATTCACAACGGTTTTGCTTCAAGCAACTTCGTTACACAAGCTTTATAATAAGGTACTAAGTGATCCGCGCCTTCCTCAAAGTGGAGAAAGTGTATATGTTGTAATTTTGCGATCTCTTTTCCATATTTTCTACGTGGTTGGCTCTAAAGAAAAGTCGGCAATACAGTCGTTGTTGAAGTATTATTTCGGCCTAACCAACGAAGAAGCTAGATACATACCTTTAAAGGTGAGGACATAGGATGCTGGTTGATTATTTTTTGGACAAGGCTGAGAACAACTTCGACGGCTACCGTATCGAGAACATGATCATTTTCTCGATTGGGTTGGTGGTCGTTGGCTTCCTCGGACTTGCTACACTGATCGTTCTGGCCGTGGTTGGGTTGATTGGCGGGATCGCTGGATTGTTTAGTAAGAAAAAGTAATATTCCATTTTAGCATATTATTCTTCAAAAAACGCTGTCTCTTATTGATTCTTCTTGAAACCAGAATATGCGATTTTGTTATAATTAGATTATATGTATTTGTCTTAATTCATTTTTTTATTGACTATCAAAATAAATCTTTCTAATGTTCAGGCATATATAATTTGATGTGGAGTATTGACTCATGGAATTGAGAAAGTGGCAAAAAGAAGCACTTGAGGCAGTTGATCGTATTTTACGTATCGAACAAAAACCTCATGTGTACGTAAGTGCGCCCACAGGTTCGGGTAAGACCTTTTTTTTACATCATGCTTCTGAGCAAGCAATTGGCGATGGCATCAACATAATCATTGTTGGTATGAACCAAATCGTTGAGCAACACCAAGATAAGTTTGTGGAATTTGGATACACCGTTGATCCGATAGACCCTGACATTTACGTGTCCCCAACTGGTCGCAAAGTGCGTATCACCACATGGCAAACTTTGTACTCTGAAATTAAACATAACCCATCCTACGTATTAAATCGATTGATGTTTGACGAATGCCATTTAGGGGCCGCGCACGAGGATAGCGTCAGCATTCCGGCTATTTTGAATTTTTATCGCCCGATGGAAATCATCAACGTGTCAGCGACGATTCAAGCTGCTGAGGAAAAACTTCTTGGCCAGAAGGAAGGACACACCTACACTTATAGCCTCACCGATGCTTACCATGATGGTATTATCAATGATGTTATGATGCTCGAAGTTGAGACTGGACTTCGTTTGAAAATTGAAGAGTTTCAAAATACCACGGGGCAAAATTTTCAAGAAATCGAAACGCGCGAGGCCGACAGCTTAGAGGAACTGGCAAAGATTTGTAAAAGAGACGGGATTGGCGTAAATTTAGTCGAGTCTCGGAACGCCATTGTCAAAGCTCGACATATGGAAATGATCGCTCTGTATTTTAAGCTATTTAGTCATACTAACAAGCAAGCTATTTTCTTTTGCCCTCAGATCGCTGATGCCGAGTTTGCTGCGCGCGAGTTCAATAAGTATGCTCAACGGTACGGAATTAAAAAATTTGGGGGAGCCGCGCACGGTAAGACTTCACACGCCTTAAATCGGATTGCCGATTTCAAGAACAAAACGCTGGATGCTATTTTCGTAGTTGGTATGCTACAAGAAGGTTTCGACTTACCGGACTTAGAACTAGCGTTCGATTGTCGAACTTTGAGTCGTTTTACAACGCAATCTATTTCTCGTCTGATTCAACGTATCGGACGAATTGCGCGAGTATGTGATAACAAGCCCATCAGTCAATATTTCTATTCACGCGACATTCAAAATTTTGTTCATATGCACGAAGAATTGTCTGACGATGATCGTTCTTCGGTTTTTACCGCTGCTGTTAGAACTCAAGCCGATGGTATTTCTGACACAGATACTAATATAGAAATTAATGAGAATCAATGCGAACAAGTAACTCTGAATGATGAAGCTCTTTCGAAAATTTGTGAAAAACTTGGCATTGTTTCCACGCAAGTGACACTTAGAAAGAACTCGTTGTTTTTTGTTCGAGAGGCACGTAAAAGCAAGATCACAAATGCCGTTCCCTTCCTTCGCGTATTCGGTGATCCAAAACAATATACCGAAACATTAACTATCCAAAAATTCATGGATTTCTTACATAGCGATTCTTTTGATGGGACTGCTAAAAGCTGTCCGGTGGAGTTCCGCCCCCTGTTAAAACAGATGCGCGCCCTGAATGAAAAGTATGATGAAAACATGGAGTGGATCGGATGAACATGCCGTTCGATACATCAGAAGGCCATAAGCAAGAATGTAGAGAATCTTTTATTACGGCTCTTAGTAATCATTTAATAGAGCCGAAATACACATTCTTGCTTCCTAGTGCGGAAGCTCATGATGCCAAATTACTTCGATCAAAATGGCCTAATATTCGCTTGGTTGGCTGTGAAATAGATACGACTATATATCATAGTATTATGACGGCGCATCCATTTATTCACATGTACAATTGCTCGGTGAATAAGTACATAAATCACCAATATATCAATAATCCAGAAACGGATAAGATAAAACACGACGCTGCCTTTTTAGATTATATGGGAGCGCCATCAGAAAGTATAATGTCCGATATTTGTGATTTTGTTAAATATGCTTCCCAGAAAAATTTAATTCTTGGAGTAACATTCCAAAGAACACCAAGAGGTACTGCCGATTGGTTCTATCGCTTCTTGTCCGATAACGCTTATCTTTCCGAAGAAGAAATGTATAGCCAAACGGACAATATCTCGAAAGAAGTTTTCACACATGATGTAGACGAGCGTGTGTTAAAACTTAATACTTTAGAAGTTGTTACCTCTGCCATTTATTCATTGCTATTAGAGGAAATAACGGATATGAAGATTTTGAATGTAATAGATAGCAAATTATATCGGGCGACTACTACTTCTTCCCCGATGTATTTCATTCTTTTCAATATATCGAGGTATTAAATAATGGCGACCGAGAAACAGTTACTTTCTATGCTCAGAATGCATGCTCCTAACCTACTAAAAGATAAAAAAGAACTTTTTTTAGAAAGAACCTTGAGTGGTGAGCGTTTCACTGGTTCCGATTTGGATACACATCAGAAATATAGAAACGAGTGTGATACCTATAAACGCATCACAAACAAACAGGCGTATGAGTGTATGCTTGAGAAGAAGCCGAAATACATGAAAGAAAAATTATTTGCTGGGCTGTTTGATAAAAAAACCGACGCAATCTGTAGAGATATATTGGATGGCTGTCCTGATAAACAAATAAGTTCAAAATATAAAATTTCAATATATGCGATTTTGTACTTGAAGAGTGAGTTGGATAGATTGTATAAAGCATATAAAACGTTTTCCGGCATAGAGATCGGTAACCCCGGAGGTCGTAAATTTGTTTGGACAACAAATGAATTGTACGAAGCAGTTGATTTTCTGAAATCTTCTAATAGAGATATGTCTATTGAAGATTTTTGTAAGAAAATGAAAATAACTCGAAACACATTATATCGCATAGTATCACCAGATGGTGATATTAGACCAGACGGTATGAAAATAATTCAACAAGGCGTTAAGTAATGTTAAATCAACAGTTGAGATTACTAAAAGAAATAAGGACTAAAGCCCCCTCTTGGTTAGAGAATAAGCGCAATCGCGTGGAACAGTTGGTGGAATATATTATTAATGCTGATAGCAAAAAACCAGAGAAAGGTCATGACTTATATCCAGCATATGTGGCATATGCTTCTCCCTCAAATAAAAATCATCGACAATACATTATTGATCTAGTGAAGAAGCATCATCCCGATTGGTTACTTACACTCAGAGATCGTGTAGAAAAGTATATCAGAGAAGAGAAAATACCTCCTAAACAAGGGCATCCACTTCATAGCGGATATAGCTCATATGTTTATTTAAACCAAAGTGGGCCTATTAGCTTAAGACCTTTGGTTCTTAGCCTTCACCCAGAGTGGCTACGGTCTGTAGATAGAACTAAACAAATGATATTACAATTTGCGAAGGATGGCTCCAACAGAAAGGATGATCCGAAAATAAACATGGCTTTTATGAGATATTGTTGGAATCCAAAATCAAAAACGTATGATGCTGCGCTATCTGCCGAAATACATAACTTGCGTCCAGAATGGTTTGAAACCAGAAATATAGAGAAACTGAAAACATCATTATTGTCTTTGGCAAAACAAGGAAGAGATCGCCCAAAGAGCGGTAAGCTGGGGGCTGGGGTGGTTCGACTACATAAATCCGATCCGGCGTTCATCGATGAACTTATACGTATTAACCCTAAATGGAAATTTAGGTCAGCTACAACTCAAGAAGAACTAAATGAATTGCTGAAATTGTTTAAAGAAGGACTTCTTAACAAATCTCAATTAATCCGCCATCACTACCAGCGTAGAAAAAACGAGTGGTACAGGGCGGAAACCGAAGCCATTCTTGCCACACGCCCTAAATCTAAAAGCGCTGAGGAAATGCTGGAACTATTTAAAGTGAGCACGTTTGAAAATGGGTCAAAATTGAGTGAGCGCCATTACACATTGCGTAAAAAAAATTCAGCTTATAAAAGAGAAACTGATCAAATTTCCAAAGCAAGAAATAAAACAATCACGCCCGAAGCCATGATTGAATTATTTCGCAAAGGCCCTTTTGTTACAAATACTTATGAGCACAATCGACATATTAGGTTGCGCGCAAAAAATGAAGCTTATCGAAAAGCAACAGATGAAATTTATAATCAGCGCAACTCAACTAAAAGTGCGGAAGAACTTTTAGAAGAATATAAGTTGGGAAATTTTGTAGTGGGGAGTTACGAATATAATAGGCATCATAGTATGAGATCACGAACAAGTGGCTCATTTAATAAGTGGTATAGAGAACAGAGTGAGATAATAAGAATTAATCGAGTTTCTTCCTCTCCCAAGCAAGCGTCCGCCTGATACTCTCTTCCAAAGGCGTCTTCGGTTCCCAACCGAGGGCGTCTTTTATCTTTTGGTTCGACGCTACCAGAATACGCGGATCACCCGGTCTGCGATCCAAGTTCTCACCCCGCAACCCCTCCATCATCCCCGATGCCATCTGACAGACCTGTAGGACACTGTAGCCCGCTCCGGTGCCTACATTGAACACCTGAGACGAACCACCCCCTAGAAGGCTCTCCAAGGCCCGTACATGGGCGTCAGCAAGATCGGCCACGTCCACATAGTCTCGCACCGCTGTGCCGTCTACGGTCTTGTAATCGGTCCCGAAGATACGGATGTGATCGCCCTTAAGCCAAGCTTTACAGATCAGCGGGATAAGGTGCGTCTCCGGGTCATGGTCTTCGCCAATCTCCCCATCCACATCCGCCCCACACGCATTGAAGTATCTCAGCACAATTGAATTGAAATCTCCCCCAGCGTACTTGGGTGCTTCCTCGCGCAGGATCGTCTCGAAGGCCAGCTTGCTATCGCCATACGGATTGATAGGCTTGGTCTGATGATCTTCGGTGATGATGTCGGTCAGAGGATTACCATAGACAGCGGCGGTCGAAGAGAAGATGAAATTCTTCACACCATTATCGATACAGGTCTTCAAGAAGAGACAGGCGTTCTCAACATTGTTCGTAAAATATTTGTCCGGGTTATCGATGGACTCCGCCACCTGACTGGACGCCGCGAAATGAATTACGCTGTCGATGTTGTGATCGGTCAGGATCGTTGAGACAACCTCTTTGTCTTGGATGTCCGCGACAATCAGCGGACCCCACTGTACGGCCTTCTCAAAGCCGGTAGAGAGGTTGTCTATGACGATTGGCTTATAGCCAGCTTTCGATAATGCTTTACAAGTATGGGAGCCAATATATCCGGCTCCGCCAGTCACGAGAATATTCTTCATACCGTATATTATACAGTATTGAATAAGTATTCATCAATTTAAATAAAGACCAACCTTGACCAATATTTCGTCTTCACTTAAGTCTTGGTGTTCAGAGTAGTATAGCATCTTGCTACGATAAGAAACTAAATTAAACTCTTCTTCTATTTCAATACAAACCAGAAACCAATGCGCTATGTCATCGGTAGCAGACTTCATTAATAGCAAGCTACTGACATCACCAATAGTACCATGAGTGCTACCGTCAAAGGAATAGCCTATTGTCAAGATTGCTTTTCCATAATCGTATACAATCTGGCCAGCAACTCCGGTGTAACTAGCATCCTTTGTCGTTTTATTTCTTAACAGCTTTCGGGCGTATTGAACGATTTCTTGCTGAGACTTGTAGGATATATATTTTCGGGTCGTCATGCGGCCAGTTTCAGGTTGAGTGTGATCAATGCGTCGTCAAGGCTCCCCGGATAACGGGCAGCAAGATAGCCATACACCTTATTCGATGTATATTCCAAGTCGATATGAAGGTCATCCCAAGTGATTGACTTGACTTGGAACACAGAGGCTTTTTCGTCATCGTTCGTAGGCTTTTCTTCCCAAACGAAAACCTCCAACCCAGCCACCTTCATTTTACCAGCATGGATAGCCAGAGGAGCGCGCTTGTCCCAGATCATTTTTACGATCTTGAACATTTGATCTGGGGGAACAGCGGTGGGGAGTTGTGATCTACGGAGCATAAATGGAATAATGCCTATGACTGTTGCGACCGAATTTGGTGATCAATCCCACGGCAACATCGTCTTTGCCTTCGCGTTCGGCGATCTTGGCGACCAATCTGGCGAGTGGTGGATTAGTGATCTCGTGGTATTCTGTTTCGAGAATTTCTATAGGAAATGGATCGTTGACTTTGCCTCGAACGATATACTGAACGAGCTTTTCATCAACTGCCGATGGGACGCGATCTGTCCGCCTATATGGTTGACCCATCCCCACCGTCGCCGACGCAAAACGTACTAAAGACCGTTCAGCCTCTTCAAAATAAAGATGTTCTTGACCAATGGTGAAGACGACACCATCCACAACCATCATGCCCCAAAAATCGGGACGTTCCTCGCCACTCACACGAAAACGACCATTCATCTTGTGGCCGAGTCCGGTAAGAAAATCCATGACTTCTTCGAGCCACAGGTTTGATAAGTAGAATTTTTCATAACCAGTCATCCATACGAGACGTTGACCGTCATCCGAAATCTTCCAATAGTTACCAGACAACATCCCGTTTTGACTTTGACATTTCTGCCAACGCTCAGTAATGTCCAGAGTATTATATCGCGCCAAAAACTCCGGGGTCAGTTCGACCGCAGGAGTGATTTTGATTGATCCGTAGAATTTTGAACAGTATCCCATTCACGCCATAGCCAATAGAGTTGTCATGAGAAATTCATCATGATCGTACTCACAAAATATAGCATACGTTCCGTCACGTTCAAAGTGTATAAAATCTTTTTCGTACATTATATACATGATGTAATAATACGGGGTTGGTCCATACAATACAATGTCCGGCGATACGAATTGGACAGTTCTCGATATGCGGACAAAAGTTTTACCTACCTGAAAAACCGAACAATATTTTTGCGAAATCTGGCTGGTAATAGCGTCTATCGTCAAAACTGACAATATACTCTTCACGGCTTGTTTACTAAATGTCTGAACTTCTGGCGTCATTATATCAATAATAAAAGAGAAACTAAAGCGTCATCGGGTTCATCTTGGCTAGTGACCACATGGCTTCCATCGTGGAAGAAATGAACCATAATATGTTGTGACCATATTACATTTATATACAATATGTATTTGGTATACGTTTTGGTGTCGATCATGCGCCCTACTTTCACATAATCATTATGTTTCTCCAAATGCTTACTGCGCCTGACTACGATTTGGGTTTTACCCAGATCGTAAAAGCCGCTCTCATTGTTCCACTCACGACGATCCTCAAACGCCTTTAAATAGGCGTTCAAAAAGCGTGTCATTGCTTCGGTTGATGCTTGACCACTCATGACAAAAATAACACAACTTTCATCAGGATTTCGTCTTCGCCCATGTTGATGTCAGAGAGGTAACGGAGACGACCGCCGATAAAAGCTAATCGAAAATGATTAGCCACTTCGACATGGCCTAAATGCCAGCGAAAAAAGCCCCCTTCATATACTATACTAGATTGAGCGGAAGCGAATGAACTTCTATAAACTTTTATAGATGTTTTGCCATCATCACCAACCGAATAGATAACACTTTGTTTCCCCGTCGAAAGAAGCAATAATGGGCGATCTACATTCGCAGCAATGTACTTCTTTACCAGATTCACCAGTTTGCTGGTAAACCTTACGCTCAGGGTGCGATTGACCGTGATGTTATTTCGGGATGGCGATGACATGTTGAAGAACCCCATCCTTTATAGCCATACGATGTGTACACCCGTTTACCTCGTGCTTGGCAGCTTGAGCGCGCAGCACTTGGTCAGCGTCTATCGAATATTCTGGGATTTCATTTATGTGCTGACAATCCAAACCACGGCGGGCAAATCCCGGTACAGTTAGCATGGCTGCTTCCCACAGGCCCTTGAGCTTCTGGTATGCTTTTTGTGCTTTATCCGATGCCGGTATCACAACGATTTTTGGTTCTTTTTGCGACATCATTTATCACCAAAATTATAAAAAGAGTCGAAACGCTCTTTAAAGCCATCGACGTACTTGGGACCATAGACTTCACCCACAGCCGCCAGAATACGGCCACGGACGGTACGGAGCTTCGCACCGTCCTTCATGGCATCATCAACGTAGGCTGGCCAATCCATGATCCATTCGTTCTTCTTGAATTGCTCCAAGATAAATTCGAGGGGGACTCCTTTGGTGCCAACGAGCACAAAGACATCCTCCATCGTAGGTTTCTTATCAACCGTTTGGCCAGAAACTTTCATTTACCAGCTTTCTCTAGCCGGTGGGTTCATGGTGCGGTTATACTCCGCCTCCCAACTCGCATCGCTGCGAATTTTGCTGATGGTCTCGTCACGTTGAGCGACTTGCGCTTCCGTTTCTTTGACCAATCGTTCCAACGCCCTGATCTCTTCGAGAAGACCAATCATGATGCTATGCTCGCGCCGCGCCCAGCCTTCGGCCTGATCCACAGCGGATTCGCGTGGAATGAAAGTATTACGCTTGGTAATGCGACCATTGTGCTCAGACTGAGCGAACCAGAGGATGTGTTTTTCCTTCGTTTCTTCATCCTCAACAGTTGTGGGGGCAACATACGCGATGTACTTCTCACGAATACAAAGCAAATCTCCATACCAAAGGAAACCGAGCCTTGCTAGGTCGGCATCTACTGGCGCTGTTGGCGCTGGAAGATAAGACATCTTTAACATAATATTTCTCCTACCCGCATAATATTTGCTTTGAGATCAATGATCAATAAAAAAGTTGATAAGCTGTCGATTTATGGTATGAATAATCTGATTGTGAGGACACGATGGCCAAAGAAATCGAATACAAATTTCTCGTGACGGACCCGGATTTTCGTTCCGTATATAAGCCTAGTGGATACTGTGTTATCCAACAAGGCTACCTCACAAAAGACAACGAAGAAATTGCTATTCGCGTTCGTCTCTCGACTGAACCAAGCAAAGACACCAAAGCCAACATCACCGTCAAGGGTGGCAGCGGACTGGTTAAGTCGGAATATGAATACGACATTCCGGTTACCGATGCGAAAGAGCTTCTGGCTCTTTGTGGCGACCGAGTGATATTGAAAACCCGCGTTTACGTCCCGCATGGAGAACATACAATCGAAGTCGATATTTTCGACGGAAAGCATCGCGGACTTGTCGTGGCTGAGATCGAGGTCAACAGCGCCGATGTGGTGCTCAACAATTTCCCCGCTTGGCTGGGTAAAGATGTCACAAACGACTACCGATATTCTAACGCCTATCTCTCGCTAAATGAGACACCAGAATGACCGACACAACCTATGGCCTTGTCCTTCGTTTTCCCGATCAAAGCGAAAGCTTCGCCCTCGGCTTTGAGGCTGGGGAAATCTATCGACGTATGAAGGAAGAACAACCCGCCGAACTGGTGGCTTGCCTCCATACGAAAAACACCGAACTGTACATCGATATGGCCAAGCTCCACGGCTACCATTTCAAGGTGGTCGCAACTGATGTCGAAGGATGGAGCGATTTTACCTTCACCAAGGCCGGTCTTCGATTAGTAGTTGACAATTCTAAGCAGTAAGCTTCATTTTCATTTTGAACTCGTCCGAGTAAAACGCACTAATAAAGCCATCGACATTGTAATGTGAGAAGTCGCATTCACACCACAATTTGAAAAATGACGGCGTGTCATAAATCTTCTCGATGGCTTTCTTAGTTTCATCAGTCAAGATGTGTGTAAAGTTACCTGCGAAATTATCAATTTGCCAATAAATGAGTTCTTCCGCTGTGCCTATCACAGAGGCTTGCGTGAGGGCATATATGTTCAGATAATCCCGGTGAAGCTGTTTAATGTTCTTCACTTTTCCAGCCACAAAGGGCAGGTAAAAAATGAACATATTTTGTGCGCGTGGATCGAAATCATCAAGATCAAAATTTTCTGTGTTGAAGTAAGTGTTGGTCATCAACGCGAATTGTTTGACTACAAGCTTGTCGTTTTCAGATGCTAAATCTGGGACGCCTTGAAGGTTACCGTTCTCAAAATCAATCAGTGCTTGTTCTGCCACACGAATATGCTCTGCGTACAATTGCTTTGCCCCGATGTTATCGGGCTGATCATCGAGAAGTTTATAAACATTAAACAGCCGTTTCAACACATCCGGGTATAGGTAGCGGAATATGACGCTAGTAGCATCGAACATGGAATAAACCACAGATCGATCCAAATTCGCGCGCATTTTCGCATCAATCCTATCAAGGATGGAGCAAACCCGCTGGTTTACCACCTCATTGAAAATCGGATCATCTGTTTTAATACAATAGCGATAACCATAGTTCTTCGAGATAATGTATAGCTGGACCAATGGCTGTTGGAAGGACGGATTGTGCTCCATATAGAGCGGCATACGGCTTTTCATACCACCGTCACACCGGTTACCCGCGTTGCCATTATAACGTTCGAGAAATGTCTGATCTTCAATGAGTAATCGGATACATTCTAGCTCTGTCATCGGGTGCTGCCATACAAAACGAATTTGACGGCTTCTTCATCAGTAAGCAAGGACAATATGTTCTTTGTCATTTCTTCTGTCGTAACCTCCGGTCCCCCAAAGACTCGCCCGCCATAATTCCTCTGGACCGCGTGTCCAATGTCGTAGGCGTTCTGTTGAAAGTTGCCTCGAATGGTGCTTGTGATTAGTTCTTTAGTTTGATCGGTCAATAGCTTGAACGCATCATTCGAAAATGTGTCGATCAGATTAGCAACCAGATTGTAGTGATCATATGACGATTCCATATTAACCAGTTCAGATAGCCAAGATGGGAAATCTCTTTGTATGTATCGATTGAATAAATCTATGACCGCTGGACAGGGATTGTATAGGAAAACGATATGCGGGATGTATCGAGATACGAATACAACCTGACATACTTCGCTCAGTTCTGTTTCACGGATCATCTGATAGAACTCAAGTGTACCCGAATCGGAATACCTTGTATTAGAAACTTGGTCAAACAGACTGATGAATTGAATGTCGGTTTCGGTAATCATACCATGAGCCTGAACTTGATGCGGTCTTCGTCGTTATTGATGAAGCGCGAGATTGTGTTGATGACGGATACGTATTCTGGAATACGGTTCCCTTCGAAATAATTATGAACGAACATTATCATTCGATCAAGACGCTCCATAACAAATTCGGTGATATGCGTTATCGTACTCTCATATAAGAAATCAAATATCCTTTCGGCTGAGAAAGTATGAAAATACGCGAAGATCGCAAAATCATCAAATGAATAGGGTCTTAGCCTATCAATTCTACTCACGAACAAAGCATTACAATATTGAATTACATCTTCGTGTGGATTGTGGAGTCGGACTATATTTTCTGGTGCCGAATTGACTATTCTTAACTGAACGTCTCTTGTAAACGTTTTACTCGACGCAAACTTTTCCCATTCATCGGTTATCATATAACCAATCGTATCCCATTGCTGAATATCATGTATTTCTTCATCTGAAAATGGCATACGTTAATCATAATTGAGGTTGACACGTTAAGTCAATTTTAATAGTCTTGGTGTATGTCGAACAAGAAACTATTAACTTTATTTTTGGTCATTCTGATCGCAGCCTTGGTGGTATTATGACCGTTTTTACTGATCATGAGTTCTGGATTGGCGTCATCAACAAGTCCAATGATGAATCCAAAAAGACAATCGGCGGAAATCGCTTTCGTCCGTTGAAGTTCCAAGATTATGTGCTCAAGATCGATCCAAGCATTTGTTATGACTCCAATGCCGATTTTTGGCTAAGCGAAGAAATCGCTCTCCATCAATCTGATCGGCATTTGACAAATTTGCGCTTCTGGTATCGTGTTATACACTATAAAGAAGCCACACCCGATAACTCGGTCTTAACGTTTGCGTCTCAAGGCATATCCCCCTATAACATAAAACCTGAGATTGATAAACATTGGGCGTACAATAAAGTACCTGATGCTGAGGTCGAGCAAGCCTTAACCATCATTTATCTCGCCGGACTTGAAAGATTATCTCTGTGACCAGCTACCCGATTTATTCCTCACGAATGGCAATCCCAGAAAAGATTCTGCCGGATTACCCGCCGAAATTTACTCTGGATCAGAAGGTTTCTTTTCCGGCGAACTTCATTAATGATTTCAAGTTTTCGGAGGAAGACGTTGCGACCGGGGAGATTATGATGATCGACGCGCGCGCCGGACGAAAGGTTCATTGGGTGTATGGCATATCCGTCGAGGGCTATGACAATCTGTTTATGATCTCGGAATGGGTGTTACAAGCATGAAGGTCTGGGTGGTATACGCCGACAACCACGATTACGATGTCATGTCACAATGGCTTGTGGGTGTCTTCACGTCACAGGAGCGAGCCGAACAAGAAGCGGTCATGGAGCAAGGGCGTTACCGCGACCGTCGCACGAATCCAAGCACAGATGATTACTGTAACACCACGATCACCGAAACGACGCTCGATGCGGTTTGTGTTCCTCAATGACATTCACCGAAGATCAGAAAGATGCAATCTACAACTATCTGTTTGATCTCAATCATTTGGGTGATACCAAATTCAAGACGTGTAAATCATTCATTCCATTTGTTGTAGATTGGTTTACGGCCCCAGCATCGTTTCAAGGCTACGAGTTCAAATTTATCGTAGCCCATTGGAGCGTCTTGGATATTGGAATGCAAGACTATTACACTCGATACCGCATCGTTGGTAACGGGTGGCGTCTCAATATTTTTATCAAGAACTCTAAGATTAAATCGGTGCGTTCGATCACGTTCAATAAAAATGGCCGCGCCTTCCGCGACCATTTCATGACCATGCTGGCATTGCTATCCTAATTCAAGATCAAGTTATCGATCTTCGTGCCGCATCAAAAATCAATCTCTTTACCGCTCTTATCAAATTTACCGTAGATATGAATTTGCATCGGACTGATCTTTCCCTTAACTCTTGCTCCACCACCAAAGATTAATGAATCGACAAGACTGTCTCCCACTTCTATACCGGCGAAATGTCGTTTGTTTCGTAATTGATCGTGGTCTGGTAATAAACGAGCTATCGTCACATCCACGGCATAAACGGTAAATTCATTATCAGATGGGTAAGCGTGTCGTGCGAACGCTAACGCCATCCTCGGATCATATGCTACATAAACATATCCTGCGGCACTTTGGAGGCTTTTAGAGCGATTTGGTGAGGTTGGTAGTAATCCTTTTCCCAGAACGTCATGTGAGCTTGATGTGCCATGATACATACGAACAAATGCGTTTTTATCGCGGTTCAATAATGCTCTGAAAGATTTCAAGTCGTCTTGTGTTAAGCTGCCATTTCGAGCCTTAACATCCAGATCGAACAGGGTTTTGTCGCCTAATTGTGGATCAAAGTTAAATACTTTTCCGAAAGATTCAATCAACCTACTGTTCGGGTGAACTATTTTAAAATCTTCTAACGATTTTTTCACTCGCTGATTTAGATTTTCTTTTTGTTTGGCTGGTAAATGTGCCATCAGCCATTCGAGGGAGACGGTTTTAATTTCGCCACCTTGATCATCTTCTGCGATCCAAGCTTGATATATTTCTTTTTCTGGGCGCTCTCCCCATATATCAAGTGCGGTATTGGGTGATGGGGATACCCAAACATGCGAATACTTGTCACCATCGACCACGGCTCTGAGTGGTAACTTCAATTTTATATGTAAACCTATAGCAAGTATATCACAATCACCATAAGCGTATTGTTCTTCTATTTGCCAATTTGCCATTATTTCATATAAACGCATATGATATTTATTATTACATTGACAAAACACGAGCACCTGATACTGTTTGAAAATATTACCCTAACACTTACGGTAACCCGTTCGAGTTAACTTAGGAGGCAGCATTGGTCGATATAGCATATGGCGATTACCCGACAGATCACCCACTGGTTAAAGAATATCTGGACAAGGTATTCTCCGAGAATGGTCGTATCTTTGTTCGGTTGAAAGCTGGCAACCATGCGCGCAAGCTTCATAAGTCACGCCGGAACAAGTATTTCATTCAGACTGGTAGCGAGAGCAAAGTAGGAAATTATCAACTGGAAACATGTAAAGTGTTCGAGGGTGATAATGGCGAAACTTGGTACTTGTTTATCACAGTCGATAAACGTAATCACAAGCGCGTATAACTTTTAAATTTTGAATTTCGAAAGAAATTCTCTATCAACTTTGACGGCTGGTAACGTGGCTCGACCTGAGAGCACAGCTTTTGCTAGGCGGTGCTCTCCATCCAAGACAACAACTTTTTCTTGGTCATCCTCGGTTTCGACGGTGATCAGGATTGGTGCTTCCAAGTCGGAACCGAATATTCGGTCGGCATCTTCCTCGGTCATCGGATCGTACTTGAATACCCAGATCAAATCGGCGATCTCAACATCAACGGTCTCATTATCCTTCGTTGCTTTGAGGATGGCATTCAGATCATATTGCGCCCCCTCATGTGTGAACGAAGAGTCTTTCGGCTCTTGGTAGATTTCGTTTAGGATAGTCATGTATTCGCGCATGTGAATATTTATAAATATACTCATGACACACTGGTATAGAAATCTTGTTAATCTTATGGAACGTGCTTCGATTCCAACTGATATTCATGATGCTGTCGTAGAATTTACTTACGATCATATTGATTGGAGTAGTGGTACGGGTGAACGGGTCGAAGATGAATACCGCGAAGACATGGGTATCGAAGACGATTCGGAAGATATAGAAGATGATTTTTTCAAGGACTTTACAAAAAATAATGGTAGTGAAGTAGACCATACCACTGAGGAATTTAAAAACTGGTTTTCTGAATACGTTCGTGGACGATATGCGGAGGTTGAATATGAACTCGCCTCGCGTATAAAAAATGGCAAGATTATTCTCTATCGCGCGATGGCCGTCCCTCGCGGGTGGAAGCCGAACTCTCGTCACTTAGGTATATATTGGACATGGGAAGAACATTCGGCAGAAGCTTACTGGCAGGGCCGCGAGCATATCTCTGATCCGGTTATTGTAGTTCTGAAAGGCGAGGTTGATGAAAACGAAGTCGATTGGGTCGCCACATTGGGTATGAACGCTGATCCGGCATACGAAGAAGAACAAGAAGTTCGTCTGAAACCAAATGCTCATATAAATCTTCTTGATTACACATTCAAAGATGAAGCTTATTAAAGTTGTTAAATATAATCATGACACACTGGTATCGAAATATAATCAATCTTATCGAGTCTCACGACCGTGAAAATTGCGAAGAAACCCTTCACGGTGACGATTTCTTTGAAAAATACGGCTGGGTAGAAATGTCTGAAACTCTGACCGAAGCTGAATACCAAGGGCGCGAAGTTACACTGAACAAACCATTCAGAACCCCAGATGGCCCTAAGAAGTTTTCTGTCTATGTGAAGAACGACAAGGATAATGTTGTAAAAGTCAATTTCGGTGACCCCGATATGACGATCAAGAAGCGTTATCCCGAACACAGAAAATCATATAGAGCAAGACATCATTGCGATACCGATCCCGGCCCAAAGTGGAAGGCTAATTACTGGTCCTGTAAGAACTGGTAAAATATACACATGCGCTATCGTGAAATCCTTGAAAGTAAAGAGACACTTGAATTACCAGACATCGAAGTCGGCGATGAAGTTCTCGTGGGTAAATTCAAGAACCGCAAGGCTGTTGTCAAAGGGTTCGATAAGGATGAACACAACCAGCCAGTATTGAAGACCAATAAGGGTGACCAGAAGCTTTTCAAGCCACGCATTTCTAAACTTGAAGAAGGTCCGCTCGATGATTACCGAAATTTCAAATCATCGTTTAATGACCCTAAAATTGATAAAAACGTGCATCAACAAGCGGCTAGAAAAAACCCGGCATGGAAACGTAGCCTCGTTAAGACAATGAAGAACTATGGCTTCGACCTTATTGGATCGGGTATCAACGGAGCGGTGTTCAGTCATCCGGCATATTCATATGTTCTGAAAGTGTATCGCAACGATCAGGGTTACGATGAGTTTGTTCATTTCATGTTATCCAACAAGGGTAACAAGTATGTCCCGAAGATAAAAGGGAACCCATTGCGAATTAATAGCATCTTTAAAGCGGTTAGGCTTGAGACCTTAGTTCCTTGCCCTACTGACAAGGCTGTTGAATTTTGTGAGAAGATGGAACAGATTGATTCGGCACCGTGGAGGGATAAGGACGCGATTGCCGGTGATCCTGATTTGGCCAAGCTCTCCAAATTCATTTCGAATTGGGAGCCACACGCAGATGTTACCCCACATAACCTAATGATGCGTTCTAATGGACAGATTGTGATGATCGATCCGCTTTACATCGACCCTTCATATGAGGGTGATTGGTAATTTTTTTATCCAGTCCGTTTGGGCTACGTGAGGTTGCTAACGTGCTGGTCACCCGATAAAAACAAAGCCAAAAAGGTTTTCAATTTCTTCAAAGATGCCATTATGGCATAAGGCCGCGATGGAGACAAATCATGTTGAAGCCTGTCAATATTTTTTAAATTGCTCAGGCTGGTCCACAACAAACCATTCAGCTTGTGGTCCGCCATAATGGCTTTCACCCGGTCTGAGCTTCATGCGCAGATCAAGGACATCGCTCAATGCGACTCCTTGGATCGGACGATTAATTTCCAGAACTACACCATTACGTTCGGCGAAAATTTCAGCAGTCTGACGATTGGCCGACCATGAGTGAAAGCCGCGCGTATGGCTATCATGGTCACCAAATGGCATCTGGCCACGAAACAGATGCTTCTTAACCGGCTTCATACGCTTCAACACCGCAAGAAAGCGGGCAGCGTCTTCCGGTTGGTCGTACTCAGCATAGTCAGCATTCCAAGTCCAACCGCGTACCAAATCGAACAAATCATCATCGGCTGCGATGATCGCACAAGCCTCGTTATAAGTGATAGGCGTATTCTTCTTCGCAACTTTTTCGATGTTGGCGAGCATTTTTTGTTCGGCTTCTTCTTTGGCTCTACGTCTTTCGCCGAACTCTCGATCTCTCATCGCGTCATCAACCGTAGCATTGACTTCAAGATACATTCTAGCGGCCTTGGGAGAAAACCCGGCCTTCATGAATGGTTCGGCTTTGGTCGCATCCAACCCAAGAGACGTATAGTCATCTATGTTAAAATCTTCTGATATTATGGTGTTTGGAGACCTTATTCCTTGACCGGCGTAATGTATCATATTCACCCAAGGTAATTCTGGTCGCTCATCATCTTCATCTTCTGGCTCATATTCGTCAGCATAATACCAGTCTCTTTGATGTTTATTGAACCACGCTTTTATGTCGGTTGGATGATCGGCAGGGACAAACCCATGATCCAGATAAAATTTGACAAGATTTGGATGACCTTTATCCACCGTTAGCGTAATATTAAATCCATATTCATTAGTAAGTTCGATCAACTTGGATAAAGCGAGACTTCCATTGCCTTTGGTGCCAGTTGTTCGATCTATGTTTTCTAAACGAAATACGTTGTTGTCTATAGTGTATTTTATGGATACCCCATATTGTTTCTCAATCGTTTCAATGTGCGGTCGAATATCTCCGATACCTTCCAGTAGATTTACAATTTCTCTGTACCAATTACTCATAGCTCTATATTCATCTTCTTTATATTCTGTGGCGGAACAACCGTTTTTATCAATCCTACAGAATTAGGATACGCCGGATCGTCTTTTACTTCGTTTTTTGGTACTGTTATCTTCAAGCAAACAAGTTCTTCATCTTCGTCAAACAAATCCCAATTCGAAAGCGCATCCTCAAGATCGTCCAAATTATAAAATACATGAATGGCTTCTTCGGTCTCTCCAAGACGGGTGCTATTATCTCCGATTTGTGGAGTTAAGCCGTTGGATTTGATCGATTTCAAATTACGTTTTGGCGTAACATGATAGACCGTAATAGGCTCTATAACTTGTTCGTAAATAGGCTTTTTATCGAGCTTCGAACCGTACTTGGACAGAAACTCTTGGGTCCATGCGGCTACTCTTGGTTCGCAGCTTTTCATGGAAGCTTTGTGGTCACGCTTTCCAAAGAACTTAGGATCATGGACATGAGCTTTATCGCCCAATGTCTTGACATCCTTAGCATCGATATTCAAATCGATGATAGCACCATCCTTGACGACATACTGGTGATCGAAGTTTCCCTGTATGGTTCCGCCAAAAATATTCTTGACAAACTGTGATGTGAATTTACAGGAATTGCTTAAATCAGTAGGCGGAGAATAGCTATCCAAACCACCCATGCGCTCATAGGCTCGCTCTTTCCATTTGTCGAATACAAAGGCTTTAGCAAGCTTTATGTTACGTTCGGTTGCCGGGTAATAACCGTCAGATACATCTTCGTCTATAGCGCTTTCTATCAGATTTACAAGATTTCGATACCAATTGCTCATACGTATATTTATAGATTGACAACGATCCTCCCATATGTTTTAGGATAGCTATCCTTAGTGAGGTTCCTGTGCTGACATTTACGCAATATATCGTTCGGGCGATCAAAAACCACCCAAGTGAATATTTCTATTATGGGTGTTGGGACGCAGGAGATTATCTGGCCAACAAAGGATTCCAAAAAGAATTAGAAAAATCAAAGCTTTTCCCGACAATTGGGAAGGCGAGTGCGTTCTTGAAAAAATCAGCCGATGTATCCGCTGGTAATTTCACGGACGAACAATACAAAGAATATTTCGAAATCATTCCCGCTGTAATCACCATCGACCGATGATCACCGACTTCTATTCTGTTAAACAGTGGCCCTGATGAGGGCATCGTCTCGGAAAGTTGCTTCTGAAATATAAGCTATTCGCGCGGCCACATCTGCCGTTCATTCAGAACTCGTGTAATCCACATGTCCTTGGGTTTCTTTTCATAAGAAACTATCCAGTCACCATGATTGATATGCGGGCCGACTAAGACCGCTTTGACCGTTTCGCCAAGAGTATAATTATCATCCCCGCAAAATTTAGTGGTGAGTTCCCACATAAAGTAGATTTCGGAACCCACTTCCTGCCAGAAACGATTTTTATCCCAATATCCATCTTTGCCAGCCGCCAGACCGGCCATACGATCCTGATACCAGTCCCATTTACCGGCTGGTTGGGCTTGAAGCTTATCTTCGGACCAACACCATTCAGTACAGTGGACGTTATCTGTGATAATCGTGGCGACTTCGATCCGCCCGAACATGTCCCACCCAACAACTCTGGAATCGAAATACAAATTGGGATCATCTTCGGGACGCGGTATCTCGTGCATTCCATTAACGAGCGACAATCCACCAGATCGTCTTACACGAACGGGTTGATATAACTTGAATACGCTTTTTTCTTGAGCTTCTTTGGCGTAATCGTCCATTGAGTAGTCCTTTTATTTGGTAAATATGTATATCATCGTTCGGTGAAGTGGGTCAATTATTGTTTATATGTTGACTTGCTGTCGATATATGCTATAGGTGAAAGTATATCATATTGTGGAGACAAAATATCATGAGCGCTGATCCTACCACGAGCAAGAAGAAAACAAAGCGCGCCCAAAATCTCTCGCGCTATATGGCGTATGTTCCGACTGAACATGCTCATATCCTTACCGAAGCATTTCTCAACCAGTGTACTGATCTGGCCGATGAATTGGATCGTGTTTATGATATTCAGGTAAAGCTCTGGAATCGGATCGGTAAGAAGGTCTACGCTATGGACCTCACGTTGCGTAAGGGCCGGGATGCCATGCATCAGGTCCACATGATCACCCAAGCCGACATCAAGTATCGCCGATGCTTCGGCGTTGAATGGGCTACGGTTCTCTGCGACTTCTACAAAGACCCGGAGTCCAATACGCCGTATAACTACACCACACATACTCCCGAAACAACGCCACTCAAGTTGACAAAGAAAATGATGGCCGATCTGGTTGCCTTCGCTGATGCGCAGCAAGCGGTCTATCATCGTCGGGATGAACTCTGGGCGACGATCTCTACCTACGCCGAAAGTCTTGATAGTGTGGAGGCACTGAACAAGTTTCGTGGGCCGATCAGCTATGCTTGTGTTGACACGGACAATCAAATCCGTGACAATTGCTTCACTGTCGAGTTTTCTCTTCTCGTGTCTAAGCTTATAATGGATAAACGCTAATGACCAACGTTCGCATCGTTCGTGAACCGCGCAATGGCACGATGTACTATTTCCCTCAGTGGGAAGCAGAACATTGTGAATTTTCTATCAACCCTTTCAAAGGGTTCATCAATCGCTACAAATGCTGGAAGTATTACATCTTGCCGATCAAAGGGACAGCCATGTTCGATACTGAACACGAAGCGCTGAGGTGGCTGAAAATTCAAACGACACCTAGCAAGGTCGTCTGGACGGGTGTGGTCAACGATTAAAATTTATTTTGACTATACTTGTGAGGTTACGATACCATAGCGGTATGTATAGAAAACCGTTACCCACACAAGAACGTCTTCGAGAAATTTTCACCCCAGAAACCCTTTTAAACGCCGGGTGCGAAAAAGGTAAAGGAGAAGGATATTATCGCGTTACGGTCGATGGTGAACCATATATGCGGCATAGACTCATGTACGTGCTCGTATATGGCGCTATCCCAGATGATCGGCCCAATATTGATCACATAAACAACGTAAAAGGTGATGATCGCCACGATAATCTTCAACCGCTAACGGATGAAGAAAGTCGAGCAAAACGCGGCCTTCAAAAAAATTCATCTACTGGATATAAAGGCGTAACCAAACGTCGCGGTAAATATCAAGCTAGATTGTTCTACAGGGATCGGCATAGACATCTTGGTGACTTTGACACTCCCGAACAAGCCTATGCCGCATACTGTGAAGCTGCTAAGAAATATTGGGGAGAGAAAGTTTTTCGCCCCGACTAAGTATTTTTTACTTAGGCGTAGCCCATCGGCGGTTTGAAACATATTGAACAAAGTAGTAAATGGTAGGCAGCGTCTTTTTTAATGCTAAAAAAATATATGGAAAAACATCGATGGGTCAATCCGGTTTTAAATTGAACTAAACCAACACTATGGCTAAATGTTTTTTTATGAATATATTTGCCTTAGACCTCGATCCCGTAATTTGCGCAGAATACCATGTCGATAAGCATGTGGTAAAAATGATTTCCGAGTATGCGCAACTTTTGTGTACAACAGCAAATGTTCTTGGGTATGAGACGCCTATGAAGCCAACACACTGGAACCACCCTTCGCGGTTATGGGTAGGACAATCTCGCTACAATGCTCTTTGGTTACAAGATTTACTTCATGCGTTACACCACGAATGGCGCTACCGCTATAATCACCCAGAAACAAAATTTCATAAATCATTCTTAAAATGGCATCAGTTCTCAGAACAAAACCCTTTATGGATAGATAGCTTACCGGACATTCCATTTACGTCTGTAACGCTTTGTATGCCTGAAAAATATAGAGGTGATAATTTCGTTGATAGCTATCGTTTTTTCTATCGACATGAAAAAGCACACATTCATTTTTGGAAAAATCGTCGCGCCCCCTATTGGCTTGACACATTTTAAATATGCGATATAAGGATAGTATGTCATATCAAAATAATCTCAATTTACGCAAGCTCGTAGAGCAAGTCCTAACGGCGTATCATACGACCCGGCTGGCTGAGGTTGATGCGACTACGCATATCCTATCCAAATACTTCGTCCAAAACGCAGCAGACGCTTTGGTAGCTGATGCTATACTGGTAGCAGGAGAAGCATTGGACCTCGCTTCGAAATTTCAACAATCGAAACAGTATTATTCGGTCGAAGCGGTGGATATTGATCTAAACGAGATTGCCACGCTTCAAACGAAGATAGATGCGCTTAAACTCTCGTCATAGCATCCTGAACATAGACCACCACAAGGTCTTTATCCTGAACACCCACATACCCGGCATCGATAAGGATGTCTCTGGCACGATGCATCTTCTCCGATCTAACAAAGCCTTCTTCTGATGCTTGTTCTCTAGCCGCATCCAATTGAGCATTGGTGGCGAGTTTTCCTGACACTGTACAAGTGACAATGGTGGGACCGTGGCCTTGCGCAACACGTTTATCGGTCGAGAAATAAACCCCGCGCCCATATAGACCAGCACCGCTTTCTGGAATGGTCGGAACACCATCAAACTTGGCGTGTGTCCCGTGATAAAGCACCAATGGTTCCGCGCCTTCGAGAAGGTTGATCAAATTTCTATACCAGTTGCTCATGTGGATATTTATTTCACATCGAGTTACAAAATATGTTAAATAGAAGTATGATCAAGTTCGAGTGTTTACATTGCGGGTTTGAAATGTCCTCCTTCGAGGAAGGCACCGTCATATGCGATTCTTGTTTCAAAACATTTGATGTTTGCTCAGACGGCCACACCGAAGAAACATTATCCAATCAACATGTAGAACGTATGATTAAAACCAGTGATGGTCAATGTAGAATAGCATTATTCCCTAAAGACTTTTTAAGTTGATAGCTTGACAACTTTTATATCTGTGATAGAAATATAATATCGAATATTATATAGGAGCACATCACATGAAAGTTTCGGTTTATCATACAAAGTTCAATGAACTGACCGGCCTCAAGGAAGGTATGGAACTGGTCGCCGAAATCACTTTTGAAGATGGCACCGATGTGAATGATGCTTTGAACAAATCGTGGCGTCAAACCAACAATGTCAAAGGCTCTTGGTCTATGGGGCCATATTTTGATGTTCCCGAAAGCAAGTGGTCGGAAAATCCCGAAGGCTATGAGCGTAATGGCGACTATTTCCCGAATGTCGAAGTGAAGCGTCCTCTATGGCATGATGGCCGCAACGGGAAAATCTATGGTCTGCGCTCGTCTATGTTCGGCGACATCTTCGTGATCGATGATAAGGAAGCTCATGAAGTCACTATGATGGGTTTCAAGCTCGTTGATCTGGCCCGCGTCACCGAAGCTCCGTTGAAGGTCGGCGAAACAGTCGATTTCGAGTTCGAAATATTCGGTGAAATCAAGCTCCAAACGGCTGTCGTCCGCGAGATCAAGCGCTTCGAAGGCATCGTGGTTCAATACGACATTCAGCATTTTCGAACCATCGCCGAATACACTATGGTTCCGCACAACGAACTGATCAAGAACGGTGGCTTCGTTCGTCGTGGCAAAGAACGCATTGAGGTGAACGTTTAATGTCAGAAGAAAAGGTCATGTTCGGTGATGCGGCGGTCTATCTGACCGCCCTTTCCGTTGTCGAATACATGCGCATTACAGACCCGATTGTAACATCCGTCCACGCCTTCCCGCTGGGCTATGGCGGCGAAGTTATGTTCACCGTCAATCCACGTGGTCTGGACATCATTGGGGGTCACGTTGAGCCGGGTGAGACGCACTCGGAGGCTATTCGTCGGGAAGTGTTCGAGGAAGCCTGTATCGACGCTCTGGGTATGTATCTGCTGGGCGCGATCCGCGTGGACAACCGCGACAACCCCAAGGGCGTTGAGAAGGGCTATCCCCTTATCGGTTACCAACTATTCTTCGCCATCGATGACTACCGGACGCATCCGTTCGAGGCTCGCTTCGAATGTACCGGGCGCGAGTTCGTTCACAAAGATGAAGTCGCCAAGCGTCATCACAACTGGCTCGGCGTCCACCAAGCAATGCTGGATAAGATTTAAGGAAACATCATGCGAGTTCGCGTTGTTCATGAATGGTGGGTCGATGACCGCTACGTAATCGAGGTGAAGCCTACCTTCTGGTCACAATGGCGTCGGGCGGACGATTCCCGATACGCTGACCATAAATGGTGTATTCACAATGCCAAAAAGATCAAGGAAAAAGGCAAACAACCCTATGTGATCTGGACTGACAAAGACAAAGATTAAAGCCGGTGTTAATTACCCCTTAAATAATATTTTAAGGGGTTTTTATTATGTCATCTACAGTTTCATTTGGCGTTCCATTAGGAACGTCTCTCGGTCGAATCATTCAACCAATGGTCTCGCACAAGTTCAAAGTCGTTTTCACAACTTGTGCCGGTGAAGAACTTGAATACCTGTCATTAGCTTTGGCGAAGGTATCTCGCCCATCTTCTCGGAAAACGACTTTGATCGGCAACCAATCGTCCCCTTGCTGGCTTGTTAATCAGGAAGCGCAGAACGCTATCAAACTGCTGGGTAAAGATTTCAAGATTGTTATCAGCGTTCTTGATGGCGGACAGCACCTTCCGCTCGAAACTTGGGAACTATCTGAATGCAATGTGGTGTCGATTGAAAGAAGTGAATTATCATATTCACTTACTGAACCTTGTACTCAAACGTTGACTATAGAATACGCCAAAGTAGTTCAAACGACATAATCACATCGCGTCGGGGATTTTGATCCCCAGCAACTCAAGCTCCAATTCGAGCGTCGAGTAGACAAGAGACAACAGCGCCAAGCGTGAACGTCTCTTGTCGTCATCCGCTTCATGAAGGATGCTAACCTTCCCGTAATACCGCGAGAATGCGCTTGCCAGTTCATAGGCATGAGTGGCCAGATAGTGCGGCATACGATTCACCATCGTCTGTTGAATAGCTTCTTGGAAGCCGTCAATCAGGATCGCAATTTCACGTTCATCATCACCGATGTCGATATAACCGGGTTGCTCGGTCGTCTTGCTGAGGGCAGACTTGATCCGAACACACTGATAGATGATATATGGTCCGGTCTTCCCTTCGAAGCCAAAACGGTCGGTGTCGAACACATAGGATTCGGTACGCTTGTTGATCAATTCACCAAAGCGCAATGCGGCCAGCGAAATGGCATCGACCGCTTTTTCAAAACTGTCTTCTGAAAGCTTCTTTGCTGATTCCGATTGAGATAAAGCATCCCGCGCAGCATCCCGTGCCATGTCGATCAGATCAACCAGCTTCGCAGTGCCGCCAGTTCTGGTCTTGAACGGTTTTCCATCCTGACCGTTGACTGTGCCATTCTTGAGGTGTTCAAGAGAGGCATACGTAAACTCAGCCTTATAGGCAGCGGCGAAGACCTGTTCAAAATGCGTAGCCTGTCTATAGTCCACGCAATAGAACATTACCGAAGGTTTATACTCTTCGCTACGTTGCTTGATCGTCGCCAGATCGGTCGTACCATAAAGAGCCGCACCAGCCTTGGACTTGACGATCAGAGGTGGAAGATCATCCAGCGGCATGATGATTGCGCCATCGTCTTCCTTAGTGAAAGGCTCAAGCTCGGTGATCATCGCCGGGATCATGTCATTGACATGGCTCTCGCCGTTCCACAGATTGAAGGATACGTCCAGACGTTCAAAGTCGATTTTGATTTGTGCGACCGAAACAGAAACGATGTGTTTCCACAGTTCCTTATACCCATTTCGGTCGGATGGCGTTTGGAGGATGGTTGTGGCTTCTTGCGCACGTGATCTGAATGCTTCGTCGGTTTCAGCCTTCTTCGAGGCGATGGGATAAAGCGCTTCCAGATCGGCGAGCGTTACCGGAGACGTTTGTGGATATTCCCCAGCAAAGGTTGAATCGAAATAGGGGAGATCGGGATATAAATCCTGAATGGCCACAATCAAGAGGCCCATCTGAAAACCCCAATCACCTAGATGACAATCGGTGATGACTTCACATCCGGCGAAACGGAATATCCGCGCCAGTGTGTCACCAATGATTGCCGAACGAAGGTGACCGACATGAAGGGCTTTGGCGACATTGGGTCCACCAAAATCCATAATAATCCTGAACCCCGGAACACCTTCTCGAAACCCAAGACGTTTATCGTTAGCAAGCCACGAGATTGTTTTGTTAAGATAGTCTTGGCTCACCGAAAAATTCATGAACCCTTTGCCACCTAAAGACGTGGAAGCAACTTCGGTTGGGAAGTTAGCACAAAGTATTTCGACAATTTTTTCTGGCGATGTCCCAACTTCTTTGGCGAGTTTGAATGCGCCATTGTATTGGAAATCTACGCCTTCTTTATCCGAAGTCGATATGACTACTTCATCGTACTTATCGAATTGTTCGCCAATCGAACGACGCAATAATCCGGCAATATGGTTCTTAATGTTCATGGTCGGAATATATTTTAATGATGTTATACTGTCAATAATTTTCCGAGTATATTGACATAAACACAATGTATGATAATATGGACAAATATTTTATAGGAGATCGAATCTGATGCCATATAAGACTGTCATGAAACGCTTCACGGATGGCGTCAATAGCTGGATGGAACCGGAGCAAGTCTGGGTCGATCCTACCCCAGAAGAATTAGCCAAGGAAGCTGAACTCAAAGCAAAGGGTGAAGACCTTGCGCGCCAAGCCGAAGAACTGTCGGCAAAGATCAAGGCTGTTCTGGATGGGAAGGAGCAATAATGTCTCTTCTCTTTAGCGTGGCCGAAGTGTTCCGTTACGATGGTATAAACGGCGTCTCGACCGTCATCTACAAGGACCATAAGGGTGGCGAACATCGTGTGCGTGTAAATCGTTATACGCATGAAAGCGAAGAACTTCCTCTATACGATTTCGAGATCGCTTCTACCCAAGCGTTCGCCGATCTATCCAAGCTCGGTTTCAAAACCCATCAAGAAAAGATTGCCAAGGATTTCCTGTCTCTGTTCGAGACGGATGTTCCGAAGCGCTATGACGGTAAGTGGTTCTATTCGGCCACTGTTTACTACGAGGGTAGCAAGTACCGCGTGACGGTCCATGTCGGTAAGCGTCAGGTAGCCAAGGTGACCAGCGCCGCCTATGAACACGTCACGAAACATGCGGTCGAACGTGCCAAGCAACGCTGGGGTATCGACCTCAACTCGGACTATGTGGACGAGATCGTGAAGCAAATGGACGCGGGACGCTACACGCTTCACAACACCAATGACGATTGTATCACGGTGACCCTGAATGTCGCCAGTGAAACCATCGGCCTCGTGTACAACCCAGAGGATCGCGTGATCGTCACGTTCATCCCGAATAAGAACTTGTCGGAGATTTACTAATGCCTCCTGAAAAGCGCATCGACGCAGATGAAATCACGACATGGGAAAAGGTTCAATTTCTTCGATTAAGGTAAAAACAATGATCCTGAAAATTCTGGCCGGACTGGCTCTTTTCGCTATCGAAGCCGTACTGTTTGTCGGCGTGATGACCATCTTCTTCGCGGGTTCCAAGCTCGAACCCCGCACATTCCAGCTTGCGCAAGGCGGGTTCTACATCGCCATTATGATTGCGCTGGCAGTCTTTTATGTCGCATGGCTTTTCCGCCGATGAAATGGTGTTCTTTTAACAGTTGACTTACGATTGTCTTACATGTATTACTAAGATAATCTTATGTGTTGGAGAACACAATGTTTTACGAACTGATCGTTTTTGGGTCCATCTGGTTCTGGGCCGCGACCGTCATTCCTTTCCTTCTTCTTATTGCGTTCGTTGAGAACGAAAAGAGCGGAATGGCCCTGTTTACTTTGGTCGCCACTTTCGCTGCGTTCGCGGCTTTCGGTGACAAACAGTGGCTCACATGGGTGACACACAATCCACTGACCATCCTCTACTATGTCGCCGGTTATATCGGCGTCGGCATCCTCTGGGGTATCGTCAAGTGGTTCTTCTACTGCCTCAAGCAACGTGACAAGTACGAAGCTTTGCGCAAGCTTTATACCGAAGAAGGTAAGCCTTTCAACAAGGAAACTTTCAAGCGTCTGGCTGGTTATCAATACAATGAAGGCGACTTCCCACCCAACATCAAAGAACACAAGGGTCGTGTTGTTTTTTGGATGGCCTATTGGCCGGTGTCGGCTCTGTGGTGGGTTCTGAATGATCCACTCACTCGTCTCTACAACATGCTGTATCATCGTCTCGCGGTCGTCTTCGACGGTATTTCGAAAAAGATGTTCTCGAAATACGAAAACGAACTCTAAAATAAAAGCCCCGGATAACCGGGGCTTTTTTCTTGGCATGACTTGACAATATCACGCTTCATGTTATGTTGTGAGCATATCAATATTCTAGGAGATATATTATGACTGTTAATCGTGTGCGCGGCAAGGTCAAGGAAGTCATCACCACGATTACCGGCGATCTTGACGGTAGCATCGGTGATGCGATCAAGTATCTCCAAAAGTATCAGTCCGACTATCCGAACGCCATGATCTCCTATGAAGACATCGCTGGGAGCTATGACCCTAACGAGTGTTACGGGCTGTCCATATATCACTACGTCCCCGAAACGGACGAACAGATGGCGCAACGCATCGCTCGTGAAGAAAAGATCGCTGCTGATCGGGAAAAGCATGAGCGCGCCCAACTGGCAATTCTGGCAGCGAAGTATCCGAACCAATGAGCCTAAACGTCTATTACACCGCTCGCTGTTCGGTATGTCGCCACTGTTTTGATTCGGCAGACAAGTCTACGTTCCTGACAGGATTCTTCATCGCCAGTCGTTTCGAGCATTGCCCCGGCTGTGCTCGGACCCTGTATAGACACTCGGACGATCAAGTCGTCGTCACCAAAATTGTGCGCGAATGGGTGAAAGTCCCACGGTCATTGACCAAGCCAAGCACTTGGCTTTTTGGTGGCCATTGGAATGAAATCAGTCGAGAGGTCATTCGTGGCCAATATGAAGTGGAGGAACCCTAACCATGTCCGTCATGTATCACATCATTTTTCCGGGTGGGGACCACACCAAGCTTTCGATCTGTAAAATATATGACAGTTCGTCGTATGAACTGAATGATTATTCAGTCGCTTCGCGTCGTGGCTTCGAGACCATTCCTACGGCTCTGGAATACATGTACGAACTCGCCAACAAGCATCATCTGGAATGGGTTCTCCCAGACTGGATCGGCGATGGCAACGACAACTTTCTGGACTGATCGGGGTCATGAGCATCGCCCCCAAGTTCTACAAAGCTACCCACAGTTGACCAACAGGAACTTAACTAAGTCTTCTTCGGATTTCTCTTGATTGCCATTGACGATCAGGTGACAGTAATACGAAGAGGGTCTAAAATGTAGGGTAAGTGGAAATGTGCGGTAGCCAACCAAGCTCAAAGACTGTGAATAATTTGAATGTGGTGGGTTAGTGTTGGCGCTCACGGAACCACGTATACTGAATGATCTCGCTTTGTAGCAACGAAAGTCCATGTACTTTAAGCTTGCTTTGTACTCAAAGGAAATTTTTGTCCCGCAAACAAACTCCGCCGTGTAAGCATTGTGTTGTGAACGGCGATACTTCTTCGGAGCATTCGTTATAAGTTTGATAAGAAGGTCAAGCGTAAAAGTTTCCATACGGCACGATACTTGCTTTGTTACTGAACAGTCAATTTAAAAGGAGACCACATCATGTTTCGTACCACCGCACTACTCATTCTCGCTATCGGTCTAATCGGTTGTTCGAAGCCCGCCGAAGCACCAGTTCACTCGGCCCGTGTTGGGAACGTCGCCGTCGCCGAAGCGGCATCCACCCCGGTCAGCAATCGAGCCGTCATCGCACAAATCGGCGAGTATGAGGACGGTTTCACAATCCGCGCCTTTATCTCCACCGATAAGACCAACGGTTGCCAGACCTATCTTTTCGTGCGGGGAGAAGGCATCACGTCCCAGCCTGTTCCCGGCACTTGTAAGGAGTAACGCGCATGTCCAAGCTTCAAGAAAACGTTCTGATCGGCGTGATACATTCGCTTCCAGTAATCGCTATTTTGGTAGCGGTTGGCACAGTGCTGGTTGGGTGTAAACGCATCGAAGAACCCGCCCGCGAAATGACGGCGGAAGAAAAGACCGAAGTTATGGCCGATGCCGTATTCACATCGCAGGAAACAACGCGGGTCACCGTGAAGCAACTAACCGGCAATGGACCCTTTGTGGTTTACCTGACTACTGACAATGTGACCAACTGTCAATATCTCTCAATGGTATCGGGCAGCGGGACCAACACCGAACAGGTTCCCAACACCTGTAAATAAATACGCTTATGCGTTATGAAGAACTCTTGGAAGCCGCCCCTTTAGATATTCACAAGGGCGTCCGCTATTATCACGGAACAGGATCGAAAGAAGCCGCCCTTGCCATCTGGAAGAAGGGTCTTGATCCTGCGGCTACCGAAGTCAAGTACGGTGAAAGTAAGCCCCACATGCGTCCGGTTGCGGGGCGCGTCTATCTGGCCCAAAACGTAGGCTACGCTACGGTCTACGCCATTGGTGGGGATTTCCTCGGCTCAACCGTTCCAAAGGGCTGGGAAAAGAATATCGGCTATGTCTTTGTATTCGACGGTTCGGACCTTCAAGACATACAACCAGATGAAGACAGCGTAGGTGAGTTTGTCGCCCATTGTCTCAATCGTGATCAGAAATATGTTCAGGAGAAGTATCCTGAAATCATCAACTCCCCGGATGTCAAAGAAGTAACGCGACGTGCGGGATATAACCTGTCGGCCAGTACACTTCGTAAAGTCAGGGACGGGGAATATTCATCTTGGGCCAGAGCCGGTAAAGCCATCCTCAAAGATATGAACGACCGCGAAAAGCTGGCATTCATCGATCTGGGAGCACATGTGGCTCACGGTGGGGGAAATCTTATCCCACGTGAAATGTGGGCGATCCCGGCCAAATATTCACAGAAGCTTGTCAAAGACGGCTCGAATTTCTTTGAAGTTGCCAAGCTATTGAAGAAGCGTTATTAAGAAGAAACCAGCAACACGAATTTGACACGATCTTCATCATTGTCGAAGATATTGTTCGCTATTTTTTGTATCACCGATTTGCGGCTGGGATCGAGGCCCACTGTACCGAAGCTATTTGTATATGCCTTTTCCTCTTCCTTAAAATGCTCAATATTATTCATGAGGTGATCCCGTAATATTTTTTGCGTATCTGGATAAAGAACCTCCATAAAGTTGCCCGTGTAACAAAACATTGAACAGGCGCAGTCCCAAATATTTTTAATATTTCCGGCTTTAACGTCATCTTTACACATGCGTTGGAAAGCATAGTTTACATAACGCAATACATCTTCATGAACGTTTTTTAAATTCGTTACATATTGAAGCTCGAAAGTGACAATAGATAGTTGAGCTTCGAGGCTCAATTCGGTCTTTTCTAAGTAATCTTCTAAATCATTAACACCGAACATTATTGACGTAGCCAGTGTTCGGTTCAATTCATACATTTCACTCATGCGTTTTTTAGTAATCATGCTTAACAATACTATAAAGAACATTCTTAATCAATTTTAATTGACATAACCTCAATGAGACTGTAGGTTACTTATTCATCAGGAGCGTGATATGTTCAGCAAGTTTTTCAGCGGGTCGGGGGTTTTCATAAATGGAAACTTCGTTGGTGGCGGCGTAGGAAACGGCTTCGGGATTGTTGGAAATGGAAACGTTATTTCCAAAGACCTGACACATATCATCACCGTCAAGCTTAAAGAAATCAACGTTCAAGGTATTATCGACGTTCAGTTGGAAATCGATCATTCGGTTAAAAACTCTTTGGTCCTTTCTGTTGAAGAGAATTTGGCGGAACTGATCGAAGTAAAATACAACAGCATGGGCGTTCTCACTCTGTCGATTAACGGTTCGTTCACGTCCAACCGTGGCATCAAAGTTGTCATCAAAAGCAACACGCTCAGCAAGATCACTAGAAGTGGTTCCGGGGACATTCGCGGCTATGTAGCTAACGAAGACCTGACTATTCGCGCCGATGGTTCGGGGGATATTTCCCTGAAAGGTGTGACCAATTCCCTCTACGTCGAAAAGTCCGGTTCGGGCGATTTATCACTCTCAGAATTAAAGGCGGCACATGTTCTTCTTAAGTCTCACGGCTCTGGCGACATTTCTTGCTACGCTTCTATGTCATTCAGTGGCACCACGTCAGGTTCCGGTGACGTTGATGTGTACGGTGGGCCGCTCAAGACCGACACGAAAAGCTCCGGGTCGGGCGATCTAACGATCCATTGAGTACCATTATGATTGCCAAGATAAAGCGCGTTGTCCGCTCCGTGGTCAACACAGATTTCTATTGTATCACGGGTATCGAATCGAAAGTCTATGAGACATTCGTGAATGATAACCTGATCCACAGTAGCACTCTCAAGGAAGATGCTGAGTTAGCATACAATACAATCCTAAAAGCCTACCTATTGGTTCAAATTCCAGTCGAGGTCGATTATGTCGTCGCCGCTTAAACAAGTCATCGTTATCCGCAAAGACCTCAAAATGCGCCGGGGTAAAGAAATTTCTCAAGGTGCTCACGCTTCTATGGGCGCGATCCTCGGCGCTGGTGAGTATATCACTCGTGAGGACGGCTCGGTGTATTTTCATTTGGAATTAGACGAGCGCATGAAAGATTGGCTCTTGGGAGCCTTCACTAAGATCACGGTGACCGTCAATTCCGAAGAGGAAATGCTGGACATCTATCGTCGGGCCAAAGAAGCTGGCTTGCTGGCCTCTCTGATCACCGACAAGGGCCTTACTGAGTTCGGTGGGGTTCCTACCAACACGGCCATCGCCATCGGTCCCGATACCCGTGAGAAGGTTGATCAATTCACGGGCGGCTTAGGTCTGTATTGATGAAGAAGCGTATCAAAGGGTATCCGTCTGTCGCTTGGGTTATGGCGAATAAAAATAGTCGAATATATGAACCCACCATAGATGAAAAAGTTGTACGAATGATATATATGGGTAATGGCTATACTCTACTATATAAAATCCCAAGACTGTCCGATAATCAACACTACATGGCCAGACTAAAGAATACTAATACTCTTAAGTATATTGAGCATTGTTGCTTATTTGTTGGTAAAAACAATGAATATTTTTTCAAACAAGATTTGGAAAAAGAAGTCTTGGTTTATATCACTTACTTAGATGACGCCGACCGGGAAAAAATAGACGAAGAAATCATGTTATTAACCCTTCAATCTAGTTGAGGGTCAATAACCAAAGCATTAGTGCTTCTTCGGCCTGTTCGATAGTGTGAAGAGAATCTATTTCTATTTTTGGCGGCGCTGGAAAAACGTAATGAACGTTTTTACCGATTACTATAGAAACCCCTTCGGTTTTCTTACCGAATACGGATTGCATATACTGGATCAGACGGATTCTGTGAGCCGTATAGATCAGAGAACACGTTCCATTGACAGAGAACACCAATTTGAAAAACCCACTGTCATCATCCCCATGATGCTCGAAGTCAAACATGCGCTTGTCTGTAGCGTATAGCTCGAACATTTTTTGTATGGTGGGAAGATTACACTTGTTCGCCAGATAGTCTTCGGGTCTCATAGTCATAGGTTCTTCATAATCCATTCTACAAGAGTGTGTTCAGCTTCTTCTTGGGTAGTGAGCACTCGGAAGGTTGGCGGATCGTAAAAAAGATAAATCTGTTCGTTATCGATGTGTATACATTCCGCCCGCTGAATAACACATTCGGCAGTGACCATCATCTTGACATTATTGAAGTAGTGACCGGTATAGGTCAGCAAGAAATCATCAGTTATCAAACGCAAGATGTGAATGTTTGGACTAAGGCGTTGGTAAGCTAAACCAGCCTTATTGTCAGTATATAGCTCGAACATGCGCTTGAGAGTTGGATAGGTATAGCTCATATCGCCTTCCAGAGCCTCCACAGAGGCACCTTGTTATTTCTTAGGGACGAACAAGGTGACGATGCGCAAGCACGTCCTGAGCCTCCTGAGAGAACCTGTCAGCGTGAATAACTGTTTTGCGAACTCGAACTTGCCGGGTCGAGCCATCCTTGTTCTTGATCGTGCGCCAATGTCCCTCGCGCTCATGGGGGCAACGTTCCGATCCAAGGCCCTGACCTTTGCGATTGCCCGCTGTTTCGCCGACATAGACGGTTTGCTTAAGGTGGATGACCTTGGGTTGGGGTAGGAGAGGTTTCTGACGAAGGCGTTGGCGTTGATTGATCTTGGTGATGTCGTCTTGCGATCCTGCCATAACATATTCTGTTTGGCGGTTTTGGAGAAGCCATTCACATTGGATTGCCATTGCCGCGCCATGAACCATCTGAGCCGACATTGGGAAATCGGAGTTGGTTTCGACCTGATAGAAGTCACCGTTCATGAAATAGTAAGTATCGCAGTATGGCGTACCCTCGGCGTAGTGACCACTGGTGACAACAATCCAAGTCACGTCTGCGACTTCAAGTACCTCCCCGAACTGGCCGGTGTGGAAGCTCATTTTTTGATCGAGCGAATTGGTATCATTGAAGTGCGCAATATAGGCGCGCGGTTCGGTTGGCTTCGGTAACAGTGGGCGGGCAGGATCACCGAGAGCATCACACCAGTTCAACCCGTCTTTGTCGAGAACGTATTCCGGGGAACGAATATTCAGAAGATCGCCGAAGTCAAAGCTGGGGACAGCAAAGTTCCCTTTACGCAAAGCTTCGGGGTAGGTCTTCACACGGTTGATGACCTCCCCCTTACGGATTGCTTCGATGAATTGTATGTAGAGAGACATTATATCCCCATTTGGCGTTGGCATTCAGGGCCGATACCCGTCTCGATGCTGTGCGGGACGGTCAGGAGGCGTTGGCAACGACCACAACGGCCATTGTGATAGATTGCCATGTCAGCGGGTAGCAGTCCAGCGGTCAGGCGCTCATAAGCCCACATAAACGCCTTGACGGACAGTTCGTCTTTGGAAAGCTTCGAAGATTTGTGCGAGAAGGTGAACTTACCCGAACGTGGGTCGATGAAACCGAAGTAGCTGTAATCGCCTTCGTTGTTCGGCCCGGTCATAGCGGAAACAAAGATCGGAAGATTGTCCGGCTTGGGGTCGCCCTTCTTGAGGCCCTTGATCTTCTTTTCGTACAGGCGGAAAGTGAAATGCTTTTCGGTCTTGTTGCTCTTGAACGTGGTAATCGAACGACCAGCAGTCATATAAGCCAGAGCGATTTCAGCAGACATAAAGTGAGACATTTCAATTTACCTTCCGTGATATTTTGTGATAGGATCAATCTACCATAAATCCATATGTTGTCAAGCTGTCAATATGACCCTTCCTATTTTCCATGATGCGATGTTCTGGATGCGATTGGTTAAAAGCGCCAAATTTTCCCATCGTACCGGGGGAGATAAGTATGGACGCGGAGCCGAACTTCATTTTGTAATAGAGAACGAAGATGATCCTTTGAAAGCGTTAAGGATACGAGTGTCCTATATCTCTTGTCCAGAAAAAGGTAGCGGAACCGGACTTAGCTTCTATGTACCCGGTATATTTGCTTTACATATACGCATATTCAGATTGAAAAACAGAATATCGACCGAGGACAAATTTATTTTGAGACATGACGATTATGATCACACGCACTTCAACGAAGATATACGGGCGGCGGGCGGCAATAATAATATTTACGCTATATATGATCAAGAAAAAGCCGAAGACTATATATTTAAACTGGCATTACTCCAATGATAAATCCAGATTTGTTAAATGGCATCTTTCAACGATATTGGAAGCTCGCATCTATAAATGCGGATTTCACTCTTGAATACGCCGGACATGAATGGTTAATCAAATTCTTTTGTCAAAGTATGGGGCAAAGAATCGAAGATAATGTCGTGGATTTCTTTTGTGATCGTAATCTACATTTGAAGGTATGCATGCGTATCTTTGAAACCACCAATCCGAATCCTACATATACTATCCTCGATCAAAGATGGTCTAACCCGGAAAGTCCTTTGCAAGAACCGGGGTCATTGGAAGAGTTCTTGATGATTGCCACCTTGATAGCCGAAGGTAAGGCAAGATGACCCCGGTTGAAATGGATGCTTTTTTGTTCGAACGCACGATGCGGGGATTGAAGTTGCGCCCACACATTAGCCCGAACGTGGCCGAGAACGAGGTTTCCTATTATTGGAAATATAATGATTACTCAGCTTTAGCGTCGGTCGAAGGTGACGGTTTCGTGGGTTATGCTTACAAAGTAGACGGTATATATGTTATGGGGAAGGACATGGAATGCCCGGTAACAAAGTTCCCCGATGATTTGAAAGAATATCTCAGTAAAATACCGTATTAACTAGCGCGTTGATAGCAAACGAAGATAAGCCTAATATATGCTTGTAGGTGATTTGTTCGGCGTCGAGCACATCATCGACTTTAAGCCATTCGGCTTTACGCTTTTCATCTGACATTCGATCCCAAAGCTCGCTTTTAACAAAGTTGGCATCATAATATGTTTGGAGTTCAGCTACCTGTTCGAGATAGTCTTTGTATATGATTTGTCGTTCTTTATCGGGAGTTTCCCAATACTCAAATATGTCAAATTCTGGATGACGCACTCGATTGATAAGTGTGGCTAGACGCCGACACTTCTCTATTCTCATTCGGGAAGGCTTTTTGTCCATACCCTATTTAGGCGAACATAGGAGTCTCACTCATCCCCAAAGCCATCTTGATCAGTATTTCGTCGTTGTCATCCGTATAGAAACGGCACGTGACCATCAGTTCCTTTTCGTCGGGAACCTGTTTATAGATCGGATGATTTATTCCGTGAGCATAATCGAAATAGATAATCAGATCGCCGTCCGTTGCTCTATCGAGATAGAAACGACCCTCGTTTCGAAAATATTCAATGGTGAAGTCGAAACATCCGAACTTCAAGGGGATCGACCAATACGGAAGGTCTTCCCCTGCCCGATCCCGTTCTTGAAAATGACGATCAAGAAGGGTAGCAAATCGCGCGGATATTTCGACTCCTTCGAGCATTATACGTTGTCGTCCGGCGCAGGGGCAGGGGTGTAGCCTTGAAGCAAGCCTGTCTTGCGGTGACGCTCGTTCCACTCCAACCCTTTGAGGTCTTCGTCGGAGAGTTGTTCAGCGTAGCACACGATCTCGCCGTAATCACCATAGACCGTCCCAGCTTCGTCTTGCTTCATCAGGAAGCAACCGTGGATGCCGGTAAACTCCATCTGGGTTTCAATGTTCTTGTACGTGACCTTCGCCCAAGCATTCGGGAAATGGTCGAGTTGCGAAGCTGGCTTTTGGAAGATGTCTTTGAACCATCCGCTGATTTCTTTCTGACCACCGGAACCGACATTCTTTTGTGAGAAGATGTCGATCATATCAGTAGAATCACCGTTGAGCGCCTTAATGAAGCGCAGGGCGACGGCTTGGACGCGACCCATCCATTCCGTGATGTCGATACCAACGCCTTGGAACAGGACTGCCATGTCTTCGGCCCGTTCGTTGAGCAAAGCCCAATCATTGACCGTACCGTCGATGTGGATGGCCTTGAGGCCGCAGCAGAAGGTCATGTAGCTGTAGTATTGGCTCACGCCGTCACAGAAGGCTGCGAGACAGGCGTAGCGAGCCGCTGGGGTGATGGTTGAAAACTCAGGCAGAAATTGATCGATGTCCACCGGAACCAGTTCACGAAGCTGGGCTTCGACTTTGTTCAGATCGATCTTGGTGATGTCATTCGTTTCGACAGCGATGACGATATTTTCCGCCGACTTGGTGAAGAGTGAGCGACAGGCTTCTGCGTTCTTGTTGATCAGGGCGGCGATCTCGGTCAGAACGATAAACCAGACATCGTGCGGAGAAATGCGCAGCGCATAATGCGACGAATATGATTTGCTCATGATGTTGAGGAAACCTTCGGACACCGACATTACGCCTTCTTCCGAAGGTGTATGGAGAACATGGATCGAAGCGTTGTAATTCACACCAAGGGCGTGTTTCAGATCATTGGTCAAGCCGTGAAAGCTAGACTGGCGAATGGGAGCTTCTTTAAGCTCAGGGCTGAGTTCTACGAGCATGTGCGTTCCTTATGATGGGAAGTCTAGGACGAGACGAGATTCGCAGGACGGCCCACGAACTTTTTTGATGGTGAAATCAAACTCCCGACCTCGAAACATAGCTAGGTCAGGGCGAGAATCATACGGCTCATTAGTTTGGAGGATTGCGGAAAAGGTATTGTCCACGGACACGAGAAGCATCAGGTTGTTCTTACCGCCGAATTTACCGGTATAGATGCCGGTGATGATACCTTTTACGGTCTCACCATTCGTGAATTTAGCGACGGTATCTTTCCATTTTTGAGCAATGGCACCGGACTGTTTCTCGTAATTGTAGCGGGAACCCATTAGCCACCCAGAAGCCAGAAATTGCGTGTAGGTTCGCCATGAACGGGAACCCGTGTGCGATTGCTCGTACCCTCTTCTGTTATAAGAACATGCGACGGATGATCTTGAACAACCGTATATCTTTTAGCACGTTTTACAGCGGCTTCATAGGTCTTGATGTCTTTAGCGACAGTTTTTTCGGGAGCGTAACGACCCTTGGTGTAATCGAATTTGGAGACTTGAATAGAGAACATTATTGTTCCAATGCTGGTAATAGAAGATACAGTTTTAAGAATGCTTCTTCGAGATCGGGTTCACCCGTTTCACATTCAATAACAAAATCCGTACCAGAAAAATGATGGGATGGCGATGATTGCTTTATACGATAGTCAGAAAAGATTATCTCTTCTATGAACCAAAAGCTTTGGACGCTACTATAGCGTAACCCGACCTCTATCTTACCTAACTCTGTTCGCATAGTAGTACAAGTCGGATCGATTTCCAGTAAGCCAGCATTATTAAAACGCATATTCGGCGGCGGAAAATCCGCCACCTGTATATACGGCTTCAAAGTGAGAAGCGCCTTAACAATCATTTCGACAGGAACAATCATCAGCAGCGTACTACAAAATCCCCCGGATTGGTATCGATCTGACCCTTTTGTGGGCCTTGGAATGGATGCGGCGAATGAATTTCATTCAGCTTCTTTTGCTTCTTGGCATCGCCCATCGGCGGGTCGATCACATGCTTGAAAACATCGTTGAGCTTCGCTCGGATTGTCTCGACCTGTGCCTTGTCGGGGGTTTTTGCGGCGTCCATGAAACCGATCAACCACTGAACGAATGGTAGGGTGGGGTTGGTTTCATATTCCACAACCAGCGACAGATGCTTACGCACCATGTCTGCTTGAGCGGCAGTTAGGGTGACGGCATCGACATCACCTGTGGCTTCTGAAATCTCGAAGAATCCTTGAAGCCAATACACAAAATCACGACTTATCATTACATACTCCTGAACAGGGATTAACTTTAACACAAAATTAATCCCAACTCAAGAAATATCAGAGTGTGATGATGTCGCGTCCGACCTTCGGATTTTCCAGAGGCTTGGTTTCTTCGGGAACATCGAAATCGATGAACTCGAAGTTCTCGTATTCGCCGCTGGACCTGTACTTCATAAAGGTTTGAAGAACGGCGTATTCGATGTTGTCCGCTGGCATAGTACCAGCATCGACTTTCTTCTGCGCGTTCTGGAAATACGTATTGATCTTGATCATGTCCTGATCATCATACCAATAACCTTCATTGAGACGCTGATTGAACACCTCACGGAAGGCTTTCAGTGCGTCTTCCTTAGAGTTGATCAGGTAGCGGCGGTCGCCATGCTTCTCGTTGAAGACCAGAAGCTTCGGAAATTCAGGTGACGCTTTTCTAAACATGTTAATCCCTCCAAATTTAATCTTTATCAATACACGAACAATTTTATTTGTCAATCCTGACTGTGGAAAAGATAAAATTAAAATTGACGTTGGGATGACGGCTCGTTTATATTGTTTCTACGGGCTTGTGGCGAAATTGGTATACGCGACAGACTCAAAATCTGTTTCTTCGGAGTGTCGGTTCGAGTCCGACCAAGCCCACCAATATAAAGCCGCCCATGAGGCGGCTTTATTATTTTAATGATGATGGTCGTAACACTGTCACTAATATATTGACCTAAATCGTGGTTAATGATACCTTTCCGTAAATTGGAGAATGTATCATGGGCTGTAGAAACGATTACGATCCGGCTGATTATCATAGAGACGAGACATCGAAGCTCAAGGCTCAACACGCCGATGAAATCAATAAGCTTGAAGCGATGCTCTGCGCTGTGATTGGCGTTGATGTCAGCGTAATTGACGAGATTGACGACGCCTCAGCCGGTATTACTTGTGATGATATACGTCAATGGTATGTCGAGCATAAACGCAAAGACGAAGAACGTCTGGCAAAAGAAGCCATTCGTAAGCGTATTGCTGAATACGAAGAGACGATTGCCGAATTGAAATTGAAGCTATGACCGATGAAGAATTTAAAGCAGCCTTCGAGGCTTGTTGGGGTAACGGTCGCATCAAGGTGGGAGATTACTACGAGGATTGCTCGTATGACCTCAACGTCGCCGTACACGTAAGTTATGAAGAAGGCGTTATTGACGGCATCAGCTTATTTTCTAATGCTCGACAAACACCCTTTGTTGAAGGGGCGGCTGGGGTTGGCTCCTGTAGCATCAGACATTGTGGTATCACCAAGATCAAAAAAGACAAGATCGTTGACTATATAAAGCTATGCGCCGATGAGCGATGCCGCGAGTATTATGGTTCGAAGTTCGAGAACATTAAAGCATTAGCTAATCGGATACCATGAATTTCGAAAGCAAGTTCAAACCAGAAATATGGGTAAACCTTTTTAAGTCCAAAGGTAACGGCTTCAATCTGGTGTATTATCCGTTCGTTGTTAATGAAGAATCAAAGAAAATTGGTATTTGTGGAGCCACTTCAAGTTTCCCAAATTCCGTCCGATACGATTTTATGGTGCCGGGGGTTTTCCATATTGGTTTGTCCGTCCATGCTAATGGGAGTGTCTTAGATTTTGTATATGCGACTTACCCCGGATTGTCTGAGGAAACTCTGGACAATTATCTGATGGCCATATATCTACAAGTGATATGATTTTACCTCTGGACAAAATCTTCATCGGCTTCACCTTTGATAGCGATAGCTTCAAAGAGATCGACATCGCCACCGAAGTCGAGATACCGACTGGTGATCACGTAGGCGCGTTCGGAACCATCCGCAAATTCCATACTCACGAAGGTATCGACCTGTACGCTCAAGAAGGCGATCCAGTTTACGCTATTGAGCCGGGGATGATTGTCAACATGGGTTGGTTCACCGGGCCGGAAGCCGATAGTCCTTGGTGGGGTTCCACGCAGTTCATTATGGTTCAGGGTGATAGTGGCGTCATAAATTACGGCGAACTCTTATGTCAAAGCGATAAGAAAGTCGGACAACTGATTGAAGAAGGTGAGTTATTAGGTCACGTTGCCAAGGTACTTACAACGGATAAGGGTCGTCCGATGTCCATGCTTCATTTAGAATTATATGAGCATGGATATTACGAACCGGTCGAATGGAGAGTAAATACAGAAAGACCATACGGTCTACTGAACCCACTTAGGTTATTTGTGAAGCCATGATTGTTTTTATTAAAATCATCCTAGCCATTTTGCTTATGGCCAGTATTGCTAGTATTATAATCGCATTTCATTATATGACAAGGCTATGGCGCTGTAGTGATGCTCGTTATGAACGAGTTCGACAAAAAGCGTTACGAGGTGAGCGTATCACACATGATGACGCCATGTCTGTTTTACTAAGGCACGATGATTAGGTAAAGAAAAAGGCCGCTAGATAAGCGGCTTTTTTTAGTAATGACGATCCATTCCGGGGATATAAGATTTGGTCACATCGTCATGGAAGCGACAGACCAGAGAAAGACCAGAGAAGAACAGTGCGCCGATCATGAAGGCTATAGAAATCTTTCCAGTCAACACGATGGCAATAAAAGCCATGACTGCTGCGATAACCGCAAATATTAGTGCTTTAGACATTTTCATTTTTTCCTATGTTGTGTTGCAACATTATTTACTATAATTTTCATGTCATTTCAATTAACCTGTTGACAATTCTTTGTAACAATGTATCTGGTGTGTGATGACAAAATTTTTTGACCCATTGTTGGCTCTAAGAATTACAAATTGTGCTCAAATTTACTTGGCGCACAGTAAATCTCTTGATACGCTAGATACCGATAGCATCCCCGATGAGGATTATCCTATGACCTTTATTCGAAAAGAAGTCCGCCCGAAATTCTGGGTAGATTTTTATAATCAGGTCTATGCCATCTTTAAACCAAACTCCACCTCCATTCTCGATAACAATATAGAGGGTGGATGGGACGTGATAGGGCGATCCTACACCATGTATGTGGGGGATGCTTTTGTTAAAGGCATAATTCATTATGACGAGAACGAAGACCCCGACACATTCGAAATACAACTCAAGCTCAGAAATGAGTTTTCTGTTCTTATCCGGCTGCGTCTGGATTATCTTCTCGCCGACCTATTCGTGATCAATTCGGGTCGTTATCATTGCGATCCTACACCAGAAACATCTACGCTAGTGTTCTATTCTCAGGAATATACCGACGAAGAGATCGAACAGATGCTCACCACAGAGATATTACGTAGTAAGGTATAGAACGGCCTCTGTAAGCTCGTCCAACACCCGGTCGTCCGATAGCACTATTCCGCTAGGAACCATGTATGTGATCATTTCGCCGCCGCCTAGATTGTATCTAAGGGGCGTTACTGAGCCAGCGCCGATCCATTTATAATCTTGTGTCATCGACATCGTGATGACGTATTGATCGTTGAACTTGAAAACAAACTCAGCCAGCTTAGTTGTGCGATTGGGGACCGTGGAGTTCTTTACGTCCACGAGCGCCCTTATTTCAATGAGTTTGCCGCCGTACTTGAATCGCTTATAGTAGGCGTTCTGAACGAGGGGTTTAGTTACCGACATCAAGATAAGATGGTGGAAGCCGTGACCTTCAAGTTCATCGTCATACTCGACGTATGTGAACTCAGCTTCGTTGAACACTTTATTCAAGATTTTCTCGAAGGCCACTTGGTCCATTAGGCGATTGCTCGTGTTTCAGTGCCGTATTGCGAAGCGAAAATCGATCCAAAGTCAGATCGGAAGTAGTTGCTTTTGGACGCCTGTAACTGAACGCGGGGGTAGATCAGCATATCGCCCAATCCGCGAAGTTGGCTATTCACGTTCGCCACGTATTCCTTCATTTCTTCATTGGCAATCTTGATGATCTCGCGCTGTTCCGGGGTTAGGGCGTCGGCCCCAAGGAACAGGACAGTTTGATTTGGGCCGATACTCTTGTGTGTCGATGTGAAAACGTAAATAACTTCCGGGGACGGGTAACCAGAATTGTATGTCGGATACTTTTGCTGAGAGCTTTTGGCTTCGATGCTGATCAGACCAAGGGTAGGATCATTGACAATGAAATCCGGGTTGTTCTGAGGGCCATAGGGCTGCGCTACGAACTCACCGACCGCCACGGGACAATCAATCCTCAGACCGGCCTTGTAGTCCTTCTTTTGCTTGGTGGTGAGGGTGCTCTTACTTTCAATATATCCAGCCTTCTTAAGACAGTCATGAACCATAGCTTCATGCTTGGTGCTGTTCGAGCCGCTTCCTACCGGAAGGCGAATTTCTCTGGCGAGAGAGAAGAACACTTGGATTCTGGATTTTTTGTAGGTTAGGTTAAACATGAAGATGATCCTTTATCTTTCATTAACCATATCCCAACAAAATGGATTGAATCAATTTTATTCGTATTTACTTTGATACATTTCCACGACATCAGCCTTACCGAAGCCCGGTATGCCGGTGTTCTTCAATGACAAAGCAACGAAATCCAAGTTCCGCAAATTCTCCAAAGCCTCTTCTGTTTTTGCCTTGAAGAAAATCCATTGTTTCTTACGGTCGCACTGACTCTTATCAGTCGCCTTGAAAGTATAGTCTTGATACCCTTGACGAGGGACAGCGAAGTCCCAATCGTAATCAAAGAACTTCTCAGCTTCGAGGGTTCTATTGAATTGCCACATGTCAAAGTCCGGGTGTGTCGTTTCCGGCTTCCCCCTCATGCGCAGATCGGCGTACTCAGGGTGAGCCAAAGACCATAGCTGAAACGAACATCGAACCTTATAGGTCTTCCCGTCAAGCTCGAACGAATCCTCTGGGAGAGTGTTATCGAGGATAAGGCGACCGTCTGGGATGATGTGCTTTTGGGCCGACCATTTTCTAAATTGAATTGGTAAGATGAACCCAACTAAGCCGAAGTCATTCAAAGACTTATTGACGAAATTAATAGCCAGCTTCGCCTTTTTCCCGAAGGGTGGGTTGCCTATACAAACTATGTTCTTGGCGTTTTGTTCTGGCGTCAGGTACGATCTAACGTCCGTAAGCGTGTAGTCGCACTGAATGATGCCCGACCCTTCGGGAACAAGATCGAAACCAATTATCTCAGCTTCGGGTTTGACCACGCTAAGAAAAGCACCAGCCCCAGCCGAAGGCTCAATATACAGTGTGTTATCTGATACGAAGGGTTTCATCCATTCGTAGCACTGTTGCGCGACCGGGGCTTTAGTGTAATACTTATCAAGGTCTTTAGAAGAAGTCATTCGCCTATTATAGAAAATGACAAGTATCTAAGTCAATTTTAATTCTTAGGAACCAAATATTCTTTAAGAGTTTCGAACTTAGGATGGTTGTCCCAGACCTGCATTTCAAGTGCTTTGACAATATTCTTCAAGTCTTCTAGGGTTTCTACTTTATCCCAATCGATTTTATAGCAAACAGGCACGATCATATTCATTACTTTATTCCTCAAGTAGTAAGGAGTAATGTTATCATATCCTGTTCGAACTTGTCTATATTTCCTTGAACAAACATGAGATCATCATACATAGTAACTGGACGATGATAGTCAATCGTCGTGTGGGTGATTGAGCACTTCCAGTCATTGTTTTCAAAATACATAGCAAGATGTACTTCGTCGCCTTTATCGTATTTCTTTAGCTCAGATTTGATCATTACAAGATTAGTCACCATGACTATATCGGTATCCGTTACATCAAACCGAGAGATACCGAGAGACTTAGTGTCACCTTCTCTACACACAATCGATTGTGGGCGCTTGGGGCGCTTATTTATCGCTGTATAAACTTTTTCAAAAGTGATCTCGTCCCGGCGATCTTTGAAATTTTTCCAGCGATGGAAGGGTGGGTATGTAAAACGAGGGTGATTGAAATTGGTGACGTAGAGCGCCTTCGCAGCCATGTATTGAGCGAAGCGATCATTCGCATGAAACCAAGCGAACCAACCGTCTTGAATTTTATCAATCAGGTTCATATGAACAGAGCCATCTTCATGATGTCTTCTTCAAATTGCTCAACATCACCATAGACAAAATAGTCTTTAGTGACCGTCTTATGCCATTCACCGGGCGGCATAGACCGCATACTCATGTGGGGTAGGACCGGGCTTTTGGTCAGGAACCATTCGTTAGTCCGAATTTCCACATAGTCACAAGCTGTGCTGTTTACGAAATAGTGCTTAAAATAAACCACGTTCGTTTCACGCAGATTAGTCAACGACCCGGTGGTTATATACTTGTTCAGAAAGCTAACATCTACGTCAACCTTCTTAGCAAAGAGTAAGAGCCACAGATGCTTGGCTGCGCCTCTATACCAGTCTAAATTAGTGTCTTCCTGATTACGTCGCCATGCCTCGCGGTGGATATAAGCAAAGTTCTCAACGTATCGTATCCGCACAACACACAAAACGACACATACCAAAATCAGAATCGTTACAATCGTCATCGGCACGTAAAACAGGGCGTTGAGAAGCATATGCATAATAAACCCAAAAGAAGGCCGGGGTATTCCCGGCCTTCATTCTTAGAAGTACATATCGGCCTTGAGAAAATCGGGTTTCTCGCGCATACCCAAGCTGTCCAAATATTCACGGACATCATCGATATGATGGTTGACCCAGAAGCTATTTTCCATAGACTCATTTTTGAAGATACCATCGGTATCCAAACCGTAATACCACTTGAGAGCACCACTGAGGTGTTGATCCGATGGTGGTTCATTCTCGGCCACTTGGCGCGCCGTGATAAACATTACGACCGTCTTAGCATTCTCTCTCTTACGGTGCTCCGGTGGAACTTCAATCACACCATAGCACATGGGGCCGACTTCGTGCCAATCGAAATCAACGTTGCCGTTGGCGTCAATCGTTTCTGAATACAGGATTTCGATGCTCGGACGTTTGAAGTTCGGGCAAATCCATGTGTACAGGAACAGATAAGTCTTGGAATCCCATCGTGGGTTTTCTTCGACTTCCAAGAAACGAACCCGCCAGTCAACTTCTTTGGTGCCTGTATGCTCACAGAAGTGCTCAAGCGCTTCATTCGAGAATGGGCGGCGTGGGGCCGGGATCGGGGTTTCGTCCTCGTCTTCGTCATTGTCGTCGGTATCATCGATACCTTGTGTATCGATTTCCGGTTCTTTGGCTGGGGGCTGAACCAGATATTGTGGTTCGGTCTTATAGTCAGCAGCCGGGGTCTCACGAAGGAACTCAGCAAAGCCCTGAATATCCCCGGAGGTATAGGCTGATGATCCGGTCAGACGCTTATTCACCAGTTCCCACACCTGATTGACGATGGTTTCAGGGTCGGACGGGAAATCAGTGAAGATGATGTTCGCTTGCTTCACACTGAACATGTGATACGAAGCGTAATCCCGATGATTGATAGTCAGAATACCATCAAGGTCCGCAAAAAGCTCTTTCAGCTTGTCGCCATTACACTTGGTCTTCCAGCCATCTTTGGGGCCGATCACTACCGGGAACTCTTTCGAGAACTCAGCGCGTTCAGCCGACGACATTTTGTCGGTTGTTTCTTTCAAGGCAAACAGACCATCAGCGGTTTCGGGTTCACCTTCCGCGACCGAAATTTCGAACAACCCTTCGACCTTGATGTCAGACGACAACACGTCAGCCCAAAGACGCGGCTCAATAACCGCTTTGGTGCGCTTGGTAATCATTTCGACCAGCAGATCACGCAGGGGGAGAGGACCAATGCGCGGGAAATCCGACAGAACCTTCGCGGCTTCATTGTGATCGAAAATGTAGAGATCGTCCTTGTAGTGGTACAAGACCTTGTATTCCACGATCAGGTCATAGAACAGTTGCTCGACCGCTTTCAGCATAGAACGGTTTGGCCGACCCAAATAGAATTGGAGGCCGAATCCGCTCCATTGAGAACGGGCGTCATTGTCAGTCGAACCATTGAAGCCGTAGTCGATGTCTTCGACAGGAAGGCCGTAATCGTCCATGAGGACTTGCTCGCGGGTCATGGGCGACACAAAGGCCAACATCGATTCCCACGGCCCCAGAACCTTGGGGGCTTCATCTTCGGGACCATGATAGCCCTCTTCGTTCACGTCGATATGAACGAGGTTTTCGGGTTCTCGACCACTTCCAGCCTTGGCTAGATCGGGGAACCAGACAAGACCACGAGCTTCAAGGTGACGCTTGACCGCCGCCGCTGGACGTGGGACGATGATCATGTTTTCACAGACTTCATCGAAGCCGGTGACATCAACGTTCAGTGTCGTTTCGAGGAAATCGACCACATGGTCGGAAGGGATCGCCTTGTTGGCATCCCAATAGCTCTTGGGGCAGATCGACAGAGTAGCCGCCATACCGTCTTCGTCTTCGACCATACCGAGGGCATCTTCATACAGGCCGATGAAGAAATAGATCGGATCGTTTTTGTCGTATTTGAACGAAAGATCGAAATCCCCGTCTTCGTCCTCTTCGCCTTCATGCGGCGTAAAGACAGCGCCAGCCGCCTCAAGAGATTCAATGACCAAATCTTCGTCATCGAATGAAAAATCGTTCTCTTGATTCTCTTCCAGACCCAAGCTATCGATGTCAATGTTATAATGATTGCGAAGCAACCACTCGTAATGCTTGTCGCCTTCGGGGCCTGAACAGGCGATGCGCGAACGAAGGGGGGCGAAGCACAAAGACCCATTGATGATCGTGAACGACAGCGGCCCGACTTCGCGGACTTCATCACCGTCGCCGATAACCAGTGCTTCGATATTGTGAACGGAGTTCGCAAAGATGCGCACTTCATTTCCATCGATTTTTTTCTTGGACATGCGCTTCCATTCCGAAGCTTTGGTGCCTTCGAAATAATCAGGCAGAATGTCCTTGATGTCGGCTGAACTCACGCTGGGACTCCTTTGCGCGCTTTGGGAGGTTTGATGCTGTACTTGACAGCCAAATGCATTTTGATGTCATCGTCATCCGTCGCTAGATAGAACTTTCTAGCAAGTTTTGCGTCAACATCAAGATAATACTTTTCCACAAGATCACTTGGGATACATTTTGGATTAACGCTGATCAGAGCATTAATACCACCGACCTCAGCCGCGATGCGCACCAGCTTCTCAGATGGTGACTTCACATACGAAATCACGGAGGGCGAAATTCGAATACGGGCTATTTGTATATCTTCGGCGGTGGCCGAAAGATACTCGGTATCATCAAAGGCGCGCGGAAAATCAGCAAGGACCATTTGAGCGACTTCCAGACACAGAGCACGAGCTTTAATGAACTTACGAACATTCGAAATGTCGTGACGCTCATGCTTCAAGTATTTCAAGAAACGTTCAGCGAACGCCAATTGTTGTTTAACAGTCGGGTTCGTGATGAAGCGAATCATCTTATACTGGCTATCGCCACGCATAATTTGCTCGCCGTACTGACAATCAACATCGAGCATCTGGCGACGGCTGATGTAATGATCGTTGTTCGTGCGCAGTCTTTGAAGAGTTTCTTCGAGCGCATCATAGCGATTGCGCGCAAAGATTTCCAGCTTCACGTTGATCGTCACATTTTTAGGGCGGAACTTCGTCCAAGCATATTGGCTACACTTAAGTGCCAGCAGTTGAAGTTCTTCCGAAGCATCATGGATGTGCTCGATACATTCGTGATTGATTTTGATGGCACGTTCCAATTGCGCTGTCGTAAACGCGCGCTCACCAAGCTCTTGAATGACCTTCGACGGCCATTCATAAAGCAACGCCTCTTTGGTCTCTTCTGAGAAATTGTAAATCAGCTTGATGTTATCGAAATTGAGTCTGACAGCCTCGACCGCATGTTCCGGCTTCGGAGTTTCGACATGCTTGATCGACGCCCCCTTGCTACCATTCAGGGAGACCATGATCATCTTGTCCGTAGGGTTTTTGATACCATACAGCTTGTCGCCCTTGCGGTTCAGCAAGTGGACGATAGCCTCTTCAATCAAGCCTTCGGGATATTCGGGAGTCATGGTTCCTCATGGGTTTAGTTGACGACCCTACAACAAAGTCTGAGGGGACGCAAGATGGTATTTGACATAATTATGTGGACTATGTTTAACTATTAGTCATGGCAATCCCAGAAGTCCTTTATGAATATGTGAGAGAAAATCTTGATCTGTTTACAATTGATAGATCAGGGCCAATAACCGATCCAATAGGAACGTTAGAACTCCCGCAGATAAACGCTAGTCTTGAACTCAGAAGCAAAGGTCATGGATACACTTGTGTGATTATACATTCGTCACATGGTAAAGCCTACATTACCTATGAAATTTCTCCACCGACAATGTTCATGGGTTTACGTGGTAAAGCGGTTGATTTTCATTATGAGTATGATATAGACATTCTGGAAGACCTTATCACGAACATCGTCATATTCGGGCAATGAATTATTCATCAACCTTTTCTTATTTTTTGCTCGATACCTTCATCGCTTTAGATATGGCGAAGAAGATGGAAAACTCGTCTGATGTGAATGACGCAGCACGAAGCCGAGGCCCCGGTGCGGAATGGTCCAGCACCTCTAAATTCTCAGACGCCGATCTGTCTATGATCGTGACTATCAAACGGCGCGGGTTTAAGATCATTCACTTTGAAATCTCTCTGTTCAAAGAGAATATGGTCTATCGGTCCAAATACTATTTCACCAAAGATACCGCCTTCATCCAAGATTGTCTTGGTTACATCGATTACATGGCGGTAGAGAACACTTTTAATAGCGAAGCGCTTTCGGATGCGAAGATGATTCTTACGTTGTATGTGGCATGACGTTCGAAGAATATCTTTATAATGAAGTGTTTCGGAAACGGCGTTGGTTTAATTCCTTATCGAATAGCCCAACATTCACCAAGAAAGATGAATTAAATCTTTTTGGGTTCACGGTCACTACGCCTAATTTCGACATCGAATATACCATAGCGGATGAACCCGCAGAAAACAGTAGGATAGTATACCTGTCCGTCTTCGTATGGTATAAGACAGAGCACACAAGCTATGCTTATCGTGTCTTCTATGACGTGGTTGGTGATAATGTTGATCGTGATGCGGAGTTCATGCCTTACGAATCTTTGTTAGTCACGGTCGAAGATGATTTAGAAGAACAGATCAAGGACGAGTTACTTATCAAAATGGCTATCCTATGAAAAAGCCAAAGAAGATCAAGAATCCAAACGCTCACAACTTTCAAATCAAAGATAAGTTGGAAAAGCATGGCATCAAGATGGATGTCATTCTCGATTTGTATCAGCGCGCCGGGGAAGTGAAGTACACTCAATTTTACCGCCATGATACCAAGCATGGTAAGGTTCGTGTTCAGCATAGCGAACGAGTGTTGGAAATTTTCGGCACAACATATAAGTTCAAACTGGTTCAGGATGCTTCCTATACCAGTAAGGCCATATTGCTTTTCAAAAGCAAGTCTTTTGAATATAAGATATTCTTAACTTTTCATTCATGGTATTCACGCCATGAGCGGATTAAACACCTACTCATTTGTAAGGATGCCACGGGTGAAGATCATATATTGTGCGTCATTGCCGACGAAGATGATTTCCGTGTTACTGGCCGGTTCACAGATATTGAAGATGAATTGATGTGGCTTAAAATGTATATCGCAAAGTAGCTTGACAATTACTTTGTTCGTGGTACTCTTGTCTCAAACTGTATAGGAGACAAAATATGAGCGGTTTTCACTATCTTACCGTTGACCTGAACAAACCGGGTCTTAACATCATCATTCTGGATAGGGCGTCCTGTGACGCGCAAGCAGCGCTGCGTGGTATGGCTGAACGCGGCGGCAATCATCGTTACGCTGAGATTCGCGGCGACAAGGCCAGCAACATGGCCATGATTTCGACCAACACGACTCTTCGTGCCGAAACCGAAAAGGTCGTGGTTCTTGACACGACTGACAAGGCTCAGTGGGACTTCTATGCGAAGTTCTGGGGCGACGATGGTTTCGGATTTACTTATCCGAAGGACTAAGAATATCCTTCTGATAATTAAAGTTTGACAGAAGATTGCTCGTGCGATCTTCCGGTTCTTCTGCGTCCCACACGGCTTTGATTTTCTTAGCTACTGCTTTGATTTCTGCCGTTATGTCTTTAGACCAAGCGCCATTCTTGCTGATAGACTTCTTGTCTACGATGGGGATATGGTGCTTGGTCGCGTATGCTGCCAGAAGCATCACACCGACCAGTTGCCAGCTATCACTCACAACATCACTTAATTCTTTAGAACCATAGGCTAAGACGCTGCTGTCAATACCAATTGCGGTGATGTACTTATGAACATCATCCAATTTTGCGGTAATGATGCGTTCCTCTTGCTCATTGGCGCGCATCTGAACCGGGCTATCACCGTATAAAGGTACTATTTTATATCGTTGAGCCAACTTTGACTGGTTAAGAATAAGAACCGCGAATCTATTGTTAAAAAATATAGTATTCAGATTTCGTGAAGTGCTAACGCCCATCGGAACATTACTAGGATTAGCCGTCAAATAATCACTTGATATTATATTGAATAACGATTGTTCCCTTGTCCAATGGAACAAAGGCGCATCACGTCCTTCGTTCAGCAATGCTTCGTTCAGAGCTTTAAGTCTTTCATCCCAAGTATCCATTTCAATATTTATAAATAAAGGATGCGTTATAGTGAGCTTACCGAATCCTTAGAAGACCTTTTGCCTCGTTACAAGAGATCGGGTATCGATGCTCATGATCTTTTTGATATGGCCCCGCGTTTCTCTTCCGCACAGGACTTTGCTGATCATGTATCAACGCCGGGGACAGCCACTTATCAGCGTGTTGAGCGCATCTGGAATATGTGGAAAGAGAAAGATGGAAAACCACCACAACATTTTTTAGTACCGTATCTGGCGTCGATTTTGCGTGATAAATTGGGGGCGACTTTTTCCAAACAGGCTAAAGAGCCAGATTGGGAAACGTCGCAAATGATCTTCTCAGGCGATGGGTATATTCTAGGCGGGGATGGCTGGCGCGTATTCCTAGACGCTACCTTTTTGAAAGATAAGATCGGCCTATCTGAAATCCTTGTAAAGGATGCTGGGTCAGGACTTGGTTCAAAGATCATGAACCTCCTGAAAGAAATTGCCGACGAAAAAGGTATCGGCATCGAAGTCTACAAGGTTGTCAACGACAAATTCTTCGGTAAGTTCCCTTGGTTAGAGAAGACCGGGGGAATGTCTTATGTTTATCGTCCAAAGAAATACGTATCGGAAGGTGTCATCAAGGTTCCAAAGAACTTGATGAAGAACATTGAGCTTTATGCTGTTAGATCATATATCGAATACGTCAATTCAATATTGACCGCCAAAGCGTATAAAGCCAAAGGGACAACCGACAATTTCCGTCAAGAGCTTTCTAAAATTCTCAACTTATACAAAATTACCAATGTCGATCTGTCCCACACCCCACCCGCATATGGTTTTTGGGAGAACTCTGACATCGGAGAAATAAACGGTCATCCAATTACGTTAGTGATGACTGTTGATCGAGAAAAGAAGAATACTTATCGCGGACAATACATCATTAAAACTAAAACAATACATCTTGTTCTGAGTAACATATTCGATCTCAACGAAGGGGCAATCGATACTGACTCTATTCTTTATAAGCCGGGTCATATTACGAACTACATTACGAGTGTATTCAACAGAGGAATAAGAAATCTCCGTGGTACGATTGAACACGAGTTGGCTCACGCTGTTCAATATTTACAGTATGCCGATAAGGATGCTAGACAAATTGACACAGATGACGAGTACCATAATCAGAACGTAGAGTTCTATCCGATGATTATTTCCCACGCTCATATCTTCCTTTCGAAGTTTGGTGATGAAAAAGCTGCCAAGAGGATCGCAACAAGGCGCAAGGAAGAGTTCTCAGCGGCCATCAAAGCATATCTGGGTATCGGTAAGCCAACGATCATCGAATGGGGGGCATTCGACCTTAAATTCAGCCCAGCGGTATTCTTCGAAAAAATACGCAACAAAGTTGGGATGTTCAATTTCAAAAAGGCCGCGCGGGAGTTCGTGAAAGCCGTTCATATGTACCTGAACGAGCCTGTAACCGAATCCCTGACCGAAGGTCGTGACTATCCTCTCTATCATTTTATGGACAGCCACAAAGGCGAAGCGACCTTTTCCAACAACACAATGGAAGCACGTTGGGTTCACAACATTCCCGGTTTAGGAAACGTGAAAGGGAACAGCTTCACTAGAAATCCACGTCTGGATCATGGTTCAATTATCCTCTTGACTATGGATCACACCAAGTTGGCCCAGAGACACAAAATAATCCCGGTCGATGGAGAACGTGTCTTTGCTAATCGAGACCGCCCAGAGGGTGCTATGGTCCCAGACATACGCGGTGATCGACACGGACGATCATTCACGTGGTCCGAAGAGTTCGTCATAGGCGACATAAAAAATTTCAATCGTTACGTGAAAAAGATCGAAATTCGTGGTGATCAATGGCGTCAAATTATTTCATATAAGAAAGTCATCGAAATCATCATTGACACAAAAGCCTATGCCGATAAATTCAATATACCATTCTATATTGATCCAAAGTTCCTTTCAGAGTTAATGAAAAATATTGATAGAGATCGGCAGGAAGACGAGGAAGAAGTTGACCCGGCGCTCGATGGATATGCGGCCACCCTTAAGTCTTTAGCGAAATAAATACATCATGCGTTTCAGAATTATTCCATTACTTGAATCCACTAAGCCGTCTGTTGAGGACTTGAAGAAAGCTGCCGACCAAGCCCAAGATGAATGGGATTCTTGGTATGATAGTCATTGGAAGCCACTGGTTCATCAGAGAGATCGTGGCACACCTTCTCAGAAAAAAGCTGCGCTGGCTAAGATGCGCGAGCTTCAAGATGAGCTTGATGCCAAATCGGATGCCGCGCGAAACACACAAGATCGATGGGTAAGACGTGTTAATGCTCAGGAACGTTTAGACGCCTACAAGAAACATCGTGGTCCAGACACACAACTGGACCTGTTCAACGAAGATGCTCAGGTTATTCAATTCAAGCCTAAAAAGCGCTTCCTTCGCCACTTAATCGAAGTCGTCCATTTTCCGGGGCGCGATCTTCCGTATGCCATGTTCATCTATGGCATACACTTCAATTCGTATAAAACGAGAGAAGAAGCTGAAAAGAAGGCTCTCGAAAAAGAAAATGAATTGGATCGCTCGTATTCTTCTCCGAGCGGATGGAATAGAACACGTATCGTCAATATCGGTAGAGATTGGTATGTGCTGGACAAAGGTGTGGTCGTGGGTGTTTACACATCCAAAGAGATCGCTATAAAGAAGGCGGACGAAATCAACCCAAAATTACCTAACATGCCAAAGCACGATCACTGGATAGATTGATGAGATTGTTTGAATTATATTCCAATGAGTTTGATACTTGGTTTAAAGGATCGAAGGTCGTAGATAAGAACGGCGCACCGTTGATGGTTTTCCACGGCACCCCTCATTCGTTCCACGACTTCGATGACAATAAGCTGGGGACCGGTAACGACATGTATGGTGCGGGGATTTATTTCGCGGGTGACCCCGATGCTGCTGGTGGGTACACCGGGGGTGAAAATGATAGCGGCAACGTTCGTCCGTCTTTCTTGTCTATAAAGAAACCCCTTATTGTTGATGATCGAGGCGATACCAATAAAAACCTTCCGGTCGCAGTTATCACCAAGCTGATCATGAATGCGCCGGACTTGGAAGATACTCTCTGGAACTTTGGTGATTGGGAATACGAGGGTAAGCAAAAGGTCATTACTGCCGCTATCAAAGGTTATGTTGGTCAAAGCTATTTGCGTGGTCTGAATATGTTGGGTAATGATTTCTACAGAGACGATACAGCTTTGTTTTTGAAGAATTGTTTGAAGTTCACTGCTTACGATGGTGTAATTGTTCCTGAACACAATTTCTACATTGTTTGGAGCAAGGAACAAATAAAGAGCTATTTCGAGGCTCATTAAATATTAAATTGATAAAATACTTAATCATGTATTAATATTAGTAATGACATTAATACATGACTTGACCATCCGCATAAATGAACGATTAAGCGATTACAACATTTGCGGCTTCGTCGCAAAAAATGGAACAGTAATACCTCTTGGCACAGATACTAAAGTGCTTTCAACTGTATTTGAATTGGTAACGCGAGAAACGTTGAAAGAAATAGCAGGTGACTATAACTACATATTCAAAGATGCCGAAACACAAAATCAATATCCAGATTTCACATTCTTCCACAAAGATAAAAAACATATAGCAATCGATATAAAGACTACCTATAGACGAAATAACAAGGATAAATTTTCATATACATTAGGTAGCTATACTAGCTTTATGAATGAAAAAACTCCAAATAAAAATATATTGTATCCTTTTAATGAGTATGTATCTCATTTGGTAGTAGGATTTGTTTATAATCGAGTCGATGTAAATACCGAATGTTGCTGGCGCACCGACGATATATCTTATATAGAACTACCATACAATAATATAGAAATATTTGTCAGAGAAAAATGGGAAATATCCGGTGATAAGGCCGGTAGTGGTAACACCACCAATATAGGTAGTATAACAGGATCAATAAATGATTTTCGATCAGGAACACCTATATTCAAAAATGAAGAGGAATTTCTCGAATATTGGAGAAATTATGGACGAACAAAGAAACAACGAGCGTATAATAACCTATCCGAATATAGGAATCTAAAAATTGACTCTTTAATTTGATTCAAAATATACTTGGGTATCACTGTGGCAAGTGACCATTGATCAGATGTATATGCCCTTGACATCGGGGCGAAACGTTGTGTGGGGAACATGACCCACCGCATGAGACAGATCAGTCGAACGGCTATCGACAGGGAAGACCCCACCCTGACACGGTTCCACCGATATTCGAAAGAATATGAACGGATCATAAAAAGACGGCCAGCGCTGAGTAATTGCGTAATGGCCGAACGCTATCTGGTCAGACGAAATAACAAGATTTGATGGCGTTGCTGGAAATTAACTTCCTAACCGACTTCTGCGCTGATTGTAAGGATTGGGACTTGACGAAAAAGACACTGGCGAAAGCTATCCTCACTGCGTCGAACAACCCTTTCTCACTTCAATGTGTATTACTCTCAGATGTTCATGGATTAGCGATGGTTGCGATCAAGAGACCGGGAGTCCGCTTGATCCGACATGTAAGCCTCATGTCAGCCTCGTAATTGTTATACCGAGTGGTAATCTAATCCCCCTACAGTGAGAAAACGGACAATAGGCGAATTGCGCCTAAATTCTGGTATTCTTACTGTGGGGGGATAAAGACTATTCATGGTAATAAACTATAAATAGTTTATCAACTGTCTGAAATGCTATTGGAAAATCATATGAAACTGGATGAGATCATAGGTAATGACATCAAGTCATGGTTTGGAAATAGTCAAATAGTAGATCATAATGAAGAACCTCTTCTCTGCTATCATGGTACAGGAAAAAACATAGATCAATTCGCATCTGGTTGGTGGACCGGGAATAAGAGAACCGCTCAGGAATTTGGCGATAAAATATATTGTGCTTATTTGAAAATAGAACGCCCAGCCGAAGAAGATGATTTGGTTTCGGCATACAATGAATTGACCGGAAAAGACTTTGATGATTATTATGAAGCTAGTGAAGATGCCTACACATCTTTGGCTGATTACGTCTCGGATAACGACCAATTCAAGAAATTACTGATCAGTAAAGGTTTTGATGGGCTTTCGGTTTATGATGATACAAATCATAATCCGGGGACTGTGTACGTTCCATTCTATCCCGCTCGTCAAGTCAAAGTTGTCAATATGCTCGAAGAAGACCTCACATACGATAATGTTTATGGACTTGGCGCAACCGGCTATAATGCCAATATCGATTATCGAGGCATTCGTGTAAAGATGAAGCCTAGTGTCTTTCTCGAATTGGCTCTCTCCGGGGGTTTCGATACGAGCTATGAGATCGAGAAGAAGCTTGAGGATGGTGAAGCTATTGGCGCACCGTTCCTTCTCGTAGCATTCCCAGACGAATGGTCTGATGGTGATTACTCAAAACAAGGTCATGTTGTCGGTCATGAAGGTCGCAACCGTATGCGCGCCATCAAGAGGCTTTACGGGGATATTCCTGTAGAGGTTCACATCATCGGTCATGGTCAGAAGCGTGAAGTTCGAGGACGCCATATGACCCCGGATGTGATGGCTCAGATGAATAAAGGGTTGTACAAGGAAGACAGCAAGATTTTCATCCAAGGTCCGCTGTTTACACATAATTCATAATTAGCAGTAAAATTTCTTCCTCAAGTTCATCTTGCGGAAGATCACTTTCTATGTGGACTTTTGCTTCACAATCATCGTGATTATATAAAATAATTGGCACATAATCTAAAGTTATTTTGCGCCATACACCTGTATATAGTGAAATCTTAGAATACGTCATTTCTATTTTTATGATGGTGTTAGGTGTTGAGATTTTTACATAGAGATCGTTAAGACTTTTACAATCATATGAAACTAAAAACCCACCTATACTCGACTTCTTATTATGAAATTCGGTTCGGTCTAAAATAGAACAAATGGTATCAAATGATAATGTCATGAATACAGAAGTAGCATGACCGTCGCCAGTTCGTCAACCTCTTCCTGTGTAAGTGCTGGATTGACTTCGCACCAGAATCCTTTTTCTATTACCGGGTATGCGTCATGATTACCTATAGCGAGCTTGGTCACTTTAGTTTTTTTATATCGAACATCGGTTTCGTGAAATAGCGGAGCTTCGGCGATCAGCCCGTGGAAAAATACATCGCGGAATTTTATATCGTAGAAAATACCTATCGTTTCCATTCCACCAATCGAAACGCGATAGGTAACATGTATGCTCAGGTCATCGTGACGAAATGTCATTTCGTCGTCCCTCGACATACTTGTCTTGTATGGTTTGCCATGAAGAATTTTACATACGGTCTGGAAGTCTAGCACGAGCCATACTTTATCATCAGAGAGATCAAACGTTCGTCTACTTCATCCTCTTGAACATTCTCACGTTGAATGTTGATCCAGAAATTCTTGGGATGACTGACTATATAGTCGTTCCCACCGACCGATATTAACTTGTTTGGGAACGCGCTCAGGGTTTCAGCCGAAACGTTAATTATATTCACGGTGCCTAAAATACTTATGCGCCCGTGGATCATTAACCCTCTATAAGCGAAAGTGAGTTGCATTCCGGTTCGTGACTTGTTAGTAAAGAGGAAATGCGATTCGAATGCCAGATCGTCATCAATAAAATCATAATAGAACAACCCATGTTCGCCTTCGTGCTTCGTAAGCGGAAGATGATCGAGTAAGTCTATGACATTTTCGTAGGTGAGCATTATTCTTCGTTTTGGTGGTGAGTGAACCTTGAGGCGCGTTTGACCTTGGAGGCTTGGATTTCTTCATCGGAAAACGCAGCCATATCACCACGCTCGACCATTAAAGCGATTACGCCTAAAGCGTCAAGAACTTCTTTGCGAAGAAGCTGGCGATTAGTTTCCGGTTCAGCATCATACGGATTATAGCTTTCGTATCCGTGCCGCCCGATCTTACCGATAATCTGACCGGCCTCACAGAACTCTTCTATGAGCATGGACAAGCGTTCGTTTTCAGCCGGGGTGAGATTGTTGAAATGAAAGTATGACATACAGAAAGTATATCACACTGGTATCTCAGCAATCAATTTTTAGTTAACTTTTGGTTCATGATGAAATCGACCAGAACATCCTCGCTCCATTTCATTTCAAAGACATCGGTTGTCTTATGAAGATATTCGGGCGAAGGGTGGTTCATGGGGATTGCGTATGTCCCGCCGTCATTGAGAGCACCAATAACATCGATCATTGGCTTGGATGTGTCGAAGCATCCAGACAGATCGTAACGGAACACTATGAACTCTTCTGAATACAGATAGCCTTTATCAGGATGGCGCTTAAGACCAGCCTCGGACAGTTGGAACAGGATCGTAACTTTGACGACCGGGTTACCCAGAATGTCGTTGATGTTCTCTATGACGTTTTGATGGGTGATTACCAGCGTACTGAGAAGGCTGTGTGTCTTGGTTCTATAGGTGTAGCCCACTGTGCGCGTATGACGCCCGTAGTCGGGTGCGGCGCAAAGCTGAGTGCTGTTTTCGAGAAACCATTTCCAGTTATCGAACAGGAAAACGAGACTGTCTGCTGGGAGCTTTTTCATACGGCCAACTTCATTATGATAAGTTTTTCATCGATCTCTTGCTCACTGGCGAGAGGGATGAACTCGTGAGACATTAGGTGAGCATTACCACTAACACACCACGCGCCGATAATGGGGCTGTACATTGGTGTAATCTTGATCAGATGCTTTTTAGCTTTCTGTGGCACATCGTAATCATAATCCCCGGAGATCAGGAACTCAACCGTTTCCTTAAATTCAGGGGTTTCGATAATGATGGTAGAAATGAAAACTTCCGCCGACAAAGCTGCCATACCATAGGAAACTTTTCGACTGTGGCCGAGATTACCGACCTGTCTCAGGTTGGATTTTTGCATAGTGAGGGTGAACACAAATTTACCACCATACAAAGCTTCTACCTTATACGGTAGATGCCGATATATATTTGTGTAACCCGCCGATTTCCACGTGATCTCATCCTTATATAACTGCGTGATGCGCGCCTGTGACACATCGGGAATGATGCTCTTATTCAGAAATGCGGCGATGTCCTTGGTGTTATTGAAGAGAGCCATTGAACCCCGGCACGAATAATGGAAGTACGGTTTCCATCTGTTTGTGAAGATGGTAGGCGATGGTCAAAGGGTTTTTCTGGTCAAAAGACGGCTTCTGGCGGTCATAGTTAGACGCCAGTATTGCGGGATCACCCGAATGATAATCACCCTCTTCGTCACTCAGACGGGCGATCAGAGACGGGTTACAGATGTACATGTCAAACTCACAATACAGCGTCTTGACATGGCCAAGGAACCGGCATCGGTTACAGTCGTGACGATACTGAGGGGAGAAGGTGATCAATAGACACCCGACACTTTCTGGGTCAGAAATTGCTTGGCGTGAAGCATGTTGTGGAACATGAAAGTGCTTTCGTCGGTGAAGCGACCGATGTTGTATTCCGCCAGATTCAGGATCGGGAACAAGAAATTACCGAGAATGTATTCGCCGTCATCATGAACTACGATCATAGAACTGTCAATGAAGAGTGTGGATATTTCCCCGGTCGATCCATTGGCGATAAACAGAACTGCTTCGCCGTTCGCTGCGTATTCATCAAAGCTGTTCAGAAATTCTTCGATGGTTTGAACAGAACCCTTGGGATAATATTGGCGGCTCATATTATATCTCCTATATAGTGTTTGTTTTAAATTATCATAATAAATCGGCCTGTCAACATATCAATACTAAATAATAGTGGGTTTTAACCCAACACACAAAACACACTATTAAAAAAAGGAAATAAGAGAATGAGTAAATCACCATTCGAAATCCGTCTTGAGTTGATCTCAGTGGCGCAAAGATCGTTGGAAGGCAACTACCACGAATTAAACAATCGCTTCCTCCGCCAAAATGGCTGTTTCATGACCGATACTGATCGAATATATGATTATGGTCTAAAGGAAGCCCCGGTATACCCAACAATCGCACAAATTGTAGAGCAAGCCGATGAACTTAATCGTTTCGTGAGCGGTCACGGGAAGAAGTCTGATGACGCAACCGTTATCGACCGTATCAAGAAAGCCCCGGAAAGAAGAGTATATCATGTTGACGTTGGGAATTTACCACCGGACAAGGCAGAGGAATACTTGGAAAAAATCAAGAAGCAGGTACGCGGCTCCGATGATGATCTGACAATTGATGATGACTACTTCTTCCAGAAAACTGATAAGCCGGTCAAGGTTGAAACTAAAGAAGACAAAATGTCCGAAGAAGCCAAGAAGATGAAGAACATCTTGGTAGCAGTAAATCACGCTGGGGATCGCGCCGAAGTATCTGAGAAGGTAATGGAAGAAGCCAATAAGGCTCTGGCACCACACACCAATCCAGAACTGATCATGGAGTTCGATTTGGCGACACGCCGCGTCTATCCAGAGACGGCGGAAGAAACCACGAAGATCGATCAACAATTGAAAGATCATGACTGGCCGGACAATGAGCGCACACGTGCTCACATTTTGAAAACGCTTCGTGAGTACGGTAAGAACCTGAAAATGTAATAAACGAAGGCGGGAGAAATCCCGCCTTTATCATTTCACCGGGTTCCTAAAGCTGGTCTTCTTATCGAAACCCTTGGCCTCAACCTTTTCCTTATCTGGAACAACCGGAGCCGGAATATCCTTGGACTTTCCGACAAATGTTTCGATCTCCTGATAAATCTCTTCGATAGACATAAGATTGAAACCCAGCGCCATCAAGGATGGATTCTTGATAATCGTCATGGTGTCATCATCTTTTTGCCCGCCCTTCACCAAAATGACCGGGGAGCCAAGCTCGCTGTTCAGCGGCGGCATATTTTCGATTAACCGAGCACTAATGTCGGATGAATGCCAATGACTTTGCTTATGATAAGCGATAGTCGCTTCAAACGCATTGAAGGTAGTGGGTATCTTGACCGGACGCATAACCGTAGCCTTGTTATGATCGTAAGCTTCAACGATCTGGCTTTTATCGTATATATATACGACATAACACTTGTCGCAGATGAATAAGAAGTGTGGTCTCAGATAATGACGGAAGCCAAACTTAGGAGCGGTGGATTCATCTTCCCCAACATAATGAAAGTCTTTTCTTTTCAGACCTTGTTGACGCCACTGCGGGCCGGTGTTGTAGGTTTCGGGCGGATAGAAGCGTTGATCATTTGGTATATACTCTTCCGAGATTGTACGCTCATAAACTATACGATTATCGGTGTCGTAGCCGAAGTTCGGAAAATCGTAGTAGTCTCTATAATTTGAAATAATTCGCATGATTGACACCTCTTGGTGTGGATGATAACATTACAATGTCAGGAAATCAATATTTAGAGACACCCTTTGAAAATCCTCAAAAACGCAAAATTTTGGGTGAATCTAATCAACAAAGCCAAGATGTCGTATGTGCCTTCAACCAAATGGTCTGTGGCATATAAGCATTTTCAATTTAGTGCTGGGACTATACAAATAGCTATACATACAGAGAAAGATGGTAATTTACAGACCATAGAGTTATGGCTTCCTAACAAATTTGAAATATTTGCGCATCATGCTTTTCCTCAAGATTTCGTGTTCGATAATTATTTGGACATTGGAACTGGCGCGACTTTGGGTTATCAGCTTCCTGAGAAATTAGTTATCAGTAAGGGTATAACTGATGACGAATTTGAGCAATTACTGACCCTTCTCGTATTGGAACTTTCATGACACCACAACTGATTAAATCCATAGTAAGCACCTTGGTATTTTATCCTTCCAAGAAAATCGAAGATCGCGGAAAAGGTATTATCAACGGATCAACGATGTTTGAAGGTACAATAATATCGTCTACGTTCATAGCTATTAGTCTCGAAATGCGTTCGTTTAATTTGTTAATTCATGATTACGCATTCTTAACCATAAATGGATTTAGAGGTAGAAGTAATAACGGCGAAGAAACAGAATATGAGCTACCGTTTCTTATCCATGATGTTGGTGCCATTATTACCGGTACTTATACAGTTTTCGCCAAAGGTAAACCTTCTCCGATTTTGTATCGACCGGAAGAAGAAGTTGAAGATTTCATCACTCGATACCTTTTGACACGCTGTAAATGATCTGGTAGAGACATTGTATGAATATTTTCTCGAACAAAGAATTATGGCAAAGCGTCTTCGGTATGTTTCATCTGCGCCGGATTGAGATAGAGACCGTATTATATCCTATAAACAATGCCACCGAAATTTATTCTACGACCATCGCAGCTACGGATGAGCGTTCGGAAAGAATTTTGGTGTTGACCGAGGAAAAGAAAACCTCTTCATTCTCGATGAAGAATGTCTTCGATGTGACCTTTGATAACGATGACATGACGGTTATATATTCTCGCATTCACCGGGATTCCAGCGAAGCCGAACTAGAAGAAATTTTGACGATCCTTACGTTGAGCGCCACCACGAAAAATGGCTAAGTTCCCGATAGATTTTGGTTTCTGGGTAAGTGTAGTTTCGCGCGCCCAACTTATAACTAAAATCAGAGAGGGTTACGGTGTGAAAACACTGTGTACACCATATGGTGATATTAAATGTTCGTTTATGACTGTTGGTGTTTTTGTTTTTATAAACGTTCGTTTACCTCGTCATTTCAATATATCTATAACCGGGACTTTCAAATCGCATGAACCCGACCAACCTCTATTTAAATTACACATAGACGAAGTAACTTACTATCAACTTTATGACTTTCCAGCAGAAGTAAATTACTTTAAAACATACAAAAAGAAGAGTGATATTGAGGACGTGATTGCCGTCCTTAAAATATTGACTTGCTGACGATAGTGAATTATTGTCCTCTCTCAGGAGGATTTCATGGACCAGTATTCTGAGCCGCACCGTTACTATCATAATCAGTCACACATTGATCATATGCTGGCTATGGCCAAGCCGTTCGAGAAGGTGTTAACGATTGTTGACTGTTCGTGCCTCGAACTGGCTATCAAATACCATGACATCGTGTACGAACCCGGCGCGGGCGACAATGAGGAACGCAGCATCGAAGTCATGCTCGCGGACCATCGTGCGCATCGTGACCGCGATCCTATCCGGGGTATGCCAGAATTTATGGTCGAAACCATTAAAGGTTTGATCATGGCGACGAAGGCTCCCTTTGAGCCTAAGACCGAGCTTCAGAAGCTGATGGTCTATATCGACTGGTCGCACTTTGCCTCCGATGATCGCCAGAAGCTTAACGCAGTCAATCACTCGATCTTCCGAGAGTTTCAGAAATACCCATACAGTCAGTATGTCATCGGGCGTGATGCCTTCTTCGAGACGGCCACCAGCGTTCCTCCCAAGCTTGTGGGTGATTATGTCACTCAAGAAATGGCTGACAAGCTGATCGAAGGTATCCGCCTGTCCAAAGAACTTTCGTTGGGCTTCCGCCCGAAAATCGGCATCTACATGGGTTCGTTCAATCCTTTCCACCAAGGTCATGCTCACATCGTCAAGAAGGCTGAAACGATCCTCGATAAGGTGATCATCGTTCAGGCTCTTAATCCGGGTAAGAACGCCAACCAAGCGCCTTTGCCGGTATGGTATCAAAGGTACTATCAAACAGTTCGTTCGACGGGCTACAAATCGGCGAAAGAGATCATCGACGGCATCAAGTCCGAAGACCCGGACTGCGATTTCGTTCTGATCCGGGGTATCCGTAACAACGCTGATTTGGCAGCGGAACAAACCTACATGCGCATCCTCAAGGACATGGGTGTGGACATTCCGGTCCAGCACATTCTTTGTGACGCTGAGTTCCAGCACATTTCCAGTAGCGCCGTGCGCGAACTGGCCAGCGTCGGCGTCGATCTGTACAAGGTATGATCGACGCACACTTCATCCGAAAGCTATTGAAACGCCAGTTTATTTCTTGTACGGCGATCCGCGCTGGCACGTGGGTCATGGGTTTTGATGGCTATAAAATCTCCATATCTGAGAATGGAGCGTGTTACTCGGTAACTCTGACGGTTGGTAGCTCAAAAGTCGTCATGTTATTTGAATGGGCGTCATTATTGGATGATGATTCTGTAGACTTGCCATATGGGAATGATGGTTATGTCCGTGTTTTTTCAAAGCCGCTCGAATGTAAAATTCGAGGCAAGAACACCGATGAAGCGATCATGAACTTTATATTGAAGATGGCGTGATGAACATTTCCACAATACAGAAATTGCTTCTTAAGACGACCCGCAGAAATAAAATGCTGATGGAGGGTCATGGCTTCACTCTATTGATCGTTCCAGTAGTAAACGATAAATTCAGCATTACGTTGACCGTGCCTAAGTTCAATGGTTATTATATCAAGTACCGGATGACATATGAGTCTTATCGGATGACATATGAGTCTTATCGACGTTTCAAGGGTTTAGACAATGTTTTTGCGGACGAGATCAAGATAGATGATCGCGTATTCATTCCTGAAAATCTTATTGAAACGGAACTGGTAGTTTGGGATAAAATGTATTATCCTGTGAAGGACGCCGATTCAATTTTGATGACGTTTATCCTGACGGTTCTCTAATGCAAGTCTTCAACAACGCCGGTATAGTAGCCGAACTGATCAGAAACTCCACCTACATCAAGCATCGGAGAGTGAATGATTATCGCGTCATTCATACCCGACAGTTGGACGATCTTAAGATCACACTAAATGTTTTGGGTGACGTAAATGGAGCCATTGACTGTAGCTTCACTTTTGCGCGCAACGGTCTATTCTCCGTCGAGTTCTGTATACACCTGACTACTCGCAAGCATAAGAGCGACGAAGCGCATTGCTGGCACGGCATACAGGTTGACGACATGATCGGCTTTTTTATTCACGACGAAGATATGTCGAAGGTCGAATATAAGGTCAAGTATCCCAAGACCGCCAAACCCGAAGCGATTGACGAGTATTTGATGCGATTGGTGTTGATAACCTCATGAAGCCCCTCTCGTTAAAAGAACTGGTCAACTTTCTTACTCACGCAAACGATATTGATGGCACTCAAATCGGTCCTATAGGTGGCCGCAATAGCTTATATCGTCTACGGAAACACTTAGGTTCATTACATGTCGATTTTGTTTTGAGGGATGAAGTAATAACGTTTGAAGTATCGACACCCCTTCATTTCAGATACGTAATAGAATATAGGTGGTTCATAAGTGACGTTGATTTGCGCGCGGACAATGAATGGTTTAGTCTAACATATAAAGGTGAAACCATTTTCTCTTCTCGCTATGATGAAATGTCGTTCTTGTCTTTTACATTGGAATTTTGTGTGGACGATTTCAACATCGAAGATCACATTTTGGAACAGGTATTACGTCATGGCTGATGCGATTGATTCGGTCGATCATCGAATATTTCAAATCCTTTTCAAGATAGCTGAACCACTTCGCACATACAATGACGCGGGGTTTATCCAAAGCTGGAAGCAAATCGAAAACATCAAGCTCTATGTGTCTTACAGTAAGACAGACAGGATATACGAGGCGTTTATCTATGGCCCCAAGTCTTTTAGGATAACGCTTCGATTTAGGCAGCGTGTATACGAAAGTTCAACAGACCTCGTGAATAATCGAGGGTTTTTGGATGTGGGTGGAATGATCATGCCTTATTGGAAGAACGAATACACCATTGATATAAAGAAATACAAATACTATAACGATGAACGTTTCCTAGAATTTATCACCAAAGTGATGCTGACCCATGCCTGATGCTATAGACCTTCTCACTATTAAGCAATTCGAGACACTGTTCAATCGGGCGGAGACCGAGAGGATGGTGTCAAACAATCTTTCCGGTATTATGATTTATGAGGTGTATAAGAAGTATGAAGGGATAAAGTTCTACTTGTCGTTCGGGCAGTTTGCTATCCTTGATTTGATCATGGAGAAGCATCATTCTTTTCGTGTGGATGTTTTTGTCAACTCCAACATGGCGTTCTCACCAGATCATTTGGTCGTGTTGAAGTATACGGACAGGGGTGACAAGCTAACCCATTCTTTTCGGGAAGGATGTGCCACGCTTAAGATTAAAAAATACAAACGATATAGTGATGATGATGTCTCTGAGATTTTTATGCGTGGGTTGCTGTCATCATGACCAAGGAAGAAGAAACACGGGATACGGTCGAGAACGTGCTTGCTGCTGCGCGCGACATCCGCCTATGGGAAACCGTGTTGAAAGCTGCTGAGTTTGTAGAGCGTACCAAACCCCCTATACCAAATGGATTACTTGTTACTGATACTTATAAGTATGATGATATTGATATAGAAGTAAATTGCATTCACTATAGTAAAAGATTCCCAGACAGTAAAGTAAAATATCCAGACAGTAAAGTAAAATATCAGGATGCTAATCTTCAAAGCATAGTAGTAGACTTCAAAGTTCCAGATCAATGTTTGATTAGATGGGAAGCTGATGGCTTTTGTACATATCAATCTAATAATTCTACGGTTGAGCATCATTTTGTTGCTTGGACTGGTAGCAAGGTTCATATTCGAGGATCATCTATTTGGGTACAACACGTCGAAAATAATTTTGATGCTACGAGCTTTGGTGATATATTGCTTATGCTAAAACTAAAGTTATCGGCATGACGCATATCCATAATATTTTGAAAAATGTTGAGTTCTGGTTTGACATTATCTCGAAATCAACCTTCGAGAAAGAGATCATATCCCGCGCCAATTACCGACAAAAAATAATTTATCATCGTTCGTTGGAGACTTGCGCAGGGAAGCTTCGTATCATCATTGAGACGACGCCGAATAGTGAAGATCATTATGGATACTTTTTCGGTACGATTGTTACGCTGCGCGTCTCCAAACACTTCAAGATCAGTGCGAAGTTTCGTCGGGTCACTGACAAATTCAATGATAAGTCCGTGACATTGAATTTGAACGATAAGAATACGCTGGAATTGAATGCTCAACCGCTATGGAATGGGTTTGAACTCAAGCGATATAGTAATCGAGAACAGGCCGATGATGCTTTGGCCCTAATTATATTACAGGCAAGCAAATGAATATCGGTAAAAAACTTCATGATCTTTCTCAAAGCAAAGACCCGGTTCTGGTAGCGCGGATCAGAAAGCTACAAGATCGCCGTAGAGCGCTGCTACAACGCCGACGCGAACGTCGCATAGAACAGCTACCCCAGCGCCAATTAAGCTTCCGTAAGAAGCTCGAAGCCATCAATAACTACGTGACATTTGACACTGAGTATTTCATTTATGGCGAATACGTCGAGTTTCACGAGGCTTCGGTTTGTGTTGTTCGTAGAAACAAAATAAACAAAGTCTATCGTTTCATATTCGATGAGCGTGAAAAGCCCGGTGTATCCAAAACGAACGAGTTCCATAACACTATCATCTTTAAGAACTCTTCCTTGGAGTTTATGAAGCATATTCTCAAGATGATCATGAAAGACCAAGTGGTTATGGTGTTTAACCAGATGATCGAATCGAAATATTTGACCGACAACAATATTCCTATCAAAGAATTGATCGACATCGAAGACGGATTTGAATACTCTATTCGGTTACCTAATCAGAAGTTTCCGGTTATAAACACCCCCTCGCTGGCTACTCTGTTGAAACGATTTGACATACCGTTTAAGAAGAAGCGTCTTCATAACTCAGCTAATGATGTATTTTACTTACATAAGATTGTAAAATCATTTAGGGCGAGAGGTAATTGGATACAAACCTCAAAAGGATCGTGGCAATTGACTTGACAGTCTAACAATATTATCCTAGAATGCCGAAAATTGCTCTAGGAGATATTTTATGGCCGTCAAATCGTTCACCCATTATCGTGCTTGTGATTGGGCCGCTGGTGCGCCCGTGTCCGAGCATGAAATCGATAAAGTTTTTATCGAATATACGGATGACGAGTTGACTGGTTCGTTCGAAGTCAATTGGGCGCGTATCGGTGGCTCGATAACCCCATCGTTCCAAATCTTCAACGATTGCTGGGGTATGATCGGGCGAATGCCCGAACTGTTCGATCTTATGTCTCGTCTTCATGACGAAGACACATCCCCGGATGATTTCGTCAACAAGCTTCTTGATCTGGGCTATACGGACAAGACGCCTCGCATCCTACCATATAACCGTCCGGTCGTGACTCGTTTCGCACCATCGCCAACCGGTGATCTTCATATCGGTTCGGCGCGAACGGCGCTGTTCAACTATATGTACGCTCGCGCCACGGGTGGTAAGTTCCTGCTGCGTATCGAAGACACCGACAAGGAACGTTCGACCAAAGACTCCATTCGCTCGATCTTTTCCGGTCTTTCCCGACTTGGGATCAACGACGATGCCGACCCGGTTCTTCAAAGCGATAACGCCAAGCGTCATGCGTCGGTTGTTGCGACCCTGCTGGCGAATGGTCATGCGTATCGTGACTACAGCACCCCGGACGAAACGGATGAAGACAAGCTCAAGTCCAAGAACGCCGGGACCGGTTTCCGCTCTTTCTACCGCGACATGGAATACGAATACAACGTTCCTGAGCCGGTTGGTTCTCCGCATGTCGTGCGCCTGAAAGTCCCCAACGATGAAACGATCATCATCCATGATCAAATCAAAGGTGACGTGACCTTCAATTCATCCCATGTGGATGACATCGTTCTCCTGCGCACCGATGGAACCCCGACCTACAATCTGGCGGTTGCGGTGGACGATCATGACATGGGTGTCACACATGTTATCCGGGGCGACGATCACTTGGGGAATACTCCCAAGCAATACATGATCTACAAGCTCATGGGTTGGGCTATCCCCACCTTCGCTCACATGCCGCTGATCAACGGGCCGGACGGCAAGAAGATGTCCAAGCGTCGTGACGCTACGGATGTCTCACACTATCTCGAAATGGGTTACTTGACCGAAGGTCTGGTCAATTACCTGTGCCATCTTAGCTGGTCGTTCGGTGAACAAGATGTCTTCCCGTTGGATGAAGCTATCGCCAAGTTCAACATCACCGATGTGAAATCTTCCCCGGCTCGTTTCGACTTCAAGAAGCTGGACAGCATCAATGCTGAGTGGATGAAGATGGTTGATGAGTCACGGATCGTGGAATGGATCGATCAACGCTCAACCGGTGTAACTAATGAGATCATGGATCGCATTGTTCGCGCTGTGTCGGTTCTCAAGGGTAAGCATTCGACGCTTCTGAGCCTCAAGAACGACATGGAGTTCATTTGGAGCCGTGGTATCGAAGTGGCGGATAGTTCGCCTCTGGCGGGCTTCTCTGACGCCCTGAGCCTTGTCATCTGGGAACCAGATGCGCTTCAATTTGCTATCAAGGGGTTCATTGAAGCGAAGGGCCTCAAGATGAAGGATTTCGGTCCAGCATTACGTGTGGCCCTGACAGGAGCTAAGTCCTCGCCGGAAAACCACAATGTCATGTACATTTTGGGCCGGGATGAAACACTCCGTAGGCTGCTGCCATAAGATATACCCGGCCTGATTTGAGCCGGGTATTTTTTTATTTACTCTATCAACTATATCGCTTATATTCGGTTAATCATCATTAGGGAAAACACCATGTATCGCATCGTTCAGCACAATGGTTACGTCGAGCTTCAAAAGCGTTCTTTCGTGTTTATGTGGCACACTGTCCGCGAAAAAGAAAACGACCTGAAATTTCAGCGCTGGGATACGGCGCTCGACGCCCAACGCTCGCTGTACGATTCAATCGGGATGGCTGAGGCCAATAAAATCCCGGTGGTCAATGCTTCGTGACGTAGAGACATGGCTGTGGTTCATCAACAACGCTGATGGTGTCCATAACGAGGTTGTTGTTCAGCAACACCCTTTTCGAGATAACATCGAAACGCATTTCGTGAATGATACGCTTAGTATGCGGATGGATGATGAATATGGCGATGATCGCTTGATGTTCAGCGTCTCGTCCGTATACATGGTCAAGCATTTGGTTATGTTTAATAAAACGCATATCTATTTGAAACGGGTGTGTTTCAAAGCCTTTCGGCGCAATGGGAAATTGTTTTCAGTGCGAGGAGTAATGAATATCCTCAGACCGGACGGGACAACGTTTAATGTGGATAAACCCCGATCCATAATACATAATGGCAAGATAGATCGGGAGTTCGCGGCCAAATATCTACCAAAATGTTTCGATACTTTTGAAGTCAGTAGAGCATCAGACCTTCCCGATAATAATTTCCTTTTTCTCAACTATGAAGAACCGCGTATTGAGCTAACCGATGAACAAATCGAAGATATGTTCATGATGCGTAAGCTGACATTCACATGAAGAACGTATATAAAACATCGGCTTGGGTGGATTTATATAATAAGCTGGCTGATAATATTCGGCCAGAAATAACCCGCAATACTCCGAATACCAGAATCTATACCTTTGGGAGACATCCGGGTTCCCCGCCTGATGCTCCGCGTGTTCGAGAAATATTTTCAGGTTTCGATAATGCTGATCATTATCGATATGACTATTCGTCTATGCGCTATCATCTAACTATGGTCATTCCATATAAGTTTGCGATGACGCTTTTTATTGATCATCTTTATGTGACGCCCGAAGAAAATATTACATTTCCTTTTGTATTTGGCGCGGGTATTTTTTTCAAAGTAGATGATATAGTACACCCCGGTTGGATTAAATTTCATCCAAGATATACCGTTGACGATCTGGAAGAACTTATGATAAAGTCAACTCTTCTTAGAAGGAATCACATATGACCGACCGTCTAACCAAAATTCAAGAGACCATCGTTCGCTACAATGCTTTGTTCGTGAATCCGAAGTCGTCGCCTGAAAGCGGCGTTGACCGACTTTGCGTGGGTCCGAAGCCCCCTGCATATTCGCCGGACCCCGCCGCGCTCGAAGAGTTCTGTACGGGCGTCGTCACGGATTTCCCGGTTGCCCCACTTAATGATGAAGATCGCGCTCAGGTGAGAGTAATCATCGAAAAGGGTGGACGGTTGAATCCTGACGATGAAAACAAAGCCGACATAAATGACGCCGCGTTGCTGAATACGCTCAGTGATACGTCTCTTTGTGTATTGTTTTTCTTTGGCATCATTCGTGGCCGTGTTTATGGTGTGGAGAATACTAATGGCTTCAAGACATTTTCGAGTGCTATTAAGTATTACATATTTACCTAATGAAGAATTTCATCCCCTTCAAAGTGCTCCAAGCTTTAACGCGACGGTTCGACCGCGATAAAGTTGAGTTCCATAAGTTCAGCGCCTATTTCACGGCGCAACGAGGGGATATAACTATCCGAGACACGGTTGTGATGGATCGTGAATCTACCGGCTATGATACGCGAAGGGTTGTGATCGTCTGCGCCAAGTTTACGTTGATGATACATATCGATTTGAGTGACATACCACATGGTCGCAGGACTGTGCCGCTTCACCGTCTCACGAGCGAAGATTATATACCAAAGGGTAGACTGCGCCTCCGATGCTCCTGTGAAGAACTTGAAGATTATCTGGCGATAGAGTGTCTGTGATGCGTCGTGCCCTAAGTACCATCGATCCACAAAAATGGCAAAATTTTTGCTGCTTCATGAGCCGTCGCATTTATAACCAAATGACCGATTCCGAGAAAGATAGTTGGTCAAATTCGCTGTATCAGAGGCGCAGTATGCGGATTATGCGATTGGAGTTGGACGGCATAATAGTCCGCACAAGAGCTAATAAGAAAACGCATCAAGATGGTCGGGATACTGGTTTACGATATACTCACTTGATATTGGCTAAAGAATATAAAATTTATGTTTATGAACCATATGTAATTGAGAAAATTTGGTCAGTAGGTACTGATCCGTCTTACCCAAATGCAACCGTAACACCATTCATGTCTTTTCGTGTTAAGAGTTTACCTCCCCGCGCCAGTATTAAAACGAGCCTTCCTCTCGAAGAACTTGAAGAACTTCTCATGACTACGTTGCTTCAAGATGCGTAGAATTAAAAACACCTTACCGGAAAGTGTGTGGGATGACCTCGTTGCTGTTATTCGCCACAAAAGTTCGTGTGTCTATACAGGAAGTATCAAGCGAGGATATGCGGGTAGAAGTGTAGAGTTTAGAGACAGCTATCGAGACATAAGACTTAAGTGGCGATCCACCGTTATAGGAACAATGATTCCTAATTACAGTGGAATACATTTCTCCGCACTAATAATAGCCGATGGGATACGTATTCTTTATACACATTATTTTGCGAACGATAATAATGGTTATCCAGTTTTTCGGTCCCATTTTGTGAACATCAAGTCTTCATTGTCTGTCGAAGAAGTCGAAGAGTTCATCAGTAATATACTGCTGACCAAATGATATTGATAGGTTGACAATATTGGATAATCCTGTTACACATGTATTCTTAGATCATGTGAAGGGATAAAATATGTCGGCCACCAAGTTTTCCAAGCTCTACATCGCTCTCAAGTTCCGCCTTCTCGGTGCGAACTATACGCGCGCACTGGTAGCTCTGGAAACGGCCCGCAAAATCCACAAGGATTTTCGTAAGGATGGTGAAACCCCTGAGTTTCAACACCAGATCGAAATCGCCCTTCACCTCATGACCGTCAAGGGGATTGACTCGATCCTCGAAGACGTGATCATTTGCGCCCTGCTTCATGATACCCCGGAAGACTATCCCGAAGCTCTGCCTCCATCGTGGTACATTCAGAATTTCGGCGAAGACAACTGGCGTCGTGCTCAGTGGCTCAACAAAAACCTCTGGAAGGACTATCCCACATACTTCGGCCAGCTTGCCACCGACCCGGTGACGGCTCTGGTGAAGGGTTGTGATCGGAAGAACAACTTTCAGTCCATGAACCGTGGTAAGTTCTCTATTGAAAAACAAAAGAAGTATGCCGAAGAAGTTCAGGTATATTTCCTCCCGATGCTCAAGGAAGCTCGACGGCTTCACCCGGTCTTTATGGATGCGTTCTATTCGCTTGAAAGCATCCTCAAGGATCAACATGAATTGATCACCCTGTTCATCAAAGCATCGGAGAAGTAAATGGAAAATTTACCTTCTCTCGAAAAGATGCTTCGTAATTTCGGCATAAAAGGTGTTGCCGACGAGGTTGATTTCGGCTTCGGCGTCAAGGGCGAAGAACTGCGTTGGGACGGTCTTCTGCTGATCTATTGGTCACAAAAGATGTTCGATACTTGGTTCTACGGCTTCGAGATCGTCGGGGATGGGTTCGTTCTGGACTATCGTATCCAGCGCAAAAAGCATGAAGAGGGTGGCCAACACGTCACCATGTCTTCCGAGGAAATGAATAGTATCAAACCCAAAATCAAACTGCCTTGGTTTGGTGGCCGCAAGGCAGCGGAAGCCAACTTGCTGGCCTATATCCTCAAGTATTCGGAATAGCATCATTATGGGGACGAAAATCGTGGATAAGAAAGAACCCACCGAGTTCGAACGATTGATCGCTCATTATATCCAATTCGACGTGGATGGTGCGTTGTCTGGGACGATGCCCGAAGATGAAGCCTTCGAAAGCCTGATCCAAGCGCTTCATTCACAATCTACCAGTCTCTTTGATGTGAAGGCTCAGGCCATCGCCATGCTTGTTCGTCAATACATCGCATACAATGAGTTAAAGAGGAAGATCGATGGGAATTAACTGGATCATTCTGGGGCAAGTTTTCTTGTCGGTGTTTTCCTGCATTTCAACGCTTGCCCTGACCTATCATGTGTTAGATGTCGGCTTCGCTTCAATGTGGAAAAACAAGATTGATTTCGCTGCCATAATGGCACTGATAGTCTTGTGGCTCGCTTTAGCGGTGGGCCTATTCACTCAAAATACCTCCGCCCTCCTTATGCCGATCATGTGCGCGACCATGCTATTCGGCGCTAAATGGATTTTCAGAAAGTAATCATCATGGCTGACACCACTCAAGTTTCTTTCCGCGTCAAGAACCTTCGTGCCGCACTGACTGTGACTTTGGCGAGAGTTGAACTCGACATTGCCGAACTGGAAACTACGACCAAGACACTCATGGATCACACGATCACGGTCAAGGGTTTGTTCCGCAAGTCAAGCCAACGTAAACTGCTAGACTGGCATGAATATTTGTTAAATGAAGCCATGCGCGGCGGGATGGCGGCTCTGGAATGGGCCATCAGTATCAAATCCCTCGACCGAGACTTCCTCACACCAAACTGGCCACTGATCAACCAAGAACTTATCCGCTACGCGCATTCGAAAAAGCTCAGAACCTACATCAACGAACTGGCTGACGAAATTCGCCCATTTTCGGAAAACACCAAGCTTCTCTTGCCCCTGACTTGGCAGATGAAGTGTATCCTGATTGACATCAAGAAAACGGAGAACAAGCGTGAAACTTCAACGCCGCCCCAAGGGACTCAATGATCTTGCTGGACGCACCCCGGTAAAGTTTAAGACTGTCCCCAAGAACGTCGAACGCCTCGTGGCGGTAGCCATTCAGCGTGACGGCGAAACCCATCATGGTTTCAAGGCTCATTGGGAACTCAGAGCCAGCCTTGGGGACGAGAACCCCCATGAGCGCACCCGTGGCGACAGGGAAGGCTTCTGGACGAGTGCTGAACGTTTCGTGGGTCGCTATGAAGCCTCTGACATCGGCCTGATTTCCGGTCAGGTTTTCGGTCGTGTCCGCGAACTTCTTTCGTCAGATGTTGATTGGGATAGTAAGTAGATACGTTGACAATATAATTGTTGCGTGTTATGTTGATAGTGTATCAATATATTTGGGAGATAAAATATGGCCCTCGTACACTATCAAACGTTTCTCGACATGGAATATTATGGGTATGATGATCCAACGTTTCGTGCGAAGCACAACATCCCCGATAATGGCCTGATCTCTCTGGCGAAAGATGATGAAGTGACCATCAACTTCCTCAAGTTCGCCATGAACGATGATCGACAGCAATCCATTCGTATACTATCGAACGATGCGCAAGCGCGTTTTAATGCGATCTGGCTGCGCGTCATGCGCCGTGCTGAACGGCAGATCGCAGATCGCCAGCGCGTCTTCAAGGATGCCGCTTCTCGTCTATCCAAGGTCGCGTACCGGACATTCCCGGTTTACTGGACCAATTCGTCTGAATATAAGGCACATCAGGCGAAGATTGATGCCGCCAATTCGGAGCATTCGAAGGAACAGCAAGCGCTCTACGAGCAATTCAACACTCGCAAGAGTGAAATCTGGGGCGACTTCGAAGGTGATCAAAAGAAGCAATATCAAGACGTTCACTCCCACCTCACCAATAACATGAACGATTTCGGTAAGGACGTGGATTTCGACGGCCTTGACTACAAAGCCTTTATGGCGCTGGTTGATACGTATTATGGTCATCAGGACCATTACGAGCAAATCCGCCGCCCGCCTGAGAAGTGGTACTTCCAGCGCAAGGCTGAACTCGAAGCTCTGGAAAAGAGCGACGATCTTCTCAACTCTATTCAGCGCACCCGCGCCTTGCTCAAGAAGGATACCGAGCAAAAGATCGCGGCCCTTCAAGAAGAAGGGAAGCGCATCGAAGCTCAGTGGCGCATCGACACGGCGGCGCGTGAAAAGAAACTGGAAGGTTTCATCACCCGCTATCAAAAAACCATTAAGGTCGATCCTGTTCAGGATTGGGAAATCAAAATGGCTGAACTTCTGATCGACCTGTTCCACAATCCAAACCATACCCCTACCTCCGACGATTTCTTCAAAATGGACCCGTGGGAATACGAAGCTGAGGAAGCCTGATGACCAGCATTACCATTAACGCCGAAGCCATCACATTCAGGGATGGTCGATCTCTGGCCAACCTCCTGCGCATCGTGGGAGATCAACGCAACATGACTTCACTCACCTTGAAGGTGGATGAAACGAATGTTCGCATGTTCTCGTTTATCTTCTCGCAAGTCGATGGGACGATACTGGAACAGCTTCTTCCGCCATACGCTTTGCCGACCTATCAGCAAGTGATCAAGTCCATCGTCGTCTATCAGGATACCCAGAAGCGCCAGCGCGAGTCCGGGGAAGCTATCATCCGCAAGGAACTGGACGAATATATGGAACTGCTGGACCCATCGTACTACCAGCAAACCGATGAATACCGCCAAGCGAAGGATTTTCGAAGCGTCGAACTCGAAAAACTTCATCGGATGCTGGCTGCTGCTGAGGCGCGCTGTCAGGAAATCCGCAAGGACGAGTTCGCAGCAATCGCTAAGACTGAGGAAGAGGCGCGGCAAAAGATCGCGGACTTCGTGGCAGAATATCAAGCCAAGGCCAAGCAATCCATACTCACCTTGTCCTTCTCTGAATTTTTCGATGCGGTTAATGATTACCGGGACTTCCTCAAGAAGAAGAAGGCTCTGGAAGTCGCCGCACAGAAGGTTCAAGACACCGCGTCCAGTCAACGTGAAGTCGTGATGGGTTCGGATGCCTATATGGCTGCGAATCAGCATGTCAGTCACCTTCGCGGCGAAATCCGTAAGGTTCAACAGGCGTTCGATACGCTTGAAAAGCAAATCAAGGAAAAGTTCGTTGCGACCGCAAAGGCGATTCACGAGCAACGCAGCACTTACCGCAACCGTTATATGAGTGGATTGGTATCGTCCTCCGACACCCTTGCTGTGCCGAGGAAGAAGGCGCATACCATCCTTACCCTCATGATCGACCCATCGTGGAAGCCCTGATATGATTGACCCCAGCGATTACCAAAACTTTTACCGGGATTACACCCAAAATGGATTGTATCTCGGTTTGCGCTTCGGCCAAGCGTTCCTGAAACATTTCGGGAGCGATCCAGATGTCGCGGCAATCGCTGGATTTCTCTCCGAGGAAATGTATCCCCATGAAGTGATCCAACGTCTTATTGATGAACGGATCATTCTCATGACGCATCACTATCAGCGCAAGCCTTTCGATCCGTCCTACACTTATCTGGTCGAACTGTCCAACAGCGAGATAGTCAACGTAGATCGTATCAAGGACCAAGAGCTTATGGCAGAACGCGACGGTGAGCGTGTATGGGACTTCCAAGGCCAGCCAGTGAACCCGGCTGATCCCACCATCGTTGCTTCGTTGAGTTCCCCGAAATGATTTCACCCTCTTGGATCATAGATATGATCAGGCGTGGTGAGGGGAAATACGAAATATTAAATCCTCACCAACAGCCATATCGTGTTAATCATTCGTGGCAATTTGTTGACGAAAAGGTAAATGTTCAGCATATCGTTAGTGTATTTCACAAAGAAGGTGAAATGTATTTTGATATACGTCATGATAAATTCCGTATTCGTGGTATTTTGTTTTTGACGGTGTATGGTACACCCACACCAAAAAATTACGTTTCATTCGCTCTAAAAGAAAACACAGCTTTGAGCGCTGTTTCTATTTGTCCAGACATGATCAATATTCAGCATTTGGAAATAGCTGACAAAGACACCGACCTAGATGAAGAAATGATGCTGTTGACATTATCTATCATTTAGTGCTTGTATATATTGGTTTTCTGTCTATAATTGGTCTAATGTATAAGCTCGAACAAATCAAAACCCTCACCTATGAGGAACTGGATCGCGGTTGGCCCTTGGGTATAACACCGTATGCTCCTGTGATTTGGGCGATCTGGGCTGACCTCCAAACAAGTAAAGCTCTTGCCACTAAAGCTCGAATGAAGTTGGTCAACGACAACGGTTTCAATCTTCTTCATATCAAGAACCCGTCCCGCACGGTTGTTCGTGCCGCCATGCGCAAGACGCCGTGGCTGGTGAAGTATATGAATGTTGAGGACGAAGACGAGCAACTGTGGTTGCTGAGACAACGCAAGCGCGGTCTATATCGATATTTCATAAATCCGTCCGAAGATGTGAAGATCGCCCATGTACAAAACTATTATAAGAATCTGGCGGACATCGATGATCCTCAGCCGGAATTAATCGAACTTGCAATTGAGCGTTTCAGCCAAAATACTGATTGGTTCTTTACGCACTTTGGTCATTTGATTCCGACTTGGATGTTCGTGGCGAACATGAACAGATGGTATCGGTATTTCGACAAGCTGGTTGATCCGCCGTTCGATCTAACGCTGGCGTATACGCGATATGTCCGCCATGTAACTCACGAGAATGAAAGCTATGTTCATCTGCGAGAGTTCTTTGAATATCTCAAGCATGTTTCCCCGAAGCTGACATATGAGCAAAAGGTAGACCTTTTCAAGATATATGATCGCTCCATGTTCGGCTTCGGTTATGACTCGAATATTCTGATCGAAAACTCGGATTATATTCGGGATGTCACTCTGACAAAATTATTCGCGGGCCTGTCGCAATCGGACGAAGCCCTTGTTGCTGTACTGAGGAATTGTTGATGTTTAATACCGAAGAACTTAGGAAGATGTCAGCGGATATTCTCAAGGTCAACTATCCCATCCATAAGTATGGGGATAATCACCTTAACGCAATGATTTGGTCAATCTGGGCCGATCTTCATAACGACACGCCTATGGCGGAAAAAATTCGACTGGCTCTGGTCCGCATCAATGGGTTGATGCTGGCTCACATCAATAATCCGTCCGATCAGGTTAAGCGCACAGCGTTTTCCAATGATGTGGATGCTATTCGGTATATGAAGGATCAGCCGGAAGATTTACAGCTTCGTGCGGTCAAGAAGAAAGCCGAGAGCTACGCCTTTATTAAAAATCCGACCGAGGCTGTCAATGATGAATATTTGCGGCGTAGTGCTTCTTATATTCTGATGGTGAAGAACCCAACAAGGGATCAGGTTATTTTCGCTATTCGGGGTATGTTGGATTATCAGAAGCAATTCATCGAGCCGACTATCAGGAAGTATGAAGATTTACTCGGTGAAGAAGGGCAAATTGCGCTTGCCCCGCATATTTTCCAAAATCTGCGCTACTTCACAAATATCAGCATGGATGCTTTGAAAGTAGGCTTCGAGGCGGGGATAGTCGCAGGTAGTCGGGAAATAGGCTGGCAAAGCCTGTATATGATGAGTCATTTATCCGATGTCCTCAGCAGAGAACAAAAGGTTGAATTGTTTTGTTGGAATAACAGCACCATGCACGGGTACGGTTACGACGAATCTATCATTCGAGAGAACGTCCATTACGTGACAGACCCGATACTTGCTCGGTTGTTTGTTCAGACTACAGAAGATGACGACGCGGCTATGGTCGCCGTCATGCGATCCATATAGGAGCCACCCCATGATGCAATATTTTGAATGCGCGGTGATGCGTACCATAACACTCCTTGACGGAGAAGCATATCCTGCGCAGATTACCCGACTCATGACGGAGTTCCTTGGACGCGAAGTCGGCTTGGATCAAGTGGTCGTGGTAATCCAGCGTCTTGTGAAGAAGGGGTATATAGCCTCCGATCATATGCTTCATCAGATCGACACACGCCGTCGCCCGGTGAAATTCTACAAGGTCACCAAAGAAGGCGGTAAATCCTTCGATGAAACCCTGCGTATGTGGCAAGGTCTGGTTATCCAATCGGATAAATTAGCAACCAAATAGGAGTATGTTATGAAACGTCGTCAATTCTTTATAGGTGCTGCCGCACTGACCGCTATTGTTCCCTCGGTGGCGTTCGCTACTCCTGCGCCGGATCGTTTCGATATTCTTTCTCGGATTTTTATGAACACATCCAATACGAAAGTTACCGGTGAGTTCATCGATCTTTTTGTCAAAGAAGCGGGTCTTCCCGCTCCCGAAGATTATGTAGTTGTCTGTGACGAAACAAACAACACTCCTGCGCGGATCGCCGCAAATGAACTATGGGTTGATGTTGCTATCAAACCAGTCAATGCCACCGAGTTTACATACATACCTGTTCAAATTGTAAACGGAATGTTGGTTTTTTAAAGTTGACAGCCGCTAACTTAATATATAAGAATGCTCCTAACAAAGTTTAGGAGCATTTTTTTCATTGTTCGGTGATAAACTACAAAAGTTTGAGCGCGCCACGTTGGCTCTGGTGAAGACACTGGAAGATAAAGCGTATGCGGCGAACATTGCTAAGATCATCAGCGAAGTCGAAGGCCGCAAAGTTTCTATTGCTCAAGTGGTCGTGGCTATCAAACGTCTCCAAAATAAAGATATGGTCGAAGAAAATCCTTTGAAGGTTCGTTTCGGAACTGGAAAAGGTAGTCGCCATGTTTCTGTATATAAGATCAGTAAAGCCGGTGAGAAGGTCTTACTAGATGCTGATGTTGACAATATTGGTGCTAAGTTCGGCCCAAGGAGCATTAAATGACCGTTATCGTTGAGAGATACTTTCCGTCTGACAATCCCTCATGGAAACCAATTCCTAACAACGTGGATTACACGGAGATTGTTGACTTGAGCGCTCCCGGTCGATGGGTTGATGTTTCTAACCTCTACAAGTCACCCGAAGGTGGGCTTTTGGTCTTTGATACTGTGGAAGAAGCGCGCGAGTGGATCAATGGTATGTCGCCGTGGGGTAAGCCATATTTCCGCATTCAAGGAGAAGCTTGGGAAGCGCCCCCACCCTTCTCTGTAACACACCACAAATCGTCTAAGCCGATGGTGGTTACACAACTTCAATATGCGGCTGTCAAAGAAACGTATAATACCATATCGATTGATGGTATTATGCTGGATCGTAAGTATTGGGATTTCTCATATGATTGTTGGAAGTGGAATACTACCAATAATAAATGGATTCGACTGTCTAGTGCCTGTGGCTTCGGTAAAAAGGAACATGCCGACCACCACGCCCACAAAATCAATGACGAAGTTATAGCTTCGTTATCCAACAATACTCCAACCGTAATAATATAAGACCATGATGACCGAAAAACAAAAAACAAAAGTCTCCAAGTTCATGTCACTGATCCTGCGCCACGATCCGGCGGCGGGTGGCATCACCTTGGATGAAAACGGTTGGGTCAGTATGTCAGACCTTCTCAAGGCCGTGCGCTCTAAAGTCGATACTAGTATCACGGTGAACGATATTCTTTCTGTGATAGAAACGAACGATAAGCAAAGGTTCGCTTATGAACGGGTCGAGCAAGGTATTCGAGTGCGCGCCAACCAAGGGCATTCCATCGAAGTCGATCTCAAGCTTGAAGAGAAAGAACCCCCGGCCTATCTTTACCACGGAACGTCCACGGACAATTTAAGTAAGATACTGGCATCCGGGGCGATCTCCAAGATGTCTCGTCAGCACGTTCACCTGTCCAAGGATCGTGAAACGGCGGAGAAAGTCGGTAAGCGTCAAGGCGGCAATCTTCATATCATCATCGTGGACGCCTACCACATGTCCAAGGATGGGTATAAATTTTATTTGTCCGAGAATGGTGTTTGGTTGACAGACACCGTACCGACAAAGTATTTTCTGTTCGGGAGGCCCCAATGAAAGTCTATCAGGCATATAAACGCAGCGAGACGGACGATACGGTCTATGCGTTGATCAGCACCGAAGTCTTCGATGAAGATGACGTACAGTTCGCTATTCTGCGTAAGTGGGACGGTCAGAAGCTTGGTGCGTATCGTATGTTTCTCCTTTTTGTATGGGAACAAGAAATGATTCATGTGGGTGAAGCCCATGTCCGCCCATACCAGAGCGATGTCGAGAATGGTGAGAACACCATTCTCGACGTGTTGCTCAAGGGTCTGGGTGACAATATCGTTACCGTGACTCACACAAAGGCCGGGAAGAAGGTCCAGTTCGAAGGAACTCTCCCGCTCACCGAAATCGCGCATCAACTCCTATGACCCAGACCCTCACGGACGCCGATATAGACGCATTACTCTCAAAGACGGAGGTGGATCGCCATCCGTTCTTTTGGCTTGCGAGAATCGTGATCGACCGTGAGGTTCAATTCGTAAATGATTTGAGCACAGAAAAGAAATCCGAGGTGATGAAAATCGTTGACGATTTCGTACAATTGAATCCATCAAGCTTCCAAGTCCCACGCGACTTTAGAGTTGACCTATATCCTTATTTGTCGAACGTAGACGCTCTTGTGTTGAAGATGTCCCGTTGGCTTTGGGATGATGGTATAGTGTGGGATGTCCCACGAAATGAACCGATCTCTAAATTACTCAGAGATTTTTTGAATGCTGGTGCTAAGGCTGGTCTGTGATGGTCGATTTAACTTACGATCCGAAGTGGTATGCGATTCTTCAATCCGAAGAACAACGCGATGCTGATGAAGACGTGCCGCTGGCGTATATTACGCCATTTGGTACTGATGCGGCTTTCGAGAAGCGTAAGGATACCGGATTAAATTGGGCGCAAGGTTGGGGTTGGCAATACAAAAAAGAAAACGAAAAGCCTGAAATCAAACAGTTTGAGTTTGATAATGATAAGCCCGTCGCCGGGTATAAGATCACCAAGAGCGTGTCGCGCTATATGACCTCGAACAAGGCGTTCCGGGTCACGCACCCGCAAGGCTTTCAATTCGAAATCTATGCCGACAATCTGGCAGAAATTCTTCTGAATGATGGTATTGTCGGTGGTGTTCTGTTGGGTGAATACATACTGACCAAACAGAACAACAATATCTATCTGGTGAAGGAAAACGATCCTCGTATCGTGGAACGCGCCAAGCTCAAGGTGGTCACCAAGGTTGTGGCAGGGGACATCGTTTCCTACCAGAAGAATCGCTACACCTGTGTTGGTGAGCTTGATATGAACTGGTTGGATGCTATTGGTAGTGCGTATTATTACGGCCACCGCGATTCACATGAGAACTTAGATAAAGTTCCGCCTGAACTGGCGAAACTCATTCGTAACCGTCCTAAGAATTTTGCCAGTGGGTTGTTTAATTACATCAATTACACCGTCTACAAATTCAAACGCGGTTCTAAGAACATGTTCGCTAATGGCGAACATATTATTGAGCTTACGCCAAAGAAATTCAATTTGGTATCTTCGGGTAATCCTGTCCCCGATATTACTACCCTGAACGTTGCGGGTCAGAATATTCGTCGCTTCGCCGATGTTGATATTACCGCTCTGTCCGACGATGGCTTGCTTGATTTGATCGGACGCTATCGGAACATGGTGGTTGTGTATCGCCAAGATGGGTATTTGGTCGTCTGGTCCCAATGATCTTACACGACCCAAAATTCTGGCGGATGGTGTTTGACAATTCGCGTCCTACAACAAGACCGCAATATGCTGGTCGTTGGCAGTTCTATACGAATGGTGTGCCAGAATCGAAATCGCTGATCCGTTTAAAGTTCAAACAAAATACGGAATGGGTGAACGTTTTTCATTCCAAGAAGACGGGGAAGCGTGTTTTCCACTTCCCAACGAAAATGAAGGTCTCGTTCTATGTTCGGGACGGTCAACCAGATTCGATGGACAAGTTTGCGATCAAACTCATTGGTCCAACCAAGATGGTTGATGTTGAGAAGCATCTGATGCTTTTTCTTATGATGGTGGCCAAATGATCGATTACAGACGATTTGTATGGCGACGACCGAAAAGTTTGAAGACTACATGTTGAAATATGCTCTGGACCTATGAAAAAAGAGATCGATCCTAAATTCTGGTATGACTTGTTTCATAAGTCTGAACAGATTGATTCTATTAGAGATTTAGAACGTAGGGTAGTTAGAAAGAACGGTATCGTTCTTAATATTATCTCGCGTTCAAATACCGTTAGCTTTCATGCCCCCGGTATCTTCAAAATGGATTTATCGGTATCGGTAAACTTTGCTGTCTGTGGCGCAACCGATGCGAAAAATATTCGTGCCAAGCTCAAGTCTTTCATGTATCATGGTAAGTCAACCCGCGCGGACTTTGACGACTTTCTCATGAGAATTGTACTGGCTACATCTTGATAGACCTTTTTCGGAAAAAACTCACAAAACCCCAAGGGGAGATCGTCTCGGATAAAGAGGCGATTGAGGCGGTGCGCGCGGGAGTAACCCGAACGATCAAGATAGATGACGACTTAAATCAACTCAATGCGGGATTGGCTAGTGCGGCTCCATTCCACATTTCTTACGAGCTTCCGTCTTACCATTACGAGACTATTCAAGTTCGCATCCGCCATCGTCGGTTAGTCCGCGACCAGTGGATTTTCTATCCAGAGTGGGTCAAGTGCGATACGTTCAGTATTGTATTTGATTATGAAGAACCGCAAGAAGGCAAGCTCCCCACCATCATTCAGATGCGCGTCCGTTGCGAAGAAGACGCTGACGACTTTCTGATGAAACTTATGTTGGATTTACCATGACCCATGTATTATTAGACATGCGCTTCTGGCTCAAGCTTTATGAACAAGCTGAACGGGTCAACTTTAGAACAGTTTACAGTAGTGACGGACTGGCAGCGCGCGCATGTCATAAGAAACTCTTTAATATACCGTCGAGTTCCTACACCAAGTTTGAACGTAGACGACTGGCGTTTGGTAACAAGAAGATTTACTTCTTAGCCTATATCGATCATCGTATCAAAAATACTATACCAAATTATTATGGCGCGTTTGTCTTGGGTATCAAAATCCCCGGACTGTTAAACGGGTGGATTGGTAATAAGGTTCTTGCGGCGGATTTCGAAGATGAGTATTGTGATTTTCACGAGACTGTCGTTGTTCATAACGATGAACATTTCGTTCACGTTGCCGAGAACTACAGTTCTTTTGATTATCTCACCACTGATCAAAAGAAATATGATGACTTCATGATTCGCTTAAGGCTTTCCACATGACCGACTACCCTTTTGAAATTCACGTAACCGTCGATCCGCATAGTGACTTGGAAGTGTTCAAGAGCGTGTCTAATTCTCTTGGGGTGAAGCCGCTCGAATTGATCAATATCTCCGGTCGTCTCAAGATGCTGGACTTGATGACTTCTTCCAAGATGACATGCGATTACAACCAAGTGGTCGCTCGCATGAAGGAGATTGCCGACACATTGGCCGCAGCGGGCCTCAGAGTGGTCAGGGAGAAGATCGAGACGGTTCCTTGGTATGAGAGCGCCCCCAGCGCTGAAAACGGCCTCATGATGTTCTCAGGGCAATATTTCGAGACTCACATCAATGTCTTGGCAGACGAAGCCGATTTTGAGGTCATCAAAGAGATCGCCAAGCGGAATTACGCACATCTGTCTCAGAACCTCAACAAGCAATACGACAATGGTAAATTCGTGATCATGGTCACTCAGCGGGCTACGACAGGAACCTATGAAGATTTCTTGGATGAGTGTGCGGATTTGATCGCCGATCTGGGTAGCCGGTTCGAAGTGGGTAAGCCCGACACCGAGTTCGCCGTGTTTGATTCGAACATCGCCCATGATGGTTTGTGGCTGATGTCTGTCTGATGCTCCTCCTTCCCAGCATCTTAGGTATACAGGTTCAGTCCGCAATACTGCGACATTTACCCAATCTGGACTATCGTGTGCGTCGTTTCTATAAAGAAATAGATGGTGGACACATAGTCGCCTCACGGGAAATGGTGTGGTTCGTTCCCGGCGAGGAAGATTATATTTGGGAGCTTGATCGGATTCAATATAAAGACATCGTGGTCGAGAGGGTAAAACTAAAATACTTTATAGATGAAAATCATGGTTATAACGATCATGAAGAGGCAGTCATGATGCTTCTTCTGGCTCTATCATAGAGACAACAAGAACGTCATATATTCGTCTTCGCCTTTTGTTCCACGAAGCCAAAGAAAATCTTCTATAAACAGTACAGTATGCTTGAATTTTATTTTGATCTCATAGAAATCGGTCTTAGCGATTTTTTGAATAAGGATTGGGTCATCGTAGCCTTCATAGCGTAGCTTGAAGTTCTGGCCGATAATATCCACTCGTACCCGGCTGGATATTGGCGACAGGTGCCACGCGGTGATCTTAAGTTTCGTTTTGGTGCCGAAACTTAGATCGACGCGCAAGGTCTCGATCCTAGTCCATATGTTATGCGATTTCACCGCAGACTGACCCATCATGAGATCGTTGATACGATCCATCATTCTTGATACTTCTGGGCGACGTAAATCAGAAACATTCCAAAACATTTTACGCCTCTGGCCAAGACAAAATAAGTCGCATTAGTTCGTCTTCACCCTCGTTTCGACGCTTTAGACGAACGTGGTGATGGTGAAGCCTGAGAATGTATTCCGCGCTCCCCACGACGACCGGATAGCCTTTTGTACCGAGGTCGTATTTCTCCAAGATTGTGAGGATAGTTTGTTCGGCCTTATATACGATTTTGAGAGCGCGGCTTTCAAGGATGAATGTCACATCGGTATTGTAAGCATCCAGTCTACAGATGTGATACGAAAGCTTGAAAGGAATACCCGCGAGATTGGATCGAACATGACCCTTTTCATTGAACAACCAATGCTGCTTATGTCTCGTGAAAGATTGATCTTCCCGAAGTTGATTGTAAAGCGCAAGCAACTGTTCAAATGAGGGGGCGTTCATGCGTGTAGGAGCTTAAATTTGATCGGTCTTCGTCGGAAAGTAGTTTAGTCGTTGTCGTCATAATCATCTTCTAATGGCAGCGCAGCCAACTTGTAGCGGACGCGGAAATCATCGTCGTCAGCCCAAACCGAATCAATCTCTTCCATTATCGACTTGCGGGTGGCATAGCTATTAAGTGTATTCTTAGGAGCGGCGAAAGTCAAAAGATATTCTTCAATTGCTTCTTTGGTTGTGGGGTCGATCAGATGTTTAACAAGCACACACGCAAATATTAGGCCGAGTACCTTTGCTCGAACATTCCACCATTGTGAGAAATCCCGTGTGTCTAAATATTTCTGGTCACGATCCCACATTAGTTTCAATAACGCGATGGTCGATTCATTGAATGTCTCGCGGATTGCGGGCGTCTCTGGGAAGTGTTTTGCGATGGGTGGCGCGACTCGAATACCCATGAGCAACAGGAATTGCTCTGGATCATCTTCGGGATGATACGATTTCTTGAACATGTCGTTGAGATCGGTAACAACCAAAACGCCGCTGGTGACGCAATGGATAATGTATGCCGCAATTTCTTTATTGGAAAGTTCGCGCATCAGCTATACTTCAACACAAAAGCCATGATGGCGTCTTCGCTCGAACCCTCGGTACGCATACGTTCGTCGTCAAGGCTATCTTCTCTTATTAAGTAAGCCTGTCGATCTCGTAGACGGAGGACCGACCCACTTGGCGTTTCGGTAGACCCGGAGAGACGATGACCTTCATATACGCCTCGATATTCGAGGCCGATGTTTCGGTCTTTAATGGTGAACACCATAAGACCAGCCGTAAAGTTTAAGCTGGCATACACTCGGTCATCCGAATAGCCGATATTGATTCCATCCGACTTCCATTCGGGGATCGCAGCCAGAAAATTCAGGAAGGGTCTTATTGGGACCATGAGGATAACACCAAATCCATCATCCGATCACTAACCATCGGACCCAGACCTTCAATATAGTGAAAACGATCAGCTTTACCGACAAAGCGAAACTTTACACCATCCACCGTAATTTGGTGGATTGCTAGAGTATATGATGTGAGTCTTCGGCTTGGTTTTGGTCTTTTCCAGATAATGACCGTTCCGTCCGCGTAGGTCTTCGTTGAAAGGGTCCAGTTATCGTTCATCACGATATGACCGTCTTGCGGCTCGTACTTGGCCGTAAGTCCGTTCAAGATACTCATAATCTTTTCGTGATCGTTTTTGAAAAACTTCATGAACCTGATATGTCACTATATTGACATGCTGTCAACAATTAAGTGCTGGCTACCAGAAGATTTGTCATGGCGTCTTCGGCGCGGTTCTGGTGGAAATACTTCACCTTAAGTTCAGCGAGCGTTTCCAAATCTTTACTACGTATTTTGGGACGTGCTTTGTAAGTGATAGTGAAGTGTTTACCTTTTACCACCATCATTTCCGTATTGTGATCCCATTCCTTCCACCAAACATCATAGTGGTCTCCACAGACATTTACCCAAAAACCAAATGCCTTCCCGTCTGTGTGCCTGATAAATGAGGCGCGGTTGTAGTCGATTTGGTTTTTGAAGAACTCCATCGGCGGAAGTTTATCAGAAGCTATGCGCATGTCAGGATCACTCTCATCAGAAACTCATCGGTTTTTTCAGGTGATAAGTCAGACCTAACAATACATTGAAACTTCGGACTTTCGAAAACCGTTTTGGTGATCTGTAGCTTTTCATCTAAGCAAATGCGTTTGCCTTCGATGTCTGCTTCATAGTTATCGACGCATCCCCAAATATGAATCCTTCCACTCCCATCAGTAATATGGTAGGTCATTGCTGAGGTATCCGCGCCAAAACCATTGAGAGTATTCACTAGGACTTTGAGTCCATTTGTAAGCTTGCCGCGATACGCTCCGTTCTTCCAGCGCATTCCTTGTGCGCTTCCAAGCAACGATGTAATGGTGTCGTAAGATAAGTCTGGCATAACTCTTCCATATCACGTCATTACGCCCCAGACAAGGCTCAGGACGGGCGTTAATAAGATAATCGATAAGTGTTGACTAAATTCATTTATATCGCTGTAGGGGCTTCTAAATGGCTTAAATGTGTGATACGAAATTTACCATGTTAAGCTTACCCAAACCTTACGGCTATCCAGATGGCACTCCGATCCGCATTAAGTGGATAGGTGAAGGATACCCAACCAAGCAACAGGCCGACTATGCGGCTGGTGTGGTGTTTAGTTTTGGATGTCCCCCCTTTATTATTCCCAAGGTGGCATCATCCTTGCTGGCCTCCGGGGAATATGAGTGTCGCGTAACCATTCACGGTGATACCATCCGAAATTTCGCAAGCATTCTTCCACATCTGGGTTTCTCTGTAAGTTTGAAAAAAGAACCAATGACGAAGCGTGATAAAATAGAGAGTGACTATCGATGAATGAGTTTATCGTTTCCCTTTGTTATAACTCGCCTAAGAGCGCAGAAATATACAATTATTTCCACAAAATGTATTATGACAGCGAAGTTGCTACTAAGTGGAATCGCGGGGAAGAGACGCTATATTTTGACCCCGACATCGAAATCACAATGATCAATACTTCGGTTGGTAGTTTCATTAAAGAAGTTCTCTATGAGGCCCTGCGTTTCGAATTTGAGTGGGATAAGAGTAAGGTCAGTTCGGTTAAGGTGAGTCATCGAAACCCTAAAGACCGTACCACTGAAATTGATACCGAGTTTACGACATTCCTTTTGAAATATAAATGACCTACTACATCGAAGAAGAATATCATGATATGGTGCTTTCGTATGTTCGGAAGAACATTACGATTGAGGGTAAGGCGCGCATGGACATGATGCGCTCGAAAGAACATGGCCAGCAAGTCACGCTTGAAACCGGACGTTTTATTTCGACATTTCAATTTTTCCCAGATGATAACCCCTTTAAAGAAGAACCAATACGCGGTCGCTGGGTTCTGCGTGAAATAAAATATGGTGACATTCACTTGATACGAGTGATCAATAAAGCGGCTGGAATCGACCCCTTTACAGAATATTTTATAATGAGGCATCCCACGTATGATGACGGGGATGATGCTATGATGCTTATACTGATGGTGGTCGAATGATTGGTATTGAAGTCCCAAGAGAGCTTGGTGCGCGAATCATCGACACCATTTCGAACGCTATCAGCCATCTGTCATTGACTGGATTGGGCTGGCATCCCGGCACACAAATTCATTTTACCATTGGTAAATATAAAATAATTTATGTTTGTGAGCGGGTATCCATCAAGGAAAACAAGCTTCGTTTCCGTGAGTTACAATGCGAAGCGATCTCGGTGTATTCTTTGCTGGAAGAAATATCTTCTAACGATTTTTTAGTGAACTTTAGTGACTCGCAATATACTCTTGATGAAGCTCTGATGATATTCACTCTTCATATGCCCGACGATAAGGCTGTGCCGGTAATTACTCGCCATGATCCTTGAACGCTCGAACCCAGCTTACTGGCCTATTGCTAATGGAATTGTTCGGCGCGTGAGCGAACGGTACGGACTTATTATGCTGACACCAGAAACACGAGAAGTTATCGATTTTCGTATAGGCGACGATCTCTGTACTGCGACCATTATTGGCTTAAAGGGTAAAGGTAATTATGAGATAATAAAAGTCACCACACCCACATTGATCATTCATTTTGGTAGTGGTAAGATGTTTATTTCTCGCGTTGACATAAACACAGACGAAGAGGAAGCGGTGATGATCTTATCGCTGACAGCATGATCGATACACGTTGGGTTGATGGTTATAAGAAGATCAGCGGTTGCGCCGTCATCGCGGGACCATCTGCTAATGCTTTCCATGCGCTTTATGTTGATCGGGTGATTTATGTTCAAGGAGCTTGATCGGGATACGGCTGTCTGGCTGCATGAGTATATTACTAAAAAGGAGCTTGATTATAAGAAGTTCGTTAATGAAAAACTGTACCGGGCAAATATCGATATTTTGGGATATGATTTTAGCGTAAGCTTAGATGAATTTCCGTCGAAGAATACAGGTGAAGACAAAACAATATGGTATGATGTCATTACCAAGATTAATTATGGTCGAGAGATCGTTATTAAATTCCAATACGAATATCATCTTAAGATTGAAGAACGCTTCAATATGCACGGATTTCGAGAAACTTATGGTAAGTTTCTTGCTCCCGTTTGTGTCGGTGCCACGATTCGCACCAAGACAATTGATCCAGACGAGATTTACATACAGATGAAGTTGCTCGCATGAATGATTTCGTGACCTGTGATATGTGTGACAATCGCCGCATATGTGCTGGGGATCAACGATGCGTCGATGGTAAACCTACGCCTTCGCATAAGAAGGGTAAAGCGCCGGGTAATCAGGCTTATCGCAAGGACAAGAAAAAGAAATGACACCCTACCAAAGCCTATGTGCTGCGCTTGTGAAACGCGCTGCTTTACCGATCCATAAACAATCTCCTGAGAAGCTGGTGAAGATCATCGGTGAGCTTAAGGTGACGTTTCAAAGCTATCTTGTATCCACGCCCAAGGAACATAGATACACCACGGCGGCAGCTACGATTTCTTACGAATATGAGTGGAAAAGTTGGTACGTTATCGGCATCAAGCATGATTACGTATCCACGGTCCACGAAGATGGTCGGGTCAAGTTGAGCGACGGCTTCGCCGGATCATTGGATGATGCGGCCATATCTCTGGCCATGTTTATGTCATGAACTTTTTAGAGCGCAAAAAAGTGAAATACTATCCAGACAAGGCTAATGACCTTGCTTGGGCGCTGATGTATAAAGCGGAATATGAAACGAAGCGTTTAAAAATCGGCCCGTATGATTTTGCCATCATAACCAAAATTGTTGATGGTGTGATTTTCATTTGGTCGGTTCACCACGGCCAGCCTTTATCTGATGACCGTGTTGATTTTTATTTCGAAATAAACGTAGCACCAAAAACCTCATGTGAGAGTGATTTGAAGCCAAGTGAAATTTTGGATGGAATTTTGGATCGTGTAAAATACCAATACGTTCGCGTATCAACGCATGATGGGACAGACCCGGATGAAGCATTAATGAAATTGTGGCTTTCGCTATAGTGTGATAGGATACCGATATGAAAGTATTATCCATATTCAACGCACAAGACCCGATGCTAAAGATCATTGCGGAGAAGTATCGACGTATGGCGTCGGAACTCACGCATCCTCGCATACTTACGCTTGAAGAACAGACAGAGATCAATCGCGTCCCGAAATGGATTTACCAGATAGAGGGTTTTGAAAATTTCATCTTCACCGACCCTGTTCAACGCGAATACGTCTTTGAAATGCTCAAAGACCATGTGGCTCGCTTAAAAGAGCGTAAAGAAAGTAAGGTTCGAGATTATATCGGTGATCCCGACTGGTTCCCAGAGGCTAACTCCTTCTTTCGAGCGGCTGGTCAAATGCTGTGTGGTATTGAATCAAAGGAGGTTCTTCTTCGATATTACGACGCTTTTGACTGTAGCTTCTCGCACTTCGCCGATCCCATTCTAATGAACCGGCATCTGTATCCTATTAGCTCACAAGAGTTCGGAGAAGCTATTGTTCAAGCGACGGCTGGATTTGGTAACAAGTCTGACATTTGGCTTCAACTCGAAGGTTTCACCCCGGAGTATCCCAATCGCCTCCACGTTCCAGACGATTTGCGAGAGAAATTGGTAAATAATCTATCGAGTTCTCCCATGCTCCATTATATCCAAATGTCCGTAGAAAATATTATGGAGTTGGATAGTTGTCGGAAGCGCGTTGGTTCAACGTCGCCCCTTCATACGATGCTTCCAGACATGATTCTGGCGCTCCGCAATCTACCGGATGATGAATTAAGAAAGATTAATAGTATCTGTGGCAAAAATCGTGTCGCAATGATGAAGACCATCTTAGAGTTCGACACTTTATCCGAAGATGAACAGATGGCATTAGCCCTGACCTATGATCTGATCGAGGTTCCGGCGCATGATGATTATTGACCGGGTTTGGTTCGAGAGATTTCTGTTATCGTTCTCGGATGCCGAAGCCTACTCTTGGATGTTCGACATATACCCATTCCTTGAGAACGATCATCTACAGACCTCGCTCAAGAAGATCGTCGTAGAATATGCGACAGAAAATTCGGACGAGTATGCCTCACCCTATCCTCATTCACATTGGTCCGAACTGTATCCAGTAATTCAATCACCAACGCTTATAAGAAGCCACGGCTGTTTCTATCAAGAGATCAGCGAAATGATTAAGTACCGGATCATCTGGCCCCGAAGCTATCACGCATATGTGATAGCCCAGCGTCTCAATCATATCGCTTTTCGTCTAGCACAATATGATATTTGGTTAATTACGCGGCCAGATGAAATGCCATCTGACCACCCATCAACTGTAAGATGCATAATTCATCCATGATAGTATCCATATCTACCACACTAGTGTAGTTTTCAGCGCGCCACTTACCGTCTTCAAGAGGCGTCAAATCCATTCCGATTTTCGCCGTGTCCGAAGTATAGCTGATACGCATTCGCTCTACTTTGGAAGTATTGTCTTCGTATACTGTGAGATATTGATTCGAAACAAAAGCAAAGGAGTGAGTTCGTCGGGTTGTGGTTACTACGAGATAGTTGTCTTCTGTTGTCGCGCCTTCGATCAGAAGGCAGTTATTATTGTCAGAATAGAATTTACACAAGGCTGCGATGATGGAATCCGTGAACATGATACTCAACTCCCTGTTATGCCCGACTTTGGCATGATCGAGCCTAACCCGGTTTTTAGAGACCTGTCAACGAGGATTTTTATTATATTTTAACCATAATACCAATTGATCCTTTCTCAACCTTTATGATATGATGAACGCGGAATGTAACAGGGGTAGGCGTGTGTTCACAAAAATCGATAACGAATTGAAGATGTCCGAGACGGACACGCACTTGTTTTTCCTGAATGGACCGTTCAGCCAATGGTTCCCGTCCGATTTCCGTGGTGGCTTTAGTGGTAATTTTGGCCGCGATTTTCAATTTGATTTTCATTGTGCCGAACAATATATGATGGCGGGGAAAGCCGCTCTCTTCCAAGATGAAGAGACTTTCATAGAAATCTTAGAGGTCGAACAGACCGATAAGTGGCAGGACGCTCCAAAACGCTGTAAGGAGCTTGGTCGCAAAGTAAAGAACTTCGACCAAGCCGTCTGGGAAGCTAATGCGCGCGATATTGTGTATCGCGGGAACCTAGCCAAATTTGAACAGGATGATGATCTACAAGCGTTCCTGCTGGCTACGGGCGACAAGCATCTGGTTGAGGGTGCTTGGTACGATGCTGTATGGGGCGTGAAGCTCGCATGGAACGATCCCAAGATTGTAGACCCGGCCAACTGGCAGGGCACGAACTGGTTAGGCGAAGCTCTCATGAAGGTGAGAGAGGAAATCCGCAATGGCCGAAACTAATGAGCGGATGATTCTTCGCACGGTCTACCTCGATTCGGCGACGGACGACGCATTGCGGATAAAATCATTTAAAGATGGTCTTACCAAAAGTGAGATCATTCAAGAGGCATTAAAACAGTACCTCTCTAATATACCCTCGCCCACAGCACCCTCCCATACCGTAAAAAAGAAGTGCGGTAGAGAACGGAATATGTGATGAAATACGATCATATGAACTTTTGGATCGATCTGTTCAATCGTTACACGACGAAGTTTGACATCAACGATGGTGTCTCCGTGGCCGAGATCATTTCGCCAATGGGTAAAATATCACTTGCCGCGACAAATAGTATGAGCGAGTTTAACGCCAGCCATTGTATCGTCAAGATAGAAGACGAAGCGGGCGTGTATATTTCCGGCTTCAAATTCACTCTAATTGATGATCCCAAATATCACCACAAATATATTGTCATGAAATTTACGATGGAGACGGGTGTTGTCTGGATGTTATCGGGATCATATATCGAAGGTCGTCCGAACGTTGATCGTCGGGAAGAAGTTGAAGACATCCTGACCAACATATTGTTAGTCGCCGCTTAAATCGACCTTCTTGCCCTTGGCGCGATCTGATTTGCGCTTGAGGACTTTCATCGCGGCCATAGCTTTACGCTTATTCCCATGACGGAACCCAGCGCCGAAATCGCCATTGAAATCGAAGTCCTTCACCTCGGTCGCCGCTGACAGCTTTGCGCCGTTGTCGATCTTGGTGAACATGCGATCAAACGTCGCTTTTTCAGCGCCCTTGAGATCGCCCTCACGTCCATTAAAGACCGCGTTCATGACGTTGGTTTTACGAGACTTACCCATTACGCAGCCTTGAGCTTTTCGAGACGGGCTTGGGTGCGGGCGGCGATGTGCTCCCAGCCATGCTTCAAGGCCAGCTTAAGACGGCCTTCCAGTTCCTTGATTTGGCGCTTGCGGGCCTTTTCTTCCAGCATGGCGTCATAGGCATGACGCTCACGAACAGCGTCTTGAACCGTGAAGAAACGGCTTTGCTTGAAGATGTCGTCTCGACGCTTGCTCATATTTGGTATCCTTCAATAAGTGAAAGTCATATTCGATGACTATACCTTACCATAGATACAGTATTTGTCAAGCTGTCCCTAGAGACGGTGTGGACAGCAAGCGATAGTGGCCGATTTTTTCCATAATCTGTGCTTCTGAACAGTCATTCAACTCGTATTCAACACGAGCTTCCCGATCAATAAATAAAGCCGCATTGCTGGTAATTTGAAATAACATGGTGTCTTCTTCATAATCACCCACCTCAGCGGGTGTGAGAATGATTTTGGTGTCAAAATGCTCCGACTTGACGGTCATAGTAATCAAGTCTTCTGGACGTTCTTTATCCAACTTGACTTCTATATACATGCTGATGTCACTAGCATCTAAACGCTTTTTACAAATAAAAAAATTTTTATCCTCTACATAGACCGTCTCGGCCATATAGAAAATATCACGCCACAACTCAAAGTCTTTAAGCACAACATCACTCCCACTTAGAGGTGTAGTGTATACTTGTACTTACACAAGGTCAACAGACAAACGAAGGTTAACCAATATATCTTCCACTTCTTCAATAGAAGTCCCGCGTAACGGCTTTATTTTTGTATGAAATACGTCCTCAAGATCAACAGCTTCATGGCGGTTTAAGGTGAACGGAACCTCACCAAATCGTACTTTCATAACGCACATGAATTTGTGCTTATATATTACTCGAATGATGCCGGGTTTTGAAACATTATATAAAATATAAAATGAAAGTGGTAGCTCGGTATGATGATATTCGACTGGCCAATATCTCGATACACCTTTCACCGACACAGGATAAGGCACAACAAATTTATCGCATGTATGACACAGCGCAGCCCAGAATTGAACATCATCTTGGATTCTCATAGCGTCAACGCCAATCGCATCATGGCTTCATCAATTTTTTCTTGAGACGATTTACGAATAGGGCGAAGGGATTGCTCCATACAGTAGGACATATGGTATTCACCATTGTCTAAAACCGTTCTTACCGGAAAGGCAGCCCGACCCTTACAAGCTTGGAATTTGATCGTGAACTGAAAAGTGTTTCGATACTTGAATACCACTTCCATCGGGTGATGAAGGAAATCATAGAAACCTTCACGGGGCATAGGCCGACCGGGATTTTCAACCCAATATCGAAATCGTTCATAATCGATGAAGCCACCGTTGCGGTAGGTCTTGTATTTGAAGATAGGTTCGCGGACGAGGATCGACAGCTTCTCGTCAGGTAGATACTTATACCGAATGCGTAAACGCTTATCGGCAAGAGTTTCTATCTGGGAACTAACGGGTTTGGCTTTGGCTAAAAGCGCCAACCACACATCAAGTTTGTCAAACATGTAATCACTGGACATATTTTGTTGTATCAAAATATACCCTTAATTTCTATTAAATTTTTATAAATGGTTGATGATCAGCATCGCCAGATGATCACCGATTATATCACGATCTTTGGTGAAATTATTTGAATCACAATTATAGTAGATCACGGCATCCGATATGGCAAACCCATAGTCGGGAGAGATTGGATCATATGAGACCGCCATTTTGTTATCAACATAAAAGTAGTGTGTTGGAAACTCCATTCCCGTCACGTTGCCGGATCGTAGCACGGACCCGTGAACGACGATCAAATCGCCACTGACATTCGTTTGAAGCTGAACTGTGATTTTATTAGTCCAGTCGGCTGAATTGACATGTATCGTATAATCATTGGTGGACGCGATGAAACCGTATCTTGACCCAATGATGGTAGCTTGCTCAATTAGTTTTTTAAATAATTCTGGGTTCATTACAGTTCCATGAGGACGAGAAGCATAAGCTCGTTCTCGACTTCTTCGGGGTCGATATAGCTTTGCGCGCCATCTTTGGTTTGGCGTAGGGCGCGGCAATCGACAACCTTAAACGTAGATGGCTCGACGCCTTTCAATACCATCCTGTTCGCAGCGCCGATGGCTACCGGAAAACGATTGGGTGCATCTGCGGCTTCGAGAACATCCCCACCCGGTAGCTCGAAGATCGACATCTGAGATTTGATATGAAGGGTCTTCGTTGCGAGCGCGACTTCGGCGATTAGCCCATCGGGCTTTCGTACCAAGCGCAAGAATACTTGGTATTCATCAGTGGACACCATGAATGTATCGGGGGTTACCCGATTGCGCCTGTTGATTGGTGTCTTGTAGATCAGAGCTTTGAGTTGTTCGATTTTCAATTCGTGGGCCTTAATGGGTATCCGAAACGAAACTTGCTTACGTTATCGTAATACAACATTACCCGCGATGTCAATATGTCATCGATCTTAAAATTGTCCTGACCTCGATGCTTTATGTAAGTAAAGAACGAAGGGATCAAACGAAAGAATGATTGGCTAGAACTGGTGAATAACATATGTTCACCTCTAAGTGTTTTTTGGAACTTAGTCATAATGTATATGAGCATATGAAGACCATACATGTCATACCTTTGTGGTATAGTATGATCACCAATAACATCGTCGGGAACTTCCCGATCATTCATATAATGTTCGAGATTTAGTTTGAGAAAAACGTAGTCCTGATGAAATTCCGGTGGGAGCACAGTTTCGGATCGCATGATACCATACATATCCGTGATAATGTCGAAAAGAAAGCTCATTACGGCTTTCTTCTCAACTTTACCTTCATACATTTGCGTAACTAGATCATTCCGCTGATGATGGAATACGTCTTCTACCGGTGGCACGATCAAGCCTTATAATTATTTGGGATCGTCTCTTTGATACCATCCGACCAGACATTATCGGTGCGAGTGTAGCGGCTCACAGTGAACTCGCTATCCTCGTCCTTAGCTTCCAAGAGAATGATACCCACCGGCCCTTTTACGTCCTCCTTGAACGCTCCGATAGCCATGCGGCGCACAAACGGTGTACCCACGTCCAGATTGGTACGATTGGGACGAAGCTCAATCCCTTCGCGCGGTGTGTGACCGTGAACGACATGCTTTCCAAAATCATGGAGAGAGAACAGGAATTTGTTTCGTATCCACATACGATCTTCATTCGTCTGTTCCGCCATAGTCTTATCCGGGTTCAACCCAGCATGGACGAAGATGTTTGCTTCTGTCTCGATGAACGTAGGAAGTCCACGCATCCATAGCACATGTTTAGCGCGAAGGTCTTCTTGTCCCTCGTAGGACTTTTCAGTTTCCAAACCGCCATTCCCGGCCCAGAAACGGTAAGCTCCTGCCCCGGAGTAGTATCCGACATCATGCGCGCCGATCATCATGGATTCATGATTACCCATGAGGCATTCGATCTCGTTCTCGATAAGATATTCTACGAGTTCGGGCGATCTGGGGCCGCGATCTACATAGTCACCCAGCCCGATAAACCGCGCATCGGCGTCCATCGCCAAGATATACTCAAAGGCGGAACGGGCAATATCGTAATGGCCGTGAACATCGGTAAAGGCGTAAATGGTTCTCATAACTTTTTCCTTGATAGACACACTATATATCAATATTATGTGTAGGACAATTTATTTGGAGTTCCCGATGCCTAAACTGATGACCGAAAAAGGTGAAGTCGAAGTCGCGTATGTTGACGGCTACAGCTTCGGGGACACGTTGTTAGAAGGCGTTCTGTTCGAGGTCAGGGTCAAGAATGATCAACTGGTATGCGAGGCTCACCACGAAAGCGCAGACACTTATTTGAAGCGCTTCAATTCAGCGCAAGTCAAAGACTGGTATGCCGATGCTCTGAGAGTAGCGGTTGTTGACGGTGACGGCTTGGTGACCGCCAATAGGCATGGTCACGGTGAAGAAGATGTGTGGGTGGAAGACTAATGCGACTGGTAATCGAAATTCTGGTAGACAATGGTGACGGACGATCCGACACGCACGATGTTCCGATAATATACGAGAGTGCCGATACCCTGATCAAGGATATTGCAGAAATTGTAACCAGACGCACGGCTCAATTGGTGAGTCTTCGAGAGGCGGCAACCAAGGCGTCTCAGGAAATGATGCGTTTATATCTCGAAGACAAAGATACGCAGGAGGCTCTTGAGGCTCAACAGAATGCGTTACGGTGTAACCGCGCAGTTATGGACGCTAAGAGCTTTACAATCGGCGGACGCATGTTCCTGATCGAGAACTTCGATGTCGGTCATATCACCGTCTACACTCTGGACGAATGGTATGCGGACGTTGAGAAATGAATATCCTCGAAAATCCCCAATTCATTCTAAAGCTTGTTTCTGACGCGGATCATACGCAATGGATGGGGAGCAATGATGCTGGAATAACGCCCGCAATATATAATATCGGTGAATATAAAATTACGATTACTATGGAGAAACGCAGAAATATGCTTGAAATAGAGCATAGTTTATTATCTGCTAAAATAGAAATGACCCCGGCATATGTAATGCAACCGGAGCCATTCTACACAATACATACGGGTAACGGTTTTATGGTCTCGTTCACAAGCCTAAAGCTTCTTGAATACCACACGAACGATCAGGAAGCTATGGACGAAATGTTAATAAAGCTGGCGCTAACGATCTAGCGGAACAGGTTACGTAACCAGTCACCGAATGTCGCCTTTGGTGCCTGAGCATCCACAGACTTGGCCACGGGCGTTGTGCGAATAACCTTGGCATGACCATGATGCTGGCGGTTATGTTCATCCCGATTGTCGAAATGATCCTGCGCTAAATCCTCAGCTTCCGCTTGAGATTTCCCACCTTGGAACATGAACTCTTTGTGGCCAGCGCGGCGCGAGTACCAGACTCGATACATCTGGTATCCGCTACCCTCATTGGCCCAATCGCTATTGGTTCGTGCGATATATTCTTCGATGCTCATTGGAATTTTTTAATCCAGCCGTAATTGTTTTTGATCCACTGAGGCAGATCGTCCAATGGCCGGGTCCATTGTGATTCAGGCTCATCGCTCACCCCCGGAGCTTTGATCGTCACGGTGCGTTGATTGCGCTCGCGCTTACCGATGATCACCAAATATGGAACCTTTTGGACCGCTTTGTCGCGGATTTTGGCATTTAGCGTTTCCGACCGATCATCGACTTCAACCCGGAGACCAGCTTCCTTGAAGATGGCTGCGACTTCGTGTCCGTAGTCATTACATTCCGTGACGATGGGAAGCACAGAGAATTGGACCGGGGCCATCCATAGTGGGAAGCGTCCCTTACAGTGCTCGATATAGATACCGAGGAAACGTTCAAACGTTCCCAGAATGGCGCGGTGGAGCATCACGGGAATTTGTTTCTCGCCTTGCTCATTGATGTAGGAAGCGTCCAGTCTTTGTGGCAGAACAAAGTCAAGCTGGATCGTCCCGCATTGCCATGACCGGCCTTGCGAATCTTCCAGATGGAACTCAAGCTTGGGACCATAGAATGCGCCTTCACCTTCTACGGGAATCGCTTCCACACCCGCCAACCTTGAAGCTTCGGCTAATTGAGCTTCGGCTTTATCCCATACTTCATCCGTTCCCGCTCGCGTCTCAGGACGCAAAGCCAGATAGACATTCCCCAGCTTAACACCGAGATCGCCGTACACTTCCTTGAGAAGGGCGATGAAGTCTGCCACCTCGGACACGACCTGATCTTCACGGCAGAAGATATGCGCGTCATCTTGCTTGAAGGCGCGAACACGCATCAGGCCATGAAGACCGCCAGATGACTCGAAACGATGGCAGGAGCCGAACTCAGCCATGCGGATTGGGAGATCGCGGTAGGACTTTTGACGGTCATTGAAAATTTGAATATGCGACGGGCAATTCATCGGCTTGAGCGCAAGGAACTCGTCTTCATCCGTTTCGCAGATGAACATGTTCTTCTTGAACTTTTCCCAATGACCCGACTTTTCCCACAGAACGCGATCCATCAGGAGAGGCGTGTTGACCTCTTGATAGCCATGCTGATCGAGCTTCTTGCGAATGTAGGTTTCCAGCGCGCGATAGACAAGCCATCCCTTCTGGTGCCAGAAGACCATACCTTTGCCTTCTTCCTGAATGTGGAAGAGGTCAAGATCACGACCGATGTTGCGGTGATCATGGGGATTTTCGATGTCAGACATGTGTATCTCAAGTTTTGAATTTAAGCTTAAGAGTTATACGTATAAGGGTCCAGTGTCAAGAAGAAAGCCACTATTGCTTCTTCGATTTCATCTTTGGTCATTGATGTTTTTGTCCAACCGTCGCGGAACTCCAATCTCTTGGTGCTATATTTAATTGGAGGTTCTTGGTAATCAATATCGAACAACGCTTCGTATGGGGAATGGCCTTTTAATGGTGTTACCCCAAACATTTTTTCGCTCTTGAAATACTCGGTGGCGAGGTCAAGACTTATATATCTTATCACGACCCGAAACAATGTACCCTTTCGTTTATTGAAGCTACCAGCAGGTATTATATACGCCTCCCAAACACCCTGCGAGCACCAGCGGCGCTTGAAACGGTTATTACCGTGCCAATTGAGGGTGTTTATAAGTTTCACCCAAATTTCAGCTTCCAATTTCATGTGTTACTCGAAAGCAGTCAGAGTTAGGACTATCAAGATTTCATCCATTTCATCTTGAGTGATGATTGTGGGCGCATATTGACGCGCGGTCATAGTCATGGTGCTAGGATCAATACGATACGGGGCTTCCTCATTAGACCTAACATCAAACTCCAAGGTAGAAAATGGGTCCAATCGAAAATTAAATGTTAATTCTATCTTGAATTTAGATTTAAGAGTGATGACGATGCGATAAGTATAGAGCATATTTTCTCCGCCACCCACAAAGAAAACACTTGCATACATAAACTCATAAGGTGTTTTAAGCCACTTACTTCCGTAAGTAGCCCACCGCATATTATTGATTATTTGAACCCAAATTTTCCAATCATTCATCAAACATGTTCTTCTTACCATAAGCCCGTTCATACCGCGCAGCTATGGCTTTCAGCTTACGGAGTGTTGGGAATCGAACGACGATCTGCCATTCTTTCAAGGGCCTGATCTTAGTCGGATGCCAGTTGGTTTTCGTATCGATCCGCCCGCCATAGTAATGGATAGTCAGGTCATCTTCCGCCAGCGTCCAACGCTCTCCGTTACAGAAGATAACTTCGAACTTATCGCCGACTCTCTTTACTATCCGCCCATACGGCGAAAAGTGTGGAGGGTCGCGTGTCGCCCCAGAATGGCAAAAGACCACATCGTTGCGTCTCATGTGATGTCATTCTTTTCAAGCATAAACTTCATGAAGTCCTCACCGTCGCCGCGAGCAATGATGGTTGCTCCGGTCACCTCAAAATTGTCGGTCACGAAACCTATGTCGAAGATGATTGCGAATTGATTACACACGACATTGGTGATTAGGCAGAAGTGTCGCATTTCATAGGAAAGTCTCACAAGAGAAGCATTGAACTTGTAGAAGCCGTCTTTGACCACGAAGCCAACGACTCTGGTGGATCGATCACCCTGAATAATGTTGTTGGCAGAAGACGGCAAACCGAGGCGTCCCTCAATTTTCTTCAAGAAGAACTGATATAGATCAGCCAACTTATGTGGATCAGTAATGCGCATATTATCTTCGGCCATGCGGGCAGTTTACCTTACATACTGAGAGAAATCAAGGTAAGAATTTCTTCAACTTCTTCCTTGGTGGTCTTACCAATAAGTTCCACTTTCATGATTTCACCAACGCTCCCATCCGCAAGCCGTCCCCAAATTTTGTATATGTTTGCCTTACGTAATATTTTGAAATCGGGGATCGACGCGCGATCCTCTACGTATAGATTAACAGTGTGTTCACCTTGAGTAAAAACCCATACTTGCGGTTTATTGTTCCATCGGTATCCCGTGCGTGTCCAATACCGCACTTTCTGTTCTCTTTTAATAGACTTTCCCCACATGTAGTCGCGGAGTTTGTGTGGAAAGTAATCAAAATAAATCGCTTCCATAATCAAATCCAAACAAAAAGACGGCCATCCGAAGATGACCGTCTGAATGCGCCCTTGGTAGGGTCTTAATACGGATGCTTACGCAGTGCCGTTATCAGAAGGTCAGAGCGGTCGAGTTCAGGAGACCGACAACCAGCGTGACCGCCGAGATACCCAGAGCCGCAGCGATATTGCCGCTGGACAGACTGGTGTAGAGGTTCTTGAAGAAGATGCGAACGACCAGATGAAGAACGATCTGGGACAGACCGCCGATAAAGCCCCAGAGGGCCAGTGTGGCGATGTCGAAGGTTGAATGACCGATAGCTTGGAGCGGCAGCGCCAGAGCGACGGCGACGGCGAGGAAATGGATGGCGACGGCAGTGTTGCCATTCTTGATTTCGGTTAGTTCCTTGATGGGCGTGATCACTTGATAGATCGAGAAGACGACCAGCCAGACGGCGAAAGAGGCCGCGAAGAAAGTCAGGTAATTCACCAGACTTGAGAGAGCGAAGACATTTTCCATTGGGTATCCTTGGGGTTAAAGTACGATTACGAGACATACTTAGTAGCAGTCAACCATTAATTACTTGTCAGGTCAACAATTTTCTTTGGTTAACTCGCCAACAATCGTAAAGCCATGATCGCCGAATCAACTTCATCCCAAGTTGATTTAAGAGGATTGACGCTGAAATCGCATCGGTCGTCTTTTATATAGTACGGGTAGCTGACAGACAGTCTCTTGTTTTCGCACCACACCAGTTCAGGTTCGTCCTCAGCAAATTGTATGCGCTTTGGTTCTTTATACAGCGTCCCCATAATCGCGGCTGAAAAAAATGGGTTTATAATGTCCAAGTAGAACACATTAGAATATCCATTGGACATTCCCCACTGAACATGGAAATACGTATCGCCCAACACGCGCGCTGGGGTTTTAGTGTCAGGTTTAGTGAAGTTGACAATATCCATCCATAAACCGAGATTGTCATACTCTTTCGAAGAGTAGTTATAACCCATCATCGCGGGATGTGTCACAGTCAGTCTCCTATCATGAGCATAAACTTTGTTAGTTCTTCCGCCTGATCATTGCTTAGTACGAGCATCGACCGCTGAACAACATCACCGTGGTGAATTGCGGGTTTGAACACCAGACAAAAATCATCACAAATGACGTTTGTGACACAATCTCGTGTACCACCTTTTTGAGTGTTAATAGCTGTAGTTAAGATCGTTAGCTTTTTACCACCCATATCTAAATAATAAATAGAGTCGCCATCTGGTTCATATTCATCATCATCATATTGAGCGCCAATTTCGGCCCATATCATTTTGATAAATTGTCGGATTTTGTGTTCGTCGGTGATGATCATAAGGCCAGCGATAGTCTAAGAACTTCGTCTTCGAATTTTTCTATAGTCATATTTCGCATCAAAGTCAATTTGTGCGTTTCAACTTTGGTGTAGGCGATAATGAAAGCATCATCGTATACGTATATTGGGGTGTGGTTTTTCGGAATAATGGCTTGCTCGCCACGGGAAAAATATCGAGTGGTATCTAATTCATTTTTAGTATGTAAGACTAACTTGAACTTACCTAGAAGATGTATAGTAACAGTTACCGAACCAAGATGCTTACCAACGGTTCCGTAAATCTTGAAACTCACCCGAAGGTTATTTTTATCACTTCGTTTTACGGGAGGATTCTTACCATATGGATTTTTATAGGGATTCGGAGACGGTTCATTACAACCATCAATAATTTTCGACCAAAAAGACAAATCGGTAAGATACTTCACAGCGGCCTCTTATTAACGTTTGTTAAATCTTTATACAAAATCACTGGCTGGTCAATAGCTTAAGGAGGGTCAAATCGTCTTCAAACTGTTCAAAAGTCATTTTTTTATAGAGTTTAAATTTGAAATCCTCGACCGTCAGACCGACCGGCTTGCGAATGAAGCTGTTTTTAATCGGTAACAATGTTGTAGTAACGCGGTTCTTGCTTTTAAGAACCCTACCACGACTATCCAGTATAAGATTGGGTAAATCACGCTTACGGGTCAATTTGAATTTGATCAGGTATTTTCCGGCCTTCTTAACTCTAAAATGGATTATGGGGATCGGGCTTTTATTTGTCACGATGGGGAAAGTGATCGTGATGGTAAGATCGAGATACGTTGCCACGGATTGATGTTGTTTGCCATTAAACGGCGTGGTCGTTTGCTCGGACGCTATCAAAACGTCCGACCAGAATTTAGTGGTATAATATGACGGCTTACTCTGGGACATATTTAAGAACAAGGATGGTGATCACGTTTTCGGCAACCTCTTTGTCAAAAATCTTTGAGGCCATATTCCAGATGTCCGGCTCGTATTTGTTCGAAGCGGTTTCTGTCCAGAACACCTCAACATGTTCACTATCATCAACGGCTGTACGCACCCGCCCACGGTACGAGAACGCTTCGTGGACCGCGCTCACCGATCCGTAACAAAACTGAACCGTAACGTCTCCGTAAGGCGTATTTACTATCTTCTGGGTGGGATGACTTGTGGCGGCGGCATTTTTCCACAGGCTCGCCCAAAAGTTCGTTTTCATCAAAGCTGGGATCATGTGTGTAACTTCAATAAGATTTCTAACTCGTCCAGTTCATCTTGCGAGAGCGTGGTTATGAACTTGGTGGATTGGATGCTTTGGTCATACAGATAGGTTCTAACATCCAAAAGAGGTAGTTTATAAAAACGATCTTCACGCTCATAAATGTTAAACGCCTCTATAGACATAGGGACTACACCAATCGTATTGAGCGTATAAACCGTGTGGTTGAAGCTAATTCGGACCATCACTTTACGCAAATGCTTTCCGGTGGCGCGCTCGTATCCATCAATGATGATTTCGCCTTGGTGTTCCCCGACATAAAACGATCCCATTAGAGTATACGGGCTGGCACTACCAGAAATCGTGGCATATTTGAGGAATCCTCGCCAATGCGAGAAGTTATTTAATAAATTACTACGTGCCGAGGATAGCATTGAATAGTGCATCCTCTATCTTGGTGAGATCGGGCTTATTGTTCAGAAAACGAATAGAATAGAACTCAACACAATCGGTAGACAATATAAAAGGTTCCGTAGCTAGAACGTCATAATTGCGTTTAGAGGGGATGGTGATCATTATTTTGACATCACTGGATTTAATCATAATCTCAGTAATTTTGTCGGTGTATGAAAGTTCTTTTGGCTTGGTGTCGATAGCCATTTCAAAGCCGTCGAATTTCAAATGGTAATATATATCGCTCGTTATTACGAGATCAAACTTGGCTACGATCTTTAGCCAGTTTTTCGGATTGATTAAATTGATTAACAGTTGTTCGGAGATCATATGGTCAGCTTGGCAGTCAGAAGAAATTCCTCGATCTCTTCCGGGGGAAGATAAAGACGACATACGGTTTTAGCATTGACTCGATCATTCGGCAAGATGAAGATGCCGCTATTATGTAAATAGTATTTCTGATCAGCTTTGTTATAGACGGCGAAGGGTAAGACCAAATGAAAGCGCGCGGATGACACGCTGAGTTTCCAATCGCGTGTATCGAACTTAAGCTTGATGCCTCGCTTCTTGGCATAGAAATTATCGCGTTGAATCCACACACCCATCGTGTTAGCCATTGTCACCCAGAAAACAATGTCTTCTAGGACGGAAGTAAGCTCAGGGGTAGACTCGTAGATTAGTTTAGGCACAGGACAAACTTTGTAAAATTTTCTTCGCCTTCGGAGCTTACAAAATAAACTTCCGCATGAGTGATGTTCAAAGCCCGTCGATCAACAAATCTATCAGTGACAAACATTCTATTCACGTAATATTCAAATCCGCTACCCTTAGCATAGACGATTATGTTGGATTTATCGTATTCGTTAATTGCGAATTTGGCGATAGCGATTTTAATTGTTTCGCTCATGGGTTCGTCTTTCCACACGACATATTCGTGTAGACTTTCTGAACAGTTTCCTACGCAATTATTATCAAGAATTTCCCACAGACGAGCATTGATCGCTTTGATCAATTTTTCATCGGTGATGACATGATCCGAGAACGGCTTAGGGCGAACAATATCCATTACTTTACGAGCGGTGTTTACTCGTTGGTAATCGAGAGAATGCTGTATTGAAAAGGTCACAGGACCACCGACCCTTCTTGTTTAGAAGCGTAGTGCGACCATATCATCAGATCGATTTCGGCGATAGTCCGGTTTGGAACGCTTTCTGCCAATCGAATGAATTGTTCTTCCAGCGCCCGGTACAGCTTGGGGCTGGATGGCGTGTTCTTTGGAGCCTCGATACCATTGTCGTTTAGGTATTTGAGGATATGCGTGTCCAACGCTGCTACCTTGAGGTTCGGACGGGAATGCATCAGGAAGAACCGGGAGGTCTTGAAGCTCACGCCGAATATGCCTTCCAGATCGTCCAGAGAGGCTACGTAGAGGTTCAAGGGCAAGCTCTCGGTAAAGGCGCGGGCAATGCGGCTGTATTGCCCCAGCTTGTGCTTACGGAGGTTATCTTCGAAGGTTCCGGCCTTGATCATGGCTTCGATCTTCTGGAACGGCGACAGATCACCAGTAACCTCGCTCAGAAAGGCGTCCAGCTTGATACGTTGCTGATCCGCGCCTTTTCCGGCTACGCAGATCGAGAACAGCCAGAACTCTTCGAGTTCCGCGTTGGTACGATTGAAATTGGTGATGTCGTATGGATCGATCATAGGAGAAGCTTTACTAACTCTTCTTCGACTTCTTCAATCGAAGCTAATGGGGTGAGGCGGTAACCAACAATGGTCCCCTCACAATAACATTCGGCGGTGGCATAATGGTCTTTAATTTTCATAGCAAAAGGACCATTTAACTTGTTTCTGTTAAACTCTGGCATATCCACTTTGTATCGGAGTCTGAATTTAGGATGGTGGATCAAAATGACCAACCAGTTTGTATGTACTACATGGAAAGGTGGAGCCGAGCAATCCCAATTCCCGGCACGAAGATTGTAACAAATCCCAGCCTTTATATCACCAGTGATAATAAATTTAAATCGAGACAATGCGCGATTGGCGTAATCTTTACCGGAAAAGTTTGGACTGTTGCTTCCGCCACTTTCCCTAATATCAATGGCATTGTCCGCGATCTTATTCATAATAATTGTCAATTGGCGAAGATTGAGTTCCATCAGTTCAATAACCTTAGAGACATCATATCTTCTTCGAATTGAGCCAGATCGCCTTGAACGAAATATTTTCCATCGATCAGGTAAGTCTTCTTGCTTGGCTTCTCAATGAGCATATAGCTGAGATTGCAATTCCACTTTTCGGTCTTGAACTGTAGATAACGCTCTAGGTCACGGTACATGACTATTATGTTCGACTTGTTGAAGTAGTAAGTAAACACATAGTCCGCATCCACTTGACCGCCGATAGTATTAGTAAAATCGAGGTTCATTGGCTCGCTGATATGCTCCATGCGTAGCCATTTACTGAACGATGGATACGTGATACTTAGTTCAAGTGGGACCGCAGCAAGAGGATACACCCCCGGCAAAGGATACTGAGCGGGTTTTGTGGTGGCTTTCATATGCTTGGCCCGGTCAAAAAGATAGTCTTTATACCGGGGATGATAATCCCGCAGAATTTGTTTCAACTGTGAGCCGAATACCACGAGAAAGATGAACCCGCAGGTCACTAACATAGTAAACAAGGGCGAAGTCAAAAATTCCATAATCAATCGTTAGCACATATGCTGAATTTTGGCCATAGCGATAATGGATTCAAGATCATCTTTTACGAAAGACTTTGATGATGTAAAAGTGCTCGATAGCACAGAATGCATTACGCGGTAATGAAAGTAACCACTATAGTAATAGAGCTTAATGAAAGGCGTTCCCTTAAGAGATTGCTCGTTCTTCACCATACAGGTAAGTTGAGCGCGGAACTCATAAGAGAATAATTTTGAAACGCTGACTCGAAACTTTACGACCGTGGCATTTTCTTGGCCGACAACATGAAAGCGCAGAATATGATCACCTACCGCCATCGTGGTACGACTCTTTTTATCTTTACATTTGTTGTAAAGACGAACGAAGTCTAGGCGAGTATTTTCATCAACATCCATGTCGTTTCAGCTTGTTCCTGATTATAGACCTTGGGTGGAAATTGTCTCAGCATATTCCAGTTGTTAATACTTTGGAAGTCGTAGTCTATCTTAAAGTCATCGGTATAGATAGACATTGTTCGATGCCAATCATGCTTGCCCCAAGTTTCGAACCGAACAAGTGTATCATTCACATTCAAAACTTTTATTTCGGGAGGGCCTTCGACTTCAACGGTAGCGCGCATATACAACGTATATACAAGAGTTTTGTCAAAAATCATTTTTTATTCTTATTATTCTGTTCGACTTCGGCATCGATCTGAGCAAAGTATGCCTTTATCGTTTCACCGATCTTTTTGTGGGTGGTGGTCTTGCGAACATAAACATGATCTATATAAGCCAACAGACTGTAGCCTAGACCAACGATGATGACGAGTGGCACGACAATCGGCACTGCTAGTATAGCAACGAGGCTCCACCAACCAATTGAACACGCTTGTCTGAACTCATAGAGGTTTTCGTTGACAAATGCGACATACAGACCAATTGCCGTAACGACGACCCAAATCCAAAACAGCCAGCCAGTTAAAGCCGCGCCAATATAGAGGGTCAGATAGAAGCTAACAACATCCAACATTACAAGTCCTCGTCATCTACGAGCCACAAGGAGACGCGCTTTTCTGGCACCTTACCTTCTTTCGCACCGCCCACCCGAAGCTTACAAATCTTGGCTTTCTTAGCTTGTTCCAGACCGTCTAAGAAATACTTCTTCTCAGCCTCCCATTGCGACGTGAGACCATCAAAGGCACCATCGGCCACAACAATCTTGATTTCGGTCTCGTCATCAACCGTTTTCTCAACCACTTTAGACACGTCGATGTCCAGACGATCCAAATCTTCCTTGAGCTTGGCGTTGAACGCATCACGGCTGGTTGGGCTGTGTGGGAGCCACCAAAAGAAGGCTTCAACCACATCACGCAGATTGTGGCTCTTATCGCCAATGATGTAGTGGTGTGTGCGGTCCTCATGTGTTACCGAACGCATACCCAACCCATCATAATTGAACAGATCGACCGTCTCAGCATCGCCGTACTTTTCGACGTAGAACTTGGAGACGTTGACCATATGATTTGGCGAAAGATACAATGGATAGTTCGCCATTTCGTTCATAGGCGAATAGTCCAAGGAATAGTGTTCAACCTCACCCTGAACATGGCCATTTAGTTTATAGTGGCCGTGGAAATTCCATTTTGGCTTGAGTGTCGGTGGGGTACGATTATTCAAGAAATCTTCAAACGAAGTGAAGTCCGACGCTGAGGTGCTGTGTTGAAGCTCTGGCTCGACATCAGTGAAGTAGCCGATCACCGCGTACCATTTTTTATCAGTCTCTTTGACGATGGTGGGCTTGCGGCTTTCTTTGATATAAGCAGCAATGTCTTTCTTGGTTATGATTGACCACAGCTTCGCCCAAGGCTCAAGGCACATGAGAAACTTGGCGATGGTCAGACCTTCTTCGAAGACGACATTTTCTTCCCACCAGCCGGTGATGAAGTTCAGGTCATCATCGCCACTGAGGTCTTGAAAAGACTTGAGATCGACCAACGGGAGTTCATCGTTGTATCGTACTCTCAGTACGCCATCATTACAGAAGATCAGGTCATTCATACGCATGGTGACAACTTAGCACAAAGTTGATCAAGCGCACAATTATTTTGTTGTCAGTTAATGCCGAAAAAAGCTAGGAACTTCTTTCCATAAGCTCGCCAGAACACTGCGAAAATGGAAAGACCCACGATTACACAAATGGTATATGGCAAGAATTTAACAACGCCAGCCAAAACCACAACAGTGCAGAACGCGCTCGCCGCAGTCATTAAACATGACACCATGATCATAGAAAAATCATCATTTTCTTCTTTTACCCGAAGAAACACGATGGGGGCTGTTATCGCAGCAATCAAAACAGAAGGGGCGATAACATATTCTATCGGGATGCTGTTGTATATTTTATCCCACGCAATAAAAATATTCATGGTTTCCATCGCCACACCGCATAAAAGATAGAAATACCCACCATGATTACCATTGCGAAGGGAAGGAACAAGAAGATCAGCATTCCAGTAAGGAATGCTGCTATACCAATAAGGAAAGCCAGTATCCAACTCATGATGACCATATCACTCATTTCATTAATGAGTAAATTACGCATGGGGACGATAAGGAACCCCGTGATCACCAAGACGACTAAACTTGCGGGTTTTACTACCTCGAAAGACCTAGCCCACTCGACATATTTTTCGAATAATTCGAACATTACGTCTTCTTAAAAACGAGAGAAAACGGGAAATACATAGCGTATGCGACAGCGATGAAGGGTAGGAGGACCGCACACGCGATGATAACGATGGTCAGGATGATCATTGCCAAAAACGCTTGACCGGCGACCAGCGGCCATTCGTTGAGGTTACGATCTGCCATCGGTGGTTTGGCGTGTGTGAACAGATGGTTCAGCGATACGGCGTAGTTCGCCCCGGCGATGATCGACAGCAGGATCGGGGTGGCCAGAGCCGACAGCGCAGCATAGTACCACAGAAGGCCGTTGAGGATGGATTCGATCATTGGGATACCTTCATATTCCACCAGATACCCGCACCGACCGCGAGGGATACCACGAACCCGATGAAGGCCAGTTTGGAAAGACCGGTGATGAATAGCGCACCCACGACAAACATAACGAAAATGAGGGTAAGCGTAGCAAGTACCATCGAAATCAGCCCCGACAGCATGAACGGGAAATCGGGGACATGATTTTTAAACATGATCAGTGATGACGCGAAGGCGATGACGAACGAAGCGAAACCCACCATACCGAAAATGTAGGTTTCCAAGGGAGTAATGTCGATCATTGGTGTACATCCTTTCCGAATATGGCGAAGAACGCCGAGCGATATTTTGTCAACACGACGATTTGGCAAATCCAGACAGCCGCCGTGAAAATAGGGGTAAGCTTACCAAAGTGAACGATCATAAAAACGATATGAACGAAAGCGAAGATGCCGATAGCAGCACCGGTAGACAGGAAGATTGCCACCAGAACGGATGCCTTCTCGCGCCGCACCATGTTGAAGATCATCATGAACGTGACGACTGAGAAATAGACCAGAAGTGATATGGAGGACACCATCGCCCAAGGACCGATTGTAGCGTAATCAGGCAACATGGGATACTCCGCACAAGAAGAAGACTAGAAACAGAATGAACGCCGACAGCATGGCCCTACGCCCACCGGGGAAACGCTCACCATCACTTGCTGGAAGATTGATGCGAATGACGATGTAAACTGCGCTGGCCTGAACCGCACAAGTGACGAACAACCGCCATTCGTGAATAATGAGATCGAGCATCAGTTTTTCCCCTCGAAAAATTCTTGTAGGATGGCGTCTATAGTAGCTGCGAGAGGACGCCCATCAGAGGATGTTTCTACCCACTCTTGATATACAGACACGATACCACGCTTCCCTTTTCCTTCGATCAACCACGAACGAATGAACATAGCAAGGGTGGGTTGGCAACCATGCTTAAGCAAAGCGTTGTAAAAGTCATCTGGAAACAGACAGCGATCAAAGAGAGCTAATTGCGCGAGAGTGTACATATTTGTCTCCCGATGTTGATATGTTTACACCATATCATCAAATCGTAAAATGTAAAGATATATTGCGTAATTTATTTTCATTGCGTATTATAGTCAAATGAAAACCCTATTCTTACCCCTTCTTCCTTTCAAGACGGTTCATGATGCTACGGTTGTCGAAAAGGCGCTGAGGCTTTTGCGTGAATCCGCACAAATGCAGGATAGTATACGCAAAATGAAGGAAGTAATCGAGATTCAGTATTTGGGTCACGTGCCTGAGTTCGCACAAAATAAATTCACCCTTCTTCACAAGCATCAGCTTGAGTTTAGTTCTGTGAAGATCGCGGTGGAAGCGCTACACACTTTTTTTGGCGGTGATTTGCGTCGTGATTTTGTAATCGACTCTGTTATTTCTCCCGAATGGATATTGAAGCACAATACCGCCGGGGTGAATATCGGAAAACGAAGCAAGTACCAGTTCAAAGGTAACGCGGCTCGTTTTGAAGAAGATGTCACAACGATTGTCTTGCTGCTATCGGAAGTGACAGTATGATGTGGTTCAGCAAACCCTATCCGAATGATCCTAAGACACTGACCAAAGCGTTAGAATGGGATAATCTGGTAAAGATCAAAAGCATAGAAACTTCGGTGCGTGGACTTGCTGATCAGGAGCATGTGAATTTCGCTCGGATGTCAAGAGATACCGGGCTTAAGATGGGGTCGTCCCGCCGCAAGATTTTTATACCATTTGAAATCAGTGGTATAACCATGAGCATCACACTCAACGTCTGTTTCTTCAACGGGACAGCTAGTCAGATTTTTGTTCTGGCTATGAAGGGCCTCGGTTGGGAATTGGATTGGGGCACACGCAGATACAAGGGTGACCGCGAACAAATGGAATGCGATCTATCCACCCTTATTTTGACATTAGTATAGCCCGCATCGCATAGTCTTCAAAGTCAGCCACGTTTCCGCGAAGATACACAGCCGTCCCTTTGTTATCGCCAAATCGGTACTCGATACGATAGCGTGGTGGCGATAGATGCCCCGCCGAGGGAATATATTCGTCATAGCGTTCGATTTCGGTAGGACAGTGTTGCCAATACAAAGTCCAAGTAGCCGCTTCGGCGATTTGGTGAAACAATCTGTAGGCTTGAGTAAACTTGGATAGTTTCACACCATCGTCTTTATGATCCATGACGGTCAGGACCATTTTTTGAGCATGTTCGTATTTCAGAATCTTATAGGGTTCGCGTGTTGATATGGCGCAAGCATTGTTGCTGGCCCAATCATTATAATATTTAAAAATCCTCGATGAGGGGTCGAAGTGAAAATCGTAGTTCATCTTCCGCTCTTGCTCGCGGATATACGTTAGATTTCGAACATAGGTGTCAATATGCGTCGGCGCGAAGTAACGAACATCTGGTTCGTATTCTTCGAACTGGATATTTGGGCCAAATTTATGGATGGCGAAGCCGTTGTTGTTACCGCTTTCGTATTCCACGCAAAACGGCTCCTGACCTTCCAAGGTCACTTCAACAAACATTCGGATATTGAGCATGTTGATGCGATCATAATTGATGACCCCGATATGGTCATACATCTTATTGTCTGGATCGCAGGATTGTTCACTCAATTGCTCGCATAGATCATCGCCGTACAGCTTCCAGAATTTGTCGGTGGTATCGTCATACATAGGTCAATCTCAGGCGAGTGATTAGGTCAATTGCGTCTGGTTCGGATTTTACTTCAAGATGATATGCGTGGCAATCATAATATACGCCGGGGTAAAGTTCGATGATGTTTTTTGGGGAGTATGGAAATTCAGAGTAATATCGCGTCCAGAATTGTTTCTCTTCACTCAAAGACAACATAGACCCAATGATCTCATATTGGAAGACGAAACAAGAAGCTTCTATACTATACGAGAAGCAATTATAATCTGTACTCGTTAGTCTAACCTTATGTGTGTTACTATAGAATTGATATTTGTTGGTATTGTCCAACTCTTCAACATGAACGCCCCATGAAATTAATTCGTCTCCCCGGTCTACGATAGAGTCCCAGAACTTAAAATCTTGGAAAATATGATCCGTTATACTAAGCATCAGGAAGCGAACGCCAGCCGCAGCAACATGAGGTCTTCATCGATTTCGGCGGTGGTGCCGTGCTCGAACATCTTCACGTCATAGTACAGGAATTGGTTATCATCGAACATGATCACCCCTTCGCCGAAGCCTCCTGAACGCAGTCGGTCGATAGTCATCCCGTTATCCTTATAGGGACGAGACAGATTGAATGAAAAGGTGAAGTTTCTGGACGAGAATTTCATGTCCACGAACTCCATACCGATAGGTGGGTTCTTGCGTTGATAGGCCGAGCATTCCACAACACTGTGGTTCGATAGTGGAATCGACAGCAGCATTTTATCAGAGGTCTCTTCGACTTTATATCGAGCCGCGATGTCGGAAAACAAAGTTCCCCACCACTCAATGTCTTCTGTTATGTCGGTCATGATGCTGCCAGCCTGAGAATCATAAGATGATCTTCTGCGCGATCTTTGCTCTTGTAACTGACTGTAACATTTTTCTCTGGGTTGTGTAAATATGCGTTTATAAAATAATAAGATTCTAAAATATTGAGTGGTGCTCTCAAGTAATCTTCTAGGGAGATATTACTCAACATACTAACGGTCGTCATTCCACAATAAATGTGGATGTTCGTCGTCTTCAACGAGACGTATATTGGGTTAGGCGCAGAATATTCAAGATTGGTGTAAACCCCACCTATCAAAACTCTTCCTTTGAGTTGTCTAAAGCTAAAGTCTCCACTACCAGCTTCCGTTAGGGTAAGCTTATCCTCATACTTGTTTATGAGGGTGCAGATCATGAAGAAGAGATCGATGTTAGTCATGAATACTTTAACACCAGTGTAGCAAGTTCACAGTCTGCTTGATCACTGAGGAACTGAGTTTCTTCTGCGACGATGTTGTAGCATTGTTCGAGCGGCCCCAGCAGCGCGTACCAGCGAATAGCATGTTGGCTGAAATCGGTCGCATGTTTAAGATTTGACCTCAGAATTAGATTAGGGCTGGTGTATTTTATATCAATCGTCGCATGAAATGGTATGATCATTTCAAGCATAAAATTTTCACCTCGATGTATTCTATGAATTTGAGGCCAATTGACGCTATTGAAATTGTGTCTATGGACACGAAGCATCTTGTGTAGAAGCTCAGTGACCCGAATCATCAATTTAAACGCCAGTCGCGCTCACAACGAGTACGAATAAGCTTGCGCTTCGCAACTATGTCTCGGATCGTCAGACCTATAACAGTTAGGACTATGATGCTCAGAAGAACATTGGTAGCTATGAGAGCGATGGTAAACATCATCCGTCCAATTCCTTCGATAGGCGGCGGTTCCACGCCGTCAGACCTATGAGCGTCAGCGAACACAGAAGTGTAAAGCTGGATACACAGATCGAGATAATGGAAAGAGTGAATTGATTCATGTTGACGAGTATAATTGAAACAAATCAACTCGTCAACATCTTAGGCATGATAATTTGCCAGCTTAGCCGAGACTTGGGCCATAAGATAACGGGTACGAAGGTAACGAACAGGATACGCTATCACTCGAAGTAGGGTACTGATGGTCATTAGCAAATCTCCTATGGTTTTTGAAGCTGGACTCCGTAATTCATGCCACGTTTAGTAAACTGGAAATTTCCAGTAAGCTTACCGTTGACCATATGCGGGATAGCATCGGTCATGTCACTCAGGAACATACATACTTGAGTGTTATCAGATCGGCGGAACCGAAAATACGCTGCCGACCGACCGCGACTATACGACTCAAAAGTTAATGTATCGCTAAAGGGATCGTTGTTTTTCCAGATCGGCCCCACTTGGACGCGAGACCCCGAAGAAAAGTCATAGGACGGATCGGGATAGTGAAGTTGATTCCCATTCTTATCAAATGGAATGTGGTAGCCGCCTTTTTTCTTGACCATTGGTTTGTTCCCTATAGTCCGTTTGTTAATAGGAAGATAGCAAGTTCGTCTTCGGCCTTCTTGATATTCTTTCGCGCATGAACGCTATATTGTATCAAATGATACCGAGGATAGTAAGGAAGGCCCAAATTTAACAAATAGGCGTCAGCCGCCTGTGGGACGCAGGAGGTCAAATAGAACCTCACGTCAACCGATCCACCACGAAGACGCAAAACATGGCTACAGGCGATGAATGAAGTAAGCTGGACCCATTGATTGCGAAACGTGATTTTAAACGTTCCAAGCTCACCGCGCATATCAATCTGTTCAGCGCCGGGGAACTGTTTGATCTCCCCGTCCTCTACACCCTTATTAAAGAGATCGATGACTGGTTGGAAGGGTATCTTGTATGTTGGCATATCCTTAGCCATCAGACACCTTCTTGGCTTGATCGAAAAACAGAATGTCATTACCCAATATACGTTGCTCACGCCGGGTCAAATTTTTGCGGTGGGCTGCGATGATCGATAAGCTGACGGCAGGATCGAACATACATGTTCCGCTGATCATACGAAAGAAGCAATGGTGGACGGCGAGTGGTGGCAAATTGGAGAAATCAGTTTCATACCATTGGAAGCATATGTGGCGCATGGCTTCTATCCACTCGCCATCGAAATGGCGGACGCCGATAAAGCGCGCATACAGGAATGGCCGAGATAGATCAGCTTTATCCAGTGGTATTGCGCGCATAATTGTCATTTCAGCATCAACACAAATAAAAGCAATTGTTCGATGATTTCGTCTTGTGTCATGTCTACGACAGAATATGACAATATTTTACACTTTATATATGACGCCGAATAGATCGGGGTTTTCATAAATCGGTGTCCAGTATCGGCGTATTCGTATAATGAAAATTCGACAAAATCTCCGCTTATATAAACTGAGTATCCCCGACTACCAACCCGGTAATCGTAAAGATCGCCATATTCCGTGAATAAATTATGTTCCGTGAGAATTTTGGCGATCTTGATGAACTCTTGTCGCAGGAGTTCGTGGTCGTATTTCGGGGCGATTACGACTTCATCATCTTTCGGGGCACGGAAGGCATCTGGTTCCATTTGCCGCTTAATTGTGTGTGAGAGCGATAATCGCAACATCGTCTTCAAACCGCGCGATGTCGCCACCGACGAAATAATTGTCGCCAATCTTCACCCAATTACCTTTGGGTGTTGGGTTAAGTGTGGGATGAATAAAGGGAGCCTTGGTCAGAACCCACTTGGCGGTTTTCACTTCGACCCAAGGCTTTCGACCGCCGAGGCGTCGGAAATGATAATGGTCATCGTTGAACGAACCTTGGAGTTCGAGAATGGTCCCATTCTTCGACATCTTGGCCGAGCCGTTCTTGTCCAGCTTTTCGGGGAACTTGTTGATCAGAATGTCGATAAGGCGTTCATCAAAATTGCGCGGCTTCGCAATCTTGCGCACCCAGCTATTCCGAATAATGTTGATGTTAAAAATACCGAAGTTGCGGTTTTCAACATCAACAAGCGATATGATCCGAGTGGTGCAATAAGCTATGATCTCCTGATACATTCGTACCAAAGACAACACAGTCATGAAAACGGCGATGATTGTGATATACATCAGTCTTTCAACTTCAAATAAAGAGACATAACCATACTATCGAACTCGTCTTCTGTCCAGTCGAATAATTCGAGTTTATGTGAACCATATTGTTCTATCCGAAATACTATTGGATTGAACGGTTTGGTATGTAACATTGGAAGTTCATGAAAATCAGAGGGCGGACGATTTGAATCCACAATATTGATTACAGCGTTTACGGTAAAACGAAATAAGCTGTTTTCAAAAATCAACATAAGACTGCTACGCCACTCGTTATGTGATCTCGAAACAAAACTTTGAACTAAACCATTGGCGTTATACTTAGCTTTAAACTGATAGCCATTGAGTTTGACTACTCGATCAACATCAGAAGCGTTTAAGATTTTAGCCCAGAACGCAATATCGTCTCTTACGTTCATGACGCTTTCAGCTTGATGATCGACATTGTGTTTTCGAACTGTTCCGGGTTACCCTCGAAGTACAGCCCTTCGCCGAGATATATGGCACGGCTGAGGTTGTTCACAAACTTGAGACGATAAACCAATCGCCAATCCGAACCGGAAAAAAACAGCAGCATTCGGTCATCATCGCGCGTGGCCACGGCCAACATACCGTATTCGGGGAAGGTATAATGAAAAGTGTTGGCGTCATACCAATCAGCACCGCGCCTATTGCCCGAAAAATAATCGTCAATAAATTCCAAATCCATATACTTCTTTGACATCTTTTCCCAGACGTTGAAGGATGGAAGCTGGCGCTGGTCCTGATATTTACTGTAAATATAACCCTTATGGATCATATATTCGGCGTAAGCTTTCTGGCGATCCTTTGAGGCGAACAACAGCTTACCCTTCGTCAACGTCTTTAAGACGAATATTGCGAGGGACGAAAAGAGGATTAACAATACGAGTTGGAGACCTGTAGCCATTATTGTAACACCAGCCTAAAGACAATCATGTCGTTTTCAAACTGTTCCGCGTTTCCCTTAAAATAATATTCCCCACCAAGATACACCCATTTTGTAGAATCATCAAGTGTATCTTCTATGGGTGCTGGCGCAATAATCCAGTCCTGTGTGAAGACTGTGACTAAGGTACTGGTGTTAGTAAAAGACCGATAATAGGCGCATGGTGTGTTGCCGATCAGGGTAGTTGAAATATAGTTCTCGTCATCCCGAAATGGAGTGAGTTCTATAAAATGATTTACAAGAAAAGATACGTCCACGGTACGCTCAATGTTGTTACATAGACAACCTCATAGTAATAAGGTCGTTCTCTAACTGTTCGAGATCACCATACACTATCATCTTTGAATTGACAAAATAATAACCTTGTCCTTTGAAAAAATCTTGTATTTCGGGATCATTACAAAAGACGATCTGCCAGCCGTTACCTTGGACATATTTTGTGTACAGAATGCTTCCATAAAAATCGAGATCAATTGATCCAATTTTTCCGACATCGTGAAAAAGCCTGTGGGGAAGGCGTGGGTCCGGTGTGTGGAAATATGGGGCGGCGTCAATGGCTTTCTTCAAGAACCACTGAACATCCAACGTATCGTTTTTGCGCAGGATAAGTTTCTTAAACTCGTTCCTTTTTGGAAATGGATATATATTGCGAGGATACTTATCCGAATATGGCAATTCGTATTGGTAATAGGTATAATAATGATAGAGCAATACAGCAAAAAATAAACCAAGCATTGTACTAATAAGCATTGGTGTTACGGTCCAAAACTCATACCAAAATGATTTGAGTGGAGCTATCCCGGTAATTATTTTATATACCCGAAAACCGATACCAGCTAATCCGACAATTCCGACCAACACCATGATCCAAGCCCACCATACGCTGTTTCTTGCGTCAATATGATCATCACCCATCACATCATCCTCAAAATTTCGATCATCATTTCTTCGTGCGAGTCTTCGCCCAAGAACCCTATGCGGTGGGGTTTAATATCATAACCACTTGGTCCTATGTGGAGAAATCTTCCTCCGACAACAGTATCACCATCGATTCTAATATTACCAGTGTCCAGCGTCAATATGCCTTGATATATTTCCAGCCCTTTCCAGTAAATACTCATCTTGTACGACTGTAGGAATTGATTATTTCTATAATCGTAAGTTCGCAATTCTACAGTAAAGTTACCATTAACCATGTCGTAACCCGCGCCACCCTTGACATACTCTTTGTATGGAGCGGTTTTTAGTATTGTGACGAAAGAGTTAAATGGGAGCACGAAAATACCATTTGGCTTGACCTTAGCATTCTAAATAATGTATTAAAATATTTCAACCCTTAATCCTTTGGAGGATAATCAAATGACCCTGTTGGACGTAATCTGACATCAAAGTTTTTCGATCATGCGAATGACGAAGCTTTGATCTATTCCCGTTGGGAACAAAATAACCACTTCAAACCATCTGGCACCGGGACTCCATATTTCATCCCAATGCCTCCCCCGAACATCACCGGCATCCTTCATATGGGCCATGCGATGTTCGCCACCCTTCAAGACATTTCTACACGCTACCACCGGATGAAAGGGTTCGATACTCTTTGGCTTCCCGGTACGGATCATGCTGGCCTTGCCACGCAGCGTAAGCTTGAAGAAGCCATGCTCGCCGAAGGGCTTGACCCGACCGACGACACACAGTTCTACCCATATTCCCAGAACTATAAACAGAACCTCAAATCTACCATCACCGGACAATTACGCCGTTGCGGTGCTTCGGCTGATTGGAGCCGGGAAACGTTTACTCTGGACGACCGTTACTCCAAGGCTACTACCGAAGCCCTAAAACGTTGCCACGAACAGGGAATGCTTTACGAGGCCGAGGGTCAATGGTATCTCGACATGACGTTGTTGGCCAACCGATTGCTAGGTGAGCTTGATCAAGGCAACATCAATATTCATCCAAAAGGGCAGGAAGGCACGATCCGTGATTTCCTGTATCGTATTGAGCCTTGGTGTATTTCTCGCCAGATCAAGTGGGGCCATCGTCTTCCGATCTTCACCAAAAACGGTGAGATAAAAATTCTCGATACTTCCGAAAAATGGAAGTATCTGGAATTTCTTGATGGCGGCTGGACCCAAGCTGAGGGCTGTCTGGATACGTGGTTCAGTTCAGCTTTATGGCCATTCGCAACCTTGGGGTGGCCGGAACAGACCGAGGACTATAAGAAGTTCTATCCAGCCAATATGATCGAGACGGCTTCGGACATTCTCTTCTTCTGGTGTGCTCGTATGCTGATGATGGGCTTGTTCCTGACCGATCAGCTTCCGTTCAAGACGATCTACCTTCACGGATTGATCCTCGACAAAGATGGAAAGAAGATGTCCAAGAGCGAGGGTAATGGTATCGATCCGCTTGAACTTATCGAGACGTATGGTTGCGACACGATGCGATTTGCGTTGGCCGAGAACACAACCCCAGCGATGGATATGAAGCTGTGGGACGAGAAGTTCAAAGGGGCCAAATCTTTGTGTACGAAGTTGTGGAACGCATCTAAGTTCACATTGGGTCAGTGGGACCGCGCAGGAAGGCCAGAGACGGGTAAGTTGACCTTGGCCCAAGAGTGTGACCGGATGATCTATAAAACGGCTCTACGGGCTTCTAATGAGATTTCTGAGCATTTGGCTAATCTGCGTTATAGTGATGCGGCTATGTGTTTCAGAAAGTTTTTGTTCGATGATCTTTGCGGGTTCTATCTTGAAATATCCAAGCAAAGACTTTACAATGGTGATCCCGAAGCTATTAACACTTTGATGTGGGCTTTGGACCAGACACTTCGTATGAGTCATCCGTTTATTCCGTTCATTACTGAGCGTATTCGGATGGCTTATTCCGACACACCATTGATCACGGATACTTGGCCCGATGGGGACGATCTCAATTAGCATTGACCAGCTTATGCGCGGCGAGGGGTTTTACAAAATTCCGAACCGCGTATGGAGCGAACGCTTCTTACCAGTCATACAGCCATTGTACGAGCGTCAAAGCATTCTGACAAATGATGTGGGTAGTCGTCTGAACCCTTTACCTGTTGGTAAAGCGTTGCTGACTGGCACTTGGCTCAATAGGGAAAGGTTTCCAAAGATGGATTACGTTCCGGTCCTGTCCAGTTTGGACTATGGCGATATTAAAATCCAGCTTCGGTCATTCTATTACATCAACTGTCGTCCAAAGCATTTCGATGATGTTTTGATAACTTTGAAATTGGCGATGTCATGAGACCAACCTATCACAGCGAAGTGCCGCGCGAGGTCTGGGAACAATTAGATAAATTGACTAGGAAACGTTGGCCAACTTTTGAAGCTGGGGATTTTACTTGGGACTCTTTTTCGGCTGTTCTTCATCGTCTTCGTTATGAGGAAGTTATTATTGAGCCATTCGGTTGCGACAAAAATGTGAAATATATGTCGAACGCTTCGTCGGAGCGTCTGGATGAAGTGCTTATGAAAGCTATGTTGGTTTTATCGTGAAATATATCACTGTAACCAACATCAATTCTTTCATGTCCAGATATATTAATCGTAAAGACATAGACGGCTTAATTGAGCTTCTGGCGAACGAGGCTCGTGAACGTTATAGTAAGCGTATTAGTCTGGGTCGAGAAACCGTTGTTCGAACCAATGTTGGTGAATTTTTTATCATAGGTATGTTGAATACAGATAATCAATATGCGCTACAACAAATAATGTGGCACGATACCAGAGAGAATTTATTAAACATCATGACTGGTAGTAAGCGCGAGAAATATTTCTTCAATCCCAAATTCTCTCGAAATGAAGTAGATGAGATACTGATGAGAATAGCTCTAAGCTTATCTTGACATATACTCAACGTATGATACAATACTCCTGTATAAAATATAGGAGCCTCTTATGACCCAGCCGAAATTGTATATGTGGGAAATTCTCGTTCCGACCATTCGCCGGTTGGACGGTAAGCCGATTCGCACTCGCTTCCACAAAGTCTGGGACAAGAAGGTTCGGGCCGTAAGTGGTGGTCTCACGATCCTATCCCCGGCCAAAGGCCAGTGGATTTCGAGGGAAGGTGAACTGTTCGAGGAACGCATGATCCCGGTTAGGATCGTATGTACCCGCGCTCAAATCGACAAGATCGTTGACATGACGCTGGATTACTACGATCAACTCGCCGTGCTGGCTTACAAGGTCAGCGACGATGTAATCCTCAAACATAAGGCTCCTAAATGATCACCGCTCAAAACATGAGGGATTTCATCAGCGACGACGAACCCTTGTCAATCGAAAGCTATCTCGACAAGCGGCTGGAAGCCGAGGCTCATAACGCTCGACGTTTCGACCTCTCTTCCGGCTGGGTCAGGGTCTACATCGATGATCCACACAATGCGAGCGAAGTGGTCGCCATACTGGAAGATCGCGGCTTCACCATCGACGGCTGGCAACCTGATTATGTCCTAACGTGTGACATTCACCTCAGTTGGTGAGGATCGACAGCGTGAGGGTTTCATCGAAATCCTCTTTATTTCCCCACAAGAATGCCGAGAATTGATTAAAATCATTGTCAAAGATGATTTCGTAATCCGGTTGTTTGAATGTCAGCGCATTATATAATGGCATATTGTCGTATTCGGTAAATACGTATCGTGCGCCAAAATTCATAGCAAAATTCCAACGCTCGTGTTGATACCTTGTCTGCCGAACGTTCCCTCTATCCTCATACCTTAGATGGATGGCGATGCGTTGTATGGCATCCATGACATCATCATTTTTGTAATGTAGAATCGGGGGTTTGTGAAACTCTACCAAACGATAACCGTCATGATCATTTTCGTATTGCCCTCTGAAATAGAATAAGCGATTGGTCGCAACAGTGTAAGAACCATATACGTTGGCTCGATAGCCCTTCGAGCGAATAGGCTCATAGACTAATTCTGGTTGAACATGGCGCTTGAGGGTATTTTTGTCTGGACCATAATCGTGAATGATCAGGGGTAGGACTTCTACCTCATGCTTGTTTCTACCCCGCGCCAAAGACTTATCGTTACCAAGTTCAATCAGGATATAGACGCCATCCAGATTGATTACCCGGACTGTTCCGTATCGATTGTGCTCAAGCGTTTCGGCTTCAAGACCGTCTCTCCGATCAGCCATGCGTGTCAGCAACTCATGGGCTTTAATCCCAGAGGTTTTGAAAAATTCATCAGTGCGGGCGCGGCTTCCGAGTATCATAATGAAATGGGCCTAAATTTTTCTTTTATGTGGTCATCAATACACATGAGGATAATGGTCAAATCCTCTTCGAAACACTTTACATCACCCTTGAAGAAAAAGCTATTGCCTACGTAAATATATTGATATTTCCCGTAGATCGCGCGCCAGCGATCAAAAAACGGAATCGGCATCATCACGTTTGGATCATTAGATAAAATCCATCGGTCACCTTCAACCGTTAGAATGTTTGGATGGTACTCACCGACGCCGGATAGTTCGATATGAACTCCACCAATAATTTCCAGACTCCTGAACCGACCGTGATAAGCCGCGAGAGGTGAGAATGTTTCCTCAAGCTTTCTTGGTAGGTTGTAAACTTTTGGATTGAATTTCTTCTTAAAGAATATGTATTTGAACACATTGGGAAATTCATAGTATTTGCTGCGATAGCGGCCTTTGCGGGTATAATACATAAATGCGAAATCGGACCATAGATTAGATAGCGTGATGACTGCTAAAACTAATAGCAAGGTCACCAGCCAAAATTCGGGTCTATAAAGAAATTCCATCCCAGCAACGTATTATAAAACCCATCCTTTATCAACACTATAAATAAAAATATGGTCTATTATAATCCTCTCGCATCCTTTGCTGGCGCGGCGTTGGCAGTTAATTCGTCCAACACCATCGTTGATATTTCATCGGCTGCGGATGATGAAAGTTTTGGTGTTGTCTCTAGCCCGGTGGCTACAACGAATACGGATATTCGTTTGCGTCTTCGTGCCAAGGATGGTCAAGCAGATCAGATTTACGGGAAAGTGGCGCAGGATAATGTGCTCTCGATCATGCATCCAGATATGACCGATGGGACCAATGGATTGCTATTCCCATATACCCCGGTCATCACGTTCAGTCAGGGCGTTAATTATTCTGAGGCCGCATTGGTCCATACCAACTATGGATATTCGCATTATACCGGAACACCGAATGCCTCGATTGACATCAACGCAACCTTCACGGTTCAGAACCAGAGAGAAGGCGCGTATGCTATTGCTGTGCTACACTTCTTGAGAACCGTATCCAAAATGTATTTTGGTGAGCAAGACAAGGCTAATAAGCTGGCCGGTCTTCCACCACCCGTGCTTCTTCTCGAAGGCTACGGTAATGGTATGTTCAACGAGCTTCCAGTCATCGTCCAATCGCACGGATGGTCGTTCGATGATCAGATCAACATGGTTCTATGTGAGTCCGCTGGTATCACCATGTATGTTCCTGCGAAATTCACTGTGAATATAAAAGTGGTCATACAGCAAACACCAACACTTCAACGCACCGAGTTCTCACTTGATAAGTTTAGAACTGGCGAATTGATGCGTAAGAACAAGGGTTGGATTTAAAAATTGGTCGAGCTTGAGTATTGTGTTAAACTTTGCTCATGATCAAATCTACTACTAACTTCAATGTTATTGTACATGACGTTCCTGAACAAGTGAATGCTATGATTGAATATTGTAAGCCGCCTAAAGCCAAATATGTTAGTGGGCGACTTCAATGGGAAAATATAGTATTAGCGTTTTTCGATGATGCTGAAAGCTTGGTTCTCGATACATTTATGAGTCGTTTAACACCGCTCAAACATGATCAGCAACCATTACATATAACGATTGAATATAAGGAACAGAAGAATAGAACTGTTGTTTCTGAATTGAATGTTCTTGGATGCTTGATAGAAAAAATTGAATTATCTGAAATAGATAAACGAGGCGATAATAGTGGGTGGGAACGCACTAAAGTCACAATAGAATTGTCATATCTGTCTGTGAATAACAAAAAACCTAAATAATGTATGCTATTAAACGAGTTTCTGACTGAGAGTTCTAACTTGATCACCATGTATCATGGTGGGCGTAATCTCGAATCCGATTACAACGAAATCTTAGGAAACAAGAGTGGACAAATCGTTCATGGCGTCGGTTTGTATCTGATCTCTGACATCGAGATCGCAGCCAAATTTGCCAAGGGCGGCAACAAGATGTACCGCGTCACTTTCGAGAAAGGTAATCGCGCCGATCAGGTTGTGCTATCAAACGAGGTTTGCTTAGAATGGGGCAAGCGCAATCTTCCTAGAGACAAGAGAACACAAGAAGCATTCTGGGAATCGTATAAGATTTCGGTACAGAGAAAGAACGGAGAAGGCATCACTGCCGAACAATTCACCAATCTCATTTTGAATTATGATTTACTTAAGCCATCGAAGACAGCCGATTTCCGCCGATGGCTAGTCGAGCAAGGTGTGGATTATACCGTGTCGAATAATTACGGTGGGGGGCGTAATACGATGGTGGTTCTCGTCAACCCAAAGAAAATCAAGAAGGTCGAAATCATCAAATGGAAAGATGTCCCGACCGACGAATACGACCTCAAAATCAACCTAGACGAAAATGCTGATGTGATCCCGGCACTCTATCACGGTACTTCGAGAGAGTCGGCTGATAGCTTACTCAAGAATGGTTGGGAGCCGAATAAGTGGGCGCAGGGCGGTCAAATGGGGCAGCGCCGCTATCTTTATGTCACCAATACCCCAGACAATGCTCAGTGGTATGCTGACGAAAAAGATAATGGGACGATAGTGAAGCTCACCAACATCCCAAAAGAGTATCTTCGCGTTGACCCGGAAGATGGTGTAGGCAAGACGGTTGATGATGAACTGAATAGTTCACATGGTCTACCGGCAAACCTCGTTCTGGTTAAGCCACTACCAGCCAGTTTCTTTTCGCTGGATTAAGCGGCGAACGAATCGTCACCAGTCAAGCTGGCGTAGCGATCACCCGCGATGCCGACATCGAACGATGTCTTACAGACGATTTGAAGTTCGAGCATGGCCGGGGATGGAATGTAGTCTTCCCACGTATTGACGAACTTCCCGCCGTACTTGTCGAAACGAAGGCCGGTATTCAGTCTGCGCAGGGCCTTGATGTGATCCACATCGTCCTTGATCAGATGGCGGAACAACCCGTCATCGGGATCGATGTTGACGAAACAATCCACACCACCATGAACCGTGCCGGTGGCGATGATAAGATTGCCGGTGAAGATGTAGACCTTGCGTGTCCAACTTTGGACAGCAGGGTAGTTTTGAAGTTCCATGATACCGTCTCCTATATTGACACATAGACAATATTTACATATTGTCCATAAATTGTCAAGAGGTTTGTGTATCGAATGGAATACCGACTTTTTCTAAAACGATCCAGTGATCAAGGATAGATTTATGGTCTCCCCGTGTCAGGACAGGATAGAGCGTTTCTTCGATAGTGCTGATTTTGTATTCGGGGATGGAATGTGCCAAATAGAAGTGAATTTTCGTCCAATAACTTCTTACCGCATCTATCTTGTTCTTGTTATTGAAATAATAATCAATTGAGCACACATACCAATCAATAATTTCTTCATGGAAATCTTTTGGATATAATTTCAGAAAATGCGTCAACCAATCTACTGACATCCCATAGGCGTTCTTTAGTTTGAGTTGGTCTAGCGCAAGACGAAGAACCTTGTCGCTTATAGCCGAGGGTCTTATATAGAACACCATGATCGGCGATTGAGAAATCGATATGATCTGCCATTCTTCTTTTGGTTCATCGTAGTATTTGATTATGGTGTAGGGATCATTCAGGATAAGGGCCGCGATCATATCGTCGGTTAATTCATCCTTCCACTTTTCCAGATCGTCCATATTGAAAGCAACGCATTCGTTGATTTCACGCACCTTGTCCAATTGGTCTTCTCTAACGTATTCTATTGTGCGAGGATCGAGGATGATGGGGCCGTTGTCATTTTCTCTGAACATATGGGATGATACGAATTGTAGTTAATTTTTTCAATATAAATATACGTATGAGCAAGGTTAATTATACAGCATCGTCGCCTTATGTTTCCACGCCACAAGCGTCTTGGTACATCAAGAACTATGTTCACCGCCCTATCCCAGAATCGACCGACGATACCGAGTTCACCATCACTAAGCTCTATGAAAATCGCCCCGACAAATTGTCGCTGGACCTTTACGGTTCGCCAGAATATTGGTGGATTTTTTCTGTGAGAAACAGAAACATCCTCAAAGACCCGGTTTGGGATATGACGACTGGTACAGTAATCATGGTTCCAACATTTGCTACACTAAAGCAAGCTCTGAGCCTCTGATTAATAAAATACGGTTTTAATAAGCCATAAATACAGGTATGGCTATTACAAATAATCCAAACAGACCTTACGTTCCGAACCAGACTGCTAACACAACTATGTCTGTTGCTGAGGCCCCTCAGACAGCGGAAGAGAAGAAGGCTGAGGCGGATAAGAAAGCCGAAAACGAGGCGGCGTTCCAGCGCGCTCAGAAGAAACAGCTTGCGCAAAACAATGCAATCTCAAGGCTCTTGGAAGATGAAAGCAATTTCCTTCCAAACGTTCTATCCGAAATGCCGATGTCGAACTATCGTTTCCGATTGTTCATGACAACCGAACGCGACATCATGGATCGTGTGACAAGCTATGACACGCAAGAGATTTACAAGATCATCGACGCCATTCCCAAAATCACTATTGCTGAGACGGGCGTAACAGCGGGTATCAATATCGAGAGTGTTGAGATCAACCAAATGACCGCGCCGGGATGGCGAACGAGAAGTTCGTATTCATCTAGCTTCGAGATCGTCATCACCGAACCTGTGGGATCGTCATTGCTGGAATCGATGATCATTTCGGCGCAGGACTTGAACGTTCAGAATTATATGAAGTTCTGGTACTTCCTCGAACTCACCTTTATTGGCTACAATGAAAACGGGGATGTCAATTACAATCCATGCGAGAAGATGGATTTGGATAATGGCGGGCGATGGATTTATCAAATCTCGATTAGTAATATCAAGACCAACATCGACGTAGCTGGTGCGCGTCATATTCTGACATGTATGCCTTATGACATGGAGGGTTTCAATGATGAAACATGTGGGCGTATTCCTGAAAAATTGAATATCGGTGGAAATACCGTAAAAACATTCCTTGATGATCTAGCGGCCAAGCTCACAAGAGCATGGGATGAAATGTATGCTGGGGAAATTTACAAATTTAAAATCAAGGCGCGAAGCATCGTAACATCTGATAAGGAATATGACCCGAATAACTTTGTTCTAAGTCCTGATCTCACGAACCCGGAGCACAGTCCTATTCGCAATATCCCATTTTCTCAGGGAACGTCGAATCAATACATTTCCGCTGAAATTCCAAGAGGTGCGACTTTAACGGACATCATCACAGCAATGTATGCGCATTGCGAGTCGATGCAGATGCTTATGCTGGATACTTCTACTCCACTGGACATCGAGGATGAAGGCGGTCTCTATAAGGGTAAGAAATATCGTCTGGCGGTCGTACCCGTCATTGAGCCTGAGATCAAGATAACAGGTTACGATCCGATCACCGGTAACTATATGAAAGAGGTAACCTATCATATTTGGGGCTTTAGAACATTGGGTGCTAACCTTGCGCCTTCGCAATATGAAAACACGTCTGATGAACAAGTAACCACGGATATGGTTCAAACATTATTGGATAATAATTATCTCAAGAAGAAGTATGAGTATCGCTTCACTGGTATGAATACCGAAGTGATTAATCTCGACACTGAGTTCAACTTTGCCTTTTCATCATTGCTTCCTCAACTTGGTGGATGGCGTACAAAAAATGCTGCCGTGACTGATCACGAGAAGCATAATCCAAGTAGCGCTATCAACTCAGGCACCTATTCCGATCAGAAGAAAAATGTTGAACTTTCACCGTCTGAAATTCGTAAAAAGCTTTCAGGTATTAACGGCGAGATAAGCAATCTTACTAGCGAAATGGAAGCGACGACTGACGAAGCCAAAAAGACTGAAATTCAAGGTCGTATCGCAAATCTTGAACAACAGAGAACGGACCTTCGTTTTAACGCCAACCAGATTAGAACTGATACAAATCTGGAAAATCAAATCCAGATGGATCGTATGAAGGATGTGCTGCCTTTGGAATCGTATGCCGAGGATTTCGACAAGCCATTCGCGTTACCATACATTGCGACCTATAATCAGCGCGCTGGGGAAGACTATGCGGCTGGCTCTGGATATGCCGCACAATGGCATCGTGGGGCGTCTCTGGTAGGCGCTCTCTATAACCAGCAATATGCCCCGCTCACAAATGCTATGATCAATATCACGATGGATATTAAGGGCGATCCATACTGGTTGGGATATTCATCTATAGAGCGTCGTGTTCTTCTAAACGCAGAGGGTGTCCGCGCTCGCAATTTGCCGAACTTTGCCGAAGGCGATAACACCTTTGCTTTCAATTTCCGGTTCCCATTAAAAGTTGGCGATGACGGTAACCTAATCATCCGACCAGACGATGTGTTCTTGGGTGTATATCGAGTTACGAATGTGGTCAGCCGTTTCGACAAAGGTGAGTTCAAGCAAACATTGACTGCTATTAAACTGGAATTGATTGCCCCGGTATTGAAGAAGAAGGGTTCGTCGGAAGAGGGAACAACAAGTGGTACGTGATATTAGAAAACTTCCAGATAATTACAGCACCGATAGTTTTGCTGGTCGTGTTCGATATAATGGTATCTATCGCGCCATTGTGAAGGCCAACGAAGACCCACAATGTATGGGCCGTCTTGCTGTGTGGATTCCAGAAATATGTGGCGATCCCACACAAGAGGCTTCGTGGATCATCTGTAGCTATGGCTCTCCGTTTGCTGGGGTAACCCCTCGCGGTAATCTGGTCGAAGATGCTACCAACATGGAGGGTAGTCAGTCGTCCTATGGTATGTGGTTCGTTCCGCCACATATTGATACCGAAGTGCTGGTATGCTTTGCGAACGGTGACACCGCTCAAGCATTTTGGATCGGCTGTGTTTATCAACAGAACATGAATCACATGGTTCCGGGGATCGCTGGTGGCACCCCGGCTGAGACGTTTGACGCCTGTGGTTCAAATCCCCCTGTGGTTGAGTACAACAAATTTTCCAAGGAAAATCAAAACGCTCCTAAGCGCCCAATCTTCACACCACTAGCCGAAGGTATTGCTAAACAGGGTTTGTTCCAAGACCCGTCTCGCGGTGTTTCACAAGCATCAGCAAGACGTGCTCCGATCTCGAATGTATACGGTTGGAACACACCGCGCGGGCACACGATCTATGTGGATGAAGAAGAAGGTAACGAATACATCCGTATGAGAACGCGCCAAGGTGCTCAGGTTCTTATCAACGATACTACTGGTTTTGTATACATCAATTCGAAGAATGGCGACTCTTGGTTGTCTATTTCCGACAAGGGTATCGACGCTTATAGTCGTGGTGCGATTTCGATGCGCGCCGAAGGCTCTCTGAACCTACATGCCGATGGTTCGTTGAACATCGAAGCCGATGGTAATTTAAACCTGCGCGCGGGCGGCAATCTGACTTTCCAATCGGCCAACCATACTCACTTCGCCGGAAATGGTGATTTGGCTTTGGAGTTCGGTGGTGTTCTGTCTGGAACGGGTGGGAGTCGCTTGGTTCTGGGTTCTGGTGGCGATATTCAATTAGGAGCCTCTGGAACGATCTACAACGGGGCTGGTGGGGACCATATTATCTCCGCTGGTAAATTGCTCCATAATACGGGCGCAAGTGCCTCTGTAAGCCCTGTGAAGGCTTCTGTGGCCCAACCTAACACTTTGGCCGAGACGCAGGGTGATGCGCCTTGTTATCAGCAAGGATCACGCCCTACGATCACCACTAGGTTACCAACACACGAACCATTCGCCGGTCATCCAACCGGGTCCAACCCATCGCCTGATCCAATTCAGCCGTCCGAAGTGGCAAGCGCTGATGATCGTGAGAATGTAATCGAGAATGGTAATTCATCCGTGGTAACTTCAACGCTCAATGAGAATTTCACGGATGACGATCTGACATGGCTGACGATATGCGTATGGACGGAATCGCGTGGAGAAAATGATGATGGTCGAGCGGCTGTTGCTCGAACAGTTCTGAATCGTTATCAGCATAATTTCCGTGAGAACAACATGAACGATAAATTTGCGGGTGTAAAGAAATATGTTCTCGCACAAAACGCTTTCTCTCACTTCTGGTTCCCGAATGCGTACAATAGAGGTTCGGTAAAGAAGGGTGATTACGCAACGGCTGAGAAGCGCGGTATTGAGGTTTACACCAAGAACAAGAGCACCGCGCTCTACAAGAAAATTGAAGAAGTTTGCCGACAAGTTATGGCTGGTACTTACAAGAGCACCAACAATTCGTATAACATCATTAACGCCAATCGTAAGAGCGCTATGTGGTTCTATAACCCATCGACATCAAGTCCGTCTTGGGCTTCAAGTTTGCGATTGATCGGTAAGATCGGTGGACATAATTTCTTGATGCGAAAGTAAGGGCATGATACGTCCTAAATATCTTCATGCGCTATCACGAAATAATTTCCGAAATGCCAATCCGAAACTGGAATGTTGATCCTGATCTTCGTGACAATGAAGACCAGATGATAAGCAAATTTAGTGGGACATACCGCCAAGAGCGAAAGCATTGGTCCGACAGTGACAAACGCGCCATAACTCATGAGCCGACCATCCAGCGGGTGAAGTCGGCATTTCTGAAAGTACCAACCACATTCGACATGTACTTCTGGCAAAGCACCAATCCAAATTACGATCCGACTATGAACATCGGTCCAGTCAAAGAAGAATGGATCAAGGACATGATGGGCGAGAAGGTTTGGGGGCGGATCGCGGCAAATCATACGCCGGATGTTATTACGGTTATCTTTACGAACAATCTCTCGGACATTGACAAGATAAACTTACGCAGTCCGTGGATGATTGCGCATCGTCTGGGACATTGCTTTCTAACCGCAAAGTCTCACGAACATGAGGCGATATTTGATGCGGCTCATTACTTTGAGAATTTCGTAGAGAAGATTACTTCTTATGCTTACGGGACCATATGGCCGTCCAAAAGAGATTATAGCTATTTTGGTACAATGCAACGTGATGAGTGGCAGGAGATATACCAAAAAATTTTGGGACCACATCTGGGGACAATGGCGAGTGCTCGAAATAACAGGTTGGCGACACCATACGAATGGTATGTTGAAACCTTCACGCAATGGATGATCAAGGGTAAGATCACGTTAAAAGAATTGCCTCCCGAAATTCACCCCGATGAAAAGTTGACCACAGATGAAAAGAAGCTCGCTCATGCTCAAAAGGCTTGGGCTAATTTCCCAAGACTCATGGGTAGTAAATTCAACAAAATATTGAATAGCGCTAAGGGTGAAATCTGGGTAGTGTAAGCTTGACAATATTCTAATCTATGTTATAGCTATAAGTACCTACTCATGGCTATACATGGAGATAAAATATGCACGTCATTCATTATCACAAATTCTTCGTGGACAAGCCCGTCACGCTCGCCCAGATTGAAGAGTCAAAAGCCAAAACCCCGGTATTCGCTCTGGTCGAGCATAACTTCCCCAACGATAATTATTTGTCGATCCTGTGGCGTCCTGCCGCCGACGAATATATCGTTCGTCTGAACGTCTGGAACGGCGACAAGAATGGCGGTCACTTCACTCATACCGACTACGAAGGTCTGACTGAAAACGGAGCTATGGATCAATTCAACAAGCTGATGGCCGACCATGCCTCGCTTTAAGCCCACCCCCGAACAACTCGCCGTCATGATGGGCGAATGCGGTACTGGTCGAGAAGCGATCTCCCTGCGCGATTTCGATAACAGCCCGTTCGTCTATGATCGCATCTATGGCCTATGGTATGTCTCACCTTCGCGCCACGTCTTTGCTATGGCCTTCTTCTTCGATCTTCATCTGGGTAACGATGGCGTGGATTTTTTCGAGCGCATGTGTGACCGTTATCGGAAGTCCAGCAACCCGCTTCAAAATGCGGCGGATGAATATCTCGCCACGATACCCGGCACGGCGTTTGGGTCCAGCATGTCCATGTTCACAACTTCGGGCTTCAATGGTTCATTGTCTCCGTCCGAACTTCGCTACTTCGGCGATAATATCCGTTATCTGAAAGGTTGAAAGGAAGATAAAATATGACCGATCAAAACAAATGTTTCATAGTCACCTATCACTATCCGAAACAGGAACATACTCCGAATAAACAGCGGATATGGTCAAAAAGCCAAGAGCATCTGGAAGCAAATCTTTCAGATTATTTCGATCTTGAGGTCGAAACAGTCACAAGTATTCGAGAAGCTTAACGCGGCTTGCGCTCCATGTCAGGACCACGTTCATCGTCGGCTGTGATGGTGAAACCAAAGCGCGTATACCACTTCACAAGGGCCTCTGTGGGCGTTCCACGGTCTCCCTGAGCCGTAAGGTCCAAAGTCACATGATGCTTGTCAGCGAGGTCACAAATGGCTTGTAGGGCCTTGGAGCCTTCTCCCTTTGGATTACCCTCGTGTGACTGAATATCTTCGATGTGGATTGCTCCACCCCACTTGACGAGCTTGACCATCACGGCATCGTTGAAAACACGCATGTTCGGCGTCCACGGATGTTCTTCCGTAATGTTTTCCCAATCTTCCATAAACTCTTCCGTGTTTGAGGCAGAGCCAAAACCGCGCAATTTAATGACGGCCTCTTCCATATTTTCGATGATTGTTCTATACCAGTGAGACATGAAGATATTTAGTTGACAGTAAAGTATATTCGACATATCCATTGGGTATGAACAAGCTCAAGCTCAAGCCAAAACAATCATTGCGCGGTGTGACCGTGCGTCCCATGAAGCTCGACCGGGCGCACCGGAAGCCAATTATTCGCACTGAGGCCGAAGCCAAGGCCGCGTGTATAGCTGCGGGACAAAACCCTCACGCCTACATCGATTACGCCGATCTCCGTAATGGCAAAGAAAATTGGGAATATTTTATCGAGGATTGGGGTAAAGGTCGATGAAATATGTTGAATGGGCCTTTCGTTTCTATATAGATAGAGGTTGGTTCACCTTTCCCATAGGCTATTTTGTCGGCTCTGTTATCGCGGACCTATGGTTAAAAACAAGTTTGGTACAGACATTTCTCAATAAATGGTGGGAAATCCCGGTATTTATATTGGGTCAAATCATTGTCTTGATCGTGATCGGTATTGCAAGTCTAAAGAAAAAACCGATTAATCATAATCATATTTCGCATCACTGATCACTTACCGTAAAGGTATTTGCGATATTGCTGATGGTTCTTCGCTACCCACTTGACAATAGATTCGAAGTTCTCTGAACGAAGCAATACGTCATTACCGTTCCTCAGATCGCGTCGGGAAATCAGGCACCAGTCGCCATCTTCGTAACGAATGTAGATGATGCTGTGCCAATCAACGTCTTCGCCCCAGAATACGACTTGATCTTCTTCATCGCCATAGTGCTCACAATTGATGCCAGCACTCTGGAAGATCACGGCATCACGTCCGTACTTATGGTTACGGGCAGCATTCGACGCATAGCGCGAATTGGCCTCGAATGCGAAATTGTAGCCACCCTCTTCCTTCTCTTTATTATTCAGATAGGTTGTCAGGCCGAGCTTGTCCATACGGTCTACACCGTACTTGAAACCTTCATACCAGATTTGTCTCGCGTTGTCTGAAAAGTGAACAAGCCATGTGTTGCGCTTCATTTGTTTGTTGAAGCTCATGTGGGCGGTTGTCGGAGCATCAGCCGGATCATCACTCATGATCTTGTTGAGTACGTCTTCTTTCATTTCTTCTTGAACATTCGCCGGAAGCTTATAGAACAGATCGGGTTCTTCTTCATGAAGCGAAAAGTTCTGAGTAACGCATTTTAATATTTATTTCATATTAACTATTGTGTAATAATGAGACATGTTCAGTAACAAGCTTGTGGATGATAAGAAATGGTTTGAAGTTTTTCGGCAGCATTTTGTCGAAAATAAAGTATTGATCATTCTTCATCTTAGCGAATACTTGAACACCGAGATTAATTTGATCAAACAGATCAAAGGCAAGATAAAAGAATATTTGGAAAAAAACACAATTTACAATGAAGAAGTGTTCGATTTCCAAATGCTTGAAATAGCACTATTCAAAAACACCATTCTTCAACGAACCAATTCTTCCACTGGACAGGAATACAGCGACTATCTCTTCGCCTACAATCTGTTTAAAGCAACAGTCTACAAACCCAATGAAGGCGACATTTACATCGACAATTGTTTCCAGATCATTTTGAGTGGACATGAGCGCAAATACTTCAACCGTGATCCCGCCCACATGGCGTTCCAAACCCAAGTGCTCGATTTTCTAGGGGATTAACACCGGCCTTAATAAATACTATCATGGCCGGTATAAATTCAAAAGCGAAGGGGAATACCTTCGAACGCAAAATCTCGAATCTCTTCTCAGATCGTTTCGCTGAACATCTTGGTATAACCAAAGGTTTTAGGCGAGCGAGTGATAGCGGTTCGTTCTTCGGAGGCACCAACAAGGCGCGTACAGAGACGCACGACCTATCCAAGGCAACATTTGGTGACATCATAACCCCGGACACGTTTGCCTACAGCATCGAATGTAAGCACTACAAGACGCCGCCTTCATTCGCGTCAATCATGAAGCAAGACTACAAGCAACTGAATGATTGGCTCTCACAGGCCGAGCAAGACGCTACGGCTTGTGGTAAGCGCGTTCTGGTTATTATGAAGTTCAATAATGTAGAAGAGGTCGCCGTGATTAGCCACGACGACCCTCTAGTGAATGGTAATGCTTCGGTCAGATACGGCAGCTATGTGTTTGTGCCGCTGTCAAAGTTCTTAGCTGGCGACACTGGCCTGTTCTTCCAGTCTTAAAGTTTACCGAATACCAGCCCACAGGTTCCTTTCGAATGGAAGCGTGGGTCTTCTATTCCGATCACGTGGCGGGATACGCCATTAACGTTTAGAACGTCACCCACTTTGACAGCTTGAGGATTTCCGTTTTCATCCACCGGAAATTCGCCAATCAGTAGGTCGGCGCGGCCTATATCTATGTCGGTTGTTGGTATGAATGTAAGCATTTTAGCTCTCTACTGAGGTCTTTGTCTCGCCCCACAGAGCTTCTTGAAGCGCGCCGCCGTCATCGAAATCGTAGTCGCGCGCAGCGCGCAGCTTCGTGCGTTGAAGCTCGTTGATTTCGGTTTCCAAAGCGATGATCTTCTGGCAGGTTACTAGCATCTTTTCGGCCTGATGCTTGCTCACCGGAATGGGGACATTCTTTTCGGGACCGTGGCCGCGCTTGCCCTCATTGTAGGTGCGGACGCCGACCGTATCTGGATATTTGCTGGTTTCGTTCTCAGTCGCTTGGCTCTTGAGAATATTGCCCCACATGATCAGTTCTTGAGCCTTGCGGTCGATCATGTAGTTCAGAAGCTTTACCGCTTCCGATTCGAAAACGTCTTCCTCAGATTTAATAGGCGGTGTCTCAGACATATCGCACTCCATTAATATGAAACTTAAATAGAGAGTATCATATATCCATATGTTGTCAAGCTATCTACATAGCTGTTTCAAGAAATACTTTGATGCAATTCAAGTAATTGTCGATGTCTGGGCTACGTTGAGCCTTGGCACGATACTTCACCAAAATAGCCACACAAGTTTTTAAGAGATCACGATCTCTTTTCAGACGATCATAGATGCGCGCGAGGTCTATTTGTGATTGGAGATTAACTCCTTCGAACGTCTGGACAACGTAGTGGACAATCATGACGATATGGGAGAAGGGTGGTTCATAGCGAGGATGGAACATGGCATTTCCCATGATCTCCGCGTCACACCCTTCGGGGATGGTCGTCATGAACAGGTCGTTATCCTTGACGATAATTTCGTAAAGGACATCCTGTAAGGCTTCTCTGCTGACCATCTTTAGCTCCCTCCGTTCTCAGATGCTTACACACCTTCAAGAGTTGTGCCAGTAAAAAATTGGTATGAAAAAAGCCCCTCTTTCGAGGGGCTTTTCCGTTAATCCTTTTTGACGCCTAAGAAGCGCAAGAGGAACAGCATGAGGTTGATGAAGTCGAGGTAAAGGGACAAAGCACCCTCGCTCGTGCGCTCGTCAAGCTCTTTACCCGACAAGCCGGGGCTGTAGAGGTTCTTGAGGTTTTGCGTATCGTAGGCAATCAGGGCCGAGAAGATCAGCACACCGGCTGCGCTGATGATCAGATCGAACATCGAACTGCGCAGGAACAGGTTAACTATCATTGCGATGATCAGGCCAATCAAGGCCATAACCGCGAAGTTGCCAACGCCCGACAGGTTCTTCTTGGTCGTATAACCAAAGAGGCTAAGTCCTCCGAAGGCGGCGGCGGTGATCAGGAAGGTGGATGCCAGCGAAGACACGGTATAAAGCATGGCGACAGAACTGAGCGAGATACCGAACAGAACGACGACCAGCCAGTATGCCACGGTCGAGCCGAGAAAGCTTCGCATGAAAATGACCGCCAGCGGTGCGAATGCGACGATCCAGCCGAGAATGGTGTAGGTCAGCGCGCCCTTCGGATTGGTCGTGTACAGAAGTGCCGTCAGGTTCGGATTGTATGCGAACAGCCACGATAGGATAGCAGTCAGGACGAGACCTAGACCCATCTTATTATAGATGCCGATCATATACGAACGAAGGCCGCTATCTTCGACGGTGGGGGATGCGGTAGCTTGATTAAACATTTTCTTCTCCAAAGAAAGAGAAGCAGAGATTACACTGTATCTAAAGTTTCGTCAATAATTTTGTAATGGTGGTCCAAGAAGGCTTTGCCGAACTCCATGTCTAATATGTTTCTAAAACATGCGCATCTAGTTGGATCGGATTCAATAGCCTTAGATGGCTTTAGAAATTGATAGACTGTGGAGCAAGCATCATCGGCTACAATCATACCTACTACAAAACCATAGCAATAATGAAAGTATGCCGGGTTCTTTGTTGCTATACCGTAGATTAGATTTTCAATACGAATATTGGGGGCGTTTGGCATTTCATCCCAAATAATATAAAGATTGTTGGTATCAATATATTTTTGAATATTTTTAATAGAACGTGCTTCGAAAGGATCGGAATATATTGAAAGAAGTAACACAAAACACTTAACTATTCTCGGAAGATTTTCATCATCGTCTTCCAACAATAATTTTATTATATCGTAGGAGTTGAAATCATCATAACGCATTTCCTACCCTCGCTTAAAAGTATTTAGTATGGTGAACAAAAATGGTTGACGAGCGAAATTCACTTTGATAGGGATAGTTAACAAAGTGTAAAAAAGGTGCGTTATGGACTTCATCGTTGACAACATTCGTCTTGGCTTCGCAACCAATTCGTCATCATCACATTCGATCATTGTTGTCCCGAATGAAGACCTTGCGAAAATGTATGACGACATCCCTTGTGATTATGGATGGCAAGATTTCTCTCTGGTTTCGACCGAAGAAAAGCTGCGCTATGTTGCTGCGCAAGTTATCAATGAAGCTCTGTTTGATACTGAGTTCGCCAAGAGTGTAGGTCTCGACAAGCTGCGTACCGAAATGTACGTCGATCACCAAAGCCATAAATCTATCGACACTGAGGCTGAACTTCGGTTCCGGGTAAATCTTCTTTCACATAAAAATATCGTGGTTGTTGGGGGTAATGACAACAGCGATGAAACTGTGTGCGATACTTTTTCTCGTTACACCCCCGAAACGGCAATCAACACATCAGGCTACTCAAAAAAGGTTCGTATTGATGGTGATTACATTGTCCTCTTCGATACCACCGATGGTACAAAAATTCGTGTCCGACTGGATAACGGTGGGGAAACAAACGAATATACCAAATCCACTATGCCTGAATTGGTTGATTTGAAGATCACCAATTGGTGTGATGCGGGTTGTTCGTTTTGCTACCAATCATCCACATTGAAGGGTAAACATGCCCCTCTTGATGCCATCAAGAAGCATGTCGATATTCTGGCGGAAATGGGTGTGTTCGAAATTGCTCTCGGTGGCGGAGAAACGACCGCTCACCCGGACTTCGGCGCAATTATCGACTACATCGTTTCCAAAAATATTGTTCCGAACTTCACCACTTACACTGATAAGTGGGTGCAAGACGTGGAATTGGTCAAGAACATCATGTGGAAGATCGGTGCTATCGGCGTGTCGGTTCACTCAATGGCTGACTTCGAGACGGCTATCAACATTCGCAACATCTTTCCGTCTTATTACCAAGACCGGAAGGTGATGATCCAACACGTCTTCGGGTCTGTTCCGATCTCGGACACCGCCAACATCTTGCGTGAAGCTGCGGCTCAAAAATTCCCAATCCTTCTGCTGGGTTACAAGGAGGTGGGCTTCGGTAAAGGCAAAGAACGTTTCGATTTTGGAAATGTTGAAGATGATGCCACGATCATGAAACTGCTGTTCGACCAGCAAAAGGTTTCTGTTTCGGTCGATACCGCATTTGTTGATCGTCATCAGCGTTTGCTTGACATGGCTGGTATCCACCGTGTTCTGACAACTTCACCCGAAGGAAAATTCTCGTGCTATGTCGATGCCGTCTTGAACAAGATGGGGCCTTCGAGCTATATTCCTGTCAAGGAAATGGATTCGGCTGCTGAAACGGTCGAAGACTTCATCAAGGTTTACGCGGCGTACTAATGCTCTATAGTCTCGATCAGAATAGTGATATGTGGAAGTTCGTCCACAAGATCAAAGATAATTTGACAACAAATTACTATGTTGACGAGACTTTAGAGGATTTTTGTGTAGAGCACGGGCGCAAAAACTTTTCATATAAATTGAAAGGTGATTACGATAGTCATTCATATGAGTATCGTTACATCAACGGTGTTCCGTATAACTTTGAATTGATTTGGAAGTGGGAATCCGATAACAGTAAACGTACCACTGAGTTGTTCAAGATTTACTCACCCGACTGGATATTTACTTGGGTGAGCCGAGGTCTATTCTCAAATACGCTCATGTTTTATATTGACGAGCTTGTAGATAATATTTCCCTTGAGACCGTAGAAAGTGATATGATGTCAATTGTATTACTTTCGGATCAGTTATGAATTTATATGACGAACGAATTTGGCTGAAATTTACACAATATAGAAAAGAAGAAGTTGATGCCTTCTTCTTCAAACACTATGGGTATACTGGTACGGGCCGCAAAAAAATACCGAAGAAAGAGACAATATATTTCAGCAATAGATTGCTTATTCATCGTGTAGAAATTTTTGGTATTGAATACTTCTTCTCGTATCGTTATGAGAACTGTTACCTACCAATTTTGGTAGGTATCGTATCATCACATGTGTCCATCACCGAATTACCGGGTGGTATTATTCGCGTTCAGAAGCGGCATGAGCTTTTATCTGACTCAGATGTCGATCTTCATGTCACCATGCTTGTGATGGGAGTGGAATAATTTTTCATAAGGACGGTTTTATTATAAATATTCCTACACTTATTTCAGGGGAATATTTCGATGACACCAGACAACCGCCACAAGCATCTAATCGTTCGTGCCGAAATAAAAAGACCGCCGTTGGCTGAGGATTGTGACGCTGTGTGCGCGTGGATGTCCGCGTTGATCAAGAACATCGGAATGAAGGAATTGGCCGCGCCGCGCGCTCGTTATTGCGCCGTTGAAGGCAATCGCGGAATGACTGCCGATGCCATTATCGAGACCAGTCATTTCGTAATTCATTCATGGGATGAATGTGATCCGGCGATTCTTCAACTTGACCTTTATACATGCTCCGATCTGGACGTAGAGCAAGTGATCCAAGAACTCCAATTCTTTGACCCATCGAAAGTCGAATGGAAGTTCTTGGATCGTGAGAATGATTTACGCTTGCTGGGTGAGGGGTGATTTCATCAGCTTCTTGACCTTGGCATGATCGTCCGCTGCGTATAACAGACTGCCCCGGTGTTTTTGAAGTTCGGTGTTAAGCCATTCGAGCCATTCCGATTTGAAATCCTTGAGTACCTTGAGTGTGTAATTGACGCTGTTGGCACTCACGAATAGCTGAAACTGTTCCAGCGTGGCGTCGATGCTATGAAATACCGAAGGATGACCTTTGAAGACTTCAACCAAAATGCTTTCTGGTACGGGCATCAGCTTCATAATCATGGGAAGAAGGACTGGTCGATGAAGGAGCAATTCACCCATTTCCGCGTCAGTCAGGCCGAATTTCTCAATCAACTTGCTTGCGCTTTCCGTCAATACGCCGTCGCGCGATTGATCGTACCGTGAAAGAAATTCAATATATTGCTTGCGCGTGACGAAGGGAATTACCTTCTCGTGGGCCATTAGTTCGGGTGTATAGTATACGACTCTACCAGCAAGCGTTTCATCGAGCGTAGCCACTTCCAAAAACCCGCGACCGAGTTGATACTTGGTGCGGCTATAATAATCTTTGGATTGCTCCAAGGTTAACTGACCGCTGTATTTTCTGAGCTTGAGATCAGAGATTAGATCATCGACATTTGCGCGCTGGCCGGTATCGTACAGCTTTTGGAAATAGGTATTTTGGATACCGGTTTTTATTTTCTCTATTATAGTATTGGCGCGATCATCCACCAAAGCTATTTGAGCGCGAATTTGCGGAGGTATCATCATCCCAAATGGCATCGACACGGTATTACGACGCTTTCCCTGATACGGATCATACTTTTCGTAATCATCATCAGAGAAGGCAGCATCCATTAGCTTCTTGAGTACGTGATTATCGTCACCGATCATAGTGTCAGCGCGGGTCAGGGCGCTGTTTTCCGTATCATGTTTGGGCTTGGATTGAAGAGTGATTTTGTATGACCCATTATTGGCATCATCGATAACCGCGATAACACCGTTGATCATATTGTATTTCACCACCGCCAGAACTTCATCCGTGGGGGTAATGAAAGAATGTGTGGATTCGATTGGTGACCTAGAGCGCACCCATGTCGATGCAAAAACCGTATTCGTCATGATTAACCCCTAATAACTTCTCCGCCGATGGCGAAGCCGAAGTAGTAAACGTGCGAAATAAGAATCGGCGATGTCACCAAAGCCATCCACACGTATAATTTCCACAAACCGATGAAATACTTGTATGCCTCTTCATTATTCCACATAGCAGCCAGCGCGATCAACCACGGAATACCGACGAAGACCATCATAAGCTGAACCATCAGTGGGAATATAATCCAAATCATAAAATATCTCCTATTAATTGCTCTGCTTATACATTATCACCAATAAACATAATGTCAATTGTCAAAATAAATTGACAGATCATAACCGCAATGCATATAGTTGCCTTATGGCTACGTAGCTCAGATGGATAGAGCATCCGCCTTCTAAGCGGACGGTCGCAGGTTCGAATCCTGCCGTGGTCACAACTATCATAGGGAATAAGATGATGCCAGATTCAAGTAAACGGCCTTTTTTTGAAATTAAGGTTGATACAAGAAGAAGCTATCGCTCTAACTATAATGGTTTTGAATCAAGTTCCGGCGGCGGTGATCTTGTTTCCGGTGTTGTAGTGGGTTTCGTAATACTATTCGCATGTGGTGCTCTGTTTTTAGTATGTGGCGGAGCTATCTTAGGGTTGATTTATATCTTCTCTCATTTATAGGTGTGACAGCATGTTAGAGCCTGTTTTCAAGCTTTTAGATAAGTATGACCGGCTAAAAGAGCCTTGGCGCTTCCTGACATTCTTTGGTCCATTTGTGGTCGTGTACTTGTTATTTCCGCCACCATTCAATCTGTTCGCAATGCTGATAATTTTGGTACTTCGGTTGCTTCACATGAATAACCGTCGAGTACGTTAATGTTTCGCATAGATTTCGATGGGCTTGAGCCAGCACAAGTTGTTAAAATCATCAAAGAAACAGAGGACTATCTTGGGAGAAACCAAGATAAGTATGATGGCAATTGGCGATTTGAATATGAGCGTATTGTTCTTGAGCGATTATCGAAAACAACCGATTATGAATTAATCAAAAAATTGGTTGGTGAAGTCTCGCCTAAATTTATCGCTTATGTTGAAGACCCGTCTCCCGAATTACAATTGATAGCAATTGAAAATTCATACAATGGTTATGCGATAGAATACATAAAAAATCCATGTCGTGCTGCGCTGCTGGCCTGTATTGATAGAATGAAGGATTATAATTTCCGAGAAGACGATGTTTTTTTCTTTGATAATATGAAGGATAAAATTACTCCCGCTTTAATGTATTACATGATAGTCAAGAATGACGCTTGGAGTTACATATATGAGGCGAGTAAACGTGGTTTAGTTTTTCCAGATCGATTTTGGAAAAGAACAATCAAATTTTTATTAAACAAAGGTCGAGCGCACTGTTTCGATGTGGTCCCAGAAAATATGCTGGGGTATATCATTGACATCGATCCCAACTTAATTATTCATGTGAACCGCAAGTTCATAACAAATGATGTCGTGTCTCGTATTTACCGCGATATTTCTCACCCCATCGCCCTCATGTTTTGTGCTCATGTCGCCGAGGACGATGAAGTTCAAACCTATCTGCGTTTGCGATTTGAAACCCGATGATCAAAGAATATGAAACCAACGGCCATAATGATGAATTGTATAATTTTGCTTACAAGCTCAATGAATTGTGGAAGCAACCAGACTATTTTGAAATCACTGAATATAAATTTAGAACCGGTATGGCGCGCGGCGGGGATATTTTTATCAAGGGCGATGGTATTGAACTTAGATTTACTTTTCGTGGCGTTCGAGATTCTGACCCATACATCCCTAATGCCGATCCTATCAGACTGAGATATTTACATAAGGTGATCGTAACGACGCCGGATAATGTTGATCCAGATGAAGTGCTAATCAAATTGATGCTTGCGGTATAAGCCATTTGTTGTATGGTGCTTCGAAAGCACAAAGGATAAACAATGGGTACTTCGAGATACGTTCATGCTGGTTTCGCACTCAAGTTCGGAATCGGCTCTTTCCCGAAGGAAATCATTTCCGTCAAATCCTGCGAATGCGAAAAAGACGAGACTGCTAAGTTCTGTCCACATTGCGGTAAGAAGGTCGCAGTTACACAAACTGCGTCTCGTCCTCGGTGGGATGAATTTCGCAACTTGTTTGGCGAGTTCGTCCACGAAGATGGCGAGCTAAATGGGATCAAACTTCCGAACGGCTGGGAAGGCGTCTTGAGTAATTATGGCGAAGATGATTACTATCTCGGATGGCTCAAAGTCATCAATGACACTGACGATCCCGTACATCTTGATCCGAAAAGTCTCCCCGATCCCGAAGGCATCTGGGAAAAGATCAACGAGATATTCGCGGACTATCCCGAAATCTTGAAGCGCGGCAACTTCAAGTTCTATCTGTTCAATCACTACTGGTAAGGTTATGCTTCTTAAGCGGCCTATTGTTGAAAGGAACGTCCCTCACTATTCAATCTTTTTGAATAGCCAAAAGATGTGTCCTATTTACAGCGTGTCTTATAACAGTGGGTCCGTAAGTATATGGAACACTGAGATAAATGGTATGTCATTTAAAGTCAGAAGTGAAACATATCAAAGCGGCGATATACTTATTACTGTCGAAGGTGAAACTTTGTATTTCAAATATCACATTCGGCCTGAGTATAGACGCCGAGAAGGGGCCGATATTATCCAAGGTTGGTATCGGTTATTTCATAAACAGCAAGCCGAAGATGCGATCTATCTTCTACTGCTGTTAGCCTGATTCTTTTTCAGATAAAGCTTGTAGGCTCCACCACCGCTTTTTTGCTCGATCTTAGCAATATGTGGATTGCGTTCCAGCCAGTACGGAAACTCTTTCTTGATGTTTCCGCTGAGGCCGGTCACAATCGTGATATGCTTTAAACCAGACACCTTAGACTTTTCAATGAAGTCGATAGTAGTCTTGTGAGCGCTATCGACCGTCATACCATGAAGGTCCAAACGATAAGCGCGCTTAACTGGTGGGAAATACGAAACAGTTGGAGCATATTTGTTCATATTTTGAACAAATTCATTCCAGACGATTTTATCTTCTTCGGTCATAGCCTTCACTCCGAAAAATTTATCTATAGATATTTATCTATATTTTTAGATGGCACCTGTTCCAAACGAGAGGGTGAAGGTAAACGTCCCTTGTAAAATATAGAATGCTATGATGGCTGCGAAGAACAACCATGCGGCAACTTGAAGGTTCAGTGATGTTTTCTTGCGATAATAAAAGAAAACATTGAGTGCCGAAAACAACAGCAATATTGCGCTGGCAATAATGTGAAGATTTGTAGTAATTAATTCCATCGGTATAATCCTTATCTACTATTGACGATAGCATAATAAAAATATTGAGGTCAATTTTTACTTTAAATATGCTGTTTTTCACGGGGATAAATATAATATACGCACTTTATAGAGTCCTTAAATACACTTATGACAAAGAAACGTTTTTTCGTTGAGAGCCTTCCGGTTGTCAATCAGACCGAAACTCTTAAGAACTTCTTCTCCGCAACGGTCGATCACCTCTTTCAAAGTGGTGCGTCTGAAACCTTGACCGGTTATATCGGACAGAAGCCATCGTATTTCGACTCAACAAAAGACTTTTACATTCCTGAGAAGGACATCAAGCGCGAGTATTATCAACTCGAACCAACCATGATCAGCAAGGTGAATGGTAACGTCGCCTATACCCTGTTCTACGATGATCTGATCAACTATCTCGACAGCATGGGCGGAAACGTCGAAGATCATTCGCGCCTCTTTTCCGGGGATTATTACTCTTGGTCACCGCCGATCAATCTGGATGCTATCAATAACCCGAACCAATACATTTGGATGGGTGGCTTGACAGATGACGAATATGAAAAGACCCTGCTGAATTTGAAAGCGCCGAGAAACGTTTATACCGGCGATGGCGTTCAAAATCGCTTCACACTCCCATCGGTCATTCTAGGCTTTGGTGGTGATGACGAGCATCCGTCCGTTTTGGTCAACGGTGAAGAAGTCACCGCCGACATCGTGAACGGTCAGGCACAGATCGCTACCCCGGCTGCTGGGTCGATTATTGAAGTCATCCGTTATGGCGATTTAAAAGCCGTATACGAGGGTAAGACCGCCGAAGCACTCCACCCATTCCAATATTGGGAAGCCTACTCTTACGGCTTCTCTGGGGCGTCCTACGTGCGTTCAAGCCGCGTCTACAACGTTGGGGAAGTCGTTTACTATGGAACCCGCAATTATCTCTGTATCACACAACATACAGCGACCGATACATTCAACCCCGAATACTGGAAAGAAATCGACCAAGTTGAGATCACTTCGGGTATGCGCCTTCGTCTGAATGATGGGGTATCCTTGGGTAAGGTGTTCATCGTTGACGGAGTTGGGACATCGATTGTTTTTACAGATGATCACACACAAGATGCTGGTTCAGAGACACCCGTTTATGTTTTGAACGACAGACGCTCTCTGGATCGCAATGCTTGGTCTCTCAAAAACCTATGGATACACCAAAATTCTTTGAAGTGGTCCGACCTTGATCTAAATGCCAAGAAAGCCGTGCGTCCTATTATCGAGTTCCTTCCGAATATAGAACTCTATGATTATGGTACAAATCGTCTACCAGACGTTCAAGCAATCATGCTCACGGATGATCTCGATGTTATTGACCATTGGGATTTGTACCCATATGACAACAACGTATGGGACGAAGAACAAGTTACTCTGTCACACATCAATGGTAAGTTCTTCGGGGAAATAAATGGTGAATATGTTGGTAGTATCGTGGTCAATCCCGGCACAACCGACTCATATGTTCTTCAACCGAATGATCGCCTTTTGGTCGTTCAGTCCAACTCGACCGTTGAAGTTGGTTTGAACCAACGTATCTATCGTGTCGTATCCAACGAAGAAATCGAATTGCCTACGGGGGGTAACGCAGCGGTTATTGAACTGATTTCCGAAGGCGCTCCACAATTGGGTGACATCGTTCGTCTCGTACCGGGAAATGGAGTGCGTGACGCCAATGGTGTAGCTATTCCACAAGTTTATTCGGACTTCCATCACTACAACGAATACCGCTTCACCGGAACACAATGGGTCTTGGCCCAAGCTTATAATTCGGGTGTGCCGCCACTGTTCCAACTCTATGATTCGAACAAAAACAAGTTGGATGATGAACTAACTTATCCAACATCTTCGTTCGCCGGGAACAAACTATTCGGATATGAGATTGGGAATGGTGTGGCTGATTCCGTTCTTGGTTTCCCGACCGTATTAAATGAATACGACAAACATATTTTCCAAGTCTATTCGATGACGGATCGCGTGACATATGCTGAGAACGAAGAGATCGTTGGTTATTACTATCACCGCATCTGGAATACAAATGAGTTTTCGAATAATTGGTTTTTGAACCCGGATTTCAGTTCCCAGACAAAGATTGCTAATGGCGTTTACTCAACACCCCTGAACCTACAAGCTAACCCAAATAACGAAGAAGTTGAATTTATCGACAAAAACAAGTGGTTCGATCATTTCAATTCGATCATGACCGGACAGTCGAACTTCGCCGGAAGCGCATATAGCATCAACAACTACCGCGATACTGAAAAGTATTTCGGATATGGTGACTACATCATTCAACACAGAAACCCTCTGTTGAAGACTATGCTTGTAGCCAGTGACTCTCGTTTCGATGTTGTGGCAGCTATAAATTTTGTTGAGCACGAATACACATATTTCAAAAACAAGTTTAATCAAACGATCTTAACTTTCTTGGAAAACGGAACTCTTTCAGAAATCGACCCACCAGCAACATGGGTTGAGAAGGTTCTGTATAATATTCGTCTGAACAAAACATCCGATAGCCCGTTCTCTTTGTCAAAGATGGGTGGGGGTCAGTTCTATATCCCTATTACACCAGCCAGCATTGGTGTGGGTATAACGCGCAAGCCAGATTTCTTCTTTGACGACACTATGGGTGGAATCAAGTTCATCATCGGTCATGATGGAAGCCGCACACCCGCATTCAACGATTTCCGCGATGATATTATTCTCGAACTGGAACATCAATTGTATAACGCAATTGAACCGGCGCTGCTGACTGAGCGCCCGGTTTTTGACATCACGGAGCATGTTTATATCGGTGGGGAATATTCGAGAGACGAATACCTAAATGTCATGGAATCCAGCTTCTACAAGTGGGCCAGTGAAAACAATCTCGACTATCGTGATAACAACTCGTTCGATCCCGACGATTATTTCACATGGAACATGACTAATGGCGGTGCGTTTGATGGTTCGCAATTGGCCGGTAACTGGCGTGGGATTTATCTCAAATATTTCGATACAACCCGCCCGCATTCCCATCCTTGGGAAATGCTCGGTTTCACCGATAAGCCAGTCTGGTGGGATATTGAATATGGGGCTGCGCCATACACCCGTGGTAACACGAAGATGTGGACCGACATTGAAGAAGGTCGCATTCGCCAAGGGCAGCGCGCGGGCTTGTCGGCGCGATATGCTCGTCCTAACATTCTAAACATATTGCCAGTAAGTGAAGAAGGCGCATTGCTCGATCCTGTTGAAGCACGTATTGTTATCGTTCTTCCGATCATGTCTGATGCCGCAAGTGAATGGGTTTATGGTGATTGTAGCCCTGTTGAAAACTTGTGGCGTTTGTCATCGGCTTATGCCTACGCACAAGCTATCGCAAGCTTCCTGTTGAAGCCAGCAAAGTTCATCGAAGAAGGCTGGGATACAATCAACAACCGCAAGATCGATAATGGACAATATATCAACCTGACAACCGGAAATCGCCCAAAGAACTCCGAACTTTATGTTCATGGAGAGTTCTTGGATCGTGAACGGGTTTACGCCTGTGGTATTCAGCAATTCATCGGTGAATATATTATTTCGCTTGGTGCTGATCCGGCGATCTTTGGTAATGCCGTTCGCGGTTTGAATGTTATGCTCGGTCACAAGATGGGCGGGTTCACGTCCGTTTCTGATATGGTCACAACAACTGACAATTTTGGCATCATCCCATCGGACGATGTGAACCTTGTTTTGTATCAATCGGCTCCAATAAAAAGTGATTTCTATAGCGGGATCATTGTCACTTGGAATGGTTCTGGTTGGACCATGAGCGGTTACGATGATAGCCAGCCTTGGTTCAATATTATTCCACCAATGATAACAAGCCCTCGTTATAAAATTACAACCGGGACTTCGGAAGAAATCACATATAATGATTGGAGAGCTTCGACCAACTATGCGATCAACACCAAGATTTCTTACAACGGAAAGATTTATGTGGCCCTGAGAAGCCATTTATCTTCGGCTGTGTTCGAATCAGCATTCTGGGATGAAGTTGGAACGGTTACAGCATCCGACAACGTAAGTGTTCTTGTTTACAGTCAGGGCGAAGATGAAGTTATTAAAATTCCATATGGTACAACTTTCTATACACCACAAGAAGTCACCGACTTTATCCTTGGTTATGAGCGTTACCTTGAAAGTCGTGGATGGTTGTTTGATGAAGTTGAAAATGAACTCGTAATCAACTGGAAACTCTCGGTAAAAGAGTTCTTGGAATGGTCCAGTGTCGAATATGAAGCTGGCGAATCTATATTTTTCTCACCATCAACATATAAAGCGAAGTACAAGACCGATCACGGCCTCGTATCCAGCGTCATGACTTCGGTGAACGGCAAAAAGAACATTGTCGGATATACCGGTGTATCCAAGACATCCGAACAAGTCGCTGTTTCAAGACGTGAAGACGAAACTGTATTCCAATCGACCGATGGCGACATCTACGGTATCCGAGTTAAAGTTCGTGAAATCGAACACGCAATTTTGTTCAGTAATCAAACTATCTTTGGTAATTTGATTTACAACCCACTGTTCAATCTGAGACAACCTCGCATTCGTATTTTGGGTAAGCGTTCGGTGGACTGGACGGGGCGTCTGGATGCTCCGGGTTACGTAATCGCCAATAATGAAATCGTGCCAAACTTCATGAAATCAACAGATGATTTCTTGAACATGTATGACATCGAAGACCACAATAACGCAACATTCGCAACACAAGCTCGTCATAATATCGGCTATAGCAAGCGCGACTATTTGAGCAACCTCGCCATCAACGAAATTCAACAGTTCGAGTTCTATCAGGGCATGATCCAGCAAAAGGGTTCTGTTGGAACATTCGATAAACTGCTGAGAAGCGATTATGTGGATCAAAACCGAGAGCTTGCCTTCCGTGAAGAATGGGCCTTCAAGATAGATCAATATGGCGGGGTAGCCCGCAATAAAACGGCATCGTTCCTCATTCAACAATCGGATATGTCTAGTGATTCCGAGATCGTTCATTTCTCGGTGGGTAATACCATCGGAAACGACATGATTGAAATATACGACAACACGACGGTTGATACACGTTGGGTCGAACGCGCAGACGATCCACTGAACGTCTTCCAAACTCGCACGACTTACGCTCCGAGAGATACCGATCTCCCGGTCAGCGGATATGTTCGAACAAACGAAGTCAACAACATCGTTTTCTCGTATGAAGACATTCAAACGCTGACACATATATCGGCTGGGGACACCGTTTGGGTCCACTCCGTTGATGCTAGTCGTGGGCTTACACCATTGGATACACAGTGGTATTTCGTCGGCGTATACAATAACTCCACAACATATTGGAACACGGCTAACCTCGTTCTGACCACAAATAGTTCTTACGTTGTTGAGAATATGGACAACGATATTGTATTCAGATCACCTTCGGCATTAGCTCCATTCATAACCACCTCTACGGGATTGATCCCAGAGGCCGGGAAGACCTATCGCACAGAGTTCCGTGTTCGTAAGATTGCGGCGGATACCAATGCGCTGGGAAGCTATCTGCGTCCCGCCTTCGATGTCTATGACTCCAACGGTGTGTTGACCAACGTGAACACTCAAGGTGATCGCTATGGCTTCGGGTATGAGCAATCTACGGATATGATCAATACAGCGAATTGGACTATAGGGGAGTATTATACTGTTGGGGCGACTTGGGTAGCACCAGTTATCCAAGATGAAGCATCGACCATCATTCCACGTATTCGCGTAAACCGTAATTTAGCTGATACGGGGCCGTGGTCTACAGCGATGTACGAAATATCTGCGCAAACGACTTTTGAAGAAGATAAGAGTGTGTACTGGAATGTATTCAAAGCATTCAATGCTGATGCTAATGGGGCTGTAAACTCTATATCGAATATTGTCACAACTGCCGAGGAACCGACCGTATCGACCATTCGTTTTAATATGGTCAACCCACACGGTCTCAACAACAATGACATTGGTCGATACATTTACATCGACGGTGATACTCAAACAGAACCTTCACTTGAAGGGTTCCAACAGATCATGGGCGTGAGTGGGACTCATTCGTTTGAAATTCTGTCTATCGGAAGTAAGGGTTATGACTTCTTTGGTGAAGTTCGTGTTCCTGTGCCGACAGTGACCGTTCTTAAGCCAATTCGTTTCAAGAACTCAAACGAGCTTTTGAACAGCACATATAAGTGGGTGAGCGGAGATATTGCTTATGTTGACGGTGACGATACCCATCCTTGGAAAGTCTATCAATTTGAAGTTGGTGGAGTTGTATATACTCAGGATGATTATGTTCCGGGGGATGCGATCACCGTTCATCAGGATGTATGGAACGTGATTCGCGTTCAGCCTAAGAGAATTAGCGCCGAACGTTTGAAGTCGGCTCTTGTTTATGATCGCCAAACAAAGCTCAATTCGCGCGAGCTTGCGCCCGAACCACTGGTCGTCAATCGCTTCAATGTCTTGTCGCCGATCACTGGTTTCCTGCTGGGTCGTGCCAACAATGAGATCGATTTTGCGACCGATGTTGATCCAGCGGTCTATTCGACTACCGGACGAATGGATGACACCATTCAGGACGAAACCAACACAATCAATCTATGGGGCGAAAAACAAGTTGGGTATGTCTGGTGGGATTTGTCCACGGTTCGCTTCTTGGAAAATGAAACCGATAATGTCACGTTTGGTATCACTGAAACTTCCCGCTATCTCGAAGAATTGAATTATCGCAAGAATGCTTTAGCAAAGGTTGCTCCGGGTACGAGCGTTGACATCTACGAATGGGTTAAGAGCTATGAGTTGCCAGAAGATTATACTGGCGATGGTGAGCTTCGCTACGATTATACTCAGTATGTTAAAGGAACTGAGTTTGTAAATAACGTTCAAAAGACAGTTTACTACTTCTGGGTAAAGAACGTAAGAACTGTTCCTATGACGCATGATCGTCTATTGTCGGTTTATACTGTAGCCAATCTAATTGCTAATCCATTGTCGCAAGATTATCCTTGGATCGCGCCACTGACTAAAAATTCGTTTGTTATCGGCGGTATTCGTCAGTATCTCGATGATGCTTTCGATTCCAATTCTGGAACAATTATTCAGATTGAGCACGATTATGACTATGACGGAGTTGTCCATGAAGAATGGCTTCTATTGAAGGAATACGATCAAAAGGACCAGATACCCGATTGGTTGTGGGACGCTTTGAGAGATAACTTGGTAGGCTTTGACGATAAGCAAACACAAGTTCCGGCTCCGATTGTTCCGCCAACTATTGATCCACAAGATAACGAGGCCCCGATATGGAAATTATAAAAAACTTGAATGATCCTTCGGGCGACGTTTATGAAGGTGAAGATTTCATGGGGGCTATAGAAGCCATTGACCCGGAAGGTGGTGATGTTACATACCGTATCGTAAGCGGAAGCATACCTGTTGGGATCAAATTCAATCCATCTACCGGTGAATTTTACGGAACAACATCACTGGTAAATTTGGCGACCGGTAAAAAATACCCAAATGATTATACTTGGGTATTTGGTGTTGTGGCGACTGATGGTGTGAACATAACGTCTCCGGTGCGTTCGGTTGGTATTACAGTGAAACACATCTTTATTGGTATGCCAAGTGCTTCACACACTACCACTCAAAATATCAATGAGAATACGGCCTTCACTTTGAACTTTGTTGAAATGTTCAATATCAAGATTGCCGAGGCTGATCCTGACATATATGATGTTGGGAATAATCCACCGACGATTACATACACCGTCACGGGCCTCCCAAATTACGCTTCCTTTAACAATGGTATCGTGACTGGCACGACACCCGATGTTGGACCATCTGGAAGATCAGATTCATTCACGGTCGTAGCTACTTATGGTTCCAGCGTAATTACCGTGAATTGTACCCTCAACGTTTTGTTCGTAAACAGTCAGGCCCCGGTTTGGGTTTCCCCAGCGTCCAGCTTGGGTATTGTTCAGGCTGGTTTCAGATCATGGACCTTGGTAGCGACCGATCCCGATGGTGGGAGCATTTCGTATTCTTCTGGCAACCTTCCGGGTTGGTTGTCAATCAGTGGAAACATTTTGAGTGGAACCGCGACAGCTACTCTTGCGGCGCAAAATTTCTCATTCACAATCAACGCTTATGACGGTTCATTTACTACCCCTAGAACCTTCACATTGACTGTGGCTGGGACTAATCAGCCACCCGTATGGACAACTCCTGCTGGCTATCTCCCGGCTGTTATAACCGGTGATAGTTATAATTATCAATTGGTGGCAACCGACCCCGATACACCGTTCTCATTTTCCTTAGTTGCCGGGGTATTACCTTCTGGAATGTCCATGTCTTCGAGTGGATTGATTACCGGGACTGCGCCAGCACAATTGGGTGATTATAATTTCACGGTCGCATTGACTGATGGTGAGTATACCATCAATAGAGATTTTACTATCACGGTTATTGCTGTCCCAAACCAAGCCCCGTTCTGGAACACACCAGCCGGGTCATTGGGAACATTCTATTCAAACTATGATATGAATTTCCAATTGAGTGCGACCGATCCCGAAGGCAATTCCATATCATACAGTGTGGTCAGCGGGTCACTCCCATCCGGCGTTAGTATGGATATTTCAGGATTGATAACAGGCGTTTTGCCGATAATTTCGTATGATCCAAATTCGAGTACCGGCGCTGGTTTAGAGCAATCCAGCACATTTACGGTGAGAGCATCCGATGGCGTTTTTAGCACGGATCGACAATTCACAATAACGACTTTACCTCTCCCGCTGATCATAGAACAAGTGACTGCTAACCGTGTTTGGACCGTACCTGCGAACATTACTAAGATAATGATCAATTGGATTATTGGTGGTGGGGGTGCTGGTGGATGGGGTCACGAAACCGGAAATGGCGGTGGGGGCGGTGGGGGTGCGTCAGGTGGCTATTATCGCTATACGCAGCTAACAGTCGCTCCGGGTGATGTTCTTGAATTTATAATTGGTGGTGGGGGATTAAGTGACCCTGATTTGGGGACCATTTCTATTCCGCCTAATCCATTATTGAATTATGGCGGTAACGGTGGCGATACGTTCATTAGAAAGAACGGTGTAGTGGTCATACAGGCCGGTGGAGGCTTTGGTGGACAGACATCACCTAACAGAGGCTCTGGCTATCTGGTGGGTGCTGGCGGCGCTGCTAATGGCCCCGGAAGCGTTGCTGGGACTGATGGTGGTGTTGGAACTAATGACTACGCCAGTAGCTCTGGTGGCCGTGGAGCGGCTGGCCCTAAAGTTGGTTCTGTAGGTGGTACTGGTGGTGTTGCTCGCGGCAATTATAGCTGGGGTGGTAATGTTGCTGGCCAGCCGGGTGTTGGATATGGTTCAGGCGGTGGCGGAGGCGGTAGCTATGACCGTCCACCGGGTTTAGCTAATGGTACTTATTGGGCTGGGGGCGATGGGGCTAATGGTTATATCGAGTTCGCTTATCAGTCGGCGGGACCGACCGGTGGAAGCTCATAATTCTCTATAGGTTGATATTCGACAACGGTTCTTTTATAGAGACGACCAGTGCCAGCACAATATCCACAAGGACGTTTTATGTATTCGTAATCTCGCTTATGGTAGTCAACACATTCCTCTTCGAGAGTATAGCCTTTACCATTACAATTTTTATTAATACAAATAACCACTTCCACGGTAATACCACACTGGTTTTTACTGTTTAGATTGGTTCGCTGTATTTCTTTCCAATCCCAATTCTTCGTAGTCATAAACAAATCCCTTCGTGAAATACATTATCACGAAGGGATTTTTCATTTCAATTTTATTTTAATAAAAACCTCCCCGAAGGGGGAGGCTCAATACTTATCCGAATTTTTCTTTTAGTCTTTTAAACTCCGCCAGTTCAGCAGCCAGTCTGGCTTTTTCTAATGCGGCTTGTTCGGCATCTTCCTTGATCTTGGTTTCAGCCTTGATTCTAACCACTTCTTCTTTTCGTTCGGCTTCGGACATATACATCCAAGCGACCGGGATGTTCACACTATCATGATTGACACAACCGCGTCGGGACCAGCACAAGGTCAAACTGAGGTTAGACCCGTAGATGTTCCAGCTTTCAACTCCCCAACCTGCGTGTTCTGGATATGCGCGGGCATAGTCTTCATAGACCTCTTTAACGTGTTGTTTGAGTTGATCTTTCAGTCGATCAAACAGCATGACTTTTCCACGAGTGATCTTCATCACCATTCTCCTTAGAGTTTCTTACCAGCTTGGATCAAGCGCTTCTTCTTGATCTTGAAACTATCGCTTTCCGTGCCACCGAACATTTTGGAGTTTGCGAACAGTTCGGCCCATGCGGTGAAGTACAGGGTGGGAGCGAGATAGTTCTTCCAGAGTTCGGTGAGTTCGTCGCCGCGCAAAGTATGGAAGTCCATATCATGACGCATCAGATCGGCGATTATGTCATCGTGCTTGGATTTTTCTTCCAGAGACAGCCAGATATTTGCCGAAATGTTGGCATGATCGGGATAGTGACGCTTGCCATTTTCATCGATTTCCAGACAGAACGGCTTACCACAATCATGATAAATCTGATAGGTATCGATAATCTTCTCAGGGAGAAGAGACGAACGCAGCTTGGTGAAAAGCTCATACATCTAAGGAGGCAAATCGTAGTGTTCTTGTCCACCTTTCAGTTGTTCGATGAGATTATGGTATTCCTCATTAACCATTTTACCATGATCCAGCATGTTGATGCCTTGGAATTGATAACAGTTCGACATTTTTTCTTCGAGTTCAGCGATTTTCATTGTAATGCTCTTTCGTTAGACAGCTTGAGGCAGAGGATCAATGGGACGCCAATGTGAGACGAACCATGCCGAGTTTTCGAGGAAGCGATTACGCTCCGGGTCCATCCACATAGGACGATCCTTGTTACCGCCGATGAAAACCAATGACGAATATTCCAGACGTTGAATAGCTTTCAAGTCACCGAATTTCCCGTTACATTGGAGGACGACTTGAGCGATGCTGAAATCGCCGAGGTCTTCTTTTGTCGGAAGTCTTTCCGACGCTAAAATCCAACCAGACATTTTAGAACTTCTTCCCTTCTGCTTTGGCTTTCTTGATAGCCGCGATAAGAGCTTCGCCTTCGAGTTCCAGCCATTCGACGGGCAGGTAATGCATGTCATAATTGTAGCAGGAACATGCCGAGGTATCTTGACGGATTTCAATAGTGTCCGTGATTTCCCAACGCTCAATCCCATATGCTCGGTGAATGTCGTACACCTCGATATAGGCCGTAAAAACCTTATCGACCGCTTCGGCCAATTCCCAATGATCCGCTTGGTATCGGGACAGCCGCTCTCCAACATCGTCGGTATGATTACCGTCGATTTTGTTTTGGAGAAGATCGATCAGGGGGTGAATGCCGTGGAGCAATTCAAGTTGCTCCACGATTTCCTGTGCTTGATCTTGTGTGAGGGTGATGGACACGAGCTTTACTCCGCCGCAATGAGTTCGGGAACGAACGTAGACTGGCCCTTCCAGAGTTGATACTTGCGCAGAAGACGGCGCTGATCCTCTTGGAGCGGTTCAGTAGCGAACGAAGTGAACCCATAATCCCAATCAGGCTCGAAGAACTCGACGGTTCTCAGGCCAAGGGATTTGACGTGTTCCAAAGCTTTGGTGAGTTGTTCTTTATTCTTGACAGCCAGAATAATCAGCGACGAAGGGTCGATGGAAGGCTTATCAAACGCATGACCGGCTTCAAGCGCGGCATGACCCGATTGCACGGCAATCTGGGGGACGGGCATGTCTGTTCGGACGAACACATAAACCCAAGTGTGTGGTTCAGCTTCTTGCTTACCACGGATATACCATTCAGGCATCTAACGCACTAGAAAATCTCCATTGTGCTTTTTGGCGACAGGGGCAGGTTTAACCCTACCCCCATCATGAAAATCTCTGGCGCGGGTGGCCGGGATTACCCCAACCATCCGCATAGAGAACGATATACTTGGTGCCGAGAGACCGGCTTACGCCCGCCCCTCAGCATAAGTATGGTGCGGGGAGTTGCGTTACCACAATCTCCCCACGCGGGCAATGTGGGATTCGAACCCACGACGCGGAGATTTAGAGTCTCCCGCTCTAACCACTGAGCTAAAAGCCCTTAGCTATCGAAGAAGCGTTACCGCCTTCCGATATACATACTATAGTGGCACTCTTTTTCGAACGCAATAGCTAATTTGAACTTTTTTTCAAAAAATCTATTATTTCGTAATAACAGGACAAAATGAATAAATACAACGTCTAAATATTATTAGATACAACAAAATAGGGAGGTGTATCCACATGGCTTTACCAAATAATACTCACGCTGCTTCTTCGGCGACTCTAGGCGGTATGACATTCTATACCGTAACTGTTGCTAACACTGTTAACTTCTCGAATGCGACAGTTGACAGCAACCTGACAACTTCGTATGACCGCGTTGTGACTTTGATCAACAATGCCGCTCAACCAGTTGTTTTGAACAAGATCAGCAACACTGTTGTTAAGTTCGGTGCGGACCACAATCTGCCAGCTTCGTTCTTCCAGAATGCTATCACAGCTTCGGCAGAATTTGCGAACGCAACAGTCGTAAAGGGCCTCTAACTCACGACCGGGATTAGCCCTTGGTTAATGAAAAGGCGGGGATAAGTCCTCGCCTTTTTTGTTGGGTGCTTGACAGGCGACCGGGTTGGAGTACGTTAACCATCGGGCAGGGATCATTCAGGAAACTTCAATGACCGACATCGAAACCGACTCCACCGACATCGCCCTCCAATATCTCTCGGACGAAACGCTTGAAAATCTCCATGAAGAGATTGACGAGAAAATCCAAGAGATCACGAGCATCAGCGAACAGCCCGACCAAGAGAGCGATCTGAACGCTCTCACCGCTTTCAACCAACGTATCACCACTGAACAAATCTCGCGGTCGAATACCGAAACCGTGGATCGAACCGTCGCATCGGACATTGAAGTCGATGATGACGAAGAGGAACCTCAAGCCGCTCGTGGCTGAGGTTGACGGGAGAACTAAGGCGGGAATGTTCCCGCCTCTTTTTACATGATCTCGTGGATGCGCTTTGTGCCTTGTGGTGTCAGGCGATAGTAGGATCGCTCGCCTTCTTCCTTGACCAGAAAGATGTAATGATCCTTGAGCGCTGCCATAAACATTTCAAAATTGTTCATGACAAACTCCGTCTCTACCCTAAGTGACAGCATGTCATTGAGGTAGAAGTTTTTAAGAAGTGCCTTCATATCCTCAGACATACGATCTCCTAAAATATTTTATGGAGGATCAGCATATCATATATTGACAAGTTGTCAAGATAATGCCACGACCAAATGTGTCAGGTCGTTTTCGAACTTTTCATAATCGCCAGATACGAAAACGCATTCGTCATAAATTGTAACATCACTGTGTCCCAAATTTATTACGCTATTAACAATATAGGCGCTGAAAGAAACGGTCCAAGTATCTCCGATGATGCCTAATATACCATTTGTTATATGTGAAGAAACGATGGGACGGGGTGGTGGTTTTGACACAAATTCGACGTTATGAGTCAAAATTGAAAAACCGTACTCCGTATTCTGACCATGCCAAACATTATTTGTTTCGTCGGTATTATTTTCATACCGCAAAGAACTAAACAATTTTATAACAAGTTTTAAAGACACGTTATTGCGTTTTTTAGATTTAGACCATAGATCAAACGATATAAATGTATAATATTGACCCCTTTCAGTGTGTTCTCGAAATAATATTTCGTAGGCATTCTTGAGTTTTTGATATTCAGCGTAATCACTAAGCAACATCTAAAGCACTCATCAACTCATCGAACTCGTACTGTGGGAGGTTCGCGTATTTAATCAGCGTATGACAATGGCAGCGCTGGGGAGCACAGAAACAAATAAGGTTCTTTCCACGGATTTCGGGGAGGGCGCGCAATAAATGACGTTGTTGGATGAACCAATCTTCGAATTTTTCACATACATCATCACGGCTACCATCTTTCCCAATAACGAATGGATTACCCCACTTTGAAGGGCGACCGCAATAAACATCGTCCGAAGTGATGATAACCTTGTCAGTGTATTTATTGAGGACTTTTGGCATCATCGTCCGCCCAACGGTCTGCGTCATAATCCCAATGTCGAATATCATAAAGTTCGATACTAAAATCGAGCCAAAGAACTGATACGGAAAAATATATTCCCGCATGAGATTGCTTAATTGACCAATCGAAATAAATGTCAAAAATCTTGGTTGCCGTATCGAGCTTAAGTTCAGTTTCCCAAGCCTTGTTTTTAATAGGCAATTTTCCATATTTTTGGAACAAGGTCTCGTTGAATTTCTTCAATCGAAAAGGATTTCGGACACCAAGAGAGAAATGGAACATGTTACTATCCGCTGTAGGCCGTACTGGATTCGAACCAGTAACCCCCAAATTATGAGTTTGACGCTCTACCGTTGAGCTAACGGCCCATACAAGAGATAGTAATAGCAGGATGCGTTCGTAGACGCAATTTATTTATTTCCAGTCTTGATACTGTCCGCTGGGTGTATGCTGTAAAGTCTTGGCTATGTGTAGTTCTTCATGATCCAAGCCAAGCTTCTGGATGACCACCTGACCTACTATGTGCGGACATAGCTCACCCACGTCCGCATATACTTCCTCTAGCATTTGACCGGCTTTGGCGAAGCGCGACATATTTTCCTGAGAACCCGCGTGGAACATGTCACCAGTTCCTTTACCATATCCACTCGGATGATAGATCGTATAAAATTTGTGTGGGGAAAGATCAGGTAAATCCTGATGTAGGATCATATCGGGGCGTAAGCGAATGACCAGATCGTATTTCACACCAAACAAAGTAGAATATCTCTCAACCAAGTTCACCCCACTATAAAGGGAGAAATACATGGAAACGATGTTCTGAGGCTTATGTTTCACGACCTCGAACTTAGAGGCTCTGGCCTGAAAAATATCGGAGTATTTGCTTTGAGCTTCGACAGCGATCATCTTAGGCTTGTATGCCGTGGTCACCCCGGTCACATCCAACTTAGGCGATTCAGGATGTACGCTTACCGTACCGCTATTGATCCAGTATCCAACATCATCCCATGTATGGATAAAAATATCCGGGGAATAACGGTCGATCACCTTCTCTTTAAAATTAGGGAAGACCGTTTGCCAATCCCGCATATGGCCCGTAAGAACGACCGCAACTCTCATACTACACCTCAATATCTGAGATATTTAGGCTAGTTATATACGGTTATAATGAATTATAAGCGGGTATAGAGGCCGGTATGGCGCGTGAAGACTTCTTGAAGCATGTCACAGAACACATCTTCCGACGAAGTGACAACCTTGGGTGACGGGAGGGTTTCGGCCATCAAAGCCTTTTGGGTCAGGCGAGGCATCTTCATGAACGACACGTCATACAGATCATTGCCGTTCAACGTGATCTTGACCATATTGATGCCGTCCTTAGCATTACCGGGAAGACCGAACCGGAGATAGTTGTCGCCACCAACGAGATTCTTTGCTCCGGTCATAGCCACGAAGCGCTTGCCACCGAGTTGTTGAAGAATGGTATCTGCGACCGACATATTTTATCTCCTGATTGATATTCAATACAGAGATCATAGCATATGTTGTGGGGCTGTCAACCTATTTGTTGTGAAAATAGCTTAAGATCATCCCAAGCATAGAATAGTCGAGATCAAGTTTAGTAATATCCTTGAGTTCGATTATTTCAGCGTAAGTAATCTCGCTGTCATCTTGGATACCAAACGATTTCTTTTCATAAGCCGATTGAATGATGGATGTGTACTCTTTCCAATCAAGCCGAATGGCGTATACCGACGAAGTGTGCGAGCATAATGTCGCACATAGTTGTCGCTCCGAAACAAATTCAAAACGATCATGATCATCGATGGTTATACCAAGTTCTTCCTTTAGTTCGAGCGCGGCGTTCTCTTTAGCACCGACTGGATCAACGCTCGATCCACCGGCTAACTCATAGACATAACCAGACGCATTTCGAACCGGGCTACGGAACTCCTTCACCAATACGACGAATGTTTCGCCGGTATTGGTTTGATAATACGGAATTATCGAACTAATGTCCTTACGAGAGAACACGAACTCGTTGTCTTTAATGCGATCCTCAGCAGCAACGTAGACCGATACTTGAATAATAAAGGCGAACAGATCACCATGATTTCTCGTGTGGTGAACATATTTCACATCAGCATCTTCCAGTCGATTACCCACGGCAAGTTGAGCCTTATACCAAGACTGAAACTGAGGACTGGCCCATATCATAACCGGAACGTAAACTTCGCCACCAGTACGTTGAGCATCTTGACGCTTGCCGGTCGGAGACGACGAATAAAACATCGCTTGTTCGATCAGGTCACCAAGATCGTCGGTCAACGGATGTCCTGTTGCGTTCATATACCGCAAATCCATGTAGCGACAATGCTTTGCTTCTTTTGGGCGACCGTAGATCATTTTACCGGATGACAGGTCTTCGCCGAACTCGATATTCGTGGTCAGCGCCAGTCTTCCCGCGCTTACGTCTCTATCGACCCAAAACAGAATAACATCGGCCATTCGTCGGCCTTGGAGTTCCCACCAAATTTGATGATCATAATTGAAGGGTGGGCTGTCATTCACCAGCGCTGCGGTGATCTTCTCTTCATCCGTAGAATGCTCATTCCATTTATCAAACGGAACGGGAATAAACACCGTCCCGTCAAACCCACGGTCTTCCAAAATTCGGATCGCTTCATAACGCCAACTATCGTCCCAATTGTTACGAGGCGACGGTCCTGCCAAGAAAATAGATTGGCGAATAGACTTTGGAAACGGCTGATCTGAGAATACTAATTCCATGCGTATACATTAACAAAAAGATTGGGGAATGGCAATTTAATTGACAGGTAACTTATAAATATGTTTCTATGGAAACTTCAATGGGAGGTCTGGCCATGAGCCGTGATTATGAATTTCGTTAGGTGATTTTCACTTAACGGAGTTAACAATGTTCACAGTTGAATTTCTGTCCTATGGGCGCGACCATCTTTACGTCGATAAGGCACAGTTCCATACGCTCGCGGATGCGGCGCGTTTTTGCTATGGCCGACGCTATGGTGAATTTATTAACGTGCGAGACGATCTCGATCTATACATCGACCGCACTGTTGTCAAGCAAGTCTACGACAATCTCCCCAATCGCTACATCATTCGCCGCAAATCCAAGCCTTACGTTTATCGTCAAGGGCCTGTATCCGGCACGGGGAGACGTTCTGGCGGGCATTACTACCGCTACCCTCGCACACTGGCGGAACGTCGCTACAAGGCTTATATGGAGGCTACAGACGAGTTTGATGATTACCGCATCAAACACATCACTCGTTTTCTTCCTTCAAGCTACGACGATCTTCCTATCTCGGTTCACGACCACAAGAATTGGAAACGTTATCGTAAGACCCAATGGAAATAAGGAACCTTTCGGCTCCTTACATATGGGCTTGAATGCGCTTCGGAAGCTCGACATCGCCGCGCGACACATAACCGGACGAATGGAAGTTGTTGTAAAACTGATTGGCTGAAATGCCGGTTTCAGCCTTGATGAAGTCGTGAAGATCGCCCACGGCATCAAAAAGCTGATTGGTCAGGATGGCGATCTGTCGCTCCATTTCATTGATGTCCGCCCCCACAACGGCATCCCAACGCACCTGTTGGGCTTGCTCAAGTTTGCGCTTGAGGTCTTGAACAGTAACAGAAAGGGTACGAAGGTCGGACATATTTTATCTCCTGATATATTCGATATATAGAGAGTGTAGCACAAAAGTTTATATTGTCAAGCTATCAACAAAAAAGGGAGCCATTACTGGCTCCCTTTTCGTTTTATTGTCTTGAAGGGTTACTTCAAGTTGACGAACGGCATAGCCGTACCAGCCACGGTGTCGGGGAGCTTACCGTCCCACTTTTCGATGGCCTTGAGTTGGACGACTTGGGGCGTTGAGGCGATGGATTCGGCCAGCAGACGGTTCGATTCCGCCTGACCACGGGCTTCTTCGATCTTGGCAGCGGCTTGGGCCTTGGCGACCGCGACTTGTGCCTGAGCGGCGGCGGCATCGGCGTCGGCCTTGGTCTTGGCTTGGATCGAGTCGAGGATCACTTGTGGGTAACGAATGGTGCCGATCCAGTCGAGTTGACCGATTTCGACGCCTTCTTGCGACCACTTCTTGTTGACGCGGGCCAGAGCACGTTGGATCACTTGTTGGCGACCGCCAGTGTATAGATATTCGACGCTGACCAGTTCGGTTTCAGCAGCAACCGCCGAACGAACGTCATTGCGGATCGGGCCTTCGAAAAGTTGGTCGAAGGTCAGACGATACTTGGTATAGATGGCCGGGGCCTTGGCCGGATTGATCTTCATGACCAACTGGACATCCGCCGTCATCGGCAGGGCGTTGTTGTCCGAGAAATTGATTTCTTCGTTCTCGCCGCCGCGTTCATCGACTTCGCGGGTATAGGTGTAGGTGCGCTGGATCGACGGAAATTCCACGATGCGTTCGCCGGGGAGATTGAAGTGCCAGCCAGACGTGAGAGGTGTCTTGTCCACACCCGCCGATGGGCCGAGGGTCTTGATCTTCACGCCGACATTGCCGGGTTGAACGGTTTGACCACACGATACGAGGGAGCCGAGGGCGACCAGTACGAGGACGGCAGCGCCAGCCAGACCAAAAATTCGTTTACTCAAGTTTTTTCTCCATTGGATGATGTTCCGAAACTTTCGGAATAATGACAAAATATAGTTTGAATTTACTTTGTCAATGTAAATAATATGGTAAACAATAAAAAAAGTCCGCCGAAGCGGACTTTTCTTTTATAGATTGGCTTCTTCGACAGCGATAAGTCTATCTAAACCCACAGCAACTTCCAGAACCAAAGTGTTTTCCAATGGAAAATCTGTCCGAGTGGAAATGGAAGCCATTTCTTTCCACTGCCTTAATAACCGATACAGGCTTCGACGTTTGCGATCACGCCATTATTTTCTTCGAGGAATTTGGTAACATTGGCCCACCCGTTCACATTGGTAACGTAGGGCGAACCAACTTTGACGCCGAACAAATCATCATGATCAGATTCAGCATCAAGCTCGCCAGTGTTCCAGAGGTCGTAGTTTTTCTTAGTGATGATCCCAAAGGAATCGCTACTATCATCGCTATCGACCGAAACGATGACAATGTACTCAGTTTTGCTGGTCATGTTATTCAAACCTGTGAGGAACAAAGCGGGCGGTATTGTCGGTGATCAGCTTGTTACACTCGCGGATACCCATCCCAGCCGATTCGCCTTCAACGATCCAGCTACCGATGACTGCGAAGTTGCCGTCCGCTTGAAGAAGTTCAGTCTTCTCTTGGAAGACGAACGGATCGTCGTCGTAGAAGCCAGTGGACGACTCAGCAGTCTTACCATTTTCCACGATGGTAACGTTCTGACCTTCACGACCGAAGATAGGCTTCTTCACATAGTCGCCGGTCAGTTCGTCCGGGGTAGTGAAGGTTGGAAGAAGGAGCGGGTTATACGGATATAGTTCCCACAGCGTAGCCAGAAGGCGCTTGTTGGAGGCAACCATCTTCCATGCCGGTTCCATGACGGATACACGGTTGGCGAGAACATCCTGAGCCAGCTTAGTACCGAAATCGTCGGCCAGTAGCCATTCCCACGGGTATAGCGCTAGAAGCGTTTGGATGGGTTGACGGTCCTGATCGATGAACACTTGACCTTGTGAGACACCATTATAGTGTTCTTCTTTGACCGTGATGTCGGTAATAGGAATGAATTTTGGATTGGCATCCGCTTCGCGGATGACCGATTCGAAATAAGCGACCGTGCCTTGATCTTCGTCGTTCGGAACCACACAGGTCAGGTGAAGATCACTGTTGTAATTGTGGCCGTTGCGAACCTTGGAGCGCTGGGCGAAGTTGATCTTACGCATCACATTGACAAGACGGTCGTGAATGCTGTTGAATTGATCACCTTCTGGGAACATTTCTTCCAGCCAGAACCATTGGTTCACCGATGCTTCCAGCAACGAGGTTGGGGTGTTACCGTTGAACTCAAGAACCTTGATCTGACCATTCGAATAGGCCAGATCGAAACGACCATACATGGTGAAGTTCTTCTCGTCCTTCCAGCTTTTTTCGATCAGCTTGATAGCCAGATCGTCATAGCCAAACAGTTGAAGAAGCTTATTGTCGATCACGTGACCGACAGCATCCAGAACCATCGCGTAGGCATCGTTCGTTGCCTGTTCGAGGCGATCAATTTCATCGGAAGTGAAGACCCAATGAGCGGTTTCATCCCAATACGGAACACCTGTTTCCGTTGTGTGCCAAGTCAAGCCTTGTTCTTCCAGCTTTGCCTTGTAGTCGGGACGTGGTTCCGATTTGACACGAATGGCCATTTATTTCTCCTAATGGGTAATCCCCAACCTGTATTTCAAGGTTGGGGACTGTATATTACGAGCAGCAGGAACCCTTGGAACCCGCCGAGGCTCCGAATCCGCCAGACTTGTAGCTGGTGGTTGAAGACGGCTTTGAGTACGAAGATGACTTGTAGCTCGAAGTATCCGAATTATAGTTTCGGGTATTCGACTTATAGCCGGAAGACGATCCGCCTACGGTGCCATATTCGCGGCGTTCGCGCTCGCGTTTACGGTTATAGTAGTCATCATCGTTGTAGTAGCCGGATGGCGGCGGCGCATAACGATTGTAGTTGCCACCACCAGACATCATGTTGCCGAGCATGTAGCCGACAACCAGAGGCATGAAGACATCGCTACCATCGTCAGCTTTGCGGCTTTCGCAGTTACCGACGCCGTATTCCGCTTCACACTGGCTTTTCGCTGAGAAGGCCGACTTCTTGGCATTCTCACCGAAATACTTCTCGCACTCTTGTACAGTGTTCTTCGGATTAGATACACAGGCCAAAAGCGCGTCATTCTTGGGCGTCTCCTGCGCGGCGGCGGGAGTGGAGGATGGGTCGGAACAACCCGCCATGATCACGGACAGCGATGAAACCGCCGCGACCAACCTGATGCTATTGGATTTTCTTGCCATTTGGCGTGTATGTCCCTTACAGAGAAGCGATACGGTCAGCCGCCGATTTGGTGGGCTGATCAGTGACCTTGGCCAGCGCGGGGCGACGACTTGATCGGTCACTTCGCGGATGATTTTCTTGCCGTGAGCGCCAAACAGATTTTTGAAGAAGGACATTGATGATACCCTGTTAAAGACAGGATTTAACATTATCAAAAGGTCTACACCCTGTCAACTTTTTATTTACCCGCGACGGTGTTAAGCGATGCGATAACTTCTTTGTCTATTTCCTGTTGTAATGTTGCCGCGAAAGTATCTTGAATAAATTTATTAAATTCACGAACGCCTCTGAAATTTCCCAAATCAATATGATTAAGCAAACAAATACCACAGTTCGGTTGACGCTGTATTATGTCTGAATACTTTATGATCAGAGATAAAACTTCATCGTTATCTTTTGCTACGCGAATATCCGCTGTAGGATTGGGGTAATAATGACTTACGCCGATCTCATCGAGTTCATCGTAAAATTGAATATAACGATCTTCATTCTTAAGACCGCTTTGCCAATTTATATGAAACCGATGGAGGTTTTGATCGGGTGAATAGGTATGTGTAATGCTCATTCCATAAGCTTACACAAATGACCGGTTTATTGTAAAGCGTTTCGTGATTTTACCTTTTGAATTTTAGCCATGATCTCTTTGTAAAATTCACGAATGGCGCGTTGATATGTAAACTGAGCCAGATTGCGCTTCTTCGTATCCTTTTGTGAAAGGAAAGCGCGTTTCTGATGATTGAAGAACGCATTTCGCGTAATGTTTATTTTACCCATACTCGTATTGAATGACTTCACCATTTCTCCATCCTTATCAGACACGAAGAACTCAATCATGTCACGTAGGGTCTTGGGATCGTTTAAGGATAGTTGATAAAGCAAAGCATCAGAAACATATGTCTCAAACTTGGCTAAAGATGTTTCGATTTGAGGATAAAACTCAACATTACTTGTATAGTATCCAGATTTATCTTCTTTGTCGCTATAGCCATTCCCCATAGAAACTTGGCGACTGTCTTTACTACCGAATGTCAAGTGCTGAACACAATGCATCATTTCATGACGTATTGTCGATTTCAATATGACAATGAGTTCATTTATCTCTTGCGAGCGGAAATAGCAAAACCGAACGTCTTTATCACGCCATACATAGTCTGGATCGGTTTGCTGTTCCAGCGCCCACATAACATCAATTAATATTTGTTGATCCATAACATTATAGTGTGGTTGTAACCCACCAGCAGTAATCTTAGCAAAATAAGTAACATCACCTTTATCGGTCTTCATTTTGTATGATCTGGATTGGAGCATACGATTTACCCGACGATGAATATAATCCTCAGCCGAAATATCTTTAGTGATGTGCTTTAATTCATCCTCGTAGATACTATACTTGCTACCATAGCGCAAAATAGTTGATAAGAATTGGTTTCTTTTTTCTTGTTCGACATCAGTTTCATAAAGAAAAGCGCAATAAAAGAATCCTAAAAGAACTTTCATTGTGTATTTCATGATGTCGTCTACTTCGACCGTTGGCGTCTTAATAAGACCTTCAAGAAGACTATCGGTTACTTTTATTTGAGAAAGATCAAATGGAATGTAATGATTACTTTTAATATAATCATCACCATATTTACCAGCATCAAGATAATTTTTTATTATCACGCCATCGTACTTTGTTTTACTGACACGACTTAATTTGGCGTTCAATACATGCTTGAAATCACTATACGATGCGCTCTTAGCGTTGATTACCAAAGGTCTATCTATCGTCACTTGAGCTTGAATGATACGCTTTCCGAACGTGCGAGCAACATCAATCGAGTCCGTAAAATTGAACCCAACCATGTTGATTGGGGCCGTGCCGTTGGCGGACCCCAAACTCTTATTCGAAAAATCACGGAACAAACCATCCGTTCCGTGAAAGACCGTATATGTCGCCATTATCTAATTCTCAAAGCCGATGGCGTATTCGAGTTGATAATAATCACATCTGCTACTTGAGCGGTGGAAATGAAAATTTCATCCGATCTTGAACGCACTTCATATCCATCACCAAAATTTGAGCTTTCCGAAGTTGGAACGAATACCACGGAGGAAACAATGTTGGCGAGTTGTTGGTGTATGTAGGCCGACAACTCCGTGAAATAGAATGTTTCGCCGAAATCCCAAACCGTTACATCGAAATAATTGTTGACGGCCTTTATCAACCGAGAAGCGATTTCACCATCGGATAGAGTTGTGCTCTGTGTCTTTACAACTTTGAACTTACCCTTCAATTCTTCGTTAGCACCATTACCAAAAAGGAATTTGTATTTGACTGGTCTCCATACGATAGAGTCCGAGAACATTTTATAATCTTCGTATTCCGAGAACGTCAGACGAAGATCAAGTTCAGAAATTGGAGTCGGGAGTGTATTCACATCAGCGCCTTCCGCGATCCATTGTCTGATCAAGAAATCGTATTGAGCCGTAAGAACAAACATGTCGATGATGTTTGTTTTGGATGGATCGATGCGGTGGGAGGTTGGCGCATAGTGTTTCCACTGGAAGGACAACGCCTGTTGTGGTGCGATTGTTGTGAATGTCGAACTTCCAGTCGATACCCACGAAGCCGCTGTATTCGTCCCACGCCCGATACCATAGGAGTATAAACCTCGTTGAAGTTTCCAAGTCGAGCCATCTTTCACCCAGAAGGTGTTGTTGTATTGTGCGGTCGTACCATTGATCTGGAATGTGACCGAACCATCGGCTACCGCGTTAGATAGAGTTTCACGATCAGCTTGGTTCTGGAACAGAATTACCGAATTTGCCAGCGGAGCTGTGCCATAAGTCGAGTCATAACCCCAGAACAGATAGTTCGAAGGAATGTTCCCGATATTGGCAACATTATTGAAAGCATCTGGGTTATCCGGGTATCCGTTCAAATTGTCATCCGCCATCGTAATGGTGACGCGGCGGGGATTAGCAGTGCCGTCACGGTTGAGATACAAACGATTTATGTCAAAGACTTGATCGGTGCTGAAACCGCGTCCTTGACCACCTTTCAGGTCTTCATTGGTTTTCAAAACCTTAATGATGTCGCGTTTGGAATTTCCAGTTTCGCTATCGAATGCTTTCTTTCCGTCATTGTACCATTGAACATTCTTTTCGGACTCGAAAACCATACGTTCACCGTTGGCTGAGATCGACCACATAGAACCGGCATAATAAACAATATCCAAAACCTTGAATGTGGTTTGGGTAGCGGTCGTTGTCCACTTGAAAGCAGCGTAATCATAATGGAGCGAGAACGAGTTCTTGGCCGCAAAAGCCGCAACCAGTTCGTCACTCGATTCTGTACTGATCGATGGTAGGAATGGTGGAATGATTTTAGATACGGTTGCGTTGTCTGGGATGTTATACGACAGAGTTACCGTGCCTTTTTCACCAGATACCGTTTCAGCATACGGATCGCCATCAATCGAAACAATTGTCGCCCACGCTCCATTATTGAATAGGAGAGTAGCACCTACGGCAATATATTGATTTGAAGCCGTAAAGTATCCAGTCGAAGAATAGTTGGAATTTGTTGATCTTTTCCAAGCAACACCCGAAACGTTAATCATACGATTCAGAAGTTGGCTACGTTGATAGCTCAATACTTCTTCTTTATTGATCAATGGTTGAATATAATTAGAAACTATTTCGGCATCTGAAATATTAGAATACAATGGAATTTCAGTTTGTAGATTGTACTTTTCTTTAAATATCGAGCCGTCTTCTGAGAACACGTTTACATCTTGATATGTTCCGGTAGGATCATTCAAGTCAATAAAGCGGGAGTGCCCCGAATACACGCGATTGACGGCCTTGAGCTTGACGGCCAAATTACTTTGAAGCGGGAAGACGTTATAATCTTCACCAGAAACCATTCGATTTTGAGTAGCGTAAACCGATGGGGCGCGGGCTTGAATTTGTTCGTCTGTTTCTCTCGGAGTGGAGTTCGATACCGAATTTTGAAGAGACAGAGTGAGTGTCAGGGTCTTTCGTACACCGCGTCGATTGTAGTAAGGGACAGAAATCTTCTTGCGGGAAATTTCAGTAGGCTTGATCTGGTATTGAAGGCCATTTGATACGCGATAATATATGCGGATGTTTCCAACCGGAACCGAACCAAAACGCCCATCCGAGAAACGAACACTGATAGCATCATTGTCTCTCGTGATAACCGAATAAATGTTTCGGATGTCTTGGCTATAATCGTTGTAAGTGATGTTTTGATTGAATATTGCTGGGACTTTACTCCACGAGAATGACAAGGCCCCGCCATCAGTGACCGTCTGAACCCAAACATCTGTTTCGTTGACGTTCTGAGCGGCTATATCAATGACTTGGTTTTCCTGCGGTGTGGCAATGTTCACCACAGTGCTTTGAAGCGTTCCCTGCTTGAACATGAAGAAAAAGCCGGTATCGGCTGACGAATTTCCGGCTCCATCATTACGATAGATTGTGTGGAGCGCATTAGTCGGTAATGGTTCACGTTCATAGAACCCACCATTGTCATCGAAGTCCACGTTCACAACATCGAACAACATGGATGAGCCACCCACGGACGTAGTGAAGTTAAGCGACTGTTCACTCATGAGGTTATTGAAACGATATAGCTGTGTCTTGACATCACCCACGGTTCCAGACTTCAACGGTACACCGAAATTGTTGGCAGATATAAAAGCGCTATTAAGGATCAAGGTGAACTTGTCGAACCAGTCTACATCGTCCGCATCATCCCAGCGAATGTTTGTATTGATCAGGTTATTACCGTAAGCATCGTAGACATCATCGTCAGTCATGATTTCAACGAGCTTTAATATACCCTGCGCACAGTTATTACGGGTTGGGTTGTACGACAGGAAGCGAGCGAGACGCAGGATAGATTGACGGGTCTCAGCCGTCTCCAAGAAGCTTTCACGAGCATTAAGGTCGGTTTTAAAAGCCAGTGTGCCGCCGAGCCAAGCCAGTAGTTCGAGCACGGCGATAAACTCAGACGATTCAATCCAGTCGTTGAAATTTTCAGGATAGTAGGTGCGCAGATATTCGCGCATCGCAGCGGCTATCGATGGGGGGTCGGACGCATTGAAATTGACTTGCGTGAAGGCTTGATAGAGAACTTTCCAGTCCGATCCTGCGAATAATTCAGATTGTCTAATACTTTGGCTCATGTCTATCCTTAAATCTGTCTATTTGTGAAATCGATATAAAAGCTATCTACTACATTGAATGGTTTGTATAGCAACTGGCAAGTAATACGAATGCCATTACCTTGATAGAATAGTTGTATATCTTGTACTTCTACTCGACTATCAGATTCGCAAATTCTCAACGCTTCATTATATATGAGCTTACGATTACCTTCAATATTTGGTTCCATCAAATAATCCCAGATTTTGTTTCCATAATCAGGGCGCATTACTCTTTCACCCACTCTTGTATTGAAGTGGTTGAGTAAATCAATCTTGATTAATTCAATGTCGTAGGCTGTCCAGTTCTTAGACAAGTAGTTTGAACTGTTCATACCAATAAAGGTGGCGCTCATACATATATTTATACTGTATTAAAACACACTTTATTGGATTAGTCTTTCTTACCACCCAGCGATTTAATCCATTTGTATACAATAGCACTAATAAGTGCGGTGATCCACACAAAGAACCACCAACGAAGAACATTCAATTGGTTATCAATTAAAAATTGCCATTTGGTTAAATCTTTGATTAGCCCATAAATCAACAACGGGCCGATGAAGCCTAAAAATAAAAAAGATCGCAAAAAATCATTCATCACAAGCTACCTTCCAGAAGTTTAAATACTTCGGAATTGTAGTCGATGAAAGCCATGCCTTTTTTAAATTCTTCCATCGAAATCCATGCCGGATACAAGTTTTCTTCAAACGGGTGAGTGGGTTCGTTTTCGGCATTAACAATGAATAGGAATGCGGTTACAGAATAACCACTATCATCAATACCAGTATATTGACCAATATTGTTCTCTACCACAATAACCCGACCAGTTTCTTCTAAAACTTCGCGGGATAGTGCTTCTTTATAACCCTCACCGGGATCGATTTTTCCACCGGGGAAGGAGAATTTACCGCTATCTTTTCTTTTTACTGAAAGTAAACGACCAGTTGTATTACAGTAAATTAACGCACAAACAGCTTCACGCATACCGATTCTCTTCTTATTTTATTGTTTTACCTTGTTTATGTATGCGTTGTCAATTTGAAACTTATAGCTTTATGATAAAGGCGAGAGCGTAAAAGGCTGGGCGATTGTCAAAAGAGAAATCGTGAGAATGCGAACCCGCGTCACTCAATGATAATGAGTGTGTGTGATCACCGTCTAAGTTGATTGAATGTGCGTGACCATATCCAAGACCAACGGAACTGGTGAGAAAATCGTAGTTGTCGTAGTCAATACCCCCATTCGATCCCGCATTATTAGTTGTTCCAGTGTTACCATATCGACCAGCATAACCGCGACCCGGACTTTCACCAAACGCGGTGGCATGTTGGTGTGGAGGAATTTCGTTTATCGAGAGCGAATGATAACCCGTGCTACCACCGTGGCTATGTCCACCAGCCGAACCCATCGAAATGTTGTGGCTGTGAGCACCAGCAGCAGAAACGGTTATAGTTCCACCGAAGCCCGTAGTTGATAGGAAGCTATTTCCGCCCACAGTATGTGTCGGTACACTTCCAGCCCCCATGATGAATTTATCTGTTAGGTTTGGTGTTCCGGGTTGACCATTACAAAGCGCCCAACCACCGGGGATATTATTTGTAGCGCCAGACCACATAATGATCGCACCGGCTGGCAATAGGGCGTAACCACCCTCCATGACCTTTCCACCAACATTCAGGTTCCCAGCTACACCCAGCGATCCAGACATGTTGTCCGAATCATTTCTCAATGGTGTATAGCCCAAAGCATTAATGATAGTTTGTGCGCTCGTTCCCCCACCGGCTACAATAGAACGGACACGCCCATACTCATCAACCGAAATAGTTGGGTTGGTAAATGTTTGGTTGGGATTAGCACCCGCCAAAACTGTTTGAAGTGTGGTATTAAGCGTCAAGCTACCATTGTTAAAATTACCCGATCCGGTGACGTGGCCAGTCAGGGTCACCGTTGCGGCTGGTGGAAGACCTTGGCCTAGTTGATCAGCAAATGCGACCTGACGCCAAGGATCGGGTTGGTAACCGGGCTGGTAAAGTCTTAATTCACCCCCGCTTCCTGTATTAAACCAAAGCTGTCCTTCGAGAGGATGTGCCGGGGGCGTTGAATTTCTAAAATTTTCAGTGATACGAACCAATGCCGTTGACATATCGTCAGCATAATTGCGCGCACCTCTGCGCAGCAAAGCAAATGGTGCCTTAGAATTATCTACTACACTACCATCCCCAGCTTCCGAAACATCCAGAACCAGATCATTACTAAGCGGATTTCCATCAGTTAAATATACAACGTATCCCATGCTATTATTTATTCCCCATCTTCCGAGAACAATTTGTGGGATTTTCCGTTCAATGTGAGAACTGGAATTAAGCCATATTTTTCGTATACTTGATTGAAAAATTTACCTTTTTTCTTACTGTAGTCATATTTTTCTGTATTCCAAATAACACAATCAAATACCGGAGAGCTATTGAGTTTAGCCCAGAGCTTCACACCATCGTGAGTATGGGTTTCATCCGGTAATATATAATCATATTTTTTATTCAAGAGCCAAAGGTATAGTTGAAGAGTTAGTTTCTTTCCGCGATGATCTTCATGAATATTTACAGTGCTGATTTGAAAACCATTATGAGCATATCTATGTGCTATAGCACTGTCATGGAAAAAGCAGTCATATCCGACTACATATCCAACAACCTCTGTTTTAAAATATAATACATACGCATGTTGTTTAGTTATTTTTACTGTATTGTAATGCTGTCTTTCCCAATGAGGGTTGGCTTTATGTTCATTATGATCTTCAACTATTGTATATTCGCCTATGCGCCCAATTATTTGAAAATTTTTAGGCATGTTATCTGGTTCCAGAGACGGAATGTCTGGAAACAAATCTAATTGCTTATTAGGTGCTTCTTTTTCTTTATAGTCATACAGCATCCCATCATCGACTTCGCCGCCACGGTCTACTTCTGATATGATTTCACGGAATTTCATAGAGTTATTTATCTGCCTAAATATTCCTATGGATTCCGTGTTTTTCTCCCCAAAATGGATTACCCCAGCGGGGCAAATCGCAAACGTTACTGAAAACGATGTCGTGTCGATTCAACTCACGGCAATCGATGACGTGTCTTTTACGGGCGTGGATAATTCTACCTACTTCCCGTTTGATGAAGCCGCAAATGTGGCGAGCTTAGAAATTAATGGTCAGACCTCATCCTTCTTGGTTAACAATGGTATCGTAACTGCGCAAAGCGTTATTCAGGCCAACGATGCGGTCTATATGACCAGTAACAATTCGCTGAACTTCACCATGCTTCATGACGTGCTCCCGAATGGTTTGAGTTTGTCAAACACTGGTTTAATTAGTGGGCGAGTGTTGAATCTTAACACAACCGTTTTACTGAATGATTTTACAGTCCGCGTAAGCAATGGTAAGAAGTCGAGAGATCGTCGTTTCCAAATAAAAGTAAATCCTATCCCAACAACGGTCACGCCACCAACTTGGGGTAATTATTCTCAAAAGATTTATAACGATGGGTCGGTTTCTTTTTCGTATGTTGATCTGGGTAAGACTACTCGCGGCGTACCTTATGAAAAAGAGATCGATATTTTCCAATCAAGCGGTTTGAGTGCTCAACTCGAACTTGTTCCATTCTTGGATACCGATCCTCCGTTCAACAATCTCCCAGAAGGTATCGTCATATCGGGTAAAAATTTGACAGGGTATGTGGAAACTACCAACGTCAAAGGCGATTACTATTTCAAGCTTCGCATTCTTGATTATAACGGTAATGACGTGGGTGGAGATAACGTTCGTATTTTTAGAATAACAATTAGCCCACCAGATGATCTACTGGCTCCATTGGTTCTAATCACTTGGAATACTCAGAGTGAGCTTGGAAACCTGAATGAAAATGAACCATCACCATTCTCCCTGTCAGCCTCAAGCTCGACCGGAACACCGCTGCGCTATAGATTGATCTACGGTTCCGTTCTCCCTGCCGGTTTGGAATTAGATGAACTCACCGGGGAAATCCGTGGACTGGCCGCACACAATGGTGTGACGCAAACAACGGTCTTCACTGTTCGAGCTTTGGTCAATGAAGATAGCTATCTTGACAAAGATTTCTCAATTACGGTCATCACAAGATACAACACGTCGTCTCTGTTGTCTCTCCATGTACCTCTGTTAAAGTCGGCGGCTTCCAAAATTACGTCTTATATCGCTGGGTTGTCTCCGTCTGATTATGTGTATCGTCCGGGGGACCGTAATTTCGGCCTTAGACAAGATTTGAATATCTATGTCGTCGGTGGTTTGACACCAAGTCCGAACTTCCTCCCAACAATAAAATCGTCCAACTATAAGGCTCCAATAAAACTGTTATTGGGTGACTATAAAGTTGAAAAGGTATACCATAATGGTGTGTACGTCTATGATGTGCTTTACCGCGAAGTTATCGATCCAAATAAAGATGCCGGTGGTTATACGGTCATTGGTGATGTTCCGAGCGAAGCGGCGGTTACTAATGTTTTCAATGGACAGCGTGTTTATCAGACTTCGTTGAACAACATTCGATATGAAACCATTCGCAATTTTGGCTTCCCAACAGACACCGCGTCCCTGAAATATCTTCAAGGCGTAGCTGGGATCGAAAATCTTCCACAATGGATGCGAAGCAAAGGTGCGATGACTTATGCCATCGTTCTGGGGTACTATCATCCAAATAAAGGCAATTTGGTCCTCAATAATATTACATATTCGACGGAAGACCCATATCATGAAAACCCAAGATCAAGAGGCTTCTCGTTTGATGCCTATAATTTCATCTTGGAAGTTCAAGAAGTATCGGCGGCTACAACGTTCGATGAAGACACCACATTTGATGATCAATCGGGTGGAGTTGAAACCATTTTTGACGAAATTGAGTATTATAACGGGTTTACAATATTCATAAATAATTAATACGATAAAAGGGACACACATGAGTATTGATACAGGTTCAAGCCTCTCTTACGACAAGAATTATCCGGTAGCTAATATCAAGCAGTCGTCTCAAAAATTCAGAGACAACTTCTCGATTATTAAGACTGCTATTGAGAATTTACAAGTCGCTGCCACGGGTAACAGTTCTATATTGTCTATCCAGAGCGCTGTGCTGTCTACTGGTCAGATTCAACTTACCACATCGTTCATAAACAACAGCTTCAAGCTGCCTGTCAACACGACTGCGACCGGGGCTGGATTAATTCGTTACAACTCCGCCACCAGCAATCTTGAATATTACAATACTGGTTGGAGAGGCGTTGTATCTTATAACGCTAACGGTTCTGTTAATCTCACGGATTTGTATGTAAGCAACAAACTTACAGTTGCTACACTTCCAGTAGCGAATACTGATGTTGTCAATCTTGAATATCTGAACTCTCGTTTGAGCACAGTAAACTCTAACGTTCAAACTCAAATCAACTCGCTTACAAACACAGTAAATCAACTTGATACTGATTTAGACACTGAGGTTCAAGCTCGTATTTCAGGGGATAATAATCTTCAACTTCAAATCAATGATCTGTCAAACGCGGTGTCTAATGCGACCGGTGGGCCTGATTATCAGAATGCGATTAATAACCTATCAAACGAATTGATTGCAGAGACTAATGCGCGTGTCCTCGGTGATGCGGCGTTGAACATCAATATCACGAACGTCCAGAACTCAGTAAACATTTTAGGCGATACAGTAAATAACATTTCAAGTGATTTGGTAACTGAGCGTTCACAAAGAATTGCGAATGATGCTATTCTTCAAGCTCAGATCAATTCGACCGTTACGAACTATTCGCTTCTGGCAAATGCTATTGCTGCCGAAGCAAATACTCGCCAAAATGTTGATAATTACATGAACGCCACGTTGATAGCGATTAATAATCGACTTGGGGCGACTGAGAGCAATGTTTCATTGTTGACCGGACGTGTTGATAGCCAAGATTTACGCATCAATTACATCGATAACACTTATACAAGAACATTCATATCTCCATCCGAGCCGGTTGAGGATTCATCAAATGGCATCCGCTTGTCTAACGGGTCTATTTGGTTGGATACTACTATACCAAACGCCGTTGTGTTCAATGCCTATAATGATGTTCTCGGTGATTTCGAGTCGGTAACATTTGCTGGTATGGATGGTTCCGCGTATATTCTGCGCGCGGGCGATACGATGACCGGGGGGCTGGTTATCAATGGTGTTGGAAAAACAACATACCTCAATGCTGGTGGTATCGATCTCTATAGCGATGATCCGGTAGAAGGACCATTTATTGATTTCAAGAACGCTTCTAATGAGGATTGGGATTGGCGCATTCAAACTGTTGGTAACAGCATAGCGTTCATTTCAAATACTTCCGGTAAGGGAGCATTCCTCGATCTGGATACACTTGGTTCTCTTGCTAATACACGTATTCTAACTACGGTGGATGGGTTCTTCGACATGTCCAACACTATCGTTCGCTTCCCAGATTCGAACGTGATTGTTGACGCTGATCACTTCTTGCTATTCCAAGGCATTCCAAATCAAGTCGGTGGGTATGATGGAGCCGGGATCGTATTTGAAAGCACAAATCTCGACTATGCGTTCCTGAATGCGACTCTGTATGCTGCCGTTAATAATGCGATTACCGAAGAAATGAGTGCGAACGGTGCTCTCACGCCGTCTCAAGCTCGTAAGAGAGTTTCGGCAAACGCAGCACATATGGCAAACAGCTACACGTCTTGGGCCGCGTCTAACCTCGGAAACATCGAATTTGGTTTGTTGCGTATCTTCGTTACCAATGACCCGGAAAATGGCGTTAATAACGACTCGATGGCTTTGGAACCAGCGGCGAGCCTCTATCTCAATCCGGGGCATTCTGGGGGCGGACAGGAGCAAGTAAACCCGGTAACCAGAATTGCGGCTAAAGCAAATGCTCGCGTCATCATAGGTAATGCCATCGAAAACGTGGTAACAATCCATGCTGCGACCGGCGACATCGACACCAAGGGTAATATCGGCGTTCAGGGCGATGCTCACTTCTATGGTGACTTCAACCTTCATGGTGGTTCGTTCAATCTTCCGAACTCGGATATGCGTATCGACGCCAATCATAGCTTGATCTTTGAACAGCTTCCAGCGAACCAAGCGAACGGTTTTGGTGACGCGGGTTTCATTACCTATGACACCAACAATTTCCACTATGCGCCCCTTCACGCTCCATCATTCCAAGCTATTTTGGCAAATTATTCCGTAGTAGCGGCTCAAGCAAATTCCGTGTTATCTTCACAACACGAATGGTCATGTCTGCGTATCGGTTCCACCAATGACGCTCGCTATTATCAAAATAGCGTTTCCATGCTTCTCGAAGATATGACTAGCGTATCCGACATGGTTGCCATTGAACCGGCATCGGATTTATATTTGAATCCGGGTTGGTCTGGAAACATGGCTAATCGTTTTCAGGATGAATATACCAGAACTAACGTTGCTGTTTATGTTGGTAATTCAACTTCCTACGTAACTAAAATCGAAGCAGATACCGGTAACGTATGGATCAAAGGAACTTTGACCGAAGCGTCGGATATGCGGATCAAGTCTGATCTGGAACGTATCTCAAATGCTTTGGATAAAGTGTCGGCGATCACTGGTTATACTTACACCAGAATCGATCTTCCGAATGAACCACGTCAGTTGGGCGTAATAGCTCAAGATGTTGAACTTGTAGCGCCAGAATTGGTTATCACCACACCTTCGGGTCTAAAGGCCGTCAACTATGGCCAGATGAACGGTTTGACTATCGAAGCGATCAAGGAGTTGAAAGACATCGTGCTTGATCTTAAGGCAGAAGTCGAAGACCTCAAGCGCAGATTAGGTTAAAACCCAATCGATACGTAATGCGGAGAACTCCCCACCTTACGGCAAATCAGTAGAACAACTGAGGCGTCGGGTGGGGTTACACCCTCTTGATAATCATTGATGCCGGTGTGAATAACTTCCAGTACCAAGTACCGCATATCATCCCTGAGATAAATGACCTCATTCGCGCGGGGCAGTACGTGAAAATGAAATCGTTCCAGATCACCGACCTTAATAGACAGGTTGGTTTTAGACGAGTCATATTCGTAGATATGCGCGACAGTCATTTCATGTCCTTCAACACATCTTTAAGGAATTGTTGCGCGAGCGCTTTTTGTTCAGGGGTTGCCTCCGTAGACAACAGCGGTGGCACTACGGCCTCTACGAGCGGGAACGGGGCTTGCTCGCCCTTAACACGCATACGACCGTCTCTTCCCAACAGACTGACATACTGATGAGCGTCATCAACGGTCTTACAACCGTGACCATAAAGCTCCTGCCATTCACCAGACTTATCGAGAAATTCGATCATAAAGTGTCTCCATTTCGGAGAACGTTATCAGATATAATGGTCAATCGCAATAAATATAATCATGCGTGACATTATCAATATAATTCTCGAAAATTCCCAAGAAGATTATCGTGGAGAGCATGGAGCCGCTGACAAAATAAGTGGTTCACCGTTATATGATTTGACGGCTAACGGCACGTATCCAGCGGATGTTTATAGTTCAAACGGATACCGCTATTATGGTCAGGACGCGGCTGGGGCTTTTTCTTTAGTAATGGATTGTAAAGGCCGTCCGAATAAGATGATCAGAATTTATCGCGCCATTCCCAAAGATATAAAAGCGCCTATTAATAAAGGCGATTGGGTGACTATTTCAAAAGCATACGCCAAAGAGCATGGCGAAGCACATTTGAATAACAATTTCCGCATTATATCTAAGCAAGTTTTTGCTAGAGACATATACACGGACGGCGATTCTCTCGAAGAATGGGGTTATGATCCACAACCATATATTCAGCTTCAAGATGAAGAAGTGATTCGAAAGAGATTGGGTATGAGATCAAAAATCGAGGTGCGAGCCGAAATGGCTGCGAGAAAAGCCGCTAAAGAAAACCCAGAAGCTTAATCTACTACCTCAATATCACCGAAATATTCGATGACGACTTTGGCCCCAGAATTGATGATCGCTTTGTCCGGCTGATAGTGTATCTTCCCAATGATCTCACCATGAGAATCACGCAATACAGCGGTGTTACAGGTCACCTTATCACCCGACTTTCCATTTTGAATACGAATGGGCGGGATAATTGGGCGATCCAGACCTTCTCGGATCGTCTTATTGTTTGTTCCGATGACGTTCTTACAAACCGAAATGAATTTGGATTTCATTAGATTCCAACCGTGTTCTGGACATGCGCCTTATTGATCGTGCGATTAACAACGATCATTTCGGCTTGTGGAAGATCAGTTATTTTGTGGCTGTTGGTGTAAGTCATAGTGCTTCTCAAGCTACCCAAGATGTTCCGCACTGTGTTGGCTACAGGGCCTTTGTGGGGAACCGCGACAGTACGACCCTCGGACGCGCGATAAGCATTCACTTCCCCGGCGTACTTCTTCATGGCGTGTTCGGATGACATTCCGTATGTCAGCACTTTGCGGACGCCATTTTCTTCAATCACATCACCACCAGACTCATCATGCGCGGCGAACATGCTTCCAGCCATGACCATATCAGCACCACCAATCAGTGCTTTAGCAAAGTCGCAATATTCGTTTACCCCACCATCAGCACAGATCATGATCCCATGAAGATCGGCTTTGGCGGCGGTTTCCATAACCGCTGTCAATTGAGGTACACCGACCCCAGCAGTCGTGCGGGTGCGACAGAAGTTTCCCGGCCCGATGCCGATCTTAATAATGTCAACCCCAGCCGCATCATAATCTGGGATAATATCGGGGGTAGCAACGTTCCCAGCCATAATGACCGAGTTATAAAACTTCTCACGAACCTTGGTCAGGAACTCGATATATGCTTCGGTATAACCATTGGCAACATCGACGCAAATGTGCGGATGATAACCCAAGGTTTGTTGAACCTTTTCGATCTTATCGAACTCGTCCTCGGAAAAGCCGATGGATAAGAAAATGTAGTCTTTGTTGAGCTTGTCGCCATGATAACCTTCATCGAAACTCCAAGATACACCCTTGGTAGCAGCATTGATAATTTCGTCTGCGGTGTAATATTTGTGGAGTGCCGTGAACATTTTTTCTTTTTGGAGCGCGGCGGCAATCCCAAGAGTGCCAGTCGTGTCCATATTTGCGGCGATGATTGGGACACCGGAGAAAGTAACACCCGAATGTTTTGTTTTAAACTTTCGGGTAACGACAGCATCTTTACGTGACGTGAAACTTGATTTCTTTGGAAGAATCAACACATCATCGTAATCATAGAATTTGGCGTTTTCTCTGAGCATCTTCAATTGCCTCTAACAAAATGTCTTTGGACGGTAGCAGCATTTCGCAAATGAAGTCAAATACTTTTTTGGTTAATCTACAATCACGCTCGCAATATACTCCCATTTCGGGAGAGTATTTTGACCAGTCATTATGATCACCTTTAGGAAAATCAAAATAATCACCCCAAGTCTTTAACTTGTTATTAGGTAAAAATTTTACATATTTGCGGCTGAGTTCAAGAACGTCAATAATGACAACTTCTTTGAACGAGACAACATTTTCAGTCAGACGTTTTATGTGCTTAATGTCGTAGTCTTTATTGTAAACCAGCAGAATATCGCATTCATCTATTTCACAAAGACCATCTGCTATTGCGTCACCATTATAGTTGGTAAATTCATCGGTGACATAATCCAATACGCCTAGCATATGGATTTCGGACGGATACAGCCCATCCCCTTCGATGTCTAAAACCAGAACTTTCATTACACAACTCGCACTATTGAAGGCAGTCTATCATTTTATTAACCACATTTCAATTTTAATATACTTGACAGGAACCAAGTATGTGGTAGGATGATCTACATTTTAATTTAAACGGAGATACAATATGACTGATCGCATCAAACTCGCCGCTCTGGCTAAGGAACACGGAACCAAGAATCTTCGCTTCATGGTTCCTATCCAATTCTTCTGTCATGGCGCAAAGATCGATTTCTCCGTCGAGTGTGTGATCGATGAACGCCGATACAAGGCTCAGGAAGGCTACAAGATCGGCCTGACCACAAAGCAGAAGTTCGCGCGCGGCAGTATCTTCGGTGGTCTCGATCTGGTAAATCTGTACTTCGACACCTATCAATCGGACCTCGAAGGAATGATGGAACGCAAGTCCTTCGCAGACTTTACGGTCGAAGTCGTGGAAAATGGTGGAGTGATCCCCGAAACGACCTACAATACCGAATACATGATCACCGGGTTCCATGAACCCAAAAAGCTCAAGCCCGATGATGTTAAGGCTCTCGAAGCCTATATAGTCGCCCTCAATACCAAGGTCGCCTAACAAAAAGCCCCGGAAAACCGGGGCTTTTTTTAATCATTGATATTCGCGGAATTACTCTTAGATGGGTCGAACTTAGCAAAAATCGAACGAATATTTTTTGGGTTGAACATAACGATCTTATTATAATGCCCCTTCATAAAATCGGCGGGGGTTTTCTCCCAATAAATGCAATCGTACCCCATCCCCTCTAGCTTATCGTAAACCATTTTCCAAATGATCTTCTGATTGTTCTGATCCCAGATGCTTCCCGATAAATTAGCAGATTTACCCAATTCCTCATAGGTATTGTTTATCCATTTATAATTATCGTAATTCTGTGCGTCTATACCTACGACAAATGCTTTTCTGATTCTCAGTAAGACAGGAAGAACATTGCGCCCTGCGCCTTTAAGCTGCTTGGCATATCCACTTGCTTCTTTAGAGTTATCCGCGAAATGGAAACCATGACCTGTCATGATATTGGTTTTGGTTTTATCAAGAGAGAACTCGTCTATGTCAGAATTAGTTCCATGATAAGCTCTCGTGTTGAATCCCATCTGCTTGGCTCTAGCCATACGAGACTCTTGATCCATAGGGAGTTCGGATTCGAATAACTCAAAATAACGCATACCCATATTTATGTGATCTGATCACTAGAATATTAGCATGATAGTCCCCCACTTTCACCGAGGCTTTTTATAAATAAAATTATGGATTGGTTTAAAAAATATAAGGTTCTTTTAAAAGAACATACTGGTATGTCTTTGGATGAGGCCCTAGAAATTTTGGTTCATTATATAAGGGATAATAATTACGAAGGCGATATGAATGATGTAGCCAGAGTAATTAGAGATCATGGATATGAAGAGACAAAAGGCCATAGTATCTACTATCGTGGGATATTTCACGAGATCACCGATGAAGATAAAAATAATTATCAGACGGTATCGGAATTATATAAGCATTTAAAAGAACATTCTCGATTTGATATGACTGGTCTTCAAGGTTTCACAACAGACATAGATAATGTTCATAATTTTATTAGAGGTCAATTACACTACATGGTACATGACGTAAATGACTTCATTCATGATGGCTCAACACTATTAGAGGACTTGAAAAGTATAATTATTGTTTATGCCGTAGAAATACCAGAAAGGAATATATTGTGGTCTATGAATGGACTTAAGTATTTTTTACAGAGATCACCAAAAAGCCCAATAGCCAGAGAACTATACTCATTATTAACAGATATATGGGATGGATATGGAAGCGATGACGAAGTATTTGCTGATATGAAAAACACAATACTAAAAGACATTATTCTATATGAACACGATAATGACGAATGACATAATTCATTCCGTATTACCATAGAAGCTTTATCTCCCCCCGCGAGACAAATATTTTTACCCCATTACACTATGGGCGTAGTAAAAAATTATCTCACGGGGGATGAAGCAATATTTCCACATTGATAACGAGCCGCGAAGTTCGGATTGATGTTTCCGAACATGGTAAGGCGGATGCGTATTCCTTACCCTCTCTACGGTCATCCCATAATTACATACATTGTGCCACGCCCTAATTTGGCCGGTTAAAGGGGAGATACGGGGCATAGAACATTGACTAGGATCATCGATCCCTTAGTTTATTCGCCACACTCCTGTAGGTTCCTCGCGGATCAAACAGGCCGAATATCTCATAATGATATTTGTAATCAGACATCGGTTAGACTACCGCTTTCGCGGCGTCAGCGCCACTCCCACAATGCGTTATACATGTGGAAGGTGACACCTACATTCCTAATTTTCAAGGTTTTGTAGGATTCCTTTTAGACGGTTTCATATCCCTTGAAAGGATATGCGGTTTAACTTTTATCAGGCGGGGGAGCGTTCCTGACTATTCATTTCCGTTCGACTGACCTGTCTCATAGGCCGGGTCATGTTCCCCGGACGCCGTTTTAGCCTGATGTTAGAGGCTAGTATACATCTGATCACTATGCCAGCAACTCCATCACGAGTTACCGAATGACTTCTATTTAGAGGCCATTAAGCGACAGTGTAATGAATCATTTTTACGAGAGTCAATTTTAATTGACTCAAATGACTATACTTTTTTTATATTCAGTGGTAGTATTTGATTCTGATACGAATCTTTGGAGATAAAAATTTCATGTCACCGATCATTAATTACTACGGATTTGAAGCGGAGCATTATTGCTACCGAATCCAAGGTGATTGTGTTCGTGGTATAGACATGGTTAACTTCCAGAAAGAAGTAACCGACTGGTTATTCGATACGACCGAAGGAAAATGGTATATGGGGAACGAATGGCCCTACAGTACCTATCCTGAAATCATGCCATTTGACCCTAACAAAAAGGACGTTTTCTTGCTATTTGAGACATTGGAAGACGTAGTTTTGTTTGAAGAAACCTTTTCGGTTCAAGGGATTTTGGTAAGTGATCTAAGAAAATCGAAATTTTTTTGAGAAATCTAGTTGACAGCATTTTTTCTTGTAGTATTCTCAAGTCATTAGTTCGGAGACGAAACGAACTACCCAATATTAGGGTGACTATCCCAAGCTGATCGTTCCAGCACTTTTAGGAGACTACCAAACCATGACTACCGAAACCCAAACCGCTCCCTCGAATACCGCATCCGTCGCCGATCACGCCTCGCGCATCGTCGCTGCCTATGTCGGTAATAACACCCTGCCGTCCGCCGAACTCCCGGCCCTGATTTCCTCGGTTCACCAAGCTCTCGTCAGCGCTATCTCCCCCGCCGTCGCCGTCACGCCCTCGACCCCGGCTGAACCCGCCGTCTCGGTCAAGAAGTCGATCACCAATGACTTCCTGATCTGTCTGGATGACGGTCGCAAGCTCAAGTCGCTCAAGCGCCACCTCGCCAAGCTCGGCATGACGCCGGACGAATATCGCGCCAAGTGGGGTCTGCCCGCCGACTACCCGATGGTCGCCCCGGCTTACGCCAAGGCCCGTTCGGAACTGGCCAAGCAAATGGGCCTCGGCCAAGGCGGTCGCCAAGTTTCGCGCAAGGCCAAGACCGAAACCGCAGCGGCTTAATTCTACAATTTCGGCGATTGGAAAAACGGGTCAGCGATGGCCCGTTTTTTCTTGCTTTTAACCTTACCAATTTTTATACTATACGAAAAAGGGAATATTAAAATGGCTTACATCGGCTGGCTGGCTTTAAATCGGGATGAACTTCTCCAAGAGATCGAACCTACGTTCCCAGACGTAGTGGCTCACCACGTCACGTACAAGATGCTGGCGAAGGGTGAAGTGCTGGCAGATTTTGATCTACAACCCACCGAAGGGAAGATCATTGATGTGGTCCAGTCTGACAAGGTTCAAGCACTGGTCGTTCAGATCGATGGGTCTGAGCATCGCCCCGATGGAGGTATCTACCACATCACATGGTCTATTGACCGTGAAGCTGGGGCGAAGCCCGTTCACAGTAATAAAGTCATTGCTGATCTCGGATACGAGAAAAAGCTGAACATTCCTGTCCGGCTTTATCCGTTTACCGGGTAGGACCGTACAAGCGCGTAAGCTTCGCGGGATCATACTCCAATATATGTTGGAATGGCGGGTTCTTTCCCAATGGCTTTGCTAACAGCAAGGCCATTGCTATTTGTTCTTCCGCGATATGTTCGGCCCCAGACAACGTGTAAATACGATTACCGTCTCGATCCGTCTTTTTCTTTGGAACAATTCGCCAAAGAAGCCCATCAACATTTTGGATGGACGCAATAATATCGAAGGCGTTGAGGGAAGCCCTCATTTCACCTGTGGGTAATTCCCACGTCAATAACGTCCCATTCCAATTTTTAGGATTGAGTGCGATAGTGAACATGAAGTGTTCAACTATGGGTGTTATATTGATTCTTTTCATTGCTAATTCGTAACATTTATAGATTCAGAGTCAACTAAAAAATTGAAAACATAGTTAATATAAGTTAAAATCGGGTATAAGTCTAAGATAAATACTTGGTTCATATTTTAATAAAGGTTGACACTCATGGGTATCAAATACGATGGTCATATTAAAAAGATCGTTCACACAAAGAATTACAATACTTCCGCACCATCGATAGAGTGGATCGCTCCGCCCGCTGGTGATATTGGTAACTTCCTTGGTGGACAAGTCGTGGATATTCCAGTTTACGTTCGTGTCACTAATGGTCCAGCACCATCTTTCTCGGTGGTTTCCGGTGCTCTCCCAACAGGTCTTTCGATCAATGCTAATACCGGAGCCATGACCGGTACTATCGATAACGTCACCGAAGATGCTGTGTGGACGATCCGTGCTGAAAGTGGTCAGCAATTTGTCGAAAGAAGCTTCTCGGCCCACCTTGGCGCAAACCAAGCCCCGATTTGGGTTACCCCAGCCGGTAGCCTCGGAATGCAATATGACGGCACTGACGTAAGTGTCCAACTGGTCGCCACCGACCCGGATGGTGAAACAGTTCGTTTCTCTTTAGTAACAGGTACTCTTCCTGCTGGTCTGACGCTTTCGAATACCGGTCTTCTGTCGGGGCGTCTGGCTCCCGTGAATGATGATTTCACCTACTTTTTCACTCTTCGTGCCACCGATGGCGCTCTGTCGGTCAACCGATCCTTCAACTTCTCGGTAACATCGAACAAAGCTCCGGTATTCACAACAGATAGCTACTTGGGTCGTTACCAAGAAAATGCGGTGGTTGACCTCAATATCGAGGCTACTGATGGTAATGGTGATACGATTACTTTTACCCACACGTCCGGCGTTCTGCCACCAGAATTGGTCTTCGATAATGGCCACCTGAGTGGTACACTGGCTCTGAACAAAAACTACAACGACAACTATAGCTTCCAAGTTACAGCTTCGGATGGCTTGAAGTCGCGTTCGGCTACATTCTCCATGACCACCGTGAAGAATATTCCTCCGGTATGGGTTACAACAGGTCGTATCATCGACGCCGATGCTGGTACTTCGGTTAATTTCCAGTTGGTCGCCACAGACGAGTATGAGACAGTAACCTTTGGTAACACGACGCCTCTGCCAGAAGGTCTTTCTTTGTCATCTTCCGGCTTGATCACTGGCACACTCCCGCCAGTGACATCGACCAGCACTCAGAACGTAACCTTTACAGCTACCGACGAGAGCGGATTAGTTGCGACCCGTACATTGGCGATCCGTATTCAATTCGTTGATGTGCCAACTTGGATTTCCAACTCAAATATTGGTTCCGCTCTGGAAGGCACCGAGTTCTCGTTCCAGTTTGTTGCGGACACCGCTAATCCGAGCGATTCGATTACTTATTCATCCGATGATATGCCAGACGGTTTTAGTTTGTCTTCGACTGGTTTGATGACAGGTACGGCTTTGCCGGTCATAAGTGATTTGGTATATAACTTTACCGTAACAGCATCGAATCCAGCCGGATCGATTTCTAAACTTTTCAATTTCACAGTTCTTGACGATATTCCGCCAGTTTGGGTTTCCAACGCGGGTTCTCTTGGTTCCTTCCCTGCCTCGAATGCCATCACTGATATTAATCTGACGGCGACTGACCCAAACAACCGCCCAATGACATACGCATATGTATCTGGTGATCTGGTTCCGGGTCTGGTTTATGCTTATGAACCATCTGGTATTCGTATTAGCGGCACACCTTCGCATATTGAAGATGATACCACATACACGGTCACATTCCGTGCTTCGGATGGCGTCAATAATGTGAACAGAACGTTCTCTATGACCATCCTTGGTAACAATCTACCTGAATGGCAAACTCCTGCTGGAAGCCTCGGACAGGGCGTTGAACAAACATACTTCACCGCTAATGTTTCGGCCACAGACCCAGATGGTGACACTGTGCGTTACGGCGTTGCTCAATCCTTTAGCCTTCCGGTTGGTATTTCTTTGAATGCTAACACCGGTGCTCTGACAGGTTATCTCCCACCAGTTCCGGGGACGGACGATTACGTATATTCTTTCCGTTTGACCGCGATGGATAATAAGGACAACCCGATACCGGTCTATCGTGATTTTACCATCGAATCTAAGTATGACTCGCCGCCAGTATTCGTCACTACTACGCTACCTAGCGTTCTGGTAGATAAACCATACACCGCTCAGATTGTTGCTACTGGTACTAACACAGGAAACATCGCGTACTCGGTTGTTTCGGGTGAACTCCCAACTGGTTTGGTTATGGAAGGTAATGGTCTAATTCATGGCACACCTACCGTATTTGGAACCGAACTGTTCACGGTTGAAGCATATAATGGTATTAAGTCTTCTACACGTCAATTTAGCATTGAAGTTGAAGAGAATACACCACCATACTGGATCATTCCGGCTGGCAGCATAGGTGCGTATCGCGCTAATCACCCATTCTCTGTACAGTTAGTTGCGGATGATAATGAAGAGTCCGTCCTCAAGTTCGATACAATTGACACGAACTTACCGAATACTATCACTTTGGCGAATGGTATCATTTCCGGCCAGTTTGCCCCATCCGAATCCAATGCTACTTATTATTTCAACGTAACGGTATCGGATGAAGTCAATCCGCCTATCATGCGTGAGTTCGAAGTATCGTTCATCAAGAACACCGGTCCAGTTTGGAACGTTTCAAACTCTTTGGGTTCGTATCAAGAAAACACCACAATTAATTATGTAATTCCTGCGGCCACGGACCTTGATTTGGATACGCTTACCTACGCCGAAATATCTAACACATTCCCGGCAGGTATTACTTTTAACCCAGCTACACGCCTTGTTTCCGGTACATTGGGCGCTGAACCTACATCGAACGTTTATACGCTTGTAGCATCGGTTACGGACGGTTTTGAGACTGTTCAAAAAACTTTCGATTTTGAAGTAAAGCACAACGTTTCTCCTGTATGGACATCAAACGCTTATATGGGTTCGTTCCGTTCAGGTTATCCGGGTTCGTTTACACCAACAGCTTACGATCCCGACTCGACCATGACCTACTCTGTAATTTCTACGGATATTCCGGGGTGGATGCGTATTCTACCGGGTTCAAAAACTGTTGAAACCATCCCACAAAGCACATTACCGAAGTCACCGCCATTGGATGAAGACACCGATTATCACGTCACATTCCGAGCGTCAGATGGTAATACGTATGAAGATAAAGCTTTCTACTTTACAGTATTAAAAAATGAACCGGCTGTATTCAATACGGTTGCTAACACTGTAGTCTTTAATGATTTCGAAGGCCGTTCAGTTTCATATCAAGTGGATGCTTATGATCCAGAGTCGGAAGATAGTGTTTATTTCTATGGGACACTGCCAGCCGGGTTGTCTATTTCGACCTCTGGTTTGATTACCGGTACACTGTTGCCAGTTCTGGAAGATACTGACTACTCGTTCTACGTTTCAGTCAAGGATCAGCCGGGTGAGTTTTCGGTCAACACCAATTCGGTTCTCCTTCGTGGTACGACACTGTTTAACTCAGCACCGTCTTGGGTAACCCCAGCCGGTAGTCTCGGAACAGAGGGCCAAGAAAAATCAGTATCTATTCAGTTAACGGCTGTGGCCAATGGTGATCCTATTGAATATACTATAGCTAACGGGGCTTTACCTGTAGGCTTGACATTGAATGCTAATGGTTTGATCACTGGTACTACACCAGTTATTACCCAAGATACTACCTACAATTTCTCAGCCCGCGCCACAGATACTCTCACTACCAAGTATACCGACCGCGAGTTCTCTTATACTATCGCTCTGAATAGAGCACCTGTATGGAATCAACCAGCGGGTCTTCTGGTATCATCATTAATGGATTATCCATTCACGGCAACAATCTCTGCTACTGACCCGGATGGTGATGCTCTGACACTCGTGGAAATGAGCAATAGTTTCCCATCAAGCATCACGTTTAACCCTAACACCGGGGTGATCTCTGGAACTATGCCGGTTGTTGGTGCTAATACCACCTACTCGTTGTCAGTTGGTGCTTTCGATGGCTCGATCCAAGTCAACAGAACCTTCACCTTCTTGAACCGATATGATAGCGCTCCGGTATGGAATACGAACGCGGGCATCATCGGTACAGGCACAGAGAACAAGCCATTCTCCTATCATTTGTCGGCAACAGACCTCCAAGGTAGCTCAGTTGCTTACTCGGCTAACATTGTTAACAACCCATTCCCATCCTCGTTGGGTCTCTTGGCTAACGGTTACTTGATTGGTGCGTTACCAGATGTATCAGTAGACACGGTTTATACATTCGATGTAGACGCATCGGATGGTCGTTACAAGTCTACCAGATCATTCAGCTTGGATGTTAAGAAGAACGTAGGACCGGTGTGGGTCACTCCCGCTGGCGACATTGGGACATTCCAAGACAGCGCAAACGTTTCGGTTCAGTTGTCGGCTACAGATGCAGATAATGATGTACTCACTTACGCTCTAGTTAATGGCACAACACTTCCAGCCGCTCTCACCCTTTCTTCTTCGGGTCTGATTTCTGGTATTCCGGTAAACATTGAAACACTGTTGACGCCTTCTATCGATGTTCGTGTAACGGACGAAGATGGTAACTTCGCGGACAGAACTTTCACCATGACTGTTCTTCCGAGTGCTGATAAGACAGACGTTTATTCGCAACAAGTTGTGTTCTTGGCTCAATTCAATGACACTATCGCTCTGGACTTCTTCGGTACAGCGATTACAGCCGGTGGCTCTGCTTCTCTGGCAACAAGTGAAGTTCAGTTCGGCGCGGGTTCACTTTCGCTGCCTACTACGACTTCGTATGCTTCGGTTGCGTATGATGCGAACTATAATCTCAATCTCGCAAATACGGCAAATACCGTTGGGTACACCATTGATGGCTGGGTGAAAGTTTCTAATTTACCGTCTTCGGGTAACTACGGTTATATCTTCTCGAAGAAGACCGCGACCGACACCGATTATGTTGCCCTGCGCGTTAACTCGGATGGTCAATTGGAGTTCATTTCTCATTATCTCGGCGCAGGTGGTTCCACCGTATTCGCTACGTCGAATGCTATTAGTGACTGGACACACATTGCTTATGTGATCCAAGGATCGAATGTTTCGGCATACGTTGACGGATACCGTATTGGTACATACTTCATCACTAGAACCGCTATTAATTCGGCGTTCGTGATGGGTGACAGCGCTTCGGGTGTTGTTGGATATATTGACGATCTCCGTATGACCAATGCAGCCCGTTACACGACTCCTGCGTTCACACTTCCAACTGACGAAGTTCCAACAATTCCGTATTGGACTACCCCTGCTGGAACAATTCTTACCGGCACGGAAGATAATACTTTCACCTACAATCTGGTGGCAGTTGATTCTAACAACACCGGAACCATGCTTTATATTGCGAACTCGACTTTGGGTTCAAACGTAGCACTGGCTTCAAATGGTTTAGTATCTGGACGATATTTGGAAAATATCGAAAATACGAGCTTGACTGTTTATTCAATGGATGGTTTGGCCAACAAATCTCGTGATCGTACTTTCGTGATTACACCAACGGCTAAGACTGTTCCAACGCCATACGCATCGAATTTGTATATACATCATCGTTACAACAGATCGTCTAATGTTCTGGCAGAAAACGGCTCGCGCCCTTCACGACCAACGAGCATTAGTGATACGTTTACCGCTTGGGGTGTTGGTGTAGCATCTGGCGCAACAATCGTTGCCGACCCACAAATGGGTAATAATGTCTTGAGATTGAATCAAGGTATCGCATACGAAGCTTCTTCGAACTTCTTATATACAAGTCCATCGACTTTGGAGTTCTGGGTTAAGCTTGATCCGACTTCGCCAACAACCGGTTCTTGGTATCTGTTCAGCCAACAATCTAGTGGCGGCGGATCAGGGACGCTTGGTGAAAGAATGAACATAATTCAGAATTACACCAATAACACTATTACCTTCTCATACTTTGGTACTGTTTGTATAACTGTAAATAGCATCATTCCATTAGATCAATGGACGCACGTTGCTCTCACCAGAAATGCGAATAATACTTTCAGTTTGTTTATTGGTGGCACTCTGGTTGGAACTTCTACGGCGCAAGCGACATATCCAAGCTGGGAAGGTCGTCTCTTAGCGTTCAATGGTGCTTCACAAAGTTATAACCAAGCAACACAATCGAAGATTTGTTACATGCGTGGTATGATGACTTGGGTTGGATACACCCGTTATACAGCTAATTTCACACCATCGTGGAATAACTTCAAAGCTCCGTTGATGAACGCGACGGTTACGCTGTCTGGTTATGAGTATGCTAACGTTTCTCAAACCGTGGTTGGTTATGGTTGGGGTAACACTTCTCTGACTTATTCTGCTAATGGTTTGAGCGCGAACCTCGCACTTTCGGCTAATGGTTTGATCTCTGGTAGACTCCCAGAATATACGACTGTAAGTAATGCCACGGTTACGGGATCGGATGGTATGAGTTCGGCGGTCACTAACGTTGTTTACTCGATCCTATCATCGGCCCCGGTTTGGGCCAACACATCCAATACCTTCTCAGGAATTAATGGTGCGTTGGTAAATTCACAATTGTTAGCGACTTCGCCAGTTTCAAACCCACTGAGTTATGCTTTGGCAAATGGTTCTATTCCTAATGGGTTGACCCTTTCGAACACCGGTTTGCTCTCTGGTCAGATTAATGAAAATACGACATCTACCTTCAATTTCACAACCCGTGTGACCGATACTGTTACTACTAAGTTTTCTGATAAGGATTTCCGTTTTGGTGTTACCGCTTCGGATATATACGGAAGTAATGTCATTGTATTGATGAATATGAATACAGAATATGCCACCGCTAACGTTCCAAACGAACTGTCTAACGGTCTTCCTGTTTCACAATTTATTACAAGCACAAGTAATGCTTCGGTGTCGTCGTCGCAATCTAAGTTCGGAACTGGATCATTGTTCGTGAACTCAACAAATGCTCTGAGAATTTCGAACGTTGCTGATCTGGTTGGTGATTTCACGCTTGAAACTTGGGTTTATCCAACCACTCTCCCATCCTCCGGTACTGCTGTTTTCTCTAATAGAACCGGGTCTAACGTAGCTAACAAAATGTACGTGTGGATTGGTCAAACTGGTATCGTAAACCTTGATGGTAACGACAACAGCAACTCCTTTACTCAAAACTTTGGTGCTGGGGTATCGAAAGTTAACTTGAATGCTTGGTCGCACATCGCTTTGGTGAGACAAAGTGGCGTATTTAAGGTTTACGTTAACGGTGTACTTGAATTGACCAAGAATGGTTGGACATCGGGCGCAATTTCCCCAAGCACATATTGGGCGGTTGGTTCCTTCCGTACCGATGCTATGAGCAACCCATCAGCAAGTTTATACTTTGATGATGTTCGCTTTACTAATGGCGTAGCTCGCTATACCGCTAACTTTACGGCTCCGACTGTAGAAAATGACACTTCATTTATTACTCCGGTAATGACCACGAATGTCGTTACTACTTATACCACCAGTGATATGGTATTCTTCAAAGATTTGGGGGTTGTAAACAGAACTAATCTGCCTGTAACTTTTGGAGTTACAAGTGGTTCTCTAGCTAACGGTCTTGTTATAAATTCTAATGGCGTCATTACTGGTACTCTGGGTAGAATTGGAAATACATCCACAGTAACAAGTAATGCGGTCGTAACCATGACAGATAGCTATGGTAGAGCTTCATCTAAGTCTGTTTCGATTGTTCAATCGGACGCCGATCCATTGTGGTCTAACGTAACTATTCTGATGAATATGGATCAGACTATTGGTACTGCGCCAGCCGACATCAAGAACTCGGCGGTTATTACTCAACGTGTTGTATCTTCCACAACAGGTTGTGTATCCAATGCGGTAACCAAATTCGGTGGTAAGTCTTTGTTGACTTCTTTGACAACAACCAGCAATTATCTGAACATCGGTAATATCACCACAATGTCTGGTGATTTCACGATTGAAACATGGGTTTATCCAACGGGTGTATATAGCACATCAAGTAACTTGTTATCGATCCGTTCAGGTTCAGCAGCCTCTTCGCCAAACGAATTTGTATTAGGTATCCATAGCTCAAACGCTTTGTTCCTCTATTTTAATTCGGGATACCAATTTATTGGTGCCGCCAACTCTATGCCACTCAATACATGGCATCATATTGCCGTAACTAGAGAAAGTGGTATTTTGAAGCTGTGGTTGAATGGTAGCCTGATTGGATCAAGTGCTGTATTGACAGGCGTGATAGGTTCAACCGTAACAGCTTGGACTATTGGTGGTTCTGTATTCGACGGGGCAGATTGGGGTTGGATCGGCTATGTTGACGAGTTCCGTATGACCAATGGAGTCGCGCGCTATCGTGAAAACTTCGCAGTCCCATCTAAGGCATTCCCGACCGAACAAACTACACTTAGATGGATAACGGCTGCTGATCAATATGTAACAACCGCTGGTGATAACCAAATTGGGTTGTTGGCTGATACAAAAGCCAACGGTGTGGTAACATATTCTATTGCGAATGGTTCCGCTTTGCCTAGTGGTATGACGGTCGCGGCTAATGGTATGATCAGCGGTCAACCGGTATCGACTGGCGTGACGAATACAACCATCACTGCTTCGGGTGGTAATGGTTTTGTTACTCAAGATCGTACATTTACCTTTACCGCTGTTTCCACATATGACCCATTCTGGGCTAACGTGACAAATCTAACTTACTCAAATGCGGTGGTGGGATCAATTGCTAAGAACGTTAAGACTGCGAATAGTCTGACACAAACAGCCGCCAGCACAACTGTCGGTGTAAACTCAAATACGGTTCAGCGCTTTGGTTCGAACACTATGGTATTCTCTAGTGCGACCAACTCATATCTGGTTGGTAATACAACCGCTATGACTGGTGATTTCACTATGGAAGCTTGGTTCTATCCAACCACACTGGCGGCGTGGTCTACTATATTGGGTAATAGAACTACCGCAACCGCTACCGGCACTGATTATACCATTGGTGTTCGTGATGATGCGTCGGGTCCAAGAGGTCTCTACATGTATAATAACGGAGCATTTATAATGTCCTCCGGTACAGGTACGGTTGCGGTAAATACATGGCATCATTTTGCTATCACGAGAACTGGCACAACATTGAGCATGTTCTTGAACGGTAATCGCGTAGCACAGGCTACATTGGCTGGAACAATTACGTTCTCTGGCATCGGTGGTATGGCGTATTCTAACGAATGCTTCAACGGGTATATCTATGATGTTCGTGTAACCAACGGGGTAAATCGTTATCCTTCCACCACAATGAGTATACCTACAACCAGCTACCCACGTCAGGATGCTTCGCCAACATGGGGAGCGCAGCCAAGAGTTTACTTGTCTAATATTTACCCGACATATACAACTCTTTCCGCACAATCTTATGGTGAGAACATTGTTTATAGTATGACCAATTCGGCAGTGTTGCCAGATGGCATAACTATGACATCTAATGGCGTCGTTGGTGGGAAAGCAAATGCGGTTGCTGGAACCTTTACTGGAACTGTAAATGCTAAGTATACCAACGCACCAAATGCCTCGGTGGTAACATCCAGTCCGGTGACATTTGAAATCAGAAACAGCGTTGACCCACATTGGGCTAATGTTACTGCTTTGATAACAGGACTGAATACTGCTAATGCTACTGTTCCAATCGAAGTCGCTAGAGGCTCAACCGTTTTACAAGAAGTAGTAAGCAACGGATCAGCGGTCGTGTCGAATATGAACTCGCTGTATAATGGAAATGTTGTTTATTTCCAAAACTCCACTGGTTCTGGAAACGGACGTGGTTTGTTTGTTGGAAATATTGTACAAATGTCGGGTGATTTCACTATGGAAGCTTGGGTATATCCGACAGGCGTAGCAGCAACAGCTAACTCTATTATATTTGCTTGTTATCCGGTCGGCGGATCGGTGGCTGTTCAAAATTGGGCGATGTCCATTTATGCGCCATCGGGTTCATCTTCGGCCCGCGCTGTGATCTTTACTAACGGTGGCGTCCGTATCTATACTGCTGCTGGCGGTATGTCGTTTAACCAATGGCACCACGTTGCTCTTACCCGCGAAGGTTCAAATACTCGTATTTGGGTTGATGGTGTTGGTTCTGACCCAATCACAAGCTTTACTGGAACAGTTGGCTCTAGCACAAACGAGTGGGGTATTGGATCGTATAGATTAAATAATAACCACGGGTTCATGGGCTACATGGCGGACATTCGTATTTCCAATGGGGTGGCTCGCTATAACACAACGTTTAACCCAACCCAATATCGTGCTCCAACGTTAGACATAACACCGTCATTTGTTGATACAAACTCTATCGTAGTATCTAGCAACGTAAGTTCGACAGAAACTTACAATTTAAGTGCTTCGATGATGTCTAATGATGCTGTTATTCACTCGGTAACAAGCGGAACAATCCCGACTGGAACCACGCTGAATAGCAACGGTATCTTGACGGGTGTGACTACGGATGTTCCGGGTACAACAAGAACCTTTACGGTTTCCGCAACCAACGGAGCTAAGACCAATACGACAACCGTTACAGCAAACGTGACGGCTTCTATCGACCCATATTGGTCCAACGTTGTTATTCATGTAAATGGGGACTCCGGTGCGGTGGGTTCGTTGCCGGTGGACAATAAGGGTAATCTGATTACCAGAAACTACGGTAGCACGACAACTGGTGTTGTATCAAACGCGGTTACAAATAATGGTTTCGGCAATTCTATTTTCATTACTTCTTCTGGAACCAACCAATTCTTAAAGGTAGAGAACGCGGTTGCTATGTCGGGTGATTTCACTATGGAAGCTTGGATCAATGCTACATCATTCCAAACTTATAATGCGGTTCTGACTAACTATATCTCTCCTGCTGGTAGTGGCGATATTTTCTTCGGTGTTAAAGGCTCCAATCTTGTTTGTGGCAACACGCTGAATGAAATCATCGGCACATCGACGCTGATTCCTAATGCTTGGTATCATATTGCGCTGACAAGAAGTGGTGGTACAACCCGTATGTTCTTGAACGGTAAGCTCGAAGCCACATCTACTAACGCAGTATGGCAAGTACCGATTGGTGGTCGCTCTACAAGCTGGTCTATCGGTGGGTATGAAAATACCCCAGCGTCTTGGAACTGGTGGGGTTATATTGATGACGTTCGTATTACCAACGGGGTCGCCAGATATATCGCAAACTTCGTTCCTAGAAACAAACCAAACCCAATTGGATAACAAAAAAAAGCCCCCAGAAATGGGGGCTTTTCTATTTCAAGTCTTCCATCATCTTGATCAGAAGTTCCATATTATAGCGGGCATCGTTTCCGCCGCAATGGAGGACCGTGTGGGGAATGCTGTAATAGTTCAGCATACCTTTCAATGTGGAATCCTTGATCTTACCCGTCAGAGTAAGAGTGTCGGCCCACATACCCGTATCGAACACCGGAAACGCCTTAGCGAAGGTTACACCGAAGGACTTCATGTGGTCGATGTCGATGTACACGGAATGACCAACAATGGCATCAGCCACTAAAAGCTCGCGGTCGAGTATACGAATCATACGATCCTCAGACACGAACTTCGTTTCACCAAAGTTGAATTGACGTTTACGCACAACTCCCTTGATGACATAGTTTGTGGAAACCATGTCATCCTTGGTCAGCTTGGTGATACCGACTTCTTGAATCTTACGATCCCAGCCGCCGCGCTCCACATCGATACAGGTCAGGGTCTTCCCAGCCTCAAGCATAGCGGCGGCTTGGTGGATTCCATTGTGGATGTCATTGGTACGCTCAATGAGCTTAGCGCGCGCTTTTACCCAATGATGATGACGAACGACCTTACCCTTGAACACGCGCAGCCGCGCGGCCCGTTCGCCTTTAATCTCACCGGCATGGAAAAGTGCGGACAGTTCTGCGACCACCCTCTTCTCTAATTTTTCCATGTCCATAGTGAATACTCCAAGTTATATTGTATAGTTTGTTTATATCACAAATACCCTTCTAGTCAAGCTATGTAGAATAAAATTGTGGAAAAAACAAATATGTGATAGAAATAAGTATGTCCAATATTATCGCAATTGACGTAGATGGCGTCTTAGTAAATTACAGAAATGCTTACGCGAAGCGCTGGGAACAGGCGTTTGGTGAACACCCCAAGGTGAAGAATAAGGATGCCTATCGTCTTTGGGATTATTGGGATATTCCATTTCTGACCCGCGCTGATCTCTTAGCGAAATTGGAGAACTATTCAACTTCGGATTTCTGGCGCAATATGCCGCCGATCCAAGGTGCTCTGGAAGGCTGTCAGATACTCGTAGACGCCGGATATGAGTTGGTGGCTGTTACGGCCTGTGCGCCTCGTTTTGCCCCTGAGAGGACCGCTAATCTGGAAGATTTGGGGTATCCTATATCGAAGGTTATGTGCGTCGGCTCAACCAATAGCGGTTTCAGCCCCAAAGCTGAAATCATCAACGAAATGAAGCCAGCCTATTTCATTGATGATTTCATCGATTATTTCCACGGTATTGATCCAGACATCAAGAAAGTTCTGATCAATTATCCTGTAAATCTTCCGTCCGAAAAAGTTTCCACGGGTGAAATGACATTCATTGTGAAAGATTTGCTTGAGGCTGCGTTGGTAATCCGGGGGAGCTAAATGATAATTTATGACATCGAAATGTGGAAAGGTTTTACAAGGGGTCATACTTTGTCACAAGAGTACGGTAACTGTAAAACGAATACCGCTATATTCAGATCGCGCGAATATGAATTGATCGTTGGTCTGAGTGAGCGATATGAATCTAGTATTTCTAGTAGTAAGAATTATCCAATCGATCTTGTAAGTGTACAAATGAGTTTGGATTGTATAAAAAATGAAGATTACATTTTTAAATTTCATTTTGACTTCACCGAACTGATCGGTCATGCGGAATATCCGAGTTGTAAATACGTCAAATCCGGTCAAGAAACTATAACATTGTTCGGTGTAGAACTGCCTTATCCAACCATCGAATATTTGTCAAAAAACACCCATACATCGATCATGGAGTTGAACGATGACGATGAAATGCTTGATTTCCTTATGAATCTAAAGTTACTCGCTCAATGAGAGCATTTAATGCTGTTTTAAAATATCTCAGCGAACCCCTAAATATTAAGCCTACCAAAAAGGGGTAATCATGGAAATCTTAGACATCATAATGAAGTATATCTCTGGTCAAGAGAACGCGGCATCCATTATACCGTTGATCCTTTGCTTGATCATCGGGGCGCTTCTATATGACCGCAAGAGACTTACTGACGAATTAAAGCGTAAAGACGAAAAGATCGAAAAGATCGTTGATGAATATTTCAAGGGAAATATGACATTGACAGAAGCTTTGAACTCCCTCAAACTTGTTCTGTTCGAGATCAAGGGTCGTTTGAAATAACGATCCGCATCAGCGAAATTTTTAAGGAGGGGTTTGTGGACCCCTCCTTTTTTCATCCCCACCATTCGGCGGCGTATGGACGAAGCTTCCATATGCCTTCTTCGTCCAATATCTTCAATTCTCTCAGCCAATATTGAAGCCCCACGGGAGGTGTGGGGGCAAGTCTGTCGTTACGCCGTAGCCCAACCGCCCCCAAACCCGATGGTATCTTATTCCCAATGTCGTGAATGTCATTGGTATAAGGATATGGATTCGCTTTTAGTTGGGTCGCAAAGCCTAAGCGACACTCACCATCTTTGGCGAGAGAGCCATCCGTATTGATACCGCTGAATACGTAATCCAAGCCAGCATCCCGCCGCACATAGTCCCTCACCCATCCAGCACAAGGATAAAACATATAGAGTAACGTATTATCGTAATTCAAGACGCAATCGTACAAATCATTCATGCTGGTAAGCTGATGATACGGATTGATCAGTTGATGTCCAAATCCGACCCCTTTGAGAAGATCGTGACAAACGCTTAAGGTTCCGATGCTTTCTAGCTCATCACGGGCTTCTTTGGGTATCTCAAACTCTTTGATTTTGGAGGTCACCGACCACAAAGTTTCACTTTTGTCATCGTCATCGTCTTCTCGGTTCAAAAGACAATGCTTTTCAAAATCTTCTGGGGTAATTCCCCAACCTACGGCGCGCTTTATACGAATACCCATACTAACCATCCTTTTCCTTGATAACCTAACATGGTTAAATTGCTTTATCAATTTTTAATATAGTATGTTTATTTTTCGACGTAACCTATAAATATCATTACGCATTTTAATTTTAGGAAATAAAATATGTGGTTCTTCAATAAAAAATCGGCTGTCCGTTCGAACAACGAAGAAACTCAAAATGAACGAATCCTTGCGAGTCAATTGGCGCTAATCGAAGCGGCGACATCTACTACGCAAATGGCAAACTATGTCACAACGACGCTTAAAAATAAGCTCGATGACAGCATCGAACAATTCGAAAATACTTCAAAAATATTGTATGATGCTCTGATCATCACTGATATTGATGGTAATCTTCAAGCATTCAACCCAGCCGCCGAACGCATGTTTGGTCTGAGCAAGGAAGAACACACCAACACTTTCCTCGGCAATCTTTTATCATGCGAGACCCATCCTACCAAGACTGGCGCTGACATTTGGGAAGTATTTCAGCAAATGGAAGACGCCCAAGAGGAACATGAACTCTTCGGTAAAAAAGGTTCAAAAACTTTCCGTATTGACGTAAACCACACCATACTAGAGCGTTCGGACGGCTCTGTAATCGTTCTGATGGTCATCAAGAAGCTTATGGACTTCGAGACCGAGTACCAACGCACTCACGGTTATAAGTGTATCTTTGAGACCTTTCCAGATGGTATTTTGGTGATCAAGAATCAAAAGATCGCTGCTGCTAATTCAGTAGCCGCTCGCATACTCGGCTTCCCAATCGAAACCCTTCTGTCGAAGAGAATGGAAGACGTGACCAACTCTGCTATTTGCGAAGAAAGCGGCATGATCGACACGTCATTTACATCGACTAAAATCATGTGGCAGGGAGAAGAAGCCTTACTCCTGACCATCCGTGATCTGTCCACGGCTATTCAAGACAAGCGCAACATGATTTGTTGCTTCGGCGCAGACTTCAAGCTGACGTTTCTGAATGCGTCATTCTTGGAAGTGTATTCGGCTAAAATCGGCGATGACATCCGCATGATCCTCCCGGATGATGAAAAACACGCGATGCTTATCAATATCAACAAGCTCACGAACATAGAGTCTTCCAGAACTATACGTCTTAGCAATGAAGCCAAGACGCAGGTTTGGACAGACTACTATAACGAAAGCAATGGTGAAATCGAGTACCAGCGTATTGGTAAGATTTTATAAAGTAAGTATAAATTTAACAATTTCACATTCGTCGTCAGCGAAAAATTCTACTTTCGCGCACAACTCAACAATATGACGACCGTTGTGGTATGTTTCCCCCCTTGGATAGTAAAAAAGGATGGCCATGTCTTCGCATACCATCCAAGACATCCCCCAACCTTTTAGCCGACAATTAAATTCTTTGTTAGCGATAGTTAAGGCAAATGGTTCGTTTAGGTAATTCGAAGAAATACCAAGGTTTGTAATTATACCTTTTTCCCGTAGGATGGAATCGATGCGTTTCCAAAACCTCAACGCTTCGCCCTCCAGTTTGGGGTATGTAGGGGGCCAAGGCCGACGATCTTGATACGTCAGTACCTTTGGAAAAGGGATAGAGAACCCCGCATCGACCCTTGGGCGAGCGGGGAACTCATAGTCCCTGTATCTGTTATAACCGAACACTATTCCTCGACCTTCCAGATATTCCATTCGGGACGATCTGGGAAGAGTTCGGCCACGAAGCTTTGGAAGTTGGATTCTGACTGATCGCAGGAGATCGCCACCTTATCGTTCAGGTAGTCCCGAAGATCGCTTTCGAAATTATCACCGATCTTCCCCCAGAAGGTGAAGGTCAGGCTCTTTTCACGACCGTTCAGACCCGAATTAAGAGCGAACTCTTTGCGCGGATTCTCGGCGCTCTGAGCCGCATCATAGGCCGTCTTGATGTTGATGGCCATTTCAGTGATGCGCTTGTTATAGTAACCCATAAAGCTGCTGGCATACGCAGCCACCTTCTCGCGCAGATGCGGAGGCAGCAGAGGCAGGAGATCGTCAATGGTTTCCCGAACGGAGTTCAGGATCACATAGCGTTCCTTTTCGAGACTGTCGCGGTTCTTGTGGAGAATCACGTAGTCGAGGCTCTTGACCTTAACCCACGGGCCGTCCTTAAACTTAATGATGACGCCTTCGGCACCCTTGAGTTCCCGCACGGTGTCCAGAAGGGATTCCATGTCCGTGACTTCCCATTGACGCACGACTTCGACTTGCGGTGGTACGAGGTCATCCTTAGCATGGATGTCCAAATATTCGCCGGTTGCGATGTCGCGGATCGCCAGAAGCACCATGTTTTCTTCGGGACCGTAATCGACCACGATGCGGTGCTGAGGGGCCATGTATTCGAAGATGGGCGTTAACCCCGCCGCCAACAAATCCTTCACCCAGCCGTCCAGAGAGAAGCTAGTGTCCTTCTTGTCGCGGCGAGCCACGTAGGCTTCGATGTCGGGAGACATATGGGTAATACCGGCCTTGGTACACCAACGCACATCACCATAGAAATTGACCGGGCGGACCATCGAACCATCCAGCTTGTCATAAACGGTGAACGACGACCAGTCGAGCTTGTCCGATTGATGTTCGTCACCTTCACCCAAGTTCATAAACTTGTGAAGAGGTAGCGAAATGATTTCGCCTTGATCATTGAAGATCACGCCACGAAGATCGCGCAACTTACGGCGAGCGAAACGTTCAGCATCATCGATACCGTCTTCGTCCAGCGGAGGGAAGCGGCAAGCGATGGAGACATAGTTCCCCACATAATAGGTTCGACCATTGTGATCGGTTTTTGTATAGAAGTTGAAAAATTCCCGATCACCAACAATGGCGCGATATTGTTCTAGCGTGAGGCGCATATATTTTGTCTCCTAAACCTTGATATTCTTTGGTTATAACATGTCTTGTCATGCTGTCAACATAGATAAATATAAATTATTGGAGATTTTTACATGAGCCGTGATATTCGTGAAATTATGAATAAAATTATGGAAGCCGGACAGTATGATCATGAGCGTGGTGAATATTATCCAGATTTCGGCGACGAAGGTACGTATGATCATTATGTTCAACAGGTTGTTGAAGATTTTGATTTCGATAATTTTGTTGAGTTTTATGATCGTCTATTTTGGGGACAAGAAGGTCTGACAGACGAGGATCGTGAATTGTATTCAGATGAAGTTATTGGAGAAATCACAGCCTTCCTAGAAAAGGAATTGAAGGAAATCGATCCGGTATATTCTGGCGAAGATATGTCTCAATATGCCGACCACATTTTCAAGTCCGAAGTAAAACATAAGCTTGAACAAGCCGGATATGTATTCAAAGACTTGACTGAGGCTGCACCAGCAGAATCACAACCAGCCCGCTCGCCAGCCAATTCGAACGCTCGTATTCAACTTCAATTTTTGCCTTCCGAGAACGCTAAGAAATGGCGTAACGCCCATTCTATGTTCAAAAACGCTTTGAGTAATATGCTTCATGATGCCCCGACTCTCAAGAAGCAAGAAGGGTGGTATACTTGGCGTATTATCGACCCGGATACTGGCACTGTTATCAAAACAGAAATGACGCACGTTCCTGCCCCGGCAGAAGGCGGTGTAACAGTGAAGAAACTGTCGGTATATATGTTCCCTCGCGCTATTGCTGCTAAAATTTCGATCTATTATGGTTTTGATATGTTGGGAGAATGGGAAGGGAAGATGGATCGCATCGTGAATGGTATGGTAAAGGAACTTGAACAATCCATCCTCAAGCACGGTAATTATAATGGAATTGTTTATGCCGATGAAAAGACAGGCGAAATTTCCATTGTTACAAACGAAGATCATAGAATTGGCGACCACTATAGCGACGGTGACGTTAATGGTGTTGTCATAGCAACCGTAGAAAAAGGATAATAACGGATGGGAGTTTCAGTCGGCGGATCGTATAGAACGTATTCCGCACCAATCAAAAGTAAGAATACTTTGGGGTTCTTACAACCAGCAAACCTTGGTCAGTTCTCAATAAATAAGCCTATATCTGTTCAGCTTCAAACAAAAGTTCAAGGCGTGAACAACGAAGGTATACCCAACCCGACAACATATGCGGTAGTATCCGGCGAGTTACCGTCTGGTGTAACGCTGTCGTCTAGTGGTTTACTGTCTGGGACTATTCCCGATGTACCAGAAGGTGCTTCGTATAATTTCACTGTTGAGGCTTATAGAGAATTGTTTGGTCATTGGGTGCGCGGCTCGATTGCTTTCACTATCACTGTAACCAGAGCATCAAACTCTCTGATTTATAGCCTTCCGTTGAACGGTAACCTAACGCCCGCTGTTGGTTCTGGTATAGGTTATATAGGTAGCGGTGGATACCAGACATTTACCAAGGCTGATTTATCCGGTCCTTCTACGAAGAAAATGTTAAATGCTGGAACTCGCAATCTTAATAATAATAGAACAACAAAAATTCAAATTGGATCAGAGTTCGTTTTCATGAGAGAATCGAACTTTACTATTGAGTTTTTCTTTAGCTCGTATGGTCAACCTTACGATCCTGTTGCTGCGAACTATCCAATTTTTCAAATAAATAACGCCTTACAATTACGCTGGTCTTTCCATGATTATTATAGCCAGCCGGATTATTATGGTTCAAGATCGCTATCCGTTAGGAATTTTTACGATACCACTACCGGGAAGTCGAAAGAGTTCTATGCTGACGCTACAACGTCCGTTGGTAATTACGGTCACAGGCCATATAACCACATTGCTATGGTTCGCAATAATGACCAATTCAGAGTTTACATAAATGGTAGCTCTGCTGGCTATGGGCCGACGCCAGTGTATCCCACGCACCCATATAATACCATAGATATTGCGACGACTGTTCCCTTTATCGAGTTTGCTAATGGTAGCTTCTGTGATTTCCGTATTTACGATTACGCGAAGTATACTGGAAATACAATTACGGTTCCAAACGATTTGGATGACATTTACAATCCATATTAAAGAGAAAGGCGGGGAAATCCCCGCCTTTTTTATTAGAAATCGTCAGCATCGAGATCGATGTCACCACCGATACCAACCGAGTATTCCGCTACTGTTCTCTCGAAGAAATTGGTCAGAGATTGAACATCTTGCTTGATCATGAAATCAAACGGGTTCTTGGAATTGTAAACTTTTGGCAGACCTAGACGAACGAAATGACTATCGGCGGTACATTCCAAGTATTGACGCATATCCTTTGGTGATAGACCTAAGATACCATTGCTGGTGAGGGTGTCTTCGGCGAATTGCATTTCGCATTCGATAGCCTCAGCAATCATTTCACGAATGTCGTTTTCCATACGAGCATCCCAAAGATGTGGGTATTCGACCTTGATTACGTCAATCACCGAGAACGCAAACTTCATGTGACAGGATTCGTCGCGGAATACCCAATTGGTTCCCGAAGCCAGACCATGAAGAAGGCCCTTATCGCGCAGATAGTAGACATAGGCAAACGCGCCAAAGAAGAACAAGCCTTCGACACAAGTAGCGAAAGCAATGAGATTTTTCAAAAATGTACGGCGATGCTCGTCCGTTTCCAAAACCGGAATCGAGTTCATTTCATCCGACCACTTGAGCGCCCATTCTGCCTTTCTCTTCACCGAAGGAACGGTTTCAATGGCCTTAAACATGGCTTCACGTTCGTTGATGTCTGGAACGTAGTTGTCCAGAAGAGTTAGGTAGAATTGAATATGAAGTGATTCTTCAAATATTTGACGGCTGTAATATAGGCGAGCTTCTGGGTTGTTCACATGCTTGTAAAGAGCGAGACAAGCATTGTCGTTTACGATGGCATCCCCATTGGCGAAGAAGGCGACGATGCGGCTGACTACGTGCTTGTCTTCTGGACTGAGCTTTTGTTTCAGATCGGTGATGTCAGTGGAGAAAGAGATTTCCTGAACGGACCAGTTGTTTGCTTGGGCTTCTACGAAAGCCTCGTAAAATTGAGGGTACTTCATTGGGCGAAGTGAAATATTGAAACCAGTGTCTAAGATCGCCATATGCGTTGTCTTCCTTTTAAATACTTGGGTAGTATTTATGCTATGATTTTCGGCTAAAAGCGGTATTCATTGGCCGAAATAAAGATGATTTTTCCATCATAGTCTAAGGATAAAATGAATCGCAATTTAAATATTAACTAAAAAAATTAATTATAAAATTGAATCTTATCCACAGGCTATGATAGAGTAAATCATAGTCCTAAAGGGGAATAATAATGAAGATCGTCGCAGTAATCATGGCCGCGCTTCTGGCCTTAACACCAACATTATCGGTTGCTCAAACACAATCGAATGTTCCTACCGATGAACAGCTTGTTAAATTAGGGGCGGCTTATGCCGCTGAGTTTAAACCATCATCAGCTTGCTATAATCAACTCTTGAATAATCCGGTCGATGCTCCTTTGAGTGCTAACGCGGCTGATGTGTACGAGAGAAACGGTCGCCTTGGGGCCGCTGTTTACATGCTTCTTGTTTCCACTTCATATAGAGAACAACTCCAACAGTCGTTTGCTACCCTTAAAGCTCAATATCAAGCGGGTCAAATTACAGCCGAAAAAGCTAACGCAGCCGCAGCGTATTATCAAAATGAGTACGATAAAGCTGGTAATGTAATAATTGCTGTCCTTAGCCTTTATCCGGCCTGTAATTTCGACAAATAAATTGATCTCAATCAAGTACAGATAGGCGCAAATCATTAGGTTGGTTTGCGCCTTTTCTCATAAATACATTGACTAGCTATTTTTCGTTAAGTGAGATTATTATGAGCGAATATGATAAATTTGGGAAGCAAATCAAGAACATTATTGCGGAAGCACACCAAGCTCGCACCACTAAGCTTGTAGAATTTGCGCCACAGTCTAATCGCAGCCCTGCCAGCATCATTGCTGTTCTGAAAAAGAAATTCGGTAAGATCGTAAAAATCGGTGGTTCGAAGCGCGTATATAGCATTGGATCAAATCAAAAAGGCTATTTGTATATCACGGATGCCACCAGTCACGCTTTCGTATTGGCTTGGAACAAAAGTCAACCAGAAATGGGTGTGGTAACAATTTACGCATGGAAAGAATATCGTCTCGGTTCTGAACCAGAATATTCGATTCAGCTTCCGCCTATTGGTGATTTTAATGAAATGGCGGACGCCGTAGCTAAGTGGATCATCAATCCTAAGTCTGGTAAAATCGCTGAGTTCGATGCCCCAGAAGGCGTGACGGAATCAATGATCGCCGAAATGATGGTTCTTTCTGAAATGGCCCGCCGTGTTTCACCTGACGAGTTCATTGATATTTTGAAAAAGTCCGGGGAAGATTTGTCCGATATTTCCATCGTTGATTTGACTCGTATTGCTCAAGAAAATGATGTTCAGATTCCGGTCGCCATCCGCACTGCCCCGGAATATAAAAAGAGTGCATTCAAATACAATTTCACGGGTAAAGATAGCGCCGATTCTCCCGAAGCCGAAGATACAAACGCAAAGCTCTCAGGTGCTATGGGTGGGGCTACTATCGATGCTCAACCCGAAACCGACGATAAAGACTTCCAAGACCTTGCTACTCTTGCTTCGGTTAAGAAGCTCAAGAAGATGGCTGGACCATCCAGCAACAAACTCTACCTTATGGGTCGCAAGCGTAATGGCGCGTTCTTCCGCGTTGAAGGTATGGAAGAAGTTTTGGCGCAGATAGAGCGTTCGATTGAAAATAAGCTCAACGACAATCAACGCGCTGATGGACGTTCCAACATGGAAGCGCAGTATGACGAATTGACCAAAATGGTTACTCTGATCGCTGGTGGACAATCCGCGTCGATTAAATCTCTATTGCTGACTGGCGCGCCATCTTCGGGTAAGACATATGTAGTCATGAAGGCTGTCAAGGCCCTTGGTCTTCAAGAAGGTAAGGACTATGTGGTCAAGAAGGGTCGTATCACTACCCCAGCCATGTATCGTACTTTGATCGAACGCATTGATGGTTTGGTCATCTTTGACGATTGTGATTCTGTTGTTGAAGACAAGAATGCAGTCAATATGCTCAAGGGGGCGCTGGACACTGATGCCATTCGTGAAATATCGTATGATGTTCGCGGAACAATCAATACGGCAACAATGACGACCGTAGAACGCGATGGAATGATCGACTCTATGTCGCGTATTCTACGTAACGTTCCAGAAGAAGGTGATCTCGAACGCTTTAGCTTCCTCTTGAAAAAGACTAAGAAAAAGAAGTCGGTCGAGCGTGACGATGTTGATGATTTTGCGGATGACGTAATTGATGTTGAGGATGGCGATGAAGACGATGATCTGAGCGGACGCATTCACGAGCTTCAACAAGCTATTATTCACCACCTACCAAACAAGATCGATTTCAAGGGTCGTATCATTTTCATTTCGAATATGGCTCAGGATGAATGGGACAGTGCCATTTTAACCCGCGCTTATACCATGAACATGAACTTCTCTTCGATGGAAATGCTGGACTATATCGAGAAGATCAAAGATAACATTCATACCAATTTGAATGACGAACAGAAGCAAGAGGTTATTGATTATATCCGCGAGCTTCACATTAGCGGTAGACTGAGACGCCAAGTCAATTTCCGTCTGTATCAGCTTGTTTGTGATATTCGTCTGGTTCAGGACTGGAAGGCTATTGCGGCGAGATCACTCTAATTGACAAACAAAAACAAAATGTTTTAAACTCCCATTCAAAAGAGTGGGAGTTTTTATATGTGGGATGGGACACCATATGTGCCAAAAGATTGCGACATCAAAAAAGTAATAATGAACGGACAAGAAGTCTTAGTGATCGAAGCCCCCAACTATCATGATGAAGGTATACATTTCCGAGGGATGATGTATGCTAGTTATGTCTTGGTTCGCCACAGTATAAATTATTTCAGTATAGTGAAAGATCGCTCTGGTAACTTCTTAAATTCCGTGGTAAAGAAAGAATACCCGTCTGCGTACCAGCACATCATTGGTGATCTTAATCCTATTCGATTTTCTCTCGCCGATGATGATGAACTGATGCTATTAACATTGATGCTATCATGAAGAAACCTACTAAACTTAATTTTCATGGTGTGACAGTTATGCTCACTCCAACGCCGGATTATTACACGTATTTCAGTACGTCAAAGATCATGCGTAACAATAATCTAATGGTAGCGATCCGTCCGAATGTCTATGACATCATCGTTAACAAGACAGATTTAGTCAACATGCTGGCGCACGACTACGACATTCGACGGAATGTTGATGGGAAAGATTGGCGGATCGAGTTCAAGAATGATGAAGACCTGATGGTCTTTCTTCTCAAAACGTCATCTATGTAGTTGACTGTAGGATTATGTTGCGCTAAGATACGCACATGAGTTTATATGTTGTAGATATTGAAGGTGATGGTCCTGCGCCGGGATTGTATTCGATGGTTTCCATCGGGTTGGTCCGAGTTGATCGTCAGATGAAAACAACCTTCCGCGCAGATTTCGCCCCCATTTCCGATAAATGGGTTCCAGAAGCTTTGGCTATTTCAAACATCACAAGAGAAGAACATGAGGCGTTCCCCGATCCTGAGATCGGTATCCGAGACCTCGAAGCTTTTCTGAAAGATACCAGCGATGGTCGTCCGATGTTTATCTCGGACAATCTGGCTTATGACTGGATGTGGCCCAACTATTATTTTGCCTTGTACGACATCAAGAATCCGTTCGGGTTCTCTGGCCATCGTATTGGCAACTTCTATGCTGGGTTGGAGAAAGATTGGTTCGCCTCAAGCAAGTGGAAGAAGTTCCGCAAGACGAAGCATACCCATGATCCGGTAGATGATGCTAAGGGTAATGTCGAAGCCTTGATCCATATCGCCGATACCTACAGGGTGAAAATTCCGGGGCTGTGATATGAAACTATTCTCACTGACCGACAGTCGAATAATTTACCCGGAAGACAACATAGATATAGTCAGAATCACCCTCGTGCTTTTTGGGCTTACTTTTCACTTTGATGAATATCATCTTTGGAGAATATGAATGTCCGAAGTTGAGTGGTCTAAAAAGCGCAAAGGCAACGCGATCATCTATACGCATCCCGGTGCCTTTGAACAGCGCGCAGTTGTGTCCTCCCCCTATGGTATCAGCTTCAACGGTGTGATATATTCATCCGTTGAAGAAGCGAAAAAGGCTGCGTTGAGATGCATGAAATAACAACCGTTATAAAGTATGACGTGTATCACTCAAATGTTTGCGGCCCTATTTTCGTCAGTAGTTTTCAGACGCGCAAGTCTGCTGAGGAATACATAGTAGAAACGGTTACGGAGCTTCGTCAGCGCCTTTCTAACATGAAAGCTAGGTTTGAAGCTGCTGATTTCACTGGCTGGCCACACCTACAAGCTTTACCGGAAGAAGAACGTAAAGCCAAGATACCAGAAATGATCAAATTCTGGTGTGATGAAGAACAATACCCAACATACTACATTAAATACTCCAAGGTCGTAACCACAACTGACAGCGAAGAAGATTTTTGGGAATTTTATCCAGAATAGTTTGTTGATAGCTTGACAATATATCGGTCTGTGTTACTATAAATCATCGAATAAAATATAGGAGATTGATTTATGACTGTTATGATCCCGCTCGCTGACATCAAAGCCGCCATCACTACTCTCCAAGCCGACACCGCGAAGGTTTCGGAACGTGTTATTGCTCAACTGTCTCAGAATGCGGGTGATGCTCGCCAAGGTCTGTTCGATCAGATTACCGAAAACAATCTCTGGATCAGCGTCTATTCGGACATCATCGAATATCTGTTCGAGCGCGGTGAAGCCGCCTATGTCCCCAAGGACGAGTTCAACAACTTCCTTTTCACATGGATGGTCCAACTGGCCAGCGGTACGAAGATCGGCCAAAAGGTTGCTTCGGGCGACGACATTCAAAAGCTCGCAATCATTTCGGGTATCGTCCGCGACATGCGTTTCGGTAATCGCGCAAACTAAGGGAGATCGGAACATGGCCGCGTCTCTATTGACAACACGGTATTACCGTTGAATGGTGGTATCCACTTTACATGCGTGTTGATCTCTTCAAAGTCAGAAAGCTTCATTGTTACACCAGTACCGGCAACAGGTCATCCCCGCCGCCCGCATCTTCTTCATCGTCCTCGTTGATAGCTTCTTTAAGATCATCCATGTTGTTCAACGAATAGTTGACCACCAAGTCCAACATTCTGGCGATCAGGACAGTCCCCATGACCAGATCATCATGCTCACCCGGCTTCGCCTTATATGATGCGCCTGATGCTACAAAGTTCTTTAACTCCTTAAGGAGCTTTTTACTATTGATGGTCATACGTGCCGACTCAATCAGTGATTTTAAGCGGTTACATCCAGCGAGCTTTCGGCGGTTGTCTGTCAAAAGACCGCGCTTGTTTCGTTTCACTTGACCCTTCTTCTTCTTTTCGTTCAAAAGTATGCCGGGAAAGTTTTCTTCTCCGGTATCTTCTATAACTTGAAGAATGGAATCGCCTATGCTGTTGTTCTCAAAGGTCCAGAAGATTTCCGGGTCACCTTCTTGGTCCGGGTGATCGTGAAGGCTGCTATATAAGAATTTCAAAATATTCATGAGCAATGCTACCTGACCCCGCGCCGGGGTCAAATTGTGCTGCCATTCGGCAATCTGGTTGACGGTTTTACCGCCTACCTCGAAGACCTCAATAGCCGCGTGGTCGCCCCCAGACCCCGTACAAGGGTCAAGAGCCACGAGGTAGGTCTTGTTAGGCTCAGGCTCCTTGAACCACCGAACCGTAGTCGTATAAAACTCTGGCTCGCGTCCTCGAAGCTGAGATAGCACAATCGAATTGACCAACGTTTCGTCGTCCGATACGAACTCACAATTATATTCCTGTAGAAACTTCTGTTCGCCGATGGCGGCGCGCTCTTTCTTGGCCCATTCTTCATCACGTAGTGGGTGTTCATCCCACGTGATCTTCACGGCCTTGAAACCGTTCTTCCCCAATCCAGTATCGTTTGGATTGCCGTTATCATCGTATATGTCGAGCGCCTGACGCCAGATTTGTGCGAATTTATCTTCGTCGTTCTTTGGCGTCGAAGTGATTACGCAACCACCCCCGGTCGCCAGAACCGGACGGGCCGATGTCCAGAAGTCATCCGCGATACGCGGGCTAACGAACGCGAACTCGTCACAATACAACATCGAGATCGAAAGACCACGGGTTGAGTTTGGGCCAGTGGCGCGGGATGTAATTTGGGAACCGTTGTCGAACGTAACAGTACCCTTATTGTATTCAGTCGCTCCGCATCGGATAAAATCTGGTAGATTCTCATAAGCGAAGCGAACGCGGTCCATAATTTCTAACGCTTGTTTGTAAGTGTTGGCCACGATTAGGATTTTGAAGTTAGGCACAAACATAGCTTTCCAAAGAAGGAACGCAGCGGCCACAGTCGTCTTGCCCATCTGACGTGCTGTAAGCGCAATAGTGAATCGATTCTGCGCGAAACTATCAAATAAACGATACTGAAATGGAAATGGTTCAAAAGGAACAACACCGTCTGTCGGGTGCTGAATCTTTACGTAATTCTTAATGAAGTGAATATAGTCGTGCGTACAACGAACCAATTCATGACATTGTTCTAATGTCATTTTAGTCTTAAGATACGGTTTTTTTACAACTTCTGGATTGTCCATTATATTATTTAGTAATAATGGCCGGTTTTAATAATTTGACTTATAAAGGAAAGTTTGATTAACTGCGTTTTGAGATCAAAAAAGAGCGCGTGATAATGTCTATCCGAATGGGCCAAGGCCACAAAATCGATATGAATATTTTCGAGCTAAACGATCATATGGTCGCGCTTCGGAAAGTTGTCGGTGATAAGACCAAGGAACTATTCGCCATACAAATGGCAGAAACCGTCTCACGCCGATTGGACCGCAAGTTCATTGACGGGGAAGAATGTTCTCTTCGAAATGAATGCTCAGAATACAGAACCGAGTTCCGAAATGATTATAAAGAACAAAAGGTTACCGGCTATCGTGATTCTCGAATTGATTTCGAAGTAAAACTTTTGCTTTATCCTTACAAGCGAAACTTCTATTTGTTTCCAATTGTTGAACGAGAGGATTTACTTAATGTCATTATTGAATCCTCCGACAAAATTACTTGGTTCGGATGGTGGGATAGCACTGACTGCCCCGAAAATGTTTCTAAAAAAGAATGGAGTGCTCGCAAAAGAGTATGGAACGGTATTTTTGCGAACACGAACGGCACATATGGCGGGACTGGTTTCGAGATCAATCTAACCCTACCGTATTATGAGCACCATTACGTATCGCCCGACGAACTGCTGTCCTGTTTCCCTTCTAAGGAACAACGCGCTAGAACAATAGCGAAGGATCGCGTGTATTTCAGCGTATATGTCCCTGACGAGAATTTTTCCAGTTTCGGGCCTGTTTTAGACGCGATGGATTATTTGAAGACGCCAGAGGGTATCGCCAAGATTGAAGCTGAAACATTAGTGATCATGGATTTGATACCAGATACGTATGACTCGGATGAGGGTCAATGATACAAGAAACCGAAGAAGAATTTCTAGCAGGTGTTGTGATTTATGCTTGCGAAGGGGCCTATGGGGATATATTTCCATATGTGTATTCATCCATTGTAAATCTAGCTCGCTTTAATGATGTTGAAATGGACCGAGTGTTTTTCCTCAAACAGCATCATCGACTTTTTGAACCACTCCAAGGTGATGTCAATGAATAAAATATATATCACCCAAAGCAAAAATAGGGTGCTGTCACGGCTTAAATTTCTTGATCCGCATGAACGGAGCTATATAGAGAATTTGGCTAAGTTTCAAGACAGAGACGCGGATGTTACTTGGATACTCGACACTCACAACAATATATTCGATAACTTAGCTCTTATTTTTGATTTTGATAATGTCCAGATCACTCATACTTGAAAAACTACTTTATAACACTTACAAATTCGAACCTGATTTTATGGAACGTTATAGATATGTTGCGGCTCTGGCTAAATTCCGCGAGGAAGAATTGACGTATGCTTTAGCTCGATTCGATTTAAATGTTCTTCACAAGAATAACTTGCTTGGTGCGCACACGTTTTGCTATAGCTTCTTGGAGAGATAGTGCGTATCCGCATTGTAGATCGAAATCTTTTCTATTGAAATGTTTCAGATAGGGGCGATATACTTTGAATCGATCTTTAATGAAAATATTAATTGGTACAGATCGATTACTCTCCCACCACCATTCCTCGCCATATTTCAAGAATTGCTTGCGCAACTCCACCGGCATGTAATTGAGACAATACATCGAGAGCATCTGGTTATCTGAATTTTGAATGATCCCCAAGTATTCTTCATCGAGCATTTTCCCATAGCTCAAAAAAGGATACTTTTCAATGATCTTGGTTATTTCATCATCCATAGTTTTATTTATTGTTTTAAAAAACATATTTTAATAAAATCCACATATTGACATATACGAGAAAATAGGCAACTTTTGGGATATGAAAAAGCTATACCCTGCCTTTGGAAAGAAGATTTTGGCCGTGCTCAAGCAGCGCGCGAAGCATATCTTTTCGGACCTTACTATAGAAGCGGTGAGCGGAAGCCAGCATAATTTGACTTTCAATCTGGTTAAGTTCCCCGGTCAAAGCGGAACCATCACGTTTTATGATGACTGGTCATTTGGGGGTAAGTTAGTTGGTGTGGATCATTTTGTTGGGATCAATACTGCCAGTAGTCATGGTGGGGCGGATTACGCGGCTTTCACATTCTATATTTTGTATCATCTTAAACTCATGAATATTCCTTTGAATGGGTTAGATGATAAGATTTCCAAGCATTTGGATTTTTATAAGAAGTATAGAAAAGAAATGGGCGATATATTTTTAATTGAAAATCAGTAATGGTTTTTGATATACTTTATTCATGAGAGTGAAGTATCAAATATATCAAACCGAGGGTGTTAAGAACGGCGCGGGGCGCGTTCAAAGACCTATCCGAAACGAAGAGGGCCAGCCACTCTTCGAGACACTTATCGAGAATGCTGATTGGCTTTCTATGGAACTGCTTGCGGTGAACAAATTCGTTCGCACCAGCGGCGGTCGATTGATTCAAATCAATAATGTTTACTTACAGACTGGTGCGCAAGACGCTGGCGATTTTCCGGGGATTGACTCCTATTTGGTTATCGTTGGTCACGAAGTCCACTTAGAGGGTTCGACCATAGAAGATGGGAAGATGTTCTGAGGAAGGCTTCTCAAAGAGATACCAAGCGCAATTGTCCTTACCTGTCATCTTGCTATCTGGTATCCACTTCAAGCGTCCTATAGATACTACCTTTCTAAGGCGTGGTAAGAACGGGATAGACTGCTTTGTGTGAAGCCAATCAGCATCAAATAGTAACCAAGTGGGAGCCTGATCAGACAGGTTCTCGATCATCGGGTGAAGAAGCTTGCGATCCCAAGGTGGGTTAGTGATGAAGACAAAATTTTCCCCGACATGTTGAACGGTCGTGGCATCACCAACCAAAATATCGTCTCTCAGCGGATGAACATCATAAGCTCCGACACACTCATGACCAAATGACACCAGATGGTCTATAAGCTTACCTTTACCACCGCAAGGCTCTACAAATTTGGTGTTTGGTTCTAAGTGGACCAGTAGAGGCTTTACGCCTTCCAGAGGCGTTTCGTAGAAGTCGCGCTCATTGCGTTCAAAATCGGATCGTTTTCCCATACCGATATTTATATGCGGTTTTAATCATCCAATGATTTTAATCTGGGAAGGATCGAACACTATATATGCGGTCTGATCGTGGCCGTGATCATCCGGCTCTTGAATAATAGCACTATCGTAGCCAAGAGCTTTCAAGGCGTTTACGAACATTTCTCCTTCCTCGCCGTCGAATTTTTCCCAATCTTCATTGCTCAACATCCATTTGAAAGAAATACCGTGGCGTTCTAATTCGGCGGTCATAGTAGAACTCAATCCGTTTGACAGATCGAATGGCTTGTTCATTCTAAGTTTGACTTTGATGATTTTGTTACCAAAGTTTTTGGCGAACTCCACATTATCCGTAAAAAAGAAACCTTGACGATCAACTTGTTCGCTTCCAAATATACTAGCCACAGTTCCTCTAGTCTTTTCAAATTGGTTAAAATCATGATTGGTGCCATGATAAAATACGCGATCTAACGCCATTTCTTGTAGGATATTATAGTAACGCATATTATTCCATGTATCTACTGTATGAGAACGTAACTACGTTACCTGTTTTCTCTTTAGCAGAGAAGCGTAGCCACTTATATCCCGCCGATGGTAATGATATTTCAATCGCGTTGCTTGTAGCTTCGGTGACTTCGACGGTGTGTACTTTTTCCCAATCAACGTGATTTTGAGACGGTTGATCGAAAGTTGATGCTTCCACGTAGATATTACCGGTGAACTCGGTGATCGAAGTGTTGATGACATGATTGCCGGTTTGATATGGATTTTCGGCGCTTTTATAAGAGCCAGAGACGACAATACCGTTGTCCCAGAGCATGTCGCGGCGCTGGACGATAACAGGCCCCTGTGGGGCTGCGTAAGGCCCTGTGACGGCTTCCAGCGTTCCAGTGGCACCGTATGCCTTGTCGGTGTACAGGAAGGTCTCTACGCCCGCATTATTAACCACGACAAAATAGATATATCCGCCCAGAGGAATGGATTCCATTTCTTGTGGTGTGAACACGATCTTCCACAAAGACTTCTCAGCGTTGACCAGTTCGAAGTCCTTTTGAAGAATTTCGATCTCATTATTTTGAGTATTGATGATAATCTTTGGCGTACCGACAAGTGTAGTCACCGGAACATTGTCAATGTTTTTAATAAAGAAAAGAATTTCAGTCGTAATTCCTTTTGTGATCTTGAAGGCAGTATGATTTATTGGGTAATGCATGAGAATACCTTCCGCTAAAGACAATGTGACTACTCTTGGTGTCTGATAAAGAGTTAATGAGGCCGTCATAATGATATTTATTCATTGACTCGGACGGATAAATGCTCTAAAATTTGGTAAATCGAGGATTAAACAATGAGAGATGAGCAACTTCTTGGACTGTCGCTAGATGACGCCGACACATTGGCGCGCGAAAATGGGTTCACTATTCGTCCGTGGGTAGTTGACGGCCAGCCTCAGATCGGGACTTGCGATGTCCAGATGAAGCGTATCAACGTTGAACTGAAAAATGGTATTGTGGTGAAAATAAAAGGTCGGGGTTAATCCGGCTTACTCCGTTTCCACCAATGTGCTGGTTCGGCTAATTTTCCAAATTCCAGTTTGAAACGAATAGCATCATCGTCGCTTTCTAAGCGAACTGTCAGTTCTCCACGAGAATTGGTACTGATACTCCAAAAGCTTATTGTATTATTTTTTAACCAATCCCGTCCCTGAGCGGCAGTCATTTTATCTAACACAAATATCGCCGCTGTTTCGCTTTCCGACATTGTGTTAATTTGTAGTAATCGTCCTTCGGGGAACAGTATTCTATATTGTTTCACATATTCGCTTTTTGTGTTATTGAAGAAATAATCATAAAAATGCGTGGGAATATAATCATAGATATAGTAATCGCGTTCAGTGGTGGGAATGGGTTCCCATTTCTGCTTCTTGCGGTAGCGAACTCTCTTCTTTTCGACCACTTCTTCGATTAGGGGTTTGTATATAAAAACCTGTCCGAGGTCTAACCATAATTGATCTGGATCGTACTGGCCATCCAATAATAGAATATTGGTCGCGCCGGGGGCGGCGATCACATAATTAAGATGATCCCAATCTTTTTGGCGGCTGGTGTCATAGAAGTTCATGCCTCAAATTAACAGAATGATGTTTTCTGTCAAGAGGCGGATGATCAAGTAATGTATTTATGGTCAAAATCGAATATTAAAACATATGTTAATATGCTGAAAAATGGACCTCTAAATACTTTTGGATACGACAATTATCCAGAAGGAGAATCCAGTGGCACAAAGCAAATTCGCCAAACGCGCAAATAAAGCCAACCCTAGAGAAGACCGTAACAACACAGATTACCAAAAATCCAATCGTCGTGGTAATCGACAACAGCAACAAAATTCAAACGTAGTTGAGTTCGATGACGTTAGAAGCCGCAAGAAGCGTGTAGATATTGTACCGAGAAATGTAGCCCAAGAACGTTATGTAGATTTGCTGAATGATGACGATAAACACATCATTTTTGCTATGGGACCAGCCGGTTGCGGAAAAACTCTTTTGGCCACATTGTATGCTATCAAGTGCTATCAGGAAGGACTTATCGAAAAAATCATCATCACCAGACCAGCGGTAAGCGTTGACGAACAGCACGGCTTCCTGCCGGGATCGTTGATCGAAAAAATGGCCCCTTGGGTTCTGCCGATCATCGACGTATTCAAGGAACACTATACCCCAGCGCAGGTTGACAAGATGTTGCGCGAAGAAATTATCGACATCTGCCCGCTCGCTTACATGCGCGGTCGTACATTCAAGAATGCCATCATTCTGGCCGACGAAATGCAAAACTCGACGCCAAACCAGATGCAAATGGTTCTGACCCGTATTGGTGAAGGATCGCGCATGATCGTTACTGGTGACTTGGCTCAGCACGACCGTGGCTTCGAAAAGAACGGTTTGAAGGACTTCACCGACAAGCTTTTGAGAACAGGAAGCAAGTCTCTTGCGGTCGCTACCTTCGCGGCTAAAGACGTTGAGCGTCATGAGGTCATCGAAGAAATCTTGAACATCTATAAGAAGTTCGAAGAATAAAAACAAAGGCCCGTAGAAATACGGGCCTTTTAAATTGACTCATGAAATTCATCTATAATAGTATGAATGTATGTTCAGATTTAAAATGAAAAAGAAGCGCTCCAAGAAGCTCCCACCCGTGGCTAAACCTAAGCCAAAACCATCTTATATGGAAGTTGAAGCAAAGCTATTTAATGAGTTGAACAACTGTCCAGAACCCAAAAAAAGCAAATTCAAGGATAAAGCTCCCAAGATAAAGAGCAATCCGGGGGTAAAATTACCAATAGATGATGCCATGAAAGACTGGCTAAAATCTCGCGGATATTAGGTGTCCATCAAGCTGATCTTGATGAATATTTCATCGGGATCGACTTCTTCTGAATAGATGACTACTTCTCGACAGGAAAAAGTCATGTCGTATTCGCTACTATATGGACCAAATTCTATTCGAGTGTTGTGGCTAGTCATGGTGCCTATACTGCGATGGGCGGCGTCTATATTTTTTAAAACCACTTGATATTCGTCGCCAGCAAATATAGAGCGCCCGCCCAACAAATCCCACGAAGCGCGATTAAACCAATGATCTGCTGGGTTAGCATCGCGTTCGGCGATTAAAATGCGCCAACATTTTAACCAAAACTTTTCCGCCACTTCATCTTTGAGAACTATAAATGCCATAGGATTATATTATCAGGATACGTTGACATATCAAGCTTTTATGTTATCATGAATATACAAAATATAGGAGATAGTCATGAACAAAGTTGATCAACTCGTAAAGCAAGCTATGCTCAACTACCCGACTCTGTATAAGAATCGGTGGCAAGTTCTGGCCTATGTCCTTCTGTCCACGGGCGGTGACTATGAATGGCGCGATGGTGAACTCACGAACTTTTGGGGAACCAAGGACAAGCCGAATGTCACCCGTGAGCAATTCATTGCGGATTCGCATTCCGAGATCGAGAAACTGGAAAATGGTCTTCGCTATGACAATCTCGACCTGTATGCGTCCGACGATCAATACTTCCAATCCAACCAAGGCTATTCGGTCGCTTACACCGTTTTCGATCTCGCCAATCGTGGTGGGTTGTCTGGTCAACGCACTCGCCTCGAAAACCTGCCGGTGGAAAAATGTGACCCGGAATGGCGCAAGGCTTGTGATAAATTTCTATCTGAGCTTATTTCAAGGGCGCGTGGTCACAATCTGAATACGCTGGCCGAAGAATTGGTCGCTCTCCAAACAAAGCTCTGCCCGTATACCGAAGAGGAAATGGAACAACGCCGCGATAAGGCCCGCCGAATTGTCGCTCAAATTCTGGCTGATGAAAATGACTGATCTCGTGTACCCAAAAGACAATCTTCCGAATGGGTGGCATCGCTTCGCTCCCGTGACGATTGAAGATGGTGTGCCGCATGTCTGGCATGAAGGGCAACGTATCCCCAATTTCACGGATCATTATCTCACGGTCGAACTGAGCCACAATCTGTGGTCTCATGACTATCTCGATGACTATTATGGTATTCGTAAAGAAAAGCGTTCATACGGTTATGAGAACTCGCCACAGGAAGCTTTGGATAGTATTATTCGCATCCAAGATGAATTGGCTAAAGAAGGCGAATACGTTCCGATATACATCCGTTACTGATCTTCGAATTGCGGGTGGCGCTTGCTCGTATCGATAATCTTATACTCGAAGTCGTCATTTACCGCAAAGGGGTGGTATCCGCGTGGATTGACTACGACCCGACATTCTCCGATCACATAGTCACTGGTGTTGTGCATGTGGCCGTGGAACCAATAGTCGGGATTGCGTGGCGAGTAGAGCATCATGTGCTCTAGCCGCGAGGCATAGGCTGGGGTAAGTTCGTCGTGTTTATAGCGATCAAGACACGAATGGATCGACGGAGCATGGTGAGTAACGACTATGACTTTTCCGTCAAATGGCTTGTTCAATTCTTCCTGAATGAACATCTTGGAGTCGGAATTAACGCCCATTATGTAATCGGTAGTTAATCGTTGGTTTACGCCAATGGTGATGTTCTCAAAGTCATTGAGGCCGCGCGCGGCGACAGTACCACTCAGGTATGGTTTTCCGAATAGACCGTAATCAGTCCACAACGTAGCACCGATGAATTTCACATCATCTATGGTGATCGTATCGTTTTCTAAGAAGTGGACATTCGTACCTTCGGCGCGTTTGCGTAGGTTCTCGATATGCTTTTGGTGGGTGCGTTTTTTGCTATAGAACTCATGATTACCGGCCACGTAAATGACAGGAACCTTGAACTCGTTCGCAGCCCATACGATTCCTTCTGAACCTACGGATATATCCCCGGCCAGCACAACGACATCGGCTTCACCTGAGTCGATTCGTATCTTGCCGAACTCCCGGTGAAGATCACTCAACAGCAAAATCTTCATGGATCATATGGTAAACGACCCGTGAAGATATTACAATTTATTCTTCATCTTCGACTTGATAAGATGAATCTACGTAGATCAGCTTGTTCAAACCGGCTTTCTTCGTCATCGGAAAATCAAGTTCGATCAATTTATCTTTAATCGGTTTCCAGCTACGTTCTGGAAACTTAAGGTATGTCATTGGTTTGGGATTGATATAGAAGTCTTGCCAAATCACATCGCCATCTTTACCGGTGTCTTTATCGATGCGACGTTCAGCAAAAAGCTTGTCGGCGACGGCTCTGGCTTGTTCGAATGATAGCGGGTCGCTAATTTCAACCCGACTCCCATAATCATCTTCCGAGTCGATACGAATATATTGTCGCGTATGAATTTGTCCAGCTTTGGCCAGAAGGTTAAACAATTCCATCTTACCAAAGTTGTCGGAACCAGCTTCCAATTCGGTCATGCTTATTGGGTCGCTGTATACATTATTATCTAAAATTGTATTGGTTACAAAATCCCAAACAATAATACCATAATCTGAATTTCTAACCGGAGACGGACGCCCGGTCAAACATAGCTCAGGTGGGTTTTTCCAATCGACATGCTCATTAGAACGAGTCAAATTGATGTAGGCTTGAACATAATCAGTATCCCCGGCAAACATCAGAGGGTGTTTGAACCAGAAGGGTATATTGTTTGTCCAGCGTTCTTGGCAGACAGTTCGTCCATCGCGGAAACGAATAGCAACGTTGATCATACCGCCCATGATTATCTCCGCATCGATTCTTTGTTCCAGAGGCCCAAGACCTCTTTGGTTTCACACAAGGTCTCGTAAGCCTTGTTATTGGCCATGAGATTACCGTAACCCAAAATAGCATCCAGAGAACCCGGATCGGCGAGGGTTTGTTTCATATCGGTCGCCAAAGGCGTCAGCTTGGCGATTAGAAGGTCAGCCAGTGCCGTTTTGAAGATGCCGTAGCCCTTACCACCAAAATCGTCCAGAACGGCTTGTGGACAGGATTCTTCGATCAAAGCATAGATGTTGACCAAGTTCTCAACGGAGGCGTTGGGATAGCCTTCTTCGACCTCGAACGGGAGGGGTTCGGTCGCTGCCGTGGCCTTCTTGATCTTTTTAGCGATTAATTCTGGCGCATCCATCATGTTGATACGCGAATTATCGTTCGGGTCTGACTTCGACATTTTCTTCGACCCATCCAGAAGCGACATGATTTTCGTGTTCTTCACGATCATGGGCTTTGGGTGTGGGAAGAGATCGGTATTGAAATCGTGGTTGAACTTGCGCGCGATCTCCCCGGCCAGTTCAAGGTGATGAACTTGGTCGATGCCTACAGGGACTTCGGTGGCCTTGTACAAGAGGATGTCGGCGGCTTGGAGGATTGGGTAGGTAAACAGGCCCACAGACGCTCTCTCGGCGTCCTGACCGGCCTTATCCTTGAATTGGGGCATACGCTCCATCCAACCCATGCGCGCCACGCAGTTGAATAACCATGCCAGTTCAGCATGAGCCGGGACAGCGGATTGAACGAATATTTTGGAGCGGCGATGATCAATCCCGGTCGCCAACATTGCCGCAGCGATCAAGCGAACATTTTGACGAAGCATAGCAGGATCATGCTTTACGGTGATTGCGTGAAGATCAGCTATACAGAAATAACAATCAGAACTGTTGGTTTCAAACCCGGCGAAATTACGCAAAGCCCCCAGATAGTTTCCTAAGTGGAGATCACCGGTCGGCTGAATACCAGACATAATCGTTTTCATAAATCCTCACGACAAAATCAGAGACAGAATCAAAATTATCAAAGCGACTATCCCGCCTACGCAGATAGCCGTCTTAAATCCCGAAATTAAATCTTTATCTTGATTCATAGTATCATTCTCAACACGGTTGGGAAATCCAGCCACTTATACCCATATAATTATACGAGTTCAACAATTTGGCTTTAGCGTCCGCCTCGCCTTTTGTGGGAAATTTAGAAGCATCCTGAGCCTTGCTTTTCACCATGTTCGTATTTTCAAAAAATACAACAACAGTTTCGCCATCTTTTTTGCGGACCTGACTGCGAATTACAAAGCTCATGATTCCTCCATGAAAGTCAAACTTATGGCGTTTTTATTTTGTTGTGTCAATAAGGCTTAGCTGATTAGACCATTCTTTTGTATTTCGCCATACATCCAGTGATCTTCGGTCTGAACGTGGTTCTTACGAACAGCTTTCGCTACCGAAGTTTTGAAATCAGCAAGCATGAACGACCCGGCTTTGCGCACAACGATCCCTTCGATAAGAGAGTCGTCGCTGGGATTATAAAGAGACCTTGCGATCTTTTCATCCCAGATACCCCTATACAGAACCGGGACCGGTTCAATACCGAGCAATTCAAAATACGTGATCGTTTCGTCCCAGCTTAAACAACGATCATTATGCCACATGGAAAAGCCCATAAAATAGGACTTGAGATTGTCATAGGCGATGGAATGTCGCGCGAACAGGTTCTCACCACAGATACGATGTTCGGCGGGAATATCGTGCGCGAAGCTCGACCAGTATTGTTTGACCCAATCGCGGGTCCAGTGATGATTGCCATCCAAACTGCGCGCATGGAAATAGTCAGGATAGAGCGAGGTATTTTCACCATCCATTTTCTCAGTGATAATCACTTGTTCGCCGTCGAAGCAAGACGTGTCCTTGAGCATCTTGTCATCATCGGTCGCACCTTCCGAAAACGAAAGGTGATAAGTACGTGGGTACTTGACCAAATTTGTCACAGCATTCATTGCTTCACGCCTCAAAATCTTTTGGACACCAGTATCATAAAAAAGTTCGCCCTTAACCAGCGATCCATCTTCCAAGATGATGTTGCCCCATTTATCATATCGTTCATTTGGCGACAGTTGTGCCGGAAGAACGACATTAGTTATACCACATGCTCTGCGAACGTCCTCCACAGAAATGTCCGTGGTTTCGCAGAGCAAGTGGTGTTCAGCGCAGACCGAGGCCCCGTTGTCAAGATAATAACCGCCCGAACCGTCATGGAACAATTTGCGCTCAAGAATATGGTGTGCGTCGATTGCGGGTTTATCGCAAAAGACGCACTTATTTCCATCACGCTTGAACACATGCTGTTCGAATGTTTTTCGGTCGAGCCGCATACTTAGCGGAAGCCTCTTGGTTCCAATTCGATTTCGATTGGGGTTTGGTTATAGACCGCATTTAGGATCGTAGTGAGAACCCTTTCGTTGTTCACGTGTTTCCCCAGCGCGTTCAATATAGCCGCGCGCGCGGTGGCGAGAATTTCTCGACAGACAACCTCGTTCTGCGCCGCTTCTGCGTTGATGCGGCGGGTTTCGAGTTCGATCAGAAAATCGCGGGTCCACGGAGTAAAGTCGCGGGTTTCGATTTTAGACATCGGAGCCTTCCAGCGTTCGCAGGAGAGCTTCGACCTCGGCATCCGACAGAACCCGGTCGCCATCCGTGAAGACGAGATTATCGAGGCTCGACGGTAGAGCCTCGCCGTTGATGTCATACTTGTTCATATGTCCTCCTATTAATGGAACCGATGGGTTTCCCCGGTTTGTGCGAAGATTTTCGGCTCGCCACCGCCGAAAGGAACGAGAATCAACCGCGCGGCAATTTGCTTACCAACACGGCGTTCCACGGTGCCTTCGGGTTCACCGTAATATGTGCCGGTTTTGACCCAGCCGCCGCGCTCAACCTTGATCCATTCGACCGAGGCTTTGAACTTACCGGCATTCTTACCGCGCACATAGCGCGGGGTTTGATCGATTACTTCGTCGCCAAACAGACGGCGAGCATACGACTCGCCAAACTCTGTACCGAGCCAAGCCGACTTCTGAACGTATTGCGCGCGAGCGGTCATAGATCAATCTCCATTAAATATTTTGTATATTGATACTAACACAAACTTGGATTTAGTCAATGTATCTGGCCTAAATATTTTGTGTCCAGAAATATCGATAAAACTATCGAAGTCGTCAGCGAGCTAAAAAAATTGCTGGCAGACAAGTATCCTCAATATCCTTATGAGATACACCGTTGGTATTCTCTGGGAGGCGGTACTGTCGAAATTAATATAGATGCTCCATTCGAGATCATAAAAGAACTTAATGAAATATGTTACGATTTCAGATATGGCGCACTGGATCACTATGGAAATTATACATATTTTCATAATGATGACAAACCGCGCGTAAAATATATCATCGTAAGAAAATAATTGCGTTATGCATCCATTATAGTTAATGTGTTATTAACCATATTGGAGAAAGTAAATGGAACTTTTAGCTTTAGCTTTTGCTGTCGGGATGATCGTGTGGCTATCTGTGCTCTTTTTGGTAAGCCGGGGTAAGAGCGCGGCACTAAAGAAGGCGGAACAACAGGCCGAACATGACCGGACGGTTGCTCTGTATTTGGAGCAAGAACGTAAAAAGAAGGCTGAACAGAGAAAGACTATCACGGTTGAGGAATACGCCGCTAGTCGTCAAATTGTTGCCAATAGCAAACGTTCTAAGACCAATGAGAACATTGAAGAAGAACGTCGTCGCAGACAACAAACCGATGATGACGCAGCCGCTCTTGTGACTTTTGCCAACCTAGCAACGCCTTCTTCTTCTTGGTCACCTACACCATCATCGGATGATGATAGCTTTCGCGGCGGCGGCGGAAGCTTCGGTGGCGGTGGATCGAGTTCGTCTTGGTCGGATAGTTCGTCGTCCGATAGCTCTTATAGTTCGTCCTCGGACAGTGGGTCGTCATCATCTTCTTCGGATTGGTGATTTCACCCGGACGATTTCGGACAAGTAAATTCTGTCCAGACAGGCTTGAACGTAATTACCAGCGCCCCACCATTCGGATGGGGCGTTTGTTATTTCAAAACAACGGTCCCAAGTGTTGCTAGGTGGTTCGTCTTTGCGAATATCTTCCTCAGCCTGATCCTTATAGATCGGCCAATCATTCAGAGGATGATGCCACTTATTATAGTCCGATAGTAACATACGTTTACGTGGCACAAGAGCGGTAATCAATAATTCATCTTTTGGTATAGGATCGGCCTTCAAGTTTGGCCTTTTTAAGTAAGCCCATACAGGATATTCGCCACTGAAATCAGAAATACGCACAGACATCTGATCTCGCATCCAAGTATAGGCATCGCTATACTCTTCATATCTGTACGGATGATTGCCTGTAAAGAAGCCGGTTTCTTTAGCAGCTTCATACGCATTTACATGCTGATACGAGTAAACACGAACAAGGTTATCTGGCGGCGCATCAAAAATATTTTTGCGAGCGCGAAGGAAAAGTTTCTTCATTGGAGAATACTAACTTACTAACAGATTTTTTGCGAGAATTTTATTATTTAAATTGACGCATAAAAAAATGGTGTGATAGGCTGTTTGTATCGGGAACGGCGCGCAAATAGGGGTCATGGCCTGTTAGGTGTCTTAGCGAAAAATAGTAGTGTTTTATCACTAAAAGATAAATATGTTTAGCGTACTTTTAAGCATATTTTGGTGATTAGAATAATGGAGTTAGACAAACGCCTTATAAGGGTTTGGTAAGCAAGGGGCCTGTGAGTTGCCGCCAATGTCTAATTTCGTAGTAAAGTTTCACAGCGACGAAGTTTGAGTTTTAAAGTTGAGTTTAAAAACCCCACATGAAAATGTGGGGTTTTTTGTTTAATAAATACTAGATGCTTAGACTGTCGGAACTCAAGTTGCGTGGCAACTTGACACTCAATAAATCAGGTTCGCCAACTATCTGGTGGGTATCTCCTACAAAGACGCTTGGGCCATATGGCTCCATGTATCGTCCGTCTAAAACCGTGAATATAGCTCTGAAAGCGGAGACAACAACCGGTCTCCCAATCATTTATACTTTTGAAAGTGGTATTCTTCCGGCTGGTTTGACTGTCAATCCGGGTGGGACAATCACCGGCACGATCACTGGTGCTGACGGTGTTTACACGTTCGTTGTTAAAGCCGCAAGCGCTTCGGTCAGCATAACAAAACAATTACGAATGGTTGTTGGGGAAGTCCCCGCACCTGTATGGGTCACGCCTTCGGGTATTTTGGATGCGATGGCTTATACCAATATGCCGTTCACCTATAATCTTTTGGCCGAAGATGAACTCGATCTTCCGGTATTTTACACCTTAGTCGGTGGAAGTCTCCCACCCGGTTTGTTCCTGAATACGGATACCGGAGAGATTTATGGTACTCCTATCAATGTCGAAATAGATCAAATTTATACATTCATCGTTTCCGCATCGAACCTCTCTTCTGCCGCAACGAGACAATTTGCGCTTTATCTCACCGTTGTTCCACCAGAGTATGCGCCAAAATGGATTACCCCGGCTGGTAATCTAGGTAATACAGCTATCGAAACACTTTTCTGGGACGCGCAATTACTCGCTGCCGATCCGGGTTCTCTACCCATAGAATATGTCATTCTGGCGGGTTCTTTGCCAGATGGCATTCTAATCGAAAACACCACCGGGTATACATCGGGTATCGCCCCTATGGTGCCCGATACGACGACTTACACGGTCATTGCTGGTGCTAGAACCGATCTCTATACGACCCCGCGTCTGTTCAAGATCAGAGTTGAATATGTTCAAATACCAACCTTTGATGGTGTAGTCGGTGGGGCGCTTGATCTGGGGACATATCTGGAAAACACGACACTAACGACTACACAAATCGTTTCGTCTACATATACACCGATCCCATATACCTACACTGTTAGTGGCCTCGAAGACTATCCAGAAATTGTTTATAACACGGTCACGAATGAACTGAGTGGCACGATGTCGCCATATCCGGTTGATGCCGAAGAACCACAATTTTTCCCGATTGATTTTACGATTTCGGCGACGAACGGTATAAAATCGGCGGACCTCGCTGTTCTAATTACAAACGAAAAAGATTTACCACCAGTATTCAATGGCAACACCGTCTTGTTTCAGGATTTGGGAAACACAACGCTGGTCGGTATCCCAGAGCCTATCGCACAAGACCCGAATGGTAAGCCATTGATCTACACCGTCACGCCTCTCCCATCCGAGATTACCTTTGATTACTCGGACGGCACGTTTGTAGGAAAGCTACCCCCGGCAAATAACGGTGCAGATGTCATTACCAACGTTACAGTAACAGCTTTTGATGGCGTTCATACGTCTTCACGAGATTATCAATTCGTGTCGTGGCTCAATACCCCACCGATCTTTGATACACCAGCGATCAATTTGGGTAATGTCGTAGAAGGCTTTAGTTTCACATTCACGATTGAAGCCCATGATCCTCAGTTTAAACCAATAATCTATACACTGAGTAATTCGGCTATCAACACGACAATTGATCCGTTCTCCGGTGTTGTTAGCGGCGAAGCTTGGTATCTGACAACGCCGGGAGCGAATACTGAAACTTGTTACTTCACGGTCGATGCGACCGATGGTGTTCTATCAACAAGCCAAGAGTATTTCTTCACAATTGAAAAAGATTTGATGCCAGAGTGGATCACACCAGCCGGTAATTTGGGTACGCATTTGGGTATGGTCGAGTTCAATCATACCTTCGTGGGTACGTCAAAGAACACTAACCAAGGTCTTGTCTACTACATAGCAGATAGAGGTAATCTTCCGGTATTCAGTGAGCTTATATTAACCGGAAATGGTATTTCTGGAAAGTTCCCTAACGACGCCAACAACTCTCCTAATTGGGAAGAAACTTATACATTCGACATCGGTATCTATGATGTAGATAATGGTGGTGTGGAAGTTCCGAATCATCGCGTAGTAAGAACATTCTCGATAACCAACAAGTATAACAATGCGCCGGTTTGGCGCGATACTATAGATAATACGACATTGGGTAGTGATTATTCTGCCGCGCCGATTACGCCGGGACCATCGCCTGTTTCTACGCCAGTGTGGCAATCGCCTTCTGTTTTGGGAACTACCGCTGGACATTTCGGTCTAGCCGAAGACGTGACCCTAATGATATATGCGTCAAACGCGACCAGCTATTTCCTGAACAGCAATACCTCTTCGGAATTGGCTAAGTCAGGTCTGGATTTCTTCGGTCACCAAGATGACTATTATGCGACACTGGCCGATCCAACGCAGTCCCCGGTTTATCATCAGATTTACACCATGCTTCTCGATGATCCGATGACAAACGTGGCGATCATAGCCGGGTCTGTTAAGAAAAATCCAACCAATGATGCTGAGTATTTTACATCGGAACATAAGTTCTATGTTACAGCGCAAAACCCGGCTGGCGTAGCCGAAAAGCCATTCACATACCATATCGATAACATAATTGTTTTGGCGTCCGGTTGGGAGCAAACACCAATCGGATACGCCTTCGCTAACGCAGCATTCGAGCCATACGTTGAGGCTGTGGACCTTGATGGTCAAATCGTTGAATACTTCTATTCAGAGTCATCAAGTATACTTTACGAATCTAATAGCAACAGAATTATGATAGATCAAGGTGCTGGGCGTATTTACGGAACATACCCGCAAGTTGCTCAAGATCAGATCATTGAATTTACACTTCAAGCGTATGATCATAGTGAAAGCATCACTGAGGGTTTTTATTATAAGACGCCTATGTCTTTTCGAGTGATCGCTCGTTTCCTTCAAGCACCAATCTGGCAGGGACCGAGTTCGTTTGGAAGAGTCCAGAATATGTATTTCACCACACAGCTTCAAGCGGTTGGCGCTGGTAATGCTCCAAGCATCAATTATACCGTTGTGGGTGGAGTATTGCCGCCTAATTTCACGCTGTCGTCTACTGGTAAGCTAAGTGGTATTGCTGAAACGGTTGACGAAGACACTGTGTATACATTTACAATTCGTGCTTCGAACACAATCCGTTATACAGACAGAGAGTTCACGTTCACGGTCTACAAGAACGTCACACCAACATGGACCACCATAGATCAAAGCACGGGTAATTTTTACCAGAACAACGGTAACAACGTCATTCAAACTGGTGTGGTATTCAATGACTTGAATGGCGTGTATGGTTCCGGCTTTACACCAAAGATAGTTCTTACAGATCGTTCGGGTTCCCCGGAGAATATTGCTTTCGGTCTTTATAAGGGTGAATACATTCATCAGTATATCCCATTCGACGGTGATTTTAACGGTGTAGAAGTCGATGTATATGCGCCGAATTTACCTGCGGCCAATATGATTACGACAGGTTCGCTTACACCGTCGCGCGCTTTGACTCCTGCTGATTTCGACAGTGGTAAATTTGGTAATGGGGCGATTTTGGACGGAACTCTTTGGGGTTATCACGAAGTCACGCGAGTTCAAGGTTTTGAGAACTACGGTATAGAATGTTTCGTTAAACCTACATCAAATAGCGGAGTTCAAACCCTTTTCAAGTGTGGAAACATGGAATGTTTCTACGCCAATGATCGTTTTGTTCTAACCGATGGCCCGTCTCAGATCATGTCGAATATCATTCGTGTTGGCGAATGGTATCATGTCTCGATCATCAATCACAATCCGGGGGCGACGGGTTCGAATACCAATTATAGCATGGCTATTGACGGTATGTACATCGGCACAATCGTATCGACATATCCAGTATTCAGTGGCACAACAAACGCCGTAATTGGTGCTGGATCGGTCGCGGGTAATAATCCGTTCCACGGCGTTATTGACGAATATGTGTTCACCAAAAACGATACTTGGATGTTGCCATCTACACCGCCGAATATTGAGGCTGATCGTTTCTTCTACGACATAACACATCACGCCGATTTTAATAATAATGTAAACAACCAAGGGACAGGCGCGAATACGCTCACTACTCATGGGGTTGTGAGCTACGTTTCTCAAGGTAATGGCAATTATGCTTTGAACTTTAACAATCTGTGGGTTTCTGGGGATGTATCTCTTCAAGAAGAGTTTACAATAGAGATCGTTGTTGGGACATACGATGCTACCGATTGTACCTTGTTCACATATGGTGATGCTGATGGCTTTAAGTTAAAGCGCGTCAATAATGAATTGATTTTCGAATCTAAGGGAGTAGTTACGCTATCTGCGCCAGTATTATTAGCTGGGGCTAATTCGATTGTTCTATCGAAGTCTGAAAAGAATACATATCTTGTTATTAACAATCAAATCGTGGATGAAATATATACTAATCCTCGTGTAACCTATACCGGCAATTCATTCACTTTGGGTTCGGACATCGGTGGCACAAATAAACTTTTTGGGTTAGTTGATTCATTCACCATCACTAACGGCGTATCAAAGTTTAGGAAGTCATTCCAGCCGTATGACAATCCTCGTTCGGATTTGATCACAGGACAAGTCAAAGGTTTCTTCCCGCTCGAACAAAACGATACAGTTTATACATTCAAAGCGACGGTTTCCGATCACTTGGCCACAAGCGAAGAACGCACGTTCTCTATGCTTAATCTCAAAGACGTTGATCCATACTTCAATACCAATCCGAATTTAGGAGAATGGATTGAACGCTATTCAGTTGCTACGGGAGTGTCGGCGGGCGATGTCGAGCGCTATCCAGTCGTGTACTCGATTGTTGGTGGTAACTTCCCATCGTCGTTGACATTCGATACTACTACCGGAGGTATCAGCGGAACCGCACCTCTGGTCAACGGTTCCCTGACGCGCTATGAGTTTACCGTACAGGCCGACGATAGTAATCATGTCACCACACGTGATTTTTTCATTGATGTTGAAGAAGATTATGTGCCGGTTTGGCAGACCCCGAACTCGGTCACTTTGGCTCAAGTGTTTGGTGGTGATAGTTTCTCAGCTACAGTTCAAGCCACAGATCAAAACCTGTCTCAGACCTTGGTATATGCCAACGCGGGCGGCTCTTGGCCACCAGACTCGACCGTATCTACTGGTGGACAAATCAGCGGAACAATCCCGGTTTCGGCTGTTACCGCCAATTATTCTCCAATCATTTCGGTTACGGACGGCAATGCGGTCGTAAATAGCACGTTCTTGATCGAAGTCATTCAGAACCAACCACCTGTATTCCAAACACCGGGATACACGATTTTTGATTCGTGGGAACAAACGATTCAATTGGATAGCGATACCGATTCTCCAATAGTAATCAATATCGTTGAACCAAACAACACAACCATGACTTTGGATATTGCTTCCCCGGATTGGGTTGTCATCAGTAACGTCATCAACGCGAATGGTCTGTCACAAATATATATATCCAATGTTACATTTCCAGCGGTAGAAAATGATACAGAGTTCTATCTTGATGTTACGGCGGACGACAGCGTACTAAGCGCATCGGAACGTTATACTTTTAAAGTAAAGTTCAATTCGGCCCCAATATGGCAGAATGCCGCCTATCTCGGTGAAGTTCAGGAAAGCTCGGCTTTCATGAAAACGATGGTAGCTACATCGAACGGTCTCCCGGTCTATTATTCGATTGATAGTACAGACATGGTTGATGTTCATATAGACGCAATTTCCGGTATGCTTACTTGGGTTTCGCCACCAGTATTTGTGGACACCGTGTATAGTGTAACATTGAACGCCTCTACTGGTATTAAGTTTACAAAGCAGACGTTCACTATTATGGTTAGAAGAAACTGGCCTCCTGTTTGGCAGACTGGCTCAAATCTCGGAACATACTTGGAAAACAGAGCGGTCAACTTTACATTGTTGGCGACTGATCCTAATGGACATCAAGTCAATTATTCGCCGTCAGCCGGAACAACCATACCGCCGTTCCTGACGGCCAACTATGCTGCTGCGGGAAATACAGCCACGTTTGATGGTGTGACACAGTTTGTTGGTAACGATACTGTCTATAGCTTCACCATAGGGGCGCTAGATGATTATCATTTGGTTGAGCGTGAGTTCACATTCACAGTTCTCTACACTCCTGCGCCACAATGGATCACACCGGCTGGTCATTTGGGAAATTTAGTTGAAAATGAGCCGGTAAATATTCAGATTCAGGCTACCTCAAATGCGGCTTTCCTCCCATTGACATATAGTACGGTTGGTTCTTGGCCTAATAACCTAACACTTCTTTCAAACGGCGTCATTAGTGGTTCGGTTCAGAGTGGCTTGTATGCCAACGGAACTGTTCTTACACTGACCGCTCGCGTTGAAGATATTGACGGTCGTGCTAATACCCGAACCTTTACTGCGAATGTTGTTGCCGCTGATATGATGACGGTTACGTCCCCGACTGGTGTTGTTACCACATATAAAGCAAACAGCAAAATAATCATGAATGCGGCGGGCGAATGGAAGCTTCGCGCTCATCAAAACCTCAGCTTCCCAACAAAGCTCTGGGGTGGTGGCGGCGGCGGCTGGCATGGTGGTGTTGGCGGTTTCGCAAATGGAACTGTGACTGTTACTGCTAATACAGCTATGACCGTTTGGGTTGGTGGCGGCGGGGTCACCGGCACATTTTCACTTGGTCGCCAAGGTGGTTTTGGTGGTGGGGGATACTGCGGCCCATCTTACGGTCCCGGTTATTTCGCCGGATCGGGCGGCGGGCTGTCTGGTATCTTTATAAGTAATTCCACACCAATACAGGCTAATGCTATTATTATTGCCGCTGGTGGTGGTGGTGCTATTGACGTAGACGGTGGTAATGGTGGTGGTTTAACCGGCGTTGCCGGTGGATTCAGAAACGGTCAGCAACTTCAAGGAGGTGGTGGCACACAGTTGGCTGGGGGAACAGCGTCTACGGCTGCTGGGGCTACGCCAACGCCGGGTGGGGCGCTGTATGGTGGTAACGGTGCCGTCAATATCTCAAGTCGTTCTGGCGGAGGCGGTGGTGGGGGCTACTTCGGCGGAGGCGGAGGCGGTTCTGGCTCTGGTTCGCAAGTATCGGCTGGTTCTGGCGGTGGTGGTGGCTCGTCCTATATAGCCTCGCCATATCTCAGCAATGGAACAACCGTGATTGGTGTGGGCTATGTTCCACCAATGACATCAGACGTGGACTATATTAGTAATGCTGCCGCAAGTGGTGCGTACATGGGTGTGACTGGAAACGGGAACGGTATTGTTTCGGCAAACGGTCTGGTCGTCATTATCATTCCATAAAAAAGACCGGGATTAATCCCGGTCTTTAAAATGCTCAAGCATCTTTTGTTTATCCCATTCATGAAGGATGCCGATCACTACATCTTCATCATTGATTGGGATAATGAAGCATTTCGTATAATCGGTTATGAAGGATTGCTTGGTGGTGACATTCTCACCATCCTCCATAATCTTATCGATAAAGACCTTACCAGAAGGGTTCACTTTTGTGATGCGACCCACACCCATGATTAGTCGTTCAAAACGTTTGGAGACGTAAACCACATGCTGATTAGGTTTGAATTTTCTACCCAGAGTGTCAGAAAGATAATCGTCTTTCTGTGTTTCCATTTTTAACTCAGAATGCTCGAATCTTTCGTCCGAACCATCTTCAAACAATACCGTCACATAACGAGAATATGATTTTTTAGTTACGGTTCCGATTTGATCCTTACGCTCACCCTTGGTGACAATTACCTTATCACCTTCTTCTAATTTTTTGAACTCTGCTACAAACATGGTTAACGCTTTACTGTAAAATAAGAGCGCGATCTGGATTGACCGCGCTCATGAACGAATTTAAGCGTGTTCGTTCAAATAGGTCTTCAAGAACATGTTATCGATGAAGCCCTTTTCCGAGAGCTTATGCATCGTCATGTTCTCGTTATACGGCGAGTAATAGACGCCCGGTTCTTTTTCCACGAAATCGGATGGCAGGATGTGTGAGATACCCAGCGGACCAGACCACATCTTATTCTGTTGTTCAAAATAAGCGAACGGCGTGATGTACACGATACAGCCTGATTTCGGATATTCGAGTTCCTTGACGGTATAGGCAAATTCTTTGCCTTTGTAGGTCTTGTTGTTCTTCTTGATGTCTTCCTCGGACATGCCCCAAAGTTTGTCGCGGTTGACATTCCACGGACGCGGATGCTCCACATCTTCCACCAGATGCTCAGGCGGTACATATTCGTTCCCGTCACCGTCGCTGATATAGAGCTTATAGGACAGACCAGCGGCGTCCAAAGCCTTCTTGGCATTACGACCGGATTTCTCAGCCACGAAGGCTACCCAGCAACCGTAGTCGGCGTCCTTATAGACCTTGGCGCGGTGAAGTTCGATAACATCCTTGATGTCTTCGATGGTCTTATCATACACTTCGACCTTGTGATAATAGTTCTCGCCCTTACCAATGAAAAACTCGTGGGTCGGTTCGAGAAGGGTATCTTTCATACCCAAGATGTTGTCGATGATGCTGCGCCCCGACTCGTCTTCCTTGACGCGCACGTCCGTGACACGAACTCCGTTCTCAGAGCGATCTTGGTTAGGGTCAAACGAACCGTCACCGCTCATACCAGCGGTATTGGAGTTCTTCTTGGAGTCGGATTGTATTTTCTTTTTCATCGCCTCCATAGCCGCCAGTTGTTCCGGCGTATAGGTGCTCCATCGATCATCGATGTCGAGATTGTACATCTGTTCGATAGTTTGGAGGGGGGCTTCCTCGCCTTCCGGCAAGGCAATCATTTTGGATTGAACCTCAATGACGCTGGAATAATCAACCAAGCCTTCGTCGGTCGTACCCAGAGGCAGAATTGTGATCCCGTGTTTTTCATCGAAGGCTTCGCGTTGCTTTTCGGTGCGAAACTCAACGATAATCGGAAAGTCTGAGAGACCCGGATAGGTCGTTAGCATTTCACTGACTTCGGGGATCGAAGCCGCAACAAAACCATCATTCGCGGCAAACATTTCAGGGGTCAGGTCGGCGAACTCTGCCGCGACATCCGACGCCACGATGGCGGTTTTGAAAGTGATATGATTTTCGTGGAAACCATATAGCATGATACGGGACACCCAATTAAAATAAGAAGGCTTCCACCCTACCAAGAATTTCAGGAGAAAGCAATACTTCGAAGTGATTAATTTTCACATCGACGTAAGTAGCATAAGGCAATGCTTTCTGGCTAGAAACACTTACCACGCCATCAGTTTCTTCACCTAAAACAGAACCAATGCTGGACACGAAGGATAAAATTGGAGTCTCCGGTCGATTAGTTTTGAGCAAAAGGTAATTTTTATTTTGTGGCGTGATGTCATTCATCAGGTGCGAGGGGGCAAACCATCTGATGATATTGGCACTATTAGAGCCACCAAAAGGCGAGCTTAAGGTGACGATCTTGTTAATTGCTACTTCTTGTGCCAGCCGAACAGCAATAACACCGCCAAGACTATGAGCAATGATATTAATTGGTCGAGTTTCTTTTTGGGCGCGCTTAACAAGGTCTTCTATCACTATATCAATGGACACGGAATGATCGTAGCTGATAGGCACAATATCATGCTCTGGAAGGTTGCTTCGTATCCAGTTGAATGAGTTCGGGGTGCTGTTGGCCCCGTGTATGTACCAGACGAGCTTTGTCATGCTTCTGATTTGAAAGGCAATTTAATGTTCGGGTCGTGTTGAATTATGTCTTCGGATACCTTGAGTTTAAAAACCAAGGCGAGATCGTCATCGGTGATCACGTACTTGGCGTATTCGCTGTTGCAGGTAACAAAGCCATATTCGGGAGCAACGATTTCGGCGAATATATCATTTACTTTTTTGGCGTCGGCACCAGACTTTAAGAAGAAAGTGGTGTTGATTTCCATCATCATCCAGCGTTGAAGATCGCTCATGGTTTCGAAACCACCCAAATATACGCTATCTTTTTCGATGTTAACTTCATCGAGCGAAGATAGTGGAATTACTCGATCAATCATATTACCTTTGGTTGAGGTATCCAGCTTTCCGACAATGAAAAAATCGCCCGCAAAACTTTCTACGAACGCATGTAATTCATCCATTGTTCGGAATTTATCAGATGGTTGAATGGCCCCAAAACGCGACATGTTCTTCGCGGCTTCTTCCTTAGATAAAATTACCAGCTTACCCATGAACTATTTCCTTTTGATTTTACCATCAAAGCACATATGCGACGAAATTACAATTAACTATTTTTGTGAAAGTTTGAATCTTACGGCGTCGTCGCTGTTCGTGAAAACCCAATAATAGGTATACGGTCCCTTTAAGACGCTTACTGGATTTTCACAATTAGTTACAATCCAAGCCCATTCATCCTTAAGCTCAGTATAGAACTGTCTAGGAAAATTGATATAGCCGGAATCACTGGTTATGCTAGTGTTTGGTACGGTGATATACGAAGTGTCAATTGCGGTTTTGTCATGCTTGGCAGCTATTATCGAAAGATCAGTTTGTTGCGTCAATGTTGGAAAGTAATTCGCCTTCGCAAGATTTTCCGAACCAAACATTTTGGAATAGTTTGAGAACCACTTATCATACGCATCTTTCACTTCAATTGTAGAGAAAGCCAAAAAGCTGTCATTTGACCCCAAATTAAAGTTTGAGATATTTACGGAACCAATATCATCACTAAATTCCGGGTATACTTCTTGGAAAATGGAGACGTGAAAATCAATAACTGTTGAGTATACTACATCGGATTTGAAAAACGTAGAGGCTTTGATAGTAGGATCACGTAGCGGTGGGGTTTTTATTACAGCACTTGTGCTAATACCCAACATAGAACCTAAAACATTAACTGAACCATGTGCTCCTTGTGGTCCGGTAAAATAACTTGCTTGATTTGTATTTGACATTTACTTAGTCCTTGGTACTACTTGACAATAACAATACCTGTGATACAATTCAATTTAAATCGATTAAAAGGAGACCCGTATATGAAAGATTTTATTAAGCCTTCGTTGATCAAACTGAGAAATAATTTTGTTGCGGAAGGTTTTGATATTCGTTTCGTCGGCGGGTGTGTTCGTGATTACCAATTAGGTATCAAGCCGAAGGATACCGATTTCTGTACGGACGCAAATCCGCAAGAACAGATCAGCATCTATACGAAGTACGGGTATCATTCTATTCCGACTGGTATTGATCACGGGACCATCAGCGTGCTTCTGGATGGTGAAATCTACGAGATCACTTCCCTGCGCACAGAGCAAAATCACGATGGTCGTCATGCTGACGTTTCTTTTACTCGTGACTGGATCGAAGACCTGTCGCGCCGTGACCTGACGTTCAATGCGATGTCTATGACATTTGAAGGCGAACTGATCGATCCGTTCAACGGTCTGTCGGACCTGAAAGCTGGGCGATGTGTTTTCGTCGGCAACGCTTATGAGCGGTTGGACGAAGACTATCTGCGCATCCTGCGATGGTTCCGCTTCTATGGTCGTTTCGGCGGCAAGATCGAATATCCTTCGGATGCGATCAATGCCATCCGAACTCTGGCTCCGAATTTGAGCAAGATTTCGCGCGAGCGTATCTGGCAGGAAATGTCCAAGATCGTCATGCTGGACCGTGCCGATGAAGTTCTGACGCTGATGGAAACATTGGGAGTAGATAAGGCTATCGGAACGGATTTCAATCATCCAACCCATGCCACCCATGCCAATAAACTGACTAACGACCCATTCACTGTTCTGATTATGGTTGTCGGGCGTTTGTCGGCTCGCCGTCTGCCTACTGAATGGAAACTGAGCCGAGACGATGCCAAGCTGATCGAAGATTTGGAAAAGCTGATTAGTCAATCGCAAGGACATCGAAAGTACGGCGAAGAGTTCGTCAAAGAAATGTTGGCTTGGGGTTACAGCAGGGAAGCCGTAAAGGCATTTCTGATCTATCACCGAGACAATATTGCTTACGCGGATTTTCAAGTGCCGAATTTCCCGGTCAACGGGAATGATCTGCTGGCTACCGGGAAATACAAACCCGGCCCCGAAATGGGGGCAAAAATAAAGTCGCTGAAATCCATCTGGATCGACAGCGACTTTAAGGCAACTAAAGACGATTTGTTGAAATTCGCTTAGAAATCGTCACTGAAATTGATGGCGCAGAAACCGTCTTCGGAGCATCCATCCGAACCGGGTTCGGCGTCATCGTTTTGGAACGCAGACATCGATACCAGTTCGTTATAGCCTCCGATACGGATGCCGTCGATAACGATCTGAGGAACAGTTCTTTTGTTCCCTTCCAAACCAAAAGAATCATACATCGCTTGTCGGTCGGACAGATCGTCATGAAGAATAGCGTCGTACTTGATGCCCTTTTGGGTAAGAAATTCCTTAGCCTTGTCGCAGTACGGGCAACCTGTTTTCGTATGAATTACGATATTCATTATACTTCCTTGTCATCATTATTGGAATCATATTTAGGTGTCGGAGAAACCTGAATACGTCCGTTATTATAGAATAGCGAGGCGCTGGGAACGAACGTTTGACCAGTCGCTTGGCGCAAAACATCTTCGCGCACATCACCATAAGTCTTGGCGCGCTCTGTGTCGATGTCGGTGGCATCTTCTGGGACTTCGCTATTAGCGGTGGTTGAATAGAACTTGGCGACTTCGTATGGATCGGACGCGGGGTAGTTCGGCTCACCCTCGCCCTTCCAGTCGTATACACCTTCATCATTTTTCTCATATTCGGTAGAAGGCTGTTCGTCGTGGTTTTTATACCAATCATCGTTATCGAAATCGTCGTTATCGAAATTATCATGATCGTCTTCGGAGCCGAACTCGTCTTCGAGGTCTTCTTCGCTCCAAATGAAGCGGGTGGCGAGAATGTCTTCTTTATCCGGGTCGGTGTATTCGGCCAAAACCAGATACTCACAGCAACGCATCTTAGCGTTCTTGTAGTCAATAGGAATGCTCACCACGTCCTTGGGGTGAATCTTCACAATTACGACCGTGTTTTCCGGCGAAGTCCCGTAATGCGGAAGATAATTCATGGAACAGGCGTGGAGGCCATGTGAACAGGTTTGGGTTCGATCATCGTTCACACGGTTGCGCGGCATCCGCACGACTGTACCGGGGCTGTTATCCATCTTGCCGGTGTAGATGTCTTTAAAATCCCCGCGAACGCGCTTGTAAGCCAACAGATAACCATCGTCAGTGATCCCCATAGAGTTAGCCTCCATGAAATCATAGACCTCGTTAACAGTCTGGTTCGACGGGTTCAGCATGAGGTTTTCGAGGAAGTTGATATAAGATGTCATATCCATATCTTCCTTAGCACCTTCGATGATGCGATCCACGATGGTATTATGAACCGGCTCGCCGTCATATAGAACTTGATCGCCGCGAATTTCGATGTGGCCGTTCATCGACTTGATCACTTTTTCGGCGAGTTTGTTCAAATTTTCTAGCTTTTCGCGCAGAGCGTCGTATTCGGGGGTGTCTTTCGGTGTCTTTAATATTTCCCGAACGAGTTCCAAACCGGGTTCGTAAAATTCGGCATCAACATAGGTGATGACTTTACCCGAACGAGACATGAACGACAGGGCCACGCCCTTGTTGTGGATATAGGAAAATGGGATGGACATTACGCGGATACTTTCTGCTGGGCTTCACGCAACGAATTGAGTTCGTCCACGAGGGTGATGTAGGTGTGTTTTTCTCTACCGTTCAATGCTGAGGTGAGAAGCGGATATTGCATGACCAATTCGTCCCATTGGAGTTCAAATTCACTCTTCTGGCGATTATAGGTATGCGGCGGATAAAGCTTGAACTTGCGTCTCAGGTCATAGTTGACCATGCTGTAAACTTCAACTTTTCGCTTGATGACCGGGAGGACAACATGGTCCGGGTTCTTTTCTTCCATAATGGTGACCAGAGACCTCAAAACCGATATGGTTGATGAATCTTCGATCTCATTATAGCGAAGAATGCTGAGGACTTCTGGATGATTCATTCGGTTGGAAACATATGTCTTCAAGTCAACAGCGTTGACCAGATGCTTCTTGTTGGTGGTAGTGGTGACAAAGTAGAGTTTATCCAAACCCAAGAGCTTACATAGCGCGAGGAAATTTACGCCACTATCATTCATCGAAATCATATGATCGCCATACAAATAGTTGGCGGTTCCGTGACGGATGTATACTTCCCCTTCGACCAGAGGACGGACGGTTTCTTCTTCGCGCGCGCCAGTAGCAACATTCAAAACCGACATAATTGGCTTTTGACGAACGTATGAATAATTGGCGCGCGGACGAGGGGGTGGTTTTGGAAGATCGGCGAGATTGATAATTTCCCAGCCTTCGAGTGACTTCTTAAGAACTTCTGGGATGCGAGAAAATACCCACGCGCGGCCACGGCGGCTGTTCTTCCAATATCGAAGCTTGGTTGTGCGACATGGCGTCCCGTCATCCAAAATGATGGCGTCCGTTGTGGCAATGTCAAAACTTTTATTAAAGTCCTTGATCGGACCAGTGTTCTCGACTCTCTGGACCGAAACATTATCGGTAGTATCGTTCCAATATTTCACCACATCGGTCGAAATTTTATGACCACGGAACAGCAGAGGGTCAGACATGTATTCTGAGTATTTGCCATAAAACTCATACGCCTCCTTCATCGTTTTACATTTCTTGATCTCGGTCGATGCCTGTGCGTAATAGTCATTCACAACACCATCCAGAGCCTTGTTAACGGCAGCAATGGTCTGGGGGTCGTATGAGAGTTCTTCACGACCAGCGGTGATGTCTACATCACCAATATCAAACTTAAGCTCTACGGCCCATCTGGCGGCTTTGTGGCTGATAATGCTGGTGTCTATGGGATACGCGACAACACCCATAATTGCCACAGCGTTACCATACTTGAGAACACGATATTTCTCACCTTCCAAGAACACTTGTGACTCCGGGTATGTTAGTGTCGGCGTAACATTGGGTTTCAGGTCGAAATATCGATAGACCTCAACCGCCGAGCGCTGGAACGTATTGAAGTCTCGTGGCTCGATGGACAAGCTGATTTCTAAACCAGACGGTTCATCTGTTTCTTCTTGGTGAAGCAAAGAAATCGACGGTTCATCGTAGCTGTTCAGGAACACTTGGTAGACCGACTTCATCCGGGTTGTTTCATTGATCGGGAAGAAGCTGGTTGCTGTAAATTGGGTAGTGTACGAGAACGGAGATTTCGATCCAAGGCCGAACGCACCAATTTGATCGTTGGTGTTCGTTTTGGTGCTTTCAAAGTATGTGGTGAACAGGTTCAGCATGTCTTCATCGGACAAGCCAGTACCATAGTCTCTCACCGTGAAAGTTGGATCGAATTGATTGGGAAGGTGAACATCGAACGGATTTGGATTACCCGCCGCCTTATGAGAGTCATAAGCGTTACACGAAATCTCGCGGATAATTGCTTTGATCTTGTCCTTATACAGACCGGACGACAGCAACTTGAATGCCTTACCGCTTGCCTTAATGCTAAAACCTTTGGTCTTTACATTGTCGGATGTTTCGATCTCGCGGACTTTGGACTCAACGATCATACGCTTACTCTAACGCTAGGTGACATGGTTAACATGACCATAGCGATAACTTCGCGTCAAAGTCAATTTAAAACTGAGATAAAATAAATATCTCGTAAACCAATCAGAGGAACTTTTTGGAAAAGGACATCATAAAAATAAAAGGGACGGTCTCAGAGCTATTACCTAGCCTGTTCCGCGTAAAGCTTGAAAATGGCCACGAAGTCATGTGCCATCTAAGTGGAAAAATAAAACGAAATAATATTCGGGTATCTCAGGGTGATGTGGTAGACATCGAAATGAGTATCCACGATTTTACCAAGGGGCGGATTGTTTATCGCCACCGTTAAATGTACAGACGAAGTTTAGCCGATTGATTTTTCGAACAGCCTGTTGTTACGGCTCTAAAAAAATCAACGGTGTTTTTACCACTGAGACTTGAAAATGTCTTAAGAGTATCGGTAGAGCGATAAGAAATTTCAAAATTACCATATAAACGAGCGATCTCTTCGAGAATATCCGAAGCATCCTTATCGTGAAATTTCATGAAACCGCCCGCGATTTTATAATGGGTGAACCATTCGTTAAGCAAGGCCGTGTCAATATCACCCGTTACGTGGGTAATGATCCCGTCATTGGTGATAAAATATGCGAGAGCTTTGGTCATGAGGCCGTTGTACCATGTTTCACACTCATGTCAATAAATATTAGCATGGTTGTGTTTGATCATAAACGCTTCATTAGAGAGGATTTGTATTGCTTATCCGAAGCAATACTAGAAGATTGGTGTATGAGTAACTGTTCGGGCAGCTATACCATAAGAACAGATACCGGTCCCGACTTCCAAGTTAAAATCTTCTTCGATGAAGAGGATGACGAAGTGTTGTTTATCCTCGGTCCACTATATTAAATTGGATTGGGAAATCGACGGTGATCCCGAAGTTCATCATGTCGAACGCGGCTTTTGCGCGCTGAAATTCCAATACAATACCCAAACCACACAGACCGTATCCAGCGAGCTTGATGCTCATACGATCCAGTAAAGATAGGACTGGATTGAGATCATCTTGCGTGAACTTGTTCAGAAGAACAACTGTATATTCGTTTTGTGGGTAGTCAGGTCTCATGGTACTCCTACTTTCTGAATATTACCAAATTTCAGAGTATCATGAGAATATATATTGTCAAGCTATCTATATTTGATTTCTCGACTGAATAATGTGATCGACAGCCCCAAACGCGACCGCTTCCTCAGCGCTCATGAAAGTATCACGATCCATGATACGCTCCACATATTCAAGCGGTTGGCCGGTATTGTCTGCTACCATTTGATTCAGCTTCTTTTTCAAATAGCTAATCTCACGGGCTTGGATTTCGATGTCCGAAGCCATGCCCTGAGCACCCCCCGAAGGTTGGTGAAACATCATACGGGCGTTTGGGAGAATATGACGATGACCTTTGGCACCAAAGGTCGTGATCATGGCACCCATAGAACAGGCTTGCCCCATAACGATAACATGAACGTCTGGTTTGATGAAATTCATGGTATCAATGATGCTCATACCAGCCGTCACGACACCACCGGGGCTGTTGACGTACATGGTGATCTCTTTCTTGGGATTTTCATTTTCCAAATAGAGAAGTTGAGCGACGATGGTTTGCGCCATCGTATCGTTGACTGGTCCGCCGACAAACACTTGACGGTGCTTCAACATCAAGCTGTAAATGTCGTAGGAACGTTCACCCGTGGCGGTTTGTTCCAGCACCATAGGAACTAGGTTCATTTTTTTTATTTCTCCGAAATGAATTTCTTGCCATCTAGCAAGACGAATGACATGGCGTCGTTATCCGACTCGAAGCTGACGTACACCCTTTGTCGCCAGCCTTGTTGAGCGCCGACTTTGTTTGTTCTGGGTATATTTTCGACGTGAATACAGTAGCGGCCCTCTAAGCAAACCGTGGCCTGTATCCACTCTGAAAGCATCTTCGAGAGCGTGTAGTTTTGATACTGAGTTTCTTCGACAACCGTTTCCCAAGATCGGGGTATCTTGGGAAGAATTACGAGATTCCCAACCACATCACGGTAGTTGACCTCATATCCCGAAATGGTTACGCTACTAGGTATCATTTATTCAATATAGTTAATCATGGGTGATAAAATCAATTTAAATCGGGTTATAATGGACTTGGATATATAAATAAAAGCATGGCTAAGGCAGCAGACACAGCTTAACTCCGTCAAACTTGGACGGATGAATTTAAATTCACAATCCCGTGGAAATTTGTCCGTTCATGGGAGAATAGTTATGTCTATTTCAAAACGCGCCACAAAGATGGCCACAAAGTCTACAAAAGAACTTCTCGATTTCTGGATGGCTAAGTCGCTGTCCAGCGAGGCGGCGGCGTTTGAGCTTCGCAAGCGCGGGGTTCCTGTTCCGGTACGTCCGGTTCCTAAACCATATGACTGGAAGGAGGCTCTACGCCTTCACAGAGGGTTATAAAAGAAAAAGCCCCGGAGAAATCCGGGGCTTTCGTCTTAGGCGGCTTTGCGAGCCTTGCGACGGTGATCATCGTAGTAGGCCGTCATACCGAACGGAGCAACGATGGTTTCAGAGCCGTGAATAACGAACAAGGTATCCACGAAGTTTTCATAGGCTTCGCCCCATGTTCCGCACGGATAACCGTCCGTAAACATGATGAAGCGTTCGACATCGATAGGTCCACTGATGCTTTCACCGTCAACATCTGTTTCGGGTGGGTTCATCATGAACTCCCAATTACATTCGAACATTGTGCCGCCTCGACCGATCATCTGGTACTCGAAGATGTCATTCAGGTTGGCACCCGTGAACTTCTTGAGACCGTAGCACTGTGTATCGAAGGTCCACAGCCAAAGTTCGAAGTCCCGGAACTCTTCCATAATACCCTTGACTTCGGACAAGAAGTCTTGGAGCATCTGATCAGTCATCGATCCAGAGGTATCAATGGCGATACCAATCTTGATCGTGTTCAGGAAGTCTTGACCAGCGAAAATGATGTCGTCAAAGCCACCGGCATAATTGCGACGGTTCGGTTGAGCGTAAGTATAGTCATCGCGGATCAGCGAACGAATGGAGGCATCCAGAAGCTCCCGCCAGTCCATCTTAGGGGCCGTGAGCTTGTTGATCAGGCGTTGAACGCCCTTCGGAACATTGCCAGCACCGACGCTCTGAGCGGTCTCTTGGAGCGCTTGAATCATGCTGTCTTTTATCTTGTCGATGTCTTCCTTGGTCAGTTCAGGAGGACCATCTTCGCCGTAGACTCGGACCTTGGACTTACCGTTGCCCTTGCCCTTACCCTTGCCTTCGCCATCTTCTTCGCCGTCCTCGCCGCCAGAACCGCCGCCTTCACCGTCTTCATCACCGTCTTCGCCGGATTGATTGCCGTTTTTACCGCGCTTCTTCTCGCCGTCTTCGTCATCATCGTCGTCGTTGGAACCAGCATAATCAAGGTGCTCGTCCATCGTCATTTCGACGGTAACGCAATTCTTGAGAAGAATTTCGTAAAGTTCTTCGGAAGTTAGATCGTCGTTGTATTCGGACTTCCACAGACCGCCCTTCGGCATAGAGCCGATGTTTTCGTTCTTGATTGTCCAGTTGACGATGTAGTCACAGGCCATATTATACAGCTTGGGATCACGATTCCCACGCCGTGTCATGTGCATATAGATACAGTGAAGAATTTCGTGACAAACCAGAAATTCCAGTTCAGGTGGCGTGAGCTTCTTGATAAACTCACGATTATAGTATAGGCGGCGACCATCGGTTGCGGCAGTCTGACACCACTTTGTCGCATCGACCAGATCGAGACGCATAGCCATTTGGCCGAAGAACGGCTTATGGAGCAACAGTTGGATTCTCGCACCAACAATTGCGCGTCTTACTGGATCATCATGCTCACTCATTTATAATCTCCGAATACTGAATACTGGAATTGTGAGAGAGGGTGGGTATTTCACCACCCCCGCCCTTATTACGAAAGCGATCCGCCGAGAATATACGGCTTGAAGCGCTTCGTGAAGTCGGCGAAAACAGGCTGTTCCTTGGCGTTCAGCTTGAGATCGTACTTTTGGAGCGCCATTTTGATGGCCACGACGATGACTTCTTCTTGGAAGTTATCGAGCATGAACTTCAAGGCGTTGTTGGTTTCCTTAAACCATTCCTTCTTGAGCTTTTCAGCTTGCGTCTTGTCTTCAAGCTTCTGGAACGCTTGCTGACGAGCTTGCATTTCATAGCACAACGAGACGGCGACGGAATAGGTCAGAGCCACACCCGAACGCTTGGCATCAGCCGACAGATCGGTGACCGTACCGTTCAGAATGCCTTCTGGTTTCGGCAGAACATCGGCCATGTCGCAGTAAGTAACGAATTGACCAGCTTCCGCGTCACCGATGGAACCATAGATCAGCGGACGAGCATCCGAAATCTTATTCGCGGCCAGCAGCAGATCGGAAACCATTTCCCACGAACGAGGGGTCGGGAAGCCGCGCGATGCGGTGGTCGGATCGAACTTGAAGATCGACGCCTTGTAGTGTTCCAGATAGCCGACGACATAGGGGTGGACCTTTTCTTCGATGGCCCAATCGAACCAATCCTTATAAAGGTCAGCACCGTTCGAAGTCAATTCAACGTGAATGAAACGGTTGGCGATAGGCAGTGGTTGCTTAAAGGTCACGCCACGGTCGGTTTCGCGGTTACCCAGAGCGATGATCTGAATGTCTTCGGGAACCACATAGTCACCAACCTTGCGGTCCAGAACCAGTTGGTACGAAGCCGTCTGAACGGTGGGAGCCGCCGAGTTGAACTCTTCCAGAGCCAGAATACCGAACGCATGAGCTTCGGCCTTCCAGCGAACTTCACCGGCAGTCGGTTGACCGGTCGTGTCGTTGATCAGGACGACTTCGAAGCTGTTGGTGGTGATTTCGGAGACCGATGCCGTAGCGCCTTCGGTCAGCGATTCGACCGTGATTTTCGGAAGGTCAGAATAGATCGGCTTGCCGCTTTCATGGCGACCCGTGCGGAAGGTGAAGCCGTGCGGGTTTTCGAACTTCACGCGCGTTTGACGCGCTTTGATGTCCATTTCGACTTCGTAGTCGATGTCGTGGGGCAGAGCCGAAGGTTCCGAATACAGAACGAAATCACGATTGTGAATCTTGGTCTTGAACGGAACACCACGAATGTCTTCTGGGGCCATTTGTGAAAGACGGAGATCGAAGAACGCGCGGCCCGACTTTTTGGCAGCGGCTTGAACGAGAGCCGACTTACCGATACCGGGAGGCCCCCAGATGAACAGGGAACGACCGCGATAGCGCTTGGCGCGACCGACGAGTTCGACCATTTTGGTCAACTCCTTCGGTGTGACGATGGATGGGGATTCTACAGCACCTTGGGACTGACGTGGGGCCACGAGTACACCTCTAAATGAAATATGAAAGCAAAAGACCGGTAGTTAATCTTTGTTTGGACGATAATTGACCTGCTAAGAAAGATCAATCAAAAAATTTCCATTTCGACAATTTTTTTTAATGAGCCGTCTACCATTTTTAACATTGTCGCCAAGTCGGAATCGAACACTCGCCATTTTTTCTTATCTACAAAGAAAGGAAAACGAACGTTTCGATTAAATTTTATAAGATCACGAGCATCCACATCGTCTGAGACCGGTATCTCGTAGTAAGTGAAAATTGGCTTAATTAACTCGAAGCCACCTATGGATAGTTGGAGACCCTTAGTATTGGGTACTTTCCCACGAAAATTTTTGAAGATATATTTCAAAAGCTGTTCGTCCGTCAGTGCCTTAAAATCGGTACTGACGGATGGGTGATTTCGAACTTCCTCAAGTATTTTTCTATGAATTTCCATTATGTTAGAAGTTTAAGAATCGTAAGATCATCCTCAAACTTTTCCGGGGATAGTATTGTATAATTAGTTATCCACATTTCCCCACTGTATAAAAACGAATGTTTTAGCTGAACACGATTTTCTGTGGGGTTTTTTGGAAGTCTCTTGCGGATAGACAAGATTAATAGCCAGCCGTCACCACCCAATGATAGGCGCGTGGTTCTGTCTTTTTGTTCAATTGCTTGTGTGTACAGAGATATACCCGCAATCTCAGTCCGATGTTTACCGGTCCTATCTCGACGGGTTTTATCAACGGCGTCTATAACCTTGACTACGCTTCGGATATAATCATCTATCTCGGTTATCACGCTTCGCAACTCCCCTTTATAAGCATCATAGTGCCACACCCACTTAGATTGTCAACGGGTCGTTTACCATATTTTTATATTTCTTATAGACGATCAGTCTCAGCACCTTATTATGTTGAAACTGAACCGAAGATGAACGCATGGCGTTCATTATGTGGCAATGCCGAGAATGGGGTATCCAAAGGCACTTCCTTGATGATCGACCGGGTTGTGTCCCCCACTTCAACCTTTTCACGAACAATAAATGTTCCGTTCCTAAACTCCGCAGGGTGATCGTAAAAATCGATACCCATGTTAGTCAGCATTTCAATCATTTGAGGCTGGTTCTTGCCATGCATTTGCTTGGCTGAAAATTCGGCGCGGGTTGCCATGCTGACCGCATTTTTGGTCGCATCCTGAGCGCGCCACAGAAACATGTTTGTGATCTCGAAGTCAAAAGGCATCTGGCATACACGGGCATCGAACGCAGCTACGCGATCACACCAAGGCGCAGCCCAGCTATTCGTAAGCTTGTTGAATTTACCCGCAGCCATCGACGCCAAAACGCTATGGAGTTTGTGACTTTTACCATCGAACAGGAAACTCGAAACATCTGAGCATTTACGCCAAGCCAAGCTGATTTCGTCGGACTGGACATAGCCACAAAGAGCATGAGTTTCTTCCACAAGAAACTTGGTAGTTTCGATCATGGTCCGCGTCATGGTCATGTCGAAGGGTCGTTTAAGACCTCGTGTGAAATTGGAAAAGTTCTTTCCATCGATCCGAGCATAAATCGGCATAGAAGGGTGGAACTTACGAGCGGTTTCAATACGCTCATATTCCTTCATTCGGTCACCGAGTTTGTCTTTGGATTCGCTGGACATAACATTTGCCTTAAACATAGATTTATAAACACCTACTTTAATTAGGGTGTAAAGTCAAGTAAATTGATAAATATTTGTATGAGACCGAAGCCCGAAATTATCCTAAACTTTACAGACACAAAGACGTATAAGTCTGAGCAAGTGCTTAAGGCCGAGTCTATTTATGCGGTATACCATGACGGGAAGCCAATTAATTTGAGGACTCTCCACAGCTTGTACGACTATCCGGGTCCGAAGTATAAGAAGGTTTCTTTCGCAAATAGCGGCCACGCATTTAATCTACGTGACCGCCTTAACAAGATTTTCAAAACCGATAAATTCACCGTGGTGAAATTTACGGCTTTTGAAGTCGTAAACGAAGAAGAATGATCAAAGCTGATCAATAGTCGTCTTGAGCGGGAAGCCATAAGTCTTGGCGACTTCATTCACTTCAAATGACTTGGTTTCCGCTACATCTTTAGAATAAATCCCAACGTTGGCCTTACCTTCGTTGTGAATTTTCATCATGATGTTATTCGCATCATCATTATTAAGTCCGAATAACTGAGTAAGAACCTGTACCACAAATTGCATTGGGGTATGGTCATCATTGTGAAATACCACGGTCCACATTTTCGGACGGGTGATTTTCACTTTGGTATCAGTTTTTTCTATTACGGACGTGTCGGTCATTGGCTCACAGAAAATAAAATTTCGATGACCTATTTAATCAAGGTGATAAAATAAGTCAATTTAATTCGAAATTAATCTTCTCCCCGTTGCTTACGGCGCTGCCAGTCGCGTTCAGCCGTGGCTTGGCGTTTATCGTAGTTCGTCTTACCCTTTGCCAGAGCAATTTCGATCTTCACCCGGCGATTGTCATCAAAGTACATTCGCACAGGAACGATGGTCATACCGTCCTTAGCAACAGCGGCGGTCAGTTGACCGATTTCACGGCGAGACAATAGCAAAACGCGATTGCGGGTGGGTACGTGATTGAAGTGAGTGCCGCTATGGCTGTAAGGAGAGATTGACATATTCGTGATAGTCGGAACGCCGTTATCAAAGAATATGTAAGACTCAGCCAAACCCTGAACGCCGTTGTTACGGAGAGATTTGACCTCAGAGCCAGTCAGAATGATACCAGCTTCATATTTTTTCTCAATGGCGTAATCGTAACGCGACCTTCTATTCTCAGATATGATTTTCATAACAAACCTCTTATTGAATTGTTCTTCTAAATCATATCTGAAAATATGTCAATTACTGTCCCATCATTTTAGCACGAGCTTCGTCACGAAGTTTGAAGTTCTTCATAGCTGACATGATTTCTTGGGGCGACATGTTCATCACATCGTCTCTTGATAACGAGCCTTCCGATTTGACAACGATCATGTAAATCTCGTCAATAACAGCTTTTTGCTCATGCCTCATTTCAGCAAGAAGCTCCTGAACCTCTTCATGAGAGAGGGACAAGAGCCTTATCCGAAAAAACTTGAAGGGTCTATCGTTACCGCAGTATCCCATTCATGTTTACAGTGTGGACAAGTGGCGTGATAGCCTTCTGGGAAGACGCCGCACTTACCAAGCTCGACAATTTTTTCATCCAATACTTCATAGAAAGCTTTATTAGAGCGAACGAAATCACCGATGAACTCAGGATCGTCCACGATACCATCCGGTGTTTGAATATACAGAACACAATCAACCACAGCTTCAATGGCTACTTCGGTCAGTCGAGTAAACATTTCTTGTTTCATGATCGACAATTCGGTTGCCGGAAGAGACTCTACGTTCAATCCCTCAAATTTAACGGCTTCTTCGTATTGAGCGATAGAAACTTTTGTTGCCGTGGCCAAGTTCTGAGGACGGACGAACGCTACGAGTTCATCCGTCAAACGAACACTATTGTCTTCGTCGCAATTGGTAGCTACACCCAGAGCTTCACGAATTGAAACAACGTGCTTCTCTGTCTTATTACATTGGGTATTTGGACATGTAAGTTCCAATTCGAGATTGGAATCACCACCAGCAAGTTTAACTGCCAAGAACAGAACATCCAAATCGGGGATGGAAACTTCTTTCGGATTAGTGATCGCCGGTACGCTGGCTGCGATCAGACTTTCGACCGCACTACCGCTGTACAAATGATCCGGGGACTTCATCAAAATTTGTTCGTGCGGGCGCATTGGTAAGACATCAATCTTACCTCCCAAATTCGGATGAAAATCCTTATAAAAACGACCATTAGTCGGAAGGCGTACTTCTACGCCCCCGACTTTATAACGATCCAACGGATTAACACGTCCGGCCTTTTTCGGCTTTGGTGGAGCGGTAAACATTTCCGCCTCATTGTAATCATCTGGTTCTACTGTCATTCTGGCTTTTCATCCAATGGTTCGGCTGGTGTTTCCGATTCAAGGGCGACTTCGGCGACTTCCGAGGTCGGAGCCAGATCGATACCAGCATCGGTCAAATCTTCGGTAGGCGGTTCCAGTTGAATACCTAATTCCGCCAGACCAGAAATATCAATAGATACTGGATCAGTGGACAGGGCGACTTCTGTTACCGGTTGGGGCGTGACGGCTGGCTTTTGCGTTTGTTCAGTCTTGTAGTTGTAAGAGAGCGTAGCGGCCAGATCGCCTTGGAACATATGCGAGCCGTTGTGCGACAATTTAGATGTGATGTCGGCATAAACCTTACCACCCATTTTTTGCCACAGACGACAGAACGCATAGTCCTCAGAGAGGTATCGGCCTTCGTCATCGATAAACGTGTCGAAGAAGTTGTAGTAATAGTCGTTGATTTTTTGTGCGATGCCTTCCAGACCAACCATGTGATCGGGATAATATTTGAGTTCTGGATACGCCTCAATCATCTTGTAGAACACTTCTCTTTTGATCAGCATCATACCGGTTGGGGCGTCCTTAACTTCCGCAAAGCCGTTTTCAACGGTGAACGAAGCGCCGATTGGGTTGAACGGATACTTGGTGTATCTGTTCGCAAACTCTTGCTTGGTCATTTCCGCTGGAAGAACATCGGGGAAGGTGTACGCCTTCAACGGGTAAATACCCGCAGCGATGTCTTTATTGGCACTAACCAGACGGAAAACCGATTCTGGCGTAAAGCCAATGTCAGCGTCGATCCAGAGAAGGTGAGTATATTGATCATTCGACAAGAACTCTGCGACGATAGAGTTTCTGGCACGAGTGATCAAACTGTCACCACCACGGATGATGAACGATAAATTCATGTTTTGCTGTCTTACCGTGGCATAGACCAAGTTCAGGATAGACAGAAAATAGTTTTGAAATACTTTTCCACCATAGCACGGCGTAGCGATACAGATATGTGGAGCTTTTTGTTGAGGTTGTTGTGTCATGTTTACTTTCCTGTTGACCCAAATCCACCCGTTCCTCTGTCGGTTTCGTCCAGAGTTTCTACGGGAATAAATTCAGCCGTTTCGTATTTCGCAATAACAGCTTGTGCTACGCGATCACCGCGATTGATTACGAATGGCTTTGTTGAATGATTGATAAGAATAACGCCGACTTCACCGCGATAATCACTATCGACTGTACCGGGAGAGTTGAGGCAAGTAATGCCATGTTTGAGCGCCAAGCCCGATCTTGGCCGCACTTGAAGTTCATACCCTATTGGTAATTGAACCTTGATACCGGTGGGGATCAACTTCACTTCATTTGGTTGAATTTCAACAGTTTCTTCGACTGCTGCTACCAAATCCATACCCGCTGCGCCGGATGTTTCATACTTCGGAAGAGGCAGACCCGCAGCCTTTTCCAGTTGAACGACATTAATTTGTACCATTTACTCGACTAACATTCATTGGTGATTATGGTTAATTCTATATTAGTTATCCTGAAAAAGTCAATTATTTTGAATTTATTTGGGGATTATCTGTTGACGAATACTCAAATTATGATAGATTAAATCCAACTACTACACATTATATTTTACGGAGATACAAAATATGACCCTCGCCGAACTCGAAGCTCGCTCGACCGAATCTCTTCTTGACAGCTACCGCGAATGCTACAAGTCGCTTCACAACGTCAATCCGCGCGGTATGCCGTCACGCGAAGAACTGATCCAATTCTGGCTGACCTATGACGCCGACTTCGCCGCCATGTCGGCACAGGAAAAGGCCGAAGAAGCCAAGGGTGCTGAACGCCTTGAGGCAGACATCGCCAATCTTCTGGCAACCATGCCAAAGGCTTCGCGGGACGACGCCATCCGTCTTCTGATCCAGTCTATCGGCGGGCAGGATGAAGAATGCCTCGAATACGAATATGGCACTCGTTTCGGCTACCTGAAAGCGGTGGCGTAAAATGAAGGCTGTGACTCGTATCCAAACCTTCGACGGTCAGCTTCATGAAACGGAATACGACGCCAAGAACCACGTAGAACGCATCTATGGCGAACTTCTATCCAGTATCGCCCACAAGCTCGTTCGTATCGAAAAATACACAGCGATGTGTGATTTCGTGGATGCCAATCTCGATCTGTTCACTCAGCTTTCCGCTATAAAAGCGGACCTCCTGATGGTCGAAGACAATTAAAAGGCCCCGAAAGGGGCCTTTTCTTTTATCCTACGTGAACCTGTTCATCGTCTCCGATGTAAACCCAAGTCTGACCAGTGGCTTTTGCCAGCTTGTCCAATGCTTGACATATTTCTGGTGTGGCATGATCTTCTTCCCAGAAACCAACGCCGTGACCATTACGGGTCATATAAAAGTCATGACCGGCTTGTTCAGCGCCATAAGCTTCAATGGCTTCTGCGCCAGCCTTCTTTTGGAATTTCTTACAATCTTCAATAATCTTTAACAGACTGTGATGATCGAGATTTTCAAAACCAATATCATCCCAATTGATATTCTCTGTACCTTCGCCGCCTAAAGAATCTTCGTTAACATCAGCCCAGAACATACTCTTGATGTATCCTTGGGTAAACTCGTCCAAGCCATTGAAGTCAGCGTTCATACCTTGTAAGACATATTGTTTGCCTTCGAATATATGCTTATTCTCGTCCATGTCTTCTACGCTATAATCGGTTTCTTCTTCTGTGTCGTCAACCGGTGTGACAACCGCATCAACAGGCTCTACAGGAGCCATAGGAGCGGCCATTGGCTCAGGAGCCAGTGTGCCCGGTGCCTGATCATCACTGACCGATTGTTGGCCTGTTGTGAGGACGTTATCGATCATTGTTTCAAGACGCTGGTGAACAGGCTTGAAGTCGCCCAAACGAACATCAAGAATTTTTTGTTCAATATCGTCAATAGCGCGAATGATTTCTTCAACATCGGTAATTTGATCAGAAGCGAGAGGAATAGCAGCCGGGTCGCTCAACGATGAAGCCGTTGGGTCGGTTGCTGGGGAGTCCATAGCATCGGGAGCCGGGAGGGCCGGAACATCGGTGCTTAAACCGGCCAATGATTTCATGCGGTCCAGATCGAAGCCCATATCGCCAGCATCGGCGTCTGTTCCATCTTCACCACCAGCATCGAAATAGTCATCAGCGCCAGTCATATCAACCGCGTCGTCTGTCTTGAGCGCTCTCATAGGCGCATCTTCGAGTTCGTTTATTCCAAGGGCTTCCTTGAGTTGGTCGCGGATGCTGCGATCTTGGCGAGTATTTTTGTCAATCATTTGTAATTCTCCGTCAATCAATGCGCCAACTGTTTGATGTGGTGCGGATGGAATCTTCACGATTGCCGTTTCACCATTCACTTCAATTTCATCGCCGATATTATATTTATGGATATTTGGAGTTTTCTTATCTTCCGGGGAAATGTCATTCTTGGTCAATTTGGACGAAATCTTGAGTATGTCATTAATTTCGTCTTTCTTACCCGCACTAACAGCGCGCTGTAGTTTCAACATCGCTGGTATATCCAGCAACGCGATCTTTTTATCGACTTCTTCCGTGGAAAGCTTTGTGATTTCAGAGATTTTCTTCGAGAAATTACTCATTGGTTTTAACTTCCACTTTGTTTAAGGGTTTGGAAAAGTCCAACGTAGACTGTCTTTTTTTGACAATCTTGTTGTTCTTCTTAACCCAAATATTTTTACTGTCTTCAAAAAGCTCACGTAAAGTCATTATTACAGCCCCGAAGCTTGTGTAACCACCGTGTTTGTGTTGAAGCCAAAAGACGCGCCGTGAAGAACGAACGAGTTCTGAATATCAGATGGTTTGTGGAAGCCTTTGTGTTCGACCGCGAACTTGAACGTATACGGACCAGAACCGGTTATGGCCGACATCAAAACTGGTTGGCTATGAATGTTGATAATTTCAACCATTCGGTCAAAGTTAGTCTTGCCGTTGGAAACAACCGTAGTATTAGTAATATCAACGTTTGTATTCACGATGAAATAATCATAGCTATCCATATTAGAAATAATGGCGTGACCCATAAAAGTAACCCTCTTATTTGTTTGTATAATATTTATTCAAATCAGGTTCTTTTTATTACGGTATTTCCTAATGGCTTTACATGTGTTGCGATATTACTTGAGCTAGTTGTAGAAAGGGCCGCACCACCAGCATCGTCTTCGGTAACCTTGCGGCCATGCGCCCAGCGAGCTAAACCATAGCCAGCAGCCATAGCAGCCGCGCCAGCAACCCAATTTGTATTCTTTTCAGGCTTTTGTTTGTATTGTTGAGCGCCACCATATTCGGTATGTCCACAGCCGTCGCCAGTGTCTTTATTACACACGTCATGAAGCTCAAGATCATGGTGGTGTGCCGCTTGTTCGAGATAGTGAAGAAGATCGTTCTTTGGGTTTCTGGAACGAATCATTTGTAACAAACGAGTGGTCGCAAATTGCTTCTCTTCGTGGTTCAAATTTGTCCAGTCAGAAACAAGTCTGCGAACCGCTTTCAGAGAAGCATTCTTGATTTGGAAATTATAATCCAATCGAGTGAAGAATGTTGTGTGAGCAATTTTGGTCAGCGAATCCCGCTTCAACTGAGTAAGCCATGTGTCCATAGCGTTGAGACCAACCGGGATGACTTTCTTCTTTTCTTTTTCGTCGTTACAAATTCCGTACAACACAGCATATTGATCATTCCCTCCGGTAGCCCAACGCTTAAAATGCGTGTGATTAGCCGAGATCAAAACTGAAATGTACTTGTTTGCGAAAGCTTTTGTTTCTGGAATATTGTGTAATATATAAAGAGTACAAAAATTTAATACCGCGAGTTCACACAGAGTATCGAGATCGATACGTTCAAGATGTTTTATCGATGGGAATGATTTAGATTCGGAAAGTGTCTTTATGATACTCATTTCGTATTACGGAGCTTCATATAATCGAGTAAAATTAACACGAGAGCAACGACATACTTAAAATTACTACCAGAGTTTCTAACGTATGAAATTGCTTCATGCTTGGTGTCACCGGCCTTCTTGGCGATTTCGCTATAGTATTCACTCTTGAATTTCGTTTTAATCATGAGATTGTTTATCTTCTTGTACAATCTTGAGATATTAGCGTCATCTTTTTCTTTAGAAATGATGGCCTGATCAGTAGATGTAGCAGAAAGGAAAGCGTATACGATAACACCCATCAGTTTTACATGATCACTGGACATGTCTATATTGTCGGCATTATCTTGCTTAGAAAGAAACTCGGACAGTTCAATAAGCTCGGAGGTTCGAGCATTTTGCTTTATCTCTGTTTTGAACTTACCGAGATTGATATACACATTTTCATTCGGGAAAATGCTGTATTCATCTACTTCCGCTGTCTCGGTTGATGGTTCTTCTGTCGTTTCCGCATCTGTTGGAGTTTCACTATCATCGGTCGGAGCGTCTGGTAGGTCCGTGCCTTCTTTATCGGTGTCCTTAGACGGGGCTTGCTTTTTTGGATCAGGCTTGTACGCCGACTTGTGAACTGTTTGTCCACGGTTCACGACGATGTTTCCGTTTTGGATCAAATGATCAATAAATTTTGGAAGGTGAGCTTCATCATCGAACGGCTTGTCCTTGACGGCATCATATTGATCCGAATTGACCTGAATGTTGTATTCATATTTCAGAAAATCTAAAAACATTCCGAAGGTTGGGGTGGCATCGGTGGTCTGGGACTTCACACCCTGATATTCATGCCAATCTTTCATGACCTTCTTTTTTGCCAGATTGAAATTTAAACGACCGAGAGCTTTATGATCACCAGTCGCATACAGCGCGCGATCCTTCACACTGGTAAGACGGTCGCCTACCACTTTCTTCATACGATCCATAAAGCCAGCTTCGTTTACAATGGTCATTCGTCATTGTTCCCGACATTGCGAATACCGCGAATAAACTTCTTCTCGTCACCGGTACGGATTGAGTTAATTAGGCGCTTCACTAGATCGGCGCTAGTTTCTTCGTCGTAGTTCTCGGTGATATATTTTATCAAATGCGAACTTGAGGCAATAAGATGCTTGGCCTTTGATTCCAAGAACAAGTCCTTATCGGTTTCTTCGATACCACCGATTTCCTCAAGAATACTTCTGAATTTTTTACTTCTGTCCATCGTTCTCTTCACTTAATCTTAGAATTAAATTTTCAACCATATCAGCCGCTCGTTGCATCCCCATTTCAAAGCCATAGCCATAGTCACCACTTTGAGATTCTTGAAATGCTCTGAGTTTAAAAACCAAATCCTTCAATTCACCAACAGCGTATTCTCCGATTACTGATGGGTTTTCCGTCTCCACTTGCGCAGATTCAGTCAACTGTTCTTTTTCAAAATGAACAGCATCCATATAATCCCAAGAATATAACTGCGCGATAGCCATATAATCGCGCATTTCGCTATTAAATTCCATGTTAATATTTAGCAAAAGAAGAAGGGGGTTTTAAAACCCCCTTGATTTATAAATTCAGATTCATCAATTGGTTCTTGGCATCGTTATCATCATCAAGGTCACCAAAGTCGAGATCGACATCGGGTAGACCTTCCCAATCAAGTAACCGCATGGTCTGATTATTGTACTTGAGTTTCAGTCTGTCGCCGACAGCGCCGGATGAACGTGTCTTACCAAAAATAATCTCAAACTCGCCTTTTTCTTTCTTGGACTTCGGTGCATTGAGATAGATAAGGTTATCCGCTGTGTTGATCTTCGAGATACCACCCGCGATGTGTGAGTGATCAAATTCTTCCGTATCCGTCGCAGATCGGTTGAACTGAGACGCGGTGACGACCGGAACCTTGAGATCGAAGGACAAACCGCGAAGCTGTTCCGACACGAACTTATCCTTCGTGAAGAGATTGGATATATCTACATTCTTCTCGTTTGGATACATGATGTCCAGATAGTCAACAATGATCGCATCTGGTTCGATACCAGTTTTAATCGTGTATTCTTTAATGAACGCGCGGATTGTATTTGTCGTACTTCCATTCGGAAGGGCTTTGATGATGTAGTTACCTGCTTGTTTTCGCTTATCGAAAATCTTGATACGGGTACAGGCTTCTTTAGTGTTTTTAAGAACATCCGTTGTAGACAAGTCAGAGACCATTGAAATCAAGCGACGACCAATCAATTCTTCGGAGAGTTCGAGACTGATATAAATGATATTTTTCCCCATTGCGGCCCAATTTATGCCTATATTTTGGAGAATGAGAGATTTACCTTCACCCGAACGACCGACGAAAATCGTCAAAGATTCTTCGGCCAGCCCACCATAAAGCTTCCCGTCTATGTCATTGAAGCCGGTCGGAACAAGAACTTGGTTGGCCTTGAAGTTTTCAATAATGCGATCAGCATCCTTGAAGATATTCGTACCTAAATCCTTGATCAGAGAAATAGCCATAGCATCTTGACATGCTTTTACGATGTCTACTTGGTGCTCTTTGTTTTCCTGAATTTTTTCGGCATAGTTCAGAATAACATCGGTGAGCGTTCTCTTCTGAATGAATTTTTCAATGGTTTGGGTGTACCAGTCCCGATGACTTTTAGCGTCGGGGAAATCCGGCACGTCAAAGCCCGTAGAAGCCGATAGAACACCTACTGGCGGTAGATTGCTGTGTTGGTTAGCGTAGTCCAAAATAAAGGCTACGGCTGGTTCTAAAGATCGGTCGAAAAGTTCAGGGCGAATGATGTCCCGTGAAATAGCGAACGATTCCGAGTCCGCCATCATAAAGGCCACCAACTGCTTCTGTAACTCTACATTGAAAACATCCATATTATACTCTTTCCTATACTTTCTTATTTTTGAGGACTCATATTTAGAAGGTAAAAAGTCCTGAATTACCTTACTTCGCTTACTTTTTTAGTTGGTTTTGGTTCTTCTTTTTCGACCAAAAACTTACTCTTCATGTGTATCGTGAACGAGCTATCCGTAGCTGTTTCGATGATCGATCTAACCGTGAAAAGATGCCCGTATTTGGCACATGCTTTGGCCGGGTCATCTACGTCATCTTCCCACCAGTTATCCTTCTTGTAGATGCCTTGGAGCTTAGGGAAGGCCACTGACCAACCATTCTCAAGCGCGACCGGGATCAGCTTGCTACCGGCCTTATCGCCATCAGGGACAATGACAATGCGCTTACCGCAGTCGTTCAAGATGCTGACAATAAAGTCGTTGATAGATGAACCGTGTAGAGCCACCCCATTAGTAGCAATCGCGTCAAACGGGCCTTCATTGACAATGAGCGTTTCGATCTCCTTGTCATAGAGAAGATGATTGTTGAACAAGTGCGCTTTCGATCCTTTGGTTAGGTATCGATCAGTTTTTGAAGGATCAATCAGTCGTCCAGTCCAACCAGCCACGCGATCTCCATAATCATAAAATGGTATAATCACACGACGATTGATTTTGGCCGAGGTTTCTGGGGACCAGTGATAATTATAGCTGTTAGCTATATAATCACCCCGTCCTTCCAGATATTTACAGACGGCCAAGAAATTAGGATCATCACATCCCTCAGCCTTCCACTCTTTAATAGGTAACGAGTTCTTAGGTAGACTCGCAAACTCTGTAGCAACGCTGCCTATTTCAGCGACTATACCATCCGCCTTATTGTAATGGCGTTGGGCGAGAAGGACCATATAACCCACTTCCATCATCACCCGGTCGGGGATGTTGATGGCGTACATGAAGTCTTTCACATTCTTGGAAAGACCGTTACCCATGACATATTTTGCTTTGAAACCACAGTTGAAACAGTTTATACCAAAGCCACCATCGGTGTTTCTGGTAATACCGCAACGGAATCTGGTATCCGGTGTTTCACCCATAGTTGGACACATCGGACAGCAAATCTTGATGAAGCCACCTGACCGGGATTTCGGTAGATTGGCAACCAAGACATTCCAAACGTAGTTAATATCTAGCATCATAGCGTTAACCATAACATACCAAAGATGCGAGAGTCGAAATTAATGTTGAGGTGTTGACCAGATTCTTTTCTGGTCGTAAAATCTATTTTCTTGGAGAATTATGCTATGAGCGACGACCGGACTGAGCAAATATTAGAATGTGGGTTACCGTTGCTCGACTGGTTTATTCTGTACAATCAGGCAGAAGCACGATGCGATGATATTATATCATTGGAATATGAAGCCGGTAAAACGGTCGTGTTTTCTTTGATACACGGGCGCGGAAACAGATTTGTGAACGACGACAAGGGTAAGGCCACGGTTTCAGACGCCTATTTGAGCGTTGTGTTCCAACATGTAAAGTTCGAGATCAAATTTGACCTCGTGTCTAGTTTTTCAATTCAAGAAATGGGGGAGGGGTATTACGAAATAAAGGGAGAACGCGGTGGTGTTCTCCCTTACAAACGATGGGTCAAAATAGAATCTATGACCGGATATACCGCTAGGATCAACGCATCTTGGGAAGAAATCACCAATGCCACGATGATGATGCGGTTATTGCTTACTTGAATACCTTAGCCAATACCTCGGATCGGGTGGTTTCGGTGTCGGTGATGAATAGCACTTCACCATCGTCTTCGACCGTGAACTTTCCGTTTTCTTCGCCGAGCGTCAGTAGAAAATTGCGAGCCGACTGCGCGGCAAGGGCCAGAACTTCGGCCAGAGTAGCTTCGCGGACGTTCCAGTTGACCATGCTGCCGTTTTGTCCAGCCGAGATCAGGCTGATGGTGGATGCGCGAAGTGAGGCATCATCCGCGACCGTCGCCGTGACCGGGCGGGCTACTTCATAACGCTTGCGGCCTTCCTTGAAAGCTACAACGATGGTTTTAGCGAGAATAGTCAGACCGGTCATATTTTGTCTCCGTGAATATTGATATATTTCACGATAACATATGACGGTATATTGTCAATCTATATTAGAGCTTTTTTACACCTTGAGCTTCTAATTCTTCGTCGCTTTGATAATAGGGACCAAGTTCACAATCCTGTGTTTCACTTTCATCGAGACACATTTCTTCAAATTCAACGTTATCTTCGTCGGGATTATCAACATACTCAGGACCAAAGATTAGAGGCCCACTATATACCGGAACAGTCATGATGTTGAGGGGCTGATCATACTCCCGGTATGAGAGAGTCACGTGTAAAATATGGTCGTTATACGTTGAAATTAAGCCATCATGTCGAAGTTGGAAATGACGATTATCAAGTATTTCATTTTTGAATACTAAACACAACGCAGTTTTACCTAGCAAAGTAATGTGACGATCTGTCCCATCGGTATTACATACCACCGTATCATTCTGGCGTTCTACATCATACCAGTCAATAGCGTTCTTTGTATAGAAAATTGTTGTGTGAAAATCTTCCGGTTTTAAACAATATGTTAGACCGTTTTCCTTAGCCCAAGCAATGATGTCTTCACCATTAAGTAGTTTTCGAGCAATATAAATTCTCTTCTTAGGTTCTAACAATTCTCTAAACTTCATACACGTATTTAGTAATAAATAATCTTATGCGTTACTTTGAAATTCTTAATGAAAACGAAACCAGCCTATCTGACAAGGCCCACCAGACTCGTCGCTTTGATTTTAAACAAATCAAAAATCGTCGCTTTATGTTCAATGCTAAGACTGGACGCTTCATTTTGGGCGACGAAGGTACTGCCGGTACAAAGACCCTTAGCGCGTCTCATGCTGAGGAATATTTTGAAGTAACAGGATCGAATGCCGGGTATGATAGCTGGATCAGAGGTTGGGTAGGTGTTGGTGGGCGATACCGAAATGGCGTGATTCATTTCGCTCCGCCGATTGATGGTATGGGTCCAAAATCAGATGACGCTTTCCAGTGTATCAAGGCTTTCATGAGCAACGGTGCCACCGAGAAGACTAAAATTCGTGGACTGAAAATGCCGCACTTTGGGTATATGGATGAACCTACTGTAAAGGAACTGATGGCCTCATTGACCGAAGGTGAAGAGACCCTTGAAGAAATGCCAATTGCCAATTTCCAGAAGGTAGGTAATTGGGATAAGAACAGTTCTTATAAGGATAATGAACGCAAGCTCTTGAATAACCCAAAAGCCGTTGAGAAGATCAAGGCGAAGTGGGCTAAAACACCACATAACTACAACATGTATTTCGTCAATTCGCCGGAAGCTAATCGAAATAGCGAAATTGGTATGGTCGATCAAGAGTGGCTGGAACAAAACATGCCGAAAGCTTTGTCCGAGTTCCAGTATCAACCAAATGCTATCAACATCTTGTTCAACAGCAACAAGGGCGATGAAAAGGTTCCTATGACAGCTTGGATTATCGCTCACCGTTTCGGTCACGCAATTTCACGCTACGGCAAATACAATTTCACTACCGGTCAAAGCCAAAGACAAGTTTATCATTTCACGGAAGTTAGAAACATAATATTCCGATATATGAATAATATTTTAGAAAACTATGGCGTAAAGGTAGGTAATAGCGAAGAAAGACACAACAATAGCGGACGATATGGTGAGCATCAGAAAAAAGCTAATACTGACAAAATCCTAAAATACTTCTTTCAGAACATTGGGACTATGAGATCGGCAAGAGAAGCTGCGCTCAGAAATGAATTTGAATTTACTCTTGAGCTATTAGCCCAATATATGTTGACTGGTAAGATCAAATTCAATCCACTTCCGAAGCATTTTAAGGCCGGTCAAAATGGTTATTATAGCTTTCGTGGTAACGAGCACGATTATGAATATTACAACAATGCTCTTACCGACATGGCGGAAGAACTCGAAGATAATTTCAATGCGGCTTTAAATGAATGCGAAGGCAAAATATTCGTGATGTAATCATTCTTTGTGCTTGACTATGACTTTAGCCGCGCACATGAGTGAATATAATACACCGATGATGACCATAAAAGCGGCCATTCCAATAAATGCAACCTTAGCTATTTCGAGCACGTAGATCGCGTAATTCATTGTTTACCCTCTCTCTGATTATCTTATCCCATTCCGGGTGACGATCATATTGGTGAACAACGCAGAACGGAATACCTGTACTTGTTTTCACCACGCCATCTTCCATGATCGGTTCCGGTTCAACTAAGAATGGACGGAAGCGGTCGATTTTGGACGGATCGGCTGTGGTCCCCAATTGAGCGGCGTAACCATCCTCGTGGTTGCCGAATTGAGCTTCGGACTGGTATGCTTTCATGTTGAGAAGCATGTTGTACGCCGCCTGATCTGGACCACCACCACCCGAAGGCATATTGGCAATTTCCGACAATACATAAATGTTGTAGAACAAATCAGAAATGCTTTCGGCTTTACCGCTGATTACCCCAGCGTTGTAAATCAATTCATCCATGATCCGCATACCATCTGCGCCGAAAGATTGAGCGAGATTGCTTCTACCCCAATCTTCGTCTCGATAACGAAGCCCTTCCGTAGCTGCGTAGATGCCCTTCTTGAGGTTCTGAGAGAGCCATGCCGCAGGGTCGCTCTGGAACATAACGTCACGAACATCGGTAGCAATCACATGATCGAACGAGTCCAGTCTGGATCGCAATACTGAATGAATGTCATAGAAACGTCTGGAAAAGATTTGACCTTCCAATCTCATATTGATGACTTGGATACCAAGAGATTTTAGATTCTTAGCTACTTCTTCATCGCGCTCGATACCATCGGGGTCATAGTATTGAATGACTGCCGCTGTGCCTTTGAAACCGCTAGTAATGATGCTCAAGGCCCATAGGCTTACCTTGGACCAGTCATAGCCTTTGATTACGCCGATAATGAGATTGGATTTCATTTTTGTCCCTTGGTGAGCTTCACATATTCTGGATAGCTGATCATGCGGTGATGTTCTTCGTCTGAGAAGCGCACAATGACCTTAGTGTGGTCGGGAGGCGTCAGGCCGAGAACTTGATAGTGGAATGCGAATGTGGTGGTGTAATAGACCGTTGGTGTAGAGAAATGGGACCGGGAGAATGGCATCTGTTTGACAGCATTCCAGAACATACGATCTCCTACTATCCCGTGTTTATTACTCTTGAAGCCGAGATAACGGAAAACATCAAACGCTTTACTTGTGATGAAATAGCAGTTCGTATCGTTGAAGTTATTCCCATCCGACTCGTTACAGACACCCAAGGTCTTCCCGTCAATATCGACAAGAAAGCGGGTGGCTGTAACGATGTCGGCCCCTGTAAACTTCGAATAAGAGACCATTTTTTCGATGTGGTCCGGGGTAAGGAAGTTGTCAGCATCCAAGAAAACTACGGCATCGTAGTTCAAGGCAACTGCCGACAAACTTCCTACCGCTCGTGGCGTGTCACCGTAATCATTATGATTAGGTAATTTTATATGAACGCAATCCCAAGTATCGAGTGCTGTGTTTGGGTTTCCGTCCGACACAAAGTAATGTGTAACGTCAGTATGTGTTTGGGTCTTAACACTATCGTGACAACGCCGTAGCACATCTAGGCTTTCATTGTAATAAGCTGAGATAATTGCTACTTTCATCTTACTCTATTCTCTCTTCGATTTAAACAATATACTATAAATAGAATATACTTATCAATTAAAAAGGTTATTTACTATGCGCGATTTCATGAATATTGTTAACGAAAGTCTTTTGAACGAAGATAACCTCAATGAAGAAATCGAAGTCGAGACTATAGATGGTCCAGAAGCTTGGGCTTCGTATCTGATCAACGGTGATGATTCAGACATGGACCCAGAAGAAATTGAATTGGCTGATAAGTGGGTTGCGTCTCTCGCCCCGTATAGTGTTGTAAGTGCTGATGGTGAATCGCACATTACGCATTCTTTTAGTCAATATGATCCACGCTTCACAAGTGGGTCGGTTATTTCTTACACGCTTCACAAATAAATTTAACAAAGTCTATTGACTAATCTATTTCCTGTGGTACGGTTGGAAAATCCAGCCGTAATAGCTGGCTTATGATTTGTTTAATTATCTTCAACTCTCTTAGGAGAACAAAATATGTCAAACCCATCGAACGCCGAAGTCCTGTCCGAAATTCTGGCTGTGAAAGCCCTTCTCACCAAGAAGGACATCCCGGCGCAGCTTTTCATCGACTATGCTTCGCTCGGTGGCCTTTTGCGAAAGGCCAACCTCGACCCCGAAACCAATCAATACGTGGGTGAAACCAAGCCCGACTTCGCCGCGCTTCGCAAGTGGGCGGTCGAAAGCTTCCAGATCGCCACGCACCAGTTCTTCTCCGTTCTGGAAAAGAAGGAAAACAACGGCTACAATCCGTTCGTTCGCACTCTCGACTGGCTCCAAGCCAACGGCTTCGACGTGGTGACCACCACCTACAATTCGCGCGGCATCAAGCAAGACGACACCTTCGCTCACGAAAATGCGCGTCACTTCATGTACAACGACCTGACCATCGAACTGACCAAGTATGTCGTTTCGGGCGGTCGCCACATCGTCATCCTGACCACTAACGCGGACGTTTCGCACACGCTTCATCGTCTCAAGTCCAGCTTCAAGGACTTGGAAATCACGCTGATCGCGTCGAATATCTCCGAAGATGACATCGATGATCGCATCGATGCCGGGGCAGCAGTCGTTCCCGAACAGGCCACGTTCACCAACGAGCGTCTGACCAAGGTTGCGACCGGCTTTCTGGAACTGTTCGACCTTCCGGTCTTCCATAAGGAACTCCCGAAGCCGCCGTTCCACAAGCCAGCCGAGGCCAAGGCTGGCATCACGACCGTCAAGACCCGCGCCTGATGAAGGTCTTCACCACCACATACAATAAGATAAGGGGGTCTCAACGGACCCCCAAGTCATTTGACGATCCCGATTTCGATTTCGAGACCGAAATGGCTGCGCTTCGGGAACAAAGCCGGAAGCGTATTGAGGCGTATGAAGCTACGCTTTCGGAAGACGAAAAGTTTAAGTTCAGCCACCAGTACACAAAGACCGAATCGCGGCGGTTCGATAATATCGTTCGTAATTGGGTAAGAAAGCAATATGCTGTTGGTAATCACGGCTGGGACGCCGACATTCATTTTGAAATTACCCCGAATGACCTGTACGCAAAAATAAACATCAACAATGATCGCACGTTCGATATAGCGTATCTATCGACAGACGAATGGATTATTGAAGTCCAACAGGACTGGCGGCGCAAGAACCCATCTAGGCCAGTTGTATACGAAGCTTTTTCGTATTCCATACGTGAACCAGATGAGTTCCTATTATCACTCATTATGAGACTGATCTAGTTACTCGGTATAATTTAGATCGCCATTTATTGTGATGTGTATGGATCGTAGTTTGGTGGCCCAATCAATAATAAACTCTCTGGCCGCTGATCTGGCTAATATCTTGGATTCAAACTTCCCGAATTTTTTACCTTCAATATATAAACTATACCAGATAGCCCCATTCCCCATCCCAATGACATTCCCCATCGGGTATACGGTGGCTACCACCTTTTTATTGACGGTCAGGGAGTCATTCACCCATATGATATTCGTATTAGCGAAAATCAAAGAATTAATCCACGACATCAATTCCGAGGTATAAATTTCTCTCAGAGTTTTATCATTGAACTCTTCCGAGGGAATCATTTTATTAACGAGACCTTCGATTTTTACGCCGGAATAGCCCGGTGTTGCGACCAGCACATGAAAATCAAAGATAGAAACCAAATGCGGTTGAAAAACAAAGCCAGAATTGAACTCGTCTTTAGTCATCTTTTCTCTCCAAATGTTCGCCTTCGATGAACTGGACGCTTACCCCAGCCTGTTCCAGCATCAACCTAGTCACAGCAAAGTCATCCCGGTAGGTAGCATCATCCCAATTGGGTTCGACTGTAATGACCTTTACAATTCCACTCTGAACGATCCCACGGGCGCAATCGGCGCAGGGGTACATGTTCTGGTAAATCTTACACCCTACCAGCTTACGACCATTCGCAGCGGCGTTATAGAGGGCATTGCGTTCAGCGTGTTCGTACCATTTGTATTTTTCGGGACGAATGTGAATGCGCTCTTGTGTATCATCGATCCCTCTAGGAGGCCCGTTCCACCCCATAGAGATCACGTCATTGCGGTCATCCACAATCACCGCACCGATCTTGCGCGATTCATCGATGCTCCATGACGCGATATGATTACACATACCCATCCATCGAGCATCCCATTTATTGTGCTTACACATACGCTTTACTCAGAAAAAACCCCACCCGAAGGTGGGGCTTATATTAAATACCACAATCCGAAAGGATTGTATCGATGTCCGTGGTGAGATCATAGATCACATCCGCGTCTTCTCGATTATCCACGATCTCACCGCGCGCCGAAGCGGTGACAGTCAGAACGTCCTTGAGAGTAGGCTTGGACACCTTCATGTCCGCGAACACCCGGATCAGATCGGTCATGTTCTCGCCTTCGACACAAGCCCCGTAGTTGTTACCTACGGCCATGTCCAGATAAATGATCTTGTCCTCACGAACATCGATCAGCACCGGCATAGCTTGCGTCTTGCGAGCGTTGACGTTGAACTTGAACTCGACCGAAGCTGGTTCGAATTTCTCACCCGAAGCCAGTTTGTCGCGGCGCATGACCCCGGCATAACATTCGAAGTTCTCAAATGCCTTGGCGCGGTCGCCGCCGCCGTTATACGAATACAGGTACACCATCATTGCCACGTATCGGACGTTCTTTTTCAGCTTGGAAACATCGATGTCGATATATTCCGCTGCGCCGCCCTGACCGTTGGTGATGTCCCCGGAGTGAACCATACCCGAACCGCTCAAATTTCTGAACGATACCTGTTCCGTCTGGACAAAATGCTCGTCATAACACACGACCGACAAGTCAACATCCGATGGATCATTCCAGAAGAGGAACGCGCGAATGATCCCCGAATGATCAAAGTGGTAGCGAGACCCCTTGAGCATTTTGTCGGAAACATCCGAATCGCCACGGCGATTGAATGGCACAAGAACATCGTCCAGCGCACCATCGATGAATACCTTACCCAGCGGCGTTTCAGCTTGGTTACGATTGAATAGTTCCTCCGACATGATGTCGATGGCTTTGAACAGATCGGAACTCAGGTTCGAATTGATGCTCGTGCGACGATCAGGGATGACCTTCACATTGTTCGTATTCCCCTTCGGGAAGAAGGCACGGTTAAGCGGAACTCCAAGGTTCTTCATACGATAACGGAAAGCACTGATCAGTTCGAACAGCATCTTTTTGGTGATCTTCTTGACCACCGACTTTCCGAACAGGTTCAGAATTTCCGAACCATTTTCTACATTACGCAGGAGGAAATCGAGGCGGCGGGCGAACTCCGCAGGGCGGGTCGCCAGACGTTCAAGATCAGCGGTAGTGAAACCGTCCACAGGCGCAGCGAGACCAGCCAGCGCATCAGCCAGAGCGCCCTTGGAGGCTTTCTTGACCTTAGCGCGTACCAAACGCTCTGCAAAGCGATTGTACGTATCGATGCTCTTGGGATCGTTACGCAGGGTGTCGAAAGCCGCAAACGTCTTCGGGTATTTACGGCGATTTTCTTCCGATCCAATAGCCAGAAGCTTACCCAGCTTCAACCAGCGTTCGCGGTATCGCATCAGGTCTTCATTCGACTGATCATTGATCGAGTTTTCCATGAGGCGCAGGATTTGCTTCTTGCGAGCCGTCGAGAGCTTGAATTTCGTATTGTCTTTCAAGGACAGGTCCGCGCTTTCGTTGCTCACATATGACGCGATGCGCAGAATATCCGACAGACCAGAGATATGCTTCTGAACCGACATCGGATCAGCCGAATGAACGAACAGGAACGGAAGCGTTTCTTTAAACACTTCGTCCACGTCGAAATCTTCGGTCTTGCCGTATTTCAGGATAAGAGCCTTTTCAGCCGGGGATAGGGAAGAATTGCGCGACAGGAGACCGCGCACGATCTTGCTGACACCCTGTTCAGTCACCACACCGAGAGGCTTAAGAGGAGTTACCGATTCGAAATCCAGAAGCTTGCTGGACTTACCAGTCAGTTCCGGCACGTTTTCTTGACAGACCGGGCAAGCACCGAAGTCGTTCAGGTCGAATAGAGCATCATGGATGGCGTGACCACACGATAGAATGGTCACGTTATTACGACGCAGAAGTTCATCATTGTGCTGATGCGACAGAATGCGCTTGTTCAGATAGGCCCATTGATCAGGCGTCTCGTATGGAAACTTGCTGAAAAGGGTTCTGTCCGTGTAAGACGGATTTTCCAGCGCCGAAAGAACCTCCGAACGAATATTCATGAAGGATTCATCCGAAGTCGCTTGAAGAACGCTGATAGCGCGTTCCGTGAGAGAGTAACCAGACAACGCCAGTTCGGCGTTGAAAGCGAATACCTTCTGGCGATCTACGATACGAGTTTCGGTCGTATCGACATAGATCAGCTTGTAGAGATCAATAAGTTCTTTCATGGTAGCCCCCTTTGTTAGCTCTTGAGAATATCGTTTATAAGGCCCGAAGTTTTCTTCGAGTCGTACAGTCCGTCATAATTGGCTTTCAGAAACTTCATCACTGAACCAATGTTTCGCTCAGCCGCACCAGACGCGAGAGCGTCCATGATGATGTCTTGAACGGCTTCGTCGCTCATTTGCTTAGGCAAATAAGCCGACAGAATTTCAAGCTCCAAAGCCGCCTTCTTGGCGTCTTCCAGCTTTTGAGCTTTCGCAAACACTTCGATGTTGCTACGCAGCGACTTGGCGAACTTAGTCACTTTGTCGAGGGCTTCTTCATCGGTAGTTTCACGAGGCTTACTGATTTCTGCCTTGATCATAGAACGTTCTGCATCGGGTGACGGATCATTGACCGTATAGCCAAGCACCCACTTACCACCCACTTTGATGTGTTCGGCCAGTTCGACCGCTGTGGCGTTCTTACCGATCATATCGATTTCGCCCACGAGCGTAGACAGAAGCGTCTTCCTGACCGCGTTGGTGGCGGTCTCTTGAGCGTCTTCCGACTTGAATTTGCGAGCGGCGATATAGTCAGATTTGATGCGAGCGATCAACATTGTCTCGTTCCTTTAAAATATAAGACTTCTCTTTTAAACTAAATGATGATTGAAGGTCAACCTAAATTATGAGATAATCGCCATATGAAGACTGAAATTTGGAAGCAAAAATTCATATGGCTTGCCATAATTGAGAATTACCGTACAGGCCCATACCGAGATTTTGACGAACGGTTGGGTAATGTGGTAGTAAATACAAGAGACGTTATGTATGTTTTGACCGATATGGGTGATGAAGTCGTTCATGGTCGTAGTATAAAACGAAACGATAACAACATAACGCGAATTGAGTTTCGCTTTTGCGGTGCGTTGTTCTATTTCTTTTTGATAAACGGTGATTCGAAAGTCCTCCACGACATGACAATGGAACAAGATAATCCAGAAGTTCCTATTGATTACGAGCGATTGGAAACGATCTTCGCAGAATTAGTCATGCGGTATGGATGATTTCATCAGATCGACATAGCTTTGATATGGATACGTCTCTTGTGTTTCTTCCCAGCGGCGCGAAGCTTCGCGCTCGTACCACGTTTTACGAGAAGCCAACGTCTTTCCGTTTAAATGATCGATCTCATGTGATAGGCAAATTTGAAGGATGCCCTCAGCCCGCAAAGTCCGAGGCTTCCAATATCGGTCGAAATATTTGATCTCGGACCAAGTGAAGCGAGGAACTTGTAACAATTCGTCTGGGACCGACAAACAGCCTTCAACAATCCCTTCTGACAGAATGCCCGAAATCTTGTCGAACTCCGGGTTGATCAAATGAAGGGGGTCGGAGCCATCTTGTAGATCGATCACGATAATGCGCCAACGGACGCCGACTTGAACAGCAGCCAAACCTATACCATTGGCTGCGTACATGGTCTCGAACATGTTGTCGATTAGTTCACCCACAGGCTCATTCTTCGGCACATAAACCGAATACGAATCCAAGATTGGATTGGGGTGAGACAGAATAGGTAGGATCATGCGATTTCCATACGGTCGATATGAAGCGAAATAGTTTTCGGTTTGTTATTATGCCTATACAATAGACCGGGAGAATTATCTTTGAAAATCAGACCGAGAATTTCTTTTTTGACAATTGAACGTGCTTTGTTTTTCAATCGGGCGCGCTTCTTCATGAGGCGGGGTGGATTGTTTTCTTTAATATCGGCAATCAATCGCGTAACAAACGAAGGTTGAATATCACGTACCGTCACGATTTCTTGACCATTCAGTCGAGCCGCAACACGATTTAAATGCTCCGGGGCCTCGAATTTATACATCCACGGCTCAAGAGACGTTATGTTGAAGAAATTACCAATTCGAAGAACCGATTCTTCTTCCCCGGCGCGGATATGCATCACTATGGATGCGATATGATCCGCTAGAGGAACATTTGGTGTGTAAATACAAATGTCGCACAAATGAAGATTTTCATGCTTCTTACTAAATGCCGACAGCAAAGACCCGTGAGCACCTTTCTTAGCGATCTCATAATTCGCGTATTCGCCACCATCTGTTAGATCGTCAATAACGAACGATCTGTCAAATAGCTTTTTGAATTGATTTTGGTGAACCGTAATATTTGACATTAGCCGCCAGCGAGCGCTCTGGTTCCCATACAGCGGTTAGCCACTACGTCAGCAGCATCCTTGGCTTTGCGGACAGTCTCGAACTTCGTCTCTTCGCTACGAGACAGTTTCAGTTTCCCAGCCGAGAAGAGTTCTTCGATATGTTCGTCTTTGACGGAGATACGGCGGGTCTTGAGATCGTCCGGGTTGACTTGACCGTCCGACCAGTTCGCGGTGAGTTTCTTTTTCATCGGAATGAAACCGAGCACCGGCTTAATCACGAAGAAGATCATCCCAGCGGCCATTTTCTTTTCGATCAGCGTTTTGATTTCATCGTCGTGCTTGGAATCCCAATTGAGTTCGATGTCACCCATTTCGCTCAGAATGATAAGTGTCCGGTCCATATTTCGCCTACTTTTTTTGATGAAAGTAAAAGCTATCACAGAGAAATTAGACAGGCAAGAAAAAAGCCTTCCGAAGAAGGCTTATAAACGACCGCGCTTATAGACAATTTCCGAGGTCGAAGTTCCGTCTTCCTTGGTCGTATATTCCACGACCTGATACCAGTCCTGATCACGGAGTTCTTCGATGATCTTATCCTTGGCTTCATCG